GCCGGCCGGCCTCGTCTTGGAGAACTTGCCGGTCGTGCGGAATCATTACGACACGCCAACCGGGCAAATGTTTTGCAATTTCTTCGATTTTGCTCATGGCGATTCAGGTACAGATTAGCAGGAGGGAGGATTTTGGTTATAGTCTTGTTCTTGCAACCAATTCATTAACGATAACGCATCGTCGATTGGTGCTCCAGTCTCATTCAGAATCTCAGCCCCACAATCGGCACAACCGTAATAGTTTACGGTTGCCTCGTCATCCCCACCATCCTCGTAAGAAACTTCGTCCTGGTTGTAATCGAGAAAACACTCATTCTCGACTATTTTAATTGCAGTGATTGGACTGGTTTTGGTAGTGGTACAAGTCAAAACCTCTTCCAATTTCGTGCCACCGCAATCGGGACAAATAAATTTGAGTGAATCAGCCATGCCTACTCCGGTACAGGTTAGAGACAGCAGACGCAAATGCAATAAAAATAAATCGCAAATAGCGTCAAGAAAATGAAATGCCCCGCCGTTCTCATGCTGCCTCCTCCATTGGTTCGGGTTGTTCGGCGTCGGACTTCTGATAGGGACGCACCGGAAGAAACGCACAAACAGAATTGCAATGCTTTATCTCCGTTGTTTCCCAACAACAGCATTGCAAACAGTTTAGTTTGACCATTGCCGTAACGCTACCCGCTTCGGCACGGTCAACAACTGGCAGGAATCGTAGGGTTTTCTCATCGCTACGCAATTCCTTGCGAATTGCCTCGTAGTTCTGATGAATCCAAGGCTTTTTGGCAAACTTTTCCTTGCGGGAACGCTTACCCTTGCCGCCGAATCCTTCCGGTACAGGTGCTCCCTTGACACGACCCCGCTTGCCCTTGGGGGTCTTTAGTTCGATGCTCCAGTCCTTTACCCGAAGATATACGACTGAAGCAGTGATTTCTTTCAACCCTGCATTCTTCTGAGCATTGTAGTGGTTTGCCACTTGCTCAAAAAGCCCGCTGCGGTTCGAGAAAGCCGTTTCGTTCTCCAAAGTTTGAATGATTTGGAGAAACAACGGCTTGTCAATGATAATTGTTTTCTTGGACACGTTTTATCTCCCGTTTGGTAGGGAATTAGGTACAGATTAAAAGGGGGCCGGAAAGGAATTTAACCCCTACTTCCCGCATATCCGCGAGCGTGCTAACATTACACCACCGGCCCCAAAGAGTTATGCCGCCCGCTGAACCTCGTAATCGACGGCATCTTGAATCAACTTGGCCGAATCCACGTTAAGCATTCGGTCAAGTTCCGCTTTCAACTGGCTCCGCGATAGGCTTTTCTTATCGCGTCCATCGGTAAAGCAGGTCCGCCCCTTGCGTTGGCTGATGGTGAACACAACTTGCTCAGGCAAACGGTTTTCACGCTTGGCAATCCAAGGCGTGGTATCTTCGGCTGGCTTCGGCGGTTCCGCCACAGGGCGAAGGGTGATATACCGCCAGCAGAGCATAATGCTCTTATCCTTCCCCTTTACCTTTGTCTTGATAAATGCCCGCTTGCCCGAAATGTTGACGTAATACTTACCGATTTGCATGTTTTTTCTCCGGTTAGGTGACGCCAGATTAGGTACAGATTTAGGCTGCGAACGCCACCTTGATTTGATTTGAAGTAAACTTAAATTCTTTGCCGTCATCCCGCTTGGCATTTATCGGCATCTTGTGTCGGCGAGGAACGTAGCCTGTAACGGTGTAAAAGCGACCGTCAAGCCGAAATTGTTTTCCAAGCCATTCAGGCTTTAACCCCTCAAGGCTAGCATAGAGAAGATAATCCTGTCGCTCTTTGGAGTTTACTTCTCCGTTACTGTTTTTTGTTTGAATTTCAACTTTGAGGGTTGCGAAGTTGGAGGAAAAAGTGCCAGGCTTTATCGCAATTGACAACCCATGTTGTTCGGCCACAACTTGAAGGGCCTTTGCAATCTCTTGGTCAAGCAGACGAAGCGAAGCACGGTCGAGTGTGGTGATTGTGTTCATGGCAGTTATGGTACAGATAAAGGTTTCCTATAAACAAAAAGAAACGGTTCCAAAGGCGTCCCCTTGGAACCGTTTCACTGCAATTTATTCAAGCGTAATTAAGCCCCTACTTAACCGAATGGAGGGCTTAGTTCGTAATGCTTGTGCTTTCGTCGCGTGGTTAGTTGTGGCCGTACTTGTTCCCGGACGGCCGCACGGGTGAGTCTAAGTTTGTTGCTTAACTTAGCACGTATGCCAAGCAACCAACAAACCATAGTGTAAAATAAACAGAAGCCTTCCATCCCACCCTCCTGAGTTAGCCTTGCCCGTTTTCAGGTACAGATAAAGGGTTCCGCCATTAAATAAAAAAACCCCGTTATTCACGTTGAATAACGGGGTCGGACATGCCTGCAACTGGTTGAGTGCTTCGATGGGCCGGCAAGTTCCCAGGGTTTACTTTTTAACCGAACAAACCCCAAACGAGCGTAGGTCAACCCGTATGCTGGGTTCCGAAGCACCGCAATTTAACACTTAGGTTGGTTTTCTGCGGAGGATTATCCGTCCGGATAAGTTTAGGGTCTGTCCAAGACCCAGCTGAGTTTTAGGTCGTCCGAAGACCGGATTCTTTTTAGGTCATACCAGGACCGGATAACCTTATCGCGGCTCCACTTCGTCACTCATCGCAGGCTGCCGCCACACAACTCCAGAGTGCCTCCTCCTTCGTTGTACCGTCTGGGCATAGACGGACGACTATGATTGCTCTTGACTTGGTACAGGTTGATTACGGCCAGTCTTCAACTCTTGGGCGTAATTCCTGATTATTTCGATTGTTTGTTCTCGCCCTTCGACAACCCCCTCAACATAGGCTTTCATGCCGATAATTCGCAAAGCATCGACATTTTCTCTCGCCCGCACAGAAACCGTATAACCGCTGCCAAGGCTACCGTTTGCAGCCCTATTGTTCTCAATCGTCAACTTAAAATGCCAACGATTTTCAAACTTTTGCTTAAACGCCTTGGTCTGAGCCAATTCGGCAGGAACGTTTTCGTGAAGGATTGTTTCCATGCCAATCTCGGTACAGGTTGGGCATAACCAACCATCGGGGTCGCCATAATTGGCATTAGGATTTTGCAAAAACCAACCATTGATTTCGGCAAGTATCTTGGCTTTCTTGAATGTTTCACCATAAAACACCCGTTCATCGCCGCACTTGCAGCATTCAACATCGCAGCAATCGGAACCGACCGATAACTCATCCCAGCCACACGTTGCACATATCCAAAAGGTGCCATCGGACTTTTCGACGATATCGTTGATGCTGGTCGAGCGTACTTTCAAGTCGCCAAAAACTTTCACCTTTTCGTTGTCACCCCAATAATGGTCAACATTATTGGTTAGCCAAAAGACCTCCTCAAGGTCGTCAGTGTCCACTTCGGCTACAAGTTCATAGCCTTCGGGGAATGGCGGTGCCTCAAGAAACCCGCTCCGGTCAACAAAATGATAAAGTTTGCTCATGGTGAATTAGGTACAGGTTTTTTCCAGGCCAATGTTTCGTCCCGACGCTTCTGATGGCTCTTATACGAGGCTTTCTGAAGCACACGTAATTTATAGCCAATCCGTTCCAATTCACGGTACAGGTCGGCGTACTCTTCCGGCTTCGCCCGTCTGGTTGTATAAACCAACCCGTAATAGTCAGCACCACTATGCTGACCAACGTGCATGTAACTTTGGCAATAAATTCCGTCATTATCCGACGGAACTTCAGGGAATAGAGCGATAATCTGCCCGCTCTTATCCCTAAACTTGCGGAAAACTACAACGGTTTCTTCGGTGTCTTGCTCAATCATAACGAATTCGGTACAGGTTGTGAATTGATTAAAAATGCCCCTGCCTTGAATTGTAGCTCGGAAGCCTCATGTTCAAGGCAGGGGTCTTTTCTAACCGGCGTCTAGGCCGGCAACTTGGCGGTCACTAACCGCCGTGAGACTTTTACGGTACAGATAAAGGATGTTTTTTCAAAATAAAAAAAGAGGGGAGAGGGCCGAAACCCTCTCCCCTCTCGACACCGGAGAAGTCTAGGCGGCAAGGTGCAACACGTTTGCCGCTGCCGTATCCAGGGCCAACCGCTCATCGCCGTGAGCGTCAAGGGTCTGGCTGTATGCCGTAATCCCCTGAACCGCAGCCCAAGCACTTAGCGGGTTGTAATTCCACTTTTCAGCGTCCTCGACACCAAGGCCAATCGCAGCACGCAACACCTTCTGGCCAAGGGCTTGAATACGCTGCTTGTACAGCGTCTTGACGACATCCTCGACATCCTTGCCGAGCACCAAACCCTTTGCGGCCTGAATCTTGCGAACGTAAGGCGTCGAATCCGCCGACAACGCATCGGCCATCGCCGATTGAATCAACGCCGTGACCTTGACCATGTCCAAGTCACCCTTATGAATCAATCGGGTGCGGTTAATCTTGCTGGCATCCCACACGATATGGTTGCTGCAAGTCCAACGGTAGAAGAAACTTGTGACCGAAACGCTACCAGCACCGACCTCGCTGTTGCTGATAAACACACCTCGGCCCAAACCGCCATCGGTTCCGTCGTCAATCGGACGGTCATTGTTCACCAGATAGGTGAACATATCGTGGTCCGAAAGATACAGGCCAGCGGGGGCAATCTTGTCGCCAACCTGAACAATCGTGCGACAACCCCGAACGTCATCCTCCGTAGCAAGGCGGCTGCCGGGTTGATTCGGCAAGGCGGGGCGGGCGGGAGGGTTCTTCCAACCCCAATTGTCCGCAAACCGATTCACCACGCGGAGGATATCGCTATTCCACACACGGGAATAGATTTGCGTCGTCGCGGCATGGAGCGAAGCCCCATCGCTGCCGGCTCGAAGCAAGCATTGGGCATTCCCTTCGCGGGCGGCGTCGTCAAAGCCGTAATTGATACAGGGGGCCGCCAAGTGAGCGGGAACCTTCCGCATCGATTCGGCGCTCATGCCCGCACGGGCACAGATTTGCGAAAACGCATAATGCGTCGGCACTGCTTCGCCCTTGGACGAGCGAATAACGATATCGCCGGCATCGTTCGCAGCCGCACGGAATTCCGCCCAAGGCACCTCGGCCGTGCGGGAACTTCGCTTGTAAATTTCGGCTTGACGTTCCATTTCGGCCAACGTCCAAAAGCGTTCGTCGGCGGGACGTTCGGCCCATTGTCGGTGAGCCTTCATTAGTTCGGTCATGACTTTTCTCCAAGTGTCGTGTCAGAAACCACGCCGACTTCGGTACAGGTTAACCGTTTGCCGGCCTCTGTCAAGGTTCTGCAAGCACCGTGCTTGCCACGCCAACTTCAGGTACAGATAAATCTCAGATTTAAGCCTATAAGAGAGGATTTAATCCCTCTCTAAAGAAAAAAGGATTAAAAGCATGATCCCATTAAAGAGATTCATACTTTTAATCCTATTAAAAGGCCGCCACAACTAGGACTCGAACCTAGAATTCTTCCCTTTGCTTGACTGGTCTGACCAAGCAAACACAAATCTTCAGGACTCTTATCCTTTAGCGCTACGGATAAGGACCAATCCCTAAATTTGCAAGAAAGCGTGTTGCCAAATTACTACTACTGTGGCATTGGTTCAGGTACAGATAAACGTTCCAAAAGCATATCTGTATAGTAATCGGCAGTCTGGTAGATAAATCCCTCTCGTCTTGAATTCTGCATACTTATCAACCATTGAACTGTGTTGTGAGCCACCACAACCATCACCTCAGTGACGATAAGTAATTTGTGCCGGTTCATCTCAAGATCATGATCATACTTTGCCCTAGTAAGATCAAGATGATCGTTTGTGTAAATCTTTACGCCATCAGTTCTTAGCGTAAGAGAAACAAGACTGCCGTCTTGACACAAAGCAAACTTCTCTTTTAATTTACACAAACTTTCTTTAGTTATGTGTACCTCGGCACACAAGGCCATGTGTAGACCTTCATGTGTTGCATCACAGAGAAGTTTCATTCCATGAGTTCCGCTTGTAGTTTACAGCATTCTAAAGCCGATAGTTCGGCTACCAATGAGCAAGCCTTTTCAGTCCATTCCTTAACTTTTGGTTTAAGAGAGATGGCCTGCTTAGACAGAGCGGCATCTTTAATGGCTAGAATGTAAAGCCTTGCCCGCTCAAACGTTGGCTCATTAACACTTGCTGCACGAGCCGCCAACGTAACCGCTGAATCAGCATAGTTATCAATTATCATCCTGCCATTAGCCCTTGAGGAAGAAATGGAGTTTGATTTTTAACTGCCAGCCTAGCATAAGCCTTAGAAAAACTTTTGCTTGGCCGAAGAGTACGCCACGCCTTACGTTCTGCACGTAAGTAATGTGCAGTTTGTAGACGTAACTCATGTCCTCGTGGGACATTAAGATGATTCGACCAGTATCGAATAAACGATCTGGTTGTGAATTTTATATTCATGAGGGTTTTGGTACAGATTCTTCTTTTAGAAAATTCTTCTTCCAATTGTCATCGTGGATGCTCACTTCACCCGCCGATTCCGTTGGATTCCCTCTGTTGCAACGCCAAATTTCAATTGTTCCGTTTGGCCGAATTGCATAGTAATAGGCAATGTCGCCGTGGAAATCCTTGCTAATTCCGATGTTGGTATAACCGTCCTTTAGCTTGGCACACAGCCATGCGGCGGCATATTCAGGGTCATCTAAACCTCTGTTTTTGTCAAAGTCTAGCAAATGGGGAATGATGGTCGCAAGTACCCCACTCGGCCCCTGCGGATAACCATCGCAATGCCGGTACAGCAAAGCCTCGAAATTGGACAATCGAGACTTGTTTTCGTAGTAAAAACCAATTTGACAGCGAGTGCTCACAGATTTAATTCCTGGGGTTTGTTTCGTTTGTGGTACAGATTATTCAAAATGCAAGAACGGATGATCCTTGTCCAATACGTCATCCTCTGGACTGAATTCAAGAGTAGCCTTGAAAAACTCCTCCTCCGGAGTAAAAATTGTTACGTCCGAATTCAACTGCGTATCAGACAGTTTCGTAAGTATCGTCAAAGCCAAGTCACGGTATGTCATTTATTTTATCCTCTTGCTTGTTCGTTAATCACAGAATGGCTCCTGCCAGGGATTCCCGTAAGTGGAGGGCAATTCGTTCCAATGCTTTCTCCATGCCTGCCACATAAGCCATGATATAGGCTGTATAGAGCCTATCTGAGTTGGGAGAAATCAGCATGTCATCCCCAACCACATGCCAAACGCCCCCGCCAGATTCTAATTTCAAATCGCAGCCATAGGCCGTATTACACGCTTCGATTGCGTGGCGAGCCAACCGACGCTCTTCATCTTTGAAGGTGCAAAGAATCATACTTTTAATTCCTTTGGAAGGAGTGTCTGGCCATTACGGTACAGATTAAGACAATGTTTTTGCCATTGCAATCAATTTGTTGCCGAATTCAATGGCTTTTTCAGGTGGAAGCCCAATCCATGTCGTAGGCATTCCAAAATCAATAATTACCTGCCTGCTCTGAGGGTCAACGCCCATTCGCACATTCAATTCGCCCTCGTCATCCGGAGATATCCTGCCATCTGGAAACTGTCCAGTTGGCCCCGGCTCAGACTCGAAAAATTCTTTGAAACGCTCGCCTTCACCTGCCATGTATCACCAATTAATGTATTCTCGCAACTGAGATTCGTCCACCCTTGCCCTCGTCACACCCTTAATGGTTTTAACTTTATCGTATTCCTTTTCTTGAATCTCCCTGAATTCGCCAAGAAAAGACCAACTGTAATACCCCTTGGGCTCCCGACCTAAAGCACGCATGACTTTAGAACGGGCTCGGTGACTTTTAATGCGAATGAACATAGTGGACACGCTGGGAATTGAACCCAGATCCGTCATAGTTGCAGATTTACCACAAAGTCTTTGTAAACGCATTTAACTTTGTTGGAATCCAATCCAGGCAATCTCTCGGCTATACGTCGATACCTTTCGTGCCCGTGTAAGTTATGGTACAGATTACTCAGGGTCAGTATCGTAACCACCACAATTTTCAAGAAAATCTGCCAATGAACTTAGCCATTGCAGGAATTCTTTTGGCCCTTCTCCCCACCCGCCGTCTTCAATGACTTTAGTTAAAGTATCCGGAATATTGACAATAGCCGCACGAAGTTTCTGACTGCATTCTTTTGCAGCGTCAGAATCCATTACATAAGGAATTCGTGGGTAATTGTAATCAAATTCCGCATGGCCCGTGTTTGAAAGCGGTAACTCAGCCTCACGAAAAACCAGCCCAAGAAGAATCCTGCCAGCAGAATTTACGTCGAATTCTTCAATCTTTCTGTTGTTTGGGTAATAAGTTGTTCCCATCAGTCCACCCCAAACAATTCCCGAATCTTGGCCAACACCTTTTCCTTGTGTTCGGCCCGACTCAAGTTTTCGTCAATGTCCTGAATGTATTCGGCAAATTCCTTTTCATACCATTCGTAAAAGGTTTGCCGTTCAAGCACATCAAGAATCTTCTCAGCGTCCATTCGTGGCTTAGCCAAACGACGAGCCATCATTTCACACGCTTCTTGTTGTGTTAAAAGTGCGGTTTTCATGCTTTCTCCGGTACAGATAAAATTTCTTTCCAACCCTTATCCAAATCCTCAAACGTAACTAGCCAACGCTCTTTACGTTTGCCAGTTGAAAAGTCCGCTACGTCTTGTTGTGCTGTAAATCCATAAAGGTGAGCACAAGGCTTGCCAATATCAAGCCCTAATGCCGCTAACCCTTTACGAAATGTACCGAAGAGTTGACCCAACAAACAGTTACGCTCATCGTCCATGCGTAACTTATCTTTATTTATTTTGTCCCGCCAGCCAGGAACTTTATTATCTAAAAGTTCCCAGCCGGCAAGGATTCTTTGTTGAATCATACTATTTTAAGGGATGGAAACTTGCCCTATTTGTTTGAAGAAAACTAAAAATAGAACGCTGTGCCCATCCTGCCAAGTGAATTGCCGTCGCCGAGATATGAAAAAGAAACTTGTTGAATACAAGGGTGGAAAATGTGAGAAGTGCGGTTACGACAAATGTCTCGAAGCACTAACTTTTCACCATAGAAATCCTAAAGATAAGAGTTTCGTTATCTCTGGAAAACATTCCAAAAAACCTGCCATTCTATTTAATGAAGTGGACAAATGCGATTTACTTTGTCACAACTGCCACAACGAGGTTCACGCACAAGACCACGTGGAAAAATGGAAACGTTGGGATAATTATGTTGCCAATAAACCTCCTAAAATTAAAAAAGAGGTTATTGGAGCAAAGTAGGACACCAGGGAATCGAACCCTATTCATCGCCCAGGATATAAGCCTAGCCACGATCCAACCGTCCGTGTCCCCTGGAATCAAGCCGCCTCGGCTATTCTTTCTTCAAAGAATACCGGCCGCTCAACTGTTATGAGAGTTGTCGTCTTAAAAGAACAAGCACGACGCCCCACAAAAGTAATTACTACCGAATACGGACTGTATTGATAGCATTCTCCCAACGCTTCCGCCATCAATCGGGCCGCCTTCAAAGCAGAAAACTTCTTCGGCCGACCACTCAAAATGCTCTTTGAACGATCTGCTACCGATTGATGAAACAAGGTGGTTCCCTTTACGAAACCATACCCCGGAACGTAATCGCCACTCTTCACTCGACAGGCTTCAACTTGCATGATGTTACTCCGAAGAATTCCGGTACAGGTTAGGTTTCACGGGCCTCAAGTGCTTCCGCAAATATCTCTTGTTCAAATGTCATCCCTGCAAGGAATGCCCGATACGCAATTTCTTCAACCTCATGCGGAATCACCTCACATCGGAATTCCTGCCGAAACCATTTCCTAAACCGTTCTTTATATTCCTCCGGCTTGGGTTGAGCCATTGTACCACTTTCTGTGTTTTGTCAAGTCCCAACAGAACTATACATGCAAGCAGTCGCCAAAAGAATTATCGACTGAGGTAAATCAAATAATGTATTTACCTCTAGAACCAGTTGCCCGTTTTCCCTCTTAACCCCTAATCTCTCAAGGAGTTGCGTATCAAACTGTGGATCGCCACCACCCGTCAAATTCCGCCGATATTCCCAAGTATCAGCAAAATCTGACAGTATAAATCCTCCATCTTTCTTCACCAAAAACACATCGATGCTTTCACCATTGGGACGAATAAATGGTGTTACAAGTTGAATTCGTTCGTCATTAGCATCCACAACCTTCCCAACTTGGTAAGAAAGTAAACCCTTTATTTTGTCTCGCAAGGTTTCCACGTTAAAATCCAGTTCTTTGTGTGCGGTTTTGATGCCAGCCAATCGGCAAAATGTTCGTCAAACCCTGCCTCGCCCTCACAAATTAAAAAATTCGGTTTTTCAATTTTAGGATTAAAAAACCAGCCCGCCTTGTCATGCAAAACCTTTAACGACATTTTATTTGCTATCCGTCACTTCAACAGAATGAAGGGTGTTATCTGGCCAGAATGAATCCGAAGTCGTCGTGATAATCTGAAAAGGAACTTCTTCATCATCTTCATAAAGATGATCACCTACCGAAACAATGTAAGTTTGTTCACTAGGATCCTCCTCGATGTCCGCTTCGCAGTTTTTCTGCTTGCCTTTCACCCAGCGTTCCAGAACTCCATGAATATCATCTTTATCAGTGCGAACAATAACATGCCGCTTAATTCGCACAGGAATTAATTGGGTTATTTCAATCGTACAGTAAACCTTACGCTCGCTCATTGCTCCGCTCCCAGACATAAGACAGAAGTGTCCCAAACCCAAAAATGACAACAAAACACTTGGCTAGGTTCGCGGCACACTCAAACAACGGATGCCCGCCAAAACCTAAAAAAGCGAAAATTACAGTTGTGAAAAAGAAAATCAGTGTCATGTTAATCGTTAATGATTAAAAGTTTGCCGCCCTTGTCCCCAACAAACCACCAGCCAACATATTCGCCGTCCCTCACATCCCCACTTTCAAAAGTAAAGGTTTCTTGGTCTTCCGGAAAAGACACAGTTATTTCGTGAACGTTCGCTTTATATTCCGGAAGATGTTGCAACGTACTGATTTCGGCAGTTATTTGCCGTCTGCCTGCCTTTTCCGTTACTGAAAAATGTTTGGAGTCAATCATGCCGTTTCCGGTACAGGTTCAGCACGTAAGTCCTGCCATGCCAAACCATTCAAATTACTCAACAGTCTGAACCCATTGAGCCAATCGTCAATTATACTAAACGTATTACGTTTCTCAATCCTAAATCTTTGCACCAATTTAAGATTAAGTGGCACACCATAGTAACCCATTAAGCCAGTTGCTGTTACGTCAATTACCTGCTCGCCGTCCACACACCACCCATGTAGAATCGGTACACCTTCAACTTCGGCATATCCTTCTACATAAGTCAACCCCTTTTTCTTCGCCAAATGAAAAGCATTATCAAAACAACGATGCGGCGTCATTATACGATAACCTTTTGGCAAAGTATTAGGAGAATATTCCCGCCCATGCTCAAGTACAAATTGAGCAAATGTAGGAATTGCATATTTTCCCTTGCCCATCTGATGAAGAATTTGTTCAAGATTGCTCATTTCTTTTCCCCTGGATAATGAATCGTTTTCCAAGTATCTTGCAATTCAAGCCGAGCCCTACTTACGTCTTGAAGATGTTCTTGATATTCGGGATCGTCATCTACCACAACCTGTTCAGCCGTGGTAACATACGTCCCACGAGCCATCGCTGCAATCACCTTCTTAACCAAATTCAAAGTGTCTTCCGTTACCTGCCCGACACAAACGCCAAGATCAAGACTCTGTTTGGGAACCCAAATCGCTTGCCCACAACGTAACCATAACGGACGCCCTGGTACAGGTACATCGGCTGGCCCATTCTGTGGATAAGAATCGCCAGGAACTACCAACATAATAGGTTCTTCATCAAGTTGACGAACCACAAGCCATTCAACGTCCAACTCAATTGCTGAATTAAATACAAATAAGTCACCAATCACTTCGACACCTTTGTTACTTTGCCGTAAATGCTTGTGGTCCAACCGTTTACGCCACCACGATTGTTTCCTATTTGATATCGCTTGCCCTGGATTGCCAATACTTTATGCACGTATTGACGACCAGAAACTTTACACAAAACCATATCCCCAACAGATAAAGAAGAAATATCAGGGGATACAGTAACCAGATCGCCACTGTGAATCAATGGCACCATCGAATTGCCCCGAGGCCGGAAACTTACTTCCTTGCCAGCCTCTAAATCAGAAATGTAAGAAGTCGCCCATCCCATGAGCAATTTAGGTACAGGTTAATGCCACCAAAGAACCACTGGCGTTTCAGGCGGCAACGCCCGTAGGAATCGAATTACTGCTAAATTCCATTTTCCTATGGTCTTATCTGTTTTAACTTTACGGAATTCCTTTGCACGTACAAATGTTAAAGGATCTCCATAAGGTGTAGTTGTACATACTTCAATCCCTTCATCCCCATACACTTCTACACGCTTGCCTTCCGGAACCGGACTATCTTCCATAACCGCAACTATGTCATTGCCAGCCTCATCCTCCACACCCGTTAGCCCCATTTGAGCAAACAATTCGTAATTGCGGTCGAAACTTATCCGCTCGTGAAGCAACCACCAATGCGTATTGTCCCACCGAACAGGACAAACTGTTAAATCAACCCCCATCACCTAACTCCAAATTCCTTAACTTATCTTCAAGATTATTTATCGCAACTCGTTGCCGCCGAATATGTTCCACCACTTCTGATTGCTCTGTATCAGGAAATATCACAAACTTGTTTTCTTCTATGACTTCTGTTACCGCCCGTATAAACTCGCTCGAACGGTTATACAGACTCGCTATCTCACCTGCAAACTGTGTACATTCATCGTAACCCCAATCTGTATTAAACCAACAGACTGCGTCGGAAGCGTCATCCTCGTAAGGGCTTAGAAGAACCCAAGGAGGGCCATCAGGCATACCATCCGTAGTATCCTGGTCGAAATGAAGGTACAGTTTTTCTATTTGAGCAAGAGAATTCATGGAAAGTAGGACCGTCGGGACTTGAACCCGCTTCTATAGGTTAAAAGCCTATTGCATCACCATAAATGCTTCGATCCCAAAGAACCCTTAAGCCGCCTTCCACATCTGCTTGGATTCCATTTCGTAAAGAACCGCCTTCCCACGCCCAGAAGCACGTAACTTCACAACCGTTGGTGTCTGAAACCAACCATGCTCCCGAATCGGACAATCCGTCTCCCTAATCCCAAAATATCGCATGATCACCGCCAAATCACGCAAATCTAAATCCGTTGCGTGAATTCCAATATCCCCATCCAAATTGTGAATGTAATTGCCATTGTACCGAGGCAACCCATCCAACCCTAACGCTCGCCCACGCTCCTTAAAGATATACTCGTCTACCTCTTCCCATACCTTGTCGTCACGCTGCAAAAAGAATTGATTCATTGAAGAATCTCCATGTCGTTTAATTCATGGTCGTCAGAAGTTGCAAACCGTACCGTTCGCACCATCGGTACAGGTTCAAACTTTGAACAACCGCATTTCCTGCAATAATTCATCCCGTTCTCTACAAGCAAACGAGTAGAATATTGCTTGCCACAAAACGTACAAGAACTATACGCTGACTTAGTTCCCTGAAAATATTCTTCCCCCTTCTCCCTAGCCATTTCCTCCGATTCTGCCTCAACCAATATCCACTTGGCTAAAGTGGCGACGTAATATTGATTCACTTTTCTACCCTCTTAAATCCTGACTCAGTCCAAACATATCGCCAATTATGCGGCTCAGTAATGTAAACAAAACGATCCGCTGGCAATGTCGTCAATTGCTCAAACAAATTCAATATCGCATCTTCAATCTTCTCCCCACGCCCCATTACACTATAAATGAAAAAGTTATCCCCTACACAGACCTTATCACTCCATACCCCATACTCCCCATTCTGACACCCTATCATCCAATTCGGCCACAACTCCTGCAAAAGATTAAACTTATTTTCTACAGATGCCTCCTCATTGGATACAATATACAACCCAGGATGCTCAGCATTCGCTACGTTCATGCCATTACCTTTACTGATGCTAATGGATTGCATTCCACCACCTTGTTCAAATCTTCTGAATTGACATCCCTTACCCAAGCATCAACACTGCTCACGTAATGGCGTGCTAAAACCTTACTACCCAAAGGTTTACAGAAATTGTAAACCTCATGTCCAGATACAATATCAATTTTCTTGATTCGATACTTGCCAGGAGAAAGACCTCCTAACATTACCCACCCATGAACCTCAACAATCGAGCCAACAGATAACTTAGACATGATATCCAGCCTTTTTAAGTTCTTCCAAACTCTCAGCAGAATTCTCATCCAACTGCATGAGTTTGTTCAATCGAGCCAAATCATGCCGAAAAGTAGTTCGCTCAAGATGCTGCCAAAGATTATAATCATTCTCTTCTGCACTATCCCCACAGGACATAAGAACAAACAGGTCTTCAAAGACTCTGCTCTTGGCCCGTAGAATGGATTCTTGAATTGTCATGGCTATTCAGGTACAGATTAGAAAGGCAAATCTCCATTACCCCATCTGTCCTGCCTTCTCCAATACGTAACCCCTTATACGCTCACGACATACAACATACTCCCCGCTCTGATATGGATGAAATTGACGAACAAAGTACGTCAAAGCAGGTACAGTATAAAGTTTACCCAAATTCAACCCATCCTCCACCACCAACTCCACCCACTCTTCCACATTCTCCCCCAACTTAACCGGACAACGACCAGCAGGGGCTACTATCAAATTTCTAGTATGCCCAAATGCCGTCGCACTTACTGCCACCCACTTGTCTATCTCGTCAGGTGCCAATACCGCCTTCGGCTTTTCAGGAACTGGCTCTTCCGAAACCCTTTCCTTCCTTGGACTTACGTATCCAAAACTCCATTCTTTAATTCTGGAAGCAACAACAGAAGGGGAGATACCAACATATTCCTCAGCAATAACCTTACACAATTCTGTAAAGTTAAATTGCCCATTATGTTTGGTAAAGATTGTCGTCAACCGTTCCCTGTCTACCTCTACTGCCGCCTTTCCACGCTTCCCAACTACAGTCTTTACCTCCAATTCCCAATCCGAAATCCTTAATCCAACAATTGTTGGATTAATTGGATCGTAATCCTTGTTCTCAGAATTATATCGTTCCGATACCAAACGATATAATTCTGCTAATGTAGACAAAGGACCAGAAGATTCCACATCCTTGATGATCTTCTCAAATGATTCCCTGTTTACTACTATCGGTGTTCTTGCCATTATTGGTCCAATTCGTTCTTAACACATACACGACAACGACTTAGGTTCACAAAGTCAATTACTTTTTCGATTTCAACCCGTTGTTCGGTACTCAGGTCATCAGGTTCTTGGTACAGGTCAAGTAAGTCAGGCACATTCAAATTACCCAAAATACTATCGAAATGTTCGTTTGTAATTTCCCTAAGAGACTGATTGGCTGCCAGAATGAGTATGCTGCCATCGCTCGAATCTGGGAAATTTTTCTTCTGGTGCTGAAAATTGGTTTCAGTATAACTTTTGAAATCAGAATCCTCCATTGATTCTTTTATTTCTTCAGGACTGAGACTTTGGTTTTCTAGCCAATTCTCGTCGTAGAACTCAATGTCGCGATGACACCAACCATCTTCTGCCAATTCCTCACAAATTCTGTCAAGGAATTCGTTAATGGCTTGTTTGGCCAGAGCGTTACACTTGTCTTGAATGTCCATTTTAACTCAGAATTCTGGGGAACGGTCTGAAAAAATACCCCGCTGCTGCGGCGTAATCTTCTCTTGTTCGTTTATACTTTCGGGGACGATAAAGAAAAATCACATCCCCAGAATAAAAAACCCTTGTTTTATTCTCTTTGTCCAATACCGTGAATCGGTCAAATATAGGTTTCTTCTTGTCAAGAATCTCAAACCGCTGTACTGCCACTACCTTAAACACCTGCCGCTTTGCACCCACAAGAAGTAACTTCTTATACTTCCGACTGTATGTTACCCTGTCTCCTGCTCTTATCATGGCTCTACAATGCCCGTAAACGCACCAGAATCAAATATAATATTGATTCATGGTTTATTTGATACAAAGTACGTTTTGGTTTTCTCTTTTAATTAAAAAAGCCCCTAGCCGATTTAGAGCGACTTCACGTTCGGTACAGATTTGGCTGGTATCATCAAGATAGCGAGTATCTCTCCCCAACCTTATCGGTACAGATTAACTCTAAATCGTCTGGGGCTCTTGTCGCGTCCAATCAACCACAACCCGTACATCTAATTTAGAACCGTCTGGCCTGTGAATTCCCAGAACAGACCGGCGTCCAAGATAAGACAAATTCCGGATTGGAACGGAATCCCACATCTCACGCAACTACATTAGTCGCCGACTCTTGGCGGTCGTGTTACCTCCAAAGCAAAAGCATTCTAGCCTAAACTCTTGTCAATGTCAACTTGCGTAAGTTGTTGATTTATAAGAGTTTAGTGGCTAAGACCATGATTTGGGAGATAGAGAAACCGAAAAGAGCCCATCCTATAGTTTGTTTCTTTTTGATAAGAAACAAACTGAGTAGAAAGAGCGGTACAGAAATAGCAAAAAGTATTTCGCTGCGATTCACGGCTATTCCTTTTTATTTTGTTCTTTAAGTCCGATGATACCGATAACGGTACAGAGTAGGGCAGGCGGCACAAGGGCGAGTGCTTCTGGAAAGTTTAAGAAAGCGGCTGTAATACAAACCGCAATTAAAGCCAAACCTCCAAGAAAAGCAGTTAAATACATTTTATTTTAATTCCTTTTAAGTAAAAATGTTTGTTTTTACGGGGAAAATGAGTGAAAACGAGCACGGTCTAGGACTCAAAAACTCCAATTTTTCCTCCTATCCACCCCTCCCCTCCCCAACTTTTTCCCCTCTTTGTCACACGTTGCCGTGAGCTAAACTAGGAATTTACATGGAAAACGGTACAGGTTTGGTTAGCGGATTGGTTTGGAATGTTCGATTTCTTTCTTTGTGAAGGGGATATTGAGTAAATACCCTCTTACTTCGTTGAGTATGTCGGCTGGATTGGTATGTCGTGTATCGTTTCCATCCCGATTGGCGAGAATATCTTGCAATTGTTGAACGTGTTGCCAATTTTGAGCGGTTTCATTCTGTTCGGGGGTCATATCCGGCACAGATAGGTCAACCGCAGGCAGGGGTCGTGGGTCGAGTGAATCGGCACGAGTGGTTTTGTTTGCTAGTTGATATTCATAAATGTTTGTAGCATTAGGCTGAAATGGCTGTTGTTTCAGGATACAATCGGCGTGGTATCCGTTATAGATAGAGCCATCTTGACGACGTTGGGGCAAGTCCCATTGTTTCCAGTTCCCTACCAGGGCGACGGGCATTAAGCGTTTGTCTGGCAGAACGTTACAGCGAACGTATTCATTAAATCCGTTATTATAATGAACAATATCGCCGGTATTGAGGGTATTGTAGAAGTTATCGCAATGGGTAGCGAGTTGTTCCCAGAGGTTTTCAAAGTTTTTGGAGCCGTTAATTTCTTTGGTGGAGAAGAGTTTAACGGTTCCGAAGAAGTCACAGGGGACGGTTTTGCCATCGATTTCGTAATATTCATCGATAACGCATTGCCATGCTTGGGGGCCGGCTTTCTTAACAACCCGCCACAAAGGGTTTCCGTCGGCGTAGGTGGAGCGAAAGGTTTGTCCGACGAGGGATTTCTGTAGTGTTTTTGCCATGATTTATAATTCCCTTTGGTTTGGTGGTTTGGTAGAGATTTTGGTACAGGTTGGGTTTACGAGAGAAGTTGGTTATTAATTGGTGGCCAAGTCCAATAGTCGGCGGCTTCTAGGTCGGAGAAGCGAAGAATAGTCCAATTGATAGGGCTATCACTGGGTAGATTCAGGACTTCGGTATTTTGGAGGGCGATTTGTAAAGGGGTGGTGAACAGGTCATCGCCTATATGGTAGCAATAGGCGGCGTATCTGAGTTTGTTAAGTGTATCCTCAGACTTAGGTTGTGACGAGAACACACCTAAACTATAAAGTTCATCTGGTCTGTTGTTGCCTTTGCAATGAATAATAGTCATATTGTTTTTGGTACAGATTGACGTAAACCTAGTAATTATAAAGGTTTACAGTTTTTGAAAATGTGGTTTTTTAATTTTCTAGGTTTGTATTGGCGGGCCGGTGGTTGCTATTAATTGCCAACCGGGGCAGGTATATTTGAATTGAGCGGTTCCGTTAGCGTCGGTAATTTTGACGAGTTTTTCTGGGTGGGTGAGTTTTAGAAAGTAATCGTTAATAGCGGCTTCTGGGGTGGAGCCGAAACCGTACACAAAGGTTTCGTCATCGATTTCGGGATCGACGAGTGTGATATCAAGAGAGCGGATAGCCCAGCGTTCGTTAATTGTGCCTACGTTGATTGGTAGGATATTAACATTTTGGGTGAGCAGTTGAATGGTGCTGAGTTTTTCTGCTGTTGATTGTGGAGTGTGGTCGATTTTGTTTAAGATAATATCGAGGTCATCTTTGGTGAGTCCCTCGACAAGTTTGGTAAGGACAGCGGCCACAGAGGATTTTCTTGTCTCTGGGTCTGAGATGTTGGCGAGTTGGGCCGAGATACGTTCGAGGGTGGCAGATTGGCGGTGGTTCATGGCAGATTAGGTACAGGTTGTGATTCATTAGAAATGTTGCCAGACGTATAGCAGCACTATCTAAATTGAGACTTTTCTAAAGTGACCAGTAGCAGCGTTTCTTATTAAGCATACCGCCGCCGATAAGTTTTAGTTTTTTGAGTTCGGCGAGGGTATTGTAGAAAACCTTTTCGTTTATGAATTTGTAGCCAGCAAATTCTAGGCGGCGTCTTAGTTCGGTGCCTGATAAAGCGACGTTAGGTGTGGTGCCTTTCAGGGCGTAGAGGATAGCATCTTTATGAATCATACGGCGATTCTTTGGTTTGCGGGAGCGAGCCGTTGGCACTGATTTTGGTCGATAGCGGGATTTAGGTTAATTTCGCGTCCATCTTGGATGCCTTTTTCATAGGCAGCATCGGAGCCTTGAAGTCTGGCTAGGGTGAGATTTTTGCGGGTAACGCCATTATTATCAATTTGGTCTTGAATGAATTTCTTTTGTGCTTCGATGAGTTGGGAGTTTACTACCATGAGGGCGTTTGGATTTTGGTTAATAACGGGTTTGCGTAATTCTTCCATTTTCATGGAGAAACCGATTTGCAAACCGTGGTAATAGGTTTTGGCATCGGTACGTTTGAAACCATGTTCTCGTCTGGCTTGTTCCCACAGATTTCGGAAGGTACGGGAGAGGTAGACGTAGACATGGTTAGCTACATCAACATTTTCTTTTGTCCCGAAGATACGGAGGTGAAATTCGGAGACACGGCGGCCGTGGTTCCAGCCGGTTTGTTTGGTGAAGTAGGAAACGCGGACGAAAAAGAATTGATTTAGGATAGCGGCGACGGCATCGGTATCCCAGGAGCGTTTTGGGGATTTGTTAATAGTTTGGTCGGTGAATTGGGAAGGTTCTTGGAGGTCGATGCTTGCGATATTATGTTCGGCCATAAGTTTAGCGGCTTTGGCCATCGCGGCTTCTGCTTCGCCTTGGGAGGGGTTTCCATCGGCGAGTCGGAAGAGGGCTTGCACGTTTTCGATAATTTGTTCTTTGGTGAGCATGGTTTATATTCCTTGGTGGTTTTGGGGATATGGAATTTGGTACAGGTTAAGTTTTCAGATTCTTTTCGATATCGCTTATTAGTTTATCGGCGGCTTGTTTGTCTGAATCGTCTTCTGAATCGAATTGGTTAAAGACGACAGCGAGTAATTTACGGATATCGTCAGGATTGGAGATTTTATCCGTAATGGCATCAATTCTTCTCTCGTATCTGTTCCAGAATTCGAGATTTGTTTGAATATCTTCGAGTCGGTTTTGCAGAAGTTTTACTTGTCCGACGGCGTATTGGACATTAGACAGGCAACGGTGCGGAGTATGATTATCATCACGCACAAGGGCATCGGCGATAGTTTTCGCCATTGTGGACAGGTCTGAGAGTCTTTGGCGGGTTTCGGGGTTCATGGTGATTTTGGTACAGGTTTGGGGTGTTCGATATAATAAAGTTTTCTGATATCGCTGCTTAGTTGTTCGATATTGGTTTGGAGGGTTTTGACGGCGGCTTCGGCTTGTTGGATATTATCGAGGGCAGTGGTGATATTTTCAGACTTTGCTTGGAGCACAAGGTCAAGAAGTTTAATTGTTTCGATAGCGGTTTCGGTGAGTTTATGGCTTAGTTGTTCGTTCATGTTTTGTCCATATCCTTAAAGGATTGGATAAATTCTTTCGCATTTAGGAGAGAATTTTTGATAGCGGTGATAGTGTTTTCGATATCGCTGGTTAATACTGGGTCGGCATCATCCAGAGCGATAGTTAATGCGGTTATGGTGACAGCGACTTGAACTGGGGAGAGTGGGACACAGATTTTGCCGGCATCGGTGATAAGTGGGTCTCTTTGGCTCATGGTAGTTCGGTAATTTTGAATTGGTTAGTGCCTCTAATTTTTCTTTTCTTCAATTTATTTGAAGCGAAGACATTGTAGAGGCGTTGGGTTTCTTTTTGGGTAGCGTAATTGGTAGCGTTGGAGAAGGTTTTCCACAAAAAGTGGCAGGCATCCCAGCGTTGGTTTTCGTTTGGGTAGTTAGCGATATGAATTAAGAGATTAGATTCATCTCTATAGTTCATATTTTTAGTGATAAGCCATCCTTCGCCAGAGCCATTCCACCATCTGAGGGCGACGTAACCGACTTTGGAGAAGATATCATATCGGTAGGAATCGCCGGTCCATTTAGAGTGTTGGCCGGCTTGTCTTGCTTGTCCGAATCTTGCGGAGGCGAGGTGGGTCCATTCATTGGTTTGAACGGAGTTGATAAGGGGCGAGTTTTGGTCTGGGTGGAGATATTGAGCGGGTTCGACAGGTTTGAGGTTCATGTTTGGTTTGGTACAGATTTGTTCTTTAAGGCGAAGAGGGTGAGTGCTTTCGCTGGATATCCGATAGGGTCGAAGAGTCTTACGTCTGGTAATTCGTAGGTTCCCTCGACGGTATGGGATTCGGGGGCGTTTGGTTGCCAATTGGTTCTATCGTTTTGAAAATAGCCTACACAGAGGTCGGAGATGGGGTCAAACCAGAGTTTGGTTATAATATGTTTGAAGGGGTCGAGTGTCATAATTATTTTGGTACAGGTTACTTAGGGGTCTTGGATTTCTTGGTGCGGGGCTTACGGTTGGGGTCTGGGTTATAGAACCGCTTTACGCGGTCGAGAAATTCGTGAGCAGCACGGGTTGCTACGCGAGGGAGTTGTTCTTTAACCTTGAAGGCGTCTTTGGCCTCGTCATTTGACATAAACTTGTGTGTGTTGTTTGCTTTGAGTTGATTTTCGAGGTGTTCTTGGGGGCGGGCACGATAGATGGCGGTTTCGATACCGCGATTACGTTTGAACACATCTGGGGAGTTGAGATTGGTTACAGAGTAACCGATTTGGATATCGTTATTTTCCTTGAAGGCGACGAGGACACCGAAGGGGACGTTATTAACGTCACGGAGATAGGCGATAATACCTTTATGTTCATTGAGGAACATTTTGGGATTATCGAAGGTTCGGGGCTTGGCTTTGAGTTGGTTGAGGGTAGCGGGCATGGGGATTTACCTTTCTTTAGGAGTGTTTATTTTGGTAGAGGGTAGGATTTTTGATAAAGGCATCGAGCCAATGGTTCACAAACATGTAGAGGAATTCTCTGCCGGTAGATTTTAGGCAGGATTTCTTCCAATCACGATTATTTTGGTACAGGTTGACGGTTCTGGATTCTGTATGGTTAATAAACCATAGTTGTTGTTCTGTGGAGAGGTTATGGTTTCGTTGGTTGATACAAGTTTCGGCGACGACTTTTGGGAGCAGGGAGGTTTGGTCGGCGAAGTTATTAAGTGCTTGTTGGTTCATGGGATTATAATTTCGGGGTTTGCTAATCATCGGTCCATTCGAGGAACCAAGCGATTGCTTCGGAGCGTCTGATTATGTCCACAAAGAATTGAACATTTTTGGCATCGATGAATCCTGGTGTGTAGTCGCATACAAATTCGGATTCATCGGGCCATTTGGCGAAAAAGGTACATTTCATGTTATTTTGATCACGATTGCTTTGGTTTTAGTAATGTCATGCTGATAAATGGTACAGAATTGTCCGATTGTCTCAAAAGCATGACACTGGATTCTGCCTTTGATTCTTGGCCAATAGGAGTTGATTGCGGCATCTCTGGCGTGGCTTTCCACCAGTTGACGATTGCCGTTTTCTGCTATGAAATATTTTGGCATGGTCAGTTTGTTGGTACAGATTCGATAAATGCTTGCCCGCCAGTTGAATTTACTTGTTTGAAAAGGCGGCGGCGTCATCGTAGGTGAACAGTCTTGAGTCTGGAAACCAAAATTCGAGTGGCCAGACGCATTTAAGCCATAATCTGAATTGTTTTGGTTCTGCCGGTTCGACTTCATATCTTTCGCAAAGAAAGAAAACGTCGTGATTTTCGCTGACGGCACAGATTACTTCTGAATATGGCGATTCTGGCAGATAGTTGACACGTGTATAGCGTGTTCCTGTCCAAATAAAATCTTCTCCGATTGGAACGTCTTTGGCTTTCATAGGGGTTCGACTTGGGTATCGGAGGGCAGGGCGATTACGGTATTTGAATCTTCGTTTAGTACGAAGATAAAATCATCTTCTGAGTATGGGTGAACGGCGGCATTGATTGAGCGGCCGAATTGGATACGTCTATAGATTGAGTTATTAAAGGTACAGATTTTTCCGATTGGGAGTTGTCCCGCTTGGATTTTGGTTGGATTTTGGCGGGCGGTCTCGGCGATACGTTGGACTGCATCCACAATTTCTTGTGGACTACCTTCTAGTTCAAGTTCGGCATTGGTTCCGTGGGAATAAAGGTACAGATTACCGTCGCGGAGGGACGCTTCGACTTGTGGTGCTTTGGCTTTTCGGCTGATGATTTGTACTGTGGTGCGAAGCGGGAGAACAGGAGTTGGTTTGAGCAGCCCATCATCGAGCAAATTTTTAACGGCTAATCGAGCCTCTTCGGGTGACTGTTTGCTTTCAAATTCTACAAGAATTTGGTGTTTCATTGTATTCTTTTAATGAGGGCCGCAATAGATTCCATAGTGGCTCTGGAATCTTCGTCGGCTTGGTGTGGGTTGAATTGGATACCGAGAAAGGTACAGATTGACGTTAGAGAATCGTTTAGGTCTTTTGGAATAACATTTGATTCTTTAAGAAATTGGACAATAACGCTAAGGTCGAGAGCGTTATAAGCCACAAAGGTATCCCAGGAGCCTTTGCTGAGTAATTTATCTTGGATATGGCTTACATCGCCGTGGACATTTTTGCCGACTAATGTAAGTTTATTTGTTCCGTTGGTGGAAAGTTCTTTCAGGTAGTTATAGAGTTCGGTGCCTGCCTTACGGTAGGGAATTGCTTTTTTGGCTAATTCCACAAGGTTTATATTATTTACTTCGAGGGCGTTGGGGTCAACGTGGTAGATGCCATCATCGGGGATTAGGAATAATTCCTTATTGTTTATAAGGTTAAATTCCTGATTGAATGCTTGCAGGGAGAGGGTTAATAGGCTTTTATCTAAGCCTATTCCTCCGGTTTCGGCGTCAATGGAGAGGTAGGTCATTTATATTCTTTTATTTTGACGTAGCTGCTTACACGGTAGAACATTACGGCTTTTTGTTCGTAATGTTTAGCGGTTAAGTCGGCGATATGTTCCATTTGGGAGGCGGTACAGGCGATTCTAACGGGAATCATTCGTTCTGAGAAGAGGTTCCCTTCGGCGTCTACCCATTGGCCTTTTGCGGGGGTTAGGATTGTCAATCCGTTGGCGATTTCCCTGATTTTCTTATCCCAAACTCTGTGGAATCTGGTTTTGATAGGTCTGCCGTCGTTTCGGATGGTGGGCACAAGAATTTCGTATAAATCAAGTTCGATAAAATCGTTCATATCAAAGCCAATTCATCCGGATAGAAGAATCGTTCGCATTCATCGTCTATTTTGACTGTATACATGAGTCCATCGTGTCGGTCTTGAACAGAACCAGTAATGGTTCCTGTATAGCCTATAAGGAAGAGTAAAGGTTTGGCTTTGATTTTGACAACTTTAACTTTATCGCCGGTTTTGAACATGTTGGTTAGTCGCAGCAACTACAGGCGATTGCGTGTTTAAGGACTGAGGAATTTTTATATCCTTTTAGTTTCAATCCGACGAGGGTATCGTTGACACAGCAGCAGCCATTGACGCCGCAAAGTTTGATTCTTTTGTTTTGTTGAATATTGGTGGACTTCAAGAAGTCTTGAATATGTCTTGAGCCATCGTCTTCGAGTTTACCGATATAGAAAACATTACCATATTTTTCGAGTAATTTGGTAATAGTTTTAACGGTATCGGTAGGTTTGATGGGGCCGACTCCCTCCTCCTTTCTGGCATATTCTAGGACAATAACCATTTCGTTATTGTCGATAGATTTTTGAATTTCTTTTTGCACAGCGGGCAGGGCGTCTTTATGGGCAGGAAATTCCCGCTGCATATCGACGACAACAAGAATACGAGAATTCATGTTACCGACCCCACATCCAATCATCTTTAGGAAGTTCTAGGCCACCCCAAGAGCGGATTCGCCAGCCCTTACCGTCGTTGTAATCAGTAATATCAACGGTAAAGAGGGAGTGGCCGTGAACGGTATAGAATTGGAGTTTTGCGTAATAATCTCCCTCTTGTTCGAGGAAGTTACTTTTCAATCCCAATTCTTTTTCGAGTTTGGTTTTGAATTCCTTCATGGCGAATTAGGTACAGGTTACTCTTCGGAATCGGCGAAGGAGGGCCAAGTGATACAAATACATTTTCCACTTGGGGTTGTTTCATATCCCTCATCAAGGAGGGCATCTTTATCCTCTTGGGTATATTCATCCCAATTGGAGAGATTATCTTCACACTTTTGGAGAAAGTATGCGTTGGCTTGTTCTACGTCGTGGAAAAGCCGCATGGATTCTGGTACATTGCCGTTAATCACAGTCACGACAATAGTTACGTTTCGGAGGGCTTGTCGGGCAGCGACGGCACCGGAGAAGAATCCGGCCATTTCGTGGTGTTTATCATGATGAATATTAAAATCGACCGAATACACAGTTTCGTCGTCTTCGACGGTAACTTTTGGCTTGAAGCAAGCGGCCATTTGCACGAGTGTATTAAACTGTTTGTTTTTGCCCAATTCAGCAGGAACAGTTACAAAGTTAAGTCTCATTGGTTTTGTCCTTTTGGATAAGGTTGAGAGCGGCCTTTAGGCAGTTTTCACAAAGGAAAACTTTCATAGCGGATACGGTACAGGTTAAACTTCTCGTATCTCCATCCAGCGGATAAACTTATCGGAAACGTATCCGCCATCTTCAATGGATTGGAGCATGATTTGCCCATCATCTTCAACGGCTTGCACTACCATGAATTTGATACCTTGTTCAAATTCAAGTAGGTAGTGAGCGTTTACCGTTGGGACTAGCGGCGGTGGATTTTGATAATCGGTGTTCCAATTCATGGCAATTCCAACCAGCGTTTAGGGGCGGGTATGTTGTTCTAGGTACAGGTTAAAGGCATCCAAAGCGATACGGTTGATTAAGGCACTAATCCCCGCCGCTGGCTTGTCATTTAAGCGGTCTTTGCGGCGGATATAGGAGTTTTCAATTTGCCATTTGTTATTTGGTTGTGCCAATTCGACAAAGATTAGATTGATTCGGATATGATAAGGAATTTCACGAAAGATAAAATTCCCGTTATTTTCGGCGGTGACAATGGCATGACCGTCCTCCCAAGAATAGATATCAAGATTACCATATTCAGTAGCGACGGTGCCATTATTCATTTGAATTAACCAAAAAAGAAAAACCCCGCACAGAGTATGGGTAACTCTGTGCGGGGTTTGGACTTACGCGGCGGCTTGGGCAACCGCTTCGGCTTCGCTCGCACTGACTTGGGCGGTCACTTCGGCAACCGTTTCGGTCGTGGGGGCGGGTTCGCTAACGACGCGGGCCTTACGGGCGGCTCGCTGGGCGGCACGTTCGGCCTTGGCGGCGATTTGCAACTTGCCGGTTCCCTTGGGGCGGCCGGCTTGCAGAGCGATACCGGCATCCTTGGCGAACTTGCAGAGGGTCACGAGGGTGACCTTCATGGCCTTGGGAATCAGGTCGGTGTTACGCTCGGCACGCAACGGGCTGCGGGGGCCAGCGGTCAGGCGATTGCGGGCACCGGTCAAACCGTGCTTGCGAATCAGGCTGAGCATGTGGGTCTTGGTCTTTCCGGTATAAACCGGGGGACGGCCAGGGCCACGCTTGGTGTTCTGCGACATCTTGACATCTCCTTTAGGAAGATTTGGTTGTCGGGTATACACAACCCATTTATACAACCAGGGTTTCAATTCGCTGACTGAGAATAATCTTCTCGAATAAAGTTCAGCGACTTGTTTTGTTTGCCCCTTCGTATCAGTTACGGTACAGATTAAGTTTGTCCCGTAACTTTATCTTAATGGTCTGCCTGCCAGGGTCCAGGGGCGTCTAAATCCTCTTGGCTTGGCTCATCCTCGTCTATCTCTTCTACCTCTTCATCCTCTTCGATATTGTCTTTATATTCGCCTGTATACTCGAAAGTATCGTGGTATTCGCCAGCGATATTATCGAGCATGGAAGCAGCACACTCTTCATCGACCCAAGGATGGTCGATACAATGAAAGAGCAAAGAGCGAATAAAGGTTTTTTGTTCCTCTTTATCTTCGATTTCGAGGATTGTATCTGTAAGATTGTCAATGGTTTGAGTGATTTCGCGTTCGTCAAGAGTTTTCATTGTTTTGTTTCCTTTTCTGTGGTTTACGGTACAGATTAAGTTACTTGATTTTTCCGCTCTTATAGATTTCACGTTGGGCTTTGCCGCCATGTTTCTTACGGTATTCCTTGAGCATATTCGCGGCTTGTGGCCTTGCGGCTCCCACAGCGGTAGTTCCGTGAAATTTACTGTAACTTGGCACTTGTTTCGCCGTAGTGGGATAGGTTCGCATCGTCGCGGCGGCGTGCAACAATTTTCTTGTGGTTGATTTCAGGCTCATGTCAGTTATGGTACAGATTAAGTTTGTTGGATATCTTATCTTAAACTGAATCTGCCCTTATCGACTTGTTTTGTTAGCCGGAGAATACTAATAAGTTGCTTTGTTTCAAAACTTTTGAAGTCACGAGTGACACAACCGCCACCGAAAACATCTTCGATGATACCGTCCTGAACAAAGCCAAGAACGGTTAATTTTCCGTTGGTGACTTCTCGCAGAAAGACACAAAGTTGTAAAACTTCTGAATTTCCGATAGGACCGGTTGTGAAACCGCTGTCCCTTAACTTCGGTTTAATCCAAGCCTTTAATTTCTTAATGACTTGGCTCCGCAGTTTGCGGTCGAAATTAAGATAGAAATCAAGATATTGTTTGATCTTCATAGCGGAATTAGGTACAGATTAAGTTTGTCTCGTGGTAATCCATTTGTTTTGTTCTTCGACCGTAACATTGCATTCGTGCATAAGGGCTTCAAATCCGTCACGAATTTGGTCGATAATTTTCAAGTAATTACTTGAAGGATCGACTGTAGGGTTTGGCGGGTCATTGTAATGGGCACATGGGCAAAGACTTTCATTCATTCTGTTGAGCAAGTCTAAGCCCATTAGAGCGAATTGCCGGCAGACTTGCTTTTCTTTAACATTAAACATGGGGAAACCAGACACAAGGGTGAATCTTTTTGTTTATTTTCACGGCGTTAAAAAACCGATTCCAACCATCTTCAAAGGTTTCATGGTGGAAGCCTGAAAGGATTGAAGGCCAATCGGTTAGATTGTGGGATGTATAAGAGTCAGGAAAATCTCCATAACATTCGTCAACATAATCTTGGTCGGTTTTGACGGATTCGACAAGTTGGTTTGTCGGCACTTCTACGTAGCCGAATTTTTCGTTGCCGTATTCGTCGATATAGAATTGGATGTTCTTTTCTAGAATATCCTTCGTTTTAGCACAACATTCATCGTAGTGCCGAGTATTTTGGTTATTGTGGGTTGCCCAAAAATCATCAAGAAAATCTTCGATGTTTGGTTCCAATTCCCAGGCTTCGCCGTCGATAGCCATGTATTGAACCAAGGCACACTGAGCGGGCTTCGGCAATTCCTTAAACTTTAGGACTTTGCCTTTATTGGCGTCGATGATTTTGGAATTACGAGGGTGCGGCGTATAACTGCCACAATCGTTGTCGAATTGGCCAGGGTAGGTGGTTTTCATGGTGTTTTCGGTACAGGTTAATGGTTGTAGAAAATATCCGCCGTCGCCAATTCGCCTAAGATATATTTCACAGTCTCGGTATCGCCATCATGTAACAGGTGTAGGCAAGCGAACACAATTCTTTGAATTGCATATTGTGTTTCAAACATGCGGCCGACGTTCTCCATTGCCGCGAACAGGTGTTCCATTGAATGATTTGCCCATTTATCTAATTCTGACAGATAAAAGGCATCAGGAGCGGGGTTTTCTAGCCTTTCGGGTTTCATATTGAGGCTAGACATGGCGTGCATAATTTCGGATTGCAAACCATAATACGGATTTTTATGTTCCATTGGTTTCATTTTTGATTTGCTTTCGTCTGATAGGGATACTTTTAAGAATCCACCACCAATCTTTTTGCGGATTGCCGTGGTGATACCACACAATAAGTTTAGCTAAATCCTTTTTGAGAGCCATCAAATAAGATTGATTTGTTGGCTCGCAGTTGAAACGGATAGAACTTCCGCCAACTTCTATAGTTTCGCCGATTCTAAAGCCACGGCGGGGGCGAGATTGCCCGATTTGCCATGCTTGGGCCGGCTCGATTACGCCAGTGATTTGCACAACACCACGCCAAGGTCTGGATTTCTTTACTTCGATAAGTTTACCGAAGTAATTGCCGTTACATGCTGTCCATGCTCGGCATTCTTCCCCGACTCGATTTATAGCGTCTTTGTAAAGCATGGCGAATAAGGTACAGATTAAACCTCTCTGCGATAACCTATGTTTATATTATTTGCTCCTTGTTCTACCACTTCTATAAACTTACCTTTAAGACCTGAAAAGTGAAAATGAATATATTCTTCATTTGGAGCAAGACTAATCACAAGCCCTGTATCGAGCGTCACATCAACGCCGTGTTCAGTTGAAACAACTTTAACTATTTTGGGCATCTGGATTGAATCCTGTAATCATCACAAAGCCTTGGCCTGCCATTTGGTCTGCCATAGGGCCTGTAATTCCCATTCGGGCTGGCGTAATAATGTCCCAAAAGCCTAAAACTTGGCCTACGGCAAAAAGTTTGAAAGCCATCCCTTGGTCGCCAACTTCGGCTCCGACCTCGATATAAGAGGGTCCGCCTTTTAGGCGTTCTGGATTAGGATATTCATTTAGAATATCAATTAAATCTTGTCGTCTTTCATTTGCCTTATCTTTATCGACTCCCACAACGATAAAATGGCAATCGACTTTAACAAGATTATCTGTTGCGTCGGTAACGGATGGCATCATGTAGAAACTCGCCACCCCGCCCGGCAATTCCCTGTCTCCGCGTTTGATTGCTTCCACAAGTTGGGGGTCGCCCTCAATCTCCGCTCCCTTGCGAAATTGAGCGGAGCATTCGTTAAGAATCGTGTAAAGACGTTCGATTTGCACGGTTTATTCCTGTGCTATTCTGATGAAGAAAATTGTAAAAGCAACTGTCCCGACTGCAATCGGTATCATAGTTGGCCAAACTATATTGTAATTGAGAAATACGATGGCAGTGGCGAAACTGACACAGGACAAAAGGCTAATGGCTATAGTAATTTTTGACATGTTATGGCCTGTGCGGGCCTGAGATTACGCCGTTTTTGGGAATTCTTATCTTTCTGATTTCGACTTGGCCTATAGTTTCAAGATAACTATTACCAAAGTTTTCCAGTGCCGATTTTTTGGCTTTGTCGCGGCTGGTTGCCACAACGATATACATTGATTGAAAGTTTTTATCGCCGTAACCATCCGCTAAGAAATTGATGATTACTTTATAGATGTTATTGAGCGGCATGATAGATTCTCTTTAGTTGAATCGTTCCGCCCGAACATCCTACAAATTCAACCCTATAAACAGAGCGGTAGGGGAATTGAATATAGGTTAGCGTACCGAAGATTGGCGTTTTATGCACAACAATTTCCTTTGGTACTGTCGTGCATTCGATTTGAATGCGATTTGAGCGTGCCTTGGCTTGAATCGGCAATAACAGCAAAATTAAGATAAAAATGGTTTTCATTGGGTTGTATCGAAAGTTTCTAGTTCGTCCTCTTGAAAGTCCATGTTTGCTTGTTGTACTTCGGCCTGTAATTCGGTACAGATTACCTCACACTCTTCGGCAAGACGAGAAAACGCCTCTTTATCGCCTTTTTCCCAAGCGACATGGAGTTTAGCCGATATGCTCGTCACGGCGATTGCGGCGTCAAGCATCTTTTTGCAAATTGTCGGAGCAATCATCGAATGACCACTTTAGCACTATTTTTCTCTGCGTAACCTACATAATTAGCATGAAATTAAACGGACCCCGACGGGACTCGAACCCGCATTACTTGTTTTTCACAAGCAACCCGAAGATTTAGAATCTTGGACCTTACCAATTAGGCTACGGGGTCAAAGTTTTTTCCTTTTCTTCTCTCTTGATTTCTTCAATAATTTCTTTCACAATTTTATCTTTATCGTATTCAGTTTTTAATTTCTCCCTAACTGTCTCGTCTTTGATTCGTTTAAGTGCTTCCCCCAAAGCAGTATCGGCAGCCTCGGCATCATCTAGAGTTACATATAAAATACTTAATTCGCTTATAAAATTCACCAAAGCGAAGTTGTATTTTCTAACGTCACAATAATGATTTCCGATAAGTTTTTCGAGAAAAGCCGCCTGTCGATAAAGATATTCTCCCTCACGCTTTCTGTCGTCTCTGTTATATCTCCAAATACTTGCTGTTTGTAGCAAATTATTCTTTAATTTGACAATTTCTTCAAGAGGAAGCATTGCGTTTATCCTAAAAAATATCCCTAGCCCCTTAGACAATCTAAGGGGCTAGGGAATTTAATTACGCTGCGTTGGACAACTCGATTTGCTCAAGTCCATCCCGCAGGATATCGACGAGAGCCATCATAGCCTCGTCTTTGCTATCCTTCAAGCGGCACGCAATCTCTTCGGCCAGATCGGTATCGAAGAAAAGGTGAATATTCCCGTTGAAGTGGGACACAACGGCGGATTCGTGGTTGAGACCTTTGCCGTACTTCGCAGCCCGCAACATGCTACCGAGGGTAGGTGAAGCGGTCTTGATTTCAAGGCAAAACTTCTCCACGACTTCCGGCACCATTGGCACGGAAAAATCCTGAAACATTCGCGTAACGAAAAACTGCCAATGATCTTCGCAGATTTCGATACGGTGTGCAAGACTCCCGAGGCAGGTATCCTCGTTGCCGTAGGATTCCCAATCGCGGATTGTTGCGGCAAATTCATCGGCCAAAGCACGCTGCATAAACAGGTGAGAATGACCTTGAAAATGGCTCACAACGAAACCGTTGCGATAGGGCTTCTCGGAAGCCAGCAGGTCAATCGCTTCGGCCAAATCGCCGGCACAATTGAGCTGTTCGAGCTTCTCGACAACTTGGCGGCTCACAACAAGGGACAGGTCATCGCCTGGACGCATCGCGGCCAGATTAAAGATAGGGGGCATTGTTCCTCCATTGAAACAAAAACAAGGACAGTGTATAGGTCATACAGGAGCCTATACGGGAATGCGAGTTACGGTACAGGTTTGGTTTGAAGCAGTTTTGTGGCCAACTTAGGCCCTATTTTGACAACTTTTGATTTAACTTTGGGTTTCTTTGCCCATTTGCCCGCTTTCATGGCTTTTACCATTTTCTCGACGCTCAGCATGTTAATTCTCTGGTACAGGTTAGAATTCTGCCTTGTCCCATTGGCTTAGGCCAATCGATCCAGGTAAAACACGAACCTCTGGCGGTGTGTGCGACATCTTTGTAAAGAGTTCATTTGAGTCTGGCTTAATATTCAAACTCAAACCCATAGGTTGCACAACAATTGATGCCCTACTCACAGAGTTTGTTATAATTACTGAGCCATCGGGTAAAGATTTAATCTCAAGCATTTTTGGCATCCAAATAATCAGAAAGTTCTTTACCTTCTAAAAGTGTCAGGGATGCTATTTTATCTCCAATCTCCCTGATATGGTCTGAAAAATCGCTAGACGCTGCCGTTCCTTTTCCGTTATGCGGAGGTGGCGGGGCCATCACAACTTGAGTTTCCACTAGTTCTCCGGTACAGATTCGGCCTGTCGTATTTTCTTATCCAGAATAATCATAGATTCGGTAGTTGCGTTGCCAAGTGTTTTGTAGTGCATTACACAATGGCAAATATCGGTAGAAAAAGTGGCTTCAAATTCAATCCATAAATTTTGAGTATCTCCCCATGTTCCAATAACTTTAGCCCCTGGCGGTAGTTTATCTGCGAAATAACTTGGAGACAACTTATCGGCCGGAACAGCACAACCCGCCAACAATACACAAAACAACAACAATTTACGCATTGTTTAATCCAAGTTTCTTGATTTCACGAGAGTTAAGTTGACGTTTGCCCGACGCTACAACGCTTTTACCATAAGGGATTTGGTAAGTGTTATAGAAGTATTTCTTGAAAAATTCGTCAAATTGACCACGTTTGCTGGCCTTGAATTCCGTAAAGGTCAATTCGTACCAAACACCATCCATCTTCCAATAAGGCGTGAATTCAACCTTTTGGAATTTGTATTTCTTTTTGTCTTTGAGTTGGTGCAAAATTCCGTTAAGAACGTAGAATTCGGGATAACACAGAGCACGGCCAGCGGGATCGACGATCCGTTTCCCTTCACGGCGGCAATCAAGGGTCACAAAATATTCAACGTGCAAACGAAGATGATAGCCCCTTAAAGTGTGGAGGCTATTGTTGGCACAGATTTCGGAGTAAACCTTATCCCAAGGACGACCAACATTTTTGCTCAGAGCCCGCCGAAGTGGAGCCAAACGGTCATCTTGCGATTTTCGTTCGGCATCGCCCTTTGGGCGAATGGATACCTTTGTGGGCGAATCTTCATCGAAGTGACGATTCTTGGGGAAAACGTCAGCCCCTTTGCGGGTCACATCAATGATGATATCTTTCATGTCGGAACGCATACTTTTTCTCCTTCTGCCGACTCACGGTACAGATAAAGCAGAGCGTTTCTGAGACGAAAAAAGTTAATTTTATTTAATATCAGCAATCTTAAAACAATATAAATTTACAGTCGTTCTTGTCCCAGGCTTGGTTTGTGCCTGCACAACTTAATTTTATTTAAACTTTGGCTTGGGACTGTGGGACAAAAAAGTTGCTATCGTGAAAAATATCTGATTTATGCCTGCACAAAACCTCCCCTTTAAGAGCATGGTCTTTCCAAAGATTGTAATAAGTTGTAATAAAAGACCTACTAAATTTAGTTGTCCAGAACAAGTCGATAGATGCCAATAATGAATTTTCTTCATTCCAATGTGGATCAAGTTCTTTTCCTAAGCAAATGTCGCCATTTTCGGTAATATTTGGAAAAAGTATGTACTTTTCTTCTTCGCCAACCAACGCAAAAACTCTAACATTGAATATATTATCCCTATTCTTAAAACCATAGAATTTTAATGAGGGAAAATTAATTACAAAAATGTCGCCATAAACTGACACAATAGTTCTGGTTTGGGGTGGGAATTTTTTAGTAACCATTTATGGTTCTACCGTAAAAGTTTGCAATTCACCCAAGCAAATAAAGCGGGTTTTGGGCTTGTCGTGATAGCCCTCTTCTTTGCTATCTGGATTGTAAATCTCCCCAGGTGGCAAGACCAATTCACTTCGGTTCTTATGATGATGCCCGAAAATCCATAAATCGGGCTGATGATAATTGAAACATTCTTGTAACAATTGGCCGGTGGCCGTAACGGTATCCCTCTCGTGATCGAAAAATACGAGCGTATCAGTGCCGAACAACGTCCGCACAACTTCTAGCGGAGCATCGTGAGTAACCATAATTTTAGGTTTTGCGGCCCGATAGGCTTCAAGTGCCTCCTGTTGTTGAACATAATTAAGTTCCTCTTCGGGGAACCAATCAATTTTGAACCGTCGCCATTTACGGTCAATCGACCAAGCACCACGGATGAAAAAGAATTCAACGCCGTTGATGGTTTGGGTGCCAAAGTCCCCAAGATTGTTGGGGCATTCACCGATAATTTCGTAATTATCGTGGTTGCCACCAAAAAAGCGATGATTCAGACTGATGTCGTTAAAAACATCATAGGCGAATGAGAAATCGCCAATCTGTACGGAGTAGTCGCATTGCTCGACGACGCTGCGATAACTCTTGTATCGCCCATGCACATCGCCAATGAAAGTGAGTTTAGAGGGAGTCATAGGGCTTTCAGGTACAGGTTAAAAGGTTAGTTTACCTTGCGGAATTTCGCCAGCAAATATAGAGTTCCAAAACCTATCAATTGATTCTAAGGCTATTGCTTGTGGGTCTTTTCCATAAAAGTAAACCGGCCCTAAACAAACAATTCCAGTAAATGCGTCCACATTAGGAAGAAAAGGTGCTCGCCAAAGAAAAAAGTATTTTCTAAAAAGGACACAAAAGCGTTCCATTTCATAATTATCTTTTATCTTCTTAAGATAAATATCAAATTTTATCGACGGAAACTGGACATATCTTGTTCTATTATCATATAAACTATCCAAATATAAAACCGTTCGCTTCTTAGGCGGACATATTACAGACAATACATATCTATTTTTGTAGGGCGGGGAGCACCTTTTTAATTTCTTAAACTTCATGGTATCCTGCCGGCCGTTAAATAACTTATAACATAATCCATATCATGCGAGCCAGCAAACTCAAATCTTGAAGTCCAAAAGTGCTCAATAACCAATTACTTCGATAAATGTAAGTCCCTTTCTCATTTAATTTTCCTCAGAAAATCCCGAACAAATTTTTCCGAACGGGTTAAAACTTGTTCAACAGCGGCGTCGTCAAACGATTCTCTAATAACTCTTTTAACCGTTCCCAAGGTTTTCTTTACAGAATCCTTGTTCAGGAAATCATTTACAAAATCAGGAACCTCTTTGGGCTGGGGAGACAAATGCTCGATAGAAACACCCAAATCAAGTAAGGCATATCTCGCGGCGTCGTTCATGCTCTCTACTATAATCACACGAGAATTAAGCATCCAATGCTTCCTAGTTTGGGCGTAACCATCTTGGCCTGCAATCTTGATATTGTTGGTTTGGAGAATCAGAAGAACTTGTTCGTAAACATCCGGCGAGGTTTGAATTTTATACTTTTCCGTAATAGTTGGTTCATCTACATTGAAAATGGAAACCATACCAGAGCGAGTTTCCACCACAATACGATCCAAACTTTGGCGTGCTGCCAATTCGGCAACATCACGCTGATTGCCGCGAAGTGAAGCGATGATTTCTGCTTCGCTCATATCGTCGATAGATTCAACAGTCCCGCCACCTTGAACCAATTCCCTCAACTTAATGGAGTATTGGTTGATTCGACGAGCAATAAGGATTTCTTTTGCCTCTTGAAGGGAAATAACACCAACCTTAGAAGTTTTCATTTTCACATTCCTCTTTGAACCAGGATTCGTTTTGGATAGACGCTATTGCTTCAAAAGTTTTAACTTTTAGTTCTTGTGGTTTGATATGAGTCGGAAGGCTATCGCCAAAATGCCTGCCACAGGCCGAACAAAGGAAAACCGCAATTTCTCTTAAAGAATAGCCTTCTTCTCTTAAGACACCTTCAATAAAACGGTCGTGAATATACATCCTATCGGAATTGCCAATATAACCGTGGCAACCACCAGAATTAATATAATTTTGCAGATATTTGTCAGCATAAAGTTCATCAGACAGTCGGCCTTGATATTCGTTAAAATCTGCGTGCCAGTCGGGGATTACATAACCATCCAATTCCCTTAGTCTGTTTTCTAGTTTTTCTCTTTCTTCCCGCAATTCTTTGTCTAATCCGATTTCTTCCAAGTCGTCTCTATCTTGCCAGCCCATTTTGAGATAATTATCTACAAGAAGCACGTAATCGGGGCGTCTTTCATTGCGAAGATTACCCCAATTTGGATTCGGTAGGGAATTCAAGTGCATTTTATAAAAAGTTTCGTCTGCTTCGAGATAAACAGTGCATTTGTATTTGTTTTCAATAACTTCTGCGATTTTTTCTCCATTCAAGAATGGAAATTTCTCAGATTGAATAACATAACCTGGAAACACAGGAAAATCGGGCTCGCAATCGATACCGAGCATCGTATCTTCTGACGAGCAAGCCGCAAAACAACTATGAATTTGTTTGTTGATTCTCATTGTCGAATTTCGTAATGTCTTCGTAAATCTCGAAATGATTAGTGTCACGATTTAAGTTATACGGTCGGCCCTCCTCGCCCTCGACATAAATCAACCAATGATTATCAGACATACTATTTCCATGAAAAGCAATTGCTTCGGCATCGCTTTTTTCAATATAATCAGCCCATGTTTTTAGGTGACAGGCATGGGCCGGTACTGGGAACCTTTCAGCAAATTCTCGTAAATGGCCAGCGAATTTGGAGAAGTTTTCTTGGCGAATCATAGCCGCATCCATAGTGGAAAAAAGCACAATTCGTTCAAAAAATGGCAAATCTTGACGTTTCCATAGTTGCCATAGCACACAGCCTTTTGGGTCTCTCATAACAGAGGTCATCCAAGAATCATATTCGATATCTGGATTCTTAAGATAAGTGTCGTAAAGAGCCGTCCAGATACGGGCGGCCCCAAACCAAGAATTGCGGAACGAAATGACGGAATCCGCTAAACCGTCTCGGAATTCAATGATGCTGCAAGTGCTCATGCCTCGATTATAGCACAATGGCTAGAATTGCCAATTAGGCGTTTTGAGCGTGGAAAAGCGGCGAATCCGGAATGTTGGTTTCCAAATAAAACACTGTAACATCGATGCCCCGACGTAACCAACAATCTTCGATTAGAGTCTCAATGAAATTCCAATCGCCACCAGCTAAAGCACTTCCGAACATTGGGGCAATAATTTCATATTCGGTTTCGACATCCAATTCATAAGCCACTTGGTCCATACAACTGGCAAGGTGATTATAATACAAAGGTCTTTTGCCACCAAGAGTTTGAGCAACCATATTAGCAACAATTACATTATCAGATGCTTGAATAAACTGAGTTTCACCCAAGCCCGCACCTTCCCCTGGATGGAAATGGGCCGAGTTATGTTCTTCTATCCACCTTTCATATTCCGGCCTAACATTCGGATATAAATTACAAAGGGGAATAACGAAGCCACTACCCATTCTGCCGTGACAGTTAGCCACGTGACAAATCATAAATTTCTTATCTGGACTGTCGGCAATATGTTGAAACAAATCGCCTTTAATGTATGTCAATTTAGCCACAATTTACTCCTAATCAGAATTCCGCATTTTAGTCACTTGGGCCTTAATTCCAGCCCGAATAGAAACTGGCGTTCGTCCCTCTTGCTTCTTTTGCTCAACGTATTTGTTGAGCAACTTGGTTGCAGCGGCCTTTTTGCCAGCAGTATTAGCCTGAAACAACGCTTTAGTAACTTCACAACTCTTAATCATTGGTTTTCTCCTTTAATTGTTTGACTACTTCTAAAATTAATTCTAATTGCCATGCTTGCCTTTCGGTCATCTCAATATCTTTCAGGTCAGGAAGGTCTGGAACCTTATCTAAATCATGCAATGAGAAAAAATCTGAATATTGGTCTGTAATGTGCTGGCTGACCTTGTCACATATTTTACCAATATCACGAGAATTTGAGATTGCAGTTTTCGGGCCGAATTTTCCAATTCTTACCCCTTCTTCAAAAAGTGCATTGATGGTTTCATAATTGACGGCAAACCCGAAATTAGCATCCACATATTCACTAACTTTGCTTTCAATTTGTTTTTCCTTGCAAGACGCTAGTTCTTTCGCAACTTCTTTTTCTTTAAATTCACGGATAGATTCTAACTTCCGTATAGCATCCAGCAAATTTGCTGTAGGTGCCGTATCTACTAAATCTTTGAAAAAATTCAATACGCCGAGAATTTCTTTAAGATTAGAATTGATTTCGTTTAGAACATCAGAATTCATTAGTATTTGCTCCAATCAATTTCAGAGGATTTTGATTTCTTTTTAGATTTGCTTGGCATTTTAATTGGTTTTTCTCCAATGTCCAATGCTAAAGCATTAACACGTTCTAATACCTCTTTATCCAGAATATTCACCCTGTTATTTTCTATCTTTAGTATGTCTCTAATATGTTCGTATTCATTATACATATCGACACCTCGGGAAATGGCGTCTTCTATCGATTTTACCGTGGCTCCGTATGAAGCCTTGCGATATCGAGTTCGATGCTTGAGGTCAATACAATCAATTTCGCAATCGGGCGTATCGTCCGGAGCACATCTGCGAGAATCTAGATCATGATAACTAATTCCTAAATCCCCGACAAACCATGAAAAAGGCACGCCAAAAACAGACTGCCCGCCTTGATAACTTTGGCGATAAAATTGTGAAACATCTTTAAAATCAGTAGACATAATGGTACAAGGAACGATTAACTCACGGTGAATTGTATCATCGTAGATATCTGGGTATTTTTTGGCGATGTGATAGCAATCATCAACATACCCGCCAGTGGGGCGATGTGTATATGTAGAAACAAGCGTTAAACAATCTTTTCTCAAAAGGTATTCATCTGGTTCGTGGCCGGATTCTTTTCTTGGTCCAATGTCTCGTCTATAGCCCGTTTGAACAATAATGTCTTTTGGCGGCCTTATCACAAGACAACGCTCTGTATTTGTATTTCGTACCAATGATTTGGCTGTGTATTCTCGAATATAATATTCGTTGCTTTCAGTACGACAACGGTTTGAATTATATGGCAGTGGCTCAACATCGGTTGGCAATAATTTAACAAATTTTCGACCAATGTCGTCACCATAGAATTCAAAATGAGATTTAAAATAATATTCATACACAATTAACCATATTTTTAGAGCCTCGTTATCATTGTGAAAATGGTTTTTCAATTTCCAGTTGCCGGCATTTAATGGGCCAAACGGATACCATTGATAAAGGATGTCGTATTCTTCTTGTTGCTTCATACATTTGGCAATTAGATACTTGGTAATATCGATGAATTTTTCCAGCACAATATTAGAGAAATATTCTGGTCTTATTGTCTCTAGAAAGAAAAGATATAACCGCAATGCATCTTTTAGATTTTTTGGGGCACCAACGTTCCTGTACTTTTCAAGATATTTCTTGACTAGATATATTTTTCTATAGGAGTCTAAACGGCTATTGCTCATGGTGCCACCTTAGAATAGACCTAACCGCACGCTCTGTATCGGGTGATACAGGTTTTTTTGGTACAGGTTTAACTAGGCGATCTGACAAAAGGTTCCTAATCGCCAGCAACTTATCCGGCGTCATTTTGCCTTCAAAAAACAAAGAACGACCAACGGCTGACTTTTCCATAATGTGATCAACGCCATGTTCATCTAATAAAATCTTAATATCCGTTACGGGTTTTCCATTTTGGTTATTGAATAATTTACAAAGTTTTTCTAGAAACCTAATTTCTATTTGGCCTATAAGTTCGGGATATAAAGAATATCGTTCCGCGAGATTGCGACACATTTCTAATACGTTGTCTCGCGTCTTGTTTTCTAAATTCTCATATTCAAATACTAAATTTTCCAAAGCCTCTTCTCGTGGAACATTTAGGGCGTCCCATAAATAATAACGTTGTCCACCCGCAACCCCAGACGAATTAGACCTATAGAGAATAACTGGATTGAATTCATCGTCTAGTTCCAAGCACGCCATAATCAAATTGAAGCAATGTGAAAACTGTTCTCTTGAGGTTGTTCCGTCTATCTCCGGAAGACGTTCTAAATAATTGATAATACGAACTTCGCGTTTGCCGGGGAACCGTCGCATGGCTCGACCGATAGTCTGCATGTATTCGGTCATAGAGCCATTCGGATACTTGGCATAATGTATTCTAGCACAAGAAACCCAATCTGTCCCCTCTAGTGCCATTTTGCATGTAACGACATGGCGGATTTGAATCTTTTCTGGCGAGTTTTTGGGTTCGTGACGAAGTCTTTCCATGTTGCGGTTCTGTGTTTTCTGATTCATAAGATCGATAACTTCATTCCCCTTATATTCCGTTAGGCTGGAGATAAGATTGGTATGAGCATTCGGATGATTTTTGCGATATTTTCCACCCTTCGGAGGCAAACAATACAAATGACAAGCGTCCTGGTAAGGATCGTTCTTGACGTTTGCGATAATTCTGTCGTTAGGAGTACCGCCTGGAGCGAATTCTTCAAATTCAATAATAACATTTTCCAACCCCAAAGTTGGCAAGTGTTCGTGCCAATATCTTGTATAAATATCGAATTTGTCAAGATCCACCACAACTGGATCTTGATCTCCCCTATAGAATGTGGCGGTTGCTAATCTGATCTTAGCACTTAAAGAGTTCAGTATGATAAAATTAACAATACCAGATAAAATATTTTGATAATTTAGATCACACTCGTCCAAGGTAACATTATTGATGTGATGAGCCTCGTCTATAATTAATACTAAGTTTTGTGTTGCTGTTTTCCTTTCCTCCTCGGATAAACCGTTCCAAACTTGGCACAACAGAGCATGAGTTGCTATAGCATTAAGGCCACTGATAATGTTATCATTTAGATTCTTGTGGTGTGTGGTTTTTAATTGTTCTGCTGGTGCAAGCAGCCATTCCTTTAGTCTGTTTTTAGATCGAACAAAATTGTGTTTTGGTAAAATTTTCCAATCATACTCTGTTCCGTCAACATTTAGCTTAATACATTCCAAATCGTTATGTCCAAATACAAAATTATCCGCTATGTTCCGTTGCGGTGTTACAATAAGAACCTTTTGGTTGAAATTTGATGAAACGATGTCATGTATACCAAGAGCCACCAAGAGAGTGGTTTTGCCGGCACCGCATGGGGCTCTAGTTATTGTAAACTGATTGTTCTTTTGTTGGTTGTATGCTTGTTGTTGCCAGCCATCGCCATGCGAAAGGAATTTGCAAACATTTTCAGTTTCAGTGGTGTCAATTAAGTTGTGGGCCTCCGGTTCGTAGGATTGATAATTAAAATCCGGACGAATTGTAAAATTTTGATTGGCAGCTCTCATTTTTACGCTCGGTAAAGCATGATAGTGATCAATTGTGATTTTTTAGAGGCACAATAACTAAATGGAAAATATTGATCAAATCTACGCCAAACTCTCGAAGGCAATTTGTTTCGGATACTTTGCAAAGCGACCTGCTCTGAAAATCTTTTTCTACTTCTTGAATCATTCAATAATAAGTTAATCCCCATAACACAATCTTCCGGACATCGCATCATGGTTTCAGTAATTGTATCTAATGCCTTTTTATTTTCAGCAAAATTTAATGAATCAAAGTACACCATTCCAGCAGAAGCGAATATCGGATTGTCAATTGCTGTATCCCATTCTTCGTGGAGCCATATAGATTTATTAAACTTCTCTTTATTTGCCAATATGTACTCCAACTCGCGATCCACGCCTACAAATTGAGACTCCCGTATAAATCCATCTGACGAGAGGATATTAATCTCGGAATTAGGATAGGTTTGATCGTTGCATAACGTCCAATAAGTTTTATTTGTTGGTAAAGTTTGTCGATTGGTTATTCTCCGGTATGCATCGATTAGCATACGTCTGGCAGCCGACTTAATTGGATTATCGTATTTGAATTGCATAATGCTTAAGCAGCGACTTTAGAGAAAAAGCAATCAACTTCACTGCCTTTCCAATAATTAAGATGCGTTCCGGAAAGGAGTGAAAGTTTACGGAAAAGTTTTCTCCCTACGCCTTTGCGGCGAAATTGTGGCTTTGTATAAAAGCCACAATCCAAGGGAGAATGAAAAATGTCATTTGGTAAATTTCTACCGAATGAATAATGTCCCTGTTCGGTTATAAGATGATACCTTTGATACATCTGAAAGTCTCTAAATGAGGTTGGCTCAAACTTCATGCCAAGCCCAATCCATTCATCCCCTTCGACCGCTGCTACGGCTATCTTTATATGTTCGGGACGGTTAAACACGTGTCTAAACAGGCCATAATCCATATATAAATGATTCTGTTTTGCCTGTTCAACAAAGAATTTAATTCTTTTCTGATTTTGAGTAAATTTAAGATTCATTTCTTTTAACCGAGAGGGGCTTGATGGGGTCAAAGTAATGTTCTAAATATTCTTCTTTAGTTTGCTCTGGAATCTCGACGGTATACATGCCATCCGCAGGGTCTCGAATCGCTACGATTCCAACAGGACGTTTGGGTATAACTTCCTGCAAATCCAATCTCATGCCAATATCATGTACCTTAAACCCAAATGGCTCATAATAAGGCACAGTTTTTTCTAGGCAAGTAAGCATAATTTTATATGCTTCGTGGTCGATTGCTGTTTGAATAGCCTTTTGTACCAATAATTTGCCTATTCCGGAGCCACGTTCGGACTTATCGACAACAACATCTTCAAGATGGGCAGCAGTGCCACAGAGATAACTTAGTTTATGTTGAAAATGCATCATTGCCGTGCCAACGACAACGCCATCTCTATCGGCAACCCAAAGATAATAATCTGGATTGCGTTTAATGTGAGAGCGGAATTTCCCGATAGCATTGGTATAGTTGTGCTCAAAACCTGGGGAAAGTTGAGCAACAATGCGACAGATGTCGGGAATGTCTTTTTCTTCGGCTTCTCGAATGGTGAGCATGGCGAAATCAGGTACAGGTTAGAAAAGCCACACGAGCGGTCTTCGCTTGCCGCCTTTTAGTGATGAACAACGCTGATAAGTAATTCCCTGCCAAAAGAAATCAACGGCTTGCTTGGCTGCATCCTCCGCTGAAACATAATTATGTCTTGGGCAACTCCCCATACACACCTCATAATTAGAAGTTAAATTACGATCTTCTTTAATTAAAGACCAAGTAGAATTTAACTGATTGTTTCTCGTGCCCATTCTAAGATAATGAATATAATAAGAAACCACTCTCTCGGAGATAGGAATCTCTAATTTAGTCCAAACTGTTTTTGAAGAAATTCTTTCTTCTATTTTAGTCCAAATAACCGTCCAGGGTAATCGGCAAGTCCAAGGCTGATAACTTGTTAAAAATGTTCGTACTCTTGGCGGATTTTGATAAACAAAGTAATGCTCAATGGTGTCTTGGCTAATTTGGTTCTCAAAATGATATGTTTTATACAAAATTAAGTCCTCCTAAAAAAATATGCCCGTGTGAATCACACGGGCATATTGGGCGTAGCCTAACGGCTCACGGATCCACCAGCCTCTACGCAGCAGAAATCTTTTTGCGATTCCTGTTGCGTCTCTTCCGTTCTCTCATATAAGACATGGTTTCGGACATTACAGCCGCCCCAATAGCATGGGGTAATTTAATAGTAAGCCCTTTTTCAAGGTCGCCTACATTAATCTGCATTTCAAGCCCACACTTCTTCTGTGTAACAACAATCTTTCCGCTTTGGGCTTTTAGATTACTTTCAGGATCTTTGCACCAATTGGACGCCAACAGATCGCCATTAAAAGTAATCTGATTATCGGCAGAACGCATTCTAAGAATGCTTGTCAAAGGGACTTTCGATAATTTATCGCCTTTAGCAAACTGCCAAGCAGATTCTAAAATACGGAATTCGGCGATGCCGTCTTGTTCGGTAATGGTTTCGACAGACAACACAGTACCTGTTACGGCTGTAATTTCGGTCTCGGTGCGACCGTGATGCAGCAAAACTACGCAATCTTCACAGAACTCGATCTTCTGCATTCTTCTCTATCCTCCAGAAACCAGTTTCGATTTTTATACAATTTGTATAGCAATCTCTGGATTTTTTGTTGCTTTTGACTAGAAACGCCACTTAATGCTAATTGTAGTTCAGCGGTCAATTCTGGCAAGTCCCCCTGGCCCAAATTGACGAGATTTTTCAGGCAATCAACGGTTTGAGCAGACTCCCTGATGTTCTGCATCGTTTTCATAGAAATCGTTTTGTGCATTTACGCTTCCCTCCTTGAGGCTTTAATCTACCTTACTTTCGTTAAATTGCAAGCTTTTGCTTGCGAGAATAGGTGTTCCAAATCAATAAATCGAATTCTGCCACACTCATGCCTGACTTATCTGCCAAATCTAGAAACAGATTTTCGATTTTTTCGTATTTCTTCTCCGACCCTGGCGTATTCCTTGGCACATCATGGCCCTTTTCAGACAAATAACGCAATACATGAACATCCAAGCCGGCCAAGCGGACGTTTTTCCTGCTATGTATAAGAAAACATCTGGCGGTTTTAGGGCCGATTCCACGAATCGACACTAAATCTTTAACTGAGCATTTTGCCAAATCTAGATTGGCATTTGCTAGTTCTTTTATCCAGATGGCTTTTTTCTTATAACAACCTAATCCAGCGGCTTTGAGGCGGGACTCCAATTCTTTAATTGGAGTTTTTCTGATGAAGGCGAAAGGCGGGCGGTTTCGTAAAAACTTATCCAAACCCCTTGCAGTGGAATTTGCATTGTGTCCAGCGGCGAAGAGCCAGAATAAAAGCACCTCTTCCGATTCAACTTTATTCAAATTGTAATTTGTTATATTAGAAGGATCAATCATATTAATTTAATCTATATCGTTGCATCCCATCCTTTACGGTATTGAGTTGTTGGTCGAAAATTTCGTTTGAATGCATCAACACAGGAAAAAACTTATTTTTATAGTCTTCGCTGTCTAGTTCCTTAATTTCGTTGGCGATCATCCAAATCTCAAGTGCTCCGAAACCAACAATTTCATCCTTGGGAGCGTCCAACATATCAGGAACTAAAAGAGAAAGAAAGCCGATTTCAATAAGTTTTTTGTAGAATTCGATAACTTCAGGAATCTCGTATAGTTCCCTTGGGTCATCGTCAAAACCAGCAGTCGTTAAAACAAATCCCTTTTTGGAAATTTGGACTTGCCGCCACAAGTCGGCGAACATGCCTTTGATTTCGTCGATTGGAGTATCAACACCCAGATTGATAACAAGTAAATCATTCATAGTCTATTCTCTTGTTCTCAACATCAACAGTGAATGTTTCCAAGGAATCCCTTTTGTAAAAAGTAAATTTATTGCCGTTTACTTCTTGGAAAGGAGAATTTGAATGAGTTATTTTCAAATTACGCAGCAAACCCATAGCAGTTACTAAGTCATAAGCAGCGTATGTATTCGCCTTTTTCCAATATGAGAAAGTTTTCGCTTTTAGCTGTTGGATGCCCACAATAGAAGTATCACTGTTCCAAAAATAATTCATAATTTTTTCTAGATATTCGTCATCTGCGTAATCTACATAAGAAACATTTACATTTTCTTCGCCCATGCAAACTTGCATGTCTGAAACATAGTTGCCAAACCAACGGGCATTGAATATCAATGTCTTAGGCGTTAGAGGCATTTTCTTAAACTGGCCGAATCTCACCGACGGTTTGGTAGTATACGAATCTGAAAAATCCAATTTGATATCGAAGATTGAATAGTTTTTAATATTTACCCAACAAGGTACATTGGAACACATGATTGTTCGTGAATGCGGTGGAAATACCAAAATATGATTTATAACATATCTTCGACTAGGCGTATCCAGAATTAGCCCTGTATTTGGGCCAATCTGTTCCCTATTTGGGATAATACGCTTATTTGTTTCTTTATAAATTGGCCTCATTTGTTCCTCAAACTCGCCAAAGTTTCGGATGCGTCATAGGAAAATGGATTTGTAAACAAATTAATAAGTTGTTTGTCCGTGAAGTGCTTGTCGAAGCCTATTTCATTGCTTTCAATTGATATCTTAAGGCTAATCTCGGTTGCTTTGTTTTTCATTAATTCAATAGAAAGATCGGCCATACCATAACAAATCGAAGCCATTGGCTGTTCCAGGTCACAACCACTTGTCTTAAACAAGGTATAATCATCCCGTGTCTTAATCCTTTCCATTCCTAATCTAACAATATCGCTTCGTTCTGGCTTCAATGTAGATTCACCAGGGATGGACTTTGGAATAAATCCGTTATCTAGCAAGGTTTTGAAGTTTACAACTTTGCTAAATGCAAGGTATTTGAAAGGGGTTTGGCCTTGCAAATTGAATTTAAAATATTGGGGTGGTGCGGGGATTCTACGAACAAGAATAGACCAGCAACCGCCGCCGACGAGCCATTCAAACCCAGATTGGAGAGCGAATCCGAGAAGAGTTAGGCTATCTTCGGGTTCGAGAGAGATGGAGACGGTTTCTTTGTCGAAAGTGGTTTGTAACATTATCGGCGAGTAGTGATTTTGAGGAAGGTGTAAATCACACAGTAGACCACGCCATAATAGAGCAAACCCGTACCAATGCAAAGGGCCAGCCAGAGCAAAAATGGGCTAAGCCACAATGCTAGGATTACACAGAGAACGATTCCAACAACTTGATTGGTGCTCATTTTTCACTTTCAAATCGCCATTCGGCACTACTCTGAACAGGAAAGGGGTCGCCGGGCATTCCCCAATCCTTATGTACTCCAACTACAAAAACTACCTTACAACCAGCCAAAAACACCAGAAGTAAGATTAACAGCCACTTTTTCATGTTTCATCCTTGAAACCAAGTAAAAAATCAACGGTTTGGTCAATTTTGCCACAGACAAACTTGAAAAACCGCTTTTCCTTAAGCCTTCTGGCCCACTCTTTTTGGTACAGGTTGTAAATCGCCATGTTGTTCGATTGTGGAATTCCAATTTCGTCGCAAATCCGACAACCAACTATCTCCGCTATTAACTCCCTTGTAACTTCGTCAGTCTTATATTTTAATCTTATTTCAGCCCAATGGGATAATTCATGAAAAAATGTTGCATAATATTCATTTAACGGCACAGACGACGGTACGGGCACTGTAATGGAGTCCCCGAAGGAATGATTTGGCCAAGTTCCAAAAGGTTGTGGATAAAAATACTTTCCATTGGCACCAAAATCAAAATTATAGTTGGCTTTAGTCTTTTCTACAAAATGAAGGGCTTTTTTATAATCGGGTTCTATTTCTTTATAGCGATAGTTTACTGCTAGGGGGATTTCATCGGCGTTGAATAGTCCACGATATCTAGGAGCGGGAAAGCCAAGCGAATTCCATTGAGATGCTGTGCCCCACCAACGGGTCTTTGATTCAGCCGATAGGGCGATGCCTCCCCAACCTTTATAGATTTTCTTTGTAATTATGTTCCTTGCCAAACCGGCATTTCTGGGGCGTTGCCAAGGAAAACGATTTGCTTCAACTTCTGACAGTAAAAACGCGGGAATCAAGGGAATCTTTCATTGGGGAAAATTCTGGTTCTATTAGAAAGTCGATAGATCGGTGCTGCAAAATACTATTTAAATAGTAGGCTTTTCGATCTTCTTTTTTTGGTAAGATACCTCTTTTTATCCATCTGGATAATTCGATGTAAAATTTATCACTATAAGGAGTTTCAAACTCAAACTCTGATTCCCAGAAATGGTTAATCATTTCTGACACATAGACGGGTTCGGCAAGTAGTTCTGTTGTACTTCTGAGATTCCGATGCGGCCCTGGCATACAAACAATTAACGATGTTCCAATATTAGGCAATGGCAATGGATATAATTTAATCATCCTCTCAGATAATCTCTCATACATCCCAAATCGGTAGTCATAAGATAAGAATCTAATATTGTCGAAATTCTCTTGTTTAACCTTAATGATTAATGCGGTTTCTGGAAACTTGAGAAAGTTAGGGTAATCCGAAAGGATAATGGTTCTGCCGTGTTCCAGAAACACCTTCACAAAAAGTAACTCTGTATTGAAGGAATTTGAATAGATTTCCATTAGTTTAAGTCCGCCGACCCTCTAAAGTTAATCTTGGGCTTAACGGAATCTGGCATTGCATAAATGCCAATATTCTTAATCTTTCGCTTGTTTAACTCGTCCAAACCGGCTTGAGTGATACAAAACCCCTTGCCAGAAGCAACTGTAACCAAAGGGTCGCGGTCGGGAGTGCTGAGCAACAGCGGCGGCATGACGAATTTTTGCAATTCTTCTTCTTTTACACGAACAACTGCAGTCATTCGATTCATGGAGATTGGACCTTGCTGCCCTAGAGCAACAAGAATCGCCAACCGCTGCTTGGTCATCCCAAACTCATCAATTCCATGATCTTCGGCAATGATTTTGGCAATATTTTCCCAGCGGTCGGGCTGCATTAAGTATTGTTGTCGCATTTCATCCGCAAATGCCAACGCTTCGCGTGGAATCGTTCCAGCATACTTAGCTACCAAACCACATTCTTTTATTGACCAATCTTTGTTCTTAGATTGAACAATTTGAGCCATTTCGTAGTTGGAGTATAGAGTTAGATTAAGATGCACGAATCGAGTGACAAAGGCATCGAAAAGCAGTCCGATATCGGTAGTGGCGACAATCCACGCACACCGAGAAAAGTTAAATTCATATCCTTTTTTGCTTACGACACGAGCATCGTTACGTTCAGTGGCTTTAAGCAAGCCTTGAACGATAGTGCTTTTAAGCAAATGAATTTCGTCAATAAAGATAATGCACGGTGGAACCTGAAAAATCATATTATCAGGAATCAGCGGCAAACCCCATTCAGCAAGAACGGTGGAGATTACCGCAAGAATATCCTCAACCGATTTAACGGATTGAGGATGAATCTCAATGAAAGGGATTTTGAGAATATCAGCAATACGCTTAGCTAGCGTAGTTTTTCCAACAGAAGCGGGGCCAAGAAGGGCGTAATTCTGTTGGAGCCGATGATTGGGGTCTAGAAACGCCTGAAATAGGCCACGATTAAGAATACGAAGCACAGGCCGGTTTCCGATGAAGCCGGCCCATGCCCCATACTCGTTGTCTGGATCTAAATCCAGAGCAATCAATTCATTAGGAAGAGTGTTGAAAAACAACTGTTGCGGAGCATTGTGGTTCATGCCACTCACGGTACAGGTTAGGTGCCTTGAGCGTCAAGAATCTTTTTCTTCAACCTCTCCAAGGCCACGTGGGGAGCCTCACGGCTGTAACATTGTCCTGTGACAGGGTTTATGTTCGCCGCAGCAACCCGTGTAGCCCATCCTCTACCATCGAATAGAAAAGCATGCAAAACCTTTTCCTCCCAAGGAGTTAGGTTCGCACGGCTAATTGCATCGAGGTGTTCGGGGAACAATCCATTTTCCATAGAATCTGGATTATCCAAAAAGATTTCCTTTGGTTCTTCGTCATCATCGGCCAACGAAGAAGCATTTTTAATCTTATTGAGATTCATGGTAAGTCTGAGTCGTTGTTTTTCATTCAACTCAAGCCGATCACAAATCTCTTCAAAGCTAAGATATGCTTCATCGGCGGCAATTCTCTGGTATTTGTATACCAATTTTGCCGCAGACGAACCAAGCGGAATCAATCTGGAACGCCAGATATCACGGTTAATAGCGTGGTCAATGCAGTGCCAAGCGTAGGTAAGAAATTTAATTTTCTTACCTTTCTTGTTGACGCCTTTATAGCCATGCACGGCATCCAAGAATCCAAGAACAGCCTCCTCGAAGAGGTCATTTTTGGAAATTGGAGTGTTATTCTTGTTAATGCGATACCAATGGTTGGAACGCTTGTGCAAGAGCCGTGCATAACCGGTCAAAAGTCGCCATTCAAGATTCTTGACCGCCATAAACTTCTCAACATCGGATTTTGGAATAAAATGTCCGAAGACGGTGATATCACAAATCCGATCTTTGAGCAGTTTATATAGTTCGACACGGAATTTACGCCGACTGGGCTGCTTTTTGTTTCCCTTGATGATTTTGTGGTGTTGTTCGGCAAGGGTATTACCGACAATCAGCACTTGCATAATCTGCTTTTTGTCATCAGGGCTAATTTTTTCGTATGGTATCATTGGCTCATTCATGGCGAGTCCTTTCGGTCGGCACTAGTATCTTAGTAATCGTCGGCGAATTTTCTGGTACAGGTTGGACAACTCTACCACAAAAAGGTTCGCAGGGTGTTTATTGGCCATAGCCATTGCTTCGGCATGTCCAATTAAAGCCTCTTCTCTGGTTGCGTATCTTCTTTGAAATTGGTGTAGCTCATCTTGATTGTCACAAAATATCATTGTTTCATAAAGAATAGGCACATCCCCACGAAAGGAATGGTCAATTCCCAAGAATACAGTGCTTACAAGGCGGCCATTAACTCTATTACGGGCCACCTGTCTATCTTGGCGTTCAAACCACACCCCGAATTCTTCCGAGGTTGCAGGTACAGGTTTGCCGTCTTTTTCGATCCACAAGAGATTGTTCATTTTCGTGTCTTGCCCTGTAAATAAGTTTATGCACAATCCCTATTCGGCTCGTGTTGACGTACAATATGGTGGCTATCCGGCAATAATCATTGCCCCGCATGGGTTTGACGACCCCAATGTGGGTTTTATGGCACAAAAAATAGCCGACAGATTAGACTGTTTTTGTGTAATTAACAATGGTTGGCAATGTTCAGCGGAGTTCGATTATACCGCACAAAAAGCAGATTGCAACTCAATCAAACATTGTCAAGACGAAGTTCTAAATTTCGAATTTTTAAAACCAATCGAACAAATGGCAGAACAATGTAAAGCAAATTTTGGTTTTTTCTATTGTCTGATTTTGTGTGGGATTTCAGATAATATTAGGCGAATAATCGACAGAAACCTAGATTTGGTAATAGGTTGGGGAATGGGCTCGCCACCTAGTTTAAGTTGCATGAGGATCACAAAAGATTCATTTATTAGCCATTTGGAAGATTTTAAACTCACAACTTATGAGGCAGGCTCTGGAAGTCGTTATTCGGGCAGAAAATACAATTCTTTAAATCAATATGTGTCTACACAAAAAGGTATTACACAAAGCATGCAGGTGGGAATTGTGCGGCATTTAAGGAGAAATAAGGATATAGCAGAGATAACTGCCTACAAAATAGCAGAATCTTTAAAGGAAACAGTCCGAATTGGGGACAATTATTATGGTCAGGTTAATACAAGAATATGCACCTACTGAGGATAGATATTATTATGGACGACTTCTTAGCACAAATCGAGCAACAAATCCGCGATGTTCGTACAGGACACAATATCCAGCCTGTTCCTTGTCACAAAAAACACAAAGAAAATAATCTACTTTTCATTGTGGCAATCGGCCTTATGGTGGCTATTGCCATTTTTATGTATAAACACAAAAAGGATGATATTCGTAATTGGGCAGGGCAATTATTAGTTCAGAAAACAGAAGAAGTTGTCGGTAAAGATGTTACCTCTGTATTAAACGAGATTTTAGCCACTCAAGAGAAGCACAAGAATCTACTTCAAATGGTTGGCGACAGATTAGCAGTAATGGGAGCGGTTTTGAATAACAATACTGCTGTTTCGCAGAACAAATATCCTGTTGAAGATTACGTTTACATAAGCCGTGATTGGAAGATCAATCAAGTTCCCAAGCACTTAAATGCGGCTCCAAGAGAGCGTGGCATTATCGAACAACATTCTAAGTAAACTGACATGCTTCGACAAAGCTAGCCAGAGATGGCCATTCTTTAATAGAAACTTCTTTTATACCTTTTGTTTTCATTTTGCGTGGCGAGTTTTCCTTGCAGAAAGCTTGGGCTATATCCTTATCAAAAAACAAACCTAAAAGTTTATTTTCTTTGAAAACTCCAAATAGCGGTATGTTTTTCTTATCGTTCGCATGGCATTTTTCAAGCAAGTCTTTAATTTGCTTGAATTGCACCCGATAGCGATGAACAAGACAGTCTCGGTCGTGTCCGAGATAACCTTTACCTTTTCCTGGTGCGAGTCTCGCACCACAGGTACAAACATACTGGGTCGCCAGTCCAAGTATGTTGAACATGGAAACTCGTTCGGATATTGGAATCACCGCATTAGGTGTTTTCTTCGTCTTTGACACCGTATTTTGCCTTTAGTTCATTTAGAAACGCTTCGGTTTCTTTAAGGGGCAAAGGGGCGACACGGTTTACATAGGCACGGCAGCGTCTTTGCAAATCTGCTAGTTCTGCTGTCTCTTCTGCCGTAAGAGAAGCATAGATTTCTTTATGAATTAATTCACCGCGTCGATGATTTAATTCATCGCTCCAATCTTTGTCTTTAATCATTCCACGCTATCCCAGATTTTGTCAGAAACCTTCTGGAAGAAGTTGGAAACCAGATTGTAAAGAGCGTTCCAAAGGTTGCGGAGGAAATCTTCACACACCCAGAAGAAGAAGTCAATCGGCCAGAATTCAACCCAATTGAAGAATTGATATTTGTAGTCAGTCCATTGGGGCCGGTAATTTACTTCGCCATAGCTATACCGGGCGCAGCGATAGCGATTTTCGGGATTCTGAAAATGCTCTATGAATTCTTCTTTGGTTCGAGTAGGGTTGGCTTTAAGCCAATTCTTTCTAAGGGCGACAAACTTGTTGGTTTGTTCCTTGTTGTAAAGCACCCAGCGGAAAAACGCCCAACACAGACCTATCAAGAGCCAGCCAGCAATAATAGAAGGAATATAGATTATGTTATCTTTAATGAACGTATACAAATCGAGGTTGCCGAAGACATACATCAAGACAAAAAAGCCTAGAAATGTAAATATTGCAGAAACAGAGCGTTCATTTAGATAAAGGCCAATTAGAATAACAAACCACACGACAGCCAAAACATAGAAAGCAAAACCGCCAACGATGAATAGTGGAAACAATGGCAATAATGTGAATTGATGTATGATTTGAGGTTTTTGCTCTTGTTCAGCCTCAACAATCGCGGCAGTTTGAACAACTACAGCGGGTTTGTTTCGCTCGTAGATACTAATCCCAGCAGCGGCCACGACGACCAACAAAACAAAGAAAAAGCAACCAATTTTTTCATCAAACATTGTTTTTTCCTAAAAGGAAATCCCCGCTCGATTGGGACAACCAATCGAGCGGGGATTGTTTTCCTAATTTTTTACTCGTCGTCGGCAGCCTGATTGTCGGTCGTAATTCCGAGGCTGTCTTCAACACGCTCGAACCGCTTGCCAAGTTGCTCAAAGCAAGTCAAAGGCTTGTCGGTTTCACGATTGAGCAACGCCAAATGTTGCTCCATGCCAGCCGAGGCAATTCCCAAGTCTTCGACTCGGATTTTGACATCATCGACGGTTGAATTTTCATCCAGCCGGCCGATTGCTGCCAACTTGGCACGTTCCACGACTTCCCGCACGACAGCGGCATTTTGACCACGAATGGCCTTGGTAGCGAGGACAACATCCTTGTCTTCGCATTCAACCCATTGGCTGCCGTAACGACGCACCAAGGCGACGGTAGCCTTGTCATCGGGCGGGTCGAGGTGAACAACGGCGTCGATACGGCCAGGGCGGACAAAGGCCGGGTGGATTCTATCAACATTGTTCGTGGTTAGAACAACAATGATTTCATCCTTTTTGCCATTGCAACCGTCCAAGGTGTTAAGAATAGAATTCATTTCTGAATTCCGTTCATCCTTAACAGCCTCATCGACGTCTTCGGCAAAAATTACAGCCGGCGAGTAAAGCCGAGCCAAATTAATTGCCAATTCCAAATCGCGGCAATCTTCGAGGTAAAGGAAAGTCCAACCGTTGTCGTAACAAATACGACTCAACATGGTTGCGGTAAGGGTCTTTCCAGTACCGTAATTACCTTCAAGCAAAACGCCACGCTTGAGGGGAATGTTCAATTGACGGCAAAGTTCGCTTTTACGCACAGGCGTAAAGAGTGAAACTTCAACCAATTGGCCAGTCTTTTCAGGCAAAACCAACTGATCGAGGTCAATCTTTGAAACGTCAATGAATCGCGGAGCGAAGTCTGGCGAAAACTTTTGCATCCGTTGGCCATTCTTGCGGAAATTAATCCGGCAAGCCTTGCCACGGTAGATTGAATCCGTTTTGCAAAAGCTACGGACTTCGTCGGCCACTTCATGGACAAGTTTTTCGTATTTTCGCTTGATGTTGCCGCGAATTACGAAAACGGGCATGCCATTGTGCATGGCAAAACCACTTTCAAGCCGGCCATCTTCAATGCCAGGAATCTTGAAACTTCCCCATGCAACCTGCGTGGTTTTGCCGGCATCAACCTCGACGCCGACCATCGCTGGCGGCTCAGGCCCCCAGAAACCAGGGGTTGGGACAAGATTTGTCCAACCAAATCGCCGTTCCAAAACCTTCATCAAACCAACAGCACCATCGAGTGGAAACGTTTCAATGGTTTCCGCAATGGCAATCTTGGTTTCCTCTTCCTCTCGCTTGCGTTCAAGCCAATGGATGGCTTCATCGAGGCTCATCGTATCGGGGATAACGATACGCTTGAGTTTGGCGTCTTTTACGACTTCAGCGTTCTTTTCTTGAACGTTCGCCGCACGGGAAACGCTAGTGAGAATCGCTGCAAGAGCGGTTTCCACTTCTGAAGTGACGTTGTTGGAATCCTTAACGCGAGCCATTTAAACCTCAAATTGGGGAAACGGGTTCTTTTCACAACAGGCACATACTAGCGTGGAAAATCCGCTCTTCAAGCGACTTTCCCAAGTTTTTAGTTGAGCGAGGGATAAGGGACTTCCCACTTTTGATTTGGATTGTCCAATGACTCGACATAAAGAACGTTTTCTATACGATTTACCTTAAATTTCTCACCGGTAGACATTTGAACGAATCCCCTTGTGGGGTGATCGTTTATCTCGATAAGGCCATTCACAAGACGCTTTAAATGGTCTGGCATAGCAACTAGTTCCATTTGCCATCCTTGTAAAAAAGAGGGCCGATAATAGGCTTACGTAAAATATGAATTAGAGGCATCAATGCCAAAGCTTTCCAATAGGTTAATTCGTGACAATCAATAGTAGGAACAACAGCAAAATTCCACAACAATACCACAGGAACGGCTAAAACAAAATAACTCATGAGTAAACAAAATGAGCGTCCAAGTAAAAAGACAGCAGCAGTTGCCTTATTATTTATAATTTCATCCTCATCTCTTTCACTCAAGGAGGGCTTCAATGTAATTTTGGTTACAAAAAGCCCCTGTCCCCTAAGCATGGCTTGAGCGTCCTCTTCATTCAAGGCTTGGAGTTCGTTCTTAATCTCCTTGCCCGTGGCGTCCATTGCTTCAAACTTGTAAATTCGCATTCTGTCCAGCCTTCGCAAGTGAGATTGAAAAACGCCTTACGCAGAATACTAGCACAACAAAGCGGGAATTTCAACCTTCTGTTCGTTAAAGTTTAGATACTTAACTCCTTCTGTGTCTTCGACTTGCAAGATTGTCCACTTTTTAATGCTGGCGAGATGCTGCATTTTCTCAGAAACCATAAAAAAGGAAACCGCAGATAAGGTATTGTCGATTTCTACGATAGCAATATCACACTTGGCAATGTATTTGCCGTTAATAACTATTTTTGAAAAAAGTGGTTTTTCAAGTTCTTTTCTCTTTTTTTCTAATTCTGTTCCCAATTTCTTTTTAGTTAATATTTTACAATTTTCGTTATAAAAATCTCTTAAAGCCTTAACAGATTCTAAATCTAAGTAACAACTACCTTTTAAGTTGTTACAGATAGAGCACATTACTTGGTAATTGCTTAAACGGTTTTCTCCACCATGAGCCTTGGCAAGTATATGATCTTTAGTCATTAAGATTAATTTTCCATTTTCAACAGCGTATAGGTTAAAATGGGCAGTTTTATCTAAAGGATGCTTTTCCAGCATCATTTTCGTGCCTTCTACGCCACAGGCGGCACATTTTCTACTGGAATTAAAGATAAAATATCTTTGAGAATTCATCTTAACGAAATAAGAATTTCCATTTGCTTTGAATTCTTTCTTTTCATCAGAATTCGAGATATAAGGCAGGACTTCATCCGGAAGGAATTCTCCAATAACTTTTAAACCGGTTTGACTGATTGGTTTTTCGATTTTAAGAGAAAATTTTACATTTGGATTGTCTTTAAGTAATTGTTTTAAAAAATTGGTTGCGGTTATTAAACAATCCATAGATGAGTCGCCAGTAACGTCCCACTTTAGAACCGCAGATGCTTTCAGATCCATCATTTACGTTTATATATACAGCAAATGCCCTATACTGAATTCTTTTGTGATGCTACGAATGGAAGTAATTTATACGGCGGCAGAATTAATACTGACGCCGAACCAAATACTACACCGATATTTTCGGATGTAACCGGTACAGCTACTTGGAGCACAGGCAGCAACCAAATTCAAAATTTAACGAGCGTAGCAGGTGTATCGGCTGGGGATTGGGTAGGAATTGCTCCAACGGGCACAGCAGAAAGCGGCGTTACAACTTCTGTAGGATATTGGGCACAAGTTACCGGAACAACCTCCACAACAATTACCGTTTCGGCAACAATTAAATTTGGCACTGCTCCATCGAATGGAGCTTCTATTGATATAAACGTGGGCGGACGTTGGAAAGGGCCTAATAGTGCTGTCATATTCCCATTTGGATATATTACAGCTTCCGCCCAAGCCGCCACAAATAGAGTTGGCAGAGTTAACTTTAAGAATAATGCTTCTTACGTATGCAACAATGCCACCACATTAACACATAACATTGCAGGCCCTATCGTATTCCAAGGTTATGCAACATCTGCTGGAGATTTAGGCAGAGCTACAATCAATGGTTCAACTGGATCGGCGTATAACCTTATTCAATTACAAGGTGGAAATATGTTATTTGCCGATTTTATTGTAGGAAATACTGGAAATTCAGGTGGCAATGCCTCAACTGGAATCGCAATAACGACGGGCACAGCCGGTGGCACAGGAGCCGCCGTCTTGTTAAGAGTTTCTGTTACTTCTGCCAGAAGTAGCGGATATAGCTTAGGTGCCTATGGTGGACTTGCAATTGAATGCGAGGCCACTGGTTGTAATGCATCTACTGGGGTTGGCCTTGGTGGGTTTATATTAGGTGCGTTTGGAGTTATGTGCCTTAGATGCGTTAGTCATAACAATTCAGCGGCAAATACGGCTGGTTTCGTCTTTAATACCGGTGCTCCATGTTCTTTTATTGAATGTGTTTCATACAATAACACCTATGGATTCTTACAAAATGCTGGTGGTTTGGCTTATGCTATGCATTCAATAATTGACTGTACAACAAATGCGAATAGTAGTCACGCTATATATTCAACACCTGCCGCCGCAACTTCGTTACTTGTTGAAAACTGCTTAATTGGCGGAAATGGCAGCACTGGCACTGCTCATGGAATTACAATAACAAATCCAATATTGTTGATTGCTAGAAACAATCAATATTTTAACATATCTGGTAGTAACGTTGCCAATAGTTTTCCTAGTAATTATGGAAGTTTCTTAGAAGGCGTAACGACGATTTCTACTTCTAGTTTTATGCGGGATGCAAGTAATGGCGACTATCGACCAGAAATAACAACAAGACCAGATGGTTGGCAAATATTTCAAGAAAATGGCGTTTCTGTTCCGACAAAGACTTATAAATGTTGCGGAGCCGTTCAGCCAAACAAGCCAATATTTAATCCAATGCAGTAACTAAATAAGTATATGAAGTTACAAATCGAACGTGGCTCAACTGCCGTTATTTTACATTGTTTTATCCAAGATGCTACATCGTCGCTCGGTGCGGGCCTCACCGCCGCCGTCTATAATAGTTCAGGTATTGCTGGAAGGTGGATTAGAACAGGCAGTACAAACACAGCCTTAAGTTTCGCCGATATAAGTGCATTGGCAACATGGGCCGATCCTGGTTCTAATACCATTGGTTTTAAAGAAATAAGTGCTGCCAATATGCCTGGTTGGTATGAAATTCATTTACCGGATGCTTTTGTGGCATCAGCGGCTAGCGCGGCAGGCTATTCTTGTAGAAGCGTTGGCATCCAAGTTCGCGGCATTGCCAATATGATGCCACTCAATATCGAAATCGAACTTAAGAACAACTTAAGCAACAGTGGTGTGGCCGCCGCAGCCGCAGCCGGAAGTTTGACTTTAGCATCATCAGCCGTGGCCACAGACAGTTATTATGTTGGTCAAACAGTTAGAATTATTGGCGGAACGGGTGTTGGACAATCTAGAGTTATTACAGCATATGTTGGATCAACCAGAGTGGCAACCGTAGGAACAAACTGGGCTACAACTCCAGATACAACTTCTGTTTATGAAGTCCTTAATATAAGAAATCCTTCGGTAGATTCTAGCGGTGCAGTGCTCGTTTCTAGCGGAACAGGTTCCAATCAAATAAGTTTAAGTTCTGGTGCAGTTATCGTCCAGAGCGGAACGGGAACCGGACAAGTTGACCTAAGCAGCGGACAAGTTAAAGTTCAAAATGGTACAAGTTCGGGACAAATTAAAGCCACTAGCGGTTATGTTGGTGTAAACTGGGGCGATGTTGCAAACCCAACAACTTCACTTGCTTTGACGGGAACAACTATAAGCACAAGCCAAGTAGCCGCGTCAGTAACAGGAAACGTTGGTGGAAATGTAACTGGAACCGTTGCATCTGTCGTCGGAGCGGTAGGATCGGTTACTGGAAATGTCGGAGGAAACGTCACTGGTTCTGTTGGTTCTGTTGTCGGAGCAGTCGGCTCTGTAACCGGTAACGTTGGCGGAAACGTCACTGGTTCTGTTGGTTCTGTTGTTGGTGCCGTAGGATCGGTTACTGGAAATGTCGGCGGTAATGTAACCGGCTCAGTGGGTTCTGTTGCATCGGGCGGTATTGCAGCGGCTTCTATAGCGAGTTCTGCATTTACAGCAGCCAAATTTGCCGCAGATGCGATTGACTCTAATGCCGTTGCAAATAGTGCTGGAGATAAGATTGTTGGCAGAATTGCTAATATTTATTTTGCAGATATTGTCTTTACGAAATCAACAGACGATGAATACACAGTAACTTGGTTTAAAGATGGAAATAGAATTACTTCGGGCATTACTTCTCCAACAATAAATGTTGTAAAAAGATCAGATGGAAGCGATTTAGTTGCTTCTACCGCCATGACTCAAATTGGCAGTACCGCCAGTTACAAATACGACGAATCCAGCGACAAAACTTCTGCCGGTGAAGCATATTTGGTGATTGTTGGTGCAACTATTGATGCGGGCTCTAGGAGTTTCGCTAGATTGATTAGCCGCGACAGCAGCTAAAATATCTAAGAATTTGTTTTCCTCTCCGATCAATTTGCTTAAACTTAGTTTTAAAACTAATGGAAGAGATACCTCCAAAAAGCCTTGCGTTACTATGAATTTCAGATAAAGACGCTAAAACTAACGTATAGGCGTCTTGTTTCGTCCAAACCTTACACATCGCATCAATTTCGGCCGACGAACATGTATGTAAACACATGTCCCAGCCGATTAAATCAGAAACAGTTTTGTCTCCTGTAATTTGAAAGTAAAGTTCTTTCGATGCTTCGGCATGACCAGGAAAATGGACTTTGCCAAACTCATCTACCGTTTTTACTTTAGGTTTTCCACAGTCGTGGAATCGCAAGTAAGTGGAAATTGTTTCTAAAGAATGTAAATTAGAAAGAATTTCCTGCTTATTTGAATTTAACCAATCGGGTAGTTTCCATTCCTTTTTCAACTCGCAATCATCTTTGAGATGGTAATACAAATCGAAAAAGTATTCTTCAACGGAAACTCCGTGCTCGTAAACGGATTGTCCTTTAGTTTGTTCGCACATTAACATGTCACGAACGGTTTGGTCAAGCAGCTATGTCATTTTTAATTCCTTTGTGTTTAAGAAGTTGAAACTTTTTGAAAAATTTACGACGCTCGCCATAAATGGCTTCGGTCGCAATTGCTGTAATTTTATGTCCGATGTCAGGCTCGAAAAAGCATTTATGCCTGATATCGGACTCAGCCAAATACTGAGAAACTTTATGTAATTTGGCTTCGTCTGTAACTGAGAGGATTATTACAGACGGATGATCCCCATGATTGGGAATTAAAGAATGCCTGCCCGCTTCAATGGCAGCATGACAAGACTGAACAGAGATTTGTTCGGGAGATAAATCTTTCCGAACAAAAATATAAATGTATCCGTGATCTACCTACGTGTGTTCCACGTCTTCTGTTCCTTTTTGTAAGTCTTCGTTTGTTAACTGATCTAGCCAGCGGTCGTTTTCTGTTAAATGAATCAAGTTTTCTGTGTAAACTACAACCCAACCTGTAGAACATCCGGCAACCGAGTCTATGTGTATTGCCGGATGTTCTTTAATCCATTCGTCCAAACAAGAGAAACTTTTCCCTTTTATAAATTCTACTTTTTGAGCCATATTTATTTAATTTCCGGCGACCTGCGTTTCAACAGATTCACCATATTGGGCGTATCCAACTTTTTGGATTCTATCTTTAGTTGCAGCGGTTAAAGCACTGCCACGAGAATAGTCCAAAGAACCGTCAGCCTTCAAAACTGGCACGATTCCATTTAAAACCGGTACAGATTTGAATTGGCCTTTGCTGGTGCGAATCTTAATCGTTTCGACAGTAGCAACCGGCTCATTGTAGATTACTTTGTAACTTACGTCAAGTGCCGATGGGGCATCTGGCGTAGGAACAATTTTCGGCGAGCGGGGAACGCTCGGAACCCTTTGTGGTTGTTGGGGTTGCGTTCTAGGAGCAGCATAATAATACGGGGCTTGAATTCCATAACCTGGGCTGCAACTTCCCCCATTACAGGAACCGCCACCACATGAACCGCTTCCACAACCACCAGACCACCCGCCACCACAGCTACCGCTGAAACTTCCGCCACTTCCACAACCTCGGCCACAACCGCGACCGCCATGCCCACAGGCATTTGCGAAAGAAACGAAAATAGTCAAACAAGACAAAACAACAAGTGCTTTCTTAAACATAAGAACCTCCATCGCTATCTATGGAGGCTAATAACATTTTTCCCAATAAAAAAAGGCAGGTCATTTAAGACCTGCCTTTTTAATGGTTTTGATTGTCTAACGGCCGAACTGTTGCAAATACAACTTGCGGGCTTCTGGAATACCGCAGTTGTTGTTGCGGGCCAAACGGCGAACCCGCTTCCAGTAAAGCACCGAAGCACGACCAACGGCTCTTTTGGCAGCAGGAGTCATTCGACGACGGCCGTCGTCGGTTTCGGTCGCTTGACCGTTGCTCGGTTCGCTTCCATTTTCGGAGAAAGTAACATCGAGATTCTTCATGCCGAGGCTATCGGCAATCGACCTCAACTCCGAAAAACAGTTAAGCAACTTTCCGAGAGTGGCCGCTTCGCTCTTTGCTTTGGTCTTCATTTTCACCTCAAATCTTTAAGTAGACGATTCTTCGCCGAGGACTTTCTCGGCAACCTCAAGCAAAACACGTTGTTTGCCCGGCAAATCTTCGGTTGCCGCAAACAATTTCGACGTTAGAGCCTGTTCGGGCTCAATTACGCTCAAAATGGCTGCCAGTTGTTCAACCGAATGGGCGTAACTCTTGGCACGATCCAAAAATCCTTTTTGGACTTTGGTTTGTACCGAAGAAACCAAGCAAACCGCTTGCTCTTCCGGAGTCAGATTGTTAATCACAAACTCCATGATTTTCGTAGAAACCGCTTTTTCCTCTTCCGTGGAAGGGGTGAAAGTGTTTCCACGCCAAGAACCAACAGCCAATTCTGAGAAAGAACGAAGGCCGGAATTCGGCGTAAAATCAACTTCTTTCTCAACCAGACGCACGGCATCCGGCTTCTCAACACCAAGGTCAACCAGAAGGTCAACCAAAGCATCGGCTGGCTCTTGGTCTTCGCCAACTTCGGGCATCTTTACCTTATACTTTTCCTTAACCGCGTAAATTGCCGAATTGTAAGGCTTGCCGCCAACTTCGGTCTTTACCGTTGGGTTTTCAAGAACACCAAACTGCCACAGCAATTCAGCGTAAAGAGCAAACAAAATGTCCTTAACAAGGGCATTGTCAGTCTCTTCTTTATCTTTGAAGAGCTTAAGCAATTCCTTTGCGGCTCGCCACTCATTAAAGACAGACGATTGCTCTTCGTCCAACTCCAATTCTGGACGTTCTTTTTCCTTCTTTTTGGCTGGCTTTGTCGCAGCCTTACTCACCATCTTGAGGGCATCAAGAGGATTCTTGGGCTTAACGACAGCGATTGCTGGCTTTTCGGTTTCAGGGGCAGCAACAGGATTTCGAGTGGTGGCCTTAGCCATGATTTCAATTCCTTGACTTGGGTTGGGTTCCGTAACGCAGTTTACGGTACAGGTTGGGCTCCCGTAATCCTAGCACAAGAATAATCGATTGCCAAGTAGCCTATTCGACTTCCAAATAATCTGCCAAACGGTTTGCCGTATCTCGAATCAAATCAACTTGGTCTAGTCCGGACACTAGACCATCTGGAAATATCTTAGTGCCGTTAAGAGCACCCAACATTGACCCAACTATGGAACCATTAGTATCGGTATCGCCGCCAGCACTAATTACATCGTAGAGAGATTCGATTGAATGGGGATTGTTCAAAAAGAAATGGTAGGAAAAGGGTAGGCTATCATATACATAACAACCCCCAGCCCCACATTTTTCAATTATTTCATTTGTTGTGAAGGGGCCTTTATCAAAATCAATTCTATCCATAATGTCATCGGTACTTTTATCTCCAAATAACTTTCCAGTTTCGATCCCAACCCTGACGAAGGCACAAAAAATAGGTTTATTTATCTTCTCAGAAATTAAGCAATAAACCAAGCCATTAGTGTGGGCAAGGGTGGCGGCGGTACAAACAGATGGCCGGTGCGTCATTAAAGATAAATTAGTGGTAAATTCAAGAAGTTCCACAATTTTTTTTGACTCATCATTCACGGCAGCACAATAAACGGCAGCCGGCAAAATTTTCATTACCGTCCCGTTGCCGGCCTTTGTCGAGCCTTTACTTGATTCTTGATAAGAAACGCCATTAATTAAATTTCTAATAGCGTTTTTAGTGCCGCTGCCCCAACCATCCGTGGTTTGTTGATAAGCGGCAACATGAGATTTAATTTGAGATTCAATATCTAACCCGCCAGACAAAATCCCTTCTGCTACGGCGAGCATTAATTGTGTGTCGTCTGTCCAACTACCTAGTTTTCTGTGTTTAAGTTTTTCACGTGTTGGAACAGTATAATTAGTTACACGTTCATTAATTTCTTCCTTTTTAAGACCTTCATATGGCATGCCCAAGGCATCGCCAATTGCCAAGCCAAGAAAGGAACCAACTATTTTGTCACGTAGCATTTTGAATTTCTGTAATTAGGGAATTAGTCCCAAAATATACAGTTGTTTGATCGTTTGTTACTGAGACAATCGAACCGAGACCATCTAGGTCTATTTGACTAAGAATGGCTAGAGCGGCCGATTTGTGTCCGTCGCTTTTAATGGATTTTGAATAAGATCCAGACTGAACCAAGTAACTATTTTTTCGCCATAAGTGCATAAACTTCTCCAGGTTAGGGAGAAGTTTATCACAATATTAGGATTGTTACAAGACGAAAAACCTGCGGGGGTTGTGAGTTTCCCCACAACCCCCATGCAGGCAACCCGTCAAGTCTCAAGAAACTTTTTCCAAATCGTCGGCAGAAACACCAACCTCATCGAGGAAATCCTCGAAATCGAATCGGTGATTCAAAGCCTTGTGACGATTGTAGACATTTTCGACGGCCGCCGAAAAATCTTCGGTGCGAACGCCTTGCTTTTTGCGAGTTTTCAGGTCACGACGCATCGCAATCGACTTTGCTTCGTGAACAATTCCAGCCAACAAAGAACCAGAAATTGTATCGGAAAGATTAAAGTAAACCTTTTTATCGGCCTGGGCCTTGCTGGCGTTTTTGTGCCTGTAAGTCGCAAGAGTCAATTTTTCATTTCGCAATTCTCCGAGAATCGCGGTAATGGCATCATTTACGTTAACGCCACTTAGCGGGACATTACGCAAATGAATTGCAAGAACCGACTCAGCAGCCTCGTCATCGGGGCGGGGCACTTTGATGTGACGGTCGATACGACCTTCACGAACCATTGCACCGTCAAGGACTTTGCTCCGATTGGTCGCAAAGATGAAAATGCCGTTATGGGCATCCAAACCATCCATTTCGGCGAGCCACATGGCAACCAAAGACGAATGGATATGGTGATTCACCATATCGGTATTTCTTTCAAACAAAACGGCATCGGCTTCGTCCACAAACGTAACAGCCGGAAAACCGTGTTGTTCAAAATGTTTGCGTGCGGCGGTGAAAATCGAACGAATGTTGCTCTCAGATTCACCAACCCATTTGGACAAAATTTCTGGACCCTTAACGTAATTGAATCCAGAATCGACCATTTCCTTGCCGTGCAATTTGGCAATGCTTGTCGCAGCCGCCTTGCCAAGCATGGTCTTTCCGCAGCCTGGAGGGCCGTACAACAGAACGCCCTTGGGAGGCTTCTGGTTGTAGAATTCAAAAATGTCAGGGCACTTAATCGGCAATTCAATTGCTTCGATTAATTGCTGTTTGGCTTCCGGAATTCCGCCAATGTCATCCCAATTGACGACAACAGAAGTCTTCGGCTTGTAAGGAGAAACATCCGCAGCCGGAAACTTTTTGATAACGTATTGGCCGGTTTCATCCAAAATTACAGTGTCGCCGGAATCAACCTTTAACACTAAACTTTTGATGATTTTCTTCATCCCATCGGTTTCGACCTCTAGGTCGCCGCTCGGAAGCACACGGCTAATTACTGCCATTTTTCCAGCAGTTTCACCAGAAAGCACTTCCACAATTTGGCGACTGCAAGGGTGAACCTTTACGTAATCGCCACAGCGAATCTTTTCGCCACGCGGGCTGTAAGCGTCAGAAACCTTTCCGTCGTAACTGACGCGAACGTTGCTACCGTCATCTTTACCCAACAATTTAACTTGCTGAGTATCGGTGCCGATGCCGATTTTGTAGGTCTTATTCCCATCTTCGGTCTTAACATCAAGAGTGTTCTTCTTGGTGTTAATTGAACGAATTTGGAAAATTCGACCAAGATATTCGTCCTGTCGGTCAATAACTTCAACTTGATCGCCAACCTCAAATCGTGTAATGTCGATTGGGTGACTATCGCCGACCGCGTAACCAAAGCAGTTGGCCTTGGCATAAAACTCATCAAGCATTTGATCCTTTTGAAGAATCAAATCCTTGGCGAGAAGCAACGGGTCTTCAACTTGTGGCATGGAGCCAGGGCGGGTAGCACAACTCATCTGTAAAAAATCCTTTTAACTTGACGGGGAATCCACAGATTAATTATTGACCAAGTAGCAACGCGAGCCTTTTGCGAAAGCACGAACTTGAGTTCCAGGCGGCAACTTACGTAGTGCCTTAACTGTAACCCTTAAATTCCGGTTCGGGTTGACTGTGTACTGAGTTAATATAGCCTGATTTGCGTCTTTGTCAACCATGCGAGAAATTACCAAACATGGTTGGCCATTATGTTGATCGGCCACGACAACAACCTCTTCGCCCGACGCAAAGTTTAACGCACGAGTCATGCCTCGCGGCACCGAAACACTGCCACGAGCATCCGGACTCAACACCTTATCTCCTGGTGCGGTAACGACTTGTGGCATCGGGATAGATGCTGGAAGTGCCATTGTTGGGGCTGGCGTTTTATTGCCCCGATCCCTTGGTTGATAATTATCTGGGTCTCCATTAACTGGAAAATACACAAATGCCTTTTCTGGGGCACCGACATCCTTGAGTGTCTTTTCATACAAACCACTGGAAAGATAAACGGTAATTTCATCGTGAATAAATCTCTTCATTTCACGATGGCGTTCGGTGGGGATGCCAGCAGTTTTTGCACGTTCCTGAACTTCCACGGAAACGTCGAAAGCGGTAAACATTTCGTCACGGTTGACTTTTTCATCAACCACAGACTTAATTAAATCCAAAGTTGCTTGCGAACACATTTCAGTTTTCTCCAAATTCAGTTTTTGACGGGTTAGCGTGAACAATCAAATTCAACTACGTAACGAAGGGCAAGTTGCCCTGTGTTGTAAACAATATATTCGTTGTTTTGCAACCCACCTGTTTTCCCAATTTTACCCATCACTGAATGGTGCGGTTTGGGTGCTTCTGTATAGCCATGAGAACCCCTTGCAACGTGAATACTGCCTAAAACAGTATCACACACAAACATAAAGGCCCCGCGACCATAAATTGCACCACCGCCAGAAGCGTAATAAGAACCACTATGACTTGTATAACCTACAGATTTACGCCAATCGTCAGCGTTATAAAGTCCGCCGCCGAACATAGCCCCGCTAATGGTAACTCCAACAAGTTGTTTGGGAAGTCTTAAACTTTCCTTTAAAATACCGCTCAAATTTACGGAGCGTGTCCCGTGAAACAATAAAGAAGTATTTGTTTGCAAATACCTCTTCGCTGCGTCCCGATCCAAATCGGCTCGCGCGGGTTGATGTAACGGACGCTCGCTAATTGTTGGCTTCGACGCCAAGACCCTATCTTGAGCAGCAGAAAGTTTATTTAAATCGCCTGGACGGTCAATCGTCCACAGATTCTTGATTTTCAGTTTTCCAATGCCGCCATGAACATTTCGTGATGCCCCTGGCATCCAACCATGAATAAATTCACCAATTGGCTCTTTAGGAGAAAGCCACTGCAATCGATATGGAAGATTGTAGAAAATATCAGATTTGTCATCTTCCACAATATCAGTGGCGTAAAGGGCAGATTCAAAGGCATCCAAATCTTGCTGCCATTGAAAACAGTTGTTTTGTGACAGAATCCAAGTCTCTGGGCCGGCTCCCCTATCTTTTTTCTTGGGAATTCGCCCATACAACATTGCTGTTAGATTTTTAAGTTGGACATCATTTACTTGATCGTCCAAATTATGTCCAACGGCTGCAATTCGTTTCAACGCCTCGTTTACAATATCTTTGCATTCATCAATAGCAGCCTGTGTCGGGATGCTCTTGTCCGTCATTGCTCCACGAGTATAGGCCGCAACACCAACATTCAAATCCCGCATTAACTTAACCGTTTCGGGATGAATATCCACAGCGGGTTTTGGTGTTTTTGAAGTTTTTGCAGGAGCAGCAGTTGTTTTTGCTCCCTCGTTAAACTTAATTGTTTTTGCATCTGGCAAGCCAGTAGAACGAGTGGCTTGCGGACGTACTAAATAGCAGTCTTTTCCGGCTTTGGCCTGAAGAATTCGGCCAAGAGTCGGGTGAGTCACCCATTCGCCACGACCATCATTTTTAGAATGAAGTTGTTTGGCAAATTCGTTTTGGGCTTCACGCTCACTGCCACATTCAATAAATTGAAATTGTGGGCTTGTGGCACCTGTACGGCCCCATTCAAAATAAACATACCACTTGCTATTGATTTTAGATTGGATAATGGCTGCGTGGTAGTATTTATTTGAATCAACATCGCCTTGGGCAAAACAGCCCATATCGCAGATTTTTACATTATCAAAATCGCCATCCTTGGTAGCGGGTGGCCCAAAACAAGAAAAGTCATTGGGACCGTGACCAGCAGGGTAAGCGGATTTGCCGAGTTTAGTAGCCATGTTTATTCCGGTACAGGTTAACGAAGTTCGTTATCTTTGTTGTTAAAGAGAAGAACCGGCCCAAGTAAAACAGGATCAAATACAGTCGCGTAAGGAAAGGTCTTAATCCATAAATCCGTAGCGTTTTGATTTACCGGTAAGTTCTTAGACTTTCCATCCTCGTCACATAAAATGAATTGTTCAGCACTTAAATTAACCTTCTCTACATAGCCTCCAACAAGGCCCTGCAATTCCTCAAGGGTGAAGCCTTCGCCATTAAGCGGCTTTACCGTCTCAATCTCGCCGTTAGCTTTGTAAAGTGTGGCCATGCGAATTACGGTACAGGTTGAAGAAGGTTGCGAATTATTGGTTCACGTAACCAATGTTGGGAAGTTTGCACATGCCCTTTTCTTACATACTTCGCCACGTTTTGAGCGTAATCACAATAATTGAAAGAGTTTACGTTTCTAACCACGTACCCCTCTTGAAGCCCAAAATCTGATTTTCCAGTCCAACAAGCCTTTACCTTGTTTTCGTCCCAAGGGCCTCGGTAAATCTCCGGTACAGATAGAAGTCCGAGAAGATTTGTCCATTCAAGTGTTTCGTCCCAAGATAAACACTCGTTCTTATCATTGAATATTGAAAACACGTAAAAATAACTGTTTAAATTCTGGTAGTGAATAGAATGTTTGGCAAAGACATTTTCCCCGCAAACACGCCAGCCCTCGGGGATTTCGTTTTTAATTCTTTCGTATAACTCTCGAACATAAGCCCTAGAAGGGTGATAAAGACTGTCGATTGAGCGAGCATGATGGCGGTCTTGATAGATGCTAGTATTTTCACCATCTAGTTTTTGAGAAACCACAATTTCTAATTTAGCAAAATGCTCTGTGGATTTCAACAATCTATCGTCACTAGTCGTTCCTGGCGACCAGGGCAAATGGGGGGTTCTAGGGAATTTAAAGTGCATTTTGGTAAGTCCAATAAAAAACCGGGCCAAGGAGGGGCAGAACCTTGGACCCGGTCGGCTTGGAAGCAAGATTACTCTTGCTCTTTGCTTACTCTAATTTAGCACAATGGCCGAGATTTGTCAAGTTATATCCCCAGCAAAAGCGCACGCCCAAGCCCAACCACGTTCGGTAGGCTCAAAACGAGCAATCGGAGATATAAACTTTTCGTTTTCTGAAAAATGTGGGTCTATCGAATTTTGCTCAATTAATTGCTGATAAGTAACGCCTTTAAACACTAATATCTTTTTTCCCTCATAGTTGGTGCAACCCTCATAAGCAATTTCAACCACCAAAAACTCGCCTATTAAGTTTTCTCTTAAAATCTTATATTTTGAAGGATTTGGGTTTGGTGGAACAATAACAGTTGCCGGAACAACGGTTTTTATTTCACCTGTTGAAGTTGATGGTGCTATTCCTGGTTGTTGGTAATCGTAGGTCGATCTACTAAAGGGGCTTAATCCCATATTTAATTCATTTCTCCCCGTGCGTGCTCAAAAATGTTGGCGAATCGGCCCTCTACCTGCCCCTCTCTAGAAAACTCTACAAATGGCAAAAGTTTAGGTTTGCCCGCCGAACGGTCGATCTCGGCAGAATGCATAAAATTTCCTAAAGTCTTATGTGAAAGCATTAAATTAACGATTTCTTTCCTCCCTGGTACAAATTCTAGACTCCCTTTGTATTGATTGTTAAATATTTTTCTGCGTTCACCGATGTCAATGTCCTCTTCTGTTTCTGTCTTTTGTTCTACCATCCAACTTTCACATATGAAACCAATAGCAACAAGAGATTTATCGCGTCTTGCAATAAACCTCATAAATTCTACAAGGAGGTCTTTCGTTGCATGGTTTCGAGTAAACTGACCTGGAATAAGGCAAAAATTTATCTTTTTGCCGTCAAAAGTCACAATCAATGGAGGAAGTTCCTCCCTGTCTTCAAAAATATTCTTGATAATACCAAGAATTTGTTGAACGAATTCCATTACTTTCGTTTCCTTCTTAAAGTCAACAAAGAGGTATCCAACAGTTTCTTTTTCGAAGATTCCACTTTGGAATAATTGGATAAAGCCTGAAAAATCTGTTTAATAGCACCCTCGCCAATCGATGGAATCTTAGCCAATTCATCCTGAGTATGATTTAGCAAGTCCTCAAGCGTGTTGATATTGTAAGATGCCAGGATATTCACCGTTCTAACCGGCAATCCAGCAATCTCCAAATCCGATACAGTGTCTCCCCTATCAACCGCTACACATAAGATTTTCTTCGTTTCGTCAGATATCTTTGGAACAATAAAGGACATTTATAACCGCCTACTTGTTTGGAAACAATAACCTCTCGACCTCCATTATCGAATTCTCAATTAAAGCGACATCAACGCTTTTAATTTCAGATAACTCCTGTTTCCTTGCCCGAAACGCCTCAAATAAAGCATCGGCTTTTCGGTAGTATTTTACCGCATATGGGTCTTGGTCGTCGTAAAAGTCACGAACATTGCAAATTCTATCGGCAACCTTAATTAACAATGCTCTCGACGACTTTGTTGCAAACGAAGCCAAATACTCTGCTTTTGCTTGAGATTTATAGGTGTCTGGGTCAGATGCGAATTCGAAAGTTAATTCTTTAACTAATCCAGAGACCTTGGGTCCGAAATTTTCTTCAACTATTTCGTGGGTGCAAGGCGTATCTTCTACAACATCGTGTAAAATGCCAGCTTCGATAACTTCTTGTTCATCTACACCCCAGACAGCAAGTTGTCTCACCACTATCATGGGGTGAATGTAGGCTGGCATTGTTATGCTGCCATATTTTCTAGTGCTATTATCAAGATGGCGACGTAGAAAATAGTAAGCGATGGTTTTCATTAAAGTAAAACCTTGAGTACGACCACCATTCCAGCACACAGCCCGCCAAAGAAAGCACCTAGAATCAACCCAACCACAAACGCCGTGCCTATGGCAGAAAACACACCGGACGTTCGGGGTTGAGGTTCTTTCCAGTATCCTTTTAGGCGATTCTGCATACTACTATCATAGCACAATTTTAAAGAAATGCTATGCGGCAGAATCAAAAATGCTCTTTTCTCCATTCAAAACGTCTGCCGTTAGAATGTAGTGGTTGCCAGCCCCGTGTTCAGGAATCTCATACAAAATGTCTTGCATGATGTTTTCCACAACCAACCGAAGTGCCCTGGCACCGGTATTTAACTTAATTGCCTTCTTGGCAATCAACCGTGCGGCCTCTTCGGTGACGACGAGATCAGAACCTTCAAAATTGACAAGTTTACTGTATTGCTTCAAAAGTGCATTTTTTGGTTCTACCAAAATACGCACCAAATCCTCTTCTTTAAGCTGTTCTACAGGTGCAATTACAGGCAACCTACCAATTAACTCAGGAATTAAACCAAATTCGCACAAGTCTTCCGGCCCGACCTCTGCAAGTAATTGGTTAATTTCATGAGTAGTGAACAAACTCTGTTCATTAAATCCAATCCGTTGTTTTCCCATTCTTTTCGACACAATTTTGTCTAGTCCAACAAACGTGCCACCACAAATGAAAAGAACGTTTTTTGTATTTATCTGAATGTACTTTTGCTCGGGATGCTTTCTTCCCCCTTGCGGTGGAATGTTAGAAACCGTTCCCTCAAGCATCTTCAATAATGCTTGCTGTACGCCTTCTCCCGACACATCTCTTGTTATCGAGACATTGCCGCTAGTTTTTCCAATCTTATCAATTTCATCAATGTAAACAATGCCACGCTCGGCAGCCGATATATCTCCATCAGCAGCCACAAGCAATTTTTGCAGCAAGTTCTCTACATCTTCACCGACGTAACCAGCTTCAGTTAAAGTAGTTGCGTCACCAATGGCAAAAGGAACATTGAGAAATTTGGCAAGAGTTTGGGCGAGAAGTGTTTTGCCTGAACCAGTTGGGCCAATTAAGAGAAGATTACTCTTATCGATTTCTACTTCATCTGGTTTATCGGCGTTGTCGATTTGGTTTTGAATTCTTTTATAATGGCAAGAAACAGCAACGGCTAATGCCTTTTTTGCTCTGCTTTGGCCGACAATGTATTGGTCCAGATGTTGAACAATCTGCTTCGGAGTAGGAATTGTCAGACGCTCCATTTTAGATTCTTGGATGGCTTCCATTTGAATCTGTTCGGCAGCCATTCTCACGCAATTAAAGCAAATTTTGGGCACAACAGGCCCAATGGACACTTCGGCCGCAAATAACTGGCGATCCTCCTCTTCGTTATAATCTGAGCCGCAGAAGTTACAAATCGCAGTCTTCTTTTTAGCCATTCTTTGTTCCTTGTCTAATTTATCACAGCCGCTTCGCTATTGTAACACAGATGTAACATCCGGTAAAGCCGAATTAATCTCAAGACTCAAGATATTGCCTTATAAGGACTTATCTCCAGAAAGCCACTTTTGTCTGATATAGGCGTGATTATTTTTCAAATGTGGGCTAAGATCAACGGTCTTTAGGACTTCGGTTACTGTCTTGTTGCTATAGTGGTGAACTAGATTCAGCGACAAGGCATAAATCCTTTTGCCGCGACTTTTGAGCCGAAACGCCAAATCCGAATCTTCACAATACGCAAAACTCAAATTCTTAGAATCAAAAAGCCCATTTTCCAAATAAGTCTGTCTCGATAAGCACATGCACCAGCCGCAAATATAATCAGCATCATCGCCTAAAGCACCTTTATAACCCACTCCATATTCATTAAGACAACCACCAAGATAACCACAAAGCGAATAATCGGTGTTTTGCAACCAAGATATCAATGCTTTGTCCCAATTAGGCTTTGTTTCAGTATCAGTGTTTAAAAGAATTAAATAAGGGCTTTTGGCAATAGATGCCAGATGATTATTGGGCTTAATAAAACCAATATTTTCTTCAGATCTGATGTAAGTTGCGTCGATACTTTTTAAATAATCTGCGGTTTCTTTATTGCTGGCGTTGTCCCAAATGTATAAGTTGTAATTACTTGTGGTGTTTTTTATGCCTTCGATGCAATTTTTCACGTAAGGAAGTTGATTGTGAACAACAATCAAAATATCCTTTTCCACTGGTTTATACTTGGAAAGTATAGCAATTTCATATCGAATGGTATCTTGATCCATGAACTATAAGAGTATCAATAAAAAAAGCCTGCGATTTCTCGCAGGCTTTTTTAAATCTGATTGGAAATGTTGGATTAACCAACCTTCTTCCACAGTTGATCTTCGCCTTTCGTGACCGTCTTGGCCTCGTTCTGCATCTTGTAGAGCGTCTGATAGATGGTGTTGGACAAACCATCCTTCGAACCACGGGACTTGTAACCCGAAGTAATGACTTGACGCAAAACGTCGGCGATTTCCAAACCGGCCGGATTCTTGTCAAGAATTTCAAGAATCACCTCCTTGAGCTTCATCCGCTTGCCATCCTTGACCTTGGCCGCCTTCGGAGCAGCCGCGACCTTATTCTTGGATCCAGGCTTGCGACCACGCTTTTTGCCAGTCGGGGCGACGGCAACATGACCATTAGCGGACGAACCGCCACGAATCAGGACTTCCATCTTTCCAACCAATTCCGAACGCTCGGCATCCAATGCCTCAAGTCGTGTAGCCAAAGTGAGCAAACTCATGCTCTTACCTCTCCATTTCTAAGACAATTTCTTTCTTGTGGCACTCGCCACAACCAACATCACTATACGAACGTAAAACCAGCATGTAAAGGTGCTCACATCAAATTAAATCTATCACTCAATATAAACCTTTACCGCACAACAAGTTACGTCACTTAAATTTTTCGACATTTTTACGAAACTAGTCGGCCATTTACGTCTTCAATTTCCGAAATTACTTGCTCTAACTCGTTACAGCCAAAGGACTTGTATTCGATTTTATTGCGATCTAGGAACATGATAATCTCTTGGTCGATTTGTTTGGCTTGTTCGTGGGTTTCGTAGCGACCGTGTGACACATATTCGGCTGGCCTATGTAGAAACACATTGATTGGTTTGGTTTTCCCGTTGTGAGATGATTCGTAATCGCTCAGAATGGCCTTTAGGTGAGCAGAGCTAACAAATTTGTATTTTTCTGCGTAGAAAACCTGTAGGTGCATGGGAGAATCGGTAACAATGTGCTCGACACCGGCACAAAACAACTGATCCTCTTCGTGCAGTTGCTTGGCAAACACGTAGCATTGGTCAAAGGATTTGGGAACACGGCTAGAGTAAGCCCATTGCTTGATGTATTCCCGAACCAATTCTATGTTGTAGCCTTTTATTTTTAGTTCAGAATAGATTCTGGCCGCTATGGTGCTTTTACCACAGCCGGCACCGCCATAAAGGTTAATTCTAGCCATAAAGGTTAATTCTGTGCTTTGACTTGTGGGTTCTTCCGCAAGTTGGCACAAGTCATATGGTAACTTCTTTTAATAAAGAAATCAATTCATCATGGTTCAAATTCCGCTCTACAACATGAAAATTTAGAAAATCAAATTCTGAGTCGGATATTCCGCAGCGAGATGTAAGAGATATTTTATCTTCTAATTTCCAACGGCGTATAAGCCATGCGGTTGCTAAAACCAAGTTTCTAGAAGAAGTATCAAATACAGAAGGACAATTCTCACAAGATGTAATACCATCTTTTAAAGGCAACTTTAGTTTAAAGCCGCAATTGGGGCAAAAATATATCACACTACTATTTATGAATTACGTTATAGAGTATTTTATCCAAAAATAAATTTAATCACTATTGGTTGAATCGGAAACATTTTCACTTATTCAGGTACAGATGAATTGGCAAAACTAAAGTTTTGTCCGGTTCATCTAAAATTACAGAAACCAGCCCTGGTTTGACAATTAAATGAACCATTAGATTTTTTGCTCTATTCGGCTCATTCCATTTTTGTTTAGCTTCAACATTTTGATAAACAAAAACTTCGTCATCTGTAACATGTTCGCAAAACGCTTCGGGCCAATACGATTTAACAGCCCTGATGGCTTCTTTTAAGGGCTCAGCCTCTTGGGTTGGCAGGTCATATTTGTAAAGCGGATCGGTTGGGGGCGGCGTGCAAGGCGTTGCGGGTCTGATCGGAAGTTTCATTCAATTTCTCCAAAAAAAATACCTTGTGGAGCCGAAACCCCACAAGGTATCCCAAGGCCAAGGTGCCTTCTCACAGATGTTATTCCACAGAACGAGCGTGTTTGCGAAGAATCTTGCGAATGTCCTCCTCCGCACGCTCGATACCTTCCAAAACAGCCTTCGTGAGCTTCAGGTCGTTCAACTGAATGCCGTCGGGAAGGCCATCGCCAGCAGTGTCGAGAATCTTTTGAATTGGAGCAAGATAAAGTTTGCTAATCTTGTTCCAAGTCAAGGGCTTCGCCCCATTCTCGGCATTACGGACATCTTTGCTGGTTACGCGAGCCTTGGCCGGCACCGCAGCCAATTCCTCAGCCTTCTTGTCAACCGCAGCCGAACGGTCGGCCATTTCTTTCTTGGCCGACGCAACATCGCCACCGGTCAATTCGGCTTCCACAGCGGCAGCCTTGGAAAGAGACAGTTTATCTCTGGCTTTTTCCAATTGAACCTTGGCCCGCTGGCGAATCCCATCCAACCGAACAGCCGCATGCTTGGTGGCATCCTCCAACTTTTGGAGCCGTTCTTCAACGTCAGTAATTTTACTGAATTCCAAGGCAGCCGTTCGATTAATCTCGTCGCGGCATAGAGAATCAAAAGTCTTTTCGTCCAAAGCGATTAGAGCATCGGTATCACGGAGCCAAGTGATGCTCATGTTGGTGACGTTCAAAATAGTGTCGTCGTTAACGCCCTTCTCACGAAGGTAGCGAACGAGAACGATTGTGGCAGCGTCACCAATCGGTTTGCTAGTGTCGTTGCCCGTGTAAGCATATTTAAATGCATCGAGCACGGCCATGTTGGGATAAACGGTCATGGGAACTTCGGCGTAAAGTTCTATCGCCGGAACCCAATCCTGCTTCATGCGATCCCAACATAAAACATTGTCAGAACGCAACTTATCAATGCAGCGGTAACGGCGTTCACCATCGACCAACTGCAAATCGGAGGATTCTATCAGTCGGCCTTCCAACGGCTGGCGAAGCCCTTCCGTGCGAATCGCTTCCCGCAATTCATCCATTTCTTCTTTGGTGAAGCCACGGGCAATTTGCTCACCGGCAAGAATGTTGCGAGGATTCCCGAAGCACAATTCGGCATCGGTGTCGAAATCGCCCTCTGGGAGCTTAATTTTCTCAAAATTGACTCGATACAAATCTCTATCAATATGAGTGACGCCTTCGATTTGCAATTCAGTTTGCATTATTTCTGGCCTCTTGTTTTGAAAACAACCCCTGGAAAACCGAAAACTAGCAAACGCCAGTTTGTGTGTCAACCCATGTTTTTACAGTCGGCGGCAACGTATTAGCCAAGGAACCTCATATTCCTTTGTGCCAAAATTATCCAGCACAGAATTTCTTTTCCTAAGCACCAATCCTTCAAGGACTTCCGTTCCGGCTGCTTTTTTGTAAAGATTTTCAAAATCGGAGCCAAAAACTTCGGCAACATAGATGTGTTCAGTGGCTTTATAGGCAATATCACCTACAGAGTATTCGCCACAAATTTCAAAAAGTTGCCGCAACCGCTCCATTTGATTGACTCGGAACAGATACTTTCCGGCAAACAAAATGTCATAAAGAACAATTTTGTCTCTGAATCTTGGGTCTGTTAAACGACCGTAAAAAGATTCACCATCAAGCCAATACTCGGTATCCGGTTTAAACTTAAAAGTAGAAAATTCTACTTTTAGTTGTGGCTCATTACTTAATCGAAGCAAGCCACCATGCCGATTGAAAAATTCGATTTTTCCATTTGGCAAGATGTGGACTAATGCCCGATGGCCATTAAACTTGTTCTGTGCAACCCAATCTCCGGTTGCATCGTATTTGGCCAGTTGGCCGGGTGGGAGATTGCCTTTAGGGCGGGGCGGAAAGATGAATTTCACTTAACGGCTTTCAATTTTTTCAACAGGCTTTTTAGCCTCTTTGGCTTTAATCTGTTGATAGATTTCGTCGCGGTGAACAGGAACATCGCTTGGAGCAGTAATCCCCAACCTTACCTTGTCACCGACAATTTGAACTACGGTAATTTCAATATTGTCGCCGATACGAATGACTTCATCACGCTTCCGAGATAATACAAGCATGTCACACTCCGTTGCTGTGGCTAAACGGCTATATCATAGCACGCAGATGCCCTTTGTCAAGGCGTTTAATAGGTAACTTGGGGAAGGTTGGCAAGGTCTATGATTGAATCCGCCTCAATCGCCAGCGAACTAGAAATCTGGTTTTCAAAAAATGCGATATCGACCCTTAATCCATAATCCTCTCTCAACCTATTAACCGTCCTGGCATAATTTGTAAACCCCGACACTAAAACATATTTATCGTAACGAGTAGCCAACCTGACCATATCGTATATTATTTCACAAGTCACATTGGCCCGATCTTCCTCGTCTACCTCAAAACCATTCATTATAAAGCCGGCCTTGCTATCAAGGAAATCATAAAGAACAGGATCAGCACCGTAATGATAGGTATAATAGAACCTAACGTCCGAAGTTCTTCCCTGGGCAATGAATTCCTGCAACTTAAGATAATCCGGCTTTAGGTTGTTCGCCCTTACAGAATGAAATAAACTTAAATTATCGATAAATATACAAATCTTTTCCTTTTTTCGCTGTAGGCGAGTAAGGGTTTGAATGGCTGCCAACACTCCGTTTGAATCGTTCCTCAACTTCTCGTTGTCAAGCATGCTCTACTTCTAAAAACTAAAAATGTGAATTCAGAAACCGAACAAATACTAGCACAACAACCCCGATTGTCAACTGACTGCTCTTTTCTGTTTTTGTAACTCTTTGAACACAAAGGACTTATACATTTTGAAATCCGAAGAACTAAATATTGTAACAAGGAGGTAAAAATGCGTTGTCGAAAATCGGATGGAACCTACACAACTGTTAGTTGGCGATTCTTCTATGTGTCTTGCCCAAGGATAAATGTACTTTGCAACACAAAGTCTGGAGCATGGGTAGCAGCGATTACAGTTTGTAATCAATCTTTATTTTAAGCCTCACCAACAACACCAATTATTGTAAAATTTGGTATGGGGGCAAATTCCGTAAAGTGTTTACTATCAGCGGGTTTGCCCCCATTTTGTCTATTTACTGCTATAGTAATGTGCTTAAATTCATTCATACTAGGAGCTTCTGTCTCTACAGCAGCTGCAATTACTTTATCATTTGCAGCAACTCCTTTAACCACTATTTGGAATTCCTTCCCCATTAAATCCGGAGTTTTGCAAGAGCCTAAATTCATAGTCATATGACTAGCAATAATTTCCCATCCTTGGGGGATGTGTTGCCAGAAATGGCCAAGCAACAAATACTTGTTTTTGTCGTCTAAAATCAACCCACAATAAGAAATGTGGTTTCTCAAAGCAAATTCCCTAAATCTCATGTCCTATTTATTATAGAGCAGCTTTAAATCACGCAGACAAAGGTCGCGATTCCCCTCAATGATATTTTTGATTTCTGGATTTTCCTTACATACTTCGCCTATTGTAGCACCTCCCTCATGCCGAATCCAACTACGTCCACAAATCGCTTGCCCATATCCAAACTTTTTCATCCGATAGGCTAGCTCTTCATCTTCATAACCTCCATAAGGATAAGGCTTTATGAAACCTTGTATTTTGGAAAACAACTCTCTTCTAGCCATTGCACAATATAAGGGAAGATAGCCTTCAGTGAGAATTATATCTTCGCTAAATTCGTTTTTATTGCTACGAAGTTGTTTAATTGCTCCATCGCCTGGATTATCGGTCTTGGCAGAGACTAATCCAATATTTTGTTTCTTCAATTTCAATAGAGATTTTCCTAATTCAATCATCCAATTTTTATCTTCAACAAGGCAATCGGAATGCATAAACATAACATATGGTTGCTTTGTGGCTTTGAATCCTTCAAACAACGCACCACCAAATCCTAATCGTTCATTGTTTCTTACGGTTTTAATTTGTGGAGCATCTTTTAAACTCTTAATAAACTCTTCATTTGGAGAACAATCGTCTACTAGTGTTATCTGATAAGGATTGCTGACAACCGAATAAACAATACTGCGTGCTAGTCGAATTACCTTATTGTAATTTTTGTAAAATGGGATAATGATGTCCACTGGCGATCTGGAGAATTCAGACACTCTGATTGGCTTTGCTTTAATTTCCGTCTTCATACACAACTTTTCCTATTTTTTGAATTTCTTCTCTTATGGCTTCGTAATCAAGTTCAGAGAAAAAGCAAATTTTCGCATTAATTCTCTCTTTTTCATTAAACAATAATGATTTTTCGAAACGATATTGGTGTTTTGGCTCAAACCTGTCTGAAATTATAAAAAGATATTTTTTAAGGTCTTCGCTTTCATTTTGCATTAAGCATAAGGATTTTCTAATACCGTGATTAATATCGAAATCGTAATAATCTTGATAATTTGCTAATTGAAATACCGATTTCCCGACCCAACGTGGGATTTCATCGTGATCTGGGTGATAAATATACCACCTTTGGTCAGTATGGCAGCCGCGAATCGCTTCTATCAAGACATTTTTTAAAGGAACTACATCACGAACATCTATTACGATAGAAGCAACAGTTTCATTAAACAATTCAATTGGTTGCATTTCGCTTCCTTTTTAATCTGTCGAACTTCCTGATTGGATTGTCGAAATGCTTTGCCGGATGAACTATACAGGTTTCGGTGTAATTTTCTGTTATTTCCTCCTTCCAACGAATAGGATATTTACGGAAATTACCAGACCAATCATTGAAAGCATCGTTCCATCTCGACAAGCTCTTTAATTTTCCACCAAAATGAACAGCCAAAGTTGGTAACAAATTCTCAATAAGGTCATAACCGCCTTGTCTTATCAACCCAGGAAAAAAACCAGCGTCAAAGAAATTGGTTTTTTGAATAAATTGATCGAAAAACCTTTCTTCTAACACCCTCATGAAATCATTTTTTATAAAAAAACAACACCCGAGCATATAATGTCCGGATTTAATCTCTTCCCCAAGCATCCGCTCTACTAGGGGAAACTTCATCTTGTGTTCCCTTAAATTAGTCCCAATCAGCCATTCTCCTGTCAGGTCTTCCCAAAACTCGTCAGAAGTAAAAAGAGCATCATATTCACAATAACAATAATACTCTGCGTCGGGGAAGATTTTGCCCAATGCTTTTAAGCCAATAACAACATTTCTATAGGGGTTTTTATGATATCCATGTATGACACCGCATATCTTGTAGCAGGGCAATTTTACAGATTTTCCCCAATTGTCCCAATTGGCACCGTCTACAATAGCCAATATTTGATCAGTTGCATAATACTTCATGGAATCAATAGTATCGAGAACTACATCCGTATTTCCATGAACCCCCATGCAAATCGCTAATTTCTTAGATTCTAACACTATTTAATAAAGTAATGGATAAACAAGAAAAAATAATCAAAGTTTTGATGCATGTTAAGCAAATTCTCGAAATTATCATACCCGATGAAGTTGAAGCAGTTGCCGAACCAATCGACCCTTTAAAATACTTCACAGATTTGAGATTCTTACTCAATTCCGGTGAATGGCCAACCGCTGTAAATCCAGAAACAATAGTTGATAGATCCTCGGACGCCGAGAAAACAGAAAGAGCGGAAGGAATCATCGAAGTTATGAACCTTCCGGATATGAAAGAACTTAAATTTCTAGATTTCGGTTGTGGCGAAGGACACGTTGCTAAGAAAGTAGCAGAAACTGCCAAAATGGCAGTTGGATACGATTTAAAATCCAATTTTATACAAGACACGACAGAAAATTTACTTTTCACCACTAACTTTGAAGAAGTCGCCAAATCGGCCCCCTACGACATTATATTAATTTACGATGTGTTAGACCACTGTGATGACCCTATTTCTATTTTAAATAATTGTAAAAGCGTTCTAGGGCCTTCTGGAAGGGTGTTTGTCCGCTGCCATCCGTGGTGTTCACGACATGGAGGGCATCTTTATTTAGAATCCAATCATGCCTTTGCTCATTTGGTGTTTACCGAAGAAGAATTGCAAAAAATGGGTTTGCATGTGGATTGCAAGCAAAAAGTATTGTTCCCAGGAAAGACATACAGCGATTGGTTTAACGAAACAAACTTCAAAATAGATAAATCAAGTGTAGAAACTACAAATGTAGAAGGATATTTTGTTCAACAACTTTTAGTTAAAAATCGAATATTAGAAATATACAGACAAAAAAATGGGTTTCCAACAAAACAACTACAACAGGATTTCAGGGATTATGTTCTCGTATTGCCCTCTTAAATATTCTTTAAGTTCACTTTTTAACTCCGAATTGACCGTTTCCCATTTGAATAATTTCTTTTTTCTAGTATTGCATTTTTTGTCACAAAACATTGTTTCGCTTGGACTTATATCTAATTTCTTTAATAAAAGTTCTATATTGTCCTCAATTTTGTGGGTTATATGTGAATATGGGTCAATCATTTTGTTCCATTCAATATAATATCTGAGGCCACGCTCTACAGGAGAGGATTCACCCCAAACCTCTGGCTTGTGTGAAAATATAAATTTTTCCCATTTATTCTTTGGTTCCTTGTGTTTAAAATAACCGAAGGCAAATACAAAGGAAGAAACTACATCTAATGGGTTTCGTGTTAATTTGATTATTGTTGTATTTTTTAAGATTTCGTGACTCAGATAAGGAGCAGCCATATAGCTAGAATCTGCCACTACTTTTCTTGGAATGAATCCCCATTTCTCATGTTTTACAGATATAGGACTGGTTTGAGGGCGTGAGACGATACCTTTGAGAGTAAAAACAGATTCATGCCCACACATATAACCGAGACTGGTCATAAGCCTAGCACAATAGACGGTTCCACAGCGACCGGTTCCAGTAAAGAGATATTTTAATTCCATGAATTATCCAATAATTGTATTTCCGTCAATAAGAGAAGAAAATGCCAATAAATTTATATCTCAATGGCCAGAACATACAGAAATAGTCTGTATTGAGGACAATCCAACCAAAACCTTTAAATTAAGAGAAGACATATATCATTTCGCTTGGGATGATATTGAAGAAGAACTAGGTGATTATTCTTGGATATTCTCTAAAAGAGACGCCGCTATAAAATGTTTTGGGTTCTTTCAGGCTTATACTTTAGGTGCTAGTCACATTATAAGCCTGGATGATGATTGCCTGCCACTATCTGGAAATTTTATAAACCAACACATTGAATATTTAGAAAATCAGCCTGTTTGGATTGATTCTATTCCGCACTTAAGAACTAGAGGAAAACCTTTTAGAAACCTTGGAAATCTACATGGCGTGGTAGTGAATATGGGATTATGGGAAAACCATGCGGATCTGTCTGCTGTAGATCAATTAAGAGAAAACCATTCCTATTTCTTTGTTTCTTCAGAACTCGAAGATTCCAGAGTTATGCCTTATGGGCAATATTTTCCTTTTTGCGGCATGAATTTTTGTTTCCGACGAGAAGCAACCCCATTAATGTATTTCCCTTTAATGGGACAGGATCAACCCTATAGTCGATTTGACGACATATGGGCAGGAATTGTAATCAAAAAGATACTAGATCATTTAGGATTATTTATTACTGTGGGGCGTCCGATTGTGAATCACGAAAAGGCTTCTGACCCAATTAAGAATCTGGTAAAGGAAGCACCAGGAATTGAGATGAATGAAACCTTTTGGGAAATAATTGATGCTATCAAATTGGAGACAGAATGGACACCCGGCTATGAAAATATTCAGGAAGCATCAAAAAAGTGCATGTTAGAGATTGGAAATGGGTTGCTAAAGACAGATAATGCTTATCTTAAAAAGATTGGCTTGGCTATGAAATTGTGGGTTGAGCTATTTTAGCCCTATCTTTTTAGGATTCACACTTGGACGGCTTTCTTGTAATTTCCATTTTCCAACCTAAAGCGACTAACTCTTCCAGAGTAATTTTTTTCCTAACTCCATGATCTAAAAAAGTAATCCCAGAATCTTCCATTGAAATAATTGGCAAAGTTTCATTGCCATCCTGGTCTTTTTTTATACGAAGTATAATATCAGATGATTCTTTCGGTCGCCAAGGCCAGCATGTTAAAGTCATAATTTTTCAACCTTCCTTTGTGTTGGAAACCAATCGGGTCTTAATTCTCTTATTTCTTTGTCAAAAACCGCATCGTAACACCCTCGTCCTTTATCACTTGGAAAGATACTAGTGTAAGTATATAAGCAAGCCCTTAATTTAGCATCTTTGGGTTTCGGATGTCCATTTTTAGCCATTTCTAATAATTGTTGTTTCTTTAAATCGGATGTGTTTGCAAACCAGTCTGGACGTAAATTGCGGATTTTGATTGCGAAAACAGGGTCGGTCTTAACAAATCGCTTCAGCCTTGCACCATCTTTTGTACCATATTTTGGCTTAGGCAAACCGTTCTTTGCGATTTCCAATAATTTTTCTTTTGAGGCCAACACACATACAACATTCCTAGCTGGTAAGTTTTCAAACCAATCGGGTCTTAATGCTCTTATTTCTCTGTCGAAAACAGGATCATAACAGCCTTGTCCTCGGTCGCTTGGAAAAATATTAGTATAAGAAGATAAACATCCGCCCAAATTCCCTCTAGGTCTGGGATGTCCGTTTTTAGCAATTTCTAATAATTGTTGTTTACTTCCCGTATTGGGAATGACGCGATTGAACCAATCTGAACGCAGTGTTCTTATTGTAGCATCAAAAACCGAGTCGTAGGAAGAATGATTCTTGTCTGTGTATCTTTTCAAGCGGCCACCCAACGTCGTAGCGACTTTTGGCTTAGGATTTCCGCTTCTTGCGATTTTCAATAATTTTTCTTTTGAATCTAACACTCGCTTTTCGTCCCTAGCTGGTAAGTTTTCAAACCACTCTGGTCTTAGTTTCTTCATTTGCTCTGTGAAAACCGCATCGTATGTGCCTTCTTTGGGGTTGGAATAACGATACATTTTTCTCAAAAGAGAGCCGTCGGGTTTCTCTTTATTGTTTTTTGCCCATAACAATAACTCTTCTTTGCTTTCACATGCCGAATCGACAAACCAATCCGGTCTCGCTAATTTTATCGTTTGATAAAAATCCAGATCGAAACAGTCGCTTGACTCCCTGATATACGAACACAACCTTTCTCCAATTTTGGTTTTACTGACTGGTCGTGGTCGGCCAGTTTTTGCCATTTCTAATAATAATTTCTTATTTTCCTCCGATGAATTCATAAACCAATCCGGTCTGATCTTTTTAAGTTCTAAATCCAACGCAGAATCTCTTCTGCGTAGATTCGACATAAAAGCACCAAGCGGACTCCGAAGAGGTGGCCTGTCGCCGCCGTTTTTTGCAATTTCAATAATCTGCTTCCTTTTTTCGTGCGAATCAACAAACCAATCTGGGCGAATTATTTTAACTGCTTCAAAAAACTTTTCATCGTAGGAACCATGATTTGGGCTTGTATAAGAATAAAAACGAATTGCTAAGGAACGGTCTTTGTTAAGATTCGGCTTATCGCCGCCTGAACGAGCAAGTGCAAGTATTTTCGATTTAGTTTTCTTAACATCTGAGCGCAGTATATCCCGTATAATCTCCCAATCATTGGAGTAAAAGTCTGAGCCGAACATTGATACATTGATTTCTTCAAGTCTGTCAAAACCGGATTCACGAAGAAATGCAACGTCTATTCCAGGCATCTTAAGAGCATCTATTTCACGAAGAACTAGACATAAAAGCCCGTCCTGGACATCTTGCTTGTCCTCTTCAGAAATATCATAACTATCGCATATATCTTCAAACAATTCCTCAATATTTTTATCTTTTTCGTCTGCCAAGTCCTCAAAACCTTCTATTAAATCTCTACGTGCATTGTCGTATTGATCACCAAAATAATCCGCCAAAGTTAGATCGCCGCCACTGTTGGTTATTTTTCGCTTTTGCCGTTGAGAAGGCAACTTTGGGATCATTATAGGGTTGAACATTTCCTTAAGTTGCATACAAAACAGCAATGCATTTATGCGATCTGAAAGCAACTCTCTTTTAGTCATGCCCTTTTTAGGCATTGCGAATTTTTTTACGTAATGAAATACTTTTATTTCTTCTTTACCCTCGAACCTCCTAAATGGACGGCCAAGAGTCTGTATTGCGAGCGTGATAGAATTTTCGCAGGAAGCATTATGAAGCCTAGAACATGGACACCAATCCGTCCCTTCCCGTCCCAACATACAAACTATTACTATATCGAATTTTGACTTCGATTGTGCATTTTTTGGTTCAGCCAATAAAAGTTTCTTATTATCCTTTTGGGTTCCAGGCGTAACCATATCTAAAATTCTTTTACGTGGAAATTCTTCTTTTAATCTCGATATCAACCTTAAATATTCGTTGCCATTAAGACGCCATTTTTGGCCGGTTGATGGGACAGTAATATAGTGCTTTTCGTTGGGTTCTTCTTTAATCCTAGCGATTATCCGCTCGACCGGATCATCTTCATATTCCTCGTATTGTAAATAAAAACTCTTAATGCCCAAAGAATTAAAATGTTCAATCCAATCTAAATTGTATTGAGAAAACTTTGCAAGAACCATTGGCAGTAAGATAGACATACGGTCGCCACGATAAAACGTAGCAGTAACCAAATGAAGTTTACATGACTGATCTTTGTTGTTTACAATAAACTTACATATCCGGCCAAGTTCAGTAGCCTCTTGTTCTAGTGCTAATCGGTGCTCATACGTTAATTCTTCATCTTCCAAAAAGACATGCTTAATGTGATGTGCTTCATCAACTCTCAACGTTAGGTTCTTAATGGCTAATTGTCGCTCTTTATCACTCAATTTTTTCCAACATTCCACCAATGCGGAATAAGTACAGACCGCATTTATCCCTCCAATAACATTACCGGTAAAGCCCTTCACTAATTTGCTTGCTGGTATTAATAGCCATTTCTTAAGACGCTCAACCCTGTCGGGTCCGTCACAACAATTATGCTCTGGCTGTACGTGCCATTCGTACTTCTCATTATCGGCATGAATTATAGATAAATAAGAGATATCATCGCCGGATTCGGATTTATCGCCCACAAAGCCTTTATGAATATGCTCCTGCGGAACAATAATTAACTGTTTTTGTCTGCGTTTGCTTTTCAAAATATCATGGATGGCCAACTGAGTCATTAGCAACGACTTGCCACTACCACAAAATGCCTGAACAAGGAAAAAACGTTCGTCTTTTCCTTGTTCAAATGCATCATTTTGCCACCTAAACATCTTCTTAGAAGTAACATTAGTGGGATACAGATATTGAGGTTCATTGTAGCGGGGATTGTGATGTTCGACGCTAAAACGTTTTCTGTCGCTCATTAAACTTTAACCTTATGCATAGCCCAAGTAATCATATTTGTTTTTCCGCTGCAATTATAAGTGTAATTCGGAATCTTACTTATCCATTTTTCTAATTCAATCGAACCAACATTGTTTGGTAATTTACGTGCAAATTGATAGGGGTCGAATTGAATGCTGCTCCGAGAATCGTTGAGCATCGCGTTCACTAAAAGGACTGTATCTTTCTTGCAAAGATACATGGTAGAAGCGACCATTTTAACTATTTGATCGCGATCTGCGAATTTTGTAACGTCTAAATAAACGAGTCCAGGGTCAAAATTATCTACTTCTCGGATTATGTCCAGCCACTCTCCGCAATACCAAAATGCCTCCGGATGCCATTTTGCATTTTTAAGTATTATTTCTTCGGACCAATCAACTCCGAAAAACTGGTTTTTAGTTATCAAACCCAAATCCTCCAATTGGACTATCTCAGAACCTTTCTCGTTAGGTTGAAAATTACATAAAGTCCAATAACCTTTGCATACAGGCAATTTCTCGTTGCCCGTTAGTTCTCTATACAGACGAACATTTTCCTCGCGGGCTTTGATCTTGGCAGATAAGTTCCAGTATTCCGGTTGCATCTCCCTAGTATAGCAGAACTTGTGACAAACAGCAAGTGGATAAGTTCAACTCAGAAAGCAACTCAATTTAAATTTAGAAAAAATATTCTCAGAACGCTATATAGGTTTATTATGGCGTCTGACTCAAACACTAAATTAATTATTGTCGATCAAAAAGAAGTAGAGACAACATCAAAAACTTATTTGATACATGTACAATGTCCAACCTGCAAGAAGGTGTTCCGAAGAAAGAAAAATATGGTTTTTAGAAGCGGGGCAAGCTTTTGTTCAAGAGAATGTGCTTTTGCTTCACGTAGAACGCAAAAAGAAATTAATTGTAAAGGTTGCGGTAAAAGTTTCAAAGTTACACCATGCAGATTCAAAAGAGGAGGAAACGTCTCCTGTTCCAAAGAATGTGCCGCAAAACTACCAAAAGAATCTACTCAACAGACGGTCCCGATGGATCGTGCAAGGTTTGAAAATACTAAAATATTGATTTCAAATGATGATTTTAACAGATTAAGAGGACATAATCTCGTACCGCTTAAGTGCGAGCATTGCGACAAAGAATTCTTTAAAACAAAGACTTCCCTAATACGTTCCGTCAAAAAAATAGGAAATAGTGGCTATTGCTCGAACTATTGCATAAACAAAGCCAAAATTAGTCAAATAAAGGTGTCATGTTTAACATGTGGAAAAGAATTGCTTAGGTCTCCTAGTAGGCTCAAAGCATGTGTAAATTCCTTCTGTTCGCATCGATGCTCAATAATTTACCGAAACAAAAACAAAACATCGGGAACAATAAGATCGCGCATGGAAGCGTTTATCGAAAATAAAATAATCGAAACCTATCCAAATCTAGGTTTATTATGTAACGACCGCGAGTTGCTACATGGACTCGAATTAGATTACTTTTTTCCGTCTCTAAAATTAGCAATAGAATTAAACGGCATAACACATTATGAGCCAATTTATGGAATAGACCGGCTCACAAGGTCGCAAGACAGCGACAAAAGGAAAATGTTGCTCTGTTATGATAAAGGAATAGAATTAGCCGTAATTGATATATCTTTTATCAAAGATTTCAGTAAAAAGCGTGGTTTAATGGTTTTTGAAGAAATTAAGAAGATAATTGATCCACTTATACCAACAAATCAAACTCTCCCTTCATAATTGCTTTAATGTTGCTTGTTTTCTTTCCTGTAAGGTGGTCGGTAACACGAGATTCTATGAAGTTATAGGTTCGTCGCTTGTTTCCACCTCTGCCACGGTCGCCTAACGATTCTTTCTTAAGGTTGTTGTAAGAATTAGCCTCTTTTTCTTTCTCTGCTTCGTGAACACGAGCCGTAAGAATTTCGATGGCTTTTTTCTTATTTTGAGCCTGATCACGGCCGTTTATGAATACAGAAATACCAGTTGGCAGGTAAACCGCTCGACAAGCTGTAGCCGTTTTATTTACATTTTGTCCACCGGCCTTCTGCCTCCCCGTTTGCGTAGTTATCTTTAAATCCTTTTCAGGTAAAGGTTTATATTCCTTTTCCTTTTTAAGGGGCAAAGCGGCCACACTTATAAAGCTTGTTTGGCGTCTACCTTTGTTTTCGGTGGGCGGCACACGTTGGACGATATGTTTTCCGGTTTCATTACCGAAATATTTCCACACATCTTTACCGGAAATTTGAAGAACCACATGCCCTTCTTCAGTCAAAAGAATCTCGGATTTGAAACCGAGAGACTGGGCGTATCGAATGTACGCAGATTCGAGATCATGGACGAACAGCTTGCTGTCGGTCCCTCCTTCACCGAATTTGATTTCCAGAATCAAATCGGTCAGTCAACTATTAGTAACCTCCTTAACGTTTTGCACTTTTTTCTCCTTTTTTAGGGTGTTATCTTCCATCTTAGCACGCAAATTATGAATGTCAAGTGCTTTGAGAATCTTGCTTCGGATTCTCTGGTTTATCCTTTTCATATGCGGCCTCTTCGACATCCGAAAACATACCGTAAAGTTCTGCTAGGTCGTCTTGAATTGACTCTACTTTTTTACGGACATCTTCGGGACAATTTTCAATTTCGCTATGGTCGGAAACGTATTGAAACATTTCACAAACCAAAAAGGTTCTATCCATTAACTCGTGAGCCGATATTTTGTCCATTAAAACCTCACGTTTCCCGTCGCAACCATTAAGATACACAACGATTGGGCCAGCGTGTTTCCGCCGCTTCTAATTAATACTTCGGAATTAGCAGGATCGCCTTTATACAAAGCACAAGACCAACTGCCACTGACTTGAGTTATTTGAAGTGTATAGTTCTCCTTATTCGGGAGATTGTCATAAATTGATTGCCAAGCCTTTAAAGCTTCGTTGACATCTGTGCTATACCTCGGTACTACTTCAAAATTAAGGATGCATTCTTTATATTTTTCATAAAATGCTTTGGAGATAGGGTCATCTCCATCGTCCTCTTCATCGTATTCAAAATGATCATATGCTTTATAGAAAGGAGAAACTTCGGCTTGAATTGCCCATCCGTCGGCGTCAGTGCCAATCATAATTGACCAAGCACCATCGTAAAGTGTGCAGGTTTCCCAACCAACAACTTTATTGCCGAGAACATTAGAAACTTCCGCATCTAGACTTCTCAACAAATCAGTCATGTTTTACCCAATCTTTGCGATCTAGCCAATAATCGTGGTTTACATCCCAATTATCAGGCATAAATTGCGGTTTCATTGTTTCAAGAAAATGCTTTCTGAATTGTTTGATAATACCACAATTGCCATAGAACCTAACTAATTCTTTGCCGTAATCAATGGTTGGCCTGTAATAAGGGACTTCCGATAATTCGACTAAATCTTCTTTTGTTGGAACTTTCCCTAAATGTTGTTGAATACGTCCGATCAAATATTGTTTCTTGTGCTCAGGAATAACATCCCCGTATCGGAGTAGAGTGGACGCCACACGAGGATAATACCCTTGATATACCATGAGAACATCATGAGGAATAAGATAACCATTAGAGATAGCCCTACGGCAGTATTTGGGAACAATATGGTGCCTCGAAAGGTCTTTCTCACTTCCACAAACAACACATTTGTTTTTTCTATTTTGAAAATAAAAATCTTGACAACGGGTAAAGCCCAAGCCGTTTGGTTTAAAGTTGAGTTTGATACATTTTGGTTCGTCCATTGGTTGGGCGAGATTCTTGCTCAGATACCATTGGGCTTTTTCAGCAGAAAGCCGACACATTTCAATGCCATCTGGTGAAAACATTCGATAATTAGAATAGAACCGAGTAACAATATGCCTAGTTTTTTCCGTCTTGTGGCGGTTGCGTCTTCCCATTAATTGGATTCCGTACTGGAGGCAAATATTTTAATCTCACTCGCATTTTTGTCAACAAGGAAAATTAGCTGCGAAACTAATCCGATATCCTTGTTTTTCAGCAGAACATCGAATTCTTCTTTATCGTATTTTAGGCGTTCCCAGCATTTGATTGATAGTTCCGAAAGGAGCCGATGTGGAATTATGATAGGAACAGATTTGTCGATAACAATATCAAGGTTTTTCCCATCTTCGCTTGGCTTGGGGATGGTCCCAGTATTTGCAACACATCCGTTCAGTAACCAGTTGATGAACTTCTTTATGCCTGCAAAATTTAGTTTTTTTGTTAAAATATTCACAATTTCCACAATTAGTTCCCTCGATAGAGGACGGCAAGGTGATTAAATCAGCGTGTTTGGCTGCTTTTAACTCCTTGTCCCAATCTTTGAATTCGTCCATACGCTATTTAACATAGAACGTTTTCAAATTTTCATGACATTCTCGACATTCTATTGTCAAAGTGCCATCTTTCTTATTATAGCATATTTCTGTTCCGGCATCCGGATGGCATTCGGGAATATATTCTTTTTCTTCGTGATTACCAAAAACCTCAATAATACCAAGAGGTTGAAAACAAACCGAACAAGCAATGGCTACGGTTCCGGTGTCCGGATAGGTTCTAGCAAGGGGCGGATCGACAGAATGACAATTTGAATGCAGATACATTGGGCCGTGATCTTCGGTACAGCCCGGCGTAGCACATTGCATAGAATCTAGTCTGTCTCGCTTTAATCCCTGCATAATTTCTTTGGCTGCCCTGCAAAACGCATTATAAGCGTCTGTAACCTGTTTTGCTATTGTTCCATCATCGTCAAGAGCAAAGGCTGATCCAACAGATTTAATATGAACTTTGCCGCCCAAAGGCCCAGAAACAACCTTATCGGCACTTTTGCCATCCAATACATCTTTGAGTGGTTCCATAATCTTTTTACCTACCTCCATAGCATGCCTAACAGACTCCGTATCTTTGTTGTTTTTTAAATCCTCCATCAACTGGAGATAACGAGTCATTGGAGGCGTGGTATCTGTAAGATCCGCAAATTCTTTTGCCTTATCTTTCAATTCTGGCGGAACCTTAAAGATATAGTATTGGAATGTATGATCGCTGCCTGCTTGTTCTTTCTTAACAAAGCAAGGGTGTTTGGATACCATCTCGTCAATATCGTCATACTCTGACTCGTAGTTTCGAGTCATTACGTATATTAAATCAATATTTTCGTCGATACAAACGTCACGATACCTGCCAAGCTGGTTGGCTTTAAGGTTTAGCAAGCCAAGAATTTGGTCGCTGAGTGGGTTTTTGCCCATGAGCATTTCGTACAATGACATTTTATTCCCTACTTTTCTTGAGTAGAATCGCGGCGTCAGTTAGATACATGTCGTATTCTAACTTAATTCCAAGCAATTCATTGGCTTTGTTTAATTCTTCATCATTCTCATCGAACATGAAGTGACCGATTCTGGTGCCATCGGTTACAAAAGCGTTCTTAATGCCTGGATTATCCACCGCTTCGGCGATGGCTGCTAAAACTTCTGCCACCAAATCCGGAAGGTAGTTAACTTCTTCTTGGCTGCCGTAAACGATTTTCATTGGGTTTGTTTTTGGTGTGGTAGAGGGGAAGAAAGTTTGTCTAGCGACTGAATGATTGGTTCTAAACTCTCAAGATCGAGTGGTTCAAAAGGTTGAATTTCCTCGACTACAGGAGGTGGATTTTCTGGCAAGATTGGCTTGGCTATGTTTGGGTCTAATATTTCGTTATTTTTCCACTTGTGGATAAGACTTGAAAGTTTGTTGAGCCAATTTTTGTTAGAAAGATCGATTTGTATATAATAGTCCATTTTCGAGATGCTGCGTTCTACACAGAAAAGCTCAGCAGCCGTGAAATATAAACTGTTTACATAAACACCTGATCTGGCTCGAATAATATAGCAAGCCCTGTCATTGTGGGTTATTCTAATTGAGGTTATGGTTTTGCCGGTATAATTAACGAATGGCCGTTCCTCCTCATAATACGTGGCAGCCTTCCTATATTGAAATTCTAAATCTCTACAAAAAGCGTAGTTATTCCATAACAACAAGGAAATAGGATCGGTTGGTTTCTTCGGAACTTTAGGTGCTTTTTTAACGAATCGTCGGGACAGGCCGAAACGGTAGCTCAAATAGGCAACAAATGGAAACAAAGCCAACAACACAAAACTCATTGAAACTTCCAATCAGGGTATTCCAAAGTCACCAATCGCTTCAATTCGGCTAATGCCGAAGCATCATCTTTGTAAATGCGTTTATCCCAATCGCGACCGTTAATTCCATTTATTGCGAGCATAACCTCCTGTGGACTCATTCCCCCACGGCTATTCAGTTTTTCGATATCTTGATCGCAATGATTTTTCTTTGCTTGTTCCTCGAATTTAAGCATGAACTCGAATGGAACATAAGAAGGTTTTTCGGGATAAGATGCCATTATTCGGAAGTGTTTTACCATTTGTCGAAAGGCTCATCTGGGAAACAGGGCCAAATTCTGTTGGATTTAACCAATGTATATCCAGGGACTTTTACGATACCGTTGCCCATAAACAGTTGTTTTGGCTTCTTTTTCTTGAACTTGTTTCTAAACTTTTTAAACTTTTTCTGTTGAAAAAAGAATCTTGTTTGTCTGAGCCTCTTAAAAGTAAGTTTATAAAGGCAATTACTGTAGATGGTTTTGCGTTCTTGTTTGGTGAGTTTCCTAAAGGATTTCCAACCACCGAGAGCCTTGATTAACAATCTAACGTATTGAAGGTTGTTAAGTTCTGTTACTCGATATTCAGTAATTACTTCTCCGTTTGGCAACCTTATTTCACAACCTTTTGTTGTGTTACATGGTTGACACATTATTTGAATATTGTGTTGTTCATAAGTGCCACCAAAAGCCCCTGGCACTATTCTATCGACCGTAGCTGTATCTGCATTTAATTCGACGCCACAATCGGGACAGGTAATTTTTCCTTTTGAAAGTAATTTTCGAATTAATTTTCTTTTGCTGGACGATTGACTCATATTAATTTCCCATATTGCGATAATTCTTTAAGAATGCGATATTGCGAAACTGGTGACAGATCGTATTTTACAAGTTCCGAATGTCCGAACATGAACCTTAACTTTTTGGTAAGATTAAATTCGTAACTAGAAGTAAAAATTTCGGACGGTTCATCACCATAAACTGTTCGTGCAAAGTTAGATTCCCAAAAATAAGAGATCGTATCTTTAACTATCTTTTCCAATGAAATATTTTTGGGTCTTTCGTGCCTTGTTGTGTAAAGAGCAGGAAAGTTTCCCAAACAAACAAAAGATTCACCAATATTTGGGCCGTTAAAAACTTTTTCTTTTCTCGAACTTGAATTTGTTACAAGAAGGTAAGGCCAAGAAGTCTCTTCTACAACATTGAAAATTAAGTAATAATTTAAAGCAGGAAATCTACAGTATACGTGTTCAAATCTTTCTCGCTCATCATCGCATGTGAACAAATTAATTGTTCGACTACATGCTCTGGTGTGTGTTTTTGCGAGTAGTCTTACAACACGGCCACCCAAAGCATCCGTATGCGATAGTTTAAAATATTTAATTTTCATTATTTCAACAATCTCTCAGCCGTTTCGAGCGTGGTCATTTCCGGAGTATTACCCGAAGCAATAATCGCCTCCATACTTACAAACCCACCAGTCTTTTGTGACAAATCAAAATTCTTGTTAATGAAGTCAATCACTTCTTTAGGATCAATACTGTGATGAAACACGATGTTGGGACCGTGTTCATTTAAGTAAACGGCACTAAGGTTGCCGAATTGTTTTAATCCCCGCGAAGTATTCTGGCCGCAGGCCATGCTACCGCATTCAAATTCACGCTGCGAAACAACCGGAACCTCGGAACCTTCACGGATTGGTACATGAGCATGGACGATACAATCATAGCCTGGATGGTCGTTAAATACAATCCGCTGTGATTGTCCTCCAACCGATGGCTTCGCTCCGTAGGCGATCACCGTATCTGGCCCGTCTGTCTTGACTTTGACCAAACCAATTTCCGAGATTCTGTTGAAATCGGTTTTTCGGATTGACGTAAGAAACGTCTGGTCGTCCAATTTGCAGGCGAAATGGCCAGCAGTCGAACCACCAAAAGGCTTATACGCACCTTGTTCAATACAGTAATTAACCACTGTTCTCAAAGAATTCGGAACTAATTCAGAATTCCAAGGAACCGGTTCGCCAGAAACCACAGTTGAGCGTGTAAAGGTAAGGTGTGACCTTAACTTTGCAATTTCTACCAATTCTTGTAAAGTTCTCTCCCTTACCGTTGAAACTCCATATCTCGCCTCTTCTGGTGTTACAACCATATTAAGTCGTGTAACCGTATCATTAGCCAAAACAAGATTGCAACTGGCTCTCTTGCACAATTCCAAACCAGCAATGTATTGCTCGTCAGCGGACTTACCAGTAGTTGTTTTAAAGCCAATCAAAAAGATATCTTTACGGGTTTTTCTTATCTTTGAGATAATCTTTTCGGCAGGTGTGAGCCGCATGGTAGTTTCGCCATCGTTTGTAAGAAGGCGAGTCGCATGCTTATCGCTGATTGTTTCGCCAATTTGACCATCAAAATCAACCAACGCGGCCGACATAAAGATAATCTTAGTCTTATCATCTTGAGTTAGATGATCCAACAGAATTGAAATATCTTGATTTGTAATAAGCCTTGCATCGAAATCTTTATCTTTAATTTCTGCCAGGAGTTTAGCAGAATGGCGGTTAAGGTTTTTGCCGGCCATTCGTGTAAGGATTGGCACTACATCCATTTTTGAAAAAGATTCTTGACAAATCCTATTCAAAACGCGAGCGGTGCGACCAAAAGCAGGTGCGGCCAGCGAAAGATGGTTCCGCACGTGAGAGAAGGTGCCGCCGCCAATGATTACTACTCGTTTATTGTCCACTTGTCTGTCCTTGTGTGTGAAATCCACTCCAACCATGACAAAATTTAAAATCTTTTATAAAGGATTCTTCAATTGGACAAATAGATGTTACCGCATTAGGACCAACAGAATATGAACTTTGAACGGTTTTAGCCCTCATCTTGCCCCAATGACAGTGAAAAGTTGTGCCATTGTATTCTGACCAACTTCGACTATAAACTAAACGATCCTTTTCATTAACCCAAACAAAAATAGATTGGCCGATATTCTCTAGCGGCTCAAAATTTTCTATACCTATAGGTCTTCCGTTACTATCGACCAAGACAACCGGCAAATTCTCCGGATTGTTTTGAATAATCTTTGCTTTTGCATCCTTCCCTCCTACGAACGGCAACAAGGACAAAAATCCAGCGAAAGCACGACGAGTTAGTTTCATTGATTTCCTTTCATGTTTTTCCTAAGCCGCCTGACGTTGACGCATTTCATCCATTGAAAGAAGCGGTTGGCTTCCTGCAACTGTTGTAATTATCGCGGCTGTTGTCAACGCACCCGCCCCAAGAGCAATTACAACCAACATAAAGGCAATGAATACGTTTGGAGCGTCATCGTCATCTGATTCAGCCTTTGGCCCCAACACTTCGAAAATTCCCTTTATCGCCGGCCCAAATCCTTCAATAGCACTCATCGTGTTGTGAACCTGTGCAAAAGTATTATAGGCTGCTACGCCGTAATTGAGAACCCCTCCATTTCGATAGGCTACCGCCCAACTATCAATAGTAATCATCAAGCCAGAAAATAAGAGCCCAGGAACCAGCAGAACATAACCGACCTCGAATGAAAACACCATGTATTTTTCATTCAAAAACCCTAAAGAATGGGCACCAAAAACCAAAGCAATTAGATAGCACCAGCTAAAGCCGGTAGCACTCATAATCGCTCCCATCCAATTCATAAAGTGCTGCCAGCCGCCCGCACTTTTGGTTTCAGCCCATGCTTTGCCACAAGCAAAGGCGTTCCAAGCAGAAATTGCAAGATTAAGAATGAAAATGAAGATTAGCATTATTATCCCTTAATGATTACGATGTCGTCTTGGAATTTGATTTCTTTAACAAAGAGACTGAAATCTCTTGTTGTTCGTTTTTCTTTAAGAGAATTGCAATAGAATTTGATTCCCTTGCGTTTGGCGGACAATTCATCAGCCGCTTTCACAATAATTTCAACCGAATCGCCTTTGAGATCGACAAAATTAAGAAGAAATACTTTATCGGGTTCTACTACTTTTGCAAGGGGAGCATAAGGAGCAAATTGGTACGGTGTGTCCAATAAAGCGTTTATTTCGTCTACATTTTGGAATTCTGCTGCTTCATTGGCAAGTTCATAATAGTTTAAGCCCAAATCAACCGCTAGATTGATAAGGTTTTCTACGTATTTGTTTGCGGATACTTCCGATGGGTTCAACACGCCAGGAGGATCGTCTAACAAGTCCTCAATCGCTTTAACAAGGGCGATTCGGCAAAATTCACGTGTTTCAGGTTTCATTTGTCAGGACCGGCTTGTACTGAGAAAGCACAGTGTTAAATTTTTCATATGGAGCAACTAATTTAGTATTAAATCTATTTCTTTCTCCATCATCTGTGTATTTGAACGAATGTTCAAATTTCGTGGCCCAATAAGAATTAATACAGTTTTCAACAGCCTCTTCTATTGTGCTGCCGCCGCGAATCATATTGCCAAAACACACCAAATAACCATTAGGAATTGCCGTCGGTGTATATTCTTTTCCGTCTACAATCACGTTGACATACATTGAAGTGATTTGGGAATATTTGCCCGGCCGGTAGAATAGGTAAAACAGAAGATCTGGAACATGAATAAATTCGCTTTGAGGCCATTCATCAAAACCAAATTGCTCTAGTAAAATTGTCCTTTTGTGTGCCGGAACCCATACTTTGGCCAACTTATATCCGTGCTGGTGAGGGTGTATGGGTTCAAATAGTTCTATTCTCATTCAGAACTCCTTATAGATGCCCAAATCTCTTGGCTCATCTGAGTTTATTTCATCCTTTATTTTCTTATCTTTAGCTTCGTAAACCTTGATAGTCGCTTCAAGAGCCTCAGTTAAGACGGCCAAATTTTTCTTTTTGAATTTCTTGCTTTTCTTAAGCAATCCCATAATGTCGTCACGAATATGTTTGTATTGTCCGATATTTTCTGAGGCGAAATCGATGATCGTTAAAAGACGATTCATCAGATGATTCAAATCTTTTTTCTTAGCAGATTTAACAAGGTTTAAATGAATTTCAGATAGTTCCTTAACGGATCTATCCATAGGTATTCCTAAATAAGGGCCTTCCTTATCAGCAAGAATTGTGCCAATATCTCTGTCTTCGTCGTTCTTATAATGATAATACTCATCATCAAACAGGAGAACGCAAATCCTGTGTAAAATATACGCTTTGGTGAATTCTGGATTGTCCACCATAATTGAAAAACATTCGCCCTGTAATGTGCTGATTTTCTTATCAAGATTCAAATAACTTTTAGAAAGTTTGTCTTTGTATCGACGCAGATAATAAGTTGTAGTTTCTAATTCGCTAAAAATACGATAAACTAAAGAAAGTGCTCTCCCTTCATAACATCGTTCCAAGAGCCTTGGAATGCTTAATCCTGCATCTAGGAAGTTATGCGAATCCATCGGGCGTTCTTCCTGGGTAGAAAATTCCTCTGCTTCGTATGCTAATTTTGGAGCATGTCGTTTTAAAGCAAGTGCCCAAAGTCCGTTGTCGCTAGCTCTGATAACATTTGTCGAGTCAGAACCAATAATCCAATGTACTCCATTGGATTTAGAACCAATCAAATCATGCCAAATGTTTTTCAGATTAGACAATATTCGGATTAGATTTCTGGAAAAATATCCTGCTTTCTTCCGCTCTTCGGCCAACTCCTTATAGAGTTTATTTAGCCTATAAACAGAAAATGTCATGCCGCCGAGACGTTCTTCGTCCGAGAGTCCCATTACCAATTCCTGTAAAGTCTTAGTTGGCCTTCGGATAAAACATACTCGCCGTGTCCATAATCTGTATGTTCGACTCGACCAAGGCAATAAACGGAGTTATCTTTCAAAATAAGAATTGGTGTTAGTCCACCTTCGCCGCGAAAATCCCCGGCTGTAGTGTGTTGAGCACATTCGTATCGAAACGGACAGTCTGTTGATTCGCAATTAATGCCGCCATATTTGTTGGTTTCTAATTCAATATGGTTGCCACCAATTGCTTTAGAAAAGTATTGGCGGAAATATCTGGCCTCATCATCATCCAATTCCCATTCCGCCGAAAGACGTTGGATTTCCAATAAAACATCTGTGTCCGGAGCAATCCTTAAAGTTTGCTCCAACGCCTCGACAAGGGGTTTCATTTTCCTGTCAATGTTCATTTTTAATCAACTTGCCAAATTTGATAGTAACCGTGCGTTCCATATGTCCAACAACAGTAAAGTTTTCCAAATTGGAAGAATAATAATGGGCGTCTTGAACGAAAGTAATTTTCTCGCCCATTGGGTTGTAGGTGTTATTTGGATTAAGTCTTTGAACCGTTACGTGCCAAACATCTGGATAGACATCCATCGATTGGGCTCGACCGCCACCTGCGAATTCTGCTTCTACAACAAGCCATTTGGCGGTTCCACGGCTAGCAGACTTTTTTATCAAATCATATTTGTTAATTTGATAGGATTTAACGCCGACTCGGCTAATGCGATCAGAGAAAGCCGGCGAAGTGATTACGTCACCAATTTGGAGTAGTTTCATGATTTTTTACCTACAAGAGTGTACCCCGAAGCAACGGGTATTTCGCCGCCGTGGGTTTCAAAAATACAACTCAAACATAAACTTCTCATTTCATCTTCGTCGAGTTTGGTTGGCTTTCCATCGTCATCATTAGCATGAAATAAACCATCTTTATAAACTACTTCCGTTTCAAATTTCATAAGTGTGGGCACATCCATCTCTTCGCCCATTATATCTTTATTGTAAACAATTCCGCCCACACCATTTTCGACAATTAGGCTATAGGTCTCATTGATTATGAGGACAGTAAAGCCCTCTTGGACAAACAAAAGATCGCTCATTTGTTGTTTTGTAAACTATCTGGAGGTTATTAAGAACTTGAGCACGTTATCTTCTTTTCGTATTCTCTCTTGGCGATGATAGCCTCTTCTTTAGTATCGAATCGTCCAAGGAACTTACGCTTCCAATGTGCCATCCACTTATTTCTCTCTTTATCAAAAGAGATATAAGTTTCACCCGATGTATTGCTACACGCTACAGTAAATTTTCTGCCGACATTGGACCTTTTACCACGCAAAATGTCGGAAACAGAACTAATAGAGCATCCTAATTTGCCGGCAATTTGGCTTAAATTATTCCCTTCATCAAACATAAGTGGAATAGATTCGATTTGTTCCCGAGTGAGGAACTTCGTTTTTGATTCTCTATATTTCAGTTTATAGGTGAAGCAATTAAATGCTATGTGCGGCTTAACCAATTCTATAAAGTCGAAGTAACAACAAGCACGCACGTTGATTACATTTTGATTGTCGAAATACGATTTTATCCCAAATGTCTCTAACTTGGCAACCAATATTTCGCAATCCTGTGCGGAGAAACAGTAAGTTGCGAGTTTACACGAACGATTATCTACACAGTTGCTGCCATCGTCACAATACCAAATAGCAATAGACAAAGGATCTAATTTTACATTTGGTGGAACGATTTTTGTTCCCGCAGGATACCACATTTTTCTCAAATCGGCGAAATAATGATAACTTTTAGTGGTAAATACAGACTTTAAGTATCTCTTACCTTCTGCGAAGTTTTCGTAAGTACGAACACTAGAAGAAAAAGGCTGTAATTCTGCGTGAGTCCACTCCAGATATTCTATCCGACGAGCCGTTTGCGACTTGCTAAAATACGATTTACCATATCTTATCTTGCTGATACTGCCATCGCCTAAAAGTGAACCGATTATAATAGACTTTTGCTGTGTAGAAAGTAAAAGGTCGTTTATCATACACTATATGAGTATGATAAACGACCTTTTTACAAATCAATCTTGTAAAGGAACGCTCCAGTAAATCTCCGAGAGGAACGCTTCCCAAGTCTTGGGAATAGTAATCCTATCGCCTTTGAACAGCGAGAATGAAGGCTTAGTCGGCTTCTTAAGCAACTTCATTTTAGCCTGTTCTGGAGTTCTGTCTGCTTTACGATGGTTGCACTTCGTACATGCAAGTACACAGTTTTCCCAAGTGGTCAAACCGCCCAATGCACGCGGAGTAACGTGGTCAATGGACAATTCAGCCGGCCCTGGCTGGCCACCGCAATACATGCAAGTGTAGTTGTCACGCTTGTAAATCGAACGACGACTAAAATTGACTCGCGGACGAGGCAATCTGTCATATTCGGTTAACAAAATGACTTCTGGAAGTCTATATTCGCGGGAAAACCCACGAATCACAGGCTCGCCATCTTTCGGCAAAACTTTAGACCAATCGGCCCAAGTGTACGTAGTAAATTCTTGGCTAGGATCAATAATCCTAGCTTTCGGTTCACCGCTTGCCGTAGTATTAGCCAATAATGTAATGGCACGCTGCATCGTCGCTACCCCGACGGCAGTCCATAACTTGTTGAGTACCAAAACCTTATGCCTGTTCTTCAAAGTCATTTTGTCACCTTCTATCTAGGCAAAACCTGCCATAGAATTTCCTTTCTTTATTTAGCTTTCTTTCCCAGAAGATTATCGAAAATTGCCGTCAATCCTTCGGTTAATTCTTCATCCGTAATATTTTTCAAACTTTCTTCGTCCTCAAGTTGCCAATCCCATTTCAATTCTTTTGGCATATCCTTGCAGCAATCTTCACACCACCAATTTCCTTCTTTATCAGAAGAATGGTAAGTGTTTTTGCCGCATTTACAACAAACCTCGGACGGTTCAAAAACCATCTGGCTCAAACCACATGTTTTGCAGAAACCCAAACCGTTCTTATAATTTCGGCGGTCGAAATTCTCCGGATTCTCGTGATCTGCTTTGCAGGCTAGGATTCTCTGGTACTTCTTCCAACAAGACGCCTCTGCCTCGGCAATGGTTCGCCCTTCACCCCGCAAAAAAGTGTCAGGCGTTCGCGGAAATGCCTCGAAAAAGGCGTTTCTTGACGGAACACTGAAATCGCCGCACTGAACAAAGCAATTATCCGGCCAAGAGTTTTGGCAAGTGTACCAATCCTCGTCGGAAAACGAGCCAGTTGGAGCCAAGCGATTGCCAGATTCGTCTTTCCTTAACTTTTGGCGTTCTTCTTGGGTCAAGAAGCCCATTTTTTACTTTCTTACAGTGGGGAATTTAGTCCGACCCTCAATATAGGAATTTGCAACCCGTTTGACAAGCGGCTGTTTGCTCAAATACTCGGAAAAGTGCTTTTCCTTGCCGGCCGGCACTTCTACCGCCCAGCGATCCACTAAAGTTGATACCTGAAAGCCATCTAGGTTGTTATCAACCAGAAATCTTAAAATCTCTTGATACGTACTTTCACGAAATGTTACAAACAGGGTGCCTTTTGGTTTCTTTTCAGCCATATTTACCTTTGAATAAATCCTAAAATGAACTATCCCACGTTGGAATTTCCTGCTTCGCTTACAGTTGCCTTTTGTCTATAATGACAAAATAAGTCTTACACCATATCCACAGGCTTTTTATTTCCGGTCGTTCCGACCTAGAAGATAATCTAATCTAGTATAAAATACTCAAAACGTCAAGTTAAGTATCGAAATAAATCTACGAGAAATGATTTTAAAAACATAACAATCGCCGCAATTGTTACAAGATCAGCCAAGTTAGAATCCTTAAAATCTACCAATTCTAAGGAAAACGAGTTATGCGTTGGTTGTTCTATCACCGTTTTAGTATGAAAAAATTGATTGAATTCACTTGTCCAAAACCTATTAATTAGGTAAAGATCGAACTTGCTTCTAAAAAAGAAGAAATAAAATTTTGGCAAATCAAATAAGCAAACAACCTTGCAGTCGGTAAGAATGTTATTGAAATACACTCTAGATTTTAGATCGGTTATCTTGTTGTCTGAAAAAGCCGTTTGAAGAACCGACATAAACTTGTAAAAGCCAAAAGTTAGCCAAACGATCTTTTTTGCTCTAATCACATAAGCGATATTTGGCACTTCTACTATATTAGTGGCCCGATAGGCGGTGCGTGACCCTTCTGCGTGGCCACAAACTGTTCTTGTCTTTGGCGGCTCTGTCCAGAAAGTTGTTACAGTGCCAAATGCTCCTAACGTGAAATAATTAACCAAGTTACGTTTGGTTGCTATCCTTTTGACTTTCATTAAGATAACCAGTATTTAATTGCTAAAACAATAGTTAAAATAATTGAAAACAATACAAAAACTAGTTTTTCTACACACTTTTGGTTCAAACTAGTTAATATTGTCGCAGAATCAAGTTCTTGTTGAGTTAGGTTTGTCGGCCGTGTGCCAAAGCAAAAATGTGTTGTCCAAAAGTGGTTTATCAAATACCTGTCCAGATTTTTTCTGTAAAAATAAAAATAATTAATACCCCTATCTGACAAACAGACATCTCCTGCTTCTGTGTAATTAACACCGAAATGGCAAAGACCGTCCATAGCGTTTAAACTAACCGATAGCGGCCAAAAGCCCGCATAGAACCAAAAAACCCTAACGGCCTTTATGGTAAAGTTAATTTCTGGCACATCTTTGGCAAAATATCGTCCGAATCCATCGTGTAAAGTTCTTGTTTTTTCCGGTTCCGTCCAGAAAGTAGTTACACTGCCAAAGGCCCCCAACGTCAAATAGTATAAAATACTACGTTTAGAACCAATGTACCTAACAGACCTTGACCGACGTTGAACCGCCCGTTTGGTACGATTTCGAGCCACCAGTTGTAACATTTGTTACACAACCTCTTTTTGGAGGGGTAGAAGGGGTTGATGGCGTGTCTTCTCCACAACCACCACAACCGCCGCATTGATTTTTGGGCTTCCAAGAGCCATTAGACATCCCTGGCCCACGCCCTGTTACTGATGTTGCCGCCATGCAACTATATATCGTTAATAATATTCCCGGCAAACTCCATTAATTTGTTCAAAAAGTCCAACTTATTAGTATTCCTTTTTGATTTCTGGATGGGTATTGATAATGCCTTCCGTATTGGCTGTAATAAAGTAGCTGTGACGAATAGTTTGCGGATCGCCGCACCAGACATTAACTCGAAAGTGATTATCCCACAAAAGAATACAATCAACTTTACGAAGATCCTTGGGTTTTCCAAGACGTTCACTAACGCATTTGGAAACCATATCTGGATTGATCTTTGGTTCGGCAGGCTTCTTTTCCTTGGTTTCCTTCTCTTTTTCCTTAGTAGCAGGCATTATGATTCCTTTTTAAGTCCTAACGGACTGCTGGGGAAATTCTTCCAACTTTGACAGACTTGATTTCGACGCCTTTGCAGCCTTCGTAAGCAGTTGGAATATCCTTTACTTTTATTCCCTTTCTAAATTTTTCGAAATATACATGATATTCGGTTGGGGATGCAACACCAATCGCTTGCACCTTACCAAATTGGCTAAAATAATCCCGCATTGCTAGCGTTGTATCGCGGCTTTCCGTATTCTCAATTTTGGTTGTGCTAGTAGACAAAAACGAAGGTCTTGCTTCCGGAGCACCAATAAATCCAATCTGTTGGCCGGTTTTCTTGCTGAATCGACAACCATCCACCCGAATATAAGACTTTGTCACAGATTGAACAATAGCGTTTCTCGAACCAGCATATCCAATAACTGTAATCTTGTCGCCAGCCTTGAGATGTTCGAAATTGCCGTAAATTATCTTAACCATTTCCGTATTCTCCATCGATTGTTCTAAGTTTTTCCAATAGGGCCTCGTGGCCAGCTAATTTTTCTCGATGATTTTCAACAAGTTCTGTAAACCCTTTTACATCATATGCAGGAACTTTGGTTGTTTTACCATTCAGCCAAAGCACAGTAATCGCTCTATGCGAGTTGTTGCCGGCGTGCTGACCCTTGTTAAGCGGATCGTGAACAACAACGCCTGGGTTTTCAGGTTCGAGGGCGAGATAAACTTTTCGTCCTGCCAAATTACCATCAGCGAAAATCTTATTATATCCGTTTTCTCTTTCTTCAATTAAAATATCGATTACTTCTTCCGGCGTGCGGTTTAATTTATCGGCTTTCCAGTTGTTTTCTTTGTAATATTCTACAATCGCCTCTTTCAAATCCTTTATCTTTTCAAGTTTAACAGGATAGTCATCGGTAAATAAATGAGCAGCAATTAACTCAATCTTTCCAAGAGCCATTGCAGACTTAAAGAAACTTTCAGAATTATCGTAATCATAATAGTCTAAATCGGCGGCGGCCCATAATTCAGCCAATAATTTAGTAGAAACCTCTACTTTTTCTTCTTTTTTAACAGCTGCTTCTTTAATAGAATTCAATATCTTGAGAACTTCGTCCTGAATCTTTCGAACTTTTAGTTCTGCTTTGGATTGTTTGGAAACCACTTCGTCGAAAATATCTGCTACATGGACGCATTTAGGACAACAAAAAGGTGTCTCCCAATCCTTGGAATCCTCAGCGGCAAAAAATCTTCGGCCGCAAACTTCACAACCAGGATTGGCCATCTTAAAGGCTCTTGGGGTTTTGTGCTATTGGGGCTGGTCTTGGGGGACATTGAGATATTGGGTTGCCCTTACAACGCGGACATATTCTTAAACCAAACAAAACACGACCAACATCATAACAACGATTACAGTAAAAATTCTGCCCGCCTTTATGTATTTTAGATTCAGTTATCATCGTTTTTGGGTTGAACATTGATAATGGCAGGATTTAAAACGCCACCAGATTCATTTGCAATTTCGCCTTCATTATGAATCTGTGTGGCTAGATTGTGATATCTACGCAATTTTTCGCCATGCAACCAAACATGAGCAAGAATTTTCACGGCACAACCGTACATAAAACCGGTAATTCCTTCGTCATCGGCAGCACGGCCAGCGTTATCGATACATTGTTCTATGGTCTCGCCGGCATCAAGGGCTGCTTCCATTCTGGTTGCCCACTCGCTGCAAAAGCGAATTACAGCATCGCCGTAAGGGTCTTGATTGTTTTCTACAGATTTTGCCCAATCGGCTTCGCCATTGGGTTCAACAAACTTCATCGCCGGGGAATGAACTTTCATGTTTGTTCCTTTAAGTGGAAGCCGTGAGATTTGAACTCACATCTACAGAGATCGACTTGCGACTTACTCTGTTATCCTACCGTTGAACGAGGCTCCCAACTAACGCCTTAATGTCGTAACCATTTTTACAATGAGTAAGTTTTTCGAAATCTATTTCAACTTCGAAATCTATTTCTAACTCATGTGCAATTTCTTCCCAATCAATAGTATCTACCCCAAAATCAGATAAATCACACGACAAATCCCGTACCGACCCCAATTGATCCCGAAGAATACCTAAAACTTTTTCATCCGTCATTGCTGTCTTTCAAAAGTTGAACAATTTCTGTAATAGAACCTAAAGCAGCGGTATCAACAGGCGTCTTAAAATCACCAATTTCGATGCTTTCAACGCCCAACATGGCCGGCAAATCATTTGCAATCGACAAAGGAAAAATAAGTGAATTCTCAATTTCTTTTATCGCTGCATCCATTTTCTCTTTTTCAGTAAACGGACGGGTTCCTATAACTTTTTCTTTTCTGGTTTTTAGCGAATTCTCAAGATATCGAGGTAACACGTATTCTTGTCGAATGCCATCTTCAATAGTTAAATCTATATTGTCGGCAACCCATTTAAAGCCACCTTCAATAAGAATTTCTCGAAGTTCTTCGTAGGTTATTTTAGACATGTTTGGGCACTAAATGAATGTAAAATACGTAAACTGGTTCGGCATTTACAGAGCCCTTTTTGTTGCCAGTTTGTCGATATTCTACGTCCAGTCGAGTGTTCGGGCCGGTCTCAAAAGGCAAGAAATCCTTAAGACGGGCAAGCACAGAGCCAATGAACTCAGCCGTGCCAGTAATACGTAACCCGTCATTGTCAAATCGAGTCCCTTTATGTTCAGGAGGAATGGCGGTTATACGTATAGGCGTATTTGGTTGCAGACTTTGCCAAAAACGAAAAATCTCTTGGCGAGTCGCTTTCCAAAGTTTACGCGGTTCTTTTACAAAATCCTTAAACCCTTCCATTACAAATATCTATGCCGTGCGTTGATAAAATGGGTTCTACCATGAATCAGCACTTGCCCATCATAGCACAAAACAGACGTTTGACAATTAAGCCCTTTTGTAACGCTTTTTGAAGAAAGCCTTTGCCTCTTCCATATGAGAAAGTCGAGTCGCCCATGCTCTTTTCGCCACCATAACACACATCATGAACATCTGACGACTTGGGAAATCTCCAACGCCTGTAACAACCCCATCAGATATCCAAAGCCTCGGATGCTGCTGCTTGGCTAACCATTTTAAAGCTGGGTAATCCACGACATTGGAACCGCCAGTTGTGTTTCTCCAATTTTTAACACATCTGCCGTTCTTGGCGATAATTTGCAAGGTTCCTGACTTGGTTTGACCGCTATAAGTTGCAATCGTACAACCAGGAGCCAAACGCAGAACTTCGGCAATATCGTAGGAACTTAAAGACATACTTCCACTTACGTCAACTAATACTGTGCCGCCCTGATGGCGTTTTTTATAGCCAAATATTTTTCCGTCTATGAAATATCTGTTTAAATAACGTGGCAATGTCCCTTCGTCGTTGGCACGCCATTTTCTAGAAAATTTAGAAGGCGGCATAGTCGCAGAAATATCTTTATGTAATTTAATTTTCATTTCCCCAGGTGGAGCATAACCTTTTCCACCATGTTTAAATTGCATTTTCATCTGCTCGTCTAAATAACTTGACCCCATTTTAGACTTTTCCGAAGGACTAAGCGGACATTTTCCCTCGCCTTTAATGGCATCTAAAAATTCTTCGTAAGACATTTCATAGAAGAACTCAACATCGCCAGTCTCATCCGGTTCTTCATCCGCAAAGCCGGAAGTACGAAGAAATAAATCTTCCTTCCGAAAAAATCCCAATGTCTTCGCACAATCAATCGATGTCTCAATTACTGGGTTTTCTGCAATCCTGTTCAATAAATGACGACCAGTGGCCTTGTACCCATCCACAAAACCATAAATTACATCATTGAGAGAATCGTGCTTCGATGCAAGTAATTGCTTCCCTTTCTCGGTAATATCTTCAGTAGTTAAATTAATCCCTAATTTACGTAACTTGTACGTAATCCTGGCTTGTTCGCAAGCTAATAATGCCTGTGGATCAACGCCGTTGTCGGCGGCTAAATTCTGAATTTCTTCGGAATCATAACCCCAAAGCATGGAACCCATGACCAGCATCCGGCTGCGGAAAGCAGCCGGATGCGTACAAGCGGTTAATTTGCCATTCTTATAAAAATTCCTGTGTAGACCAGGAGAATCGGCGGAAACAATCTCTAAATTCTCATCGGAAATTGCTTCAACTAAAGGATAAACCTTCATTTAAACTCTCTTGTATTTTCGAGTAAATTTCTTTTTCTTTTTGACCGGAGCAACTGCTTTTGGAGAGTAAATCGGCACACCAGCAGTGCTCAGTCGCAGACCCATACTTGTAATCTTTGCATGAACCTCTGCCAGGGCAGGTACATTGAAATTACGAATACAAAGAAGTTTCTCCGCAGTCCATCCAACTAAATGCCCAACAGTGGTAATGCCTTCGCCCTCTAGGCAATTGGTTGCTCTTACCGATAGTCCCAAGTCGGATATGCTGATATTTAATTTATCAGCAGTAGGTTTCTTCGCAGGCGTTTTTGACCGCCCGCCATCAATGGAAACTTTCGCTCCACATCTTTCCAATTCAGCCTTAATCCCATTGGCACGATCCTCAGAAATGTTTTCCACAAATCTGTTAGGGAGATTTTCAACCAAATCTTTGGTCTCTTTCAGCCCAAGACCAGTCATCGCCCGTACATACTTAATTACCTTTATCTTATCAGAACCAAAAGATTCCAAGATAACAGAAACAGATGCCGACCCTACAGAAACTTTGGCACCCCGCAATTTAAACGCCGCCATTACATCCTTATAGCCAGCACCAAAAATGGCTCGTGCTGCCATTTCATCCCCAACTTCCGGACGTAATAAAGCAAATTCCTTCCAAGACCTTACAGAAATTCGCCTTTCTTCATCTTTAACCAAACCGGTTCTTTTCGCTAACTCCCGAATGTCATCAGGCAAAGCCTTCAAAGCACCTGGAGCAACCTCGTCCACATGAATCGTTACAGGAAACCTATCCCTTAATGCAGCGTTCAAATCACTAGGCTCGCCGTTCATTGTCGCTACACAATGAAATCCAGGCAAAGGCTTAACCATTTCTCCGCTAGGTAAAGTAATATTGGCGATATCCATATCGTCCAATATGCCCAAGAGAAACGTCTGAGCGTCCCCAGAGGCTTTCTCCAACTCGTTCAACACAAGTCTAGTGCCTTTTCTCCAAGCGGAGACGCATGGACCGTCCATCCATACGTATTCCCCGCCCTTTAAACCAAAATGACCCCTTAATTCCGCAGCAGGGGTATCTTCCGTTAAAGAGAAAGAATATACATTATCATAAGCATCTGGTTTGATGCCAAAACGCTTGCCAGCATAACTCTTACCAGTACCAGATGGACCGTAAAGCAAAACGCGGTCAGTTTTAGTTAAAACTTTAGAAACTACATCCCAACAGCTCATGCTGATTTTATCCTTTTGAAGAGATTAAAAGCTTCTTTTACGTAAGGAACGCGAATAATACTGTTTCTTTTAACGACATCGAAACACATCATGGTCAACAATGGAAAAGCACTATCGCCAACTCCTGTGACAATTCCATCCGATACCCATATTCTAGGGCCGGGCATTTTAGACAACCATATGAGAGCGGGATAATCCACTATATTGCCGCCTTGTTTATAACTTAATTTGGAAGAATACGTTCCATTCTCTGCTAATATCGACAACCTTCCGCTTGACGATTCACCAGAATAGGCCGCCACCGTGCAGCCAGGAGCAGATTCAGTTATCTTTATTATTTCATCTATCGACAAACCCATACTGCTACTGGTGTCGATTAATACCGTTCCGCCCTGTGCCTTTCTTTTAACACCAAAAATCTTACCATCAACAAAGTATCTGTTTAAATATCTCGGATGAGTACCTTCTTCGGCACTTGCCCATTTTTTAGCCTTTTGACCATTTAAACGCCTATCCATAGTTTCTTTGCAGATAGACATATTTCCATATGAAAATCCTCCATGATGTACTTTTGACCCCTTATATTGTCCCTCAAAATGATTGCCGTAGCGGCTGCTATTTAATTCAGCCATCCCCTTCTCAAACGCTTCTTTTTCGTGAGAATTTGAGAATTTAGAATTGTTTTTCAAAAACTCTTCAAAATTGCTGGTTTCTTCAAGTTCGTCTTTAACTCTTTCCAAAATATCGTGATCTTCCGCCATAGAAGAAGCATCCTTTGCTCCCGTGCAAGTTCCAGCCGGCCGCTTAGACGGCTTACCACCACTATCACTACGATCAGAAGATGGCTTGCCCTTCGCTTCCGAGGATTCACCCGGCTTCGGCGTAGACGGATGCTTTATTATTTCTTGAACATATCTACAAGCCTCTAACAAACAATCTACATTTCCAGACGCCGCAGAAACCATCTCTTTAAATTTAGTAACTACCGGTTCTGTGCTTTCGGCTTCAAACGCAGAGGAAATAGCAGTTATTAATGGGTTATCGTCAAAACGTCTTGTGGCAGGACATAATTCTATTTCTGTCCTTTTCAAATGATAACCAATTCTACCAATCTCACACGCTTCTAAAATTAAAGGATTTAGGGAAAAATTGGTCGCCATATTACGGATTTCTTCATCGGATAATCCCCACTTTATCCGACCTAACGCAATTATGCGGTTTCGGCGAGCCGATTCCTTCAAATCAAGATTTAAAACCTTCTTCTCAAAATCTAAACTTTCCTTCCAGGGCGTATGATTGATTTCCCAGCCCTGTCCAAGCAGACCTTCAAACGATTCCACCAATGGGAATATCTTATCGTGCCTCAACATGCGGGTTCTCCGTAGGTCAGCACTAAAAATGCAGTAAAAAACCAGAATTTAAGATTTAGAGATATTAAGTGCTGCCAATACTTCCGAATAACGGCTTCCAAAAACCGCTTTGGCAGCAAGAGTAGGATTATGTTCTTCTCTCAATCGAGCAAATTCATTCCAAGAACGAACGGAAATTCTCCGCTGAGCGTCTTTAACAACGCTACAATTATAAACCACATTTCTAATATCTTCCGGTAACGCCAACAGTGCGTCCGGAGCAATCCTATCAATATTAATCGCTATCGGAAAACGATCCCTTAATGCCGGATTCAAATCCACATCAGGATCGCCATTCATTGTTGCAACACACCTAAAACCAGAATCTGGTCTTACCGTTTCACCAGTTGGCAACGTAATACTAGCAATTCCTGGATCGTCTAGAATCCCTAATAGAAATGTCTGAGCATCCCCAGAAGCCTTTTCTAATTCATTTAATACTAATCTGGCTCCCTTACGCCAAGAGGATACGCAAGGACCGTCCATCCATACGTATTCTCCACTTTTAAGGCCGAAATGACCTCTTAACTCAGCCGCTGGAGTATCTTCGGTTAAAGAGAAAGAAAACACCCGTTCATTAAAATTGATCTTCTCACATAGTCGCCGTTCGGCCGCTATCCAAAATTCCCTATCTTGACCATCGGGGCAACCACGTTCGGCCCAGATGAGTTTTGCTTCGGCAGCAATTTGCTCCTTAGATGGAGCAATTCCTAACCGTTTTCCAGCATAACTTTTGCCCGTTCCTGAAGGACCATAGAGCAAAATGCGGTCAGCAGACGGCAACACCTGTTCAACTATCGACCAGCAGTCTTCCATGTTTCTTATCTCTCAAAAATCAAAAACCAGTTTTTTCTATGCGGCCACTATACCACAGAATCCGAAAAAGTCACGCATTTAGTGGCACACCGCCAAAAGAGGTGCGACATTGTGGCACCCCAAGAACCAAATTGACTCACATGAAACCAAGCATACAATACAGAGAAACCAAAAATGCTTCGAATTCGTGCAATGCAATACCAAACGCACAAAAATCTATCAAAAACTACTTGGCATGGCAGTTGCTTCTAGTCAGAAAACACTTCTAAGCGGGCTAACACTATCTTAGAAAGTTTACTCCAATGTTTCCCGCCACTGATTTCGATACAGACCTGATAAATCAGCAAGATATTGGTGTCCTGTGTGGTCGTTTCGCAGAACTTCAATCCAGAACTAAAATTCTGCGAAACAACTTTTCGAAAAATCCAATTTGGAAAATAGGCTTAGAAATTACCGGCTTGGAAAAAGACTTTAGAAAAATAAATAGCTTAATGCAAATTTACGATCATATACTAACTAATTGTATATGAAGATCACTAATTTTTTACTTGCCTATGCTACCATGTTTTCAGTAGCTGTAGGAACTATTCTTATCGTAAACTGTTTTGCCAATGGATACCTTTATGGAACACCATTGGGAATAGGACTAAGTATACTGTCCTTAAAACTGTTCCTATTTGAATGACCCTACGGGGATTCACGACTTCCAGATTGAGGGTCTGGCGTCCTCACCCACTAGACGATAGGGCCTAACTTTAACAATTCTTCCTTCAAACTTGCCTCTGTCCTATGCTCTTGTGAATATTCAGCAAGTAAAATGTCAATTTGATAAACCAGTTTTTCCGCATCTGGTTCATTATACTTTTCTATATCCCAAGCAATAGGAGACAACCACTCATCAAGAGATTCTAAAGATATTTGTCCATCGATATAACTATCGACTTTTGCATGAATCTCTTTCAAAATACTCATTACCAATATTTCCTTAAATCATTGGCAATTGTCGCAGCCTTTTGGAGTAATTCCTTGTCCAAAACAGCAACAACAATATGTTTCTCAATAGAAACAAACTTCTTTGAGCCTAAAGAAAATGCTTTAGGCTCATGGTCGAGCGTCTTAATGTAAATCTCATCATTCCACAAAAATTGCTCACCATATGGCAATTCTTCAAATGTTAAAGTTTTGCTAAATGTTAAAGTTTCGTTCATCTTTTCCTTATTTCCTTGACCAAGGACCAAATGTCGATACCGCAACCTCTGTCTGATCGGGAACAGAAACAAATTTCTTCGATTGCCGAGAAAATGCTTTCGGCTCGTGATCAAGCACTTTAAAGTGAATCTCATTGTTTAGCAAGAAATGATCACCATAAGATACTTCTTTAAACGTTAAAACTTTTGTGAATGATTCGTTCATCTTTTCCCTTCTAATTGCTCTTGACGCTCTTGTCGTGGACTTTTACCAATAAATTTGCCAACAGTTACCCAGTCTTCACCAGGACGCTTTATTTGAAAATAATCCTCGCCATCTATCGTTATCTCACGATAATGACCACTAGGAGAACCTTCCCAAACCTCAACATGATTCGAACAACCCGCCAAAATACAAATTATGAATAAGTATCTTTTCATGCCTTTTCTATCTTAGTAAAAGGAAAAGGCTCCTTCATTAGTTTATCGTAAATTTCATCTCGCTCTTTTTCAGTAGAAAAATCAAATGACAAGTCCCTTGTCATCGTGGGTAGCCACGTTCCACCAGCACCAGACGGCTTTCCTACCATCTTTTCAATAATTTTGTCCTTGTCCCGCAACTGCCCTGGTTCCGTCAACTCATAATAGACGTTAAGAAAGTAGGTTTTCATGCTCTCTCCTACAAGTTGCCACAACATGATTATAGCACAACTAGAAACGCCCGTCCAGTTTTCTGAATAATTTGCCAGAAAGCAGCTTGCAATTTACTTCCACTAGTGTAGAATGTTGCGTGGAAGACTAGGTAAATGGCATCTCAACTTTTGAGGGGCCAGTTATTGCGTAAGCCAATGTTCTAGGTGGCAACTGCCGTCTATTAACGTTGGCTTTTTTTATTGGAGAATACAATGTTGTTGTTGCTCGATCCAGCCGACACAAGTCCCTACGCAATCCTTCAAGGCAGACTCGATGAATTAGAATGTAGAAGGAAATTGCTAAAAGGCAACAACATCCCAATGGCATTAATGGTAAAAGAAATCAGAAAACTAGAAATCGATTTGCTAAAAATCGATGGACTTATAGAAATCCTTGAGTATATTCTAGTTTTAGAATCTAGTTTAAGTGACCCGTGGATTTAAGTGACCCTACGGGGAGTTGAACCCGCGATTTCCAGCGTGAGAAGCTGGCGTCCTGAGCCATTAGACGATAGGGCCTTAATGAAATTCCACATTTTCGTTTTTGCTGTATGCGTCTCTTAAACCATTAATAAACTTTACCGCACTATCATAAACCCAACCATGCGGGTGCCAGTAATCCCCTTCCTCTGTCTTTAATTCTTCAAGAATAGATTCTAAATCTTCAGCAATTTCAATTCCATCTTCGGGCGATATCTCTCCATCACAGTCAGAGTGATGTAAGAGTTTGTTCAAGCCTCTACTTGGAACTTCATCCCAAGGAATCCCGTTTTCACAATATCCTTCCATTGCCTTTAAATTGATACCTATTTTCTCGGCAATAGTTTTACGCCAAGTCATGAAACTAGAATATGAGCCGTGCCAACAATCATGTGTTGTGTCTAAGCCCACGGGTTATCCTTTAATTCTGATATTGTATTTTAGCAAGTTCTCTTCTTAAGCCAACAAATATCTCACATCTCATATCAATCAGAACAATAAAAAGTTCGTCTGAACTATTATCGGCGGCATACATGGCCGCTCGGCAAAATTTGCCTCTGTTGAGCAAATTGTAAAAATGATCAAGGCGTTTCTTGGTGTCGTCTAAACCCACGGGTAGTACCAATTTAATCGAGATTTAGCGATGTTGTAAGCGGCTTGAGCAACCGTTGCTTTTCCTCTGCGACGTTTAATTTTCAGAAATTCTCGAAATAGAATTCCCTGTTTTCGCCTTCTTTCGGCCATTCGCTTGTTCATGCCGATGCCTGTCCAGTCACACGAAGGTATTCAACTATCTCGTCAAATTCTTCGGCAGTAAATGCCTCTTTTTCAAGTTTTGCCCATTCCTCGTCTTCGCTTTCCATTATAGTCTAAAACTCCGAATATTTCAAGCAAGTGGACTCACTGGGAATTGAACCCAGATTTTTAGACTGCCAGCCTAATGTCTTCCCGTTTGACGATGAGCCCATAAAACTTTAAAATCAAGGTAGAAGAAATCGAATCTTCGCTTTCGGCTCCCCGAACCGACGGACTACCATTATCCCATACCCTGGAAGTAGACAGTACAGGGTTTGAACCTGTGACCTTTTCCGTGTCGAGGAAACGCTCTACCACTGAGCTAACTGTCTATAATCTATTTTTAAAGTGCGGCTGCGGAGAATTGAACTCCGTCTTCGAACTTGGCAGAATCGCGTGCGAAAACCACTACACTACAGCCGCAAAATGACCCGTGAGGGAGTCGAACCCTCCTCTGCTGCTTGAAAAACAGCCATCCTGACCGCTAAACGAACGGGCCTTGTGTTAATTTCTGAATTTCTTCAATTTTATCTCGTGGCGTTAATGCTCTTGTGCAATAAATCCATTCTCCGTCTACTAATTTTAAATGTCTAATTATGTGACAGGATGCACAAACTATTTCCAAATTCTCTTCACAATTATTCAAATTATTGCCATCAATATGATGAATAAAAAGAAGAAATTTAGCTGTTTCGCCACAACCAACGCATCCTTTTGTTTCTTCGTCCGATAATCTTTCTTTTTTTATTCTTTTTGCCAGTTGAGATTTTTCTGCTGTCCCGTAATGTGGTGGCATTATTTCTTTAATACCACCAATACGTTGAGCCATATCCTTGCATTTTCTAGAACAGAATCTAAATCCGGATTTTGAATTTTTAAATTTACAATCGAGCTTTTCGAATTCATCTTTACAATAATCGCAAACTAATATTGTTCTACGTTGTCTTCCTTTATCTGCACATTGCTTACTACAAAATCTTCTTTTACCAGTTAGAATATCTTTTGCTCTAGCCGAAAATAATGTGCCGCAACCTTCGCACTTTTTTTCCAAACCTTTACGTCTTCTGCCGCCTTCTTCGATAATCCAAATTTCCATTTTATCCTCCACATTACAAGAGTGTGGAGGATAAAATATTTGCAATGCAAATTAATATTTTCCCAAATTTAAGTCCTCCCTGAAGGAGTCGAGCCTTCTACGCTTGCTTGTAATGCAAGAATGATTCCGTTTCACCAAGGGAGGAAGTGGACCCAGAGAGAATCAAACTCTCGCTTTCGGATTGCAAAACCGACGTACTCTCATTATACTATGAGCCCAAATTTAACTTCAAAATTTTCAAAGAACAAAGTAGCCCGTAGGAGAATCGAACTCCTGTTGAAGCGATGAAAGCGCCTTCGCCTACCACTAGCGGAACGGGCCAAAATAGCGACAAGTGGAATTGAACCACTATAGGGAGCGTATGAAACTCCTGCACTACCGTTGTGCTATGTCGCCATCAAAAACTATTCAACTAAATCGTTGCTATTCATCCTCTCTGTAAGAGTTTCTAACAGTTTTGGATTTCCAATTAACTTTTTCAACATTTGAACATCCGCATTGCAATCTGCTAAACGGCTTTCAAGTTGTTCAAGCAGTCGCAACACAAAATCGTTAGCGTCCATTTTCGTATCCTTCTAGAGAAGTGAAACCCACTACCCTATAGGGACACAAAACAGGCTGCTAGCCGCCACAATTCCGTGAATTTTCTCCAAAAAGTCGGAATGGACGAATTCGAATCGTCGGCCTCTCGCTCCCGAAGCGAGCGCTCTTCCAAACTGAGCTACATTCCGATAACTAATCAAGGTAGTTGGAATCGAACCAACGCCCCGAGCTTCCAAAACTCGTAGACTACCACTATCCCATACCCTGTAAAAACGAAAAAACCCGCATCAGGTTTTATCCTGAGCGGGTTCCAGTATTAACTTTGAACCAAACTCAGGATTACTTTCCTGAGTTGGTGATTACCAGCAGGAAAGCGCGGTTAGGCTGCGGGGGCTGGACGTTCGCCAGCCGGCATACCTTCGACCATCGCTTCCACTACTGCTAATTTCATTGTATTGTTCCTTCTTCTCTTATCTATGCACGTTGCACGGATTTTTCACTACTACGTAATTGTGCCTCAACCTACGTGTTCTACGCAGGTCGTCACTTCCACCAGTTTAGCACGATTTTTTCGATTGTCAAGCGACTCAAGAAAAATTTTCTTCGCACCACTCTTTGAATCCAGCCTTCTTACCATAACGTGTCCGAATGTATTTCTTATAAGCCTCTGGACTCATTTTACCTCTAGGACGAGCCTCGGGCCTTCTATAAGGCGAATCCCCAGAACCCATATTTATTGTATCTGGATGTAATACGGTTACGGGATCAACATCCTGCGATGCAGCATAAGCAACATTTCTTCTGGTTCCAAATCCTTGTTCTTTCTGAAACTGTTGTCTTACAAAGTCTGAGACAATCGTGCCACGCCTAGAAAACGGCATATTCTGGAATGAGGGAACTTTTCTTTGAACATAATCATTAACCATCTGAATAAGTTTGTCCCTATTGTCCATAAAATATTGGTAATTATTATGCATCCAATTTGGCTTTCCTTTACCGTTAAGTGGATTAGATGCATATCTTAGTGCGGAGTCAACAAATTTAGGGACATCCGGTAACATGTCTCTGTCGGCTCGCATAACCATTTCTACATATTCTTTGAACAACATGCAAGTATTTAGGAATTACTTGTCATTATTTAGTATGCGTGCGGGCCAAGCAAATCGAAACTACGTATTTGTCCCTTCTTTAAACAAGTCTCAAATACATCGATATAACGATTTCGATATCGAACATCAACCATGTAAAAGTGACTTGTAAAAGAAGTTGTCCAAAAACGATCTAAAACTTTATCGAAAAGAATCTTTTCTTTATTGTCGCCTTCTGATACGGATTCGTCGTAGACGAAATTTCTAAGACAAACTTTTCCGAATTGTTCGATATTTGGCAACAGGGGCACACGTTCACTACTTGGCAGCCTAACCCTTAAATCACGGAAGGAGAGAATGGCAGTCTCTCCATTTTCAAAAAACCCGCTATAACCCAATTCAAATACTAAATCAGGAAAAGCCACAAAATATGGCTTTTCCTGATAAAGAATGGTTCGGTTTCTGCCTTTAACTAAGCGAAGTGTTAACATTATGGAAAATCATTCTTTAGAAATGTTTCCAACGACTTCGAAAACTACAGGAACGCCATTTACTTCTGTTGGCCACATGCCAACAGGTTTGGATTCGAGATTAATTTTCAGTCCATATCCTTCGCCAATACTAGTAATCCCTATTCCACGGACTAAGGCATCAGGGCAAAGCCCCTTAAACGCATCCATAGCGGTTTCTTTGACGGCTCTAACTTCATCTAGTGTGAAATTATAGCGTCGGGCTTTTAGTTCATCGGGCTCATATTGATGGTCTAATTGGACACGAACGCCCATATCTTGGAGTTTTGGAATAAGATTTGGATCGATATTTTCAACAGCAAGGAGGAATCGATCATCGTTTCTAAGGGCGATATCTATGCCTTCTAGGGCAAGGAGGACTGCGTTGTAGGATTCTTGATTTGGGGCGACGATTTTATGTCGGGTCATTTTTTACCTTTATCGAGAGTAATCAACATAAAAGTGACAATTCCTGGGAATTGAGCGTACTTTGTTTTGTTTAAGGTTATGTTCGAACAAGTCGATGTAAACATCTCTGTATTGTGGTTGAACTATAAAAAAGTGATTTGTAAACTCATTTAACCAAAATTTGTGTAATACAACGTCAAATAGGATGTCAAGAGTCCCGCCAAAAAGTGGATTTATGGCTCCCAAGCAAACTCGTCCGTCAAATTCGATATTTGGCAATAGTGGAAATCTGGTGAAATCGTCGGCTAGACAAACATTTAATCCGAAATACTCGTATGGAATATAATCATCAGAGTATTTGAGGATAAATCTTAGAGCGGGCAAATTCACAAAATACGGTTTTCCGAGGTAGAAAATGGTTCTACCGTGGGCTTTTATGACACGTTCGACAGATTTGCTCATCCAAGACATTCTAGGCAAATAGGGCTCAAACGTCAATCAAAAAAGGCAAGATGGTCATATAAAGAGTTCTGGGTGGCCTAAATACACGAGACTAGGAGGCATTGTGGAAAAGCATTTTATAAGCAAAGAATTTCCAAAATTTACAGTTTACAGTCCAACTATTGATATTTTCATAAATAGAATTAAAAATAAGAGGTACTTCAATTTTGTTAAAAACAATCACTTAATGTGGGATATAATTTGGCGTAACGGCACCTCCCACCTCCCACCTCCCACCTCCCTTCTTGGCTCAAAAAATTAACAAGATCGATTGCTTCTAGCAAAGACGCTATCTATTGGGGTATGACATACGATTTGTTATTTGAAACGTTATCGTGTTGGTTGCACCCAAGACAAAATTATTTATATGGATATGGAATTAGGGAAAAAATGTGGCATGTAGAGCATACCACTGTTGAATTTTTTGCCAAAAACAGGGTGCCATTATTTGGTTATATATGGCACGAATATGCGAAGGACAGCTTCGAAAAATTCTTCTCTGAATTGATTGATTATAATTTTGTATATGTCGGCCCGAAAGAATGGGGGGAGATGGCATTAAAACACCTGCCGAACAATAAAATAAAAACAATTTATATTCATCCCAGATTAGCTTCAAAAAATATAGAAGAAACAGCTTCATATATTAATTCTTGCTATGAACCAAATGTTGTATATTTATGCTCCGCAGGCTGGCTATCTCCATGCTTGTTCCAATCTATTAGACACAAAGATGTATTTGCATTAGACATTGGGACTGGATTTATGCATTGGTTTGAAAAAATATACAACAAAAAATGCGACCAAACTGATTTTTGGCATTGGGAACAACTAGAAGGATTTAAATAATCTAAGTTCTCGGGCAAAACACAGTTTTGTCCGGCAATATTCTAGCCCAAAAAGGGCAGATGGTCAAGTAAAAAAGGCATTGAACGTCTAAATAGACTTATGGCAACCCTTACAGTCAAAGATATTACGTTTGAGCAAGCCTTGTATAGCCTTACGACGACAGAAACTATTCAATTATTGCTTGATAACGACTTCATCGATACCTCTAAAACCGGTACTTCTACAGCTGCTGGTGTAAAAACCGTTATTCAGAACGAAATAACCAATAAAAGGTTTAAGCATTGGGATATTGAAGACTTAACCATTGACGGAATTATGCAGGTTTTATATACGATGGTATCCACTTCTGACTCGGATACGGCGGCTGTAATATCATTTTTAACAGCACATCCGACCACCATTAAAGCGACTATAGGAACTAATTTTGCTTTAGATAAAAGCACAATTGTTACAGATACAGTTTTAGACAGAATAAACAACGACGATTTTGGAAGCGTAACATCAAACAGGAAAAGGTTTTACGCTTACACATGGAGAAATAATCTTCAAGCAACGATTGATGATCCTGATGTAGATAATTTGATATCTAAACAAGATTCGTTGGCGAGCGGGGTTGGACGAATAATTCAATATAAAACCCCATCTTTAAGTTTTACTCAGCCAGTGGATACATTAACCTCTCCTGCGGCTATATGGGATAAAATTAAGACTGAACCTCTTGGGCATCGTGTTGTATATCCATTATTCAGTGCGACGATGATGCAGCGTCCGTGTCAGCAACTATTATTTTCAGCTATTCCATCTTCGGGAACTTATACATTAACTTACAATGGAAACACAACCGCCACTATTAACTGGAATGATAGCAGAACTACGGTTATAAGCAAGGTTCAGTCAATGGTATCGGTTAGTGAACCAACCACCATTGTGGATGTGGTTCCTTTTACGGCATCGTCTGCCAACACGTATTTTGTAACGGATTATGCTGGAAATTACCAGCATTGGGGGTTCAGGATATATTTTTACCCAACGAATCCTGCTCCTTATGCAGAAGCCGGTCTTAAGACTTTAATGACAGTAACTAACAGTTTAAATGTTAGTGCAACAATGAGTGCTACGTTTACAACTCATCCTTTTGATGCTTTGGACGAATCCGGTGCCTTGTTTAAGACGCCTACAACTTCTGTTCCTTTTGATGGGCCGTACAGGACAAAATATAAAACTCATATGGCGGCTCTTTATACGGCGTGGTTTGAGGCGTTTGCAGCATTGCCGGTTGATCCGGTGTATGGGCCGCCTACAATTGATTACGTCATGATTGATCAAGAAAGTGAAAGTTTGTATCCGTTCTATACATTTAAATTAGACTTCACTAGAACAGGAGATACAAGTTATCAGGATGAATCTTGGAAAGCAATTGGGGCTGATCCTAGATTCGCCACAGACCTTGCTCCAAGATTGGGGAATTTTGTAGCAAAAGACGTAACCAATATTGGTTCTTACGCCAGCAACAGTCCTAGATTTTGGGATGGCGACGTAAGTGGTGCCTATTACAACGGTTACGACATGGAAAAGATCAAAAAGCACTATGTATGGGATTCTGTAGACATCGACCGATTAGCAGAACACTTGCATGAATGCGTTTATTTGCCGTGTAAAGCGGTTTATCCAAATGTAATGGGAAGTAATTATGCTTCTTATCCCAATTCCATTTCTTATCGTTTTAGTAATCTAGAAGACAGAAATAAGTTCTGGTCGATGGGTGGATTTACAGGCACCAGTGCATCCTCTTACTTTTATGGCGAAGAACTGTCTACCAACTTAACAATTGACGAACTTCCTTCTCAGACTCAGGAGCCTGATTCCAATCCTCGTTCTACTACCGATCCTTTGAGTAGGATTAAGATCAAACACATGGTTCGTTCGAATGGCGTTGTCACACTATCGATTTTTAATTCAAACGACATTGATGATGGCACGGCAGCTAGAAAACGTGGCAACAAGCAATTTTTAACGAATCTTCAAGTTGGGGATCAATTTACTATAAACGGTGTTATTAATGGACAAAATAATACAAATTCAACGCTTGTAGGTGCCATTGACGCTCGGTTTGCTCCAGCAACCGCTTTCAATTTTATTGGGTATTTGAAAATGGTAGATTTATTTACCATTACATCTATTACCAACGATCCAGTAACCGACGAGCCAACTATTTTAACTTATAACGATGATAGAGCCGATCAAACTTACGCCCCATCGGGAAGCGTATCTACAACAAGTTTAAGTTCTTCGCCGACAGCAAATCAGGTTCAAATCAACACATCTACGAATTTAGTATCAACATATGGTTGGGTTTCTGGTACTACTGTTATTACAGTAGAAGTCAAAGATGTGGTCGGGTGTCCGGAAGCGAATGGCTTATTTTTAGGCTACATAAATGGAAACAATTCATTTAGATTAGTTAATTTTAGTTTGCAAGCAGTTACATCTTCCACGACAGGAACAGGTGGCACTTGGGCAGTGGTTACTGATGGTTTGGGTGGTGGTTTACCACCGCACATATCTACTTATGATTCTTGGAGAAACTTTAATGTTGCCATTCGCAAACTTCGTTCTATATTTGTACCAGCACACATTCCTTTGAACATGTGGATTACGACCAAGTTTTATCATGGCTATCCAGAATATAAAGAATCAGACTTATATCAAGAACAATTATATCACATATTATTACATTCTAGAGATTTTAGACTTTTGTATTACCAGGAAAATGAAACATTTAGAACTTACACTTATGACAAACTAGTAAGCAATATACTCAAGGAAGCCGATGAGTTGTTTGGCTATGATGACATCAAACCGCTTCCTGTTAATTACAAAAACATAACTCTAAGAGAAAGTTATATTCTTTCTGGAGTGCAGTGTCACGGCAAGAAAATTTATAGATTTACGCCTCAATTTGGCTCGGAAGCTCGTCAAGTTGAAGATCCTATTGATGTAACAATGGATAATGTTGTGATAAGTGCAGCTAATCCGGTAGCTTTACAGATAAACGACGGAAACATTGTTGTAATTCAAAACGCTAGCATTGTTACTCCAAGTGTTACAAATTCTACTCGTGGGCTTTGGATACAACAAAATCCATCTAGTTCTTCTTCGGGAGGAGATGGCGGGGATGGAGGAGATGGTGAGGACGGCGAAGGGCCGACTCCGACACCAGGGCCGACAGACGATGGCAGTATTACCTCTTCCGCTACTGCTAGTGGATTTGGCTGTGATGACGAGAATCAGTATAGAGGGGTTCCGGTTGGGCCGGGCTGTCAGAAGGGCAACAGAACGTGTTCGAGCACTAATGGGGCGTTGGTGCCTGCTATTACGGTCTGCACGGCAAGAGATTATTTCCAATCAATTCAACCAAACACAACATGATAACATTTGAAGAATGGTTCTTTAAAAGAAAAGCAGATAAAACTGCTGTTGGAAGTGACGATGAAACGGTTGTTTTAAATAAAAAACAACCTGGGAAATTGCCTAGAGTAGGCAAGAAACCGATAAATTTGAGGCCAGGAGATAAGTTTACTAAAACCGACAAGGGCTGGCACGTTCAGGTTAATTTAGACGCGAATTAGCTTGTACTGTCTTTGTAGAATTCCTGAACTGGCCATCCACGACTTATATCTTGTGGCTGTTACAATACCACTTTTCATGTCGTTTATGAATTGGGTTCTGCCAAAACTACAATCACTGAAATGATATAGAAATTGGGATTGCCAAAAGTAATTTACAACAGTTTCGCATAATTTATTGATTTCCGAATCCGACTCACGATAAGAATACCCATCTTCTAAGCAAACTAAACCATCGTCTGTTTGATGGGGCAGAGACAAAACGTGTCCATCTTTATTTGTAACATAAAGCGATTGGAAAAAGTAATCGTCAACACGACCAATCTCAATAAAGAATTTCATCTCAGGAAATTCTAGGTTATGTGTCCTACTATCAACCACAATAGTTCGCTTTTTAGATAGAATCTCGCAAACTCCAATATAGGAATTCTCATATTCCTTATGTTGATAGATTTCGATCTTCATGGAGGAACTTAGAAAGGCCGTAAGTTACTTTTTTGGTTGATTTGGGCGGCTTTTTATAAGTTCTCTTAGTACGTGGAGCGAGCATTCGTTGACGCCATGCTTCCATTTCTTCTGGCGTGTCAAACTGTCTAGTTTGTCCTCTAATTGTCAACTCATATGCTGCCATCCTGGCATTATAATATAAAAACTTAGATTTTCAAGTTATTTTTAATTAATTTGTCCGGATTCCAGAATTTGCCTCTTACATAATCTGGCCTTACCATTTTATAACGATAAAGCATCTTCTGTCCGTCACCAATTTTGATATAAATTCCTTCTCGTAAGTCCTTTGAATATTCGGACTTAGAGCCATACATGGCTGCCAATTCTTCATAGGATTTTAATTTACCTTTAAATAAAAGAGGAGGCACAATAAAGCCTCTTTCTTGGAGAATATTCCTTGTTTGGTTTGGGTCTAGGAAGAATTTATTCTCGTAATCGTACAGATCGAATGCAATAAAGTAATCTGGAAGGTCTGTATAGTCGATGCCATGTTTGGCCCACATCCATTCGCCATAGACGACATAAGGCAAATCGACAAACTTATCTTTATTCTCGTAATACCAATTCCAAATAGGAGCATATTGCTTTTTAGCCGCTGTATTTTTAATATTGCCTTTATTAAGAATTCTATCTTTATTTCGGATAATTGGTGGTTCGCTAAACATAGCGAGAATACCGATATTGGTTCCGTCAACTTTTTCTTCAACGGTTAGTTCGTGATTAAAAACATCATCATGCTCAACAAGGATATCATCCTTGTCAAGATTTGGATTATATTTGAGGTGTGGTGTTCGTGGGAAGGGCGGGAGGTAATCCTGCCTTTTCTTTTCGTAATCTTTCATAGTAATTTACTCGTGATTTAGTCTTAGACATAGTTCTTGATCTATTGCTTCAATTAGTTCAGACGAGATTTCAATTTGGTCAGGGAGAGTGCTGGGATATTGTCGAGCAGTTTTAACAATTTCATCCCACTGTTTCTGTTGTTTTTCGGATAATTTGGTGTTAAATGTAGGGGCTTTATCTCTCACATAATCGTTGAATCTGTCACAATTCCTTTTGAATTCAATTTCTGGAGGTAGAATTGTGTTTAATTCAACTTTTTCTGGCAGGATTTCGGCTAGTTCGCTATGGAACCAGCAAGCGTTGTGTCCTTTTGGCTTGAATATATCACGAACTAAATCCCTTGCCTTTTGGAGGCTTTGTTTTAGTTCGTCCAGGGACATGTTTTCAATGTCTGGATCACATGACTTGTCTGACATCTTTAATGGTGACTTCAGAGCCATTTGGAAAGTAAAGGGATTTTGTTCGATAATGAGCACGTGGTACTACATATTCAATTTCCATTATAAGCCCTTCGTTCACGCATTCATCTAGAACTTGGACAAAATCGATATCTTTTTTGAAAAACTGTTCTGGGATTTTGGAGATAAGTTCTGTGCCTTTGACGGGGCCAGATTCTTCGACGTAGTTTCTAATCCATTCTTTAATATCCATTTTTTAAGATTTCCTCTTGCGAAATAGGGTTGCATGGCCAACCTCGCTCTGATTCATATTGGTCAAATTTATAAGTGGTCTCTCCTGCTGCTACCGAGATAATATCCGGTACAAAATATGTAGACCATAACATGTTAATGGCACTGTTACATAAGGATTCTATGGTGGATTCTCTAATTAAAAACCTAGCATCTCCCAAACAGACAAATCTAAAGTTATCAACATGAGACAGACCAATAATGTCCCAAACATGATCGTCGTTCAAATTTTTAAGGAACCCCATTCTAATGCCAGCAAAAATGTATCGCCGGCTCGTCCCCTGCCTGAGTGGATTTGATCTCAACCAAACTTCATAAAGACATCTTGGAATTTCGATAAACTTAGGGACGACATTATATCCGGTTTGGAATAACAATGTACGTTTCTTTGATTCGTCTACAAGGTGACATTTGATATAGAAGTTTTCTTCCGTCTTCACTTGATAGTAGCGTTTAATTTCCATACTATTCCTCTGCTTTTGACCCACACAAGTCATTTAAGGTAATATTTGGAATCAATTTGACAGCGATTTCATCGGCTTTTGCTTGCAGGGCCTCTTTGCCTTCCGGTGTTTTCAACCAGTCCCAATATGCCCAAACATCAGGAAAAGGATTTTTGCCATCTTCTACTTTAATTTTGTCGGCTGCCAGTAAATCTTCTGCTAAGTGTTTTGCTCTCGCATTGATTGTTGGCACATGTTCCTTCAAAAGTTTGGATTCATAAGGCAAATGAATTTCTGGAGTTGCCATAAAGAACAAGAATGAGTGGCTTGGAGTTGAACTTTCTCCCAAAGCTACATCCCATTCTTTACCTCTAGCCTCCCATTGTTTTCGCGTCATTTCTTCTGGATGATCCGTGTTGTTCCAGTAAGGATAAGGTTCGACGCCTTCGATGCTCTCCCATGCTTCGGTTAAGGTTCTATTGCCGCAAAATAAAAGGGCAAGAATCTTATTTCTGCCCTGTTTGCAACCAATTTCACAACGGTAATCATATTCCGATGTTTGACGACCTTGGTGTTCCTTAAGAACCCTTTTCCAAGCCTTGTCTAAGTAACGATCTTTTGTCCCTTTTAAGGTGTGTCCGTCTAAGTCTCGAACCGCTATCTGGATGATATCTTTCTTTGATTGGTTCTCAGCCATTTCCCTAAGAAAATTGCAATTGTTGTGGAAGAATTCAGAAAGTTCTTTAAAATTAAAATTGGGCAACTTGTAACCGTTGTAGATTTTAGTGCTCATTTTATGTCCGGAACTACTTTTATCCTTGTGGCGATTCCGTCGGTGAATCTTATCACGTAACGCTTGAGTCCATTTGAGATAAACATATCCAAATGTGTGTCTTTGATAAGAATAGGTTCTTCAAGTGCCTCGCCATCAAACCAACCAGACGACATTTGCCATAGTTTACCGTCTTTGTCGATTTTATAATCAGTAAGCGTGCTATCTAAAGCCTTTGTCTGAAACTGAATTCCAGCCGGATCGGTCCCATCGGGCAGATCCATTTCAACGGTAACGGTGTCATACATTCCCATTATAGTTCCAAAATAAGTTCCGGATTATTGTCAAAAACGCAGAGACTTTCGGAAAAATCTTTTAATTTATGAGTCGGGTATCGCTCCATAAGTTTGGCAACAATCTTGTCGTGCCAATTTTCTTCCCAATACCTGCAACATCCGCTATCTTGGTCATTCAAAGCAGCATACATATCTGTCTTGTTTTCCCGAACATATTGTTCAACGATAGAAAAATCTTCCTCCGAAACAGAAAAAACGTTTCTACATTGAAAATCAATAGGTTTTTCAGCAACCAATAAGGTAAATTCTTCATCAATTGGGAATAACGTAAGACGACCATGTGTTTGTAGGCTTCGCGTTGCCAAAAAATCACTTACCGAAATCTGACAAGGCAAATCTATCGCTTTGTCAATCGGGTCTCTCTTTTTGAGGCCGACCACCAATGGGATGAGCAAACTTGTTAGTCCAAAACTTCTGCGGTTCACTTTTCTTGTTCCTTGTTAGCTAGATTCGTGTTGGCATTGATGGCATCGGCAAGACCTTGAAGTTCCGTCGCGTGAAAGAAGACGTCTTTCAATTGATTAGCAGTCAGTTGTGACAAAACGCTGTTAATACATATCGCCAAATAGCAAGCACCGTCACCACGAATAAAATACCCAGGCCAGTCGTCGCCAAATTGAACAGCCCCCGTTTCGACGCGGGGCTCAACTTTAGGCATCTGCTGAATTCCCATTATCACTGAACCTCAATTGTCGTATGTTTCTTAATAGACATTTTCTTCGCTTCATATACGCTTACATTGTCGCCATATCTTTGGATATAAGAAATCACTTCGCCCTTGGTTTTAAATTCACGAACCTCCTTATATTGTTCGGTTCGTTCCGGATATCCATGACCTGGATTCGTTCTGGATCGCTCATCCCCTGGAATATAAACGCTTACCTCACTCACAACCAAATAGATTAGATCGTCAGAATTAACTGGAGTTGGCGGCTCAGTCACAATTCACCTAACGTAAAAAACAGGTGCTTTGGTTGGAAAAGGCAATCGGTAATTATCCGGCAGCAAATAAGCATGGTCTCGATCTACAGGCACCTTCACTATATCACAAAAACCGTCAGTGACAATTAACAAAGGACCATTAGCTGGGAAATCATTAGCTTTGTGTATAAAGTCGATTGCTGGCTGTAGGATTGTGCCACCTCTTCCCTTAACCTTTGCCCCAGCCCCCAATAGGACTTCTGGTACGATATATCCGCCATCGTAATAGGTTGCATCGCAATAAACCATTCTAATTCGTTGAACATTACGAGAAATGCTATAATTCGCTATAGTGCCAAGGCATTCGGCAATCTGATGCCGATCCATTGACATAGAAGTATCGAAAACAATTCCAAAGGTTCTTTCTTTCTCATATTGAGACGCTACACGGGCAGGACGGGGAATATCTGGCGTAGCAAAACTTCTCCTACTTAATCGGGCATAGGTTCTACGCTTGGCAAGTGGCTGAAAATGTCCATCAAACCATTCTGCAAGTTTAACGTTCCAAGGCATAGGTGGCCTTGATAAGGCTTTAATCTCTTCTTCAAGACCAGCAGGAATAAAACCACGACCTTCAGACTCGTGCAAATGATATCCATCAATTAAAGCATTTCTAAAAAATTCATCCAAATCCATGCCTTCTGGAGTCTGCCACCAGTCACGGTCGTCTAGCATATCTCCAAGATGTCCGCGTAACGTCAACATTCTCTTGTATCTTGAATCTCCAATAATCTTATCGTAAATTTCCTCGGCAGAAAGCCCATCAAAAGCCCTATCATAACAACCACCACGGATAAAAGTGCCCACTTTCATATCAACCAGCCAAGCATTAATCAGGAAATCACAAGCAATATTCCAAACATAAGGGTCTCTGCCTTCACGGCGAGCAATATGTCTTAGAGCCACATGAAGTAATTCGTGTGCCATTAAGAACTTACGTTCTTCCATTGTTAGTGGATAATTAGGATTTACATAAATTTCCTTTAGTTCGGCACTAACGGCACCAGTGGTGATTTGTAATCTTCGGCAAATATCTCTATCTTCAACAATTTTAAAAGCGGCGGCCAGAATGGCTAAAAGTGGAAAGTTATTCTCAAACCATTCTAGGGCCTCTATGTTGGCACTTTTGATTGGAGTTTTATCCCCGAAGCCAGCAATACGGCCGCCAGCGATTGAAATAGATTGACTAACAGCAGCCGATATTCCTTGGGCGAAGATTTCCGACCATTTGTATTTTCTGCCAAGCCATTTAATATTTTTAACAAATCTAAAATCTACATGTTTATAGCTGGTTGTCAGATTCGTGCAAATATCAGGAATGCCATGATTGGCGAAATGTTCATATAATTGTTCTTCATTTCCCCTTGGGATCAATTCAGCATTTACCCGCATTTGGGCAGGAGGCGTTCCTAAATCAATATCATTTAGGAATCTAGCGATAACGCAATGGCAGGCAGCAGCCCAGGCATCAGGAATTGCTTTTTCTTTAAAATGCTCAAAGCAGAGGTGAAGGACACAATGGCCGAAAACGTAGAGCCATTCATTTGGCTCAAGACGTTTGTTCATATCAACATAAATAACATCGTTGCTCGCAGGTTCAGCAATTCCGCCACTTAAATCCATATCCTCGAAACGAACATAGTTCATAAAATAAAACAAAAAAGGTTCCGAAGACGCCTTTTGGATGGCATCTTGAAACCTTTTTTTAGCAATATCACTAACTTTTCTTTTCATTTTTCTTTTTTCCCAATCTTGGCATATCCCGAAATATTTCGGTCAAAAACCAAGTCGGCAACAGTCTCTCGTGTTTGTTTGATACAAAAATCTGTGCCAATTCAAAATTCGTATCAACTAATTGTCTAAGCAGACGTTTTGAATTATGAGCAAACTCTTTTTGTTCGGTATTGAGTCTAGAGCCATCGGCTGGGAGATCGTGAATAACTCTTTCTCTAAAAGCATCGACAAGCCAATGTAAGACATCCAATTCAGCAGGTTCACTTGGCCAACGGCGTTCGCCAGCAATCAAATCACGCAACATTTTTTCTGGATCGTGGAATTTGCCAAAAGCCGAGAAGCCTTTGGCGTGAATCGCACTTAAATTCGCACTGGCAATAACCGAAATGTACTCTGGAGTGATGATTTTTCTAGCCTTAAGACAATCACTGACCATATGCCAACTACGTGGCGTAGAATAAGGTTCTTCGGTAGCAGGTGGTTCAGAATGCAGATGAGATGGTTTTGATTTAATATAATCAAATACAAGTCTGTGGATGCTGTTTGTTCCTGCCCAATCGAGCCATTCTTTAGGGCTAACTTTCAACCCAATATGAACCATTCGGTTAATAAGGGCAGAACCCATTGGCTTGACCAAAGCGGTATCAGAAGCCCTATTACCAGCCCCGATTACAATAGAACCGGCCGGCATTCTATATTCACCAACTCGGCGGTCGTGAATTAGGCTATAAAAAGACTTTTGAACATCGAATTCACTAGCATTAAGTTCGTCCAAGAAGAGACAATAAGGATTGTCTCGGGCGATCATGCTAGGAGGATAGAATTTGGTATATTTATCATCAATTTTGGGGCAGCCGATAAGGTCTTCGGCGGCAATTTGGCTACCCAAAAGGGTAACGCATTCCATGCCAACGCTTTTAGCAAAAAGTTCTACTAAAGCGGATTTGCCGATTCCTGGCGGACCCCAAATGAAAACCGGACGTACAGGGGCTACGTCCAGTAATATCTCCATTAGTTCGCTTGGCGGTACTGCTTTTATGTTACGCACTGAACATCTTTTCTAATTCGTTTGCTTCGTCTTGGCTTTCGAAAAACCTAAAGAAAAGAACCAAATATTCTTGCATTTGGCAAGCAATAAAGAACTGTTTCACTTCCTTAACAGCACTTGGGCTTTGATTCTCCATAATGTCAGAAGACACAACCTTATAGCCTGTAGTGCCTTCCATTATCGGAGTCATGCCTTCCATCTTGGCAGTATTCTCGTCGCCCCGATGTAGACTTAACATAGTTAAAGCCTCATCGCTCAGAGAAAGTCGTTTAATCAATTCTTGTGAGAAGTCAGCAAAGAGAAGGCTCATTGCTTTATTTCGATTAATGATTTCAGTAAAATACTTAGTGTGACGCTCCCGGCCGCCGTGTTTCTCTTGTTGGGCGGATTCGAGAACAGATGAAATAGTATCTGTCGATACAATTGGAGCTTCGCCCTCTAAAAGGACCGCATAAATACGAATACAATAATCCAAGTATAGGTTTACGAAACTCATTTGGATGTCAAGGCTTTGTAGAAAGAAATTAGAAGTTTCATGCATGAAAGCAAGAACTTTTTCATTATCTTTCATAAGAGCCTCTAGGGAATATTTGACATCTGAAGCGTTTAACTTGAGAATCTTTGTCACAGAATCAATTGTTACCTGCGGAAACATCCTATTCCTTCTGGTTAGATTGCCATTTTTTAAGTTTTCGCTTCAAAATCTTCGGCAACGACTCTAAATCGCCGCCGCAGCCGACATACAAAGCCAACGACATAATCAACAAATCAACCGCCTCAGACAAGGCTGGTTCGTCTAAGGTTTTATGTTTGTTGCCATAAACCTTTTCTTCTACCTTAATCGCTCTGCCAAGTTCTCCAAACTCTTCGCCAGCACTTAAGTATAATTCCGCTATGGATTTATACTTAAGGTCTTTTTTGGTAAGTTCTTGTATTTTCTTAAGAAGTTTCTTATTCATTGTCTAAATAAGACATGGCGTTAAAGAGTTTTGAACAATGGTTACAGGAACGTGGAATTAGGACTGCGTTGGGCATCTATCCGCCCGCTTATGGCGTTGGTCAATACCCAAGTCTTTATTTTATGCCAATTTCTGCTTCTGCTGGATTTTCTTTGACAGCGATTCACCACAAAGAAGACAAGCCAAAAAAGAAGAAAAAGAAGAAATCTAAAGAGTAGTATATTTCAGTTTTTGGCTTTTGTCAACTAGGCGGATTACCCCTTTTACTTCTTCCACACGAACGTTAAAGAAGGATTCATAAGGCTTTGTGGCTCTTTGAACCGCTGTGGCTTGGTTGGGAGCCTTTAGGATAATGAGATGTTCGTCTTTTGAGATGTTCAATCTGACGACAAATAGTTTTTCCTTGATGACCACGATTTGGGTTTTGGTTGGAAACAATTTGGATAATATTTTCAGCATATCAGTTCCAATACAACTCAAAAGGGTCTAATCGGCACGAAAACGGACTAATAGGTAACTGGCCGCATTTTAGTTTGTTAAAACTTTTCGGATTAAGGCTATGAAACTTTGAGTTCCAAAAAAAGTTTATTGTTTCTAATGCAGTTGTCTCGTAACTGCCATCGTCTGCCATTTTGAATGGAAAACTAAATCCCAGACAAACATATCCATGATTGGAAATTTGTGGAAGATCGATAGTTCGCCAAAACAACCAGGGTTTTACAAAAACTTTTAAAGCGAACGGATAAGGGCCGGTATCTCGTTGACCAAATTTTACCACAAATAATGTTTTTGGCCATTTTACATAAAAAGACTCTATTTCTCTGCCAGTCCAAGCCAATACAGTCCTATATTGAGCAGGCATTACCAATGATGCAACAATCGATCTATGTGGATAACAACCTACTTGTTTAATTTTGACAGTAGCCATCAGGGTTGATTTTTGATTCTATGCATCCAAAAAAAGAATGAAGAAATACAAAAAGTTAGGGAAACAATGCTTAAAACAACCACCACATATTCAGGTGTCGGAAATATGTTGAAAATTCTTAGACTAGCGATCACAAGCACAACAATGTTAACCAGCAGACAAAGTCCAAATAATATTTCTTCGATTTTAGGCATTGTCTTCGCAAACCTTTTTGGCTAATTTTAAGGTTGGGAGCCTATCTTTTAGAATAAACCATGCTGGTCTGGTTCTGCCACGGTTGATAAGGGTTCTATAAAACATCTTAACCGGTTTGTTGTTCATTTTGTCAATCTCCATAATGCGGAATTGACCATTCGTACTCTCAAGTATTCTAAAGCCATCTGGAGTAAAATTCCAGTTACTTTCACCTATTTTCTTTGCTCGAAAGACCAGTGCCACGGATTTCCCTTATCTTTTCTAGAAGGTCGTCAATCTCTTGTTCAATTTCAGGTGGTGCTTTAAACCTTCCTACCAATGCTAAATCTTGGGCTCTATCATAATCGCCAGCCTCAAACGCAAGGGAGGCAGCACTTCTAAAAAGAACGGATCTAGTTGGCTGTTCTTCGGTCTGTTTGGCGGCTTCATGTTCTAATTCCGACGCCGCCATAAACAAATTGATTTTCAAATAAAGATTAAACTTACATCTGTCTGCTATTTCAGCAACGGCCATTGCATCAAGATGAAGTTGAAGTATGTTCATTTATCTTTTCCTCCCAAACTTTGTCTTCAGGAGAAACTTTGTTTGTCTCTTTCAACCAACAGCCTGAAAAACCATCGTGGCTTACCAATTTAAACCCCATTTTTGGCAAACCATTACCTAATTGTTCGCAAGCATTTTCGATATAAATGGACAAGTTATATTTCTCAATACGCTTAATTAACTCTTTAAATAACCCTTGTCCTGTTTTTAATGCTTCCACCGACGCTATTTGAATGCAATTAATCTTCTTTTCGCCAATGTAGATTCTACCCTTTCGGACATAGAGAGTGGAGAATCCAGGCTCATTTAAGTGGTGATTGCGAAAACCAGATTCCATGAATTCGTCGAAAGTCATGGACGTATTATAGCACAGATGGCCGAAAAATCCTACTTGCCACAAGTGCTTAGTACAATTGAAGATGGCCAGTTACTGGATCGATTTTACTGGCTTCGTGTGGCCCGATTGCCAAACAAGTATGGGTTGGTTCGCCAAACTCGGTCAACCCGCTATCTTTGATAAGATGCACCTCTAAACCGGCCTTTTTGGCGTTCCGATAAACCTCAAGCAAGTCCTCCTCGGTCTGAACTTGCACACAGACTTTCTTGAAATTACCTTCACACCATGCTATTTGTTCCGGAGTAAGGTTAATTGTGTGGGACTTGCCCTTCTTTGCTAGATTTCTAGTCAGAAAGGACATAGCCGCATGACAACTTTGGGCAATTTCTTTACCTTTCCTCATTCCAATATTATCGCCCTTGGAATTTGTAAACTTACGTCTAACGACAATTACTTGCTTGATGTCCATTAGGATTCTTCAAGGCTACGCTGGCAAGCGATACATCTTGCAGCATGGGGTAGGGCTTGCAACCGAGTAACGGAAATCGGTTTTTCACAATCTTCGCAAATGCCATAAGTTCCATTATCAATGCGTTCTAAGGCATCAATAATCTTCTTTAATTCTTCCCGTTCTACCTCATCGAGCATGGAATCAATATCATCTTGCTCTTCCAGCGAGGCAGAATCAGCATAATCTTCACCGTCTTTATTGCGGCCTCGAAGGCTATTTGATTTATTTGCAAGAACCTGTAAAAGGTCTGATTTTCGCTCAAGGAGTGATTTTTTAATTTCTTTATGCATTTTTATTTTTCTCAGGAAAAAGCCAAGATAGTAAAACTAATGAACCAGCGAAGGAAAAGCCAATTCCGGCACCAATCCAGGGATGAGCCGGCCACATCACGGAACACATATAGGACCAACCCACTACCAGAAAAATATCCCAAAACAAAGCTTTCATTTTTTATCCTTAAAGTCAATTATATCATTTATTTTCTGGATTTCAAGTTCTTATTGTAAATTTGTAAAGGAATTTCAGGCTCTAGGACAAGGTGGCCATTATCCCAATCAAAGCCAACGCTCACATTGGTCAAATTAATGCCGTGTCGCATGCCGCCAAAGGCCCTGACTCTTAATTTGGAGTTACCTTCGGGGTCTATCTGTTTTGCTTTTTCGATAAATTCGTTTAGTGTCATGTGTAATTTCTCCAGTTTTTACGTCGATAATAGTCGTAGAACATGGGCTAAAACAACTTAACAATATGGAAAATATGGTTTTAAGATAAATTTTCATTTGAAAACATATCCGGATGTAGTTCTAAGGCAGAAATAACTTCATTCAACGGAAGAATCTTTCTCTCAACTAACAATTCAACTATGTTTGACATTTTCCTGCTAATGTCTTCTATCAAAGAAAGAGCTTCTGTCCCATCGTCAGAATAACCTCGATAAGCTCCCTGTAAGGTTTCATAAACAAGATGTTTAAGTTCTATTTCATTAGTCTCTAAAGACTTACAGCATAGTGGAACTTTGTAGTACGGCTCAGTCTTGAATTTGATTTTCATTTTTTCTCCAAAAGACATATACCGACATTAAAAAGAACATGATGCATATCTCGAATTGAACATATTCTTTTAATTTTTCACCGAAAACCTTAAAGCCGACTTGTAGTTGATCCGGTTGGAATATACCGACAAACAAACAAAAGGCGAAAATAAAGAGCATTAACATCGACGCCAAGGGCAACACAACTAGCAAAGTTACCGAGATATGGTGTTTTAGTAGTTCTAAAATCTTGTCTTTCATCTTGGGCCACCTTTTGGCATTGGGGGCGGAACTAAATTATATGTCACGCTCCAATAAAGTTTTGAACTCCACACTTCCCAACGGGCGTGCTTATCATCTTCTTTCAATTTAACTACAAAGGAATAATCTGGACATTCTGCATAAGCCACAATACTTTTGTACTTTTTTTCATATTCCGAATACTGTAATTCGTAGCACAATTTAGGGCGGGATTTAGCGAGTAACCCATCCCAATTAAGTTTAGGACTCGAAATAACAAACCATCTATCGTTTTTAAATACATATTGGTAATTTTCATCAGACGTAGCATAGGTTTCACCTTCAAAATATTTCCTATCAACCCACGTGATGGAGGTTGGGTATCGAAAATATGCAAAGATTGCCGCCGTCGATAAAACTAAAACCATTAACAGAACTAAAAAAGATGCTTTCATCATTCAGCCCTGTTCGACAACAAGATAATAGAGCCGCCTACAGCAAAACCAAATCCTAAAATCAGCAGTATTGCAAATATAATTGTGTTATCCATAACGATGGTTGCATAGACGACAAAAAACACCGAATAACCGTAGACTGTATAACCAAATTCTCTTAATCTACGTTTTTCCTCTGTTCGGTATAAAGAATATAACCCAATAGTGGATATAAAAATACAACCTACCCCAACCAACACTGCGAATAGGGCCATTATAACTTCCTATTAATAACGTTTTCTAGAACTTGAGCGTGCAATTCATTCTCAACAACACGCCTTACCAGAATAATGGCATCTGATTGCCAGTTGTCTCGTTTATCAAATTCTATAAAATAAAGCCGTTTTGAATTCTCGCCAATACCAAAGCAGTATGGGCGTGAATTCACTGAAGTCGTATGGATTGCCACCTTTTCGCGGCATTCATCCAAATAGGTAAATCTCAATACATTGCGTTGTTCAACGTATTCAGGAATATCATACGGAGAGGGCGAAATGGTAACGTTTTCGCCCTGTTTATAGGAAACGGAGACTTCAGATGCATTAACCATCGTTCGCATTCAAGCCATTCTAGCACAATGTCTTGAGTTAGCAATTGTGGTTTTTCCAATTCTTAGGAGAGACCTTTTTAAGAGAATTGGTAGGATTTAAATATGTCTTCAAACACGCTCCGTAATCGTTTATATCTAACTTGCTTTCCTTCTTGAAGTTATTACTACGTAGATCATTATATGAATTTATAAATTCTTGTGAATAATATCCAATCCCCTCTGTTCCGTTTGGGTTCCAAAAACGTGAATTCCAAAAGTAATCAATTATTATTTGAACATTTTCGTTTATATCCTTGTTAATTTCCCAAGATGGGAAATCTTCTCCCAAACAGACTTCTCGTTTTGCAATTTGATTTGGTAAGGCTAATGGATATATGATTGAGTCGCATTGATGGCCTATGTATAATATATAATCCATATAAGGATAAAGAACATTTATAATAAATATCATATCTGGCAGATATAATAAGTCTGCCGTATTATCTGTAAGTAGTATAGTCCTTCGATGAGATGGCAGTTCTACCGTAACGTATTTTGTGCGGTTCATCATTCCTTCGCCAACAAAACAGTTGATCTTCATTTTAATAACCTTAAATAAAGGTATGAATGACACACAATTAATTACCGCACTTGCGGCAATCAAGCCGCTGACAAAACCGCATCATTCTGTCCATCTCTTAAACACGCCGTTGTTTGGAGCCGACAAGAAAGATATTTTATCACATTATGTGAGAATTACAAAATCTTTTCCTGTTTCGGTTGAATGGCCAAAACAAATTCAAATCGACTTAGGTGCTCCACTTTGTAAAGAGCATGGAGCGTCATTTTGCCTACATACAAATCCTTGGATGAAAATGGAGGCAGCAGGAAAACGTGCCGACGATTGGGGAACAGAATTTGTTGCAGATATGACAAATTTTGATAAAAATCTTTCCACACTAAAAACAAACATCAGTAAAACAAACATTCCAGTATCTACAATCTTGTTAGATTATGAATTGTGGACATTAAAAACAGATAAGGCTTCGGCAATGGACGCAAAAGCTTCTGTTATATTTTCCACAATAGCAAAATATTTTCCAGCCGCCGAAACTGTTATTTACGCTCGCGGCGGCGTCAATTACGACAACGCCAAAGGTTGGAGCAATAATGAAGCTGGTTTCACCACCTTAAACGAACCTGGGGATTATTTTTCTCCAGACCTTTACTTCTTAACAGAAGTTTACTTAATGGAAGAAGTCTTCCGCCGTAATTTAAAAGCGGCATCTGAAAAGGGGTACAAAAAAGTTATTCCTTGGATTGCGCTAGGAGGAGCCGGAGTCAGAGACGGCATTAGTATCATTCAATGGACTACGCCACCGCACGACTATCCATTCGTAAATAGTTATAGAATGGGATTTGATATTAATTATAGTTGGGGTTGGCAATTCCCAGAAAGATTTGGCGATTGGTCAAACGTACCTTGTGTTTGTTTCTGGCCGGCAGCGTTTGATCCAATGTGTCCAAATTGGGGCAAACATTTCTTGGCATATTGCCAAGGAGCCAATAGCGTTAAGATGTCAATTCCTGATTAACCAAATCAGCAAAAGAGACACGAGCACGTGCTGTGTCAACAACACGATGATTGTATAAAAATTTGACGGTCCATTCAAGAACCTCAAAACTAGGATAGACAAGACGCATTTTATTCAGAAATGCGTCTTTATTTTTATCTGTGTCTAAAAACCAGCGGTCATTTTCCCCTCTTTCGTGTGGGGAAAGATCATATTCTTTTTCGAGAATTTTTACTTCTTCCTCGAAGGAAATTTTATCGGATTCTGGCGTGTCTGAATATCTTGTATTAAATTCATGTACTCCAAAACGGAGTTGACAATTAAGAGACACATAATCAGCGTAATTTGCTTCGAAAGTGCTTTCTCCGAACCTTTCGTGGCAAACACCAGTTTCCGCAACCTTGATGCAAAAACCCTTTTTCAGAGCAGCCAATTTAGGCGGAATTATGTCGTTTGGACATGCCTTGGCCAAATCCGCTTCCATTTCACGAATTTTTTCATTCAAGGCCCGCATGTTTCTACAACGAGACTCTTCTTGAGCGGCCTTGTGGGTTTCAATATTAACTTGTTTACCGATTCTTTCTAGTTCATTTTCTGCTACAGATATCGCATTATAAGCCCTCTCCGTAGTTAGAGAATTCGATTTAATCAAATCAGATACAAATCGCAATGCTCCATAAATTTCAGATATGCTCTTGTTCATTACAGCGATTTTGTCGGCATTTAACTCTACCGGAGCATCAACCACATTTCGAACGCTGTATTCGATTTGAGTTGGCTTTGACATTTTAATCGTTTCTGCGTTTCATTTCGGTAGTTTTTTTGGCAACCAAACGAGTCCAATTTGGAAGATATTCAAATTGTTCGTATTGTTCCCCTACCGTTGTCATAGGAATTAAATGTTTTCTAATTTTGTGCATATTCAATACAACCGTCGCAGTTTCTAACAGCATTTTCGCAAAAGTATCCCTAATTTCTGCAAAGTCGGATTTGTCTGCGAGCAATCTCGCCATATTCGTAGAAATTCCAGATCGACCGCCATCAACGAATGCCGCAATCGACTCATCGTAAGAGCCATATACCGAATCATTTAAGATATTACTACAAAATAGTTCTACTCCCTTTTTTAATCGCTCTGAACCACCTATTTTTAGTAGAGCGTCCCAAGCCCAATCGTGGCACATCCAAGGGCATAGAATAGCAGGTTTATTTTGATTTACATAGATGCCTCGAAAGCGAGCCTCTTGACGAGATACTTTGCCTTCTTCTCGATAAGGGTCTAGTTCAATGTCCCCACGCCAACAAGCCTCCCATAAATCCTCTGTTTTTATTTTGTTCTTAGGGGTGGTCTCAAATACTTTACGAGAATATTCCACATGGTCTTCTAGAGCCGGCAAACTGCTTTTAAGCAGCAATTCTACAACAGCCCATTCTTCATCCGAAGCATCATTTCGTTCGATATCCCCGTAATCGTTATAAGTAGATTTAACTGGTAATGTCCAGAATTGATAACTACTACCTGCATAACAGACGAAACTATATTCGCCTGTTGGCACCAACAAACCGGCACGGACGGGGTCGCCGTGGTGCAACGGTAGTCCAGTTAGACAACAATTTGAATCAAAACATCCCATGTTTTATCCAATGTGGGTGTTGCGAAATCCACGAACATGCTTCAAACTTAGACGAATCAGGATAAAGACAATCCCAATTACGGCCAAAATGTAAGTAGAAGGTTCGGGGATGAGCATTAAAGGCATTGCGGCACTTCCACTACCATAGTGGTCGGCCCAAAGGACGTAATCGAGACCATCCACGTTGCCATCGTGGTTGAAATCTCCTTTAGACCAATTTCCAGCACCGCCAGACATGCCGAATCCATCGGCCCAAGCCACGTAATCCAAACCATCAACGACGCCGTCCAGATTGGCGTCACCCAAATGTGTATCCAAAACTTTATTCAAGAAATTATTGGCAAGCCACGGATAGCCGTTGTTGCCAGGACCGTAAAGGTGAACATAACCAGGATTTACACCATCGTCACCATACATTGTTTGCCAATTCGGCACCTGCTGGATATCGTAATTAGTGTCGATTAAGTTAAAGCCGTACAAATCGGCTTGCTCTCGAATCCAAGGATTGTAAACGGTATCAACCAAAGTGTTAGCTTGAGCATTAATCGGATTGTTTGGATCGGCAAGGATTGGCAAAATAGTGCTTACAAAAATCTGCGGATGATTGCCATTTGGAGAAGTTGCCGTAGAAAGGTAATCGTAAACATTAGTCATTACTGACTGGTAAGTTGTCCACATTGAGGGATTGTTTACGGATTGATAAGCATCATTGCTACCAATCATCAGGATAACCGCATCCGGATTCACCCCAGTTACACGCGGCAAATTGTAGTATGTCCAAGGCGGCCCAAAACTGTAAACCGTACCTTCGACAGCATCGAAAGCAAAATTGTGAGAAATTGGAGAAGGAACCCAATGGCCATCGGGTGCAAACCCGCCAGAACAGACGATGTGGCACCACCGGAAGCCATCGAATAGGCATTTCCAGTAATGCCTTGGGCGTTCATCGCTAGTTGCAGTTGAATCGGCCCATAGCCAGTGCTATTGGAATCGCCAATGCCAACAATCTTGAAATTGCCAGCGAAAGCGGGCGAAACAACAAAAAGCAAAAACAGGATTGTCAACTTCTTCATTTTATCCTCGTAACCATTCTAGTAGTCGGTGCATTCTTGGCCGAAACCAATCGTGCAAATGTCTACTAGGAATTCGGGCAAAAACAAACCCAATGAAGGCACCAAGCCTACCGGCTGTTTCTTCCCAAAAGTTCTTTCTGCCATTCATGGTACAGGTTAGGGTAATTACCACAAACGCGACACGCAATAAAAAAACCGCTGGGATGTCCTCCCAGCGGTTTTCACTAACCTCTTAGCTCAGAAACCTTTAGGCACCCTTGGTGCCGGCCGGTTTCAAGAATTCGACCTGTTCAGTGGTCGCGTCAAGCAAGTGGTCATCAGAAACAGCAACGCCCTTGAGGTAGCATTGTGCATCTGCGGCCACGTTGAGCATACCAGCGACAGCCTTACGAACTTCGCCGACTGTCTTGCCAGCGACGGCCATTTCGGTTTCGTTGACACCGCACATGATAGGGACCGGCTTACGCTCGGAAATCGCGGTATCGAGTTTTTCAAGAACTTCGGTAGAACTTGGGTTCTTGTTTTCCAATCCGGTTTCGCACGAACCGGAAGCTACCGTATCGGCAACTTTATTTTGCTGCTTTTGAGCCAAGGTTAGTTCCTCCGTAGAGTTTAGTAACTGCTACTTACAATTTAGCACACTTGAAGCGAATGTAAAGTAAATTATCCCGCACGCTTCATTGAACGGGATTTATTTTGCACGACATCGACGTAAACCTCTTCGTAATCAGGGTTTTTGTTCGTCGCTACCGCATAAAATGCGTTTAGCATGACGGCACAGATTGCGAAGTTTGTGACAACCAATTGTGGAGCGGACTTAACCATCTCCATGCACCCCAACAACTTCAATTCGTTAGGGTGCTTATCCGTTGGAGTATTAATCTCCGGATGGACTTCATGCAAAGCACGAGTCAGATTTTTGCCGTTTTTTCGCTGGTGAATCATCACGTTGCCATCAAGCAACTCGTTCCCGCCAGAAATCAAAGTAACATCGTTAAGTTGATTGCAATGGTGAGAAACCAGTTTTCTCGTGGCGTGATTGTCCACGCAAAGCAAAACCACATCACCATCCTGAATTAATGTTGAAATATTATCAACATCAACATAAACAGGATGATAGGAGATTTCTAGATTTTCGAATTCCTCCTTCAACTCTTCGGCCAGAGCTTGGGCTTTATTGCCCCAACTGGTGAATCGCTGACGAGTTTTGTTCGAAAAATCGAAATCGTCGCCATCAATCAAGCCCAAAGTAGGGGCTGTAAATTGATGGTCGGCCGAACCCCAATTCAAAAATTGGCACAGCGGGTAGACCAAGTGTGATCCAATCCCACCCGTTCCAATCATTTTAACACGCATTTAAAAAATCCTTTTCTAATCCTTTTCAAGGAAAATTACTTAAGTGGACCCCATTGACGATCATCATCGTCATCGTCCCACTTTTTACTGCGAGAATTTTTCGCTGCGACGAACGCTCGGCTAACCCGTGGCATCCATTCGTCTTCAATTTTGTCTTCCAAATCCGCTTGTTCGTCGGCACTTGGAGCGTCATTCACTCGGAAGTATCGACTCCGATCCCGCCAAGAAGTGGTGAGCGACCGCCAACCAGAGCGAATTCCTTGAAAGAATCCCATTCCTTCATCTTCGTCGTCGGCTTCGTCTTCAACCTCTTCTTCGTAAATTTCTTCGGCAGAACCGCCCGTATTGACGACATTCATAACCTCTTCGGGCGGCACTTGTTTTCGATTGCCGTCGATTACAATCGAAGCGGCGGCTGAAAAGTCCGCCCTATCAACATGACCAAGGGTAATATGCAAACCATCTTGGTCATGTTCGTCGTGGATATCGACGCCTGAATGGTAGGCAGAGAAATTACAATGTGAATGGATTGTACCGATTACGATAAATCCATTTCCTTGCAATTCTCCCAATTCTTCATCCATTTTATAATCAACCGAACCACCGGAGACGCTTTGGTTTGGACACCAAAGAACGTACTCTTTCGTTCGGCGATTATAAAGAATCATGACTTCCGCTTCGGCATGAAATTTATCCCAAACCATTTGAAAAAAGGTGTGGGCCTTATTTACCAAGGCAGCCGGAAGTATAGGCAACTTGTAGTTGTACTTGTCATCTGGGGATTCTGCCAAGAAATACAAATCATTGGTCGGAACCAAAGCATCCACAACTGTGGACATTTTTCGCACCTGAGTGCCGTTCTTTGACAGAACGTAATAATTGCCCTTTGTAGGCAAATCCTTGGCGGTGACGAATTTGCATTCGACACCATCTTGGAATTCTGCGTCGTCATCAACAAGCACGTAAACCGAATGGATGATGTCGGTCATTGAATTCTCCAAAAGTAACGTTTAGGCAAGTGGAGACACTATAGCACGATTTTGGGCAATGTAAACTTCCGTTGGCTTGAAAAAGTTCAAATGCGACTTTTGAATACCATGATGCTCAAGACGCTGATCGGGATGGTAGTAAGACGCATATCTAGCCAAACTAGGCCCAGTTTTGGGGTAAAAGCGAGGGTCTAAAATAAAAGATGCATCTGCTCGGGTTTCTTGTTCCCATAATTTTAGACAAACACTTGTGCTCTCGCAATTATAACAGTTATTAATATTCATACCAAAATTGAACAAAGAAGTTGTGTAATCTCCTGTAAAACGACTATTCCAAAAATCTTCTAGAATATCAATTAAACAACTACGGTGGTTAATATTCTCGACCATCGTGGGACCGAAACAAATACGCCCACTCTCAAAACGTATGTTTGGCAACCAACCAAGGGATATCGAACCCTTATCTCTTATTGATTTGTTAGAAAACCAACAAACACCAGCAGACCGATAGTAGTGGCCAGAATGCGGCATGAACGTAATGGCCGTTCGATTGAGAGTTATGCAAAAAATAACATATGGAAATGAGAGATAATAACCACCATACGCCGTGTTAATCGTCCTGCATTTTGGTTTCAATTCAAAGAAGAATAAACAACTGGACTCACTCACTGGAATAATAAATTCGTAATCTTCGACAGACAAGTCATTACAAAAAGCAGGAAATTCAAAATCCGAAATAGAAACTTTCAACTTCGTGCAAGATTCCCGCACCTTCTTTTCAAATTCACTCGACATCTATATTAAACCTTTTCCTAATCGAGTGTATTGCTCTTTGACCACGTTGCATGGCAGCAACTCGTGAGATTCCCAGCCCATCGCCTATTTCCTGCCAGGAAAGCCCATTTAGATAATGCTGAGTTAGTATTTTTCTGTTAAGAATATCAGCATCTGTGTCGTCTGGTGATTCTGTTAAGAAATAAGATAAATCTAGGAAATCTAGTCCTGTTTCACTCCAGGTTGGTTCAAAATCTAATGATTCTGTTCGTCTTAAACGACGAGATTTTCTGCCAGAAATAATCCTATTCCGCATACAGCGAAAAGCGAATTTTGAAAAAAATGGAGTTTTGGTCTCGTCAAAAGATTTAGCCGCATCCAACAACCCATCTACAGCATCAGAATATTCCGGAGTATCTTCGACTGGACCGCTAGGAACGTAAGAACGACATATCTTACGTGCAAGCCCAAGATGTTCCGCAGCGTTAATTTTCTTTAGGGAAATCATTCGGCACAACCAAAACTTCGTATACGTCCTGTCCTATGGACAACCTGTTTGTATCAGCATCCCCTTCGATTATATCGATAAGCCGAGATAAAACTTTTTCAGAAGATATTAGATCGTTGAATTCCTTGGAGATTTTGTTACGACGAGAGAAAAACATCAAAAATCCTTACCGTAAATAACGCATTCACCTTTCCACTTTTCTGCTTTATCGTCAGATAATTGCGGAATCGGCATTAAAGATTCTAAGTCAAAGAAAAAAGCCAAGGAATTGGTACATTTTTTCCAAGTTGGCGGAAACATTCTGCCACTGTTTCTGGGATGCTTGTGTAATTTAAACTTAATCCCTAACTCCGTAAGAATCTTTTCCGCTTTGACAGTCAGAGCGGCTTTGCTAGAAGGGATTTTATTGCTAATAACCAATTCGGGCGGGTCATCGTCATCGAAACAAATATACCAATCCTCCCCATAAAGAATAGGGTTTTTGTAAAATAAACCATCAGTGGCTTTAACCCACGTTGGCACTAGGCTCATAAAATCCCTTTAAGTGTGCGGTGATTACGTCATCGGTGGCGTTTGTAAACAAAACACAATTACAATTATCACAAATTGCAACAGGCAAGTCGGAAATAATTAATTTCTCATGTAAAACGTAGTTTTTCAAGACGCCCTTGTTAACAGTATCTTGCTTGCAGTCGGGACACTTCCAAGGAAATGGTCTATCCGACATAATTGGCATCCTTTAAAGTCTCATATGCCGCTCGTGCGATACTCGGCGGCAAAGCATGAACAATATCCCTCGGAAAGAACAAAATCCAGCCAACTTCCCGTTGTAAATTTTTTATATATTCCTTCCCCAATTTTAGCTCAATAATTTTGTTTTGTAAAACTTTACATTCCTCAAACGAATTAAACGGATTCCATTCTGGAGGATTAAGAATACTGCTATATGGGTCTGGCCTCCAACCTATTATATTGATACGCAACCATGCCAAAACTTTAGCGTCATATTCTCTGGATCGTCGAACACTAATATAATGTAAGGCTAGCAACGCCCAAGCTGTCGCCGAAGCCATTAAAACAAGAAGCCACGCAATCGTGCTCATTTTCTAGCCCATACTTGTATCGTGCAGACAAAAATCAACAAACAACAAAATAAATCTGCCCAACACTCAGCAAGGCTTTGAGGCCATGCGTTCCATCCGAAATAACTATTTTCCATTACAAAGAAAATTGCAGCCAGGAAGAACAACATTATCCAACCGTAGGCAAAAAGGCAGAATCTGGTGAAGCCACAGAGATAATAACAGACTTTCCAGGTGCCGCAGGATCAGAAGTTATCTGATCTCTAATCTGTTTGCAGAAACCAGCAAATTCATCAGGCGTATACCGCATTGTCCTCTTTTCTCCCGAAGAATCCGCGTTGATATAAGTATTGGTAAAGAAATACCCATTATGGAAAAATACTTTGTGATCCAAGGACGCCATCGTAATTCCCTGTACGTGACTGCCCTCCATTTTTGTCAAATTAATGAAAAGAGGAAATTCGTTCTTGGGAACCCTTAAAGCCCAATCGGTATCAAAAACAAACCACAACTCGCCATTCGGGCAACGCCCAATCTTCCACATCCTAATATCCTATCGTAAAAAAGACGCAAATCAAGTTAAAAACGCAACTCCAAACACTACAACAACTTACGAAGACCATCTATGTCGAGTATTTTAACGTTCAACTCCCTTGCCTTGTCGCTCTTAGAACCAGAACCAGGGCCAGCAACAAGGTAATTAACCTTTCTACCAACCGAACCCACACAGACGCCACCAAGGGATTCTACCATAGATTCCCAATGTCGTTTACCATCATCGAAACCACCACTAAAACAAAAAGTCAAACCAGACAATTTGCCTTTCGGAGTTTGTTTCGGCTCAAGATACTGTAACAGGTTTTCAATACGATTTTTGTTTCTTTTCAGATAGGCACAAAAGACTTCGGCGGTTTTCTGCCCAACACCATCAATCTTTACATAATCTTCGACGGATGCCAAGAAAATTGCGTCTAGATTCTCAAATTCAGAAACAATCGCTTTGGCTGTTGAGTCCCCAATACCTTTAATGCCAAGAGAGGCAAGAATCTGCCAGAGCGGCAATTCAATCTTATGTTTTCTTCGGGAAGCGATTTCTTTTTGAAGATCAGAATCTTCCATTTTATCAGGAGATTCTATCAAATAAATCCCTGCCAAAGACAGCAAGGCAATTCGCTTAGACAAACCGCTGCGGACACAATCCTTAACATCCAACTTATAGAAATCAGCAAATTCTTTAACAACCCCGCCATCAAGCAAAGATTGAAGCCGAGAAGTGCCAACCCCTAATACGCCCATTTTCTTCAAGAAGTATTCAAGTAAACCTACGCTTCTGGCTTCGCAAAAATCATTTTCACATAAAAGTTCCGACATTTCGCCATTTGTGGAAATCTGAGTTTTTTCGCCACAAGAAGGGCAATGACTTGGCGGAACCGTTTTCTTTTTATCACCAACAACTTCAATAACTTTTGGAATAATTTTACCAGACTTAATTATCTTAATCTTGGTTCCAACACCAATCTTGTTACGAAGCAAAAAGCCAAGGTTGTGCATAGTGGCACGACTTACCTTAGTGCCTGCAAGGGGTGTTGGGGCAAAGTTTGCGACAGGAACAATTTTACCTGTGCGACCAACTTGCCAAGAGATAGAAGCAACAACAACTATGGCACATTCCTCGGCAAATTTCCAAGCAATTTTACCTTTCGGATTGCCTGTAACTGGGTCGCCGTGCCGGCCAAGTTGTTCCTGATCTTCAAAATTATCAACACTTACTACAACGCCATCGACTTCATAATCAAGATTTGGAACATTTTTCTCCATTGTTTCCAAATCGTCGAACTTGAGCCGCCTTACCTGAACAAATTGAACGCCAAGTTTTTGATTGCACCACTTGGCACGTTCAATTTCAGTCTTATAAGGAGGACTTTTTAAGCCATCAATAGCGTAGGCAATAAAGGTAAGGCGTTGGTCTTCTACGTTTTTTGGGTCATTAAATTGACGGATACCGCCAGCGGCATGATTTCTTGGGTTGGCCCGTTCATCTTCGCCGGCTGCAATTAGTTCCTGTTGAACTATTTCAAAATCAGACAATTTACAGATTAATTCGCCCGAAATAGAACAAGTTAAAGGCAAATTAAGAGTTTGAGGAACACCCGTTACATATTTCACTTGTTCGGTTACATCTTCGCCAAACCTACTCTTACGCGGTCTTAGCCCAGCCTTATCAAGTTTACCATCTACGTAATAGAGTCTTAAGGCCACGCCATCCAGTTTATATGCTTGAACAAATTGAACATCGGGGATTTCGTTTTTACAGTCCACCAACCATTTATCTAGAATATCTTTTTTCTTATTTGGGTCTTCGTGGTTAGCCTTCTCGATAGAGGTAAAGGCGGGATGGTGCTCGAACTTTCTGCCTTTTTCCTTGGCGGTTGAAGCCGTATTGAACTTGAAAATCTTAGAATTAGGATGGAGAGTACGTAGTTCAAACCTGAACATATCGTACTGGCCATTTGTAACAATGGCACCTGTATCGGGATGGATACAGGGGAGACCCTGATCGTAAAGGGTGTCCAGATGTTCAATTACACGTTCTAGTTCGTCAATTCGTGGGTTCATGCCAGTTACGGTACAGGTTAGGTTGGGTAAATCAACACTCTCTTAGCAATTGCTGACTCGTTCCAAATACACCCGCTGGACAAATCCCATCCGTTATACCAGTAGAACAATTCGTCTGCCTTACGGTTAAATCTTATGTCGATCCCATCATAATCCTTAGAAACCTCAAACCAATCAATCAAGAATGGATGTTTAAACCGTTTATAGTCGCCACGCTGGAACGATTTTAAATATGACAATTCATTGGGTTTTATATCGCTGCATAAAACCCCATAACGTTCGGTAAATTGTATAAACTCTTTTTGACTTCGCGGCCTAAAAACATTGCCTTGTATCTTTATTTTAAAGATACACTTGTATTCTTCAAGGCGTTTGCGGCCCCATTTGGAACCAGCAAGATAGTCGGCCCAAACGCCTCCCCATGAATACCACACGCCAAATGGTTTAATATCAATCTGTTGATATGTGTCAAAACGCAAATCCACATGTTTGGAAAAATGCAGTTTTTGCCTAATTGAAATGTGTCTTACGGAAACAAGATCGTTCATTGGGCTTTGCGAAACAAGAAAAATCCCAAAACCATCCCGCCAATGCATCCTATCGCAGCAAATGGCCAGCCGTCAATTCCCATCACGCGAGCAAGACCTAAAAAAGAAAATCCACCTAATATTCCAGCCATATGAACACGGGATACAATTAAGCACCATTCCATAAAAGTCATTTATTCACCCATTTTCTGGGTCTAATCTGCTGCGAATCGGGTGGAATTCTAAAAACCTCGATGCAAGCAATTAATTCCTTTACATCTTTTGTTCTTTGCCACTTTGTTACATCATAACCACCAAACGCACTACTCCAAAAGTATGAGATGGCATTTTCTATTAATGGTTTCAAATAACGTTCATTCCGTCCGTGACGAGGATAAAATCTTGTCATGCATATATTGCCGTGCGGAATCTCGGACGATCCATGAACCGCTTTTGAGTTGTCGCCCTTCATAAAACCAAAACTAAGGCCATGAAAATGAAATCCATCTGGATTTCGATAAGCATCTATTTTAAAACAAGTTCTAGGAAATAGAAGGTACTTACTAAGAGTATTAGTGCCGTCATCATCGGCGAATCTTACTGTGCGATATCGACTAGGAAATGTTATAAAAACCTCTACACCAAGATCGACGTTTCGGTCGTGATAACGTCGATAGACTTCTGTGTATCTTTCAAAGATTTTCATCGTCTTGCCCATTTTCTTGGAAAAATTTGTTTTGAATCGGGAGGAATTCTACCAATTATAGATGCGGCCCGCCCTTCGACAGTACAGAAGTAGTCATTAACATCCTCAATTTTTTTCCACAAACCGATGTAATGAGAAACAAAAAACGAACTATTCCAAAAATAATTGACTACATCCGATACAAGTGTGTCGGCGTAACGAATGGATGGAAGCCTCAAATAATTTTCCATACAAACAGAACCATCCCATCCAATATTTGGCAGATACCTGTGATAATAGATGATTTTTGAATTCTCATTCTTAAGGATTCCAAACTTTAAAGATTTGAATTTAAAACCGGTTGACGTTCGAAAAACATCGATACCAAAACAGGTTGCCGGAAACAACAAATATTCATTGGTAACTCGATGACGATAATCACCCTCAAATCTAATAGTTCGATATCTGCTAGGTTCTGTAACTACAATCGTAGCAGCCAGATCAGCATCTTTTGAAAGATGCCGCTTAACTTCCCTAAGTAATCTCTTTTTCGAGAAAATTTTCACAATTACTCTCCGACATGGTGATCAATAGACATTCCAGCCTTCTTTTTCATTCTCGGCAGAATATCTCTCTTAAAGTTAAATGGCCGATATTCTCCCAAAATCTTGTTGGCATTGTCCACACCAACATCAATTGAACGCCGACTAGGAAAAAGTTTATCCAACATTGGTTCGGCTGTAGAGTGGCTGTGTCCGTAAGCTGCTATCGCACCGCGATGCATTTTATTCCAAATCGCTGGTGCGTAATGTTGCACTATAAGTAGGTCGTTGCCTACATATATCTCGTCATAATCCTTAGCAGTTACAAACAGATTATGAATGCTCTTTTTGTCGTGATTGCCCCAAACAATATGAACGTTACGACAAATTATGCGATTACGATATTCAGAAGCACGCTCATAATAACTATGACGCACGCCATAACAGAAATCGCCAATTATTCTCAAATCTGCATCGATAGGGACAGTTTCATTTATCCTATCGATAAGATGTGCATCCATGCGGTCTGTAGATTCCTTACAAGGCCGAAAGAATAGCCTTGCTAGTTCTTCTTTAAGTCGTCGATATTCGCTTGGAGATATAGTCAAAACCGGCCGAGGATCACCTACATTGTCACGTTCGTAGGCTTTTACAAGCGGTTCGATAGCATCAATATCGTCAAGCCGTTTTTGCTCATCGGGATTGAGAAAGGGCCGATGGCAATATTTCAAAATGTTTGAATGGCCAACGTGCAAATCAGCTGTCAGAAATAGTTCTTCAGGGTCTATGTTGTTTTTCATCCATGCATTCTAGCACAGATAATTTAACCGTCAATCAAGCAGCAATCCAATGTTTTCCCTCAAGACCGACTCAGTTTGTAACCCCTTGACAATCTTAGAGATAGCACCATTCTTGAAAAAGTAGATTGCTGGAATGGCATCAATGTTATAGGTGGAAGCCAAATCGTAATTTTCATCTACGTTAACCTTACCTATTTTTACTTTTCCAGAAAATTCTTTTTCTAGTTTTTCAATCAAGGGAGTCATGGCGTTACAAGGGCGGCACCAAGGAGCCCAAAAATCTACCACAACCGGTATTTGTGACTTAATAACCTCTTGCTCAAAATTACTTGAAGTAAAGTTCATGCTTTAAACCGAGCCTTTCCTTTAAAATGCATAAATTCGAAAACATAAGCCTGATTATCATTATCTGAATCATAATGATCTGTTAGTATCTGAACAGCCCTAAAACCCAAATCTTTAAAAAATAAATGGGCTTGAAGGTTGTAATCCACGATTATAGCCTGCAACAATCCATTATTGGCTTTTGTAAAAACCGCTTTTTTTAATTGTTCCACCATTTGGGTGGCGACCTTTTTTCGACGATATTCCTCTTTAACGGCAATATTGATGATTTCATAATAATCCGGCCCGTCACGAGTAATATACATATAACCAACAATTTCCTCTTCTTCCGTCTCAGCTACAAAGGCTAATACATCTTCATCTTTTATAAATTTAGATATTTCCGCCAATGTCCACGGTGTTGGGAAACTTTCCGATTCAATTTTTGAAATTTGTTTGCAATGCTTTTGGCATGCTCGTCGAATAGAGATCATACCAATATTTAGTTCTGTTAACATGATGATTTTTGAGCAACTAAATCACATAACCAGTAACAATAATTCTCCGTCAGAGGTAGAACTTTATTGTGCCAAGAGTTAAATAACCGCTCATCCTTTCCTAAAAACAAATTAATCCTTCCAAGACGCTCTTTATGTGAAATTGAAGCGTCCAACGAAGCCAAAAGATTCTTATCTTTATCGAATTTACAGATTTGATCGTCAAAACAGTAGCAAAACGTCTCCCAAGCAAACAATTTAACCTCTTCCTTGGAAGATATTAAAGACTTGGAATTCGCCTCGTTTGCCCAATTTAACAGAAATGATTCATAATTGTCCCACTCAATCCACATTTCCTTGCCAATAGTTTGAAAAAGCGAATTTCTAGAAGGAGATAAGAATTTGATAATATAAATGTTAGAATCCCAGCCAATTGACATAATTAGCCTGGAAATCTTGTCGTCTATCTCATCTTTGAAGAAAAGATACCCAGATTCGACATGATGCACGAAAGGCAGATTAATTTTGTTTCTTTTTAGATATTCTTCACACAAAAGCATTCAATCTACCTTAAACCTGGAAGATAAGAAGATATCTGGATCGTGTTCCCAGACATAACGCTCTTCGTTCCATATAATTGGAAATTCCGTAGGTACTTCCAACAGAAGAGTATAGAGATGAGCGGCATTTTCAGCCCTTTCCACGGTTCTGTGGAACAATAAAGGGTGAATGTCTGGAAATTGTTCTTTAATTGAGTTAATTATTTCAGGACTTATCATGCATTTTTCGTCGCATTTCTAGGAATCTATTGAGTTTATATCTGCTATAAACATAGCAGAAAATAACACCACCTAAAACGCCCATTATTATCCCAGATGGAGAAAATGGGTTGCCATGTCCAATCAAGAAATTTACAAATCCACCAATATAAGAACCAACAATTCCAATACCAATCGTTTGCAAAAATCCTACCGGCACTTCTGGCTTATTGTACAACATCCTAGAAATAAAACCAACTATAAATCCATAAATTGCCCAACCAAGTAAAAATAACATTTTTATCTCCTTTTTGCTTTTACCGTCAAATAGTCATCCGGTGTAATCCTATTGAAAATATCTTGCGATAGGGCTTCCATATAGCGTTTTACCTTAGAAATAAACTCCCTATGTCCGCTATATCCATAAACCTTTACTAAAGCCTTTTCGTTCGCTCCAGAAAGCAAGAATTTTACAAAATTGTCCTGCCCTAGTTCCTTTCTCAATAACAAACAGACCATTGCTGCCTCTTTGTCAAAAGAATTTCTATCATCGTTACTAAGTTTTACCCATTCTTCCGGAGTCGTTTCAAACAGTTTTTTAGTGTCAAAAAAAGTGGTCTTAAAACTTCTTGAATTCATCACCGACTTGATCTGCTCAGGCGTACCATTCAAAAGCCCCATTCCACGATGCACCCAATGTCCTAAATTAACTCCAGATTGTTCTTCCAATTCCTTCATACACACTAAAGTCAAGGGAATTGGAATAGTGTTATTTGGGGAATCATCTAATACCAACCACAATTTACTGCGTATAATCTTGCCATTGGCATCACAAGTTACTTCTCCATGAGATGAATTGATCTTAAATATTTTCTCAAGAAGTTCCCTGTTAGGAACACAACAAACAATACATTCAGAACCAAAATCTACGTTCGGCAATCCCCAACGATCAAGTAACCACTTTTTCATTGGTTCTATATTATTAGCCAAATAAGCAGATTGTTTATAATCAATGCTGCAAACAACAAAGTTCTTAGTTTTCCAAGTATGCCATTCCAAATCTTCCAATTCTGGGTCGATTTTAGGAGCTTCTCCATAAGGAAATGGCAAATCCCTTGTAAAACGTCGCTGCTGACCGATAGCAGGAGAACACAAGGCTAAAAACATCAGAATACTAAGAAAGAGTCTCATACTTGTATTTATATATGATCCTTAGATAATCCTTCATTTCGCCCTCGACTCTAGAACGAGCAAAAGTAGAAAATAAGATATTTTTATCTATTTTGTATCTAATTGAAGCCTTGACAAGCCCCATATAAGCCGCAGATTTTAATTCATCAAAGCTTATACGTTTACTGGCTTTTCTAAAATATTTGGCGGCCAAGCTATTTGCAAACGGCATATAGTTGACAACAAGTTCGTTTCGTTCTTCTAAAGTTAACATAAAGTTCTCATGAAATTACTCAACCATAAAGGCCGAATTTCCGATCCAACCAGTAGCTTTCTATGAAGAAAGTCTAACACCAGGACAATCGGCTATCCCCGTAATTCCTACGGTTCTATTTTGCTCATTTAATCCTTGTCTCAATATGTTTTTAGCAGCATTTAGATCCCGCCCCAAATGCTTGTTACACCTTGGACAAGTCCATTCTCGATCATTTAATGTTAAACTATCATTTATATAACAACACTCATTACAAGTCTTTGAGGATGGAAACCAGCGACAAATTTGTATAAATTCCCGTCCATACCAACGTGATTTATACTCAATTTGTCGTATTAACTCATATAATGAGCAATCTTGAATGGCTTTTGACAACTTACGATTCTTCATCATTCCACTTATGTTCAAATCTTCCATAATGATAACTTGGTTTTCGCTAACGATTTTATGGCTAATTTGGTGTAAATGGTTATTTCTAATGTTGGCGATCTTGTTGTCTAGTTTGGCTAATCTTATTCGTGCTTTTTCTCTACCTTTTGAACCTTTTATAGTTCTTGAAAGGGCTTTGGCTCGAATTCGTCGGGTTTTTTCAAGTGTTCGATATGGTTTGATATTCTTGTATATTGTTCCATCTGAGCAGATGGCTAAGTCTTTGACTCCTAAATCAATTCCAACGGTTTTGTCAGTTTTAGGAAGTTGTTCAATAGTTCGTTTAACACAGACACTTACAAAATATTGCCCAGCTTTGTTTTTTATTACGGTCACGTTTCTTATTTCGCCTTCTATTTGTCGATGAAGATTTATCCTTATTCCTTCTTTAAATTTAATGATGTGTAGATTGTCATTTTCAATTCTTATGTTTTGTGGAACTCGGAACGATTGTTTTGCATGACGTTTTTTGAATTTGGGAAAACCACTAAGTTTCTTATAGAATCTGTTGAATGCTCCATCTAGGTGCTTGAGGGCGTATTGAAGGCTTTGGGCATTGACCTCATTTAACCACTTAAAGTCTCTCTTAGTTTCAGTAAGGACTTTGTTATCATCGAAATAATTCAAAGATTTCTTGTCTAAATCTTTTTCTTTTGCTTCAAGGTAAAACTTTGTTCGGTTGTCAAGGAAATGATTATAGCACCAACGGACGCAACCAAAATGTTTAGACAATTTGATTTCTTGTTCTTTTGTTGGATAAAGTCTGAATTTATACGTGTAATCTGTTGGCTTCATTAATATCTATACTGATAATCACTACAGTATATATGGCGATTTAATTTATTTTTGAAGAAACTATTTAAACGGCTTGCGTCCACATTCATGGTTAAACTCTGGTGTTTGGTACATCAATCAAGCCACTGTCTGGGTTGGCAGGAGGTGGCGGTGGAACGGGTGCTTTATTCTGTTCGATAAGAATAGAAACCCCACGCACCAGAGCCATGCCAATAAACAGCAACCCAAGTAATATTATAAGGTTAAGTATACAAATTGTAAGTATCATGCGTTCACAGCCGAAGTTATGTCTACAAGGTTGAAACCATCTGTGTTATTTAATTCAGTTATGTTGAATTCTAAATTTGGATTTTTTACCCAATAACTACTTTTAAATAATCCTAATTTATCTGTCAAGACGTATAACCTCGGATTGGACGGACTCGTAATTGTTTTCGTAATGGTATTTATCCTAACGTTAAATTTTAATCTGGTAGTTGGTAAACAGGTTACATCTTGAGGTATGACAAACAAAATCCTTGAATCTAGACTCTTGGAGGACGCAATTTTACTGACGTAGACTGATAATTTCCAAGCACTAGTAGAGAGTAATTCCCCTGAAACTTCGTCGGTACAACCCCATTCAAAAAGAACAGACCAACGCTCTCCACCACCACTGAAATTATAATTCCTAATCCAAGAGCCCCTATTTGAATTATATTCTAAAGAAACCTTTCCAGGTATAGAATTACCAGTTCTTCTTAAGAAATCACCTAAAGGATTAGAAATACTTAAATTGTGTCTTAGATTTATCTGTAATCCGATACCGTTACAACCACACTCCGTATTAACCAAACCATCTGATATGGATAATGTATCTGAGAACACTTCCGTATCGTCCGGAAAGCCTGTGCCGCCAAAAATAAATCCGCCACTACCCGTATAACTAAACGAAGAACTTGGTTCTGTAATGAGGTTTAAACAATCAGCAACTTGTTCTAAGTCTTGTTCTTCAAATACGTTACAACCATAATCCACACCAGGAGTTTGATAAACTGGAACGCTGTGTTTTTTAATAGATTGTATCGGCCATTTAAGTGGAGAGTTGCTATTATTTAACTTTTCGCAAAGGTCAGACAAGCCTCTTGCCGCAATAACCTGAATAAATGTGGGATTCGCAACTTCGCACAGGTCATCGGAAGGATCGAGCCCTGTATTTTCGCATGTTGGGTTTATACATTCGCCTTGAACTTGGTAGTAAAATAGTTCGGATTCAGTATTCCAGGTAATATCTAAGGACTCTTCTGTAAAGCCTGCAAAAGAGAAGCCTCCAGAGCCAGTATAGCTAAAGCTACTTGCTTCTGCAGTCGCAGCGACATAAGGTGGCTCGAAAGTAGAATAAATTAAATGGAATATACTAGGTAACATTACAAAACCTTACAAATTTCAGCAACCAACGGATGGCGTACAATAGCCTCTTCCGTAAAGGTTATTGTGCCTATACCTATTATATTACTTAACTTTTCAACAACGTGTCTCAAGCCGCTATTACTAATATCAGATTGATTAGGGTCCGCTGTAATTATCATTTTACTTCCCGTTCCCATTCTGGTTAAGAACAGCTTTAATTGCATTGTTGTGCAATTTTGGGCTTCGTCCAAAATACAGACAGAATCTTCTAAAGACCTACCTCTTAAATAGGCCAATGGGGCAATTTCTATTGCATTATTGATAAAATCTCTTTGCGGTCCTTTTTCGCCAACCACTTTCCTAATACAATCGAAAAAAGGAAGCATATAAGGATGTACTTTTTCATGGAAATCTCCAGGTAAAAAGCCCAAACTTTCTCCTGCTTCTACAATGGGTCTTGTTAAAATAATTCTCTTTTTCTGCTTCTTGAGAACTTCGTTAATAGCAAATGCAGTGGCTAGATGTGTCTTGCCAGTACCTGGAGAACCTAGCATGATTATTATATCATGTTGCTGAAACAGGCTGTAGGCGAGACGTTGAGAAGGATGTAAAAACTCGATATGAAACTTATTTGTTGTCTTTTTTGGCTCCATTATTTAACCTGTTAATGAATTTATCCCATTCCTTATTGTAAAAACTCAAATTTTTATGCTTGCAAAAATGATTTGCAAACGAATGACAAAATAATTCTTCGTCATTTTCTTTAATTTTTGAATCTTTAGCAATTTCAGACCATTCTTGTCGTAAGTCTTTATCTACTAAATACTTCCATACAAGATGTCCTATTTCATGTAATAGGGTAAATTCTTTAGAATGAAACCAAGGGGCAGCAATGGTAATTGACTTCTTTTTCTCGTCAATTACGCCTACGTGTTGGTTATCTTTGTGAAGAGTATGGCCGTCTTGAAAATTGAATTTATACCCAACAAGTAGTTTTTGATACCGTTTAGGTAATTTCTTGACAGTGCCAACGATATCGGCATCATCGGATTCTAAAAGAAAATCCCTGAATTCCATGCCTTATTTATGGACTTAAGACACAGAAACCGATTCTATTTGACGTAATAATTTAGGGATAGTTAAACTGGCTTCTTCGCACATTATTTCATATTCGTTAAAATCTACATTAAATGCTTTATAATGATGCACCAATCCATTGGTTTTTTCAGGATGTGCGAAGCCTTGAGGAGAAAATCCTGCTCTTTGGGCTTTTCTAGTCATAATAAACGCATGTCCCGCCATTGGGAGTTCTTCCGGCCAAGGAGCAATTTTATCCCAACATTGTCTAGACATCATCATGCACCATTCTTCAACGAAATTGACACGTTGATTCCCAATCTCATAAGTGTGAAATTGGAAACCAACTATTCCGGCATTCTGGTGTGCTAGAACATTGATTAAATTATCCAACCAACCAGGATATAAAACAGATACGTCAGCATGCATGAAAACAAGATATTTAGAACGTTTATCGGCAGCCGCAGCCCCTCGATTGGCAGCCGCAGACCAATAAAGATTCTTCTCGTTTCTCACAATCTTTATAGACTCGTCCTCGATTTCATCGAGAAAGTCTTGTGTTTCTTTGCCAGAATTGTTATCAACAATTATAACTTCATAATTATTGTTAAAACTAGTTACTGCAATCGATTGAATACAAAGATTGAGGTAATGCGGCGAATCCTTATGAACAACAATTATAGAAATCTGTTCGTCTGAACCGTCGTGTAAGTTAATTGTCATTTCTGGACGTTCCCCGTCCAATGGGTTATAGGCACTTTTATTCATCTTCTATTTCCAATTCAAATATTCCAATTTCCATCATGCATTCTGCCTCGCCAGAAGGCGTGGAAATCTTAAAAATCTTAGGCTTTCCATCAAAAGAAATAAGTTCAGATTTCTTTTTGGAAAGATACAAAGCCCCTTGGGCTTCATCTTTAAAGGCTTTTTCGGCACGAATGAAACAATATTCTCCGTCAATCTGTCTGCTCACGGAAATTACAGCCCACAGTTTCATCCTGTACTCCCAAAGCCGCCTGAGCCACGGGTGGTGGCTCCTAAACTAACTGTTTCGAGCCAATCAAACTTGCTGACTGGTTCAATGTACATTTGGGCGATACGGTCGCCACGTTTTATCAGAGCTAATTCATGTCCAATATTTGCTAAAATAACACAAATTTTACCACGATAATCACTATCAATTATCCCAGGAGCATTCGCCACAATTATACCCTTTGAAGCCAAACCGCTCCTAGAAACAATGCACGCCTTGTATCCAGGCGGCAATTCCATCGAAAAACCACAATCAAACTTGAAAATCCCACGATGAGGAATACGAATATCATCTGAATTTGATACTAAGTCCACACACGCAGAACCTTCTGTGTGGTATTGCGGAATATAACTTGGATTGTCCGCAACGATTTTCACACCGACATTTTCAATCGTCGGTTTAAAAAACTTCTTAGCCGGCGATTCCTTCAAAACTACTCTAGCACTACCCTTTTTAGCTGTCTTTTTCTTCATTTTTAGATTCCTTATTTTTGTTAATTTTAGCAATTCTAGAATTTAAAGTCTTCTTAAAAAACCTATATGAATTCTCAGGATATTGAGAAACATCCTTTACGAGGGTCTTTTTTACATAGTCAGATAATTCTAATGATTCAATCCAAGTAATCATCTCTTTGAGTGTAATCGGCTTGACCAAAGGCATAGAAGGCGTTGGATTGACCCTTATATTAAGTTTAGTTAGATCACTCATGGTTTATGGATTGTTTCCCAAATTCGTTCTTTTTAAGCATTATATCTTGAATTAAATCGGCTGGAACTGAATTTGATGGTTTTCTTTTGTCTTGTAATTGTTTAATTACTTTAAGGGCTAATTCCTTGGCAATCGGTTCCCCCGATAATCTATAAAAGTCACCGGAAGCAAAATTAGCAAAAAGAACCTCTGAATTTTCATTTTCCGATACTAATACAGGAAATAGATAATCTACCTTCATGGAATATAACAGTTGCTTTCTAAATAATAAAGTGGAATCTTTCAGAAAATTTATAGAACAAAATACAGTAGGAACGCATAATGACTATGCTTCTGGTTCCTACTTACCGAGCGACTTTACCGGAAGCGAAGTCCCAATTAAGTATGACGGAAGACCAGGGTTTTTACCAAGCGTAGACCTTCAACTTCCATCTACTAACAAAACAGCCATGATTCGATTCATAGACATGAAACGCAATCCTATATCTATCTTTTTAACAGATGGAACAAGACTTTATCTTACAATTCATCAATTTAAAAGGATTAAAGGCACAGAACCAGCGGTTGGCAAAACATTATCTGTAACATTCCAGAGAAGCCCCGAAGACCATTCCGAACAACCTTCTCAAATAGCATCAATTACTTGTTACTAATCTTCTATCGGTCTGTGTTTTTCGTTTCTAAAGGTATTTGGGTCAATTTTATCGGGATCGAAACTAGGACCGTAAGGGCCTGGAGTATATTCTTTATGAAGTTTTTCAATAACTTTATCAGCGATTTTGTCGGTTATCTTGCCACCGCCTAAAAACAAAACGGCAACAACAGCGATAATACCAACTACCCACCACATCTTTTTATCGTCTAAATCAAACATTAGTTTTCCTCAGTTTCAAAATACTCGCTCTTATATTTATCCTCCAATTTATTTAACTTTTTCAAAATTTTAGAATATTGAGGAGTTATATCTTTTGGCATTTCTAGCCCCAATGAAACAATCATATCCCCTTTGGCACCGTTCAAAACACTATATATCCCAGCATTTGGTATCCGGAATCTAGTAGTAGGCTTAGTATTTGGTGGAATTTTCACCACATAACTATCTTTTATGCCTTTTACCTCGAACTTATGTCCAAACACCAATTGAGTATAAGTCACAGGAACAGTAACTAAGATATTGTTGTGTTCTCGACGGAAGAATTCATGCGGTTTAGGCAAAATAGTAACAATTAATGAGCCGTTGCCTCTTCGTCCTGGTTCTCCCATATTGGGAACTCTTATTTGCATTCCTGGCTCTAAACCAGCAGGTATGTTTATTGTTATTTTTTCCTTGTGAGAGGGACTAATTCCCAAACCGAGACAATCATCGCATTTTTGCTTGACTTTTTTGCCTTTTCCGGAGCAATCTTCACAAGTTTTCATTTCAATTCCACCTGAAATTGAATGGATTTTTGCTCCTTGACCACCGCAAACAAAACATGTTTCTAAATGCAATGCACCACTTCCGTGACATTTTTTACAAGGGACAGTAACATCTACTTCGACTTCTTTCGAGCATCCTTCTACAACATCCATGAAATCCACTTCTAAATGGATTATTTTATTCCTACCTTGCCCTTGACCGAAGAAATCGGTAAAGAAATTAGAAAAATCAGCAGGTCTGGGTTGATGTTGGCGATTTGGACGGGGTCGTGAATGGGTTGCCCCACTATCATAAAGCCTTCTTTTATGCGGATCTCCTAGAGTTTCAAAGGCTTCGGCAACTTCTTTGAACTTTTTAATTGCCGTTTCATCATCCGGATTTCTGTCCGGATGATATTTAAGGGCTGCCTCCCGATAAGCTTTTGCAATTTCTTCCTGGGAGGCAGCCCTTGTTACTCCAAGAGATGCATAAAAATCTGGCATTTATTCTTCGACTTCGTCCAAAATTCCCTTTATAACATGCGGCTCAATTAATTGGTATTCGTGTTCATCACCCAAACTAGGAACAGGGGTAAAATTACCAGTAACTAATACCCTATCACCAACCTTATAACCATTCTTTTCACAATCGACCATCGGCCCAACGGAAACAATATAGCCTTGCGGTGCCCCCAAATTAACATTTTCCGACAAATGCAACTTAGTTCCAGCAATTTCTGCAGAAGTCAACCTTCTAATTAGAACCTGATGTCCAGCGGGACGGCAACTTGTAACTTTTTTCATAAAAATTTCTCCTTTGAACCTAAAATAGTAATCTATTGGAGAAATTCTGCTTTTAATTTCGGATTATTACAAATAGCTGGAGCGGGGACATATGCTCCTTTTACATATTTCCAAGTAACTCTAGTTTTAATTTGCTCTCTGGCGGTCGTTATTTCAGAGCATTCATAGCCAGGAACCGCTTCATCCAACCCCTGGTAGACAAGACTAGTTACTGTAGTATTTTCGTTAAATGAGAAATTAACATTGCCGCCACCATCGGCAGTAGAGCCATCGGCAACAATCAAAGAACCACCTCCCGCATTGCAATTCTTGACGTTTACACGGTTCATAAACGCAGAACCGAATACCTTAAGCGTCCAAGTGCTAGCAGCCCTTAAATCAAGCAAGTTTGTAGGACTTACACCATTAAATAGCAAATTACCCAAAACAGTAAATCTAGAACCGGCCAGACCAGTTAAATTGACGCTAGAGCCTGCTGTAATGGTGAAATTATTTGTTGTGTAAGTTTTAGAACTGAAGTTGGCTATTCCAGTTGAAATGTTTATATTATTACATTTAAAGCCCTGAGAAAACACAATATTAGTTCCTGCTACTAGTATGTCCTCAACGGTGTTACCAAGTAAATTAACGGTTTGGGTAGTGGTTCCATTAAACATTAACAAGCCGCTACCTCTTTCCCACAACATCTTATCCGTAGTAACCTCTGTCATGGACAGGTTTTTCTTCAAAATAAGATTATTGGAATTAGTCCTTCCTGTAAACGTTTTTCCGGAAACAGTCTGGTTAAATGTAACATTTCCTAAAAATGTCATATTGACAAAGAAATCTACGGTTTCATTATCTGAACTTTGATTAAAAACGAAATCATTAGCAAATGATAAAGTTTGCTCTAAACTAGTAATAATAACATTTCCATACGTAGTAATAGTCCCTGTATGAGACCAGCGACCATTGTTAACAATACTTGCCCCGTCCAAAAAAGTTAATTCGCCAGTGCCGGAAATAACGACACCTGAATCGATGCTAAAAAGTGCTTCTTCATGGATTAAATTTCCATCAATAGCCAAATCGCCATCAATATGTAACGAGACTATTCTTGCTCCCGCTGCTCCAATGCTGTAATCTGAACCAGCCAAAAGAATTGATTCTGGCAAAGCAACTGTTAAATCTGATTCTATAGAACCAGAACCACTAAATTCTAAAACTCCATTTTGTGGGAAGGATAAAGTGGAAGTTCCAGAGGAATCCCAACTTCCACCTATTGCAATATCTGGAGTATCAATGGCAATATCATCGCTTCCGGAAATAAGCACATCGCCATTAATTGTAAATTCATTTTCTGCAAATAAATCAACGGTTCCACCACTTATCGTAAAATCTTCTACTGTGAGTTGATGTCCGGAAATGTTTACAGTTGCTCCTGCAGCATCTATCTCCAGATTGCCCATCGCTACAACAGGGACTAAAGTAACGGTTTGAGTAGCCGAAGAAGGTGGAGCAAATATATTTGTTGAATTTGTTCCTTTTTGCCATGTAAAAGAACCGGCGTTATTCGTCATTGTAACGTCTGCTTCAAACGTTAATGTAGAATTAGTTCCATTTGTATAAGTAAACGTTCCAGTGCTTCCGCTAGCCCCCGTATACAATCCGGAAAAAAAAGAAACCGTATTTGTGAAAACATAAGTTCCTGCCTGGAATGAAAAATTCATAGCATTAGCACTAGCACCAGTACGGCCAAACTTTAAAATACAATCATAAGTTCCTGGCCCAAAAGTTTGACCGCCGTCGGTAACTGCCAGAGTAATGTCAGCATCAATAGACCCATTATTTGTAATACTACCATTTTGCGATAACAAGAATAGTGGCGGCCCATTAGAGCCATTGTCGTTAGCAAAGGTTATAGAAGAACCAGTATTCAAAGTAACATTTGTAAAAAATATCAACGGCGTTCCAGAAAGATTGCTAAAAGCAATAGATTTATCCGCAGCTACCGTCATTCTAAAAGGCCACATAACACTACGATTTACATAACCATCGCCTTGAATATTAAGGAAATGAACGTTATAGCCGCCAGGATTCTCTAACTGAAGCACTCTCGTTCCTGCTCCTGTGCCATTACAATTTAATGTCCAGTTTGTATTTACTGTCGCAGACGCAACCGCAGTCGTAGTGCAGGAACCATACAAATCAATTACACACGTGCCAGCAATAAAGGTGGCCGCACCTGTCTGGAAAAGGATGTCACCGCCATCAGCAGAACCAATAGTGTGGTTCCCAGAGCCCAAATTAAGAGTTCCAGCACCTTGGAAATTAAGAGTTGTGCCGGAATTGTTCGTAAGAGTAAGATTATATGTAGAAGTATTGAATGTGCCGGTATAACCGGTATTCAGAAGCAACTTAGAACATGTTACATCAGCAGTTAAAGTGCAATTTCCAGTGCCACCCCCATTAAAGGTAGCATCATCACCAGTGGTTGCGGCAGTTGTATCGTTCGAGCCACCACTGGTGGTTGACCATCTGGTGTTATCGTTAAAATTGCCCGCTCCACTACCAATCCAATATTTTGTAGCCATGAAAGGTATCTAGTATTTTAACCTTCCAAATTAGGCTCCACAACGCAAGTAATGTTTCTACCTTCCATTCTAGGACTAGGCTTGGACTTAATAAGGTCGGAAACCTTGTCCAAGAAACCATTTACAACAGTAAACCCAAGATGAGAATGTGATAATTGACTCTTCTTATTAAAGAAAAGCCTAATTTTCACTTTATTGCCAGACTCTAAGAACTTTCTGGCTTGGTTTATCTTGGTTTCAAGATCGTGTTCGGCAATATTAGGTTTTAAGCTAACTTCTTTGAGAACAGGAGTTTTTCTTTTGTTTTTACGATCTTTAACCTGTTGTTCATACTTGAATTTTCCATAATCCATAATACGACAAACAGGTGGCTTGCTATCTGGCGCTACTTCCACCAGATCCAATTCCTTCTCATAAGCCATTTTTCTGGCTTGATTCGTAGGAATTATACCTAAATTATTGTCGCCATCAATTAATCTAACTGCGGGAACCCGTATCTGATCGTTGATCCTGCTTCTCATCATAATTTTTTCGATAATGCCTTAGTCATTCTATCTAATCCTACTGAAATATCGTCCGCATCTAAAATCGCATTTATAAGCGTAAGTCCTTTATTGACAAGACCATACGACAATGCAGATTCAAGTTCATCTTCTGTTTCCACTTTAAATCCTTTGCCACCAACTACTTCGACAAGTTTTTCATAGTTCCACTCAGCAACATCGTTAAAAGGTCCATCTAATAGAAACCGTTCTGTGGTGAAGCCGTGGTTGTTTAGAACTATAACTATAGCATTTTGTTTTCTTTTGACAATAGTAGAAAGTTCATTACAAGACATTTGAAAAGCCCCATCCCCAACTAAAACAATAGGACGTACATTTGGAGCCGCTGTAGCGAAGCCAAGAGCCCCAGGAATAGCAAAGCCCATCGATGTATAGAAAGCAGGGCTTAAAAAGCCATTATTTCTCTTAATTACCAAATCGATTGCCCCGAACAAAGAATCACCAATGTCGGCAATAATGGCAGTATTTTCGTCAAGAATAGAATTTATTTTTTCAAAAAGCCTTGCAACCTTCAATTTCTGACCTGCTAAAGCGGAAAATGCACTGACATCCATCTTGTTAAGAGCAGCAAATGGCTTTTTATCAAAATTGGATTTAAACAAAGATTTTGTAAAATCTAAAAACGTAACATTTGAGAAAGCATGGTTTTTTACTTTTAATTCTTCAACTGTAGAAATTACGGTTTGGCGTTTTTCAAATTTGACTGGCATGAATCCGAAATTCATATCAGTAATCATAACTCCCAGCATCAGCAAACAATCAGAAGATTCGACAATTTCTCTGACGGATTGTTTGCTTGCCTTGCCCGCATAAACGCCCAGGAACAAAGGATGAGATTCATCTACAACCGATTTGCTAAGTAATGTCGTGGCAATTGGAATGTTTAATTTTTCAGCAAATTTAGTTACTTCATTACCCAATCCGTAACGAGCCAACTGCACACCTGCCAAAATGACAGGATTTTTAGCAGAATTAATCCAAGAGATAGTTTCTTCAAGAGCTTCGTTTAGATTTTCTGGATCGCTAACGGGAGGTCTTGGTGTTCCTTGGCGGTAAACATCATAATCAAGTGGCTTTTCGGCCACATCACGTGGTAATTCGATATAAATTGGTTGCTTATGGTGTTTAAGTGCCTCAAAAACCCTATCGATTTCATATCCAGCCGTGGATGGATTGTCCAGAACAGTGCTAGCACATGTAATATTTTCAAATATTTGTTTTTGGCATTCAAAACTTCTAACCATATGGTGCAGCAAAACTCCATCTCCGCGTTCTTTTAACCCTGGAGAACCAGAGATTAGAACAACAGGGGAACGTTCGGCATAAGCACAAGCAATTGAATTGGCAAGTTTTAAAGCACCCACATTGTAGGTAACGCACACGCAACCAACACCCTTGACACGAGCATAAGCATCGGCAGCAAAACCAGCATGGGATTCGTCGGTTGTGTTAATTAATTCTATTTTTGGGAAATCAGACAGTTTTTTGTAAAATGAAAGAATATAATCTCCTGGCAGTCCAAACACATGTTGGATTCCAGAATTATGCAACCGTTCAATTAAAAAGTCGGCTACAGATGGCATTCAAACTCCTTTTAGGTGGTTGTTGGAGAATCAACAATTTTGATTAAAAATCCACTTCCTTCGGATGGAAAACGTCGAACCCATTCAACTCCATCACCCAAATCACAGCCAAAATCACTAGGACTAAGATCTGCCGAAGTAAAACTTGGGATTATATCTGGAAAAGATGTAAAAGCATGCTCAACTGTCATACTCAGTAATTTGAATTCTAACCAATAGCAACCAGGAAGACAAGTGTCATTAGACTGAAAAGTATAAACTAAAAAAGTTTCACTTAATTGATCGGTCAAAGTTGAACCATCTTCTTGCAGAATATCCCTCAATACGGACTGAATCTCAGCAGTTCCATTTAATACTCTAAAAATCTTGATTACCGTCCCACGCTTCCAATCACTGGCTGTAGTGCCGCCATAAGCACGTTCTACCTTTACCAACTTATTGGTTTCGTCGAAGGCGGTAACAAGCATCTTTTCTGGCAGACGAACTCTATCCATTACCAGAATATCGCCGACCATAATTTGCTCAAAACCAACATTATTTGCAAGGGGAAAATACTCATCTTCCGCAGTTATGTTGCTCTTTAACTTTGCCAACGCCCACATGTTCACTTCGGCAATGAGGTTTGTGGCACTTAAATCAAGCGGTCCATCACAGTCCGACACACTAACCTTAAAATCTGGTTTGGTGTCGTGTCGTTTGATAGTAAAGTCTGGGCAGCGGTTTTGTGGGCAACCATCCTTTGAAGGACAGTTGCTTGAAGATGTGCTTCCACAGGGAATTCCAGTTCGATTATTGCAAGCCATGAACTTATATATTGTGTATGTTTTGGCATTTAACAGAAGGCATTCTTGCTTTTAGCAAAGAAGACTTAGAAAAAGAATATAATAAGGAAAGTTATAAGGTCGCTCATATTTACATGGACGGCAAAGGCATTGTCCATTTAGGTTATTATGGAAAAGACCCAAACAACCTAGCAACTATATTTTCTAGAACTGCGGAAGTAACCCTCTGGCCGGATGAAAAGAAAATTTCCGTCAGAAGAACAAGTTTTGGCAGAATTAGTCCAAGACTAGACCAATTAATCAAAACATTGAAGTCAAACGGGATCGTAGATGATTCATGGCATTTAGACGCCAGAGGATTAGGAGGAATTGGATATTACAAGGACGGAAAATATGTTACAGAACCAGAAGAAATCAATAAATCTCCATTAAGTAAATTAAGACGCCTCGATAAGAGTATTACCGATTTAGTCGCTTATCACGGAACGTCTGAAGAAGATTGGCAGAAGATTCAGAAATTTGGCGGCTTATCCCCTCTCTTCATGTCTTCCGGAACGACAGGAGGCTATGAAAGCAGATATAAACACGAGTACAATAAAAAAACCTTATATTTAGCCGGAACCATGCAGAAAGCATGGGATTATGCCACTACAAGAGCCAAACAAATAAGCACTAAAAACGGGCAAAAATATGGTAGTTCGCCATGTGATTTACTGGTTAAGCCCATTGTTTTAAGAGTTAATATCCCAGATATTACAAAATTACGTTCAGATGATGATGCTGTAAATTCTATAATGTCTAAATGGGCAAGAAGAATTTGGGATAAATTCAGTTACGAGGAGAAAAAAGATTTAATTAAGAAGATGAGCGACGAGCGGGGTTTTGACGTAAGTTCGATGCCTGATTATATTTGGAGAGAGACGGACGCTGGCTTTGCGAAGTTGCTTTCTTTGCTTCCGAAGGACGCTTTTCAGGCTTGGTTTGCTTCTGCGAAGAGGACTGGTCAGATTGGCTATCGGGGAGTGATTCCTCTTCGTTTTCTTCAGAATCTTGATCTTTGTTCTTAACGTCCTTTTCGTCGTCCTTCGGCTTTTCCTTCTTTTTCTTCTCAATGGTATCTTTGAGAATATTTAACTCTTTCTTTAGAGCGTCAGCTTCCTTGAGCCAATTATCAACAGATTTGTTGAGAGGACGCTTTTTAGATTCTAATAAATACCATTCCTTGAAGAGCATATCATATATTGGCTTCTAGGTCTGAAATTTCCGTATTCAGGTCTGAAATATCGCGTTCAATGGAAGATAGTTTATCTTCGCTCCAACGAAGTGGTTTTTTCCTTAAACTTGATTTTAGAAGTTTAATTTTTGCAGTCGTTTCAGCAATCATTCCTTGGATTCTGGCGATTTCGATAAAATGGTCGTGCATTCATTAGTGGAGTTACTTTCATCTAATCTAGCACGCAATTTCCAATAAGGAATCTTTAATTTTCCTTCTTTTATGTGAACAACGGCATCAATATCGCCATTTTTCATGGCTTCCTCAAAAGATTCCTCTAGAAACAGAATCTTTTTCTTGAGGATAATTTTCCAACGACGAGACATAGCGAAGCCGGTATGTTCGCTAAATCGGGTGTAATTATGGAATTTCCAGTAGTAAGCCAGAAAGGCTCGCTGGCATTCAGAGCGAAAATATTTAAAAAACCAACGTTTGTCGCGGGGGACTTCGGAAAATTCCCCCGCGACAAACGTTATCTGATCATCGTATTGATCGTCTGGATTTATCCAATTCTTGTACCGTGACATAATTCCAGAAAAGCAATAGTAATACCTCCAGCATAACGCTTCGGAATATTCATTATCGAGCATTCATCGAGAATGGAGATAATGAGTTTGGTTTCCGGAGCAATAGCTTCATCAAAATCCGTTTCGACATCAATGGTGTCGTAAATTCGATTCACTGCGGTGCTGATATCTAGTTGTAGAATCTCAGCATATCGTTGCGAATGCAACATCTTTTTTGGGATTGGCCCGCCGCAATAGAATTCACGTTTATCGAAAAACTTTTCCATGCACTGCCGAGCAAAGATAAAGTCTTCCGGCGAAGATTCTTCGCAAAGATTGTCAGGAATTCCTAAAGTTTCTTGAAATTCCTCGTCTACGTCCTCGTAGAACAATTCAGCTAAATCAGGCACTTCCACAAAAATCTCCTTAAGGACTGTGGCGTCCAGTTTATTTTGCCACTCTAGCAAAATAAATCAAAATCAACAATACATATTTGTAGAGAATTTACCTCACAGGTGGTTTATGAAAAAGGTTATATTATTGTTTTGCTTTTTGGCTGTTTTTACAGGCTGTAATCCATTTAGTCCGAAAATCAACGAGAAAATCAACAATCAAGAAGGCAAAATCGACGAAATCCGAAATAATCAAAATGGCGTTATGACCGACATCATGAAATTACAACAAAAAGCCGAAGTCAACGCTAGAGACATCGAAAACATGCAGCAAGGAATTGTAAACAAGAACGAAGAAAATACGGGAATCCAAATACTAAACGGTGATGGAGCCCTGCTGCTGGTTTTTGTAATTACATGCGTCTCGCTGTTCTTTATCTTTCACTATCGCGGCAAAGCCGTAACCAGTGAAAAAATGGCAAACTTATTAGTGCAACAAGTCGCTGAACGCAAAGATGACGAACTTGAAAACAACATTTTCTTGGCAAGCCTTCACGCAGGGGTTCAAGAAAACCTCTACAATATGATGCTTAAAGCCAAACGAGACCAGGGTAATGGCTAACAAGAAAAAGTCAATACATCTTTTCTGATTTTTCAAAATAAGTAAACTAGGGGATGTCGTAGCCTTGCTTAATATGACGTAAAAATGGATACCCTGGGCAATTATCTCCCAACGGCACATTTGCTTTTGCCGGATCGTTGCCAGCTTTTGCTTGATCTGTCTTGAATTTCTTCACTCGTCCATCGATTTTTTGTTTCAAAACCGTTTTTTTCACACAATGATGCCCTCCGTTACCATCATGCGTGCAATAAATGCATTCAGAAGCCCCAGAGCCCAACAGACAAACATCATCCAGTTGTTTTTTTGTTAGCATAATACACTTCTTCTCCTTTAGATATCAAAATATCATTGTGATGGTCGATCTCGTGTTGAGAAACGATTGCCGCATAATCCGTCTGCTTTTCTTCGATTTCTACAAACTTTGGCTCGCCATCAACTACCAATTCCAATCCCCGCACAATCACTTCGCTAGACCTGGATACCTTGAACAATCGGCAAACGCCGTTTTCATCCCGTAATGAAAGACAACCCTCCACAGTTTCAACATTTTCACCAACTTTTTCGTATTCACAGTTTACAAAAAATCTGGTTTTTTCCAAACGGGTCAAAAACAATTTATAAGGAATTCCAACCTGGACAGCTGATAATCCAATTCCCTTTTCACGAATACATAAATCTTCCAACATTAAACAAATTTTGTAGATTTCCACAACATCAAGCGGACAATTTACTGCTTTAGGGATTTTATCGACAGGTACTATCGCCGCTCGTAGAGCATTTGTAATCTGGTCGACGAAGCCTAAAATTCCATCTTCGGCTTCGATATCAGCAGCCGCACGAAAGACATCGTTTATCTCTGTGAGGGGTTTTGACATTAAGACAGTCGCTTTACTATTGAATCAACTCGAACCTCAAACCACGCTTTTAAGGCTTCAGGATCGCCCTTTAAATTAGATGGCAGGTGGAGAATCACAGGTATTTCCTCCCCACCATTTACCACTAAATCAAGGTGTTTGTCAACTAGTGTACGAACCAAATCAGAAATTGATTTTCCAGTTTTTTTAGATGCAGCCTTAAGATTGTCGTGAATTCCTGATTCGACATGGAACATTACGGGCACTTCTTCTCCGTCAGTTACCACCAAATCCAAATGTTCGACTAGTGTACGAACTAAATCAGAAACCGATTTTCCAGTTTTTTTAGATGCTACCTTAAGGTTGTCGTGAAGTTCGTCACCTAAACTAACACTCATTATTTTAAGTTTTGCCATATATTTCCTTTTTAACCAAAATGATCTCTAAGTTTATCTCTCATTTCGCTTTTGCGACGAACTTCGGCTTCTTTTTGTTTCCGACGACGCTTTTGCGATTTACTTTCATATACTAATGATCGCTTATAGGCAGCAATAATTCCCAATTCTTTTACACGCTTGCGGAAAAGACCACGCATATCCTCGGCGGCTTTCTTTCTCTCCCCAAAGGATGCATTTGGGTCTGTAACCCTGTTTTCAACTCTTACTCTCGCTAATTTTCCCATATTTAACTCTTTTTTGGTATAAATCTAATTCCCATCTTCTTAAGTTTCCTTTCTCGAACAACCGAATAAGGAACTACTTCCAAGGATTCAGAAGAATTAGGCAAATCATAATCTTGCGAAACCATCGATTCAACTTTAGCGGACAACAAATCAATAAAGTTAGATTTCCATAGCCCACGTGCTGAATTCTCTAATAGAGTAGAATTTGAAAAAATATAATTTTTAGGCAACCCTAAACTACACAAATCGTCAATTTCATACTCTTTCTGCCCGTTGTATCTGCCCCTTTCATCAAAAACTATATAAGGAGCCCTGGCAATAATTGCAAGACGAGATACCTGATTAAACATGTCAACCACACAGTTGCAGCCCCGCATTGTTGCCAAAACATGCGAAATATTATTTGTATTCAAATAAATGCAGGATTCGACAAATTCCTGGGATAAATCGTAACTTAAATAATTTTTATGCAATACGGGCGTTATACCGGACTTTAGAAGGCTACCCACTACCTCAATCCAGAATTCCTTGCTGATTCTTACCGTATCAAGCTTCCCATATCTCCAAAAATAAGCAAAAATACTCGGATAGAGAAAAACTTTGGGCTTTGATGTGGAAAACTGCCTGCTAAATTCCGGCCCAAGTACCCCTAAAGTAGGGATTGCCGGAAGATAACGCTTCACATGCATAAATTTATCCCAAAATCCCTGTTGTAAGCCATTATTGTAAAATTGCTCAAACTCCTTAACGTCTACCACATCTTCAAAAAACTGATTAATATTCCTTAAAAAAGCAACAGCATGAGCTGAGTCGTTGGAAAAATTATCAGATTCTAGATAAAGATTCTTTAGGAGAGCACCATCCTTCGGAGACCAATATTCATCTACAAAAGGAAATAAGTCCTCGTATCCAGGCCAAGAGCATAATATAAAATACTTCGAACCCTTAAACATCTCCCTGTATCGCTTCAAAAGAAGCATAGACATGATAGCGGAAGAACGTACATTTCCGAAAAAAGGAAATATACAAATATTCGACATACTCGTAGGAATGTCTGCGTTTTTAAACCTATTACGTGCAAAACCAGCCTTTTCAGCCGCTCTATTAACAATCGAAACAATATCCATTAATGTTCAGTCCCAATCCTAAATGAGTTCTTATTTCTCATTTTTTCAACCATTTCAGCATTCACTAACCCAATGATATCCTCGTAATTGTCATCTTCCATCTCATTTATCGCACGCTCTACCAGATTTAAAGCCGCTTCGTTGTCATTATAAACATTCTTGTAATGCGAAACTACCAACTTACTAGGCCCAAAACTACATAAATTACGCCTAAATCCTTCCTGACCATTTCCCCATATCTGATCCGGACTCTCAAATAACAAATACGGAACCCCCATTATCGCCGCTAACCGTGTCGATGCTGTCCAAAATTGAACAGTAAACTTTAACTGACTAATTATTGCTAAGGTTAATTCAAGATCTTTAGACTCATTCATTCTGGAAAAATCTACGATATGGTCTACCGGACAAGGCATAGTGCTTTGTTTTTCACCCAACCAAATTGGATTATAACCCATATTCTCAAGCAATTTAATTAAATTTACGTAAAACTCAGGTTGCAGATTCCTTCCATAGAGTTTCCTGCCACGAGCGAAGATTCCTACCGGATTGGTTTTTAACAAGGCATTTGCTTGGGAAATTTTAGCCTCGCTTGGGCGTGGAATTCCACGTGCAAAATTCTTCCAATGCGGGACATCGGAGAAGATAGAATGAACTAAATCTTCACTTTTACATTTAGGACAAAATTCTTCATATTTGTTACTTCCCCAAAAGGATTTGCAGGATTTACAGGTGTTTCCAATGGCCACTTTACCTAAATTCTCCGCAGTAACTATTTTTCCTATTTCTAAAAGACTTTTTTCTATTCTAGTAAGGTTTATTGACCTGTGGTGAAAGGCTTTAGCGTATTCACGAAGCCATTGATGTTCTTCCGGCAATTCCCAGAATTCGTCGGCTAAATGCTTATAAAGGTAACTTCTACCGTACCAGCCGACAACAATGTTATAGTAGCCTGGGAATTGTTGAAGAACTCTTGGAATGCAATAGAGACAACCCACCATTTCGCAGCCAAATTCATTAAAAGCCGATATAAAAAGTATCTTTTTATAGTCTTTAGGACGGGGACGACCATTGAATTTATGGACACGAAAGTTAATTTTGTCCAAAGTTTTCTCTTTGGCAATTGGTTTACAATCACCGAAGTTACGTAAAATATAGGGGAAATACCTCATTGGCCTTTTATTCTCAACATTTTGGCAGGGCGTCCGCACTTGGGACACTTAAATTTGCGCGGACCCCCACACTTGGAGCAACCTTTAGGGATCTCAATAAAGTCGGTCAAATCAATAGACCGACCTGGAGTTGTTTTAGCCCACCCGCAAGCGGAACAACGAATTATAAACATGCACTATTAGAGTAGTGCCGGAGAAAAGATAATTTGACTGCTTTTTGGAAATAACAAACGTTTTGGTACAGAAGGACAAGGCATGGTAAATCGCATTTCCAATCTTTGCTTCTCGAAAGCAGAATTCAAATAAGCAGCCGAGTCTCTGTTTTGAAGATAACTGCTACAAAGAGAAAAATAGGTCTGCCAGAAACAACCCGCCAAATAAACGAACGTATCCTCATCACACCTCCAATCGTCTTTTACCAATCCGGTACAAACATTAAAACCATGTCCGAAGATATTGGTAAGCCCAGAGGGATAGATTAACCCATCATCCCCATAGAGTCCGAAATAGAAATTCAAATCACGATCAAACATGAAAAAATGCTCAGGAACATAAACTGACTTCGGGCCAGGGGTTAAGTGTTCATATTGATCGATCCAAGTGGACTTATGATGTTTGTATTTAAATAGCAATGTCCTCTTAGCAGGAGGACATACACCAATGTATCCCAAACTATTTCGGATTATTTCCATTACAGAGCCTTTCGACTTCTTCGTATGTAATTTCGTCGTAATCACAAATAGGACTTCGGCAGTTATCGAAATATTTTACAATGGTTCCATCCTGCAAGCCCCACGAAAACTTAGTATAAGCCCCTGGTAGTGAGTCAATGGTAAACGCAGTAGTCCAAAATAAACTAGCAATACCATTAAATACATGTTCCGGCGTAGTTCGAGAAACGAAACGTTTTCCGAGACAGATAGTACCGTTGAGTGACACATAATTCGGCAGAGCTGGAAGAAAATAAGAGTCGTTTTCTTTTGCTAAAGCAACCAAATAAGCATGAAAATCCGAGCCATGCCAAGATTCAGCATAAAACCCAGGAAAGAAATGCATCTCTGGGAATTGAAGGTAGTGCGTAGACGACCCATATTTAATCGATCTTTTCGATGCTTTTTGAACGATATGAGCCATAAGAAAGTTCAAATCGCCCATAGTGGTTTTGTAAAATCTCATTTTCTCATCAATCGGAAAATTCGACTAATTTCTTTTTGATTAATGGCCTTTACCAGATTATCACGTACATTTTCTTCGTCATCCGGATCAAAAGCCAACCCTTCCAAATCTATCTTATAGGCACCCGCACCAAATTTACCGCCACCCGAGCCGAATTTACCAGCAATTTGCCGACACAAATCAGGCACAGATACAGACGGATTTGACGAACGTATTGACCCCTCGATTCTTTCCCCGTCAATAATAGCAAACGTAATCGCCGTCTTAACGTCTTCCCATTGAACCATTTCCGAAGCCATATCGGCTATAACATCCCGCTGCTTCCAAGGGATTATGCCCAATCCCACAACAGCAACGCCATCATCAACCGTGGCTTGTTTTACCGCTTCTGCCTTCATGTCAACCCACAACTTAGGGCGTTGATAGTTGATAATATGCTTTAAAGCCGAAGAATCCCTAAATTCAAACAAATCCGACCAAGCTTTGAATTCATATTCAGTAGTGTCATCAGACATTAAATGGTCTGTATCTGTCACGATACCTACCATTAAGGCTGTAGCCACCTTTGAATCGGAATCATTATCATCTTGAAACGTCAAACCGCTTTCTTCAATCAAGGAATACATGGTTCCGCAACAAGAACCAGCCTTTATATTGAAGAACAACCCCTTAAACCCACCATTTGGCACTTCACGATGATGGTCAAAAACTACATCAAAGCTTATATTGTGCAAACCAGTGCCCGCATTCGCCGGAACCGTATCACACAACATAAACATCTGATAATTGTCCGGACAAAGACTTTCAATTGGGTCTAGGCGAACACCTAATAGATTTACCATTGAACGATTCTGAGGATGGCTTATTTTGCCATCATAAAAGATATCTGACTCAATACCGTAAAGACGATAAAGAAGCCAAGATAGAGAAAGAAGGCTGCCAATGGCGTCTGGGTCGGGACAGCTGTGACTGAATAACGCTACACGTTTTTCTCTGTTTTCTGGATTTTCGAATAGGGAAAAGAATTTCGCAAACTTCTTTTCCAACTTTTTAGGAGCCTCTTCTAGAGATAAGCCGCTTTCCATTTTTTTCTCAATCACCTACAACTTAGGATTGCCCCGCAAACCACTATTATAGCACATCCACAGTTTTTGTAAAGCGTTGTAACTCCCTGTCTGTAAATAACTTACTTCCACACCAAATTATTGTCAGTCAACCACTCAGAAAGCCGTATTTCATCGGCTTGTTTGTCAACCACGATATCGACAACCCAAATGTCGCCTATCTTTTTTCTCAGGATGGCCCGTGGATTACGCGAAGAATGAATAAGACGAACGATCTTATCTTTGGCATCGGGGGTTACATTGACTGCGAGCCGCCCATGAATCTTTTCCCCATTTTCTAATTTTATTTCAAATTCATTGGCACTGAGCACACTAATAGATTGAACAATTTCTACTCTGGCTGGAACGATTGGTTGTCCGTCTATGGCAGATACACCTAAAAATGTACGCTTAATAACCACTCCACCCGTAATTAAGAGAAGGATGGAGAAAGTTACTATGAACCATAGATTCCGTTTCACTACTCCCTTTCGCCAACTTTGCCATGCGGAAATTCTTGCCCTAACATTGTGCTAAATTCATCAATCTTTTCCTTCAAATCATTTAATTGCTTTTCAAATTTAGCAACGTCGTCACCCTTGGTTTCAGCAGTAAGAAGTTTACCTTGCAATTCGTGAAGTTTGATCTTCATTTCATTTAATTCGTTCAAATCCTCATCTGTATAGGTAGCACCTGTGCCCCTTGGCTCTAGGCTATCATCGTTACCAGTTGTGTTGGGATGAACCGGATTAGGAGAACTAGCCATAACCTTGGCTACATCTTGAACGGCAGTTTCAACAAGAATACTAGTACCATCGTCCCCTTCCAGAACTAACTCTTTTACTTTATCCCAATATTTGGAATCAATATCTTTGGGGTCGATCTTCTCTTTACGTTCAGACAGACCTCCATAAAAACTATCTGTGGTGTTTTTAGCAAAAGGAATTTCTTCCTTCTTCTTGGGAAACAAGTGTTGATTTTCTTCCCACTTCTTCTGCCAGTTTTCTAATTCGTCTCTGTGATCCATAATAACCTATATAGCTTTTTAAATATCTGTTTTTGAGGTAAATTGGTCAATGTTAAGAAGTGATATGCTGCTCCAATGGGGACTGTTTTCAGGAATATGTTCCTTTTTTGTATAAAAATACATCTCTCCAGTATACCGATACACCTTCTCTAATACCTCTTCTCTAGTCATTCCATCAATTAAGTCTTGACATATCTCCCGAGGAATTCGCATAGAATCACTATGAGAAGCATGAAACAACTTTCTCATTAATTGCACAGCAGAATAAGCCTTATCCGTATTCAAAAGCAAATCTACCAAATTTGCCTTTTCATTTGAATTAACAAACTCCGCAGTAAAGGTGAAACAAGCCATTACTTGTCCCTTTTGCGGCTTGTGCTTCCTTACATCAAAGAAATATTCATTAAAGTTTTCGTCAGTTATATTCATTGCATTAAAATTAATCGATAATCTTGATTCTTAGGTGGAATCTTATGGAATCTAGGATAAGTATCAAAAGTAAAGTTGTTAAATCCACCTTCTGGGCGTCTTACACGGATTTGCAGATTATTGCCATGTTTGTAATCTTCATTCCATTCACCAAATTCTTCCTTAAATCTCTCGAAATCACTACTCCAAACCGTCACTCTTTCCCGCCTAAAATTCTCATCCTCAACGGTTAATTGATAACAATGTCCTTTTCCACTCTTAAATTCTCTTCTCTCTGGCTTTTCAATAACCCTTACTTGAACCGGCATAACAGAGATGTCTTCTTCTGTGTCGAATTGACCGAAACCCATGCCAGGAGTATAGTTTAAACTTGTTTCTAATGGACTGTTCCAACTAAATCCATAGTATTTAACATCCGCATAGTGCTGTTCTAATGTATACATTTCATGTAATTCAGCAAGAATTTCTCCAGTTGGAGTGAAATCACTTAAAGAAATTAAATTTTCTATATTTTCCAGTTTTTCCTTTTGGTCGGCCAACGTTTTGTGCCATCGTCTTATTAAAGCAGATAATTTCTTATCATCTGTCTCTTCTAATATAGTAAATGTTTCTTCTGTCGCGTCCGGAATAAATTCCTTTAATTTTTCTACCATGTTTTCTCTGGACTTAGCAAACGATTTCAATCTAGTCTTTATTTTCTTCTTATGGTCGCTCCAATAGGCATAATATTCCCATAATACGACTCTAGGGGCTTCTTGGAATAGGTTTAAACCAATAATTGGCTTCATAATAGTAGCACTTGGCTCAACTCTTTCTAGGAAGTCTTCGAAATTTTCGAAGGGTTGCTTGCTGGCGATATCGGCAGCGACTTCATATCCAATACCTTTAATATTGGATATTCCCATATAGATTTTATCGTTTTTAATTGAGAACAAAGATTCTGAAATGTTTAGGTCAACAGGATTGATATCAATCCCCATTCGTCTGGCTTCAAGACGATATTCCCTAATCTTCTCTTCTTTACTTTCACACATAAGAATCGCTGTAAAGAACTCAAGCGGATAATGTGCTTTAAGATAAAGAAGCCTCGAAGAGGTAATAGTATAGCCGACAGAATGTGCTCTATTGAACCCATAACCACTGAAGGCATCGATTTGTTCCCATAAATTCTGAATTTCTTCGAGAGAACAACCAAGCACCTTTTGCCCGTTCTCTATGAACATCTTCTGATAGGATTTAAATATCTTCTCTTTTTTCTTGGAAATGGCCTTTCTTACGATTTCACAATCTTTTAACGGAATCTTTCCAACTACGTGAAGAATACACATTATCTGTTCTTGAAATACCATCACTGAATAGGTTTTTCCAAGAATAGGCTTCAACACAGGATGAATAACATATTCTTCTAACCCTTTCTTTCTTCTAGTATAAGCATCGTGCATCTTCATCTTCATAGGGCCGGGACGATAAAGAGCAGTATAAGCAACTAAATCTTCAAAATTATCGACACCACCTGCTTTAACCAGATTCCTAATTCCTTCGCTGTCAAATTGAAATACACATCTTAATTCCCCATTGTTAGCCATTTCCAAGGCTTTAGGATCATTCAAATAAGTCTCATCCGACCAGTCTTTTTGTCCAGGCAAAGCACAGATTTTTTCAAGCCCATGTCTTTCTTTAACTAACTTCGATGCATAGGCAATTTGTAGCAAATTGATAATGCTTAGAACGTCAAACTTAATCAGTCCTACAGGCTGCAAATCTGTGGCGTGCAACCCTTCTACCCATGCCGAAACACGATTTCCTTCACCATCAATGATGATTGGAACAAATTCATCCAAATCCACCGAAGAAATAATTAATCCACCGGCATGCTTTCCCTTCTGTTTATTCCTATGCAATAGTCGTTTGGCTGCGTCTGTTACCTCGGGATTGTTTACACAATATTGTCTAAACTCGTCGCTCATCTTAAGAGCTTCGTCCCAGGTCAAGACGTTTCCATCGTCGTCTTTGATACCCATTTTGGTTGAGAATTCATAGATTTCAGACTTGGGTTTGCTGAAAACCTTAGCCATATCCAATAAAGAATTCTTAATGCCAAAAGTGGCATAATTTCCAATTAAACAAACTCGGTTCTCACCGAATTGTTCCTTGGCCCATTGTTCCCTGATATACTTTTGAACGACGGGAAGATAATCTACGTCAATATCAGGGAAGTCGCCGTAAGTGTATTCCGGCTCTTTGCTTATATCGAAATCTTCTACAATTCCCAACAACCAGGGAACAAGAAGATTATTGACATTAGAAGGGTACTTCGTACCCTGTTGGTAGAGGTCTATAAAGTAATCGTACTCGTTCTGATCATCAATATCTTGAAGTTCAAGTTCTAATCTTTTACTATATTCTTCACCTAAAGCCTTTATTTGCAAAGACTTACGGCAAAGTTCAACTAGTTTTTCCTTCATCATTAAATACGGTTTTTAAATATTCTATAACAAACTTTTCGATACCAGGACAGGTAGATTCTCGATTGCCTGCCACGTTAAGGACTTTAATATTGTGGTGTGCCAACCATTTTCTTACAACATTATGGTCGATTGGCTTATTTACGTCTATATCGATATGGGGCTTGCCAATCTTTTCGATAGCTTTGAAGGTGCAGCGTTCTCCAGGGGAGTGAAAGTTGCTCGCAAATCTTATGGTTCCGTCTGAATCGTGGACATTAGCATATGTTCTTAAATTGTAATGTGAAGATTTATGTTCAACGGCTCCGTACAGAAGAGCGTATTCCGGATGGTTTCCTGTTTCATTAAGGAAACCTTTCGGCATAGTGCCTCCTGTCTCAAAGCCCAATTCTTTGGCGGCTTTGAGTCCACCTAAATCTGCTCCTGTCTGTAATCCCGACAAGAATTTCAATAGTCACCTCTTCTTCGCTTGGTTTTTCTTACAGATTGAAAACCAAATACCGAATCTTTATCATCCTTGGAGTCTGGCATTTCTTCGTCCATTGATTTGAGGATTTCGATGGCTTCATCGTAAGGATCGCCAAGAATACAAACCGCCGAGAAAAGTTCTTTTAGGTGAGCAATGGACATACCATCTGTATCTTCTACCCAAACTTTAAGATTAACCTTTTTCTCAATATCTTTCTTAATGGTTTCATCTTTGACTTGGCTCATAAGATGTTTGAAATAAATCTTCCTTGATTCGTCGCCTGGGGGCGGCATTTTAAAGCGGCGATCAAAGCGAGACGGACGATTGATAATACGTTGGCCGAGTCTTTCCGGATAGTTCGTTGTCGCCAAAAACACCGTTCTATCAATCTTCTCAACACCATCCAAGATATTCAATACTTCCGATTCAGAGTAAATTTCTAGTGTCGAATCGATGTCCTCCATTAGGACAACCAAAGGCGTTTCTGGTTGGATTTCTCTAAAAATTCTGATTCCATCCGTGAAAAGACCTGGATCACCGAAGTTGAATACAACGCCACCACGGAGAATTACATCTGCCATGATAAGTTGAATTGTTGAACTTTTTCCGGAACCCGGAGGGCCTAATAATAGGATACCCCTCTTGTGGGGGATGTTGTATTCTTGATAAACTTTACGTAATTCCCAGAACTTTTTAATTTCAGAAATTACTTTTTCTGAATTAGTTTCTGGGAATTGAATTAAACCCTCTGTTTTAACGGGGATTTTTCGAAAAAAGAGTCCTTTGGTGTTGCTTATGTCAATAGAATAAGTAGCTGGAGGAAGAGTGTCGAATGTATTGCCAGCAGGATAAAACCTATTTCCATCACCGCTGGTCCATTGGGACAACTTTTCATTAAACATTTCTTTTGATTTGTCGTAATACGGAGATTCCTCCCCGACAGGAAAAACTTCATCTATTCTTCTAAAGAGTTCGGCTGGAGTACATGGTTTTTCATTCATGTCCGGATTGTAGGTAGAAATAAATTTAAATACAAGACGAAATCTTGCGGTGTTTTGTCACGGCTTCACAGAATTCGTAAAGTTGTTCTTCTGAGAAAGTAAATTTTGCATAATTTGCAATACAGGAGACAAATTGAATATTGTCTTTGAGGTATCCTCGTGAAGAGTCAATCCTGTCAACGCTGGCTTTGTCGGGAGTAAATGGTATCCATCTTTTCCCATTACAATTAGGCAACTTTAAGTTCCAACCAGTATATGGGCAAATACCGCCTTGTTTGTCCCATTGCTTTTTTAAATCTTCTAAAGTAACAAACACAACTTTTCGTTTGTTGGAGTGCCGTTTCATTGAACCAAACAAAATTTTAAATGGAGAATATTCATCTTTGCCATTAAAAGCAATACTATTCTCTGGTGAAATTTTTGGATTTACAACCGAATAACAAAAGTTAAATAAATCCATCTCTGAAAAGGAGTTTTTTGCCAAATTACCAATATATGCAATAAAATGAATGTTATCTAATGCGTAATCTTTTTTGGAATCAATTCTATCAACACTCGCCTGTTCTGGAATTTGCCCTAACGGAAATTTCATGTTTCGAGGCAATTTCAAACCCCATCCTGTGTAATGGCATATTCCATTTTGTTTTTCCCAAATATTTTTCAAATCAGCCAGAGCAACACGGCAGTTAATACCGCGTTTATTTTTATTCATGCTTCTATAAAGCAATCTAAATGGAGAAAATTCATCAGTCGAAGAATATATTAATGAATTTTCTTTCGTCCAAGCATATGGCTTACCAACGTCTTTAATGTGCTTTATATTGATCGAACTGTTAGCAGAGCATTTTAAAGAACAATAAACTCGTCGTCCCTTTTTGACATTTCTTTTTACCTCATTTGCCCTTCGACTAAATATTTGGCCGCATGTTTCGCATATAAGTTCAACTAATTTTCTCATATTGGTAAACTAGTAATTTACCAATAAAAAAGCCCACGAAAATTAATTCGTGGGCTTAGTGGACGAGCCGAGTATGACCTCGGGTCTTATCCGAAATGTAGAAGAATCTCATTTCACAGGTTTAGTTCGTTGTTTAATCTCGCCGAATCAACGCACAACAAACAAAGCGTTTATCCGGCCAGCAGAAACTTTATTTAAGCCCAACCGTATCCGCAATGGATTGAGCCGATCTGAGTTTGGCAAACAAATTCAAGACGCTCTCAGATAGCTTCCTAAATTTGTGCTGCTTTTAATTAAGCAGCGATTGCAAGATCATTGCCAATTAAGGCGTTTAGTCGAGTTTTAGGGAAGACCTCTCGACCAACTTCCACCTGCGATTCGGCGACACTTTCGAATAATCGAAACGTTCTCGCCCGTATGGTGCTATCTTAGCACAATCTCATCCCTTGTCAAGTATCTATGGAGGATTTCTGCATTTTGTATCTATCTATCGAGCATTTCTTTATGAATGGTCAAAAACTCAGGAGCAATAACGCCTTTGTAGCCAATAGATTCGATTGACAAATAGGATGTCATAAAATGTGGATAATATCCTTTTGGATGAGTTATGCCTTCTAAATCGTCCCCTACATAATTTGGATTTTGATCATTTGACAGAACATCTTCGTCTATAACTATTTTTGAATAATCTGATAAAGCCTCACCGGCCACCTTGATAATTACTGAATCGTCCTCGTATTCCCCCATCAAAAACTTGCAATTCTCTACTGCGTCGTTCTCGTTTGATGTCAAATAAATAACTTTTTGAATTGATATTTTAGAATTGTTATAACTTCCCATTCCATCTTCTCTAGATGGTATTAATCCATCTTTTAAGATAGAGGGGAGCCGTTCTTTCAATGTGGCATGATACCATGTGTCTTCTTGAATTGTCTTTAGAACTCTAAGCCCAAAACGTTTATTGGATACACGTTTTTGTTCTTTGCCCCATGTTTGATATTGTCCAATTATTTCTTTAACTTTACCTAAAGTTTCCGGCAACTTACCAAATATCTTCCCATTTATAAAAACGTTAAAATTATTTAATGTTCCTAGTTTAGCCAACATCTTAAGAAATGCTGTGGTATGAGGATCGTATTCTGCCTTTTCATCATTTATGATAATTTTGTTATTTTTAGAATCTAGAAAATAACCATATTTAGTATCAATAGCATTTACACAAACCCAACCTTCTGGTGTTGCTGAAAACGATAAAATTCCATTTGTTTTAAACGCCTCTTTAGAGAGAGGACTTAAATATTCCGGAATTTGTCTTAAATTCTCACAAATCAGCCATTCCGAAAACTCCATAATCATTCTTTATCTATCATAACCTGCAACAAAATTAACGCTAAATCGGCTAGATACCCTTATATGAAACGAGATACTAAAAATGCCATGTTGGGTGGTGTTTGTGCCGGGTTGGCCAAAGCAACGGAAACCGACGTACTTCTTTGGCGTATTGGTTTTGCTTTGTTAACGCTTGCCGGATTTAGCTTGGGCTTCTGGATTTACTTACTTCTCTGGATATTAACCGAAAAGGAATAAGAAATGAAATTTGACGAATATTTGAACGCTAAGGGCAATATCGACAAGCCTAAAGTAAAAGTTGTTGCCGACTATGAAGGCCCCAAGGGCGTTGAAGATAAAGCAGCAAAGAAAAATTGCTGCAAAATGAAGAGCCTAAAAGAATATTTGGATGAAAAAGGCAAGATTACCGAACCTAAAGTCGAATTAGTGGCTGATTATAAAGGCCCAGACCCTGTTTCTCCGGAACAAGGCGGCTCAAAAACAAAGCCTTATCGTGCGACCGCAAGTAATGAATCTGCTCCAAAGGGAGAATGTGGTTTTGGAGATAAAGGCGATAAGAATTTAATTTATGAACCAGACGTAGAAATTAAAGGTAAAAACACCGCTATTCCAGGCGGCAAAACCCTTGCCAAGGAAACACTTACAAAAACGGAACAGTTTTTAAATAAAACCAAAAATATGTCTTTGGATGAATTTACAGATTATATGTTACAAGAATGCTGTGGAGACGGGGCTACCGAAGATTTGCCGACAGTAACAGCTTATACTGCTGGTAAGTTTCATCCATTTCCGCCAGAAGCCATCAAATACATTACGGCTTTGTCCGGTAAAAATGGTGGAATTATGGAAAGTTTAGTTAATGAGATGAAGCGTCAAAAACTTGGTGGTGCTCTTGTCAAGACTTTAATGGATCATCCGGAGATTTATGATGAAATTACTAGTCTTCTAGGCGATCCGGATGGTGGTTCAAAGAGAAGTCAATCTTTGGCTCGCAGCATGAATGAGCATTACAATAAATTTCTAGATGAACAATCCGCCCTTTATGAATCTGTTGGGCCGCCGATGGGAATGGGCATGGATGACGAAGATGAGGACGATGATGATGACGAAGAAAGCGATCATGATGGTTCTGAATTAATGGACGAACCAGAAGATGCTGAAAACGACGACCAAGGCGAAGATGATGAGATTGAGCCATCGGATGATGAGGAACCGATGGATCACGAAGATATGCCAAAAGAGAAAAAGTTAAAGAAACGTTTTGCTCATCACAACATGATCGATGCTATGAAGGATCATGAACCAATGCGTCAATACATGAGTGGTTATTAATGAAAACTTTCAATGAGTGGTTAGAGCAAAATGGCATTCCAATTCATCCAATTTCTCAAAACAACCAACAATCTTTTGTTCTTGCTTTTAAACAAAAAGTAGGACAATATCTTCCACAAGTTAAACAAGCAGGTATAGACATACAGGCTCACGATGATCGCGGCACTTTTTCTGTTGGTATTGGACAACAAGCAAAAGAATTTAATTTTAACCAAGGATCAGAAGCCGCTATTTTTGCTTTAACTCTGTTGCAAAACCATTTAAGAGGGCAACAAGGTGGAGCATACCCTTCAGGCCAAGACCATTTTTAATGTATTTGCCAGCGCGACACGATATACCGCCGCTGGCGGGGCGGTTGAAAGGAGGCACTCCCGCAGGGACACCACGGGGTTTCTCAAGGCTCATGTCGTCACCTATCCCTGTTGCTCTATGGCAACTACCGACGGGATCAGCGGCTGCGCTGAACTACTTATGAAACTTATGCGTTTTGCCTCTAAAATGGGCTTGGTCGCCAAGCATTGTATCACCGATTATATCAGCTGCTTGGTCTAAAAGTTGGGCTGCTTTAAAAATTTGTTCGTGGTGTGCCTGGAATTCTGGGTCTAGGTTAAAAGTCGTTCTGAGATTTCTTGCCAAAGTACGAATCTGGTTTTCTGCTCCGGAAATATGGTGCGGCATCAACGGCGGGCCATCGAGTTTTTGATCGTAATTCATTTCGTTTAGTCTCGAAGACCATTCAAAGAAATTTTTCATGCCTTATATATTGCTTTTCTTGTCGAATCTAACCACCAGATATTCAAGGATAGCGGCTGAAAAAGCTAAAACACCAGCAAAAGCGATAAATTCAGTTGATTTTAACACTGCGGCGATCAAACCTAAAGAAACGCTCAATAAGGCAAAAAATACGGCTACTAACTCGATTTTATTCCACATTTTGCTTTACCATGTAATCGTTTGAATCAGAATGGTTTTTTTGGCATATTCTTCAGGAATAGGAATTTCTTCATTAGACCATTTGACAGGTACTTCAAATGTAGATGTTTCAGTTTTAAAACCAAACCCATTTTCTGTTAATTTTTCACGTAATCGAGCTACGAGATTTTTATCGCTACTATCTAATATTTTAGCAACTACCCTTCTGCCGGCACATTTGGCTACTTTTTCTACTTCAGCCATAAGTTTATCATAATGTTCTGTTACTTTTGCCTCGAATCGTTCAATCTCCGCAGCCTTTTCTTTTTCTGCTTGTTCTTGATATAATCTATCTCTTTCTTGTTTTTCAAGTTCAACGACTGGACGCATTTCTTCTGCTATTTTTCTGGCTTCTTCGGCATTCATATTACAATCCATGTTCCTCGGCTTTTTCCAGAGCGTATTCTAGCACCTTTGCGAGCCCAGGCCAATCATCACACAGACTTTTTTCATCGTCACGCATGAAAGCGTAGTAAAAATATCCTGGCTTATTAGGGACTTCTCCCTGTGGTTCGCCTTCCCAAAAGGAAGCTTCGGCAACTCTTAAGTATTTACCATTGCCGTGCAATTCAACTGTCCAGCAGGTGGCACCATAGCCATCATCAATGTCGATTTTGGCACATCGAGATTTATGCCCTGCATTCCATTTTTCTAGACGTTCGATGAGATCCATTTTTTGTTTCCTCTGCTACTATTACATGGCATGCAAGACAAAGCCAAATTTTCAATATTATCCATTCCACCTTTTGATTTAGGCAAGATATGGTCTAATGTAGCATAATCTGCCCCGATCCCATTGATAGAAAGTGGTTTGCCACAATGACAGCAATTTCGGTTTTTCGGATTATTCCATAAGATGAAACGCTTTTCGGCCATTAAACGTTGTTCTGCCCTACTAGGCATTTCTTTGTTTCCTAACAATAGGGATAATGTGAATGTCCGCTTAGAAGTGGTGCTTCTCGCCCGCTACCATCTGCAAAATAACGTTCTTCTATTGTTTTAATTGGATAATCAAAAACTAAAATAGTTCCGTCTTGCTTTGTTAGTTCTGTGACCCCATAACTCCCAGGAATTAGAATTCTGGTTCTTCCCACATCCCAACCATTTTCTTTGGTTATCATTATTCCTTCAAATTGTCCATATCTAACCCGTTCTTCTCTGCCATCTATATAAACATGTGTGCATTCTGTAGGTTGGGAAAAAGTAAATTGTTTAGCAAATTGTTCCATAATTTATCTCATGCTGGATTAATATGATCTTTTTGCTTCTCTGCCGCTACCATCGCCAAAATATTGTTCTTCTATGGTAAAAAATGGTTCATCGAAAATAACGATTGTCCCATCTTCTTTAGTGACTTCTGAAACAATCCATCTTGGCATCCTAATTTCATTTCTATTAACTGGCCAGCCGTTTTCATGAGTAATAATTATTACTTCGGTATAACCGTATCGCACACGTTCTTCGCGGCCATCCGGATAAACATGTGTACAAGTCGTTGGTCGCGGAAACATTAACCGTTTCATAAATAATTCTCTATCTTGGGTTTGGGTTCCAATTGTCCCAACCGTATTCCCAAACCGCACGCCAAACCTTTAGACGATGCGGATTATCTTTTCTACTTATTCCTTGTGTTTGTGCTAATCTTCCTTCTTGCCAAACTTTATGCCATTCTTCTTTAAATGGCCCATTGAAATAAGTCTGGACCGCAAGGGCTCCCGCAATATTTCTCGCTTGTTCATTCATGCTGGTAATACTATTTCCGGAAATCTCAATTTCATTTGTTTGCCGCCCCGAGCAGGACTAAGAAACCTTGAGAATAGCAGATCATGCTTGATTGGGTCAACATCAGTTATTCCAAGACAATAGTTGACAAGGGAGCCCCCGCCCGAATTATGAACCAAGAACGAATTTGTCAAATAATTACTATTATTTTCCACCGATATATCATAAACACGTTTCACTCCTTTAATTTTAGATTTTTTCCTAACGCGGACAAGCAAACCACCTTCTATATTCCTGTAAACGTTTTTTACGTGTGATTGTCGAGAAGATATTTCTTCAACATTTGGTACATCTATAACAGAGCCAACAGAACGAGTTCCGCTTCTTTTGTCGATTCTGTCATAGTGGGCATTTGAAGCAGGGATATTTAATTGCCAACACAAAAATCTAACTTGATCAGCCAACATTTTAGAACTAGTAGAAAAACCAGCACGAGTTGCACGAACTGTTCCGTCGCTAAGGCGATATCCTTTAAGAAAACATTTCTTACGCTCATCTGTATCCTTAAAAACAAAAGCCGGCACATGTTTTGTTTGTGAAGTATATTTATAGTGATGAAAAAATTCCTTAAACATTTTTTTAAGATAGAAGTTATAAGCATGAATTTGAATTAATTTCTTTTCTTTATGTTTTGTTTCTTTAAAATAAATTTCTAGTTCTTTTAGTTTTTTCCTTAAAAGAACTTTTCCAAAAATATCGGTTTCAGAATTGAAACAAAATCCAACACCATGATCGACCGTATTTAGTCCCGACCGCTTGTCTATTCTATCCGAACGCAACCACCCATCGCCGGCAAAAAGGCCCATTAAAATCATCCAATGGTCATCTAAATCAAAAAATCTATTTATTTTAGATACAAGTTTCCTGCGCTTTGTAATTGGATTAATTGTTTCATGATAACAGTAATCACTATCAAACCAAAATCTTCCTCCATCACAGTATTTGGATAAATCAATTATTCGATCCATTGGGTTTACTTCAATTTCAGGTCTGGGCACAAAAAGCCAATCGCCAACTTCAACATCGTTAGCCGCCAGCCACTGCAAATTGCCAGTTGGCTCTTTTATTATCTTTCTAGATTTCTTTGTACTCTCTGCCCATGTCTCGTAACTATCTGGCCGTATGACCTTTTCGCACAAAACAAGATGATCCTTTGTTAAAGTTATTCCTTTGTTATCTCCATAATTAACTTTTAAGTTAACTAAAGATTCATTTTCTATACTATAACAATGAGTTTTAGTAACTTCCTGAACGCTGCCATCGTGAGTTATTACATTATCCCCAACTTGAACATCTTTGATGTATTTTGTAGTTCCATCAGACATCACGATTGGAGAATTTCCACCAAGACAACCTCTTGCCGCTCCCACGGCGTCATTTCCATCGCCCCAACCTAACAACTTTGGACATATCGCACGAGCCGAATCTGTCATCATCTGCTGTAACAAAAAGTAGGAAGCAAATCCTTTTCTGGTAATTAGGCTATATTCTTCTAGAACCCTGTCTAAGTATTCTCTCGTTCTGGGGAGTTGTCTTTCCTTAAATCCACGCATTATCTTATCTTTAAAAACATCTCTTTCATCGGGAATCTGTGGGAGTTTGATGGTTCTATCAATTTTCACATTTGCGGCTTTTCGACATACTTCTACAGTGGTTTGTTTGGCTATATTAAACAAATCTAAATCTATTGTGTCTTGATAATCAGATAACCACTTAGCATTCAACTCTTCTTCGGATTTAAGCCAAAGATTTTGATCTTGCAGTTCGAATAAATCAGCAGTTGCGTCATCGTCTAGTTTCTGTTGAATTTCTGCTAATGTTTTTCTCGTTTGAATCATTAACATCAACCGCTGCATGTAGCTGTCTTCAGGGTTGGCGTAATGACAATCCTGAGTCAGAATTATTGGCAAACCATACCTTTGGTGTGCTTTTATGATAAAAGCATCATAGGGCTTTTGTTTGACGAAATCCAGCAGCATTATTTCCAGATAGAAATTTTCTCCAAACATTGCCATGTATTTTTCCAACATGGTAAATGCTTCGTCCTCACCTCCTCTGTCAAATGCTTGACCTATCTCGCTGTTGTAGCAGCAACTTGTGAAGATAATCCCTTCTTTATAAGCCATCAATTGCTGGTGATTGACTCTTGGGTGTCTGTAGAATCCTTTAGTCCAAGCCAAAGAACTTAATTTAACTAGATTGCTATAACCTTTCTCGTTGTAGGCTATAGCGAGAAGATGATAAGATTTTTTGAATCTCTTATATTCTTCGGCAGACATTTCTTTCGTGTAATCAGAACTCGTTTCACCTGTTTTTAATTCGGGTTGGAGGGGATTAACGTATAGTTCGATCCCAAATATTGAAGATAATTTATGTTCTTCACAGCAACGTATCTGTTCCGGAATGGCGGCCATCATTCCGTGGTCGGTAATACACAAATACTGCTGATTTATCTTTTTGGCACGTTGGCAATACTCTTCCACCTGCCCGTAGCCGTCTAATAAAGAAAATGACGAGTGTAAATGAAGATGCTCAAAACCAACAATTTTCATATTTTTTATCGCACCTCATTCCTCATAATTCATACTCTTTGCATAGGTGTCAACACAACGCCAGAGACAACGAGTTGCACAGGATAAAACAATCACAGAGAAAATAATCAATAACATTAATTACCCTTATACTTCAAATACAGATAAAAATCAACCGAGATAATTTCCCTCAATGTTTTTCATTCTTTCCAAAATATCTTCTTTGCATTCCAGATACTTTATGCTGGAATTTGTTTTTACTTTTATAGATTCTTTTGTGCGGCCCAACAAGATACTTCTTATCATAACAAATTTAAATTGGGGCTGTTGCATATAGACACCATATGTCCAATGAGCATGGACAGTAACAGCCACCTTGCCGTAAAAATAATCTCCGAAGATAGTTACCTTATCATTTTGGCGAACCCAGCCAAATCCATGTTTGGTTGAAATATTAGCGCGAGTCCCCAAAATATTTTTGGCATCCTTTGCAAAAACATCTTCTGCAAGAACATTCTTTGTAATTTCTTCTAATTCCTTTTCAAAACCCTCAAAAGTTGGTTGCCCTTTTTCATCAAACTTGACAACCCTTAATCCTTCTGGATTTTCAGATTCTTCAAGATTAATGGTTGGAACAACTAAAGGCAGAGCCAGAGATTGAACAAATTCGCGGCGAAGCATAAATTAACACCTTTTACGTTGGTTAGAATTCCACTTGAAAAGAATGAAAAACAAGCAAAGGGAAGGAATGGCAACAACAAATGTAGAGTTTAACATGGCTCGCCATCTCGCCAGTTCTTCAACAGTTGGCGTATTTCGCGTTGGCCAATCACTTTGAACTTGAATATTGCTAACTATGTCCATAAGCATTATCCAAAGCAACATTCCTCCCACAAGTATCGTGCCTGCAACCAAAGCCCCTAGATTGCGTCTACATTTTATTCGCGGCCAACCACGCCGTTTATGGGGCGGAATTCGTGGTTTTTGTTTTATAGAAATTTGCGGTCTGGGCCAGAACGCAAATGGGTTCTCAGAGACTTCCATTTTTCACACTACGATAACTTTGGTGTAACAAGAAGAATCAATTAATTCTTGACCAAATCTAGTGAAAAACACATAGCGGCCTTTATCGTCAGCTAGGCTTGGTTTTGTGAAAGGAATATAAGGCAGAAACCTAAAGCCGTCTTTTTGTCCTATTATAAAATGATCATCAGGATGGGTCGGATAGTGGAAAATATCTTTTCCGCTTACTGTACGATAGCCATATTTTATATCAATAACGTTAGGGTCTTTCAAATAACAACTATTTCCAATAATAAGATCACAGTCCTGTTTGAAAATGTACTTTTCCCATTGAGATTTAGAAATAATCACCTTGTTTGTTATGTTTCTTGATAATATCTCTGATATGTGAAGTATTACAAAAAACTCATAGTTTATACCAAGAATCATACACGTTTCGAACAAAGCCATAGAATCTTGAATGGCATTCAAATCATACAAACCCGGCAGCCATCCAGGTTTTGCATATCTTGTTTTTCCAAAACGTGCATAAAAATGATTTTCAATAGGTTGGATTTGGCAAAGTTTGGACAACGTATTGAATCTAATATGTTTGGCGACTACATCGACCATCATTTCATTTACATTTGGAAATTTACTTCCACAGGTTCTCAGTATTTCCGCTTTTTGATTTTCGATTAGAATCTTACGCATTGTTTTAGCATACCAAATGAAGCCAAATTGTCAATTACTCAGATTCACTTTTCACAGGCTGCTTCTGGCTGTTTTTCCATTCTTCGAATTCAGCGTTGGCCTTGTCAGCCAAAACATCTAATTCTTTGATTTCGTGAGTGAATCTATCGTAAGTCCTTTTAAGTTCTTCCTTTAATTGCTTCTTTTGAGCAAAGATTTCAGCAATCCTAGAAGAAAAATCAATAAATTCTTGGGTAAGTAGAAAATTATTATCAGACATATCAACCTCCTTATTAATATAGTCTATTTTTAAGGATTTTACACCATCAAGCGGACAACTATAGCCGCTACCACAGCAGTAATCACAAACATCATGATATTCATCATTACTTTGTTATTCATCATTATCTCCCCATTTTAGTGGAATTTCATCTGATTTGTTTTCGCCAGACCAACCAGCTCGTATCATAACAGAACTAGAAACCAATAATGTGGGAGCCAACATAATTAAGACATAAGGAGCGAAAACAGGGGATTCGTAACAAGACTTCGGATACTTTCCAGCAGCACTCATAGGAGTATAAGTTCTTGGGTTTAACATTACAGGAAAATTGTAGTAATCAACTTTACCAGACCTAACAGGCTTAGGACTTATGATGTAATCCACATCCCAGTCTAGGGGCAGGCCAACAGCTTCGGCATCAATTAAAACTTCATAATTTAATTTTGGCAGCCGCTCCAAAATCATCCCGTCTATCTCCAAAGCAAGCGAATCTGCGTAAATTTCCTTCATGTAATCGAAATCTGCCTTATTGAAGAATTTAGTTTGATACATTAATGTTTTAGCACACACCGCCTCAGATTCACTAATCACCCCATCTTTCTTAGTAAAAATCAAACTAGCTGGTCCCAACATTGGCTGAACGGATATCATCCTTCTAAATTTTACCCTAAGCCAAACTTCCTTTGTAAGCCATAACATATTCTCTTTAGATACTTTGTTTTCGCAAAAACTAACATCCATTAATTCAGAACAGTTATTAAGCAATACAGAAAGACACCTTCTATCATCCAAGTTAATCGCATTTTCTAAATAACATGAATTTTTCCAATCATTTATAACTTTCTGTAAAGGTGTTGAATCGTCAACCCATTGCTCAACCACCTTGGGCGGATTCTTGTCTAAATACCCTCTAACCTGTTCCAGTGTATATCTTCTATGTCCACCATCTGTTCGTTCTGCCTTGAATTTACCTTGTACGTCCCAATCTCTTAACGTATTTTCACACACTTCCAGCAATTTCGCTGTCTCGCTAATACTTAACATTCGGTCACACATTCTACTACTTCCTTTCTTTTTAGCCATAACTAGTAGATTCTCCTCTATAGTAGTAGAATTTAATTAAAAATTGACAAAAATTCTTGATTTGCGGTTCTTTTTCTTTCGCCGGAAATGCCACCCTTGGCACGCCCAGAGCTAATCCGAACATAATCATTAGATAACACAACACCTTCAGACACGTAACATTTAGGTTTTAAACCTTTTACATATTCTTTTACATCAAAACTGTGTCCGTAGAACGTCGTTCCTGCATAAGGCGGATCAATGTATACATCCCCCTGTAAAGGCTCTATATCGTTTATATCACAATAGTAGCCATGTATTCCATACATCTTCTCGCATATTAAATACATTCGCTCTAATAGCGTCTCAGGCATCGGCATCATGGGATTAACCGGCGACCGTCTATTAGAGGTCTCAGTAGGCAACCAATAGTTTCTAAAACTAGTGTTTTGCCACCGATTGTCCTTTATCCAGATTGCCTTACTACCGAAGCTAGCCGCTTGGAGAATCAAATAAACATAAGGTGTATCGATGTCAGCAGGTTGTTTGGATAAGCCTTCTGCATAAGATTTTATCTTAGAACGATCCTTGGGGATATCTTCAATTAGAGTCCTGAATCTGGCGATATCGAAAGTGCCTTCTCCAACCATTTTCCAGACAAGACCCCAAGGGCCTTTATCAAGCATATGAATCTGGTTTGTATTATGGCCGCGATTTAAGAGGGCAATAGAAACCGCACCGCAGCCACAACAAAGGTCGTAGAAATCGCCTTGTGGATTAATTATCCAAAGGATTTGATCAGCAATACGTTGTTTGCCACCTTGATAAGCCGTTGGGGGTTGAATCATATCGTTTTAACAAAGTTGGCTAAATGTCCACAAGTAAATTCAATAATCTTATCATGATCTTCCTGATCGTGAAATTCAAATGAACCGAAGGCACCTTCACCTTTTAAAACATTAGAGTAACTATCTAGTTCTAAGATTATTCTTGTTTTATAGTAAACTTTCAAATTGAAGGGACTCACCCCAAACTGAAACAACCCCTTATCGATTTCTACAACAACAGAAATTAGTTTCTTGCATAATTTATCAAAAGATATTCCCCTAGCAGTTCTTTTGCTAATCTCAAATTTAAGACTTTCAATACTCATTATTCCCTCTCCACAGAAATTACGTCTTTATCCGCTTTCAAATCCTTAATCTTCTCGATCTCTATCAATCCGAGAAGGCTTTTAATTCCAATACCTGTTACTTCCAAACCTAACGCCTCCATACGGTCAACATATGGGATAGTCGAGAAACATTTACTCTTTACGCAAACGGCAACTTTTTTCATCTAAACTCCGCTACAATTTCCTTAACACTCCCCCTTTTATCGCCATCGCCACTTATACAACGTCTGCAATCCACGCTATACGTTTTGGCTCCATAACCAGAATACAATTCCCTAGAATACCAATTATAACAATTTGATATAAATACCGTGGCTCCCCTTTCCGCCGCCAGTTTAGCCTCCTCTGCTAATTTAATATGTTCCATTAACCCAAAACCGCCAGCGGAATAAGTGGTAAAACTTGAAGTTTCTGACAAGGGGAAATAAGGAGGGTCACAATATACCAAATCCCCTTCTTTCACAAGAGCAAAAATTTCTTTAAAATCTAAATTATGGATTTCAAAGTTCTGTATTTTATCCAAAACCCCTAAAAGTTCGTTTCTAGGGAAATATGGAACTTTATACGCTCCAAATGACGTATTAAAGCCACCTTTGGAGTTATACCTACAAAGCCCATTGAAACAATGTCTATTCAAATAAATAAACATTATTGCTTTGTCGTCTGAGTCTACTGTCCTATTGAATTGTTTTTTAAATTCTAGAAAAGCCGGTTTGTTGTTATTTTCTGGGACAAAAAGACTTTCGCAAGCATTGATAAAGCCTTCTTTGTATGTCTTTAGGGCTTTCCAGACAGCGATTAGGTCGGAATTAACGTCATTAACGATAAATTCTGGATAATCTACATTTAAAGCGACAGCACCAGCACCCAAAAAGGGTTCGATGTATCTTTTAGCTTCTGGAAATTTAGATTTTAGGAAAGGAATAAGACGATATTTACCGCCTGCCCATTTGAGAAACGGTTTCATTTGGTAATTTATACGCCTGTACGTGAATTCTATTTCTTAATTCGTGCAACTCGACTTCATCAAATTTACGGCGTCGATGAAGTTTAAGCATTAACATGTAATCTTTTCCATCTTCTAGATGTGGCCAACCAATACTCGTCACATAAGCAGGCTTACCAGCATCAATGGACGGCTGAATGATAACGGGTGGAACTTCTATTTCTGGGCTGTTCAAATCGGCCAATTGAATACCTAATACCTCCGCTACTCTCCAAGGTGCAACCACATCAACCCTAAAAGGTTGACTATAATTTCTCCCTAATTCGTTGGCAAAAATAGGAATAAGAGCAACTGCTCCTTCGTCCCCAGGATAAATATCGTGTTCTTTATACATTTCGTGCCAAACATAAGGTATTACACGATCTACCTGTAATTCAACCCAATGTTTTTCAACAGGAACCTCTATAGTGGTTTCCACCTTTGGCGGTTCAGAAGCAGAACAGCCAGCCAACAAACAAAGTAAAAACAGGTATTTTTTCATTTTAATCCTCTTCTAGAACCCGATAGGCTTCGGCTAAATATTCATTTTCAAACTTGTATTTGCCATCGAATATCTTTTTTCTATCGTAATGTAATCTTAAAACTAAGGTGTAGCTTTTGCCAGCTTCTAAATGTAGCCAATAAACTTCGGCCGATTGGCCAGGATCGGATGCCATTACGGAAAAGAAAGCAGGATCACCTTCTGGCCCCCTTACAACATCAACAACTTGCCAATCTTCCAATGGTAAATTAATCTTAAATTTAACAATATCTAAATAACGAACATTTCCAAAATCTTCCCATTTGACAGGAATGTATAATAAACAACCTTTATCTCCTGCATGTACACCAGCACGTTCCGTAGTGTTCTTAAAGACATAAGGTTCAACTCTCTCTACTTTGAGTTTAATTTTCTCTAAAACTAAAGTTTTCTTAACAACGCCAATTTTAGGATGTCTTCTGTTGTAAATGGCTCTGACGACCAAAGCACCGCCAGCAGCGGATAAACTTGATACGACACTTACTAAAACCAACAAAAGAACAACTTTAACCCAATAACTTTCTGTAATCTTCGCCACTGTATTCTCCAAATGTTTTATCTTCGTCCCCAAAACAATGATATACCAGTTCATCCCCGTTGGAATCCTTGGTAACTAAAAGTACATTTTTCTTCCAAATATGATTTATTGCTTGCATAACCGGCCTGACATAAGGAATATGTAAAGTTCTGCCATCGTATATGTGTTCAAGCATTAAGAATCCTTGCCCACGATGATTAGGATCCACTAGTCTGATTTCAGGTAAGCCGCCATTTAAATGTTTCTTTATAAGTTTAGCCTTAATCTTTTTGGGATCATCTTCTTCAATACGATACTCGCCATTAGGATATTTTTTCCACTCAAAGAATTCATTCTTTCTACAGAATTCCGGTGTAAAGTATTCCAAAAGCAAAGTGAAATCATTATTGTCCCGACATACTTCAAACACCTTATCCTTGCCTAATCCTAAATTGAGATTCCATTCTTCCTTAACCTTCATGTCTTTACATTCATCGTATTCTGGGCCGAATTTACCCTTGTTCCAACGATCTTCTATATCCGTTAACAAACTGAATCCCAAATTATAAGGATTCATTGAATATTTTCCGCCCATAACTGCAACATGATTCATTGCATAATCAACAATTCCACAATCATCACTCGCTTGCCCCAAGCCACATAAACCCCGTTTACACATGATGTTAAAGTCTGTGTACGAGGCGAAACCTTCATTTATTGTCTTTGTCTGTCTTTGTGGAGCAAAATAGATAGATTCTTCCCAAATCATGGAAATAATATCTTGTTGCCACGGCTTCAAAGGTGCATGATCCCTTAAAAATCCTAAAACATCCTTAGTAGGTTCTTTAAATAAGCCTATTTCCTTCTCGACTTCCCTTTTGTAAATAGCCTTTTGTTGCTTTTTAGTCCATTCCTTTGGATTAATGTAATCATCCATGTAGTCGTGCCCCTCTCGAATCTTTAATCTAGAGGGATGTTCGACTTCCCTTTTATCAAAGATTTGATGAGGAACATATTTCTTTTCTTCCCAAGCTTTAGCCGGATCAATAAGAGTTTCCAATCTTAGGACATAATCTAAAAATTGAGTTACACGTTCTTTTCCCCAACGGGACATGTATTTGCGAATTCTAGAGCCATGATTGGCAAATTCGTTTAACATGTTACGGTTTGTTTGAGAAAAGAATACATTATTCTTAAAGAAATGATTATGCCCTTGAGCGTGGACAATAACTGTAACGTGGTCAACGAGGGGGTTGGAATCGAGACAATATATATGGGAAGGATTGGTATTCACAACCATTTCGAAGATTTTCCCGCCGCCATGCAAGAAGCGATGTTGCATCCCTTCGTATTCCATTCCCCACTTCCAATGCGGGTATCTTACGGGAAAGCCGTTATAAGAGGCAATTTCACTTATCTCATCATAAGTGAGCATGTGAATGCAAGTTGGAAAGAAATCCAACCCAAAGTCCGTACACTCCTTAAATATTCTCGGAATTATCTTCTTTAATTCCGGTGGTAACGGCAAACCTGGAGTAGTAGCATCGCCCATTAGAATGGGACTGCCATCAATATAACGCTGACTCATTTAGGCTGTTTTCCTAACAATTCCCTAATTGCTTTCTTAATCTGATTTCCACGTTCATCATCTGACAAACTTGGCGTATTAAACCAACCCGTGTTAGTGCCAGTAATGGCAGTAGTCTTTAGGTTGGGCATTTTCAGATGGTTATCAATATACTCTTTAACCCCATCGTTAGAATAGCTCAAAATCTGGCTAATTCCAACAAAATTAACCAACCTTGGAGCGAGGCTTTCCTTAATTGTTTCAACTAAAACTGGATTATCCGACTCCATGTTTTCACCATCCGTGAAATAAAACACATAAACATTCCATTTGTTTAAAGGAAATCTAGCCTCAAATTGATTGGAAATAAACTTAAATGCCGAAGAACATAAAGTACCGCCACCTGAACGGTATCGATAAAAAGTATGTTCATCTACTTCTTTTGCGACTACATCATGCCAAACATAACAACGTTCTACTCTGTCGTAAAACTGTCTAATCCAGAGGTCTATCCACCAGCACATATCACTAATAATATCACAACGATATTCATCAACTGAACCGGAGCCATCCCTTGCAAAGAAGATAACAGCATTGCTGGAGGGTAATTTTATCTCTTTATATTGCCTATATCGAAAATCTGAATTAATTGGAGAAACAAGTCGGACTTTTTCCTTCATCCCAGGAACTTTATGTAAAATATCAAATTCCTGGCTTGCTATTGTGCGTTTGTACGCCTGAAGCATGGTTCGCTTAGGATGAATTAGCGATCTGGGGCCGGTTAGAGAGATATTGTTATATTTGATATCAATGTCCTCGAAAACTTCCTGTGGCTTCGGCTGAAGTGGAGGAAGTTCTAAATCTTCTCCAAGCAAATGAAGGATATCATCTAAATCAACACTGATAAGGATTCCTTCGCCTTCGCCCTCACCGGCTTTATGTCCCTTGCCTTGACCTTGTTCATCTTTGCCGATTACATCGCCTTTTTTACCAGGGCCACGACCAACACCAGAATTCCCAGAACCATGAACTAGGATGGGTTGGTCAATATTTGGAACAGATATGACAAGTTTCTTATCGCCACGCATTCCAAATATTTTGCCGTTATTGATGAGACTTTTGAGTTCTTTGCGGGTTTTGCCCGAATAAACATCCTTAAAGTCTTTGCGATCACTTTGAATCCGTTTAGTCATTCTTTATCCATATTTTTAAAGTAAAGGAAAACTCCTTCGTTTTCATTGATTTCCAAACGGTTAATTCCAATATTTTTACCAATTTTAGACATTTGTTGGCAAATTAAATCAACCATTTCCTCGAACCACTTTGGAGCGTTTTGTTTATGTCTAATTCCTAACATAAAACCTTTAACATCATCTGGTTCGTTGATATATGAAATATTGTTACTAAAGGCACCCAAAGTTACAAAAACCATCCTAGCCACCATTGTACAACGTAGTGGGTTATACTTCGAACAATAACTATTATCCAATACCCGTGCTAAATCAAGTTTGCTACAAGCCTCACTAAGCCACCCATTTTCACTCCAACGAGCGAGCAATTCCTCGTTGTCTAAATCATCTTCATTAACCCATCGGGTACTGTATAATTTCATTCTTGATCCAGGTTTTTATAATGCAAGATAATTGATTGGTGCTCGTTTATTTCTAACCGATTTAAACCAATGTTTTTACCCATATCGGTTATATATTGGCAAATTGAATCAGACATTATGTCGAGCCAACTTCCGTAATCTTTACAGTTTAACAAACCACCAAAACTAACATATTCAGTGGCTGCCTCAATATATGAAATATTTAATTTAGATTGCAATCTTTTAAAGACCAATGCCGCCAAAACCGTACAGCGAACAGGGTCGTCATTCGAAGCAGCACATTTTTCCAAAAACAAAGACAAATCAAGTTTATCAGACGCATTAAACATAGCCCAATAGGCCATTACTTCTTCGTTATATAAATCGTCTGAATCGGACCAATGGTTTTTAACTTTCTCATTTACTTTCTTATTTTTATACTGCATACTTTTCCCTAAGTTTTTCCAACTGTTTGAGTTCCCTTTCCTTCTTTTTAGCAGCAGCGTTTTTGATCCGATTCTTTTCGCGTTCTTCGTACTTTTTCAATCTCTCTTCATCTTTTTTGGCTGTTTCACGACATTTTTGAAGGATTTCATTAAATTCTTCTTTTTCGACTTTTTCAATTAAACGATAATTACGTGTGTCTAAATATCTTCGAAGAATTTGATAATCTTTTTCATCTACTTCGAAAAATCCAGTAATTGAATCTAGAAGAGAAGAACTATAATTATCGTCGCAGAATTCCCAAACTTTAACGATAGCCACACTTCTCATGTTTTATTCCTCTTGATCCAGCCAATAATTATAATAATTATGGAATGGCAAGCATCCAGATTTGCGACCTTCGTCGGCTTTTTTGTACAACGAACATTGCATCGCAATCCATTCCTGAGTCTGCCAAGGTTGCGGTCGCAATCGAGCTACCGCTAACTTTAAATCTACCCATTTACTCCATTCGTCTTCCATTCATTATTCCTCTTCGTCACCCCGAGCAAAGATTCCACCAACATAATCCAATACGTCTGTGGCACTTTGTTCATTATAGCCATACTGACGGATTAAACGCTGTTTAATAGCATCAATTTTCTCTTGGATTTCAGGATCGACCACAGCAGCACCACTTACATTTAAAGCAGACAACTTAATGTGATCTTTTGTATCCTCGAACAATTTCTTCTCAAGAGCCGTGGCAAGTCGAATATTCGAATTATAAGTAAATTTCTTGCCAGAATGAGCCAAGGAACCCATAAAAGAAGCAATTGATTCGCGGAATTGACGAACACCTTGTTCGGGAACATCAATCTTTTCTTCAATCGAACGCATAAATTTCTCGTCCGCCGATTGCAATTTTCCAGTAATCGGGTGAACAATCTTACGCTCTTCGATATAAGCCATCAAATTATCAATGTAGTTTGAACACAGACGAACAATGGCATTTTCATCGCTAACAAGGGCTTTACGAACTTCATTCTTGAGAATTTCATCCAATTCTCGAATTGCCAATTCGACACAGGTTTTGTATCTGGCAATATCTTCCTTGTTCGAGAACAACGGATGGTCTTCGAGTCCTTCCTTGATCTCATTCATTACCATGAACATGTTAACGTAATCGAACTTCTTGCTCAAGCAATTTGAAATTTTATCTTGAACATAACGGCATGAAACTCCACCACTCATACCTTCATTCGGGTATTTGTCTTTGAGTTCTTTTACCCCATCTTCCGTCCAACCCGGCAAGGATCGTCCATCGTAAAGTTTAGCCTTTTCAATAAGGGTAATACGATTTTCTTTATCGTCTTGCAATCTAGTCAAAACCGCCCACAAAGCAGCGATTTCAAGGGTGTGAGGAGCAATGTGTTGACGTACTTTCCCTGGGCCGTAGTAGTGTTCGAGAATCTTAAGTTCACCACTCCAACGGGTCAAATACGGAACATCAATTTTAATGGTGCGATCACGCAAGGCTTCCATTGCCGGATTATTTCGCATCTTCTGAAATTCGTGTTCGTTCGTATGTGACAAAAGCACAGTATCAATAGAAATCTGTGGGAATTTCTTAGGCTTAATTTGTTGCTCTTGGGAGGCTCCCAGAAGGTCATAAAGAAATTCAGGCTCTAATTTCAGCACTTCGATAAACTCGGTCATGCCTCTGTTGCCAGCACAGAATTCCCCGTCAAAATTAAATGCACGGGGATCACTATCACTACCAAAGTAGGCCAACTGACGATAATTAATATCGCCGGTCAATTCGGTAGCATCCTGATTCTTTTCATCTTTTGGCTGGAATGTACCAATACCAATTCGATCTGCTTCTGCGTAAACCTGTCGGACAACTCGAATATGTTTGTCAATCACCTCCTTCCAGTTGCCGTTATACCTCAAGAGCAATTCTCTCATGAATCGTTTGCAGCGTGGATTTAATTCACCCTCGCAGCGTAATTTGTATAAGTTTTTACGACCTTCTTCTGAAGCCCCTTCGTGTAAAATTTCACTTAATTCTTGTAAAAAGACATTTCTAATGTCCTGTGGAATCAGCTTAAGAGGATCGTCCCGCATAGCACACATATCTTCAGCATGGGTGTAAATCCCATCATCACCAGTCGGTAGATCAACCCATTTATACGTGTACCATGCTCCTTGATCTTCACGAGAATACTTTTCCATACCTCGCTTTAACGCCCTACACAGACTCGACTTAGAAGAACCTACCGGTCCTAAAAGCAATAGTACACGACGTTCTGTGCCGTAACCACCAGCACCACCCTTAAAGACTTTTACAAGTTCATTAAGCATTTCTTCATGGTCGAAGATTGGGCATTCGGCGTCATCGAAAAAATTGTAATGAATATAAGTTTTACGGTATCTTTCAAAAGTTTCAGTTCCTTTGGAAAGAATCATGTCATACATTCGCTGCCAAGCATTTCTTGCTAGGCGAGGGTTTGCCCGAACACGCTCGATATATTCGGAAAAACTTAATTCTTCGTTAAGAGCAATAAATTCTTTTTGATTAAAAAGACTAGAAAGGCGATCAAAGTCAGTATTTGACATACTATTTCCTATGTTATTCCTTTGGGTGAGATAGTTTTTACGTTACTAGCGGAGAAAAAGCAAGTGGGATTTACTTGACTTCTCCAAAATGTTTTCCGGAACTAATATCATCGATATCTGCATAGGGTTTGGTGCCCATATGAGACATTTTTTCAGCCATTTGACGTTGTTTGGCAACATTTGGCTTATTCCAGTTAAAGCGGTAATCATGGCCTTGATCAGTGCTATTCCAACGATCTGTGCCGATTGGATTAGTGAAATTAAAGGCACAATTACTCACAATTTTCTCTTTTTTAAGAGAATTACAGGCAGGACATCGAACTGTCTTGTATTTGCCTGTTTTATCGTAGGGAACTAATTCTTCATACTCTAGAGAGCATTTTTTACATTGAAATTCGAAAATTGGCACTATTTTTCCTCTTCGTGTTCTAGAACTCCCATTAGGAAGTTGTAGATTTCTTTTATTTTATTTAACTTAGTTTCAATTTTTCTAAATTTCCAAAAAAATCCAGATTGGGCAATATGAATTGCTTGGGCAAGAAGTTTTTGATTTATGGCAGTATTGGCTAAATCAATTTGAGCAACCTCAATATAACTTGCGGTATCATCGTCAAAATCATCGTCAAACTCATCATCTTCAAAATCTTCGTCGTAATTCATTTTATCACCTAAAAAAAATTTGTCTACTTCTTCATTGTTGTTATCATAATTAAATCTTCTCATAGGATTCCTCTTAGCTGTGCCTTAACCTATGGAATTTAGCCAAAAGTCAGCACTTTATTCCTTTTTATTTAGCTCATAGCGTAAACGAATTCAAACTTCTCCCATGTCTTCAATACTTTCATTTCATTCAGGCTTACTTCTTCCGTTCTAAATCGTTTTACCGCATTGTTAAAAGGAAGCTCTAATCTATTTATCCACTTGCTCGCAATGTATTTGCCAACAATTGCCGAATCCACAAAACTGGATATATTCTTATCTTGTGCCTTAATTGGTTTGATCTCAGGATTGTCGCCAACTGCGATCACAAGTGGATACATTATCAAGAGTTGCTTGTCGAGCAAAAACTTAGATTCTCCAAGAAAATCTGTAAATGTGTACCTTAGCGGCACTTTAAAACGATAGCACCAATCAAAGAATTGATATTGTATCTCGGATCGGCGAACCAAAACAGAAACTTTCGAGTCTGGAAAGTGTTTGTGGATAGAATACCACGAGACAAAAGACATCCAGTTATCAAAATATGAATTTTTAGCTATTATTTGAAACTCCATAAATTAATGGAGTTAGTTGGCAATAAAACTAGACTTTAAAGTCAGATAGCCCAGGCGGGACTAAATTCTTTGCTGACATAGCGGGAAAGCCCAATTTGGCTTTAATGGTATAATATTCGACTAATTCTTTGGCATATTTGAGTCCATACTTCCTGTATTGGTCTCTCATTAGTTTTATCTTTTGAATTTTATTCATATTTGTTGAATCGGCGAAATGATGCCAATCTTCTGGAAAAGGATCGACGAAGCCATGCGAGGCTACTAGATCGACGACGCTTTTACATTGTTGTTGTGTTAGATTTTCTGGTTCGTATAATTTGAAATTTTGCAACTGGTGAAAGACATCGTCTAATATCTTCGCATTTTTCATATCTAGATTATACTGCTGTAGTACCGATTTTTTACTACTAATGACTAGGTTAACCATTTCATGTTCTTTAGAATTAAGCATCAATCCTTTTAGAACCTTAATCATTTCATCAAAAGTTTTGTTGGCATCGTGGGCAGAGAACCAACTTAAAGCGATAGCGGCTCCGAAGAGGGGTCCGCCATAGGTGTTTTTCATAACATCTAGATATTTATCACCGGCCCATTGGGCATCACTATGCTTAGTTGCCGGAGTGGGTGCTTCTGAAGCGAATTTTCCTTGAAAGATTGGAACTTTTTTAGGATTTGCGGCAATATATTGTTCCCAAGACTGTCCAGTTTTGAGTTTAATGGCTCGGGCGGCCAATTTTTTCATTTGCGGAGAGATTTTATCAACAAGTTCAAAAGGGCTTTTAATATGGGCTTTTAGGTTGAGTGCTTTTTGCAGCCATTCGTAGGAGCTATCTTTGAGATAAGTTTCAACTTTATTAAGTACAGAGCCGGTATTGTGTTGCAAATCGTAGATATGGTCAATTTGCAAGAACATTTGGGGAAAGGATGTAGCTTTATAGAGGTCTAGCCAACCTTTGGCGATTTCGGTCCAAGATTTGCCACCATAGCCACCATGAAAGCGAGCGAAACTAAAAAGTTTCCCCATTAGGGCCATGAAGTCTTTTCGATTACCAGTTTTCTCGGCGGCTACAAAACTATCTCTTCTGGCTTTATCTTTTGAATTTTTTAAGTCTTGAGGCAATAGTTCTTGATTAACGTTTGGAACACGCATCAGGGGTTCTAACCCTCGATTTAATCCATGAAAGGTTTTGGCATATATTTTGAAAAGGTTTAATTCTTCTTTGTTTAGATGATTAATCAGGGTACTTACATCATTCAGGTCGAAGATATGTCTAAATTCGCAAGCAGCAGAGAAGAACACAGCATCGAGAAGATTATCTTTCAAGGTTGGGAGCAACGCTTCTTTGACCTCATTGAGCATATAGTCAATTTTATCTTCATCGGAGTGTTCGCCTTCTGGAGAGAAGGTTTTCGTTCCGACATCGTATCCGTGGGCAGAAAAGGCTTTTTGCCGTTTCGAGTCTAGGGCTGAACGGCCGGTAAGATTATTCAGCATATAAAAATCAAATAATTGTTGTTCTTTATCTTTAGGAACAACATAATTAAAAGAGCCAAATATTTCAAAAAAATGTTTGAATTCCACACTACCTCTTTTTCATATAACGGGATTTTTTACCTCCGCTGGCAAAAGGAGAGGCAGGAATAGGATTCAGCGTTTTAGTTCCCATGTTGAACATACTGCCTGGAATCTGTCCTTGGCCCACAGGCGTAACCCCTTGAATTTGGGGCTTAACCACACTCATAGGGTTATTTATCTCTAAAAATTGCCTAAATGTCATTGTTGAGCAACCCCATTTATTTGATCTGCCATCTTGGCTAAATCGGCAATTTGCTGGGGCGTCATATTTTTATTCGCCATTTTTTGCTGCAAAACCGTCTTTACCGCCGCTTGAGCATTTCCTTTGCTTTGCATGGCTTTACTTAAAGCAGCCTGAATATCTTGCATGTTATTTTGCGGCTGCCCTACTTGCGGCTGAGTAGGTTGTTGCTGCATCTGTTGGACAAATTCTTTAAAATCCATAGAAGTATATAGTTACTTCCAAACTTCTTCCCCATTTTCATTGATAAAATGGACAACATCTCTACCAGAAGTACAAGGATGTTTACCTATAATTTGAATTTTACCAGCATGCACCTTACGATGACAGTTTGAACAGGCACAAATGGTGTTTTGATTGGTATATTTGCCTTTTTTTGAACCAGGAACTAAACGATGAATATCGAGAACTTCATAACAATCATTGCCACAAAGTTGACATTTTCCGGCTAATCGCTTTGCTAATTTTTTATTCAAATTGGTGATCTATATATTAATAACCTCTTTAAAGGAGAAGCAAATGAAAAATTTCATGATTCTTTGTGTCATGGCTCTTGGTTGCCTTGTTGCAGTTGGTTGCCACAAGTGCGATCCTTGCCATCACGGAAAATGCTGCTGTTGCTGTGATTGCAAGTGCAAAGATTGCCATTGTGACAAAGGTTGCACGCACGAATGCAAGGGCGATCATTGCGAAGTCAAGTAACTATGCTAGAATAGCCGAATGGCATGTTTTCGCGGACAAAAATCGACTGGCAGAACCACTTGTTGGCATGCAAGCCCTAAAGCAGACATTACAAAGTTTGCGGGCCACGCTCTAAAACAAGAGAAAACCGGAAAAACCGGTTTATACGTGGCTCCGACTTACCTAGAATCCATTGCATGGGCAGCAAGTTACGTCATGCACAAGAAAAAAGGTTGCGACACATATCGCAACCTTTCTTTTTATAAACTCTCAATTCCAAGAGAAATCTTAAACAAAGCTTGGAAAAATGATGGTTGGCAAAAAGAATTCTTTATTGAAGAAAAACATTTCTCAGAAATCCAAATTATTTCTCATAAAACTCTTTCTTGCAACGAAATAACCAGCCTTTACGCTCGCCACGGCTCCATCCGTTGGGATCATCAACGAGGCCGTGTTTCTAAGGATTTCGAAAATAACGAAACAAATCTATCCATTACAGAATATAAACGTCTAATCAAACAATATCATGAAGTCATCTATAATCTAGATAAAGCCGCAAAAACCAGAATAAATGAATTATTAAACTTCCTAAAACGATATCACTACACCTACGTATACGAGATTAAAGAAACTCTAGATAAACGTGACGAAAAAGTAGTAAAAAGCATTATTCAAGACATAGAATCATTGCTTAAATGCTAGTTTATTTCTTCGACCCACATAACGAAGAAGAATGCGGCTGTAGTGAGCCGCTGCCAATATCTCTACAATGTCTAGCCAATCAATGGGCTGGAAAAACTGGCAACCCCAGGGAATTAGCGGAGTTAATTTCCGAAATAGAACCAGATGCAACTATAAGCGTTTCCCCGCCTAAACTCTGTGAGTTAATGAATACTTGGCATTTTGGCATGATTTGTGTTGGTTTGGGAAGGGAAGTCGAAATCATCCAAGACTTAACCCTAAGAGAATTTAATTGGCGACTGCTAAAATTTAGGGAGATAAAATGAACGCTCGTGAGGCTTAAAAGCCAACAATATAAAAGGAAACCCAAGAATTCCAGGGACAAATAAACCCAAAACTCCCAAAAACAAATAGATTTTCATTTGGTATCATCCGTATAGTTCAATGCCACATACAACACCACGGCAACAACCATAATAACCAGAAAATAGATTATTTTTATAGTAATCATATCAAAACATCAAAATTGAATGGAGAAACGTGCAAGCCTTCATCGAAACGACTTATAAACCGCTCTAATGTTTCTTCTGTGTCTTTATCGACACAGAAATTCCTTGAACCACTAAAAATTCTACTAGGATAAACCGTTACTTTCTTCAAATCAAAAGTATCTTTAACCGCCAAGGCTATCGGACAGGAACCAGTCCCTCGCCGACTCCCTTTCTTAATATGTGAATATGTTACATTAACCTTCATTTTGTGACCCTTATAAAATTCCCATTGCCTATTAGTTTTTGTAATTTATTACAATTATTGTAAGTACAACAACTTGCCAGACTTCCCTTTATATCTTGAATTAAATTAACTACAGGGCCTTTATAGGGGATCATTAGTTCTTTCCCTTCGGAAGTCCTGTAATGCGACAGACCGCCATTATATTTATCATTGGCGGTTTTACTGGACATGCCATAAAACTTCATGGCTTTCTTAATCTGGCGTCCTGTATATTTAGTAAAACCTTCTCCCCTTGCCGGATTCATGTTTCTAATTACTTCCGGCTCCATTTCCCATTCTGCATCGCATTCGTCGTGCCCTGCAAAAATAGTTCCAGCACAGACCATGTGAGCACCGCCAGCAATTGCCTTGCAAAAATCCGCTGGCTGGTTGCATCCACCGTCGGAACAGATCAAAAAGCCATGCTCATCAGCGGCTTCAGCACACTTCGTTATCATTGAAAATTGTGGCCAATAAATACCAGCCTTGTTTTTAGTATTACAGGCTCCACCCCCAGCAATCCCACACCTTACAACATCTGCTCCAGCCGCCCATACGCTTAGAGCCCCCTCTGCCGTGCAAACATTACCAGCCATTATTACCTTATAAGGATAAAGCAACCTAACTTCATGCACAAATTTAAGAAAATCATACATGTAGCCATTGGCTACATCGATTAAAATATTATAAATTTCACAAGCATCGCTTATTTCTTTTAATTTATCTAAATCTGAATCGCCGATACCAATGGAAATAAAGGTGCTTTTCGCTAAATCAGGATTAATCTTGTAAAAATTGATTATATCGTGGGCAGGATGGTACTTATGAAGTGCCGTCATCATTCCATGTTCGGAAAGAGCAGTCGCCATAGGAAATGAGGCAATCGTATCCATATTGGTACAAATTACCGGACATAGTCTTAATTTCTGATTAGAAACAGGTGTAAGATACTCACAGGTCAAGTCTACATCGGCTCTGGAGCGAACTTGACTAATGCCAATAGGATAGAGGGCAACGTCATCAAAGCCTAATTGTGGCTTAGTTAAAATATTTACCATTTTAAAGGTGTCTTAAATTTTATATTTTCTTCGTCTACTTCAACAACTTTAATTATTTTAACGGTTTGAAGTATTTCACGCAAGCCGTCTAAAGAACTTATCTCAACATTTTCTGAAAATTGAATATCCGGCTCGCCAAAACAAAAAAGAACGCGAGCATTATCTTTGTAAAAAAGAGAGATTGGTGGTTGTCTAAGATCAACAAATTCTACAAAGTTTTCCCAGTTGTATAGAAAAAGAGCGAACCAACGACGTTTTACACACTCAAGGCATGGTTGGTAAGGAGTTACAGTAAATTTACATTCGTAGCAGATTTCATCCATTGAAAAAAATTACCTTGCCCCATACTGACCGCCTTCCATCTCGATTAAGGGACCAAGGCATTACTCCATTACTACTATTTACTGGTAATAATCAATTATCTGCTTACCCGAACGTAATATTTACCATCTTCATTTACCAACTCAAAATCATTCCCTAACGACACCGTCTGTCCTCTTTTTGGCAATTCCCCGCCTCCATGTCTTTTTAACAATCCCCTGGCTTTTTGTGGTGATACGAGTCCTTCAACCCAATCTTTGCCCATCTTCCGCATCAAATTTCGTTTTTTGTCCTTATAAGCATCTTCCGCCATTTCATGGTCATAAACTTTATTCAAATACTCTTCAATTTCTTCTGGCAACTCTAAATAACGTGCTAATTTTGCCAGCCTAAATAACCACCATGTATCCTGCCTATCAACTGTTCCGCTGAACATTTCGACTATTGTTTTAGTAGCAACAGACTTAATACGCCTCACCGCTGCATCTAAACCAACCGATTTCCAAAATTCTTCATTTTCAAGGATATGACCAGCTGTTTCGGAAATGTATGTAATTTCCTTGGGGTCTTCTAAATTCTTCCAAAATTCAGAAGGCAACGGCTCCATGTGTTCGCTAGAGACACCCATATTAACATCTAGCAGAATTAAAGCCTGATGTGCCAACCAACCAGCCGTATTCCGGTTAGGGTCACCTTTTTCAGTTAATACCCTCTCCAATAAATCAAAAATTTTACCATCTTGCTTTTCAGACGCATATACAAACAAATGCAATACGCAATTGTTGGCATTATGGGCATAAACCTTTTTATACAAATCCCGAACCGGTATTCTATGATTCTTGGGTTGTAAATTGGGGATTTTCCAACGAGCCACATCACGCTTGATGTAATTGTTAGTATTCGGATACTTATCCGCCGACACCTCAGCCATAAATAGCATTTGCTCTAGATATTTTGTAAATGAAGAATGGTAGTCATCATGAGTTTCTTTGCCAGATTTACTGTAAACAATTTCTTCCCTACCGCCCGAACGATTTGAAACCTCATAAAATTCAATTATATCATGATCGATTAATGGCTGAATAGCCTTTTTCATTATGTTAATGACGCTTCTCACAACACTTGGGGCATCATAGGCTTCAATTACCACTGTCCATGCCCCAGATTCCTTAGAGACACTAAAAGTGTTGGTTACTTTCGCCATATGAGAGGCTTTTTCTCTAGGATTAGGCGAAGTTTGGAAATCCGTAGGTTCTGTTCTTAAATCTTTTCCAGTCTCTTTATTGATCAAATCAACAAAATGAGATTCACCTTCTTTCCAAGGGACGAACTTAAAATTGCTGGCTCTCAACAATTTTATAAGATTCTCAGTAAAGGCAATATCTGCCCCTGATTCCATTGTCTGAGTTTTTGTAATTACGACATAATTGCTTCTAGAACCTACGTTAGCCCAACCTACCAAATTTCCTTTTCTAGGGATTACATTCCAGGTAGAATAAGATTTATCATCCTGATAGTTGAATTCTTTAAAATTAGGAACAGTATCTTCTGCCGAAACCAATTGGGCTTCCCCACGATTGGTTTGAATGACAATTCCTTCTGTGAGCCAAAGCTTAAAATCCATACTTTATTTAGGAGATGGCTGGTAGATTTGACGGTTAATAGGGCGTGTTTTCAACAAGCCCGCATCCAAGTCATTTATCCTTTTCCTGGCAATTTCACAATATTCAGGGTTATTATCCACCCCAATTCCTAATCGGTTGTTTTTTATAGCCGCTATTACAGCCGAACCAGAGCCACAAAAAGGGTCTAAAATGACATCTTTCTCGTTACTAGCAACCAAAATACAGCGTTCAGCTAATTCAACTGGAAATTGACAAGGATGAGCCGTTTTCTCAGGATGATTATGTTTAACATTCGGAATATGCCAGACTTCGTTCTCCCAATCCTTACAAACTATTTCCCATATATCGCCTGGATTCTTGCCTAAAGGATTGCAAGACAATTCCCCTTTTCTTGGGCCTTTAAAATATCTCTTATTTGGGTATTTGGATGGAATTCTTACAGAATCTAAATTAAAAGTGAATTCATCTGATTTAGTGAAAAACAGAATAGTTTCATATCTTCCGCTAAAGCGTTTTTTAGCATGCAGTCCATGTTCGAAATGCCAAATAATTCGGTTTCTTAATTTAAAACCTAATTCCTTAAAAATTGGGTAATAAACAATGTCAAGCGGAACGATTTCCCCTTTGTTTATCCAGTTTCCAACTTGCCAGAAAACACTACCTGTGGATTTAAGAATACGTGGAAATTCCTTGACAACATCATGAAACGGTACAAGTTTCTTAGATTCGTATTCTTTGCCAATTCCATACGGTGGACTTGTAATTATGGTTTGAATAGAGTCGTTAGGAAGTTCCTTTAGAGACTCTAGTGAGTCAGAGCAAATAATCATATATCCCAATAATCCCATTCTTCGGGCGGATAATTTGTAACAAAAAGATTGTATGCTTCCTCGCTATCAGCATAAACCTCGTGTTCAAAATCTCCCCAAACACGCCCATATTTCGGATGAACGGCTTCAAATGCATTAACCCATACATAATAATCTTCATGGATATCGCCAGTTATAGTCCATCCATCCGAATGAGTACGACTACTAGATTTCTTAGCCGATTCAATACGTTTGTCTTCACAAACATATGAAGCATGAAGCGTATTTGCGTAGTGGCTGTCATAATTAAATTTTTTTGTAAACACATTTCACCATAATTTAAGTTTTTCTGCCATTAATGCCAAATCATCTCTTTTACTAAGCCCCTTTATCTTATCAATAATTTTACTGGTGGATAGATCGGGATGTAATTTACATGTTTTAACATTTTCGACACCAACAATATCACTTCCCACTACATTCTTGGCCTCGTAGTCCTGTCCTTTAATTATAAAATCTGGTTTTATTTCTTTGATAAGATTCAAAGGCGTATCTTCATCGAATGATATCACATAATCCACATCCTGTAGAGCCGTAATTAGTGCTGTTCTTTGTTCTAAAGTGAAGATAGGTCTATCGGCACCTTTGAGACGAGTAATGCTAGCATCTGAATTTAGGGCAACAACTACTTTACCAAATTGTTTAGCAAATTTAAATACTTCTACATGGCCAGCATGAAATAAATCGAAACAGCCATTGGCAAAAGCCAATTTAAAATTTCGGTTTTTTAAAAACCCAATATCCGCTAATTTGTTCTTAATCTTCTTGTATTCCACAATATTGTATTCAGGACAGGATTCTACTAGTCTAGATGACCAATCTCCTAAGAGAACGGGAAATTTAGTATCTGTCTTGTAGGTTACGTTTATTTCTGTGGCTAAAACAGTATCGATCAGGTCTTGTTCTAGAAACTGTGTATAAATTTGTTCTCCACCTATAACGTATGCTTTATCTGCTTTAATCAAAGAGATGGCATCTTGAATAGAAGGAACAAAATGAACCTTGTCGTTCTCTCCTGACAAGGTTCTACTTATTACGATATTATGACGGTCTTTTAAGGGTTTTCTTGGTAACGAGTCCCAAGTTGCTCGCCCCATCAAGACAAAATTGTTAAGAGTTGTATTTCTGAAATTTTTTAAATCACCTGGAATTTTCCACGGAATTTTGCCTCCATTTCCAATCCCACGGTTCTTATCGTAAGCTACGATAGCGATAATTTCCATATTTGTATTTAAACAGCAATCGGTGCCTTTATCGCCGGATGGCATTTATAACCTTCTAAAGAAATATCTTCATAAAGAAAGTCGTCAATATCTTTAACATTTGGAGACAATTTCAGCTTCGGAAGTGGATATGGTTCTCTAGAGAGTTGCAATTTGACTTGTTCTATATGGTTCTTGTAAATGTGGACATCGCCACCAAACCACACTAAGTCGCCAACTTCCAACCCTGTAACTTGTGCTATAAAATGCGTCAAAAGAGCATAACCACAGAAATTAAAGGGTATTCCTAATAAGGTATCGCATGACCTTTGAAACCAAACACAAGACAATTTCCCATTTGTTACATTAAACTGAAAATGTGTATGGCAAGGAGCCAAGGCCATTTTAGGGATATCAGATACATTCCAGGCCGATACAAGCAACCGTCTTGAATTGGGATTGTCTTTAATCTGTTGGATTACTTCTCTAATTTGATCGATTCCATTCCAATTACGCCACTGGACGCCGTAGACTGGTCCTAAATTGCCGTCTTTATCGACCCATTCGTCCCAAATTGACACGCCATTATCATTCAAAAATTTAATGTTATGATCGCCACTTAAAAACCAGAGTAATTCAAAAACAGCAGATTTAAAATGTACTTTTTTAGTGGTTACAATAGGGAAGCCAGCACTTAAATCGGCTCTGATGCTCCTACCGAATACGCTAAGAGTGCCTATGCCTGTCCTATCGTCCTTTTCGACACCATTTTCAAGGATGTCCTTAAGAAGATCGAGATATTGAGTTTCAAAATTAACCATATACAGGTTGCCTCTCTGTTTTATAAACAATACCAGATTCAGTTCTAGTAAATTCAACAGTCATATCGCAATAAATATCACAATCCTCGCCACTCAGATATTTGAATATCTTTTTTCTAGTCTCTGCACTTAAGTCTTTGTTCAAACTTTCAAGATAAACAGATATCTTATCACTTGTTGTAATTAAAGTGTTATTTTTATATTTGTTATTTTTGATTTTAAGCAACTTGTTCTTAATAGTCAAAATGTTTTTTCTGGCGGTGTCGTCTAACGTTACAACCAAACCCAGCAATGGCTCCACATGTTCTGTAATGTGTAAACCAATTTCCTCTATTTCCTTCATTCCAGGGAGTTCACACCAATGTTCGCCATTGATTGACAAATCCTCCGAGTTTAAATAAAATTCATCTTTTGAACCGAACCAGAACATTAGACTTTTAAGTTCCGGCGTATTAGCAAAAAACTTCTCAATTTTGCTGACAAAACGTTTCATATATACATCCTATGGATTTCCGAGTCTGGTTAGAACTAAATCAATCCGATATCGATCATTGGTCAAAATACACGATAAATCGAGTATTTAATACGGAACAAGAAGCCAGAGAATTCATTTTCCACACACTTCAACGTTATGATGCCTCATCAAGTGGCCAAGTCTTTGGCGTCCAAGGGCCAGATAAAAACAGAGAATTCGCCAACTCCATGCCAATTTATACCTTTCGAAACAAATTTAAAATAGGCCAAAAACCGAAATATGTTCGCAAAAAACTCACTTGGGATGAGTTTACCATCAAGCGCCCAAATTGGGAATATATCATTCAAACCGCCCAAGCAAACTCCGAACAAGACTTTGAGGTAACAAAAATACAGTTTTTCCCATTATACAAAATACTGCCAAAAGCCGATTCCATGTATCAAAATAATAATGAACCGGCCAGGATTCAACAATTAGCCGCCGATATGAAAGAAAACAAGTGGATTGAAGCTATTATCGTAGATGTAAATGACAACTACATTCTAGAAGGACAACATAGAGCCAGAGCGGCCAAGTTACTCAAAATGACTACCGTCCCTGGTATTGGTATCGTCTATTCCTAATCTCTTTTTAGCAATCTCAAAATATTCCTTTTCCATTTCTATTCCAATAAAATCTAAACCTAAATTTTGGGCGGCAACCCCTGTTGTCCCACTTCCCATAAAAGGGTCTAAAACAACACTTTTATTGGGCATCTTGACCAAATTACATAAATATTCCATTAATTTCAATGGTTTAACCGTAGGATGGTTATTCTCTTTACCTTTTTCGCTCTTGGCGGCTTTTGCACAATAAAAGAACCTAGAAGCACCACCAGAATCACCATATTCGATATTAGGAGTTCCTACAGGGCGGCTTTCAGTTCCATAAGCATTAGGACGATAACCAACGCTGGTTGACTTCTTAACCGCTCCCGTACCGCTTTTTAAAACACCTGTTTGTTCATCTAACAACTCAGCAGATTCTTCGTCTAGAATTAGATTGGTTGGCCAGCGTCCTTTATCCAAACGACAAGCATCAATGTTTATTCCGGCTACATTATGCTTTTCTATGTTCTCAATATAAGTGCCTTCAAAAGGCTTCATTGCTAAGATAATAGGTTCCCAAGCTGGCTTAAGGGCTGTACCCCATCCATTCCACAATTTGGCAAGATCGGTGGATGGAGCAGTAATATCCCATTGTTCAGCGGAAGTATCAGAATCTAACGATTCAACATGAAAGGCTCTACTTTTCACATTTGCAGGATTTTTTAAGGTAGGATGAACACGACGGCCAACAACTTCACGGGTGGCTTTTTTAGATTTGTCAATAGATTTAGAAATATCTAATGATTTTGGAAAACCAGTGCCATAAAGCCACATCAGACAATCACGAATTTCCCAACCCGCATCTTCGATTGCACTCATAAGCCGATGGTGCGTTCTTGTTCCGCCAAATGCCAATAAAATTGCTCCTGGCTTAGCGACTCTTAGAATTTCTTTCCAGAAAATACTACCAGGAACACCGTAATCCCAATTCTTACCCATAAACGACAAACCATAAGGCGGGTCGGTTATAATAGAATCAATACTGTTTTCTGGCAGCTGCGGGAGAATTTTCAGACAATCTTCATTTATAATCTGCATTCTTCAAATGTAAACTAAAACATAGAAATGTCAACTATTTCTCTGGTGTGCCCGTTCATGACCGTAACGATGCCATCGTAACCATCTGCCCTTATTGCTTGACTTAATCGCTTTCCAGTTTTCTTGTAATGTTGAGATAAATTACTTTTCCAACTGTTTTCATCGTAGGAAACGCTATTTTTAGAATTGAATGGGATTACTAGTGGGTTTTTAAAAGTAATTTCTCCAACTTCCCATCTTGAACCGGTATCTCCAGGTTCTTCGTTATGGATTACATATTTTCCGGCTGGTTCTATATCTTGTTGATAAAGTGGGCCAAAATTGGGTGCTTTTTCTTTGCCCCTTAGATATTTGAATGTGACTGATTTTCCAGTGACAAATTGGATGCCTTGTTCGTTGGCTGTGCCGAATTCAATGTTTTCTAGCCATAATTTGAATTTCATTACATCACGAATATTTTGCCAATCATGCTGTCAAGTAGCCAATCACAATCATTCATTAGTTCTAATTCTAAATCTCTTAAGTCTTCTGAGCCATCACCTCTTTGAAATGGGCCTTGGGGTCGTCCCCAAGCATAAGAGTGAGGCACTTGTTTAGGAAAATCGTTAAATTTAATCTTTCCTGTAGTTATGTATTGTGCCAAAAGTTCGTGAGTAAATTCGCCCAATCTAAAAATATTACCTGTCCTGGCGGATTTCATGGTTCCTAAAGATTTTGCTAAATTTAGAAGTAACGTTTGAAATTGTCTATAATTTTTTTGCTCCCCATCTTTCCAAAAACCGTAACTCCTCTGTGGTATATCACGGTTATAGTAAAATTGCAAAAATCTACTTAACGCATTTTTAATCTTATTGTCAAACTCTTGTGCTTCTGGTTCTCTGCGTATAGCGTGTCCAAAACGATGTGCCATAGTCCATGCTGTCATTGGAACCCGTTCGGCACCAATATTATTGGTATAAATTACAGTTATATTATCTCTGTTAATGGGTGGAAGATTTATCTTCAATTCATCTCTAAGGAATTCATCATTTACTCTACCTATTTCAGTTTGTTTGTAAGCAATAGGAGACTTCAAAAAATATAAGTCAAAATCCTGTCTTACATTCTCCCATTTTCTTTTAATTTTCTCCACACCTTTTTCGGAAGTTAAAATGCCAACATCATCAGGTTGATAGCCGTATTTTCTTTTCTTATCATCCCAATTCCCCAATAACTCGAAATGGCTAATGGGAGTTTCTAGTAATTTCTTTTTTTTAGGGCTTCTCCTAACGGGCTGCATAATTGGACGAGCAAAACCAGCCACACATGCCGTTGAAGTTCCCTCTTCATTCTTAAGCCATTCTTTGAAACTTAAACTCTCTGAATTTAATGCCCAATGTTTCTGACCAGGAGTTAAATCCTTCCAAGGACTTACTTTAGGAGAAGCCCCTGCTCTTAAAAGAGCCTGTTTTTTCTCATCGCCTCTAAGTAAATGCATCTTATTAATATCTAGACTCGCATTTGGATTAACTTTTGAAAAACCAGTTTTTTTAAATTGCTCGTATGGTATAGGTTCTTCTGAAAATCTACTATAAATTAAAGAATCGTCGTCAATTAATCCTTCTCCTTGTAGTTTTTTCATACAACCAGGAAGCAATCTCATAAAAAGATTATATGGTTGTGTAGAAGGATTTTCCTCATCGTCTGAGTTCCAGAAAGAAACAACTTTAATGCCATCTTCTCGATCAAAAGCAACTCGTCCTACCAAAAAACGGTCAATAGGACGAGATTGTGGTTCGGTTCCAAATCTTTTTTGGTAATAATCTTTGTAGCCATCATTATTGTCATGGCTAAGATTGGCGTGTGAAAATGCTTCTCTTGACTTAAAAAGTTTGCCATCGTCTGTATAGATAAAAGCAATTGGTTTTTGATAACGCATCATGCGGGCCAGAATGGCATCTGGAGAAACGAAAGCCATTACATCCCTCCAGCGGCAGGCTGTTGAGCGAACGGCTGAGTTAGCATTGTATTCAACTTAGAAACAGGAATCAAATAAACCTTATTGTCCGGAGCAGTTCCCTTGGGAACCTTAACCATCTGTCCGTCAACTGTTTTATAACGCCTTACCAACCTGTCAGATGGCCCAGCGTTCATTTGGACTTTAGCCATTGTCGGCTCGCCCCTGTCGTTATATTCATATCCAATTATGCTAAAGGCTCCCAGATTATAAGTATCTCCTAACTTAAAGTTAGAAACGACCTGGGGAGACGCCTTAAGCACTTCTGGGTCTATCCCTAGCTCATCCTGAACAGCGGTTAAATAATCACTAGGTTTAGGGGCGGTTGTCTCAAAATATTGGCGAAACGTCAAATCCATAATCTTATATAGATTATGATCCTATCAGAAGAATTAAATAACTGGACTAATTTATGGGATGAAGCCGTAAAAAAGGAGAAAATCAATCAAATTAAATCCATTTTGGACGCAAATGACTTGAATTTCTTTTTTACAAAGGAAGGCGAGTTGTTTGCAGGCCCTGAAGAAAGCCGTGTAGTCTTCGCCAGAATGAAGAATCCAGACAAAGAAACCCCAAAAGGTTGGCTAACAACAGCCGGTTTTGCTGCTATCAATCTCAACAAATCCCTAGAAAATGGCTTAACCCAAACCATGTTAAACCACAAAGACCTAGATTCTATCAAAGTTGTTGATCAAGACACTATCTGCGACCTATTTGCCAAGAAAATAGGTAATAAATCCAACTGGCAATTTGTCCTTAAAAACACCTTCAAAAAGTCTACCACGAACGACCCATCCAACATGACTCCAATTGGGGATGAACGGTAATGTTTGAAAAAGATACAAGTAGAAAATATCAATGTTTCGTGTGTAACGAAGTTTTTGAAGATTACGATACCTTCAAAGAACACATTTTGGAAAACCACGAAGAAGGCACAGATTATGTCCTTTGCCCAATAGCACACTGCCAAGCACCCGTAAGGGACGTTGTGCAGCATCATAAAGCCAAACATCCTTGGGAAATACTACCGAAAAAAGGCATGCTAAAGGCTTCTATTTGGCGTGATTATCGCGGCAAGAGAAAAAAGAAGGTTAAATTCAAACAAGGACACTATTCTTCCATAAAAATGGATAAAAGTTTTTATTACAAGTCTGGATACGAATTAACTGTTCTGGAATGTCTTGATAATTGGAAGCAAATTATAGCTTTTGAAGTGGAGCCTTTCGAAATACCCTATATTCACAGGGGAAACGACCATAAATACCTTCCAGATTTCTTAGTGGTATTTGCAGATGGCAGAAAAGAAGTGTGGGAAATTAAGCCCGATAGCCAGACAACTTACAAGAAAAATATAGATAAATGGCGAACAGCTGAATTGTATTGCGAAGCCAGAGGATGGAAGTTCTATATTTTAACTGAAGAAGAAATTGAGAAGTTAAAGAGAGTTGTTATTAACGAAACCGCTCAATAACACGACTAACAACAAACAATTCTTCAAAATCGGCAAGAGTGGGCGATCTGCTACCGTTGTCCGCAGAAACAGACATTCCTAGAAACGTAGCAGTTTCTTCCAAATCTCTAGGAACCGGCCCTTTTCCAACTACCCAACAAGGACAATAAAAATCAAATTTCCTTACGACTCTAACCCCTGGTTTGGTAGGAGTGAGATCCGGTCTGACATCTCCTAATTTTAACTTATCCCCCTTCATGATCACTCTAGTTTTAGGATAAGCCTGATATTGAAAAATAAAGACACATTCGCCAGACTCAACAACAGTCCTAATACTGTTCCCTGGAATGATTATATCTCTTTTTAAAACCAGGAAATCGCCTTTGGTTAAGAAATGCTTGGCAATTGGAGAGTCTGATTGTTCTTCTTTCCCAAAGTCAAACAAGGTGAAATTATTGTCTTTTTCTGTTGTCCAGAATAAAAAGCCGAACAACATGATAACAAATAGGATAAGAAGCAGTTTCTTTTTCATTTTAACCTCTCTCCTTTATTTAATACTCTGCCCACTAAAGCAGATGGAAAATTATATCTGTTTTTGGAGAAATCTAAGAGATAATCTAGATAATGGTTTAAGTTATCTTCTGCAGATAAGCCCGAGTTCTTCTGTCGCTCCTTCATGAAATCAATAAAATACTTCTCAATAATGTTGGTTAAAGGGACTCTGAAACGTTGTATTTGTTCAAAGTTTTTTAGATTTTTAATGTGAAGATGATAAGGAGAAAAACCTAATAACTTATCCCAAGGGCCTTCATATTTTTTGGGTTTAGATCGAACATCTACAGCAACAGCGGTAGCTGAAGTGTCTTTAACAACAAATCTATCCCCAGGATGAGGCAAATCACCAACAATATAGCCATCCATAGTTAGTTCATAGATATTATGCGGGTCAAATACAACTACTTGATCTCCATCAAGTAATGTTCTTAAACCTTTGCCTTTAAACCAAACAGCATCATATTTGGATTTAAGAACATTGGTCATGTTGAACGTTGCTTCAAGTCTTTTTTGTTGGTAACTTGTATCTCTAGGACTAGATGGCTGCATATTGTAGCCATTTTGAATCCACCAACGCATCATGGTATTCGGAGAACCAAAATTGATAGTTTCTAGTCTCGGAACATGTAAATAATATTGTTTTAGACCCTTAGTAGTTCCTAAGTTATATGTCTTTGCTATGTTTTTAACAGTTGTAAAATAGACGCCATACCCTAAATGATGAATTGGAGCTGGTAAACCAGCAGAATACTCCATGTCTCCTTCATAGCCATGTGTGGTTTGTCCTTGGCGAGCATGTCCCACTTCGTAACGAAATCCTGTATCTGCGATATTTTGATGATTTTCCTGGCTGGTTCCGTGGTAAACTGGCCCGAATAGACCTAACTTCTTAACATCATCGGGTGTTACCTTTGGCACCCGCATGAAATCAAAAAATCTTTGTCTATCTTCTAGCCAGACCCTAAAATCCATTCAATATCTAATCCCAAACATCACCATTCTGTTCAATTTTTTCATCTTCATAAACAGAAGTCTTTCTTCGATAAGTCTCATCAATAACATCGGTTAAAACCGCTTTAGCCATTAGATAATACCGATTATACCCATAATAAGGCTTCAAAGAGGCAATTATCTCCTGCAAACAGCCCTTTAAGAACACCCTTACTCCATAACGGGCGGACGAGCGATTTGGAGCATCGCCTAAAATTCCCCAAGTTAACCTGGAAAATACATAGTTTAACTCTCCGGACTGTTGAATCATATTTCGGCTTAAAGTAATCTCTGCTGCCAAGCATTCAGCAACAGTAATGATTTCTTCCTTGCGTTTGGATTCAAAGTAATTGCAATTAAACATATTTTCGTTGCCAACAATGTCATAAATTCCAATGAATTTACCCAATATCTGGCTAATTGCGTAGCCAGTATGTTCACAAATCACTATGTCATCTGCATCTGTTGGAATAATTTCCAACAGTTTGTCAACAAGAACATCAAACTTAGGTCTGTCTTCTTTTTTAATATATGGCATTTTATCTCCTTAGAATCTCGTAATCACACGATATCTTATGTGCTGCTGGAGGCTGATTCCAATGAAACAACAAATGTCCAGCAGCAACATTTTCTGTTATTTTTACCACGCGAGTTGTTGGCGATCCGATATCTTTAATTTCTGCTCCACAAAAGTGTTGAATCAACTCATCTCCACGATAAATGGCTCCAGTAGCGGTGCCAGGAACATAATGGAAATTAAGAGAATATTCCGTACAATCGCACCAACCTTGGAAAGACCTCAATTTATCAGAAACTAAATTAGTTCCGTAAAAATTCGCTTCTTGCTCAACGGTAAAAATTCTATCCTGTTCTATAAACCTATCAAGTTTCCTATACAAATCTTCCAAAGTCCCGTCGTTTCTTATGAAATAATCCACATATTTAACGGCAGGATGTGGTGGTTCAATAGCTTTCTCAAGAACCTCATCTACAGAGCCTTCAACACCTGTATTTAAAAACCATTCAACAAGTGGCCTTAACTCCGCTTCTGAAGGGTTAGGATCGTAATTTAAATATCCATCCCTGCTCAACAAGACAACTTTTCCACCCAAATCACTGATTTTCTTCATTTCATTGAAATAACGGCAATCTGGAATAAATCTAGGGTCGGTGCCTCTAAGTGCCAAATCTATCCAAATAGATGATTTAATCTTCCTGAATTCGTCGCCAATTAACTGAAGAGACTGCCGAACTGGCAGTTCTAACCCAGGAGGGGCTTCTTTTTTAGGTTTCCATTCTTCGATAAATTCAAGGTCTTTCTCAAAAGTATCACAAAATATCTTTTTCAGGGCTGTGGCGAATGATACTTTTTTCCAACCAAGTTTACTTTGTAAATAATCAGCAGATGAGTCTTTACCAACTCGCATTTGGGCAGCAAAACCAATAATTTCCATATTCGTCTCCTTTTGCCTACTATATTAAAGTGAAGGAATTAAAACAATGGCAAAGAAAAAGAAAATAGAACCAATTTGTAAGAATTGTCTAGCTTACGATAAATATCGAGGACAATGTAAAGTTGTGATAATGCATGATGGAGAGCGTTTTAATCTTCCAATGGAACCTGAAGATAGGTGTTTTTTCTTAGAAGAAACTAGTTATACGAATGAATCTGGAGGGGAAGAGAAGTTCACGGTTGACGTAGAGCAAGTAGCTTTTTGGTGTGAAGATCCGACAACGGGGGAAAGGGCGGACAAAGGGATAGTTAAGATAGAATATCCGGAAGGATTCTTCGGAAAAGAAGTTAATGAGTAGGAAGTTAATTATAAGCCGAGAAACCATTCGACGTAAATTAATAACAAAAATAAACCGTCAAATGGGAAGACGATTAAGTTTTGGTCCGTCTGCGACTTCTGGTTGCGATTGTTGTAATTGTTGCGACAGTGATCCTTGTAGTTGTTGTTCGGGCAATACTCCAAGAACAATTACTGTGACAATAACAGGCGTAACTGCAACAGATGGGTGTGCAGATTGTGCTAGTTTTAATACAACATATACATTATTTCAAACAGAACCAGACGACATAGATGAAGGCATTCCTTGCCGTAAAGGTTATAATGCATGTTTTTATGTTGGAGACACAGGCATAAGTACCGACTGTCCTGGGGGCTTAATCTTTGACTTCGAAGCAACAAGAACATTCTTGGAAATAACATGTATCGGAGATGTTGTGACGGTTAATTTTTACATTTGTGGAGAATTACCGCAAATTACAAGTCCAGTAACTATACAATACAGCAATTCTACAACTACGCCATTTGATTGTTGCAGTCCTTTTTCAGGACTAACTACATCGTTCACCACAGGCAGCCTAATCGGATGCGATTTTGCACCAAGCTCGGCAACAGTAAATTTCTCCTGTTAAAACATTTCCATTAACTTCGCCGAATTAACTATTTCCTCCACCCTTTCAGGTTTCATATTCAAAGCCTTCAAAACCCTGTCGTAATTGTTCGCCACATCCTTGGGTGTTCTTAATCCAGCTGCCCAAAGCCTTTCCGCCCTTACCTTGCCAATATTTTGAATCTCACACAGAGGAACCATCTCAGCCTTAACCCCATAAGTCATTCTCAATTGAACCTTCCTGAGAAATTCTTTTTTATTCCATTTCCCAGCCATAGAATCAATTACACCTAAAACGGCATTTAATCTTGGAAAATCCGCTTGTAGGTTTCTCATCAAGGGAGCCAAAACGCTAGCATTAAGTCCATTTAAAGCCAGAAAATAGCAATATGCTGTTTTTGTAGCGGCATCTGAGACAGATGTACCGTATATTCTAGATATCTTTTCGGCAAAACTACCCATTGCTTCTCTATCCGCTCGACTCACAATTCCAATTTTAAATGAATCAATGTTGGCCAAGGCAACGGAAAGGATAAGATCATTATCTTGTTGATTTGAATCAAACAAAGCGGCGAAATTGCGTTTTAGGTCTGCTACATCGAAAGGACTGTAATAGAACATACTGGCGATTTTGCCGATAGTTGTCGCCTCATATTCGTCGTTTTCATTTAACCTAACTGCTCCGCACTTAACCAATAAGTCAATCGTTGAATCGACGATTTCATCATCTAGGTCTTGGGCTTGAAAATGGGCGAAACTCTTTTTATACCATTGGTGTAGGTCATCTTTTGTGAGAATTTCTCCATGATGAATTTCACTAACAATATGAAAGGCCAGCACTTTGTAGTGGCGTTTATATTCGTTACCTACGTAATCCAATAACCTAGATTGGATTTTGGGCTGATTTTGGATGCGATTTACATGATATTCTGTTTCTTCATCGGGAACTAGAATATAAGCATCACCTCTAGGATCATATCCAGGGCGTCCAGAACGTCCAATTTCTTGAAGAATATCGTAAGTTTCGACTTCGGCTAAGCCTCGATGAACGCCAACAATAATTACACGGCGGGCAGGGAGGTTACAGCCCCATGCCACGGTACTAGTAGCCACCAAAACATCTAATTCTCTTGTCCTGAAAGCGTTTTCAATACGATGCCTGTCTGTTTTGTCCAAATCCGCACTATGAAACTCTACTTTCTTACCTAATGCTTTAATTCTATGTAAGATAATCTCACCAGTGCGTTTGGTGTGAACAAACACCAAAAATCTATCTTCGGGATATCTCTTAAGCACTTCTAACGCAGTAAGAACCTTTTCCTCTTCGTTGTCATCGTAATTTCTTTGGTGTTCATAGGTTTCAAAATGAACACTTAAAGGACAGGGCCGCCAGTTGGACTGGAGAAGATACGTGTTTTTACCATTAAGAACATAACTCGCCCATTCGGCCATTTCATTAGAGTTTGGAATCGTGGCAGACAGCAAACAAAGCCTACAAGTAGGATTCATTTTGCAGAATTTCATTAACGATATTTCAACATGATCGCCACGTGAAGGAGCACCACAAATATGGAATTCATCCTCTATTAAGACACCCACATCTAGCAAAAATTTATTGTTTTCTGATTTGAAGTTACGGACTCTAGAACTTAACATTTCTGGAGTCATTACGATAATATCTGCTTCCTCCAATTCCTTCTTTCTGGTAGCAGTTAGTTGATAGTCGCCGGTGCAAATAGAGATTTTTAAATCGCCAAAGTGATGGTTTTCATCCGCCCAATCGTCCAATTTCTCCTTTGCCAGAGCCTTCATTGGAGCGATATAAATGGCTTTACGTTTGTTTTTACGAATTTCATGAGCCGCCAACATCTCGGCAATTACTGTTTTGCCAGTGGAAGTGCTCGCGGCGACAACAAGGTTGCAATCTTCGGAATAAACCTCAAAAGCCCTGCTTTGAACTTGATTAAAGTTCTCAAAGGGAAACTTCCCCAAAGGGAAATTCTTTGTAGGTACTAATTCTTTCTGGTCAGTTATTTTAATAATCGGTGGCATTATATAGGTTATGACTCCAAAACCAATCTATACTTTGGTTGCACTTCTCTCAATAGCAATTCTTTATATTTACAACCAGAAACATAATAAACCGAATTTTTCACCTGTTTCAGCGGAAACGCAAGCTCCAAGACTCGTAATTAACGACCAAGGAGAAATTACCAATGCGGGCGATTTACTTGAAGATATAGAATGGGACAAAGGCAAAAAATCCATTATTGTATTTAGTCCAGAGCCTTTCTTGGTAGTTTCACCCTATCCAAGAATGTATAAAGGCGAATGCCTCCTAGAAGCAACGCTCCTAAGAGGCACTGAGCCCGCGTACAAAGAAAGGGTTATCTATAATATCAAACCAACCGAGGAATCGGAATGGCTATCAATTAGAGGCAGAGTAGAACGCTAAACTTCTACACCGAATCTGGCATCATGCTCTTTAAAGACAAAATTGCCGACATATTCGAGCATATCAAACCATTCATCTGGCGAAACGGCTGATTGCAGCCATTTGTCGATGTTTTTCTCGACAGCCAAGCGGTCGGAAATTTCTGGGCGGTCTCCGCAAAGATTCTGTTTGTAACGAACGTAAAGATAGATCAAATCATCATCTGAAATACGGCGTACAAACTCTCTTAACATAGCATCGGACTTCTTCATATGAATAACCTCATAAACAAAGAAAAACTTGAAAATTTACTTGTCGCACACTGGACAGAATTTATAAACATTCAAGAACTACTCAAATATTTGGGACATCCCAATAAAAAGGTACAAAAACTCACCATTTCCCGTTTTGAGCGAACAAATACGGGATTTATAGTATGGCTTGAATTTCTTCTAGACGGAATAGAAACTACCAGGGAGATATTGCTTTAAACAATATCAAACACTTTAATTTCATGTCCTGAATTATCTAAAATACTATCTTCGAAAACTATTCTACTATCTTGTTTCATGAACCGCAAGCCCAAATTATAGGAGTCAATAGACACCGTTCTATCATCTTGGGTGGCAATTACCCATGAGTAATTATCACACTTTTCAAGGTCTCCAGAACGTCCTTCTTTGGTAACTCCAACTTCAAGAATAATGCCATCCGGAAGCACCAATTCTATGTGACCTTCTTCTCTAAGGTGGGTAATGAGAAGGTGTTGGATCTTGTCCTTTTTGGTCATATTAACCTCCTAAATATACAAATATTTAGTGTTAATACAATGTGACCTTATCAGGAGAAATGTAAGTATATCTAAAACCTTCGTGGTTGCAGCGTTCCCCTGGAATGTTGTGCGGTCTAGGCTTGCCAGCCTTATCCAAGCAAATCGTCCAAATATAGATTTTTCTACCTTCTTTGAACACTTCAATCAGCGATAGTTCATGTCCGCCAAGAGCTTTTCTAGCAAGTTTTACAAGAAAATGGAATGGCAAAAAAGGTTGATTTAATCCATACACCTGGAAGGTTTCGAGCATGTATTTTTCATATTCGGCTTTGCTATAGCGAATGCAAATATTGTATCCATCAACTGTAGTTTCGATGCTCTTAAGTGCTTCTACATCTTGCTCTTCCGTCGCCGAAGCCTTTGGGAAGTTATAAGAGATCAGATGCTCGCCCAAGGCTCTGAGTTCTTCTATGGTTTCATCGAAACTCTTCATATGATTATCTACTTATATGATTTGTAATTTTCCGACCAAATGCCGTCAAGTGCTTTATTGTCCTTAATTCTTTTCAAAAACCAGTTTTTCAAATCTTGTTCTAATGGTATTTTATTAAAAAAGTCACTTCTTTCCAGCCACAGAAGAGAACTCCACTTATCCCCAGACTTATACTTTTTAGGGGTTGGAAAGTCTTTTACTGTCTCTACAAAATTAAGGAGTAAAAGAGTCCAGTTTTTCACCAAAAGAGGATCGAGTTTCGATTCCGCTAGTCTAAATTCTATAGTACAGCGGCTACCGTTTACCATATGGATAGTATTAATTGAGAAATACTTATTAACCCCCAATTTATGGATGAGTTTATCGGGGCGAATGTCCATATTATGGGAAAACCAAGGATGCAAGCCTATACAACGGCAATAACGGTTATGTTTTCTATATGGTGGTACAGAATCGAAGAAAATTGGCTCGAATTTAATCCAATAAGCAAGAATCTTGGCTATTTGTCTTTGAGGCATATCCCCGACATTGATATGGACATGCAAAGCACAGCGATTATCGGTTTGAATTCCTGCTTCTCTTAAAGAATCGACTATTTTAGCAGTTTCATGAATTTCTCGATAGGAATTCATGACAGGTGAACAAATCTCGAAACCACAACTATTATCTGGCTTTATTATCCAAATATCATTATTGTGGGTTTGTTCATGTAATCTAACTTGGGCTGGATGTCCTAAGAGTTTAATGGTTTGGCAGGCATTCATTTGAGGCTTTATGTCTTTACCATTAGCCTCGATTTCTATACCGAAACTCCTATTGTACAGATTTTGCATTTTGGTACAATTTGGAAATGATTAAAAACAATTGTGTATGCACTATGGTTCGCTTACCAAACGAACAAACCTTCTTTACATTCAGAAGGAACTACAGAAAGTTAATCGAATTCGCCAACTTATTCAATGCCGAATTGTCCATTGTTAAGGTAAAAGAAGCAGAAGTTCTTACTCTTCAAGAATTATCATCTGTGATAAGCGAAAACAAATTGTGTAGTTAAGTTCGAATTCACTTTTTGTAGCGTTATTCCAGTCCATTATGTTAATTGGTATTTACTAGAAGAACCTTTACCACTTTCTATGCTGTCTATTACGTAGTTGAGACGTTCTTTTTGGATTGGATGCTCTGCGGCTTCTAACTTTTGCTTTAGAAAAGGTAAGAATTCTCTACCATTAATCCCGAGTTTAGACAATCCATAGTAGAAACCCCAGCCATTCATGAAGTCGAAAGCACTCATTATCATCCTATAAAAACCGATTACTGTGGGGGTATCGGTTCCTGTGCTACCGAATAAATTGGCAACATTTTCATATACATGATGCGGACTTACTCCAAGTGCTTTATGAAGTCTAGCAACTTCAGATACTATCTTTTGAGTAATCGGCTCTGGAATTGGCTTGTATATCTGTAGGCGGTCAAAGATATCATTGATGGACCCTACGTTACGCCAATACTCTGCTGGGTCTTTTATTATCAAATCTATTTTTTGACTAAGATCATTAGTAATTTGATTTTGAGCCAAATTTTTCAATACCGGATTAAATTTATCAAATTTGTTGGCCACCCTAGTTTGTATATGACTAGATAATTTTTCAAATATTTCCGGTGAGATTACATCGGCCAAGGCTTCGAAATTGGTGTACTCGATTAAATCCGGACGTTCAATAATAAGATTTCGAATTGCTTCTAACACTTCAGGCGACCATTTCTTATGTGGCCTGCTTAAAAACATGGCCAATGCTCGCTCTCCCATTTGTAATCCAACTGGACTCAAAACTTTTGTCTTCTCCAACATTTTCAAAATGTTGTAGTCGGTTGGGGCCGGAGTAACAAAGTGATCGCTGCCAAAGGTGTCTGAATAAGGGCCACCTTTTTTAATGTATCTTCCTGGTTTTATCTTGCCCTGCTTCGATTCAATCCACTTCTTTACCGTTTCCATAAAACCTGGAACTGGGTCGCCATAAATAGACTCTTCAGGGATTGCTATAGACTTTCCAGATTTGCTTGAAAACCTTCTGATTAATATTCTTGCTTTTGCATCTTTAATACGAGTCCACTCTGGAGATTCTTTTGATCTTAATTCCTTGGCATAAGGGTCAAGAACGGCAGGAAGCAAATAGGCAACAAATCCACCATTTTTAATTTCACAATAAACGGTCTTTCTGTTCTCTCCATCATCTAAATTCATACAAGAAGTCCAGTTTTGATCTGTAGACATTCGAGCGATATCGTGGATATTAGATGAAATTACTACTTCATATTTCGCTTGTCCTTTACCAATCCGTGCTGGAGAATTTTCGAAGTCGTTCAGCAAATCCTTGTAATAATTATTAGCCATCCTTTGCTCATCTCTGAACTTACGTTCAGAATACTCGTCTTTTTTGGCTTCAATCTCTCTTAAATCCTTTTTCCATGCGGCATTAATTAATTTTCCAATTTTGAAAATGTTTTTGCCTTTTTGAGCCAATCCGGCAGAATAATCGGTTATTTCATAACCAGCGTCTTTGAGAAAATCAACCACAGATTTATCTGTTTTGTTTCGACGGTATAATGGAAGATATATCCGTTCAGTTGGAAACCAGTCTTTAAAGGCAAAACTTCTATTTGAGGCAGCAGAAATTACCTTATCGACATGTTGAGAATAATCTTCGAGCCAAAGCCTGAAATCCACATTATTCTCCTCTATCGTTTTTTATAATCTCTAAACGATTTCAATCCAGTTCTTTGCTCAACAGGCTTATCTTTCTGCTCAACAATGGGTTCTTCTTCAGTTTTCTGAACTATTCTATTGAGTTGAATCTTAGTTTGAACGGGTTCTGTTTCTTCGTTCTTTTTAGAAAAACTAATTTCTACAGAATTCTTAAGGTTTACTTGAGCTTCATACAATTTGAAATAGGTGGAATCGGCAATTGCCTCAACCACCAATCTGCCTTCTTTATTATCAAATTCCTTGAGTTTGGGAATGTGTATTTCGCAGGTGCCGTCTTCTTTTATATTTCCGTAAAAGAACAAGTTTTTATTGTCTTCAAATTCTAAACATAATCTTATTTCTACCGAATCCTTGGAGGCTCCATCGATAGCGATGTTACAATTAAAGGTTTCTCCTTTATTTTTGTAAATCGTTAGGCTGTCTACCTTTGGGTTATTTTCGTTTTGCATATTTTTGTCCAATATTCGATAAAATCAGCTTAGGCATTTGGGGATTATACCCTACTAAAGTCACGTTATCCGCAGACAATGCCACGCTTTCTTTAACTTCTCTAATATGTTCGTATATATTGTTTTTATACTTAAATTTAATAGTTATTATTCGACCAACAGACCTGTTAGAACCAATAAACGCACCAACAACAGAACCGCGACCCAAGTCGTATCGGTACGGATTGGAACCTGGCTTTGCGGGAGCGGGGATGATGGTTGCTTCGGCAAATAGATTAGATTCACAGTTAAAAGGAACAGATGTGTCAATTCTTGATACAGTTCCGTCTGCATTTAACTGTGAATCGACCGATAAATTAGCCGAACCACTATAATCCACAAAAGCATTAGCGGCTAAAGAGGATGCACCTTCGATAAAGGAAATAGCAGATATTGCAAGTTCCGCAATGGGATCGCAGCTTGAATCTCCACTAAGATTACATTGACCACCCTTGAAAAGGTGGGCGGAAGCCGTTATTGACGAATTTCCTTCAATGCTCGTCGAAGCATTATGTAAAACACTACCAGAACAGACTATTGAAGATTCGCCGTTTAAACTGACAGTTGCAGTATGGGCAACCGTTGCCGTAGCAGTTAAACTACTATCTCCGCTTAATATCGCACTACTAGACGAATTTTGAACCGTCCCAGCAGCAAAGAGTGAAGAATCACATTCCAAACTCACTTCAGCAAGATGTAAAACTTCGGAATTAACAGTTAAACTAGAATCTGCATCTAAAGAACAATTACCAACAAAATCACATATAGCAACCGAACTTAATGTTGAAGTGCCATCAAGTGTTACGGCCGCCGCATAGACTACTGCAGAATTAACAGTTAAACTAGAATCTGCATCTAAAGAACAATTACCAACAAAATCACATATAGCAACCGAACTTAATGTTGTATTGACTGCTAAATTAACGGATGCAGTATGTGCTACACTTGAATCTACGCTGAATGTTGCGGTATTTTCAAATGTACAACCACCTTCAAATAACAAGCCAGCCGCAGATGATAAAGTTGAATTTACAGACAATGCAGATGTAGCAGTATGTGCCACAAACGCATTTACACTTAATGTTGCAGTGCTGTCAAGCGTTACAGCAGCCACGTAAGAAACTTCGGAATTAACAGTTAAACTAGAATCTGCATCTAAAGAACAATCGCCGACAAAATCGCATACAGCAACCGAACTTAACGTTGAAGTGCTATCAAGAGTAGATGTGGCAGTATGTGCTACAAATGAATCGACACTTAACGTTGAAGTGCTATCAAGAGTAGATGTAGTAGTATGTAAAACTTCGGAATTAACACTTAAACTAGAATCTGCATCTAAAGAACAATCACCAACAAAATCACATACAGCAACAGAGCCTAATGTTGCAGTGACTGCCAAATTGACAGTTGCACCATGTTGTACGTTTGAATCGACACTTAAAGTTGCAGTGCTATCAAGAGTAGATGTGGCGGTATGAGCCACAAATGAATCGGCACTTAATGTTGAAGTTGCATCTAAACTGGCACTACCGTTATGAGTAGTGCCAGATGACACCTCTTGAGGGATAAAAGGCCGACGTTTTCTTCTATAAACTACCCGTAAGAAATTCCTGGGAAAGGAATTTCCAGAATTATAATATTCTGACGGGTCTAGAGGCATTCTATTATCTAGTTAGATTATGCCAATGTAACATCTAAATCATTCGTAGAAAAAGTAAATGTATCTCCGCTAGTAACTGTCTTAGAAACAGACAAAGTGCCATAAAACAATAAATTTCCGGCATCATAAGTAGCACTATCTGTGATAGCCACAGCCACTATCGTGCCCCAGCTGCCAGATGCAGTTGGAAACGTAATATCTGAAAGATTAGAGGTTGCTCCGGAAGAAATTGCCGCCCAATTAGCATCATCTGGGTCTAAGGTTTGCCTTGCATAACTACCAGAATTGGGAACTTCATTGCCGGTACTAGTGGAAAATTCGCCAGTATCATTTGCATCGGCTGCTGTTGTCAATAAAGCAATAGCAAGTGTTGTCGGCTTGCTAAAAGTCCCATCCCTAAATATATGAGTTAATACTTGTCCACGCAAATAATCAGACATTGCTGCCATAGTTTAAATCTCCTGTATCTATATTAGTGTGTTTTATCCGATTTCTCTAAAAGTAATCTGAACGGTACAATCAAAAGAAGCCGATGGATTAGCCGTTAATTTAAGCCCGACTGTAGCGGATGGAGGTATAATCGATCTTTCTTCTGGCAATGGATCATACCTATAACCGGCTAAATTATTAAATCCTTGCTTATCTATTGCGTTTGCGGCATAAGTTGGCTCACTCGCTGTAACATTATAAGCAACAGTGGCACTTGTATTTGCACTACCAACTTCCGTTTTAGTCACGGCAGAAGCAGCTAAATCAGACTTAGTTGGCGTTCCAAGGCTAGTTACACGAGCCAAAGCCGCCTCCATCTGGGAGGAAGTGCTGTTAGTTCGATTTGTGACAGTAGCTTCTAATATTTCTATACACATTGTCGAAGGGGCTGTAATATACATTAATGTTTTAGCCGCACTTACGCTGCTGATATCTACGCTGGCGATGTATACGTCTCTCATCTAACTCTCCTTACCTTTTGCACTACTGTATTTGCTATGCTTTGATATGCTCCAACACTTGGATACGACGTAAAAGTCTTAGAATATCCACTTAATTGGAGAAAATTCCCACGCCCCATATTTATGGATTCCCCGTTAATTATTCTAAAGTCACCATTGGCGGCATCTGCATATGGATTATAAGAATAATCAATAGCACCAGAAATAACATAATTTGTTGCAGCACGAGGAGTACCATTTCCATAAAAACCACAATTTATTATAAGTCCGGATGTTAAATTAGGATTTGAATTTACAACTGAAACGCCATTTCCGGTATTGTTTACAAAGTTGCAATTTTCAATATAAACAGTTCCACGAGCACTTCCACCAGATGATGTGGTATCTCTAAAACCATCAACTGCATTTCCGTAAGAATCGCAATTTACTAAACATACAGGAGCGGTTCCGCCAGTGTTAAGAACAAACCCAGAACCTCCATTTGTGTCAGCAATGCAGCCAATTAAAGAACAACCCACAGCACCACTTGAATTTATCATATATCCTGGTCTGGCTGTATTGCCTGTGCTATCATGTGACACGCATCTTACTAAACATCCACTTGTCACAAGAAAATTACCAGAAGCAGTGTTATTTACAGTATTGCAAACATAAGCTTCGCATTCTACAAGCAAGCCCCCTTGGATAGTACACCCCGCACCCCATGCATTACGAAATGCACAATTATAAATTGTCGAGTTGTTCGTACCACCAGCACCCGTGCTAAACATAGCAACATGCCCGCCAGAGGTGCCATTAGAATCAAGAATCATATTTTTGATAAAAATTCCACTAGCGGTGGTTCCAAATAGTTGTATGGCCGTCCCGCTTGTTGGACCTTTGATGAGAAAACGGCCACCATCTCCAACCGAACTGGTATAACCTTCTATGGTAATTGGACCATTATTGGCCATGTTCCCGCCAGCACCCGTCAACGTATAATCTGTTGTAGTGTTATCTCCGGTTCCTTTCACGTTCACTCTAACTGGATTAGAACTGGTATTAACTGCTGCATTGGTAATAAAACTAAGTGGAAAAATGCTGGCCGCGTTAGGGCCAGCCCAAGCTCCGCCAATTTTACAAGTCCTACCCGTCGCACCAGTAGTAGTGGTGCCCGATCTAGCCGTTGTACTTATGTCGATGCTTGCTCCACCACCATTAATGGCTGTAACTCGGCCTATTAATGTGGTGACAGTGGCGGCGTCTAGATAAATGCTGGCAAATTCACCAACAGAAACGCCAGAAAATGGAGTACCAGAAGCCGCTGTGAAACGATTAGCAGCGGCGTTACCCCAATCGCCATTTGCACTAGTGACAGATGCACTATCGGCTGTAGTAGAGCCGGCATTTAGATTACTGCCGGTAGATTGGACATAAAACTCGGTAAAAGCCATTTACCTATATATGAGTAACAACTATTCATTAAATCCAACCAATCTCTGAATTGGACTGCCCAATAATTTAGTGCGTGCCTCTGCCCTCTTGTCGAATTCCTGCTTGACGGCGATTGCCTTAGCCAATCTAACTTCGGCCATACCGTCATCATCTGGAAAATACCAGCCTTCAGGGTCATCGTCTGTAACAACATCGAAATAACCCGTGCCATCGTCATTTCGGGTCGCTCTAAGACATAAACCTAACGGATGAAAGAACTTACGGTTTGCTTCTTGAAGAAAACCGCCATCGCAAAATTCTTTGACATTCATAATCTTATCGGTCATTTTATCCCAAGTTCTTTCTTAATCTTCTTGCGTTCTTCTGCCAGTCTGGTTTCTAGCATCTTCTTTTTTTCTCGATAACTCTTGGTCTTTTCTTTTTTTGCTGCTTCCTTTTTCTCGACCTCTTCAATAATCTCTCTCGTTCTGGCTACAATTTGGTCGTTGTCCATGAAAAGAAGTTCTTTTTCAAAACCATCAGGATAAGCCAAGTATAATTTGCCAGAGAATGCCCCAGCACTTACTAAATCGTATCGCAAAACCTGAGACAGACTGAACTCTTGTTCATCGTAATCGCACCACTCAAAATGGCACTTAAATGCCTTACAGAGCAAGTCTATAACTTCGTTTATCCTGTTTTCAATTTTTCCGCTAAGTTCGTCCGTTTTTTCCTGCTGGACAAAATATTCAGTAATATCATTTTCTGTTAACTTGTCCATATCATTCCTACCTTTCCATACAATTTTTCTACTTCGTCTCTATTATTGTGTTCATCACATAGTTGGAACATTTTTGTATCGACGATTGCCAATAATGTTGTCCATTCTCCACAAACTTGACATTTTCTCTGCGTATTTTTGTCCTCTGTTTTTAATCGAAGTTGGAAATCTAAAATATATTGCTTATAACATTCTTCTGCTTCTTCTTGCGTTTCATGACCACATTCGTGGAATTTATCAGAATTCTCTGTAATGCATTTAACATCTTCAGGGAACAAATTATAGACTTCATTAGTAACATCTGGCAGATGGCAATAACCAACAGGGTATATAAAATTATCGTTCTGACACGTGTAGTCCCATTTGCCATCTTTACGTTGTTTGGCTGAGTAATAATTCACTTTACTTCCTCGGGAACAACATAAATAGTTCCATCGCCTGATGGATAGAATTGCAATTCTATTTCTTTCTGTTTTTCACCTTCACGTATTACGCGGGAAGGTTGACGACTACAGCCAATAAAGAAGAAACACAATAACATTAGTCCTAGTCCTAAAAGCGGATGTTTCTTGTAAGTTTCGGCAGCGGCGTCGAAAGCACCTTTTGCTATTTTCATTTCCTTAATTATTTCTTCATCAATTTTGATAATGTTCACAGGAATTATATCGCCATTAATGGCTCCCCAGAAACCGTCCATTAGAAAAGTCGCTTCAATTACATCGGCTTTTGTACCTTCTAAATAAGCCAATTTCTTCCCTTTACAAGACATAATGGCAAAAACGCCATTATCTGGCAATCTATGAAAAAACTTTTCTCTTAATTGATCAATATCCGATGGATTACTGTTCATCTTTTTTACTCGAATGAGCGAACATTTTCGATAAACGACTAGTGGCACTTCTGTTTGGGTCTGACAAGCCGTTATCTAGACGATTTCGATTTGTCGTATAAAGTCCAAATTCATCCTTAAGGACTACTTTGGTTTCATCACCCAACTTTTCAGTTTCTGCCTTGTCAATCATAGAGGCGTGACTGCCGAATACACTTGGATATGCGTAACTACTTTTCTTTTCTGCCATTGTTATTTCCTATCTTAAATCACTTGATTGTTTTGGTTCGTTTATACAGCATCTGGGCTTATCGGCCTTTGCTGACATCAACTTAAAGCCATGCTCTTTAGCTGCTTCGACGCATTTGTTTAAACTATCAATTAAAGATTCAACTTCTTCCTTGCCTAAAACACATTCAAATCTAGTGTCGTTTTTGTCGGATTTCACAGTAAGTAAAACTTTACACTCTTTAGTTCTCATTACTTTGAGTAGGTTGTTGTCTACTCCTATTTCGTCGGGGTATAACGCTGTTCTAACTTGCATTTTAATGCTCCAAAAATACTAAATCTAATTTTCCAGGTTTAAAGCAGAATTGGCAAGACTGGCAATCTGGAGAATTTCCTGTCTGTTCGGGACATACGATTGCTTTCTTTCCAGTAACCGTTTTATACCTTTTATCAGAAAGTTTTTCAAGGCGAACGTCTGTACTTAGCCAAGCGGTTCGCCAACCATCAGGAACAGATTCATTAATTGTCTTATCCATACTTGCCCAAAGATGAACATTCGGCAATAACCTAAGTTCATTAAGAGCGACAAGCATCTCAGGAATCCGCCAAGAACGAGTATAACCAAAGAAAATTACTTCTGGATGCTGCTTAACAATTTTCGTCCAAGCATTTACATATTCAACAGTTCCGAAGTCTCCGGAAATATGCCATCTCAAGCAACGAACCCCTTTGGGCAAGGGAGGAATATCGCTACCTCTTTTAGTGTTCGCTGTCAACATTTCCCAAACAGGATTATTTTGCACCAATCTTTTAGCATAACAAATTGCTTCACATTCATCTGATGAGCCAACACAAGTATAGATGTTTCCAGGCAACGAAGAATACGTGAAAATATCTTTACCAATTTTTGAATTTCCCTTACCGTATGGTGAGATAAAAGATCTTCTATCTTCAATAAGATGCACAGCCAAATCATCAGAATCAACTTTATACCTGGATGCTTCTGTCATTATAATTCTCCACTTTCGTACATTCTTCTAAAATGTCTGTAACCGCCATAAGTTGAAATGGCTCTCGCCAATTTCTTCAAGCCCATCTTTTGTAGGTTTGATTCGGTGGGAAAATGTCCAAGGTCATAAATAATTTTCTTTAAACCCATCACTGTTTCTTCCAATCCCCTTCTAGCCTTGGGTGTAAAGACAGAATAATCTACATCTGGAAAATTTAGATAACAGTTATTTCCGAATTCTTTTTTCATGTAATAATCATGATGTTGTGCTGCATCGATTTGACTTTTAAAACTTTGAAAATATGTTTTTCCATTGCCTAGATTCGCAAAAGCACGCCAGCCGTTCGTATCTTTTGATACACCCTTGTAAACAGATGCTCTCCCCGCCACGGCACTGCGGTGCCTATTAGACTTGGCCACCTTTGCATACACTTCACTTGAGTCCACAGTTTTAAACGAATCAATCCAATCTTGTGTCATCTCCAACATTGAAAAATTTGGGATTGTGTTATTGTAATTGCTTATTTTGTTACACAAGATTACAAAATAGTCAAGATCAAAATCCCATTTCATTTCATTAATATGTTTATGAGTCCAATGTATATTGTTTTTATTATAGCCTAATTTTGAATTTATCCTGTCGAGGGAGGCCGTACACTCATTTTTTCCCTTTTGCTTTAATATCTCCCCGTTAAAGTTGAAATAAATTGGAATCCCACTCAATATACATCGTCCATTTTGCTCAACATACTTTTCCCAAGCCTCCTCAATAGTTAAATCGAATTTGATATTTCGATTTCTAGCGTGTATAATATATTTTCCAAATTTAGATTTACTTAATCGCCCAACCCCTTTGAATTTAGCGAAATTTACAACGTCTGGTATCTTAAGATTAGGTAAATCATCTTTTTTATTTGCAATCAGATAACACAGATTCAAAAAATATTCTTGCGAATATTCAAGTTTCATTACATTTACTTCTTTATGAACCCACTGTAAATTTCCTTTGATATATCCTATTTTAGAATCAATGCGATCAAGAGACATTGTAGCGGTTGTAAGAGTATCTCCAGATAATTTACAAATCTTTTTTTGTTTTTTGAACAAATATTCAACGTATTTTAAATCTACACCAAACTCCAACGAACGATCTAATGCTTTCTTACGAGTATCTGTCCATTTTCGGCCTGAAATAAACTCGCCACCTTGCCAATATGGGCTCTTTTTGCCCGGCTTTGTCTTGTTATAATTCATTGTTCCTTAATTTTGGAGAATTAAGACGAACGAGATTAGTGACTTCTTCCTCGCTCATATCTCGATTGACCCGATAATAAATCTTTCAACTTCTAATGTAGAAGGACTAGGACTATACATGTTTTTATTCAAATATTCAACTGCTATAACGGCTGCTTCTCGCGTTGGATAAACAGTTGCCTCAGAAATACTCCCCCAACCGCCACACTCATGAACGTCCTCAATATAATATCGAACGCTGACAGGGCATTTTCCCATTTTAATACTGACGCAGTAATTTCCTTTAACAGAACTTTTCCCAAAAATATTTTTTGTTTTTACAAACAACCAAAAAAAACCATTCATATGCTCTTTCAAAGAAACCTTCCAAATGGATGATCAATTCCTTTTAAAGCATCCTCAATTTCTTTTTGTATTCTTTCAGGAATATCGAAAGTTTCAACTTCTAAAACAGGACGTTTCTTCTCCACTTCTTCGCAAGCTATTTTATAATAATTTTCGTCTTTTTCAATCCCAATATATCTGCGGTTCAGTTTCTTAGCCGCGACCAAAGTTGTTCCCGCTCCCGCACAAGGGTCTAAGACAATATCGCCTTCGTTAGAACTGGTTTTAATTAGATATTCCATCAACTTCAACGGTTTCTGAGTAGGATGAAGTTTATTGCGGCTACACGGGTAATTCCAGACAGAACTTTTACAACGTTCATTAAACGTTGCCTTTGGAAACTTTCCGTAAACGCAACACTCAACCGAGTTTAACCAAAGATGTTGACCATTAGCTGGCGATGGATTTGTTTTATGTAAAATGCACAATCTTGTTGACATTTTATTGTCAACAAATTTTTTCCTAATTTCAGAAACTTGTTCTGTACCACAAAAAATGTAAATACTGCCTTTTGTAACTCGAATGCATTCTGTAAGAAATGCATCTAGTTCAAATGTGGTTGTATCGGCAGCCCCTTTATCAAAATTTCTGAGTCCGTTGGAAGGGCGATTAACCTCGCCGTATGGAATATCGGTCAAAAGCAATTGAATTGTCTTAGATTCAATCTCCGGTAGAATTGTCATACAATCGGCATGAATTATCTGGTTTGTTTCCATACTTTGTTATTTTCAATAAAAGTTTCTTCAGAAGAACATTCTAGTCCTTTAAATTCCAATGATGATAAATAGCAATTTTCAAACACATGCTTTTGATGATTAACATCTATAAAGTAAAAATTACTGCCCTCCCACCAGCATTGGAACTCGCCATCAACAACCAGAATTTTAATTTCTACTTTATCGCTCATTCTCTATGAATTGCTCCATGATCTTCCATACAATGGACGGCAATTCCAGCAATCTTTCGCATAACATCAAGTGCTTGTTGGTCGCCAGAATTTAAAGCCCATGCTTCTTGTAATTTCGAATGATAGTAGCCCAACATAGTAATGTAGTTACCTACGGTATGAGGTTGTCCATCTGTGCGGGTTGGTGGTAATTTATCTTGATAGTCTCGCTCGCCATCAATTACTAAATAAACTTCATTTCTTGTGCTTTTCATTTCTTTCCTTAAGGTAATCGACTTGAATCTTCACACATATAAAGCCATTCCAAAGAATGATTGGCCCACTTTTCTAAAAGTTCTTCCCAAGTATCAGAAGTAATATCAATGTTAAACATATAGTAAGGAACATTGTCGCAACCACTAAATAAAGGCATCAAAATAGTTCGATCCCAGTTTTCACGATTATAAATCTGACCGAAGTTTAAATCTTTTCCTTCAGCAGAAACAACATCTTCAATTTCTCCATTTTCGATATTAATCGAATACTTTTCATCTTTGTAACAATAGTTTTCCTTGTTTAAAAGAAAACACTTGGCCCACGCAGGTACGATATCGTGCCTACATTTTCCACATACATCTTCGGAGGAACCAGATTTGATCGAATAGACCCCATCGGCGTAAGATATTGTAAGTTTTCTACAACCTCTAGTAATTGCTTCACTCAGATTAAATAATTCCCACAAGAACATATCTTCCGGTTCGAGTAGACAAACAAGGTCGTCTTTATCCCAAATAACATACTTGTCTCCATAGCTTTCTTTTTCAAATAAACATAGAGCAAGTTCTTTATTTACCAAAGTACGAAAAATCTCAACTTCTATTTTCTGATTTGGGAATTCATCCTTCATCCGATGAAAACTAAAGAATTTCTTAAATTTTCCCTTAACATCAATGTTTGCTTTTAAATTTTCAATTAAATTCAAATAACGTTCGACACCCATCAAATCTATTAGAAGATGTTTAGAACTGTTGTTTTGCTTACTAATGTCATCTAAAGTCAGGCTGTTGTGGTCTTTAATATGTTTTTCTTCAACCAAAACACCATTATAACAAAATATTTTTGACCCATCTTCAAACAAGACAGCATAATCATCGGGATGATGGAATCCTAAGTCATTGTGATATACCTCCACAGGTCTTTCAAAGATATAGCAATGCTTTACTCCATAAACAACCGCATAACTATTGTCCCACAGTCTGTGCAATATTTCTTCTAATTCACTGTGCAATGGAAATCTATAAATATGGGAAATTGGAAGCGATACAGAAAAATCTGCCTTACCAATCATCTTCCTGTTTATTACTTCGCGTAAAACATTTTTAAAACGAGAACTTTTTCCGTAACTCCTATTCGTAACAAAATACGCAATGTCACCAGTTGTATCTGGGTCTAACCATTCTACCCCTCTACTAAAACAAGTGTCGAAAAAATCTTTTGTTCCCCTAACAAAAATTACTTCTGGTTCTTTTATCTTCCAATGACGATATAAATCACGAATTGCCTTGGCACATTCGTCTCTATCAATCGGCTCGGTTTTCAGAAATAACTCTGTGAATTCGTTCATTAGAAATTATTCTCTCCCGCCAATACCTAACAATTCATTCAATTCTTCGTCATCCTCGTCGGCTGTCGATTCTTCGACCAAATCACCACTTTGAACCAAATCGAAAGCAGCACGATATTCAGATACATATTCCTCTACTTCATCGGCAGAATTAGCATCCACTAAAGCAGGACATTTAAGCAAGACTTCCAAAGGAACTGAATTCTGCTCCTTAGTTGCCTTGAATTTCACTTCCATTCCATTACTATAAGGTTCTAATACTGAATAGTTCCCGGCCTTACCAGTAATTCGCTCAGCCAAAAGTAGGCTAGAAAGCAATCCACCTGTCGGATTAATTCCAGAATTAAAAAACAACTGAACTTCATCTACTTCTAAACCAGGAGTGAAACTTCTGTTCTTTTTATTTGCAAACTTAAGGCCAACTCCAATTGGAAAACCCAATTTATTTGTAAAATGCTTTTTAGCAGAAGTTCTTAATCGAAGACTGGCGTAAAAAGGTAACGCTTTTCCACCGCCGCCAGTCACCTCGGGATTTCCATAACCGCCAATGGCCGAACGAACCTGATTGATAATCACCATTGTGGCATCGTTGTCGCTTAAGAACGGATTCAAACGTCTTAAACAATCACCAGCGGCTCTAGCACGCTCGCCGGGCTTCTCGTTAGAACCTACAATCTTTTTGAAATCAGCTTGCGTGTAATTATCCGGAAGATCGGCGTATTTAGACTCTCTGCCACACATAACGGTCGAGATTGAATCCCACAAGAAAGCAATCGGCTTATCAACACCAAAATGTTGCCTAATTTTCTTTGTAACGGAAATTACCTTACGCTCAATCTGGTCGAATTCCATCAATTCGTAAACCAATAGTTTATCCGTATCAACATGTGCAGCAGCCCTCATGAAATCAGCATTTGATGAACGTTCGCAATCCAAATAAACTGCAATTCCGCCCATCTTTTGGCAACCACGTAAAACACAATTACCAAGCAAAGATTTAGCAGAGGCTTGTGGTCCATAAAGTTCACTCAAACGACCCCCTGGAAAACCACCACCGAGGAATCGCCCGCTACACATCCAATTGATGCTTAAATTTCCGCTATCAATGTAATATTTACTTTTTCCTACATCTGACAGCAATTGACCTCCTGTTTCAGAGGCCAATGCCGCAAATGCGTCTTCTTTTTGTTTTTTAGCCATAATTTCCTTCGTTAATTATTTTTGTCTTTAACCTTCTCAAACGCACAGGCAAGAGACGAATAAAAATGATATCTACCATTTGCAAAATAACTGATGTTTATTTTCTGCCCATCGACCTTCGTTACAGTTGCAACAAAATGTCCATCAACAGCGAATTGAGTAGTTTGTTCAGCTTTAAAATAAACCAAATCACCTACATTAAACGATTCTCCACAAGTGGAAGATGCTTTTTGTAACAATCGCAAAGACAAGTCATTAAATAAGTTATAACGAAATTTATAGTCACTAAGCCATGTGCAAACAATCGCACTATTAATGCCAGTGACTACCATTGTCGGGCCACCAGACTTTAATTGAACAAGATCACCTAACTGAAACATGCTTTATTCCTTGTGTGTAAAAGAAAAGTGGCGGGGCTGGCTCTAACAAAACGGAAAATCTCGGAACCTAGCCAGCCCCGCCACAAATTTAAGCCTTTTCCATTTCCTTGAAGAATTCATCTTCGGTCATGGTAGGGTCAATATTCAAACTCTCCATAGAAGGAGTCATCGAATGCCCAGCTGTTCCGCCCAATTTAACGCCACCAGTTGCTTCTACAGCGTAATTTGCCTGTCCATCCGAGGAGGTTGTTACCGTTACCTTGGGAGCAGCGGCAACCTCTGTTTGGAATTCACTCGGATCGTAAGACCCATTATTCGGTGAATCGTTAGGAATCAATCCCAAATGAATCTTAAGTTGATGCTTAAGTTCTTCAACTGGACGGACAACTCGCAACGACACCAAATCATGCAAATGATCCATATAATAAGCGATTTCATCCGGTGTTCCCAATGCCGATGATTCATCGTCAAAGTGTGACTGACCGTAATCCGGATACGAATTGCCATCATGCCCAGAAATCATCTGCTTTGTGATAATCAAATCACGGCCACGCTCTGGGTCGGCAACGTTTCCTAAACCCTTAATCTTAAGGGCTTTATTACCAAACATTTTATTGATGATAACCTTGTGAAGTTTCTCACCAATCGAAAGAATCTTCGGATCAGGACGTTCGCCGTTTTCAGGGCGAACAATGCAGTTATAGTAATATCTTGGACGCGGTTTCAAACTACGTGCCAAGTTCTGCATTCGCTCTTGCTCGTCTCTGCCCTTCTTCTCCGATTCCTGCCAGAGCCAAGTGTAATGAGAACAAATTGGACAATCACCTAGCCATTTGTCGCCATTTAATTCACGTGGGCAATGAAAACTGCGTTCGTTAATTCTGTGAATTCTAGTAGCCATAAAGAAAGGGCTACGATCACGCTCAAACTTACCCGAAAGAGCCGGTCCTAAAAGACGGACTACAATAGCTCCTGTTTCGGGGAAAGCAACGAAATTCTTAAGAAAGTCGTCATTACCGCCGCCTTTCTTAGTATTCTTGTCTTGAGAAAGCCTTTCGTGCTCGACAAGAAGATCGTTCATAAAATCGTTAGACATAAGTTACTCCAAAAGTTAAAAAATAAGTAATTTTCTTCAATCTCAATAACCAAACTATGATTACCGTCGTTGAAATAAAGTTATACAAGTAGTATCGTGTGGTTGCAATAGAAATTTTTAATTTATTCTAAAATTTCTTTAGTTTTTTCTTCTAAGTAATCCATTTTTTCTTTAAGTGTATGACAGCCTTCATCTTCCAGCTTCTCATTTATTTTCTTGCGATCTTCCAATTCTCGTTTATGTTCCTGTTCTAGTGCCTCGATTAACTTGATGTTGTGTTGAACCTTAGACTCAAACTCTCTGAATTTGGCAACCTTCTCAGGGTCTTTAGGGTTGACAATAGGGTCTAACCTTATTTCCCCTACTCTTGCCGCTTTTTCAAGAGACTCATCGTACTTACGCTTCTTTCTGATAGCTTCTCGACGACGTAAAACTGTCTGCTTAGCAGCACGTTCTCTATTTTTCTTCTTTCTATCTTGCATTTTTTTAGACATTAACCTCTCCTTAAAACAGGCATGCCAGAGTCATAATTGTCACTAAAACTAAGTTTGGGGCCGGCAGAAGGCGTTTTGCCCGATGCATCGAAGCCACCTATTAATGTTTTCGGAACATCCGGAAGAAAATGTTTATCCAACATTTTACGGGTTGTACCACCATCGTCTGTAGTCGTGTATTGCACGCCCATCGGTCTGATTTCTTCTTTGTAAATTGGGTATCTTTTTCCAATGGTAAATTTATACCCTCTTCTTTTGTCCTCATGCACCAGAGCAGGTTCAATAGGATCATATATTTCATACCGAAGTGGAGAACCGCCATTCTGAGCTGGAGCCGCTGGGGTTGGTGTTGGGATGGACGAAGGCAAGGCTGCCGCAACTGGAGGGGCGACTTCGGCTGGTGCGTCAACTACCGCTCCGTCGTCAAATCTAAATTTCTTATTCTTAATTACCAAGCCGTCTGCGGCTTCTTTATAACTCAATTTCTTTTTGGTAAATTCGTAGATTTCAACTTCCATCACCAAAATATTACGTCTGGCTAGTTGGGCCATAATCTTCCCTGCCACTACCGATAACTCGATATCATCCTCGGCAGAACCAACTTTAACCTTCTTGGTCTTAAGTTCCTCCTTGTTATATTCGCCCTTTTCGATTTCTTCATGATACTTAAAAATTATTTCAAAACCCATATTTCCTCATTTCTTGACAATTCCAGTGCCATACCTAGTAGGAACTATAACTACATCTCTGCTTTTAGTTTTACAGAAATCCGTAAATATCTGATTTCCCACAGACGACTTAACATGGTTAATTACAATATAACCATCCTCGGCAATATATTGCCAGATCAAATCTAGTCTCTGCCTTTCCTTGTCATATTTGTCTCCTAAGTTATTAAATAGACACAAATCCCACTTTTTCTCGCCCAAAATGGAATTAAATTGAGCATCCAAGTAACCGCCAACATACAAATCAAACTTCTCTTTATAGACGGTTTTAATGTTTTTTCTGCCAAATATGTCTGGATAGTTCTCTTGCATCTCTTGAAATGCTAAGAAATTCTTGACACTTTTACATTGTTTCAGGAAACATGTGCTCAATAATCCCAAGTCAAAACCAATTTCCAATAGATTTGTAGGAGTTAAGTATTTCCCAAGATGAAAATAGAAAGGTGCATGGCGATTGTCTTTGTATTCAAGACTAGCCCTGCTATCGGGATTAGGTATGTTAAGATTGTCTAATAACATCCCAGATTTGATGAATTCGTTGGAAATATCTTTTTTTAAATTGTCTAGGAAATACATATTTTTTGAAGATATAAAATAAAAAAGGAGGTTTAAAACACCAAGTTTTAACCTCCTTGTCTCAGACTCGGCAATCTGCCATTTACATTGAATTGTGGCTCAAACCATCCAATTCCCATATTTGCAATTTCTTGCGGATAAATGATGCCTTCTTATATGGACTTCCGGCAACACTTCAACACCACAAGTCGAAGAACAATGGCGTCCAAGACACTACTATTTAGTGTCTAATTCGTCAATATTTAAATCTTCTCTATTGTGATATAACTCAATATTAAACTTCTCCATTTCCTTTCTTAACGTATAAGAACGTGAAATGGCATTCTGATAACCTTTATCCCAAGCCCTCATGTGATTCTTTACTTTATTTACCAACTTGTCCAACTCCAACATTTTGCCTCTTGCCTGTTGAACCGCTGGATCAACTCTGGCTCGTGATTCCGCAAACTTATCAGAACCACCTTCTTCCTTAGATGAAATAAACTTTGAATCAAATGTGTCTTTATACGCAAACTCGGCTTCTTTGTAAGCGTGCTCTAAATCAGCCAGTAAAGCACCAAAATAGTCATACCACAGATGCATCTCTTGTTGAAATCTGCCTAACGTAGCCTCATCAAAAAAGATACGATTGCGGTCTAAAACTACTTCTCTGCCGTCTATTGTAAAACTTTCCTTAGAAAGGATTTCGTCTATATCACTCATTATCTTCCTTTGCTGCATCTAATAACTTTTTTCTGTCTTTCTCTTTAATCTTGTCTAGACTTCCTTCCATAAGGAGTTTAGCTGTGTCTGTAGTAGCTCGTTCTTTCTTATAATGTAAATACTTGGTTAATCTAGTAGAATATTCCTCCTCTGAAATTTCCATAAATTTCAACTTCCTATAATCAACAGATGCAAAAAATAGAAATCTACTTTTTCCAGCACGATGTTTAATTACAAATATTCTTGCTAATCCACATGCTTTTTCATTATCATTCTGGTTAATCGACCAACAGCCATCTAAGGGTTTAATCTGCCCATAAGCATCACCTAGATTCTGATCATCTATAACTCCAATTTCCTGAGCATTTCTACCAGAACGATTAGGTTGTAAAGCACTTAAGCCACAAAATTGCTCTTCTACTGCCAGCCCTCTTAAGTCTCTTAAAATACGGAATCGAGACTCCCAAACAGCAATATCAGGAGCATCTAACATTTCTCCTACGTAGTCAATAATAACCAAATCCGGTTTGAATCCACGCAAGGTTAATTGCGAATAATAGGCACGAAACATATTAATGTCCATCGTGCCGCCAGGAAATTGCTTAATTACCAACAATCTCTTATCTTCAAACTCAGAAACATAATCATTAATTGCTTGTTCTACGACGAATTGGTTGTCCAACAACATAGAAGGCTCAATGTTGTATTGATTGGTAGGATCAACCAATTCAGCATCAAAACGCTCGGCAAGAGAATCTTGGTCTAATTCCAAGGTAACATATAATACCTTCTTGCCACGGTTTAAATTGGCAATAGCGGCACATTTGAGCATCAAAGACTTACCAGTTCCAGATAAACCTATCCAACAGCCAATTTCGCCTCTGGTTAAACCGCCCATTTGGAGTGAGTTATTGACAGATGGGAACACCATCGTAAAGATGTCGCCCGTCTCCATTAAGGCTTTTCTTCGCTCGTATCGCTCAGAAACATCCTGAAAATATTCTAAACCTATATCGAAATTGCGATCAACACGCATTGCCTGCTGTAACCGATCATTCACCTTCGCCCAAACAGCATCATCTGTAGAACCATTTATTAATCTGGCACATTCGAGAAAAGCCGTTCGTAACTCTTGCTTCTTGGCAAAGGTAGTTATTTTATCGAGCAAATAATCCCTGGTGCCTACCCCAGGAACATAATACTCATAACAAGCACTTATTTCAGTAAAATACCTAAGCCTTTCTTCAAGACTCTTGCTAGATAACTTTTCCTGAATTTCCTGCTTTAGTTGAACCTTATCAGGTAAATTCCCGTACTTTTCAAAGAACTTGAAAAGTATTTCAGATGTTAATTTATGAATTTCATTTTTGAAATATTTCGGTTTTATAAGTCCATCACTTTGAATGATAAACATCCTGTCTCTCATTAACAAACCTATTATTTCCCTCTGTAGGTCTGTTTCAAACTCATAAAACTTATCAGTCTCGTCACTTGGTTGTAACGAATTCAAAATATCTTGTTCATCTTTGCTTAGAGTCATGAATTATCCGAATCTCTTTCAAATTGCTCCCGAACGAATTTTAAACATTCTTGCACTCTTTTCTGGCGTTCTCGAAGCATTATTCTTTGTGCCTCTGCTTCAGGCTCAGCATACCAGAATAATAATCCTTGTTTACCAAAATCTACAATGTCTCCAGGCTGTATAACTATGTCGTTGTCATTGTCATCAAACTTTATTCTTATTTTCATAATTCCGCCAAATAATCGTATTCAGAAAGGCTTACCATGCCGTGTCTTACAGACTTTTCCCTGGTTACTTTCTTTCCAAGGGCTTTTTGAGCATTCCAAACTATTGTTTTACAATAAGTGTTGAATTTATTATCAATCTTTAACTTGGCGTCCTTCTCAGGTCTGTTTTCTTTAGGAATAAACCGCTTGGTTAATCTTTCCAGCAAATTCTCTTGATGCACGCCAAATTTCTGCTTGTTTGCTCCATGCCTTGTCTTGTTTGCCCAAAGCTCTTTCAAATCTTTTAAAAGCATCAAGCAAAACTTATCTTTGATGTGTTTTCCACATAAATGCAAACACCTTTCAAGATAAACTTGTCTCTTATGATAAGAACATGCTCTCATTAACGCAATGCGTAAATCTTGAGTAATATCCTCTTCTTCTAACATGCTGTTGTTATTGTTGTTACGTTTAATCAACTGCCACGAAGAGAAGTGACACAAATTACCATATTTTTTCTCTAAAATCACGAATTCCTCTGTAGAAACAGGGAAATCTTTAAAAACATCTTGCATTATATCCTTTCAGCCATAGTAAAGCCTTTGCCTCGCTACATTACAAAATTCCTCGGATTTTTCGATACAAATAAAGTTACGATTAATTCTTTTACAGGCTACACCAGTAGTCCCACTACCAGCAAAACCATCCAATACCAAGCCTTCCTCTGGACACAGACACGAAACAACGTGTTCCAATACAGATAAAGGCTTTTGCGAAGGATGAACCATTACTTCATTTTTATCACTCACAACATAAGTGTCGTGCTTGTATTCATAATCTTTTCTGTTTGAGTCCTTTGCGGGCTCTCTAGTAAGCAATATGTCAAAGGTGTCGTCTAATTTCAAAATTTCTTTCAACGGCTTGTAAAATCTCGGCGTTGGCAAGCACCAAGCAGGATCACCAACTCTTGTCCATTTCATGACGAGTCTTGAATCGCAATTTAATTTCTTGGCTAATTCGCTTTTTGACAAACCAGATTTAATTAAATATTCACTTAAATAAGCGACTAATTCCGAATGAAATTCAGTAGGTTGTTTAGGTAGGTATTTTTGTCCGATAACTATGGCTTGAGTTCTGGGAAGCCAGCCTAAGTATGGACGGGCATTGCCTTTAGGTAGGTACATCGATAAAGTTCGACGATACATGAATCCATTAGAACGTAAAGTATCTATACATACATCTAAGTTTCTCATCGTCCAAAAAATAGCAATATGGCCATTTCTTTTAATTTTAGGCTCAATCAGACGAAGAAAATTAACCAAAAGAGACTCGGCTTCATAAATATTACCGTCCCCATCATAACACATTCCCTCCCCATATGGCGGGTCAATAACAACGGCATCTAAACCTTCATCTGGTATTTCTTTAACTATTTCTAAACAATCACCTTGGGTAATTTCATTTATCATTATCATTTCCCAAAGTTATCGGCCCATATTGTATAATCTAAACCATCTACGACTCCATCGCCGTTGAAATCTCCACTTAAATTTTTCTTTAAAGTGGTCTTCCCAAAATTATCGGCCCATATTGTATAATCTAAACCATCTATAATTCCGTCTAAGTTGGCATCCCCTTTTGGAGTTCCCATGTTTGAAAAATTACCCCAAATTAAAAATGAAGTCTTATACGTCTGTCCGCCGAAAGTGTAATTTCTCGTAAAGATATTTAATCCAGGCACCAACTTAACATTTTCCGTCCAAGTAGATATCACACCCGGCTCATAATATGTAAGTTTAGCACGATAAGTCAAAGTATAATTAGAAACAGTGCTAATCATCGAACCCATGTTCCAGGCGGTAGGTAATTGAGACGAAATAGGAGCTACAGAACCAATAATACCCGTCATTTTTGTTGTGACAGGAGGTAAAATGTTACCAAAAGAAACTCCATATTTGTCATAAGCGACCTGATTTGTAATTCCAAGAATAGGTATTATAAAATTGGCATTTTGAGAGTCATAATATATTTGAAAATCCTGACCTGTTTTATTGTAGTCGTAAACTCTTACATCTGTTTTATTTCTAAAATATCTGATCAATCCAATCATATCATTAGTGTTTATCAACTGTGCTAAATGATTTGGAGATTGAGTTAAAAAATCTTGCAAATATATGTTTTGATGAGGAACATTAACACTACTCAAGGTTCCAAACTTAGTGCTAACTATATTTACCTGAACACCAGGAACAGGAGCCGTAGGAATGTAAATATCTCTAAAATTATTCAAAGTGCTGTCTATAACATCAGCCCCACCCGAGCCAAGAAAAACTCCTACATCAAATCCTCGAATTTCTGTATTTACCACCCTGATAACTCCGGTAGCACCACCAGGATTCCCATCCACACCTAAACTTCTTGTATAATTAGGCTCACTTTGTCTTTTGGGAAGTTTGTTAACACTTACGCCCAAATCATACGGACCAATTATTGTAGAATTTGACAATGTTTGATTAAGATTTCTTTCAACTAACAACGGAGAAGAATAATAAAACAAAAATCCTACGTCTTGCAATCCTCTAATTTTTACATTAAATCGATCCGCAGACCAGTTGCCCGCATTGCTGTAATAACTAATGAACCCAGTACCTAAACTAACATCTGCAAAATTATCATGAAAACTGACAATCCGCTGGCTTGAAGGATTAAATGGTAAGTAATTTAAAACATTAGATTGAACGCCAGTTATGTAAGATAAATCTTGACCATTTACTTCGTGTAATTTCAAGCCTTCTTTGCCAAAAAGCCAATAACTAAACCCTTCACGCCTATATGAACCCGCTGCTACGTTTCCATATACATTCAACAAAGGAGATGCAAACCAATATCCAAAACCGCCATGTCCAAAACTATTGTTTAATCTCTCTTGTGGCAATGCATTTACGATAGTTACATCATTTACTCCAGAACCACCATTTGTGCCTATTACCAAATTATAAGATATTATGCCAGTTTCTGTCCCATCTTCCGATGCTATTCCAGAACCACCAACAGACGCCACAACATTTTTTGTTATTGTGCCATATGTCTGGTGTAAAGCGATTCCCCATTTTAAATTATTGCCCTTGATGCCGCCATCTATGGCATTCCCTTCAAATATAAATGCATTTTCTAAATGATGTGCATGTAAAGCATATCGACCACGTTGATTAGTTCCTATGCTAATTAAATTTCCTGCTAAATCAAACTTAGTATCATTAACTGCTTTAGCCTCTGTTCTGCCCATATTAACGAAAGCAGCATATTTAACAGAAACTTCCGCACTACCAGCAAACAAAGCATGTCCTTGAGAACCGGCTGCGGAACTAAATGTAACATTTCTAGTTAAATTACCAATATATCCTTCTTTATCATGTTCATAAGTTAATGGGGAATTTAACGTTACCGTATTATCATTTATTTCAGTTATAAATCGTCTCTCATCTTGTCTTTTATATGTCTGAGTAGTAGAGCCGACCTGAGTATCGGCAAAAAATAATTCATCTCCAACTGCCCAGTTTGTAATATCTTTGACGGATATTGTATTAACACCAACAACGGCTTTAGAATTTAAATAACTAAATGTTGATGCTAATTCCGCTCCTTCTATATGAACATGCCCACCAATAGCCACCAATCCTATAGAACTTTGCGATGGATCTTCCGTTAAATTAAGCACACCATCAAAAACAACATTAGTTTTAACATTTCTATTGTGATTTTCTATTTTTAAATGACCACCATCATAAACCATGATAGTGCCTAAATGAAGTTCTGTATTTTTGGTTGAATCAAATTCTAGCTCGCCCTTAACTCCTATTGTCTTTACAAAACTATAATCACTATCGTAAATTACCGTAGAGCCAACAGGGATCAAAACAACACTATTTTGGTCTAATTGATTCTCCCAATCAGACCAATTTGAAATTCCAAGCGGAGCAACAAAAGTAGGATTAGCTGCCGCGTCCGTGATCCAATCAGTCCCTGTGTCGGCGGGATGTTGCACGCCAAATCGAGGAAGTTGTCCAGTAGAAGAATCAGGAACAAAATAAATAAAATCAGAATGATCATGTTGAACTGTTAATTGATCGTGTTGTGCCGTTGTAAACAAAACCGCATCTGGATTTTGAAGTGGAGCAACCATTGCAGATGCAGACATACATATCTTTTTTTCTAATCTCTCTATGGACAAGTTTTTTATATTTTTTCTCATTTTATCCTCAATAATTAATAAACAACTTTAAACCGTCATGAAACTCTTCATTACATTCCAATATCTTCTGGATACTTCTCTTAACGTGTCTTTCCCTGGAGTCTACCCCCAGAAGATATCCATCGTGGATGTGACCAACAATGTCACAACCCTTGGGGAGATTATCGTATAATTTAATTAATTTGTAAAGACATATTATCGCCGCTGGAGCCTGAATTACAAAATTTCTACTTTTATACTCTTTTCCATCCTCAAACTGCCTAACCCTCCCAAAATAATCCGTATTTCCAGAATTCTTCACAAAATCAAATGCAGCAGGAAATAACTTCTTTATATTGTTCGATAACCTAGTAGCTGACTCTACAGAGACATTTAATCGCTCTGCAACCGACTTAATCCCCTGCCCATACACCATCGGTAAAAAGATGGACTTACACTTCTCTCTATGAACAGCTGTCGGCTCAACCCCTGTCGAATACTTCCATATACTCGAAAATACGTCCTGTCCGGAATCTAGAATTTTCCCAAGATTCTTGTCACCCGACAGCCATTGTAATACACAAACTTCATGGCTTTTGTAGTCAAATAAACAAAACTCTCGCTCATAAGAGGCTGGCCCTAAAGCCGCTTTATCTTCTGAGGAAAGTGTATGCGGATTAAAAGAATACTTAAAAGACTTATGGCACTTCAATCGCCCATTCGTCTGCCCTTCTATATCATAACAAGAATAAACCTGTTTTTTAAGGACTTGATTGGTGACTCCCAACGTTTCAATAGTGGGAATGACCCTTGTTATCAAGGGAAGATGAACCTCCTGATATATTTTGTTTGCCTTTCCAAGGGCTTTAAGACGCTCAAATGCCTCTCTATAATTACTCGGACGTACTTTGCTGATTCCGGAAAAACCTTCTAAGACTTTGATGTCAAACAGTTTATTGGGAGAATTAGGAAGGATTCCAGTCCTAGATTTGATAAAAGACAGGAGAGATTTGAAATTCCAAGAGAGAACAGGTCTGTCTAAAGAAAATAGACAATCTAATGCCCCGATTAGATTGTCTATTGGACCTGTTAATGGAAATTCTACCTTAACATCCCTGTCTTCTAATACTAAGACAGCAGGCTTGCTAAGATCAGTGAAATCAGGGACTTCCGGCTCACAATACACATACAAATTCTTGTCATAAAGACAAGTTAGAGCCGCAAAAAAGTCCATTGTTAGAATATAGACTAAACGCTATCGAATTGGAATAGTGACCGAAAAATTATGTGAATCTAGTTTCCAATTCGGCCCAGGATCGTTTATCTTCCAGCCTTTTACGCCAGACAACATCAAAGGAATAATCACCTTCAAATTTGGCTGCAAGTTGGGCGAATCTTTTATATCGATAAACCATTCCCAAAAAACAGGCTCAGTTGTATCTAAATTCTTCAACGGCAAGTAGAATTCAACATGTGATCTAATGCAATGAACCTGCCCCCAATCCCCGTAAATTAACCCCATTTCCTCTTCGTAACAAGAAGTTAAACCGGTTTCTTCCTTTATCTCCCTAATAGCTGCGGGAATTGGTTCTTCTCCAGGTTCAATATGTCCGCCAATTAAATTAATCTTTCCCTTTTGAAATTCCGGTCTATCCTTGACAATAAAGATCATCTTGTCGCTATTGAACGGCGTCACTAGACACAACACATACTTCTTCATTTATTTCCTTTTCAGCTAAAATAATGCAATAACCGTTCCACCAGCCATTGGTGTTTTTCCAGTCATTCAAATCTATCTTCAAGTGAATTTTATAGTTTAACTCGGCTAAAGCGTCTTTTGTCCCGTTAAATGGCTCATCCCAGGTGTAATCATCTACTAACAAAACAAATTTATCTGCTAATACAGAATCAAATTCTACAATTCCACGTTTTTGGGAATCATAGGAGTGATCTCCATCGTAAAAATAGACATTAACCTTTTCAATAGAAGTTTTATCAAACTCCCAACAATCTGACTCAACCATCTTTACATTCGATGCAGCATGAAGAGATAAGTTCCTATAACATATCTCACGAATTCCACGCCTGCGACTAAAGTTGTCCACCCCTGTAAAAAAACCAGTATTCCCATAAGCAGCCGAAAGTAATGACGCTCCCATATAAGAACCAACTTCTAAATAATTACACTCTTCAAAATTACATAAATTATTCAGAAAATGCCTTATCTTTGGTGTCGCAAATCCTTCTACAGCAAGGATTTCCGAACTTAATCCAGAAGATAATTGCTCGGCTTTGTAAAGGGCTTCAAAAATATGGAAAGTATTCATTTAATTTCCAAGGCTTTGTTTATTTTGGCATTAACTTCTGTTAATATTGTTCTTAAGCTATTGATTGTTTTAGCCTGAGCGGTGGTCTGTTTAACTAATTCGTCAATTACCTTTTGCGGCTCTGCGAGGCGGCGTTCTTCGAATTCCATGTTTTCCCTTAATAATTGGTTATAATTAGTTCCTTACCAGTCTTCTTCACTTTTTGGGAACTTCCACAATATGCCCATTCTTCCTCGTGAAAATTGAAATCCTTATAAAGTTCCCTTATAAATGGGTCATCATTATAACTTAAACAAATCTTATGATTAGATAATCTTATATTATTTCTTAGTTCGACATGATCATCTTCGTCGAAACAAAACTGGTACAACTTGTCGGTCTTAATCGTGTTGCTTTTGATGTAATAAGGCGGATCACAATAAATTAGAACATCTTCACCATAGGCTAGCAGCAAAGTATTGTAATCACCGTGAGTAATTGTTACATCTTTAACCAACTCGGCTGCTTCTTCTAAAACTCCAGAAGTCGTTATGTTCCAACCACTTGGATTGGAATAGTACAATCTACTTGGGACTGAATAATTAACCCTGCCCGCCCAAACGGTTCGATTAATAAAGTAATACGATAAAGCCGAATCGTTTCTATTTAAAACCAGTTTATCAAATTCGCCTTTTAACCTAGCATTATAGAGTTCTTTACCTCTTACAGTTTTAGCCTTCGGTTCATCGTCTTTTTCTGGCTCTATAGCTCGGCATTTGGTTATGAAGTCATTTGGACGGTATTTTAATGCTCTGTAAACTGATATTAGGTCTTGATTTACGTCATTTATCCAACGTGATTTCTCTTTGGAAATGTCGAAGAAGATGCCGCCGCCACCAACAAAAGGCTCACGATATTCTTTAAAATCTGGAAATTTAGAAAGTATCTTTTGTTTGACGTTTTTTTTAGTTTTGCCACCAGGATATCTAAAAATACTTTTAATTTTTAAAATTCTCCGGAAACATATCGAATACTTTAAATAACCTTAAAATTTGAGTTGAGTTCAAACTGTAAGTCTCTTTGTTACCAAATCTGATATCTGAATGGATCTTTTCCCCTTCGGCCCTGATCTTCTTTACATCCGCCGATGTAACGAAAAACCACTTACTCCAAGGATTCGGAACCGTTTGAGTCCTAGTTTTGGAAAGACCTGTCTGGTATGACGTTATAAAGATAATTTCTGGATTTTCTTCTAGACGCTTTAAGTCCACCTCCTTCCAACCTGCCTTCCAGGCCCAACTGTTTTTAACGTCAATAATAGTTAAATCACTAAACCCCACCGACTTAAACAAATCCGCTCCATCCATGTTTCGCCAGCCTTGTACCATTTTTATGATATAATCTGGATTCCATGTAAAGTTTGGATCCATATCAACTTCCCCATCGTTGTGCTTAGAGGCATTTAAAACAGATTCCCAAAGCGGTTGAGATGGGTGGATTGCGTCGATAACGATTCTTTCAATCACACCGGTTTTCTTAATCTCGTAAGCAAAAACCGGTTTCGGACGATTGTCCATTCGTTTAATTAAATTTGCATTCATGTAGTCCATATCGCCAAATTACAAAAACCACATTTTTATGTCAAGATGTGAAATTAAAAATTAATAGATTTCAACTCTTAGTTTGGGAGCCACACCAAGGGCTCTAAACGTGCGTCTAACGGCGTCCTGAATTATGGGTATGTTTTCCCTAGTTGAAATAAAAGAATCATGGATCGTTGTGATAAACGCATTAGGATGGGTATCCATAAGGTCTCGGCAGATTTTATTGATAACAATGTCAGATTCGAGCCGTTGCATAGTCCAGGCGGCGTTTCGATAGTCAGATTTCTTGAGTTCCTTCAAAGTGGCAGCAACGGTTGGGAAGAGTTCGCAAAATTTAGGATGAGTGTCCTTGCCAAAGAAGACATCTCGGTAAAGAACATGCTTGATATCCTCAGTTGGTTGAAGCAGAAGTTTTTCAGACAAAAAGGGATAAATTTCTCCTGCTTCAACAAGAGATTTGTAGTGCTCCAAATCAGTCGCTGCGCAACATGAAATGGATCCCATATACACACCATTATTACAAGATCTAGAAAGAATATAGAGCAATAGAGGCTGTGAAGAGCTTATATCTAGATTTACGATTGATTGATCATTAAATTTAAGATATTTTCTAAGATCTCTTTTAAGATTTGTTATATTTGTATGAATTCTTCCAAAAGAATCTTCTTTCAGATAAAATGATTTTTCTATGATTTTATCTATTGAAGATTTAGCACAATTGAAGTCTTCTATATTTTGCCAAGTTTCGATTTCTTCATATGCTTTTTCACTAATTGTAATTCTTGAAAGGAACTTATACAAATGTTTTTGAAGATCAGTGTATTTGTAAGTTTTTTTGTTTCTTAACATTGCAGAAACAAGAGTTTTTGTTTTTATTTTAGATTTTCTTATTTTTGATTTATACTTTTTAGAAATTCTGTATCCAAGACATTTTTTTGCCTTAGCATAAAAACCATCACACTCCAAAACACCTATATCTCCTAAAATATTGGCATAAAATTTATGATCTCTGATAATCTTTCTAAGTATTTTGGAATCAAGTGGCACATAATCGCTAGGCATTTGATAATACCTTTTTGACATAATGATGTTAACAAAATATGTCATCCTATCCAAATCAGTATCAGATACTTTGTACCCTTTTTCACAAAGTAAGGATTCTAAGTCAAGATTTTCTGGCAGATATAGATAATCCATGCCAGGATTATGCTAGAAAGTGTTTTTAAAATCAAGCCTAATTAATGTTGATCTTTTAGCCATTCTTTGAAAGATTCGGAAGCCATTGCCCAATGTTTTTGACCAGGAGTTAGATGATCTTTCCAAGGATTAAGTTTAGGTGTAGCACCTTGTTTCAAAAGTGCCTGTCGTTTTTCATTCCCACGAAGCAAATGCACAGGTGGAGCGGCATCTAGTTTGTCTTGATTAGATGCATCGAAGTCTGAGAGTCCTTGTTTTAAAAATTGGCTATAGGGTATTGGTTCTTTGGTGAAAACTGTAGAAATGTAAGTATTATTGTTTATCAAACCTCTACTTTTTAATTCTTTTAAACATGCGGGTAATAGCGTTCTAAACATCTTTTCGCTTGGCTTTCCATTCCAAAAGGCGACTACATGTTTGTTTTTATGTTCTGGATATTCGCCCAAAATATCTGTGAAATGGGCTACCCTGCCCACTAAAGCATCGTTTGTTGGTCGGTCTGGAGGACTAGTTCCGTGTCTTTTTACATAATTGCTATAATAGGGCTCTCTATTGGCAACATCGGGATGTATTTCGTCTTTTTTACCAAGATACAATCCTTCCTGAGCGGTATACAAAAAGGTTTTCTCGTCATCGCTACTAACAATGTCGTCTGGAGTAAAAAATGAATAACTTCGATTTAAGAATCCCATTCTAGCCTCCTTAACCACTCCTTGAAGCCTTCGGAAGCCATCGCCCAATGCTTTTGACCAGGAGTTAAGTCTTTCCAGGGACTCAACTTAGGAGTTACGCCTCTATTTAAAAGGGCTTGTTTTTTGTCCTGTCCTTTTAGTAAGTGTATTTCTCTATCTGCATTTAGTTTATCTAAATTTGCCTGGGTTGCTTTTGGTGATAATCCGTGTTTTTTGTAGTCTTGATAAGTTATTGGAACATCGTTAAAAACAGAAGAAATATAGGTTGCATCATCAATTAATTCTAGAGATTTAAGTTTAAGTAAACAGGCTGGTAGAAGTTGGTTAAAAATATCTTCATTATGATTCCAAAAAGATACATGTCTTCCTTTTCTCCCTTTGAAATATTTCGGTGTACTAACTCTTCCTACCAGAGCAGTTTTGTAAGGATGATTATCTTCGGGATGCCAACCATATTTTTCAAGATGATAATCTTCATATTCTTTACTTCGCTTCAAGTCACCGTGCGTGTTTGTTGGATTGCCCAAAAACATTTTATGATCTTCAGTGAAAAAGAAGGCAATAGCGGTTATATTGTTTCCGCCTTCCCAAATGTCATCTGGTGATATCCATTCATTTATCATTTTTCACCTTTCAACCATTCCTTAAAGCCTTCAGAAGCCATTGCCCAATGCTTTTGACCAGGAGTTAAGTCTTTCCAGGGTGATATCTTAGGTGTTACACCACGTTGTAGTAATGCCTGTTTTTTGTTGTTTCCACCAAGTAAATGTATTTCTCTATCTGCATCTAACTTTTTCAAATTGCTAAGGTTTAAAACAGGCGACAGTCCTGACTTTTTATAGTCTATATATGTGATTGGTCTGGCGTTATAAGCAGATGAAATATAAGTTGAATCATCAATCAACTCTAAAGATTTAAGTTTACTTAAACACGGTGATAGTAATGTTTTAAGAAGATCGTTTTTATTCCAAAAAGACACGAATCTGCCAAAAAGAATCCCTCTTTTTAGGTTGCCAACTCTGCCTACTAATGCGAATTCGGTTGGCCAACCATAGTTGGGTTTTTCACCAAATCTATCAACGTGATAAGCATAATACTTTTTATCATACATTAATTGCCCGTGCGTCTCATGCTCACCACCAAGAAAGAGATGTTGATCGTTGGTGAAAAAGAAAGGGATCGCCGACCTATCGGTCTCATGTATGTCATTTGGTGAGATGAACAATGGCGGTAGAGGTCTTTCTCTTTCTACTTTATCTTTTATACTATGCATTATCCACCTACATTAGGAGTCAATAGTGTTAAAGCCTTAACCGGAACTGGTTTAGTGCCAATTACCTGATACTGCTGCTCAGAACGTGTATCTACAGTTTTCATTAAATATCGGGAATCTATCCTAACTCTCCAAACATCTCTTTCTCCATGCAAATCAGTCGCCAAACCAAGAGCACTATCATATTTACTTGTTAAATATATATTAGGTGGAATTGTAGTTGCATTATCATATAAATGTCTATCCTTAGAAGGTCTTGCCGTATAAAGAGTTAGGGCCTTTCCTGTTTGACTAGAACCTGGATTTTGAAGTTCTTTGATTAAAGCAAAATATTCACTTTTTACCTCATTGTTACTTAGAAACTCATCTTCATCGGCATCCAAAATATCATCAATTTCTAATTTATCGTGAAGTAGGACTTGAAAATAGGGAGCAGATGGAACCGCAAAGACCACCTCAAAAGCAGTAAGTGGCTCTAGATTAGTTTCACTATAACTAGGTCTTATAAGCAACCTAGTCTTGATTTCCACATTTGATTTTTCGATTAATTCCTTCAATTTATTGGCGTTTTCTATGGTTTTTGCATAGATCGATTTTATGTCGTCTTGAATCTCTTTTTCTTCTGATTTATTGCTTTTTAAATAATTTAAGTCCCAAAGAAAGGTTAAAACTTTTCTTAAGTCCTTGTTATCAAAGGAGTTAGGTAAACCTCTATACCACTTATAATATTGTTCAACTTCATGATCGAAGACGGCGGTTCCTATGTATTTCATAGAACGAATAAGTTCAGTTGTTCTTGGATATTTGAAGCTTTGTAATTTGATTTGTAGGTTAGAGGTTTCTTGTTGTAAATTTAAATTTTTTACTTTTTCTACATTGTCGTTGTGGTAGTTGTGTAGTTCTCTTACATAGTTTGTTAAAGAATGGAGATATTTGTCGAAATCTGACAAAGTAATTGATGATAACCATTCAAAAAACGTTTGCATAAAGGTAGTTAGGATGAGTTTTTACGTTTTGGCGTGTAAATAAAAGCATGCCAACAAAAACATGGGCTTCGGCCTCAAATAGTACATGGAACTCTTCTGGAAACTGGAGTCCATCGGGTGTCCCTGGCACCGGGGACGACGTTGTTTTCGGAGATGGAGTAAACAATGGCAATTGTACGGTTGATATTGCCGTATCTGTGGCTAGTTTAACCATCAACAACACTTATACTGGATTGGTGGATTTCGGAACTACTAGAACTTTAACCACTACTGGCGACGTTACAATCGACACAGGAAGTACAGGTGCCACGACAACTAAGTTTAGTGCTAATGGTCTCAGTGGTGGTCTACATTATACAATTGGTGGAAACTTAGTTGTTAGCACTGCTCGTAAAGTTCTCTGGTATGGAACTCTTGATATAACTGGAAATGCGACATTTTCTGGGGCTGGAGATCGAACCTTTGGATTTAGCACCATAAATTGCGTGGATTATACTAATTCAGGATCTTCGACTAGTCAAATATTTGGAAACATAACTGCAACTGGAAATTTTAATTCATCCAGTGCTGACGCGGGTACTATATTTGCTCTTGTTACAACTTTATCTGGAACTAGTAAAACTTTTAGTGCTAAGGCCACGCAAGATTTTTCATCCCTAGTTATAACTGGTTCTTATACTTTCTCTCAAGCATCAGGGGTAGGTTTTAATGCTCAAGATTTCTCCGTCGGTACAGGCGGTACATTTACAAATAACGTGACCGAAACCGACGGCGTGATCCTGCAGGTCGTTACAATCGATGGCACTTATGCAGGTAGTGGAACTCAATATCTGGGAACAACAGGAGTAACTGGCTTTCCCTGTAATATAGACATTAATGGGACATGGTCTAACAGCGGCACAACGCAGGTTTCATGGGATATCCTTATGTCTACGGCGGCTACGCCTCAAGCAGTAAGCGGAACATGGAATTTTGTTAAAAATGGAGATTTTCCGGGAAGCGATGTCTCAGTTGCACAAACTTTGAGCGGACAGTTTAGATTTACAGGAAATGTAAGTTTCGATTGTGACGACGCAAACACATATGCATTAACAATAGCCTCTTTGACCGGAACCGAGTTTCAAAGTGCTCTTACCACCAGCAATACAGGTGGTGGTACATTTACTTATCTTCCATTGTCGGTTCTATCTTTTACGACAAATACAGCAAACATTTCATTGTTGGATAAAAGTTATGGTGCAATGACTTTCTCCGGAGGAACTAAAACACTTACAGGTAGCGGCTTTACATCATCTACCTTAACTGTAAGTGGCGGTACTTTAAACGCAAATAATAAAGCACTTACTACTTTAGGAAATTTTGTAATAAGTGGTACTGCGGTATTTCAAGGAGGTAATCAAACTCATACCATAGGTGGAAACTGTGTCTTCTCTGGCACTGGCACTTCAACATTTTCCACTTGTACGATTAATTTAAGTGGTGATTGGGATTTGTCAGCTATGGGTGTGACTTGTAATATGACGTTCACCTCTATGACTCTTAATCTAAATGGAACTGCCAAACAGTTCCTGGCGGCAGCTATTACTGGATTTACAATTGGAACAATTAATGTTAATGGAACGTATACGATTCCTTTAAATACCTCGTTCAGGGGTATGCGTGGGGGAACAAGTGGAATTAACATCAAGAGCGGTGGAACCTTAACCAATAACGAAACTTCAACAAGTGGTGGTGTTGTTGTCACTGGAAGCATACTGGTTGTAGAAAGTGGTGGCACTTATGCTGGTACTGGAAACTTAACTTGTATTAATGGTGCAATTACTCATAGCGGCGGCACTTGGTCGAACACAGGAACTAATACAATTGGATGGAACCATACTTTAACAGGTGGCACTTGTAACTTTACAGGAACTTGGAACTTCTCCAAGTCTGGAGGAACGGCAGGTGGCGGTTCTTCTAGAACTCAAACTCTTACCGGTACAGCCTTTACGTTTACTGGGCCTGTTACGTTTAATTGCGACGAAGCAGCTACTTATATTGTAACAAACAGTAATGTAAATTTGAATTTTTCAAATAATATTGTTTTTTCAAATAGTGGTTCGGGAACTTTCACTTACAATAAGGGTTCTGGAACAATTACGTTGAATGCTTCTTCTGGTTCCGTAAATGCCGGCTTCTTTGACAGATCTATCGAACCGTTAGTTGTAAGTTGCAGTGGAGCGACAACTACCTTTGTGGGAGGATTTACAACAACCTCTTATACGCATAGTGCGGGTAATGTAGCGGGCGGGGCTGTTAACATAATTGTAAACGGCGATACAACAATAACAAGCACAGGAACTGTATCTTTAACTAGCGGTGGCTCTTGGGCTTCTACAGGAAGTTGGGATAGTTCTTCGGCCACTGCTATTTCGGCAGCTGCTTGGATTTTCACTTTTACCGGAACATCGAAAACTATCAATACTTCAAATACTGGAACCGGTCTCGGAATCGTAACATTCGATACAGGAAGCACTTACAGTGTTGGTTCAGGTGGTTTAAATTGTGCTGGTATTGTTCTTGTTGGCACTTTGAATATTAGTACGAATTCAGTTGCTTGCAAGGGACAATTTAATCTAGCAGGAACAATATCTGGTTCGGGAGCATTTACTGTTACAAATGGAACCATAACCAATGATGGAACCTGGAGCCATACTGGCACATTGAATGTAAATCAAAGTTGTACAATGACTTCGAGTTCTTCAACTAGCACGATTCCTTGCACGGTTAATTTTAATCAATCCAGCGGTACTCCAACTTTGGTATTTTCGAAAGATCACACGTTTACAGGAGATGTAACATTTTCTCAGGACGTTGTGGCGAATTATACAGTTAATTTTGCTTCCAAAGCGATGAATTTCAATAAGAATTTAACATTCTCTGCTTTAACACCAAGTAATTTGATAATTTCAAATCCTGGTACGACAACTTTAGGCGGTAGCAGCGGAAGCCACACGATAGCTTTAATTGATAAAACTATTGGTGATTTAGTAATCAATGCTAGTGGAGCAACTAAAACCTTTTCCTCTGGTTTTACATGTGCGAATTTAACGGCTTCTGCTGGAAATGTAACTTTTTCGGATATTGCTGTAAATGCAGCGATTCTTACTTTGAGTACGGTTGGAACCGTTGATTTGGGAAGTGGTGACTTCTTCGTTACCACCTGGAATAGTTCATCTGTAGGAACCCTTACCGTTGGTACTTCTACAGTTACAGTTACTGGCGGAACATTAACTACCAGTTCTACCTCCTTGGGGGCTGTTACCATTGCAGGTGTTTCATTAGTATCTTCAACTGCTAACGTTGGTAATCTCACATTATCTGGAAGCCTTAATTTAGGAGGCACATTAACAACCTCGGGCTCAACAGTTACTTTGGGTGGGTCTATTAGTGATGTTGGAACCTTAAACATAACGAATGGCCCTGCAATCGCCTTTAATACAAGCATGGCAAGCACATTAACTTTGTTGATTGATCAAGGCGGCACAGTAACTACTTCCGGCTCAACTATTACTTTCGATTGCCCAACAACGTTTAGGAAGCAATCAGGTGCTCACACATTAACATTTTCTAAAAATGTTCTGTTTAATGACGATGTTACATTCACGCAGAATGCGACGGGTACAACCTTTACAATTCAGCCATCAAATAAGAATCTTACTTTCAAGAAAGATGTGACTCTTGTAGAAACTGATGCTGATGGTTTGGTTTGGACAAAAGGTAGCGGAACCATTACTTTATCTGGTAGTTCTACGCAAAATATTAATTTCTTGGGCAAAACCGTTGAGGATATCGTTTCGACCGGAAGCGATGTGGTTTTGGTAGACGATTTGGTTTGTGATACATTATCTTTGAATAGTGGCGGATTTGATTTTGGTGGAAAGAATGTTACAACTACTGGAGACTTAACTATTCTTAGTGTAGATTTAACTGGATTAGGCGACAGTATCATCACGGTTGGTGGAGATTTTTCTGCCGATGGAACAGTCTCCAGTTTATTGGATTTAAATCCAGATTCTGTTTGGGAATTAAACGTAACTGGTTCTGGTCATGTAACCTATGCAAGTGTAAAAAACAGCGATGCATCGGGAAGTTCTGATGCAATTAGAACTACAAACTGTGTGGACGAAGGAGACAACATTAATTGGAGATTCAAATTACTTGTTGAATCTTTAGATGTCGAACAAAATGTTGATCCTGTTCCTGGCGTCGAACTAAGAGTTAATTTGGAAGATGTTGCTGGAACGACTGATTTATTGTTTTACGGTAAGCATTTGGACGATGATTCTTATGTGTTACTTGGTACTGTTTCTATCTCGACTGATAGAATTGTGACATTTGTATGGAAAGACCTCTTGCAGGGTCAATTCTATCAGTGGTATGCTATTGCCACGGATGTCCAAACGGATGTCCAAGTGTTTTATACTAGTTCGCCTCCTTTAGCCGCTGACGGCGGATTTGTCTGTAAATTAGATAACGGACAAAGGATTAGAACACATTCCCAATATGTCTGTCCCGCTAACGCAGATAGTTGTAGCGGATCGGCGTTAGTGGCAGCAAGCACAGTTTGCGATCAAAGATTGTGATAGAACATCGTTTAGATTCAATTCTTCGTTATAATATGACGCCCGATGAGGCTTCCGCCTATCAACTAGCCATTCTCTGGTCTGAGTTGGTAAATAAGCATTTTCCATCGTCTAAAAATATAGTTTTAAGGTCTTTGGGGGATCCTAGAAAATCCATATTATTCAAATATTGTTATAAATTGTATATTGAGTCTAGAGGAATCATTAACGAAGACGATTTCGAGCCATACATGTTGGCTCAGATTACTATTTTGAAGGCTCATAATTGTGACAACATAAGCCCACAAAGTTTAGTAGGCGAAAAAGCCTGGAAACGTTGGCAGGTTTGGCAATCCAAGTATCAAAAAGCAGAAAAAAAGGCAGAAACTACAATAATCACTGCTTCCAACACTAAAATAAAAGCAGACTTAGACAGGAGTAGGGCTTTTCTTGAGAAGCGAATTGGAGAAATAAGTAAAAAATCCTTATCAGATAATAAGGATAACGTCTCAAAATGGTTGGTCTTAGATAAGGTTTCTCCATTGTTTGTTTTATGTTTTTTTGAAAAAACCGAATTTAATGATTTGTTTGGAATGAATTCAGATATTTATGATGGTTCTTTAGAGCAAGCTAAAAAGTTAGTAAGTGCTTAAAGCGGCGATAGTTGTGTTGATAATTTCTTCTACGGGTTGGGATGGACAATAGATTTCATCCCATTCTGACGGCTGTGGTTCCCAAATATGACCTTTTATTGGGGATTGTACGTCATGACCAAAGCAACGGATTGTGCCTTGAGTTTGGCTATAACTTAAATCTATAATGAATTCTTCGACTCTAGCACTACCTGGAGCTTCTACGCCTTGTCCCCTTAAGGACATATAGATTAAGAAGTTGTTATCGTTTTTCTTTCTAACTCCTTCAAAAACAAAGATATTAGGGGCATGTTTTCTTACATAAACAGATAACTTGCTGGACAGTTTTTCTAATCCGGTAAACTTCTCAGAAGGAGAGTCCGGTGGTAAAACATCAATTTGATTAAGTTTATCCATTAATTTTTCTGCTAATTCTTCTTCGGCTTCATGCTTAACGTAAAGCAAAGGAACAATCTCTTTACATACCCAGATGGATTTTCCTAGTAGATCGTGTGATTTTTTTCTTATAATTGCTTTGAAGGAACCTAATGGGCTGAAAGTGAGTCTAATAACATCGCTTTCCTGTCCCCACTGGATTTCATTTTCCCAATCTCTTTTTGCTGCTTTTCCGTTTAAAGAATATTGATTCAATCTTGATACAATAGCACTTACGCTTATATCTTGAATTGGATCTTCGTTTTTTTCTTTCTCGGCTAGTTTTACGGATTTTTCAAATCCAAATATGTCAGTCCATTCATTCCATGTTTTAATCATTGTACCTATATACGGTATGGACTTCAGATTGTGGCTCGAAACTCAAGATTCAGAAAGTATAAAACTATCTATTTTAGGTTCTTTACCTGACGAGTTAAAAGGCGATCATAGAGATGAAGAACGTCTTATGTCTATGCGTACTTCTACATTTGGCAAGGACATACTTGATAAAGTCAGAAACTTGGGTATAATACAAGGTCTGAAAGATAGCGACCCACAACGCTATCAGGATGTAATTTCTGCAATCGGAAGCGGGATAACGATTTCCGACCTTATTGAGAAGGTAGCCGGAAAAGATGGTTTGGGTAATTTGAAAAATCCAGGCAAGCAACCATCTTTAATGACTGATCCTAAAGCACTCCCTTACGCAATGTCATTCCAATGAAAGAATTTAAGACTTGGTTTGAAGAAAATACAGGAAAAATAGTTATTCTGGCTAGGGGTCTTCCTGGTTCTGGTAAAAGTTTTACTGTGAACCGTCTCGTAAAAGAATTTGGTGTTTCGGATAAAAATATCTTTTCGGCGGACCATTATTTTATCCCAATGACAAGGGAATTTCGCCAACAAGGTATCGATATAAGTCCAAAAGAAGAACGTGATGAATATTTATCTAATTTCAATCATGTTCATTTGCCTCTTGCTCATGAAACATGTTTCAATCGTTTCAAAAATGCAGTAGACAAAGGCGTTTCGCCATTAGTTGTTGATAATACAAATGTGAGTCTTCGTCAGATTGAGAACTATGTAGTTTACGCTTCTGCTGCCGGATACGACGTAAGATTGCAAGAACCAGAATCCCCTTGGTGGAAGGAATATTCGCCTTATTTAGCGAATAAACAGAAACATGCAGATAAGGTTGAAGAATTAATTGATATTTTACATCAAAAGAACAGCCATGATGTTCCTAAAGAAACACTGCGACATATGGTTAATATGTGGGAACCAAATTTAACTGTGGATAAAGTATTTGAAAAATGAGATATCTGTTCTTGTTTATATTATTATTGCCTTCGCTCTGTAAGGCACAAAGCAATCGGTTAGTTACTTTTGATTTCGCCAATCTTCCAAAGGTAAACGAAGAAGTTCTGTATTATCAAAAAGCCAGATATCAAGGATATACTCCATTTTTTACTACTGCCAATGGTGGAGGCTATGAGATAATCCCAATTTACAATTTATTGACCGGTTCTGGCTCAATAGTAGAAGCAAATGGTCATTTTGTTAGAACTCTAAAGTATCCTTGATGATTACTTCATGTCCTTCTTTTTCTAGGACTTTTATCCTGTTTTTAGAATGATCATGTAAATATTCATTTATTCTAAATATGAAATCGTAATAATTTAAAATATCTTTATCATCTGCGGTTCTTAGTCCTCTTCCCATTCTTTGAATTATTTGATGTTCTGCTGTTCCGCCAGCGGCATTAACTAGGTTCGTTACTTTTACGTTAATTCCAGTGTTAAATATTCCGTGAGTTGCAATAGCGACCACATTTCCCTTGCCAGACTGAAGTTTTTTTATGACTTCTTTTCTGGTTTCTAGGTTGTCTTTGCCTCTAATCCAGATTGCTTCTGGAATTAGATGGTTTAAAGAATCTCCATGAGCAATCCTTTCTACAAGGATTAGCGTTCTGCCTTTTAGTGTTTTGACTAAATTCTTTACTGTTTCATGAAAATGGTAAGATTCGGCAATTCCATGAGTGACCGCATCTTGGTACACATCATAAGGTATTTGGGGTTCGTCGATTGGATAAAATATACATTTTGAATCTGATAGTATCTTGCGTTCTTGTAATTCTTTGGTTGTTAAAACACCATCAGGTGACTTTGTTTTAAATATAGGACCGAAATAACCCTTGACTTCATATTTTTGAGTTTTGTCACTGCCGCCGAACTTAAAAGGCGTAGCAGAAATACCTACTCTTACACAAGCATTTGCTAATTTATTGTAATATTTCTTCGGTTCCTTGGACATTAATTCATGGATTTCGTCCACAAATAACGCCTGAATCTTTGGTAAATAAGACTGCATTTTATGCAACGACTGTACGGTTGCACAGGTAATATTCCCAATTTCGTTATACTTGTCGTATAGGCGTCCTACGTCGTTAAATCCAATATTCTTAAGTTCGGAGTAGTTTTGCTCTACCAAGCTCTTTTTGTTTGCTAATATAAGCGTTGGGACGCCTTCTGGAAGGCATTTAAGGGCTCCGAGAAGGATGAATGTTTTTCCGCTGCCTGTGGGTGACTTAATGATGCCACGCTGGTATTTTATGGCTTGGTTAATGAAATCAACTTGGTAGTCATACATTTCTATCCCAGGTAGGAAATTTTTGTCAATTTCCTGGTGGATAAATTGGATTTTGTTTCTGGTGTCGGAAGCGGTGAAGGGTTCTTTTAGAATGGAAAGGGCAGTAACAATTTCAGGAAGAAGTCCTGTAAGGAACTTTCCGCTATCTTTTTTGAAGAATTCTGTATATCCATCCCAGATTCTGCGTTTGTAGGCAGAACTATGGAAGTAATTTTTGTCGCGAAATCTGAGTTTTTGCCACAAAATGTGCTTTAAGTCATCATTCGTCGTGTTGAGAAAAGAATGTATATTTTGTATGTTAAGAGAAGTCATTAGTCATATTGTACCATAATTATTCGTATTTCAAATACATATTTACATGGATTTTAAAGGCTGGAACCACAAATCTTTTGGAATAATTTCAGCCGAAAGGCCAGAAGTAGACCAGACTTACGAATTATTGAATATTCTTAACAAAAGGTTCAAATATGAACCCATTGATGGGCATTGGAAAGGACAGCCCGAGAAGTCCTTTGTGGTATTTGATATAAATTTAGAAAGTCTTTTAGATCTAGCTAAAAGATTTGGGCAAGAGGCGGTAGTATATAAGCCAGAGAATGGCGTAGCTCAGGTGGTACATCTAAATGAACTTTAGGCTTTTTATAGAAAGATATGGTGGAGCCACCAATAAGATAATGTACCACGGCACTACCGATGGTGTATTGAAGAATATTATGTCTGTTGGATTAATTCCTAATGCTAAAAAATCATGGAACAACGATCCAGGTAATTTTGACACTCCTTCTAGAGATTCATTAGGTGGCATATATGTTACAGATAACCTAATGACAGCAATGTCAGCCGCCAGAAACACAGTACAGAGTCTTGGCGGCCAAAATAGAATTTTGGTAATAATGTCACTTCAACCAAGATCATTTCTGGCAGACGAAGATTCAATAAGTTTTTTCACTCAGAGACTATGGCATCCTAAATATAACCCAAATTCATGGCTTACAAAAGAATTATACAATTCTTGGCTTAAAGATCCGAATTCAGAGATGGTTCAGGAATTTAGACAACATTATGTGGAATCTATTTTTGAGTCTCTAGAATATAAACTTGGAAAGTTACACCCTGAATTAGAGAAAAGGCTTAAGATTCTTTTAGAAGAAGGCTTTACAATCGCTTTAAAGCGTAAGGCAGCCTATGCTGACTACGATTCATGGGGAGATTCTGGCCCCAAAATTGATTTAGATAAAAATCAGGTAGAACGAGAATACAGTCAGTATATGGACCAACTGACCAGGACGCTAAGATCGTTGTTGGCCCAGCCAGATAAGAGCAATAGTATAAATTTTACGGCTAGATTAGAACAACCAGTAAGATTTTCTGGAAAGAATAAGATTATTTGTATTGTTAAGATAACAAGAGATGAAACAAGACGCGATAATGTAAGTGTCGTTTATGGAGAACTTCCAGATAAATTCAAGGCAGACTGGACAGAAAGGATTGGTGAATTGAATGTTATTTAGTTTAATCTTGGGTGTTATCGTATTCTTTGCGGATGACAAGAAGCCAGAGCCTCCCAAAAAAGACAAAAGGTTTGAGAAAGTAGTTTTGGTTTATAACCCAAGTTATGCTGGTGAGATGAATATGTGGGTTCCTTTTTGGACACCGCCTGTAGCACCTGGAACCATTATAAATTTTGAAGAACAAGAGAGCGGCTGCGTGTATTCTTGCTATTACATTGACGAGAAAAAACGAAGATGTTTTGCCGTTTGGGAATTCGATGGTTGGCACTACGACCAGCAAGAAGATGACGAAGGAAATTTCTTTTATCGGTCAAACGGAAAAATGTTAGTAAAAAGAATGTTGGTGTTCAGATGTGATGGAAACACTACAGACATTGATAATCGTTAAGAAACTTCTCTAGAGAAACCGATGGCTTATCAAAGCAGACTTCGTTTTTAATTGAACCCATCTTGGTGTTAGGTGGATACTTCTTTCTAACCGTTTCGATGGCTTCTCCAAGATGCGACATTACTTCAAGATAATTCGCCGCTACAGTGTCGTCGGCATCAACTGCGATACATTTTAGCGATTCTACGAAGAATTCTGCCTCTTGAATTGTCATATTATGGATATCGTTCAAACGAGATAGAAGTTCTGCGTAATCTTTATCCATTGTCATCTCCTAGTTCATTTTTGAAGTTTTAAACGAGATTTTCGACAAAATTACTTTGTTTGACATTAGATATCGTATGGAATTTAGGAGTTGGTTGTATCAAGAAGTAGAGGCTACCAGCGGTAAAACTAGTTTATACCCTTTAGGGTATGGCGGAATCGGTCTTTATCCATTGCAATATTTCCTGCCGGTTGCTGCCGATGCGATTACTTACATTTCAATGGATAAAAGGCTTTATCACAACGGAGAAGGACCGCCGTTCTCGATTCTGCATATCAAGGGCAATCCTAGTTGGCCTTCTACAAAGAACCCGAATAATGGTGAAGGACCGCCGTTCTCAATCGCTAAAATTTGATGCTTTTATTGCATTTTTGAAAAGTTTCAAATAATTTTGTATTTGGACTCTCGCTTCATGCCCTTGGCAACCAAACGTTTGGTTTCGGTTTTGTCCGTCTTTGAGTGAATGTAAAAACGTTTTTACTGACAAAATATCGTCGTTAATTGTTATTTCAGCCTCGCCGTATTTGTAATTGTTTTCAATTATATCGACTTTGGTATAGTAACTATTACCGAATGAAACCTTTTCAAACCAATCAATTAGATAATATGTCTGCTCGACACTTGTTGTAAATTCTACCATCTTGGAAATAGAGTCGGCCTCTGGAAGTTTATCGGGTTCGGGATAGCGATTTAGAGAACAAAATCTCCAAACAACGTTATCGTTGCCCACATATCGCACCAAAAAGTAGAATATTATTCTAGACATTCATCAATCTTGGGTTGTGGGAAAACTGAAAGCATTGCTTTTTCTTCTGCTAAATTATGTTCTTCAAATGAATTCATAACGTCCCATTCTTCGATATTGATATAAAAGAACCGATTTCCGTATAAGGTTTGAGTCTCCCACTGGTTTTCAGATAACTTAACTGCCTTTGGGTGGTCTTTCTGAATAAGTTCTTCACATAGTTCTCTACTAGAAAACACTTCAAAAACACTACACTTTTTAGTGTCCTCGAATGTCATAGTTAAAATATAGACTTTCATTGCTCTTCTCCTAGCCATTTCTGGCAAAGTTCGCCAAACCATTCGCCTGGAATACCAGACATCACTTTTTCCACTGTTCTTTCTTCGTTTCCGAACCTAACAATGAACTTATCATCCTTTAGTTTAACCGTCCAATGGTCTATAGTTGGGTCAATGTTTCTGAAAAAGGGAGCCAATGCCGTGCTTTGCAAGTCATTTATTATTACTCTATTACCTTCGAGTAGTTCATTTTGTTTGTCAATTATAACTTTTTGTTTGTCAATAATAGACCTCTGCATCTGATCTATTTCTTCATAGTGTTTTTCTAAGGAAACCTTTCTTATCAATAGCAACAATGAAAAATTAACTGAAATAAGTAGCCCAATTTTTACAAACCAAAGAGAATCACTATTCAGATTGAAGGGGAGTAATGATACTACTACAATGTAGTTGATGGCAGCTAAAATTCGGGCTTTAGACTTAGACATTTGAAACATTGAAGGCACACTCTCTTAGTGTTTCCAGTTCTTCTTCAGTTAATTCCAAAAGAATAATGTTATCTTTTCTGTAGCGTCTAGATTCATCGCAAAGTAGTTCAGAAACTGCCTTATTTTCTACTTTTGTTGAAAAACTAGATAGCTCGGCAACTGCCCGCTCGACATCTTCTAGTTCTGTTTTAATCGGGTTATCAGGCAATCCTTGTTCTTTCTGACGAGTTATTGTGTGTTCTTTTGCCCTTTCCCAGATTAGTTCGCTATATCTTTCTTTTGCCTCTTCGACATGTTCAATTGATTCTCCTGATAGCGTATGGAGCAAGACTTTCTCAGCGGATAGTCGTTGCCCTTCTTCATACATGGAATTTACCACTTGCTTTTCTAGTTTTAAAACTCTAACAATGCACAGAATTAAAACCAACAAGACACCTATGCTAGCTATCGTTCCAACCATGATACAAATCTTCTAGTGTGAATGGTGTGTCAACCTCTACCGATTTGTCTTCATTACCAAAGACAAACATCGATTTTCCCTTTTTTACAACATGTCGCCAATGACAAATCTCTGGGTCAATGGATTTCATCATCAACCCAACATTAAGGTTCATTAGTTCGATATTTTCGTCTTTGACGGTTTCATATAAGCCCCTCCAGTTACTCGACGATTCACGGTAACTCTCAGCAAAGAAGCGATAAGAGATTGTCTTGAAAAGGAAAAGGAGAATTACAAATATTACAAAGGCACGATTGTAAAACACAATCGCATACGCAGCTAGAAATATCTCGCTGACACTTTGGATTATTTGGCCAGAGTAGTTCCGCCAAAAGTTTTTAATCTTCGACAACATGGCTACATTGTAACACAAGTTCGCCGATCAGCCAACTAGTCAAATGAAAGGCTGTAAGTGTCTTTGCGACAAGAGGTTAGGTCATGAATAAATTTGCCGATCATGCGTTTATTTACGTGTGGCATGACGATAAGATGAGAAAGGTCTTTTTCACTGACCAACTGCCATTTTCGGCAAACCGAATTTGATGGACGCTGAAAGACGAGGATATTTGAGAACGGATTAGCCCAGCAGGGATAAGATATTCCTTCAAATTTACTTTTTGAATAATTTAATAAACCAATGCAGTAGTTGGTTGATCTTCTTAATCCATTTTTCTGAATTTTTTCCCAAAAATAGGCTGTGGCCAAACCGCTTCTAGAGCCTGTTATTGTTGTATCAAAACTATTCAAATAGGGGATGAATCTATTTTTAGATATGGTTTCTGTGGCCAGAAAGACGCCGCAAGGAATAGGAACACCAAGCATTTTGTGTCCAGAGACAGCAATGCTTTGAAATCCCTGATTGAAATCAATTTTTGGGCCATCTAGAAAAGGTAGGGTTAATCCAAATAAGGCGGCATCTACATGAATATAATGTTGAGTGTTCTTTAATATCGATTTAATTCTAGGAATATCATCTATGGCCCCTTTCATAGTAGTGCCAACATTAGCCACATAAATAGCTGGGGTGGAGATAATTGCTTCTAACTTTGAGTAATCCACTTCCCCGTTGCTTTGAGACGGTATTTTTACAAGCCTTAATCCGAGAATATAGGCTGCTTTGTCAATACTGTAATGGGTTTGATCGGAACAATAAATGGTGGCATTTGGAACCTGTTCCCTGCCACGAAGTAAACCACAAAGGTTTCCTTCGGTGCCACCTGTGGTGACATATCCCCAATATTTTTGAAGATTGTATAGGTTGGCGAAGTATTTAAGTATTTCAAGTTCTAGGTCATTAGTATTTAAATGGTAATTAGATTCTTGAAATGGGTCGCCTAGATTGTTGATTACGAAGGTATTTTTTGATTTACAACGAATTGGATATCCCAACATGTGCTTGCTGGCGATATCCATCCGTTGTAAATAATTTGATTTCAACATTACTTGCTCAGTGATTGAACGGTTGTAATGGCTTTTTGAGCTTCGGTCTTGCAGCCTTCACAGCAAAAATAAACTTTCTTGCCGTTAATTTCTAGAAAAATATCTTTTGAAACTGGTTCTCCAGACATAGGACACTTTTCAGCGGCTTCAACCGGTGTAACATTCTGATCTTCGATAGGAGTTACATTTTCTGGTTGGGTTTCTGCGGGCTTAATTTCTGCCGAAGGTGCCTCCGGAGTTACAGGCTTTTCTGCGGTTCCAAGGATTTGTTCTTTAGCCTTGTTTACGCAGTCTTCACAACAGAAATAAACTTTCTTATTCCCTATAGTAAGAAAATACTTACTGGAGGCTTCTTCGCCGGTAATAGGACAAGTTCTTTTAGCAACTTGCGGCTTAGGCTTCGGTGCAGGTGCAGCGGGTGCTGTCTGTGGTTTTTCTTCTACAATTTGCTCTTCTTTAGCGTAAAGATCGCTCTCTCTATAGGGATTTGTAGCTTTCTGATTGTAATAATTGGAATTTGTTTGCTGACGATTGCGGCTATAAACTAAATATCCCTTTTGCTCGTAACTTTGGCGATAGTTTTCGAAAGGATACCCTGTATCGTAGTCAAGAACTCCATTGCCTCTAGAATGAGGTAGAATTCCGTTAATAACAGGTATTACTGAATATTGGTTGTTGTTGTAAACCTTTACAAACACCATTTCATCGACTTGTCCACTATACTTGATTTGATAGTTAGTTCCGGATGAAACTTGTCGGATCGAACTTTCCATTCGTTGGCTAACAACCATTTCTTCATCATCACAAGCAAAAACTTGTGCGGGAAGTGCAATTAGCAAGGCAAAAAGAATCTTTTTCATAAATTTCTCCATTAATAGTTGGTAATTAATTCCGAGTTGTCGAAAGTGTAATTAACAGGATACATGATTGTATTTGACTGTGTGTTGTTTCTGACGAAATAAAACCTAACAGGACTGTGGCTTTTTGACATAAATTCTAAATCATCAAAATTCTTTACAGCATATCCTGTTTTAGCTGGTGCTGGACTTCTTTTATCGACCGGAGTGGCCATGTAGATAACATCGTTTCTTTTAATTCCAGACTTGGCAGCGTTTCCGCCAACTTTCACATCTGTAACTAAAAATCCTACTCGATTTATAAATTTACTGTATTTTTCAATTCCGGTCAATCCGTAAATATCCCAAATCTTATTTCTATGGTCGTATTCTCCCCTATCGACAAAATATGCTATTTTGTAATTTTTATGGATTTCTGGGTCGTAAAAGGCAATCCTGCCATTTTCAAACTCTTGCTTTCTGAATTCATACGTTCCATCTTTGTATACTTTTCCATAAGGATTCCAAGAGAAAATCCCATCGCTTCCCCTGATTCTGCCTGTTAAATTTGGGTGTTCGTATATTATTTTTTCGCCTGGAATGAGCCTATCGACAGAGACTTGTGTTTGAGCGTGACAACTCTGGCATCTCGAATCATCCATGTCGATCAAGCCGAGTTTGTAGTCTTTTGGAAAAAGGCTATACAAATCGTTACTACAAGGAGTCCATTGATCTTCTGTAACATCCTTAAAAGGCAGAGACAGGAGAAAATCTACTTGAACTTCATTTAATTTGGGTAATATTTCTACATTTCCGCTAGCAACAAATACTTTATCATTTTCTGGATTTTCGATTTTTAGAAATTTATATTTAGGAGTATATTGAACTCCCATTAATTCCATAAATTCTTCTCTATTGGCGACCGGCCGATATACATTGATTTTCCAACTGGTTGCCGTTTTTTCACGAGTTCTAATTTCATAGGCGATTCTTCCCTTTCCGCCTGGACGATCTACAAGAAGAAGTTCGCCAACAATGGCTCCCGTTGGAAATATCCACTTTACAGGATGTGATTTAATTACTGCTACTGGTTCCCCTGGAAGGAATAAGAAGTTGACGCTGGTATAGGTGTGTTCAAAACCATTGATGCCAAAAGTGTTATCCCAGGGAAAGTCTAGATTGGCGTTATGATCCCTTAAATAATGGGCTTCAAAGACGCCTTGATATCTGGAACTTTTAAGTTGATAGTATCTAGGTATCTTATAAAAGACGGTGCTAGGGCTAGTTAGAACTTTAGCCAAACGTTCATCACTTGTCTTAGGCAAGGTGAAGTTTGCAGAAGCCAGATCAAGTGGGTATTGAGCGTTGGCAATCTGACAGAAGGTCAGAAACAGAAAGAAATAGATAGTTTTCATCCATATGCTCCGTGGTTTTCAGGAGCATATGGGAAAACTATTTCTGCTGTCAATACGAATTAAAAGGGAAGATACCAATAATAATTGTATGGGCGGTAGTAATACGGTGGATTATAAGGTCCATAAGGCCCATATGGAGCATATCGTTGACGATAACGATAAGTTGGCGGAACTGGAGTATAATTATAATTTGGGTAATTAGGGTAATATTGATATCTTGGCTGAGATGGTGGATATCCGTGACGGTAATGTGGGCGAGCCGCTATAGCGGTTGCACCAAGCAATAATATTGCGAATGCTAATACTAAATTTTTCATGATAAGCCCTCCTAAACTATATATAACTTGATTTCGTGAATTAGTAATTGTTGCACCAATTCCCAATATTTATCTGTATAAGGTTCTGGTGTATCACAATAACAATTCGGCAATCTCCCCGAACAAATCCATTTGTGGATTTTTGCTTCTGTTAGAGAAGTAAAAGGCTCAGAATCAAAAAATTCAACTGCATAGAATTTGGCTTCTTCGTCCCAATTAACTTCGCCAACAACCTTGTCTTGATTCTTAAGATGTGCGGTTTTCATTTGAAATCTTTTGGATCATAAACTTCCATCCACATTTCAATTTGATCTTTCAAAGAAATCCAGGGATCAATTTGTTCCCTAATTTCTTCTGTGCTGAAGTCTTTTAAGGTATCGGGAAGCAGGTTGTTTTCTTCAGGTGTTAAATCTCTTTCCTTTGATATTTTGATAATTTCTAATTCTTTTTGAACTACTTGGAGACGGCATTTTAGAGCATAGTGAATCAAACAAGCGGAATGTTTTGATATTGATAGGGTTTTTGTTGGTTCAATTGGTGGCGTTTTTTGCCATGCTTTCTCGGTGAGATACTTGTAATCTTCTACTAAATTGTGTGGAGATATGGCATCCTCTCTAAACTCGTTTCTAAAGGGAAGCATCCGTTCCCCATAAGGCCCCATAAGTTTCTCTAATTTATCTTTGTCATCGAGTTTGATAACAATAGCGTTATATCCTTCTCCATCATTAACAAAACAGCCAGCAGCGGATTGATTATCAACAATTGCTTCATCTATAGCCTGCCTAAGTTTCAGCAAGGCTTTAGTGTCACCAACGATAATAGCATCGCCATGTTCTCGGTTTTGGGCGAACAGATGAAGAATGTTATCCATACCGTCGTTTCCTCATGTTTTGCATTCTTACAATGCTAATGCCAACCACTAGCGATGTTACAAAGATACCGAAAAGCGGGAAAAACTTACATAGAAAAAAGCAAGCAGAAATAGATAAAACTGCTAGAAATATCTCTTTAAAGATGAGTAATAAAGCTATTTTCTTGCAATTTGGCAAGATGTCTTCTCGGTTTCCGCCTTGGTTAACCCATAAAAAGTACAATTGACGGATATTGATTTCGTCATTAAAAAACCTTTGAAGAATATTTTTTTCTTGCTTGTTCATGTTCTACCTTGCTGAGACAAGTGAATAAATAAAAATAAAAGCGAATAATGTAAAAGTAAAGCCAACCAAAAATAGGTCGAACATTTAAATTTCCTTAGATTTGATTATAAATAATTTTACTATGAAAACTTTCAAAGAGTGGATAAAAGAACAAATGCACATGGGTAGACCACACGGACCTATGGGGCCTGATGGCAAAGTTTATGGATGGAGTAGCGGGCCAGTATCCCAAGTTCAAGGAACAAACACTTGGAAGTCAGATGATCGTCAACTACCAAAAACCAATTTGCCAAAAGTAAATCCAAAGAGGTCAAAACCTTAAATTTCCTTAGCTAAGTTAGCATAAAGTTCTTTTGGATCGACTTCTGATAAGCCGCTCATCTGAGCATCATTCACTTCAACAAGTACCCAACCGCCTTCTTCTTTTTCTGCAATATCCAAAACAAAGAAATTCACATGTTTCGATACAATTTTAGCGACTTCATCGGCGAAGTTAAGACCAACTTCGTCTATTGTTCCTTTGCTTACATCATCAGCATTCGACCAATAATAGCCATGAGCAAGCCGTTTATCACCAAGATAGAAGAATCTCCATTCATTGGTTATTGGCAAGTCGTATAGTCCAGTCTCCAAACGCTTTAAAGGAACATATTTTCGGTAAATTACCCCTTGTGGGCCAATTAGTGAATCATAGGCTAGTTCGATAGCAAGTTCTGATGCTTGCCGTTTAGTTTCGGCAAACATTGATTTATTCCATCTGTGTTTTCTGGAATTGGTTTTACCTTTTACCACAAATGGGCCAGGATGCTTACACTGATAGAAATTATTGTCATCCCATGACTCGAAAGTATAGTCTTTTAATACTTCGTAATATTCGAAATCCGCAATCCAACGATGTTGGTCATAAGAATTTATCAGATAACAATTGTTGGACTCTAAATCTCGTTCCAACTCTTTATAATAAGGTAAAACAGAATATCGCCCAACCACAAGGTTGTTTTTGCATTCTGTTCGTTTCTTACAGACCGAAAGATGCTTTTCTGCCTCCTGTAGTTCACCCTTAAGGGTTTCTTCCTCTCGGAAGAGTAGAACTGGATTCGTATATGGCTTTTCCCACTTTTTAGTTAATGCGTCCACGGCATTCCAAGAGTAAGTATAATCTTCAAATGGTCCGTTGTTTAGAATTGGGTGCTTTTCAAAGGCAGCGAAGTCCCTACCCAAGAAATTCTTGATAACCTCTGTTGGGACTACACTGTAGTTTTTTATGGTAACAATATGTGGTTGTATCAATGCCTCGGCTTCGGTTCTATTCATTTTTTAGGCATTCCTGAAACACCGGGGAAACGTCGTTCTTCTAGATATTTTTTATATTCTGGGGTTGTGATATCCATTTCGTAGGCGAATCGTCCATTGTGATATATTCTAGCAATTTTGTTGCATTGAATGACAATAGTAGGAGCGTTTGTCATAGCACAACCGCCAATACCTGGAAATCCACATGTTGTGCTACCCCACATTTGGTAATGTATATGAATCTCAAATAAAGACTCTGGTTCCAATTCCTCGAATGCTTTCATGGCATCATCGTAACATTTGGCAAAAACTTCAGGTGTTAATTGACGGTGCATTGATTACCTTCCATCTAAATTCTGGTGGCGTACACTCACAACACCTTAGACGCTCTCCACAAGTCTGACAATATCCTTCACAATGCGGGCTCATAACAACATACTTGCCATTCTTGTCTGGCTTAAATTCTACATCCGGAAGCGGTTTCCCACAATGAGGACAGAAATTAACCGTTGATAATTCCCTGAAATATGTTGCACTATTTGTAAATAAAGCCCGCCAAGTAGGCTTTTCAGACAAATCACCATCATAGATGCTATCAGGGCAAACAAGGAAAACGATGCCCTGTTCGGACTCTTCACAGCAATTAGGTGTTACTCTTTTTCTCATATCTGAGTTATTTTCATATCCTTAAGAGTAATTGTCCAGTTGTGTTTAACGCCACCCAAATAACTAATGATTTCTTCAGTAGCAACAGTTGTGGTTAATAGGATGACGTTTCGACTCATGGGGTTATCACAACCATCTATGCCATTATCTCTAGGAACAACATAAGATTCATCCCAGATGATTTCCCCATAACTACCAGAACCATCCAATCCTAAATGTAAACAAGGAATTTTGCTCTTTCTTGTTTCGTCTTGAAGGATTTTTCGGGCAGTCGGATTGTCGAAACAATCAATTACCAAAGAACATTTTCGGATAAGCTTAGATGCGTTCTCGGCGGTGAGTTGCCGATTTACTGTCTCTATCTCAACGCCAATGTTTCTGAATACTTTGTTCTTAATGGCATCTACTTTAAGAGCACCAACATCGGTAGTCGCCCATACTTGGGTATTTAGATTATGAATCTCTACCCGATCCATATCGAGAACTTTAATTTTACTAAAGCCTTGGCGGGTAAGATTATCTACAAGATTGCTGCCTAATGCCCCGACACCACAGACTAGGATGTCCAGATCGGATATTTTCTTAATCAAATCTTTTCCGCGAAATATTTCTTCGTGGTGAAATTTACTTCGCATTTAAGTGCCTTCTGAATCCTTCGACAATCTGCTCATCTGTGTAAGCATCTAAACTAGGCAAGCCATGTTTCTTGCCCATTTTCTTCATTTTGGTGATAATTCGATGTAATCGCCAACCGTAGTAGTTCGCCATTAGCCAATGGTAATAGTAGGCAATTCTATCCATGAACATCTGGCAATTCCAATTCTTTATAGGTTATTTTTTTGAAATCGAATGTAAAGTGCTTTATACCTGGAATTCGGTAATCTCGCATTGGTTCGCTGTCGATGTCGAGGAATAAAGCGTCTGCCCCGCCGTCGTGTCTGTTTCCTATAACAACCTCGTTGATTATTTTTGTGGTGTTAAAATCTATACATTGACAGCAGTATTCTCCGTCTTTTAAATCTACTTCTACTATCTTTCCTTCGTTGACAGATTCGGAACCCATGTCGTTATATGTGAAATTATTCTCGACTACACCTTTTGCAACAAAAGGATAAGGATAGATTGTCACATCGCCGACAACGACCACGGGCCGCTCAACAGGCTTTATCTTAGTTCCACAACTATCGCAAATTCTCATGCTCGCCTCGCATGATCGATTAAAATTCCCCATTCTTCATTGCGATATTGATTTCGTTCTCTTAGGCAAGATTCTACATGTTTCAAGTTTAAACTAGAATCTTTGCTGGCAATATTGACACCGCATTCTATGGCTTTATCCAGGCTTGGAGTATAATAACATTCTGATACTTCAATAGGGTGGTCCCAAAAGATAAGGCTAATTACAAACATTCTACAAATTCTATCCAAGTTATTGTTATGTTTCTGCTTTTTGCGAAATCGTAAGTTCTTTTGCCTAATTCGTTAAATTCATCCTTGTTTGGCGTTCGACTTAAATGAATTGCTAAAGACAAATATGCAGGATATCTAGCCGTTCCCAACGTGGTGTGGTATTTCTTCTCGTATTCATCGCAATTCGACGAAAATGCATCTTCTTTTACGGGTTCCCCGTTATGGTCTGTGAACCAGCCTTTTGTAGGCCACATTTCGCAGCAACTGGGGAATAAATCATCTTCGTATACCTTCTCATTCACAAAATCTGTTGTTATTTCAACCAAATCGTCATTACCTTCCATAACATATGAAGCAAGTTCTTGGTAAAAGTCGCCAACGTAATTCTCGGTATCAATAATTAAAAGTTTTTTCATCGATATTTGTCCATGAGTTGGTGAGCACCTTCTGTACCACGCTCTGCTTCAAACGCTTCGAAGGCTTTATTCCATGCTATGCCTCGATTCTTTAGATGTCTGTCTGCCGCCCTAGTGATCGATGAAAAGGTCATTAAAACAACTGGCTTTAACCTGTTTTTATCTACCTTTTCGAGTATATAATCCACCTCTTCAAATCTTCCTTCACACAACAAATCGTCAATATTCCCGATTACATCGTGAACGCCCTTACGCTCCAATGTAACATATAATTTTTCAAGCCAATCGTCTAATTCTTTTACGTTCATGTTTTTCTAATTGAAAAAAATCGATTTCTGAATCCAAAATGTTTTGCTAACACCGGCTCCGAGTGGTCATCTGTATATACCCAGAAGTTGGTTCCGTCTATACCCCTTATAGCACAAATCAAAGGCTTTCCAAAGCACCCAACCCATCCAAACATTGTCTTTCTGTCTCTGTTACTAGGGCTTGCATCGCAGTGTGGGTGGGTATGCAAAAACCCCACAACACGGCCCGTTTGTTCTTCTTCAGAAACCAAGGAATCTGCATTGAAACCAACTTCGCTGCTGGTTCCGAAGTTCAGATAGACAGATTTGGAAAAAGTGAATTCTAACCCTAGAATCCGAATAGTTCGACCAAAAAGTACCCAAAGATGCTCAATTTCTTCATCAATCATATCTATCATGGCTTTCTCGCATGACTGTAACAAGGCTTTGTAGGTCAAAGGTTCTATCCTGTCCAGATAGACAGATTCCAGACGTTTGGACATCTAGATTTTTGCTAATAACCGATCTGTGATTGTGTCCATCCACGACATAATCAATAGTATAAGTATCGCCACGCTCAATGTGGCCACGATACTCTGCTCCCGCACGAGTTAAAGCCAATCTTATTTTTTGTTCTTCTCGACTCTTTTTGGCCGCCTCGTTGGTAGTCCAAGCAAATAGATAAGAATTTCTTTCTGCTTGAGAGATTCCAGGTAAATTTAACTTGTCTGGTTCTAAATCAGAGGTAAAACTTTCTCTTAAATATTGAGCGTTTTGGAGTGGGACTTTTTCGTAAGACCCTTCATACCAACAGGTTACACCATCAAATCTGGCTTGAACTACATCAAAAATTTGAACTTCTTCGGCAAAGTGAATAGGGACAATGCCGGAAACTTTGTCCTGAGTTAATGGAATTCCATACCAAATTTGATCTTCTTGTTTAGCAAGTACAAACCTTACAGGTGGAAATAGATTAAGATATTGGGTTCGTTCGGCCAGAGAAGGCTGGCGAACAAGAATAGCCTCTTTAAAGTTTCTTGGCGTAAAGACGCCCCAACCAGAGAAGTGATTAGGTTGAGCCACCGACATGGATAAAATTACACCATTGATACGGACCCTGATGGGTTTATCCCGAATAACAGGGCTTAAAAAGACAGAATCCTTAAATTCCGTCTCTTGTCGTGCTAATTTTTCAAATAAATCTTTCATTCTTGTTCTGCTTTTGTAATTGTTGGCTTAACTTCAATTCCTTTTAAATTTCCATTGCCAGTAAACCATATTTTAACTGGTTGTCCTGTTGGAATGACAAGTGGTTCTACAGAATAGAGGGACATAACTCTGCCATCTTCAAACCTTATTTCCCAGTTTGTTCCTCCGTAACCCAATTCTGGGATTACAGAAACTTGTTTGATTACTCCTTCAACAGATTGGCTTGTGCTGCCCTTTTTAGCAGAGTTAAAGGCAGTAAATAGCAGAGCGACTAGGATACCAATTATCGCCAACGTAATCAGAAGTTCGATAAGTGTAAATGCTTTTTTCATGTTTGATCTTCCCACACATCTGGAATGTATTTTAATTTTTCGCTGCGATTGACATATGATCGAACGTGGTCTAAATTTTTATAGTCAAATATATCCCAAAATTTAGTATTCCAAAATCTGTCTATTACTGTGTTGCACAATATTTTTTGATCTCTAAAACAAGGCCCCACATTAAGACATGTCAAACCGTTAGAACTTATATTTGGCAGCAATAATCCAAAGCCGCAGGCGTCAGTTAAATAGCAATATCTATATACAAATAAATTTTGATGCGAAAGTTTTGTATAAAATATTGCAAATCTAATATTTGGAAACTTTAGACTAACTACCCTGTCAATAAACAAAGCTGGTCGGAGAGGTGAAGCAGTAAGCAGCAGCGTGCGAAAACCACTAGGTTGATCAATCTCTGCCTTATGCCAAACTCCATATGTGTCCCAATCTATTTGTGGGCTTTTAAAAAAACGCATTTTCACGCGGTCCAACAAAAAAGGGAGGGCTAAACCCTCCCATCATAGCACAATTTTTTCGATGTTCAACTACTTATAATCGGCGATAATTTCGGTCATTGCCCTTTCGCAGGCTTCTAGCTCTTCTGGTTCAGATAATGCATTGTTTAAATAAAGATCAACAAGTTCTTCTAAATCGTCTAGATCATCAATATCGTTAATTTTTTGATACTGACTTTTCAAAAGTTTTAATGCGGAAATGAAGTCGTTCATTTGACGTTCTTTTGCTGTTCTTCGGCCTTTGGTTCTGGAACGAAGTAATCGCCTTTATTTATCTGATTATAGATTTGCTCAGAAACTTGAAATTGGTATGCAGGTGCTTTGATTACTACGTAATAATCCACTACCAAATTCCCATTTGTTTCTCGAAGCTTTCTGTACTTTTCTATAATCTCCCCTTCGGTTGGAGGGGCACAACCAACCAGAAAAAGTGCAATTAAAATGAGTAATTTACGCATTTAGGCGGTCTTTCGTACCGGAAGTTCCGTGGTCATGATTTCCATCAACAAATCCAACTTGGTTGGACGAGTGAGATAAGGAATCAAGCCCGGCAAACTCGTATAATCGCCATCGAATTGGTAAACAACATGACTAATTCCGGCCCGTTGGCAGGATTGGGTAAGACCATTGTATGGACCAATTCGGACGATAATTACATCGGGATTGACACCCATTGCGGCCGAATATTTTTTGTAAGCATCGGCAAACAATGGATGAGCGTTTTCACCTTCATCGGTGATGACTACAACCTGATCAATCCGCTGCTTGGCACGAAGCAGATATTCAAACGAACATCCGCAAGATGTACCACCGCCAGCGTTGATGCCGTCCATAGCACGGCCCCAGCCCGCAAGGGTTTTATCCTTGGACTCAACTGGATAGGCAATATTATCAAAAGCATAAACATAAAGATCGGCATCCATGACCGCAGAAGCCAAAGCAGCAACTTGCTTGCCGGTTTCAATGGCAACGTGCATAGAGCCAGACTTATCAATGAACAAAGCCGTTGGCCGTTCAATTCTACCCTTAGACTTAACTTGACTGTCAGCAACGTCTTCCAGTTGCTTATTTAAATCTTCGGATAGACCGCTGGCCTTCACCGCTTCGGTAGCTTTTAGAGCGGTAATTTTCTTGCTTTTCTTGGCTTTTTCAAGACGTTCGGTGACAACTTTTTTCAAGTCTTCGTTGTCGAAGGCACCATGCTCTTTGAGCAACTTCATATTGTTGATCAAATCCTGATCACTCATTACTTCAATCAAAGCCAATATGACCGTCGGCGTCAAAGTCCCAACAACGGTTTTAGCAACACGGAAAGGAACTTTGTTTTCGATAATTAATTTCGCCTGATCGGCTGGTTCGGTAGTCTTGGCAAGTTGCTTGAAAACTGCCAAACGAGTACCTTCCTCCGGCTCACGGTCGAAAAGAACCTTCTGAGCAACATTGGCAGGAGCAATGTGGAGGATAGAATAGAGTTTCTTTAAGTGTTTTCGGGCAGTTAAAACACTGCTTTCAAACCAGTTTTGGTCTTCTTCCCGTTCACGGAGATAACGGGTGACTTCCGTTCTGATGGAACGAGACAATGGCTTGAACAAGCCAGCACGCTCAATAACCGGCTTAGAGGCAGTTTTCTTGCCTTTTTCCTTGACAACTTTCTTATACATGTAACCGGAAATAAACCGCACTACACGAGTCACCTCGTAAGGTGGTAATTCCCGAAGCATCGCTAGGCCAACGTCTCGATGGCCTTCGAAATTGGATAAACAAAGATTGATGATGAAAAGTTCTTTGTGGTCGCGAATATCGCCGTTTTTGTTGTACCAAGCGGCAAGGCGAGAGTAAAAGAGCGGATCTTGATCGATGATCGCCTTGTGGACGGGATAAGCAGATACCAAATCCCTGTGTGGGGTGGTAAGCAGAGTGTTGAGAATGTTTAAACGATTATCTTGTTCAGCAGTCATTTTCATTTCAATTTTCCTTAAATTTAATTTTTTCCAATAAAAAACCGCCCCGAAAGGCGGTTTCGCGTGAAAGGACAAATTCAAATCGTCTGAGTCGTATGAGCTGTTAAACTAACACCTTTTCAATGGGTGTGCTTATGAGGCACATTGTTTGTAAGGCTCAAGCAGTTGGAGACGATTTGAATTTGTCCTCTCTTAAAAAACACTACTTCATCTGAGTCGCACTAGCAGTTTTGATAAACAACTAGGAATCGAACCTAGTCTTCAACCTCTGAAGGGTTGCGTCCTACCAACGGACACTTGTTTGTAATGCTGTTGCAGTTGGAGACGTAGTAGTATTTTTCCTCGTGTATTAACCGAACACGGCTTCCGGACGAACCGTAATGTCACCCGTTGCCCGGTTGCGTTCAACGTGCATGTAACTCAACTTGCCCGACTCCAAATTTAAATGAGCCGTGACAGCCGACAAAATCTGTTCGTCAGACGAAACTTCGCCAATATCAAGCAAGTTCTGCTCGACATCGTAACTTCGTCCGTCGTATCGAATGTGTAGTTGAGCCATTTTAGTTTACCCCTTGTAAAAAAGACTTCGGTATCTGAGTCCTAGCAGCGTTGTCTTTGGGGCTTCACGCCCCGCAGACGGTCAAAACTTTGCAAGTGTTTGTAATGCTGTTAGCGTTGGAGACACCTGAGTCAAGGCGGGAGATGCTGGATTCGAACCAACTATTTCGGTTTTCAGTCGAAACGTTACCTTGTTTGTAGAGTTCTGTCAGTTGGCGACGGTAAAACCATCGAAGTCGAAAAAACCTGACTTTTTTAAATCTCCCGAATGACAACCATTGGTTGCCACTCCCCTAATCTACCGCAGTTTTTTCGTTTGTCAACCAACTTTTTCAAGATTTTTTGTTTTTGCCAAAATTTTCGCAAAAACCCGCCAAAGTGCTGCCAATATTCCGATAGTAACGCTTGATTTCAGCGATCTCAAATTCCTGATTTCTAAAAGAATCCAGACTGACACCATTGGAAGAATGCACAAATCGGGTAATCTTGTCACCCTTGAAACATAAAACGCCTGCATCGTTTCTTAATAAAGGGTGAAATTTGGATTCCGAATCCAGAGAATTCCATAATTCTAGTTCTTTTTCAGTTGGTTTCAAGTCTTCAATTTCAAATCCATCAATTCCTGGGCTTCCCATAATATACTTTTTTCCCTTAAATTCAATAATATGCTTTCTGCTTGGATGTCGCATGGCTTCCCTGATTTGCCTGCGTGCATCAGGGTCAGACATCATTTTTCGAAATCTATCACTAAGTAATACTTCCATATCAATTCCTAGAAACTGGTCTCAAACCTTCTTTATAATATCGAAGATTTCCCCTATTTACAATCTTTGTAAACAATCCCACCAATCCAGGCAATACATCGTCTAGATATTCTGGCAACAAATCTGCCGTCATTATGCCTATCCATTTCTGGTGGCCTTCTGTGGCCTGTTCTTCTGTATCATATTGTTCGACAACAATTAACTCGTTTTCATTATAAAATGGGTGTTGAATGGCCGTCTCATAACGTGGATTGTCAAACGCCTTGACAGTTGATACCACTAAATTTGGTTCTTCGTGTGTAAGTTGGAACATTTTCTGTTATACTTCTTAGTCAATGAGTACCTTGCCTTTAGTTTACAAACCCACGCTAAACTAACTCCATATTTTTTCGCAATGTCCTTGGAAATCATATTTTTCGCATCGGCTATAAGTTGTTCTTTGGAAATTTTTTGAGGCCATTGGGCTTGCTTACCACGAGGTTTCTTTATTCCATAACTTTTATACCAATACGAAACTGTCATTGAACAGACATTAAATATTTTTCCAATCTCTCGATAAGGCAAGTCACTTAGAGTTAATAGGACTTCCTTTGGAGGAATATTTGATTTGCCTTTTTTCTTATAGTTTATTTTGTAACGTTGTACCCTTTGATGAATGGCTTGTCTACTGACACCGACAATGTCAGCAACTTCTTGGAGAGTGTGCTTCTCCAGTAACTCAATCCAATCAGCCATTTTGCAAGTGCTCTAAAATCTTGCCGTAAACTATCATGTAAGGAATCGGCGTCAATTCGGGAATCCGTTTGATTTTCCTCCCTTTTACCAAAGGAGTAAACCCGTCCCCTCCAAATTGACACGATGTTAAATCAACTTCTGAGCCATCTGGCAAACGATTCCAGTAATGGGGCTCACCATTAACTTTACCTTTAATTAATTCGCCACCTAATAATTTGTAGACTAAATAAGAAACAATTGCGCAATGTCCATCGAGTGGTGATAATCTTTTCTTTTGGTTGTACAATTCCGGATAGCAAGAATATTCTGCCGACGCTACTTCGAGGAAAACCTTTCGTAGTTCTTTTAACAACTCAGTCATGTGCCACACATATGGCTGCTAAAACAGCATAGATTACTGCGGATACTATAAACCAAAGAAAACTCCAAAAACTTTCCAAAGTTAAGGAAATCAAGATATTAGACCAAGGTATGAAAAATCCCCACAAAATTGGCTTCATTTTATTCCTTTAATATATTCAACATATTCTTTGCCAAATACCTCTTCGACTACCGCCCATTCTTCGTTTTCTTCTTCGGGACTTTTCTCTACGGGCAGAAAACAGTCTTCTCCAAAAGCCTCTATCATCAGTTTTCTAGCCTCTTCAATATGCTTGTCTGAATTAGGATGTTTTTCGTAATAATGGGTTTCTTGGTTATAAATCAATGCGTTATGGCCATGTCTTTTTAAATCTTTTCCATATTTTGGATATACCTTCTCCAACCCTATTTCAACAGACAAATAATTTAAATCCGACATCAGCCCACAATCGCAACAAGAATAACCATAAACCTCTTCTGCCTGATATATCATACAATAGGAAAAATGAGTTATAATGCCATTTTTGTTGGCTATAACCGGTCGGAAATATCTGTCTTTTATAATCTTTAACGTTTTAATGGTTCGTTCTTTATCCATTGTATTTCTCCACCAAGTCTTCAATATCGACTGGGTCTAAATGATATGCTTCACTTACTACTTCTTCAATCAAAACATCATTTTTGTAAACGTTTAATCGGAAGGAAGTGAATAGATGTCTATCTTCTGGACGAAAGCAATCTACCTTGACTTTGAAGGCACCAAAGACAATCTCTGCTATGTTAGTTCGGAACAGCCGATTGGTCAAGTAGCCTGTAACATCACATCCTGGTAATTCGATTGTGCATTCTTTTGGCTTCGGCCACGCATGATACGTTCTAGCAGAAAGCGTATCAACAGCGTGACAAATACCAGCCAATTCGTTCATTACCCGTTCTTTGCAATAGTCATTTCCTTCACCATGAACGTACTTCAAAGCGTTTAATTCTTCTTTGGTAAATTTGATTCCATACGCTTTCGGCAATCTTTCCAAAAACCAGTTTTCCTTGTCTATTACTTCGCCTGTTGAATATTTGAATATTTTTTCAATATCGTGAAAATATAATACAATTGCAGCCGAGTCATAAGTATGATCTAATTTTCCGCTTAATTCTATACAATTCATAATGTGGTCTAAATAGCCACCCTCCCAGGCTTGATGTTTAGAGGCAGAGCCTTGAGCGATAGCCATTAAGTCTTCAAAATCTCTATGAAACTTTGTGATCCCGTTCTTTCTTTCTTCGTCAACCCTGTCTAACATCGCAGATAAAAGATCGTCAGACGTAATTTCACCGACATGCACTTTTAACGTATTCATTTAATTCATCCTCCGTTATTTTTGAATAGTACATTCGTGGATCAATGGCGGTGGTCGTACTTGTTCCGATAATGTTTTTGTTTAGATTTTCTAAAAACATACCCTTGAAGGTATCATTTATAAAAAAATCCGAAAAATTACTATCCCAAAATTTGTTTATAAGTGAATAGGCTGCTTTGAATGGGCTTTTACAGAATCCCAATCCTGCATTCCCTAAACAAACATGTGCGGTGATTTCTAGTATATTTGGGAAGTACGGAATATAGCCGTATGGATCGATAATATAGAGAGCACACGGGGCAAAACCCAACTTGCTGCAAGAATAATCTATAAGACACAAAAACGACAATTTAGGGACTGAGACAAAATAAGGTCTGCCATTATAAATAATGGTTCTTTTTTGCGTCGGCAATTCAAAAGAAAATAGTATATAGTTATAAGCCATTTTATGTTGATAAATGCTAACTTCCATATTTTTCCCTTACTTCTTGAATGGCCTTTTCGACATCAGGGATTTCTGAGAATTCTTCACTATAAAATTCTCTTGCTGCCTCAAACATAGTTTCTAGAGAAATTTCTAACGAACTCAATACATCCGTCCAGAACATTTTCTTTAATTTGTCGCTGGTGCAAGGACCATCTCCACCTACCGTTATGGGTTTAGAACAATTTGGACATTTGGCGTGTCTAGTATGTTTTTTACAATGGATACAAAAGACTTCGTGTGGTTCGGTTAGTCTGTCCGTGACAATGATTAAAGCGTCTTGTGACGTTTTTCCTTTGGGGAAAGTTTTACCCTCTAAGGCTTCTCTTTCGTCCCAATTATCAAACCAATGTTCTCCGAAATCCTGGTCTCTATTGAATAATCTGCCAATCCAGACAACGGGGCTCCACTCCGTCAATCCAAGGACATTGCTTATCTCTGTAAATTGATCGGTACAAAAGAAACAGTCTAGTTCCTGATTGTAATCAAAGACTTTCATATGCCTTCTCCAATCATGGGATTGTTGCTGGTCGATATTATAGGTTCTTTAATCCAATGTTCACCATAATAAACTGGAAGGTTCGACACTTCTATCTTTCCTAATCTTAATCCTCTTATGAATTCTTCCTTTTCGAAAGGACCACCTCTAAAGTGATCGATAAACCTAGAAGTCCAAAATTTCTCCATTACCATTTCACACAACCCCTCTAGAGTTGGTGACGACAATACAAGAGGCACTGTCGGTTGTTGTAAACAAACTTTACCTGTTCTGGTAGTGTGTGGCATTATTAACATGCGCTTACCAGATGCAGAAATGTATAAGCCGATAAATTCAAATTGCAACTGAAAATGGATAGCAAATTCCAAAGCCGGATAATTTATAAAATATGGGACACCCAAGTAAATTATAGTCCTTCTCCCGGCAGGAACATTAACTTTTGCTAGTTTTGTAGAGGTGTGTTTTGAATAATATGTCTCTATTTTGGCGTTTCGCATGCTTCCCTCATTAACCTGTCTAGCATCCCATGCTCAGCCAACACTCGACACCCATCGCAATACCTTGCAGGACTAAATATGTAATTTTCAGGCAAAGTCTCTGTCGGTATTCCACAACCTTTGCAATAAAAATACATAGGAGAGCCAGCAATTAACTTTGCATTGTCAATTTGCTTCTCTCTGGGATTTTCCTTAAACCTTCTGTGGAATTCCTGTTCGGCTACTTCAAAATTAATCACGATTCTTATCCAATGCCTTCTTAAGTTTTTGAGCTAAATTTGCCAATTCGATAAATTCTTTGTTTGTCTTGTTTTTCTCTAAGAAATCTTTCACTTCATCAGAATAAGGCCCATGTCTGTTAATTAGAATTGCTAAATCACCCAACAACTTGTCGTTGTTCGGCCCGGCTGGGCCTGAGACTCTAATATTCGTCTCTATTTTGATATCATGAGCAATTTCTATTGGAAAATCCAATCGATATTCTAGAAACAGTTTTGCTCTTTCAACAAGATCGCTAATTCCAGATCGGATAACTTCACCAGTAGTCATCTCATCTGAGTTGTCCGCTGCCATTAAATAACATATTTTTCCTGTGTTGTAACACTCTACAAAGAGTTTTCTATTCCCTAGTCTTACCGAAATCGCTACGCCGCCCATTACCGTTGGAACAACACGGGTTGGATAAAAGTCTTCGTTTCGGTATACCGACAATACGGTCAGAGCATTTACGCATGATTCCGAGCTAGGTGGGTCTGCATTCTCACACCAACCCTTTTTTAATTCGGGAAATTCATCGGTAATTTTAAGGATATATTTATCCCAATCTCTGGGACAATCTATACTCTGCCCCTCTGCAAACGCCAAATAATAGTACCAAGACGCAGGCTGGATTAAATTTCTAAAAACATCTACCTTGTCTCGCTCTCTATTGATATTGTTTCCAGCTACGGCAGCCAAACGATTGAGAGCCGATTGTGGTCTGTCCCCTTCTCCTATTACATTGAATTCTAGACAATGAGCAATCCAATGCTCTACATCAATAGCGTCAGACGGTTGGTAAACCACAATGTTTAGCGGCAGTCGAAGCATCTTAACTCCTAGACTTGTACTTCCAATTGAAACGGTGAGAATATACGCCTGTAGCTACACTTAGAATCTTGATATAGTGATTGAATTTCCTCTTTGGCTTTTTCTCCCGATTCGGCCTGTACAATAAATCTTTTTTCTACTGTATCGACTTGGTTTCTCAATTCAATCTGTGCAACTATCAAATACATGTTCATTTGGAAATCTCTTTTTCCACATCAAATGTTCTAGTTAAATAACCTGGGCAACAATGCATTATACCCCTGCCCTGGAAGTCTACATCACAAGCAAAACGGTCTTTTTTGCCGTCAAATTCTGGTATCCGGACGACTACTCCATAAAGACCATGCCATTTTACTCTATCGCCAACTTCTAGATAGACCTTCTGGCCGGATTGCTCGTCAGTTGCTCCAAGCATTCGCAATTCATCTTGAATATGTCTTTCTCGGTGAATATCCCAAAGAAAACGGAACATCCCCATTCCAAGAGCAATAACGAAAACGAAAAACAAAAAACCAGACAAAGAGAATTTCATTGGACGTTTGCCAACCTGTAGGTTTCATAATCTACTTTAAGGTATTCCCAAGCCGATTCTCCGTCGTTATCTTCTGCTGCCCGACGGTATATTTCGTAATTTTCCATTTCATTTTCATAACATCGACGCTGACGCTTCCAAGTAGTAAATCTAGATTTGGCCTCTTCTCTAAGACTTTCAGGAAGCAATTCTATATCTGATTCAGAAAAATCTGGCTTCTCCGGTGCTTCGGGCTTGTCTGGAACTTCATGTTCTCCTAAAGATTTCACTATTTCTAGCGAAACTTTATGTAATTGCTCATCCGAACTTACATCGTAGTAAGTGGGCTCAATACTACGGTCGTGTTCCTCGACTATCAGGATGCGTTTCATTTTATTCCCAATGGATTAAATCTAATACAAAGAATAAAAATATTACTGCAAGTGGCAGTCCCAAAGCAACCACTGCCCCCAAAACAGAATAAATCACTCCGACAAATGGGTTTTCGTGCCCAAGTCCAGCCCCTAATATGTTCGCTCCAGAAAAGAATAGTATTAAAGATGTCAATATCGCAATTGTCGAAAAGAAGTATTCCTTAATTGGATTGGGTACTTCCTTTTGTGGTTCTTCTTGCGGCCAAGTTATTCGAAGTCTATTCATTTTTAACCAAATTATCTGTTTCCTTTATAATTTTTCGCAAATCTTCTATGGATATTTCTGAAAAAACAGAAGACACCTTTTTAGGGCATAAATACTCTTTAAATTTCTTTCCTTTGTTTTTTGGTATTAAATATGGCCCCTGACTTCCGCTCTCGTAGGGAGAGGCCCAAAGCTGCTCAATCGCCCTTTCAATTGCTTCCTTTACATCTGCCCTTATCGTTATATGATCGAAAGATATACAAACACTACCATCGTTGTCTGTGTGCCCAATACTTATGCTTGGTAAGTAAAATTCGCCATCTTCTTCAAGTAAGAATTGTAACGGATAACTACCAGATACGTAAAATACCCCTTTACTGGCTTTTACAGGAAAGATAAATACGTGCTTGGGGATTTCTATAAAGTAACTTCTAGAACCGACTCTAGAATCGAATCTTACCGTCCTTTTACAAGGCGGACATTCCACCATGATGAGCGTTTTGGTTTTGTTTATTTTGAATTTCATTTCAATGGTCTACGAAGATTCTGCCATCCTCTTCCCAAATAGCAATCTTTTCGTTACTCACTTCTATCTTACCAGTAAGTAGGCTGGTTGTGAAATTGCGGTCGGTTGTGGGGCTATGGTTGAAGTGATCTAGATTGTCAGACTGGAAAAAATAGTCTATAACCCGTTTGTTAAGTAGTTCTAAATCAGGATCGTAAAAACTAATCGAATTATTCCACGCCAAACAAATATGTCCATCCTCTTCGATGTGTGGGAATCTCAAAAGATAGTCGTACTCATTACAAACATTTAACCCAGCAAAGTGATACTTTTTATACTGTGAGTAAAACACTATGGTTTTAATTGTGGGGAATTCCACGTAGTAAGGCGTCCCCCAATAGAGGATCGTCCTGTGGTGGCGGGGAATAATAGAGATTATCGCATTTTTGAAAATCTGGATTTTCATGCTACGTCTTAGAAAGATGCCAAGGCATCCTATTGTAGCACAGATCGGCAGAATGCCAAGAAACTAAGGAAACACCCTAGCCGTGCAAGTTTCTTCCTTTGGGAAATAAACAGGTGTTTCGTCTAACAGGGGAATCTCTCCATCATCTAATACTTTGGCCAAGTATTGTGCATATTGCCCTTCTGGGCCTCCACTGAAGTTATGAATATAATTTAACTTAAATCTAGATTCCCAAAATCTTTTTATTTGATCTGTAAAATCACGCCCAGGCGAACAAACAGAAAAGGCATAGTTATAGTCTGTTCCCGTAACATCTCCCCGAACATGCAACAACCCAGGATGATAGACTTTCATTCCTGGTTTAAACTCTTCTTTGGTTAAACCAAGCCCAAATAAACCATACCAAGTTGGCGTAATATAAGTAAAAAAGACATGCCAAGGTATCCGAATAGGATAACTTCCAGAATATAACTTTTTGTTAATTTCTATTTGGCCGTCAAAAATCAAGGTTCTAACTTGCGGCCGAAAAGTTATGTATCTGAAATTATTTTCAGTTTTGATGTGCATGGTTTACTCTATTAATGGATGGCACCAACTACATATAAATTTGAATGTTGCAACTGCGGTAAAAAATGTGAGAGAGAACTTCGTTCACATCCTAAATATAAGGGTGATCTATGGAAAGGTAGGCTTTTTTGTTCTTTGCAATGTTTGGGAAATTTTAACAACAAAACCACAATAGAACCATGTGGGAATTGTGGAAAATTAGTTGAAAAAATACCAAAAGAAATAAAAGATTCTAAATCAGGAAAAGTGTTTTGTAGTAGGTCATGCTCAGCGTCCTTTAATAATAAATTTAAACGTAAGACAAATCGTTCCAAGTGCGAGAAACTTTTATTTAATCTAATCTCTGAAAAGTTCCCAGACTTAGAAATATTGTCTAACGATAAAACAATGTTAAATGGCTTGGAAGCGGATATTGCTATTCCATCTTTAAGACTCGCAATAGAGTGGAATGGGCCGGTTCATTTCAAACCAATATATGGTGAAGAAAAATTACGTAGGATTCAGGAGATTGATAGAAACAAATTAGAAATAGCCTCTAGAAATGACATTAATTTGATTGTCATTCCAGACTATGTTTCCAAAAAATCTTTCGTGTTAGAAGTTTTCGAAAAAATAAAGAAAATTATCAACGACTTACGTAGCGGAACCGGCACGGTATGATCGTGCAACCCTTTCGGGCATCTGTTTTCGAGGCAGACTGCTATTCCAATTTCGCTTCGGTTCCTTAGAGCGGATGCGGCGTGTGCCGACCACGCAACCCTTTCGGGCAGCCGGGTTCAAACCGGTGTCCTCGCCAACTTCGGATCGCATCCATTTACAGCGGAAGGTGTGGAAGTCGAATCCACAAGGGTTTTATCCTCGACTCTTTAGCAAAGAGTTCCCGTCGCCAATCGGGTTGACCTTCCAAATTAAACGTAAGTCCTTACCATATAAGGACTTAAGAGCGGATACGGAGCGATTCGAACGCTCAACCCTTTCGGGCGACCGCTTTCCAAGCGGTTTCCTCACCATTCGGATCGTATCCAGTTTGTTTCACTCAAAATATAAAATTCTCAATTTCCAACACGTAACAATCTTCTAATTCTGGTTTCTCCTTTTTGCACAGCAACATCTTATTTGTAAGTTTTTCATCGACAAATAATTTCCATCTTCCATGTATAATGCCACTTTCTCGAATCTCTACCTCTGAACTATCAATCCATTCAAAGCCGGAGGTTGCCGTCTGGAATACCGCCGCAACCTCCGGACCAACAACAATCCAACCGTGGCCATATCCTAACTTGTAGACAACTTGCAAAAATAATGCTTCATATTTTTCCATAATAGTGTCGCCAAGAGCCTCATTAAAATTCCATCTCGAATATGCAAAAGTTTGCCAATCTCTAGGCCATGTGGGTCTATTACTGTAGGCTTCTTCACACCCATCAATTAAAGTTTGCACTTCTTCGTGAGTTTTGATAAAGTCCCGCCCCATCCAAAACTTATATCCTTCGCAATCCTTGTATGGAGTGAGATCCCATTCTACAGTCCATTCCGCTTTCAATTTATATTTTGGTTTTTCTTTCTGGAAGAAAGAACCAATAAACGGCAGTCCTGCCAAAGCCAAACTAAAGTCTCGTCTGTTCATATTAACCTTTCGGTAATTCGGTTGGTGAAACCTTTTGATTTGTCAACTTCCCTTGAGCTATGTCAAATAACCATTGAGCCCATACTGCCCTTGGAATAATTCGTCCGCCTATCTCTTCTGTTGTGATCGGTAAGCCATGTGCAATAGGAGATAAATGCCCATCAAACATCGACCACCAAAAGTGCGATATACTTTCATCAAATTTCTTAATTATGTTTTTTGAAGTATATTTAATGTCTCCCAAACAAACAAAACCCTCATTTACGTTAGGGAGATCAGGAAACTCAAAACTATCTTCGGTTTCAAACCAAACCGCTAAACTGACTGGTAAACCATCCGTGGGCACCCATAAAAAGAAATGTATCTTGGGGAAATCTATATAATATGAGCGATTCCAAACGTTTAGTAAAGTCCTCTTCCCTGCTGGTTGTGTTCTGTGATAAATATAAGTGTATTCACTAATTTTGTAACAATCTGTAGTCATTTAATCACAAATTGGCTAAAGATTTTAAACTCTTATACGTTTCTTGTTCGTCTTCCGAAACCTCAGCCACCTTGTATACACATATCTTACCTTTTCTTAAATCATTATAAAACTTGGTTCTTTCTATCTCTGTCTCTTCAGCACGAGCGTATACATCGCCTGTTCCATTAAAAAGAGCAAAGTTGTTTGTGAAACCCAATTCCCAAAATTGGTCAATTACCTTTTTACACAAGACAACAGGATCACTCTCTTCTATCTTAATATCATATCCTAAACAAACGTACCCATTGTTGTCGTAAGCACAATTAGGTAATCTTAAACAATTTCCATACTTCGTCCGTACTATTAAAGCATCGTCGCTTTTCTCATCTGATAAATCAAACACATATGTTTCAAGTTTTCGAAAATATACTTCAAAATTGAAACTTGGGAACGAGACACAATAAGGTCTGCTGGCTCCAAAAAATAGTTGGTCTTTAAAATAAACAGTCCTCTTGCAAGCAGGATTCTTTACCATGCCAAAATAACGACAATTATCACTTTTATTTTGGTAAAAATTGACTTTCACAATCCTAACCTGTAAAGGCCGCTTCTTCTGACATTTCCAACGCCTTTTCCAACCCACTCCCCATAAAACTGCCAAATATTGTATTCCTGTATATCTTCCGTTCTTAATTCCTTTAACTTTTTCCTTATCTCGTCGGATTGCAATAGAATCACCTGCCCAGGAGCAGGCCGATACCTATCGTAAACTCTCTTTCTCTCCGCATAGTCAATTCTATCCCCAAACAGAAGCCGACAATGAAGAGCCGAATTAATCAATTCAGCAACTATATGTTGCGGACTTCTGTTTGCAAGCGTATCTGGAACCAAATAACATTGCGAAATCATGTTTTTCTTTCCGGCACTATCGCCTTCGATATTCTCCACAAACACAGTAAAACTAAAAAGAAATAACCAAACCAACCTGGAGCGTTTTCTGCTTTCCATTCCCACTCAAATATGAATGGAATAAAAATCATCAAAGCCATTAGGGCTAATGTTGCGGTTCCAACCAAAACAGCAGAAAAGATTTTCATTTCATCAATTCCTTTAGGGTTAGCCTTTTGTCCGGTATGGCTAACGCACTTAATTTGTTAGGACTTACTAATATCACGCCCTTCTTGAGTGCTTTTACAAAACAACGTTGCATGTGTATTTTTTCTATGCGATCCTCGCCAGCGAGCATTGTATTAAATTCAGACCGCCAAAAACTATCTATAACTTTTTTACATAACCGTAGTGGAGATTTAGCAGTAATTTGTTCGTCCTCTTCTCCCATGCAAACCATACCATCTGATACCGAATAAACATTCGGTAGTATAATCCCACGCCCTTTTGATGTTTTTACTGCAACTCCCTCATCATCTGTCTCATAGTGGTTGTTAGATATCTTTATAAAAAGTATTTCAAATATCAACTCGGGAAAACTTACAAAATATGGTTTATCATCATAAAAGATAGTTCTGCTGTGTTTTGGCACCAACACCTTGCCCAAATATTCGCCCTCATCGTGGTCGCTGAGCCTCGGCAATGTGAAGAATTTGTATTTCATTGTGGTATCGGCCCAAATTAAGCCTTACGTTGCAAATCAAAGGCTGAGATTTCTTCGCCTAGAAACGTTGAATTAATCTTGTCTTCTGAAAGCGATATTTCCCCTTTTTCTATATCTTCAAAGAATTTATCTTCGGCGTCTTCCTCTTCCTCGGAATTATCCAAACCAAGAAATTGATTGAATTCAGACATCCAAAAACTATCCAAGATTTTCTTACATAATTCAATTGCGTTTTTGTCTTTTATCGAGTTATCCAGGCCGGTACAAACAGTGCCTTCCCAATCTACATTGGGAAGATTTATACCATAGCCCTCTTTTGATTTGATAAGCAAATCGCAAAAATTAATGTTAAAATAAAAACCATCCTCAATTATGAAATCTATTTCAAATACCAAATCCGGAAATCTGACATAATAAGGAGTCATTATGTAGAAAATAGTTCTAGAATGACTCGGTACAAATACCTGTGCTATACAGCATTTTCTCTTTGAGTTTTCAAAAAACTTAATTTCCATGCCTTTTCTCGAATAAAATTAATTCTTTTTTGAGAAATTGCCGTTGCTTCTTTCTCGACTTTATTTCCCGAAGATCAGACTCATGCCACCATTCCAACCAGTGCTTTAAACAAAGTGCTGTTGGGGAAACATATTTGGCTTGTTTTGGGCATTTTTTACAAATCATCTCTAACTCGATAATCTTCTAATTCACCATTAATTACTTTAATCAGTATCGCAGTCCACCAAGACGGAGCAAATTGCCGACCAATACTACAATCATACGAGGTAGGATCAAATCTAGATTGCCAAAAATAAGAAACTAGATTTTTAAGTTGCTCAGATACAGAGTCTTTAAATGGAATTATATCGTTTCCCGTACACATCGAGCCACTATTACAATTTGGAAAACCAGAATATGTTATCACCCCATCTTTTTCAAAAAACACTATCAAACCGCCCCTGTTACTAGAAGAAGTGATGGCCCGCCAAAGAAAAAAATGTATCTTCGGCAGGTCTAAACAGACAGGCTTATTTCCTAAAATAACAGTCCTAGAACATGGCTCTTGCTCAGCATGAGCCATATGAACATCGAAATCGTAACCTGCCGTTTTAATAGTCTTTAGAGTCTTTGGTATTTTGTAACACTTGATCGGTCGCATTTGGCCATTATAGCACAGTCTGGACAGATGTAAAATGAGAGTACACGGAATTGAACCGCTCGGCTATCCACCCGACTTTTTAGAGCCTTGTGTTCTACAGACACACGTCGGGAAATACTCTCTAATGAATGAACTCAGGAAACGCATCAGGCTTGCTTTTTCTTATAGTTTGAACCGCCAGAGACTTTGCCATTTGTTCTGGCGACCTACTGTGCGGAAAACTACTTTTCTCATCAAGTTTTAATTCGCCTTTAAATGCAATAACTTCTTCGAGAAAAGATTCGATTTCTGGGGCCAAGTCTGATTCGGCCCGCGATGGCTCGGAAATAAATTCTATAAAATCGCCCAATAATTCTTCCCATAATGGAATATATTCTGGATTCTCTTGCATCGCTAAGCGAACATGTTTGAAAAACATTTAGCCTCCCATTCCACTTTCTAGGCGGAAACACATTTCCTCGATTGGCTTCAAACCTTCTCTTTCAATCACCTCAATTGGTGTTCTATTGTAAAAGAATCTATTTGGAGTTTTAAGCCAAGTTTCTATGAATTCTTCTTTAATCACCGATGATAGAAGAATTTTGGCTTGGTTGAGATTGTTGTTCATAGTGACCGAGACAGGACTTGAACCTGCACGCCTTATTTATTCGGCACGGCGTTCTCATCGCCGCATGGCTGCCAATTACATCACTCGGTCTTATTTGCGGCTATTTTAGCCCAATAACCTCTAGGAGGTTTATTGATTCCTAAATTCTTTGCCCACTTAGCAATCGCATTATCACTCACGCCAAAATCTTTGGCAATTTGCGTTGTTGGTTTTTCCCAAAGTAATTTTTCAAGTTCATCTTTGGTTGGGTGTGGAACTTTGTGTGGTTTCGGTCTTTTACGCCAATTGTTATCAATAGGATTGCCGGATTTTATTCTTTTATCTTTTCTTTTTGTTCTCGCTACACGATTAAACTCGCCAGTGTTCCCTGTTAATCCAGTTTGTCCTTTATTAAGTCCAAACGTAGATGTTTGACTATGGCAGTTTGGACACATAAATCTAAGATTTTCTTTTTTATTGTCTAAAAAATTTCCGTTGATATGATCAACATGCAATCTTATCTCTTTTCCTTGCCACATACCATTGCAACCACATTTTTCACACTTATACTCTCTCCCACTTTCAATTAGTGCTCGTCTAAGTCGAACACCATGTTCTCTTCTATACTGGGTTTTTCCTTCTACAAGAATTTTACTCCAATGTTGTTTTTTTGGAGACGTTTTTCCTCGACAATGACATTGACCTGTAAAATGAGATGAATCAATTTTAAGGTTTTTTATTTTATTTCTTATATTTGTATGGCTTCCTCCTCCAAATTTAATGCCTAATCTCCGCATTACCTCGGAGATGGACATAGACTGTTTTACTGCTTCTTCAAGTTGTTCTTTTGTATATTTTGTGTAACTCATACCCTAAGAGAGTATGGCTTTACCAAATATAACTAAAAGATATCAAATTTTACGAAAATTTTAAGTAGCTCCGGCGAGATTCGAACTCGCAGCATCGAACGTTCTAAGCGTTCGTGGTCGTCCAGTTGCCTACAGAGCCAAATTGATATTTTTAAGTAGCCCAGAACGGATTTGAACCGTTAGCATCGGATTTTTTGAAAATCCGTGGTCTTCCAGTTGCCTACTGGGCCATTGAATCAAATTAAATTATCAAAGAACAAATAAGACGGGTGGGACTCGGACCCACAAACGAAGATTTTTAAAATCTTCCGCATTATCCAGTTAGCGTACCGTCTCAAAGTGGTAAGGATCGGAATCGAACCGATTTAGCGCCGTCTTCAGCGGCGTGCAATGACCACACCTGCTCCCTTACCATAAACTCTAAATATCGCTTGCTTTTCTATTTCTTTTATAGTCCCTTTCATGTCCTAACACGTATTCACCTTTCATTTTGGAATGAACGGCAAATACAGTCCAGCCATCGTCCCAACTGCCATCTTCTTGTTTTATCTTTACTACATTTCCTTCAATGGCAAACTTTGAAGGAATCCACGAAACATCGCGTTGATAGCCGTTTTCAGTCGGCTTTCGTAATTCACATTGGTTATAGTAATCTGATTTATTCATAAAATTCCTAGTAGCCACAGCCGGACTTGAACCGGCAAGGGGTTTGCACCCCATCGGATTTTAAGTCCGATGCGTTTTCCAATTTCGCCATGCGGCCAACAAAAAACCCTCAGTAACCACTTGGTTACTGAGGGTTTCGTATTCCCTAAGTCTAAGCGGTCACTCAGCCATCGTCGCTATAGAGCGACAAGGATAAAAATGACAGGCTTAGACTAAACATCGCGTTCATTGTAGTGTATCTATTCTTCTCGTTTTGGTTTTTCTGCCACCGACTACAAAAATCTTAGCACAGGATTTTCGTTTGTCAAGCGGGCGGCGAAAATTTTTCGACACCTTTGTAGTTTGTCCACGGATCACAACCGATTATAATATAGCCGGTTTCAGAGAACAACCTGCCAAGGTTATCCGGTTCAGGCATAATTTCCACAAACTTACCAGAAAAATCTCGATGTTCCAGGTTTCCCACATATGGATACGGCCTTTTGTCCCGTCGTCGAGTGAATTCTATTGTGTGACCATTTATCGATAGTACAAGATTATCGCCTTTTCGAACAACCAACATGGTTTGGGTGTCGGAGAAACTTCCGTGTTTGTGTCTGCAAACATCAACTAAATAATAATCGGCTTCCCCTTGGTCTATGACGTAACTGCTTGGGCGGACCTCTTCGTCTTCAAGTTCCAACGGTGCTTTCCAACCAGAAGATATTTTGGACATAAAATGGAAATAACTTATATTGTGGGATAACTTGCCTTCTTTATCCCATTCCAACCTAACTAATTTTTCTAGAAAATAAACTACAATTCCACCTTCGCCTTCCCAACAAATCCAATTTGGTTCGTTCGTTGGGTTTGCACGAATTAGATTTCTGGCTTTCTCAATCGCCACTAAACTTGGTGAATAATAGCCATCGTCCTCTTCTTCGGGATTCTTGGCATATTCGTCAAGTATTTTTTCTGCTTCTTCGATAGTCATTTTAATACTTTAACTCCGCTCCCTCTGGTAGGGATTCCAACAAAGTATAGACATTTTCACCGCCAATAGGATTTTCTTCGGTTTTTGGAACGTCAATAAATTCTTTAAATACGATAAGAGGATCGGGGCAATCAATACCTTCCATCAATTTTGTAAGTTTTTTGGCACGCTTTGAAGTGCTTTCTAAAGCCTCTTCTTCACTGGATTCTTCAATGGCTCGGCAATCCAAATAGGAATAAAGGCGTTTGTTTTCTTTTTGTTGATAGAACCCCCAACGTTGATAAGTGGTTTTACCGTTAAGTTTAGATTTGGATACAATTTGGAGTTCTATTTCTCGATATTTTTCTTTGAAAATCCGCCCATATTGAATATCAACTGCTTCTGTTATTAGGCAATTTTTATCTTCTTTGAGCCATCGCCCTTCTTCGGCTGTCCAACCATTTTCTTCTAGAAATTTAGTATTTCGCTCAATGTAATCCAAACTTACAGCACTTAGGTTTTTTTCGTCGCCGACAAGAACGTATTCTTTGTTCATTAAACCATTCCGTGTTGTTCGTTTTCCTTCATCCTGCAAAGTTGTTCAAGCACCTCAATGTTAGCATAAAATTGCAACATTCTTAATCTATCAATTGTCGGAAGATCAGAAAGAACTTTTGGCAATTTGCCTCCGTTTCCGACATGTTCGAGTAATTTCTGGCTTAGTTCCACCGCTGCGGCGAAATTTCCTTCTCTATGAAGGTTACACATATCTTGCCAGCAAACATCGGGGTAAAAGTCGCTCAAAAGAAATCTCCTTTGTTTATTTCAATACAATTCCAGGCACAGATTTTTTTAATTCTTCGGCCATTATGGCAAGTATTCTTTTGCGTTCTTCTTCTGTGAAATCTGTGCTGAATTCCAATTTTATTGATTTTATTTTAATTGATTGACAATCTTGGCAATAATGTTTTGCGGGGTGATTTGGCCTACCGTCGTGTTCCTGTTGCCATCCCAATTTTGCGGCCGATTCTGATAACGATTCTCTAGATTGAGGAATAAAAGTTACACTTTTCCCACAAGTATCACAAATAAGATGCCGAGTTATTTTGTGCATTGTAGTTTACTCAAAAGAAATCTCCTTGGTCGAAATACTTGAATCCCAATCTTTTGGCAAAAGTTTCATCGGTCGTTTGATCGCCGACGTAAATGCATTCTTTGGGATTCAATTTATATTTTTCGATCAAATAAACTCCCAAACCGCTTTGTGGTTTCCTACAATAGCAGGTTGGAGGGACATTATGTGGACAGAACACGTAATCAATATCGTGTCCTAGCAATTCATTTGTCTTATCAAAGCAGAGAACCGCGTTTTCTCTTGTTACTTGTTTTCTGGCAATTCCTGATTGGTTAGAAACGCCTAGCAGGAGATAGCCGTTATCTTTATATTCTTGTAGTTTTTCTTTTCTGTTTGGGAGAAGTTTGACTTCTTCTGGGTTGATAGGAAATTGGAATTCCCCTGTGGATTCTCTCAAAGTGCCATCATAATCGAGAATAAGTGCTTTGTTTGTATATTCGGATGGATTCCTTTTAAATTCTTTTTTGGTTATACTATTAAATCCTTCTTCTCTGGAAGGTTTTTTGAATTCTTTTCTATATTTGAAAAGGACAACGGCTGGGAATGTATTTGGATCTTTCTTGACTTCTTTAATTGATTCTAAGTCTAGGAATAGTTTTCCGTATTTTTGGTGCATCCTGTGAAGTGCGTTAATTTGGGCATCTTCGATGCTAGTTGCGACTAGGATGCAGTGAATTTCTGCTTTATTTTTATAGGCTAATTCTATAAAGGGTCGTCTACTTTCTACTGTTGGGAAGAGATTATCTAAGACTACATTTTTGCCTTGGCGTAGACAATTCTCCATTTTGGGCAACAAGTCGATAACTTCGCCGCCTTGTGTATCCCGATTCAGATGGATGTAGCCTTTTTCGATATATTCTTTTGCGATGGAGCTTTTACCGGAAGCGGGTGAACCGCAAATTAGAATTACTTCTGTCATGGGGAAATCTGTGGTTGGGGCGGTTTAAAGTTACCACGAACATCAAGCGGAACTGTATGTCCTGCTAATTCGACTGTTTTTGGGAAACCTTCTGGATTTTCTGGCTCGACTCTGAGTAAGAGGCAAGGGGTATAGAGAATCCCATTTTCTTCTGTGGTAGCGGAGTAAGAGACGCCGAGGGAGTAGGCACCCTGATAATCGCCTAAAATAAGGCGATGTAGTTCGCTACCGGCTGTCTCGAACGCTGTTTGTAATTCTTCGATGTGCATGTTATCCTCTTCTGTTATAATGTAATTTCTTGTAGAGTGTTTCTATAATTAGCTTTCTCTCCTAAGTTAAAATAAGGAGGTGCTGAGAATTTGCTTTCCCACAGATAGTTTATTATGTAGTCTACTGCGTCGGAGGGAATCTGTTTTACTATTAAGTTACGTTTATAATCTTCTCCAAGACAAATACCACCGCCGCAACACAACCATCCTGGTTCATCATAAAAATATTCATTATTTTTATCGAACAATAAGACGCTTATGTTTAGGGCGTAAAAAGTATTTTTGTTGCATTGTCTTAATAATATCTGATAAAAACACCCTGGAATATCCCGATAAAATGCCTCTGTATAGAATTCGCAAGATAAGGCAAAGACGGTTCGTTTTCTTGGTGGCTCATGGACATGAGCCCAAAAATATTCTTCCGGTCTACCGCTAGCGGAATAATATTTTATCGTTCGTTTTTGGATTATATTCATCTGTTTTACTTTTTGAATTGGGCCAAGATTTTTCTACAATGTTTAGCGATTAGTTCTATATCTGGTTCACCTGCTTGGTGCCAAAATATTCTGCCTTCGATAGTACAAAATTCTGATATACTATATTCAATTAGTGGGGATTGGCACACGAAAATAAGGTCGCTTGATACGATGGGTTGAAGAACATTACGCTCGCGTTTAATAGGCTTTGTAAGTTTCTTTGCTATTTTATAGAAAGCCTTTTCCTTTTTAAGGTCTGTTAAATATGCTCTTAACTGAAATTCTCTATTGCTCCAACTGGAATAATTCGAACAAATAGTTCCTCTAACCAACCACGAAGGGTCTTTCAACAAATATGGTTGATAACCTTGAGCAGCGGCATTGTGTGTCGCCGCCAATAGGTCTTTTCTATATTTTGAAAAACTTTTCAATATTGGATCGTCGGTTTTCTTATCGACAATACTATTTTCGAGTTGTTCTAGGATGAATTCTGGATCGCTAGCCCAAGATGCAAGTCTGGACATCGACCATTGTTCGGCTATTTTGTCGAATTCTTTGTCCATGTGTCTAGCTTATCCTTTAAGCGGGCAAAGGCTTCATCGGCAGGATATAAGTCACCACGATTTGCCTGATCGATACCGGCTTGCACATCGTCGCGTAAATTATTTTTGCCATACAGATTTATTGCCAACAAACAAGCACAGACCGCCATGCAATAGATGCCGACGGAGACAGGAATTTCAAAATAGGGAATTTCATACATACCCATTACAACTGTTCCTAAAAGGCCGATTAGGAACAGTTGTAAACCTAAGAATCCAAGAAAGGAGGCTCGTTTGAGTTTCATGTTTTTACCCCATTTTACTTCAATTCATTAGCAATGGCTTCCAATTCCATCTTAGCCCGCAATTCAGGGCTGATGATTGCATTGAGCCTTGTTTCGAGTGTGGCAAGCTTCTTTTTCTTGGCAGTGATTTGGATTCTGGTAATCCTTACCTTAATATCTTCAAGCCAATCACCTACGGTAAAGCCTTGCCAAGTGAATTCGGGCGGTTCTGTGACGCCAAGAGCCTTGGCGGCTGTATCGTAGGTCTTTTCCTTTTCAGCAAGGAATGCCGCAATACAGATTAATTTGCGGACATCGCTTTCGACCTGCAAATTAGTTGCATCGGAGCCGCGTTCTGTATAAGAGAAAGAACAGTTGGTAGCAAAAACAGAACGTTCCGCCTTTGAAATTTCTTTCTTCTGGCGGGCAACTTCTGCAATTAGTTGCAGAGTTGTTTCGTCGGTTGTACCTTTTGCAGCCTTTACTTTGGCCATTTTAGCCGATTTCCTTTCTGTTGTCGTCGTTGTAGTAACGGGGATTGTAACCGGTTTGTCCAACTTTGAACTTTTGGCCGCTTTCCAATTCTACCCAAAGTTCTTGTTTGGTAGGTTCAACATATTCGTGTGTTGTTGTCTGGCTTCCGTAACTACGGCGTCCAGATTTAAACCAATATTGGTTTATTCTGTCAAAGACTAACATGTCATCTTTGATAGAAACTCTGAAGTTAAATGTTATTTGTTGTCCGTAATAGTGATCGTTGTAAGAATTACATTGGACATAGGTTCCTTCCGATTCTTGATATGTCCATACACGTTCATTTTCGGCCTTTTTGGTAAAGAGCCTTACGGGCTTAGAACCATATTTAGTTTTATTGTATTTTTGGACAAGTTCGGCATAATTCGGAACAATTATGTCGGATTGAATTGCCGCAATGTTTTTAGGTTCAACGAAAGCAAAGCCGGCTTTATCCCAACTTTCTTTTCCTTTTTCTCGCCAAAACACATGCTTGTGTTCGCTTTTCCCTTCATATTTACCATCAATATTTGTTCTAATTGAATGTCTAACGAACCTTCCAAGGTAAATCAGAGGTTCTTGTTTCTTGTTAATATAAGTTGCTCCTGGGATTAGGTCTTTCGCCTTTACAGAAACCGTCTGTAATTCTGTAAAGTTCTTGGAATTCTTGTATTCTTGGGAATTCTCTGGGAGTAACACCAATTCCGTTCCACTCCAAGAATACACGAAATTACCTTCTAATCCCTTGCCTTTGCTACAGTTACATTCTCTTAGGATAAAGAGAAGATTAGCAAGAGAGATTTCGAACTCAAAATCTCTGGGATCGTAGACACGAATATATTCATTGCGGGCGTTCCAACCATAACTTTCGCGTGCTCCACCGACACCCTTATTAAGAACAAAACCGGATGTAGGCGTATTTTCAAATTCAAGCGGCTTGATCTTGTGGTCTCGCCAAGATTGCCATGACTTTTCTTTCCTCAATACACCTTTCTTATCATAATAAATAACATAAGCTAGTTTGCCTGTATAAGTTCCTTGGCGATTTTGAAAACCAACATTGATCTTATCGGGGATGATGAGTTGGTCTTTCATTTCAAATTTCCTTATGCTGGATTACACGCCAAATGTGTTTCATTTCTGGCATTTCTAAAGAAACGAGAATGCAATCTTCGAGTGGCTTAACCACGCCTTCTGGGAAGGCTTCTTTTAATTGTTGAACAACTTCATCAACGGTCGATTCAGTGTTGTTTATACGATTGGCTATTTCTAGCAGGGGTTTGGGACATGGGGCGGCGGCACCTGCCCGGCCTGGGTGAGGATTGTAGAAGAATTTGGTATGTTGTGAGTGTCCAGCCATAAGTCAGCCGCCTTACCAGTTGCAACAAAGAGTTGAAATTTAAACAATCTTAAATCGAAAGCCCAATTGGACAAAGCCGTGTAATGGTGCTTCCAATTTACTTTCTTTGTTTTTGAATAATCTTTCTTGTCTCTTAGAGAGTGAAAACAGACTAGCATTAGTTGAACCTATGTTTTAGGATTCGTTCGTAGGATTCTGTTGCTTTTACAAATTTATTTTTTGCTAAATTCGGATTTTCTAGATTCTTATCGGGGTGATAAGCCACTTGCAACTGCCTATATTTGGATTCTAAATCTTCTTTAGAAGAGTTTGGATTTAACCCTAGATTTTGATAATCGTTTTCTAAAAGGTTTTGAGGTGCGTCGGCAAGTTCGTTTATCATCCTCTCTAAATCCGCCATTTCTCTGGCGTGGATAGTGTTCAATTTGTGAGTTATGTAGATAATAACTCCTATGACGGCTGTGGTTGCTGCAGTTATGGTAAAATTAACCCAATCTCCGGTAAATAATGAATTTGTGGCTAAAGCAATTACAAAAATTAATGCAATAAGGATGACAACAATCATTCTTTGACTTCTTTTAAATCATCTGAAATACAGACTAAGCAACGTATAAAAGCCTCAATAGGCATGGTCTGTTTAGTTGCGGGTGATATCCACACATCGCATCCGCATTTTCCACAACGTCCAACAGAGGCGTTAGGTACGGCACTTGGGCCGAACTTGCACGGCATACAAACGCAAATTAACTCCCCTTTTGCTGCATTGTCGTCGATTTCTTTTTGATCGACAACTTGGATTCCGATAGATTCTAGGTTCGTAATGCCTTTAGCGGCAAGTTCAGCGGCTTGTAGTTGGCTTATTCCGATTGGTTCGTTGGGGTCGATTTTGTCCATTTAAAGTAATCCTCTCCAATGATGAAATCTAAGAAAAATGAACAAATCCCAATAGAAATAGAGGCCAACATAAACCTAAAGTTAAAAAGAAAAGCCCCGGCGAATAGTAATATAACCATTACTACCACCAGGGCTTCGCTAAACAACGATAAGGATTTAACCCTATTTCTTCCAGACTTTAATATCTGCAAGTTTCCGACCTTCAAAAACATTGTTGGAACCTTCTGGAAGATTCGCACAATTCAACGATACGGTTTCTTCTACCGGAACATCTGCCTGATCAGCAAGGTTTGCTACCTTTTCTGTATCCATTGAATACAGATTAGCCGTATTCAAAACGCCTCTGCTGCGGGCACCGTAAAACGCTTTCTTGGAGTAGGCTGCCTTGCCCAAATCCGTAGCTGCTGCCATCGGTGTAGCGTTATTATAGCACGCTACATTACCAAATCCAAGTCCCACGGATTTTACAAATTCGTAAATTTGCCCTTGGTCGCAACCAAGGAAAGAAATCGTCCACCTTCCGGTCGCTTCGCATTTCGCAATCAGGTTTTTGACGTCTTCGGGCTTGTAATTGCACTGATGGATCGGAACCGTATTTTCACCATCAGTAATAATAACAACCAGATAGGCACATTCCTTATCACCCTCGGTAAGGGCTTCCAGGTTTTGGATGGAATAGCCAACGGCATCAAACAGGGCTGTAGAGCCAACAGGTTGATAATCGTTCAAGGTGGCACGTTTAATCTCGCTCACAGGGACAAGCCACTTGTGTTCGAAAACTTGTCCGTTAAACGTGACCAAAGAAGCATCAATTTCTTGTTCTTCGGCATTTAAACGAGCTTGGTCAACTTCTTCGTTGAAGAAATTAACTGCAACCTCTCTTCGACTCTCCATCGAGGATGAAGAATCTAAAACAATCAGCAAATGAGTACGTGGTTTCGACATTGAGTTTTTCCTTTTCTTTGAAATTTGAAAAATACAGGAGGGAGTAATGTCCTCCCTCCTGATAATTGGTTTTTACTTATCCTTGGGCGACCACAACGAGTAGGTCATGTTCCCAAACGGACGGTACTTCATATCATTGGTAGTCCATGTCCAAGACGGTTGATCCACGACTAGGGGAACCACTTTTCGTGGACGAAACTCTACCTTCTTCTTATCGGAAAAAGGGCCGCCGAAGACTCCCTCCTTAACGAGTCTCAACGGCATGATAAGATTAGGGAGTTTGTTTAACTTAACCAATTCGTCAAACCGGACAGCGGCTTGCTTGTAACGAACCCTCAATTTCTTAAGGGCATCGTTGTCCATGCACAAATCAATCAGATTATGAGCACGGTCAAGCCCGCCATTTTCAGTAACATTAAGTTCGTGGCTCTCCAAAGCCAATCGAACCAATTGACGAATCTTTAAATCAATTCCAGCCCAAGATCGGCCAGTTTGATCGCAAGTGCCATCCGGTCGTAAAGGACGCCCAGGATAAAGCGGATTTTCATCAGCAAAGGCATCCGGAAGGTCGGTAATTTTATAAACCGCCCTAACGTCACCATCTACGGTAACGGTATCTCTCCCAGGATATCCTTTTTGGATTTCCTTCAAGATTTCAACCGTCTTGTCGATGTTTACAGAACCATCATCCTGATAAACAACAAATTTAAAACCTTTGGAAATCTCCGTAAGTCGTTTCACAACCGGAGAATCCAAATTTTCCAAATTAGCCGCAAATGCTGCTACCAATTCGGCAACAGTCATTTTATCGGCTTTTTTGGTCGAGACATAAACCTTTGCAGGAGTAGTCTCTTCGTTTTCGTTACGCAAGAGATGCGTAACCTGCTTCGCCAGCAGAATCGGCTTTACTTTCAGAGTGTTAGGAAAACACTCAAGAATGTCTTCGTAGCGGAGCCTTTTGAGGCTTTCAAGATTCCCGCCCAAAGACTTAATGTTGTTCAGGACTTCGTTGGCGTCGAAGGTATTTACATTCCCTTCGCCTAACACCCGAACATGTTCTTGCAGGGCTGTAGAAACAGCACCATACCTGTCGTCTAGCGACATTACCATAGCAATCTCCTTTTTTTACGGTAGCTCGTTCGCTACCAAACTCGTCGCAGCACTATTGCTGCCACAATCGGATTCTAGCATAGTAGAGTAGTTTGTCAACCAACTTTTTGGAAATTTTTTCTGATGCCCTTTAACTCCATTTCACCAGCCAAAGACATTATCAAGAGAAGAATTGGGGTTGTAAAATATCCGTAATAAATTGCCAGCGGAGTTAATGACAAAAATAATAATTGACCCAACCTTACCGCATATTTTGTAGACCTCTCCAGGTCGTTAAATACCATATATAGTAGCGAACGATAAATTCGACCACCATCCATAGGAAAACAAGGCAGTAAATTGAATATAAACAAAGCGATATTTATACCGCCAATTTGGAGTAATATTTTCCAATCAGTTAATGCCCACAAAGGTAAAAACAGGGTTGCCAATGCAACGTTCACCAATGGGCCAGCGATAGCAATAAAGAATTCTTTTTGCCCTGTGTAATTGTTTGAAATATCGACTTGGGCAATACCTCCAATGGGATATAATGTTACATCCCCTGTTTTTGCACCATATTTTTGGCCTGCATAAATGTGCCCAAACTCATGCAAAAGGACACTCGCTAAAGCAATGGTATAGATTAACCCTAAGTCAACAGATATAGTGTATAAAAGAGCAACATAAAATACTGTTGTCCAATGAATAGTAACTTTAGTATTAAACAATCCTTCAAATGTAAATGTAAACATTACCTTACCTTTTTGACTACGGCGGCGACATCGGCACTATTTACCATAGCGTCTGACGCTTTCAGTAATTTCATTGCCATTCCGATGGCTTTTCCCTCGGAATCCAGACTTTTCAATTCATTTTCATGTGGTTTTAGGAAATCAAGTATATCCTCTTGGCTCAAATATGTTGGAAGCAAATTTTGCAAAATTCGGTTTTCTTCAACCAACTTGTCAGAATGACTTTTTGAAAGTAGGGCTTCGTTTGACTCAATGGTCTTTGTTATAATTTTGTAGACTTGTTCGTCTGTAACAGCCTTTTTAGTTCGGGTTTCAAGCAATTGAGTCTCGCCCAAAACATATCGCAAAATAGTCTTTTCTTGTTCATTTTTCTGAATAAGTGCTGTCTTGATTAGGGACTTAAGTTTTTCAATCATCATTTTGAGATTCCTTTGCAAAGATTTTTGCGAACAATATATGGGTTTTGTATTCGTCTATAAGATATTCATGGTCATCCCTGCCGACACCAGTTATAGTTTCTTGGATTGTGATTTGTTTATCTCTGTTATTACGCCACTCCGGTATTTTACGGCAGACTGTTTTCGTAAGGTCGAAATCATCGAGATATTCGTATCTTTTTGCAACTTCTTCTAGTTTCTTCATTTGATATCTTGATAAATCACTGACGCCTGGGTCGTTTATTAAACGAATCATATATCTGGTTTTCTGAATAAATTCAGACCAATCGGCAATGGCTAAATCATAACCGTTAATGATATCAAGAACGTCTTTATTAATCGGGCCACGATGGGTGCCTACACAAATCCCGCCACAAACTGGAAGTCCAGATTCTTTAATAGATTCTCTATCCGCGATATAAAGCAGCTGACAGGCTCTTATTTCGGGTAAGGTTCTTGTTTCTTCACGCCGTAACAAAACAGATAACGCTTGCAGGGCTTGTCTACTATTAATTGGTAAGTATTTCAAGATAGCCGATTCCTTTGCAAATATCGCATCCTATAGATTTACAGTGGTCGCAGACTTTATAAATTTTGTCGTCGGGATTGTCATAGAGGCTTTCAGGTGCCCTTTTCTTTACCAGATAAAGGTTGCCTGTTTTCCACGGCTCAAAGAACAATTCCACGTCTTCATAAAGAAAGATTGGAGACGATTTGTACTTTCTAGTACCTATCGCCTTATCATCTGGTTCCCCTAATGTAGAGATTACCTCTTCCCTTGTCAAGGAAGGGCAATCAAGTATCCACTCTTTTAAAATTTGGTTCATGGTAGAGTAACGTTCATAGGAACGGCAATCCCATTAGAGACTGGAATTTCTTCCATAATTTCCAGCCTTTTATTTCTGAATATATCTTGGATTACGGCTGCGTGTCCACTGCTTATAACATAAGATGGACTTATATCGAAACTGGAAAACCAAAAATCATCTACAATGTGATGAAAACCAACTCTTCGACTACAAATACAGTAATCTCTTCCTATATGTGGCAGCCCAGAATGAAAAACTTGTATTTCTTTGCCTTGCGGTTTGTTTTTCAATAAACCGAAGTAAACCACTCCAAATTCATTGCCCCAAAACATGCTCCACGGAACTTCAATAGAAACCTTTTTGATAAGGTTGTAGCTACCAAAAGAACTAGAACCTATAACTGTTAAGGTTCTAGTTCTTGGCGGACAAACCAGATAATCTTCCACAATATAAGGAAAATTCATTTTAATCCTTTAAGGTGCCATTTTAGAAATTTGAAAATAATTAAATTACAAAATGTTCTGGTAAACGAAGGACTAGTATCAACCGCTTCCGCGATTTGGTCAGCCCAAAATCGGCTTAATCCCATATCGGTTGCCGCTTGTCTGTATTGCATCCCAATATATTTTTTCTTATTTTTTAGGTAACACAACCCATTAATAGGACAAAAATGTTCTCCATCAATCACCATTCGCAGATAAGTAACCGATCCATAATGGATGGTTTCCCACTGGACGTTTAGACGTTTAATTTCTCTAAGAAATTTAAATATCGTCATTTTTTTGTTCTTCTAGATTTTCGGCTAATTCTTTCTTTAGTTCATCTATAATTTCCGCTTTTCTTTTCAGATCTTCCAGCCAAGAAAGCGTTTTAATTTTGCTCATCCACAAGCCGTGTTGTGGGTTTTTCTTGGGAAGTACACCTTTAGCGACTAGACCTTCTTTAAGGTCGTATTCACCATTTCTAACATCTTGAATAAGTTTTTTGTTAAAATTGCCTTCGTAGACTACTTTCGGTATCTTTAGGTGTCCAAATTTCTTTATAAAGTCTCTAGGCAGAATGAAGCCTTTTTTCATCAAATTTATATCTAATAGAACAACTTCATGTTCTTCTTCAAAGTTATGCCAACCAGCAATACTAGAAGGCCCGAAGAACTCACAATAGGCAATAAAGTTATCGATTCGATATTCTGATTTGACTATCTTCGGAAGTGCGTCACCATAAGTTTCTAGAAATAATGGTATAGCTTTGCTGAATTCAGGGTCGTTTTTGTCAAAAAGTCGGTGTCTTGTTCCAAACTTATCCCAGCCACGCTTTTTAGAGTATTCAAAGCGTAGATTGCTCCCGTCATATTTGTAGAAACATATGCAGGGACTTCTAGGGGCTTTATTCGGCCCTGGGATTGACAGATAGGCTTTCATAGCAACTCACGTATCTTCTTCATTCTTTCAAGTAATGCTCTGTTTTCTTTTTGTAAACGATAATATTCGTTTTGAATTGCATCTACTCTTTCAGGACGGATTCTTACATACGTAAAACCTTGGGAATCAACCGGCCACGTGTGGCCAGTTCTCTCATAGCAAATTTCAAACCCTTCTGGCAAGGCGTCGAAAAGTGCTTCTTGATCGGCGAGCCATTCGGTATGGTGTTCCGAATCTCCCTTCGGATCAGAGGCATAAACCCCGGAATAGGGCAACTTAACCCGCATCATGAATTCTGGGGATGGTTTAGCCATTTAATGGAATCCTTGCTTCAACAAATCCAGGGGTTCCACGCAATTTTCCCAGCATTTGGAAGTCCTCAAATAATGGAAAAAGAGCCGTATATACTGTAGCATGAATTCTCTATTTTGTAAAATCGCTTTTTTAGTGGCTATGGTTTTGGTGGTTTTAGCAATCGCTGAACCATTAATTACAGACAGATTCACAGAAACCGAAATAGAAGAAAAACCGGTTGAACAACCAACTGAAGAAAAAATTTGTGGGCCTGTAGAAGTGCCAGTTTCATTCCCTGATACAACTCGTCCAGCGATAGAATATTTGCTGCCAGGACAGATAATAACTGTTCCCTGCAATATCATTATTCAAAGCAGATTTATGCATGGTTATTGGTTAGACGAAAAAAGAGAATATATTTTCAACATTTATATGAATTCGATATCCGACCCAAGATTAGTTAAAAAAGACACTAAACTTATAATAAAAAGTATAGTTCCGGATGGAGCCAATATAAGCGGAACTATTTTTGGTTGCGGTAAAAATACACTTATGCTAGAAGTGGTGTCTTCCGAATCTAGACAAAAAATGTATGTGTCTGTTATTGTTGGAAAAATTGGATTAATACAAAAAAGCGACTATTCTGAATCTTATTTTTATAGATTACATATTTCCGACACTAGAGAAGCGACAATAAATGATATTTTAGCATATTCAAAAATACTTCATATTCCTGGCCAAGATAACATAGAAGAGATCAAATAGTTACTCATCTTCCATTTTCCAACCTTCTGGTTTCCACCAGTCGGAAGGATCGGGAGAATCTTTTGTTGGCGGTTTGAATTTTAAAATAGCACTAGTCAAAGAATCAGAGAACATCATAAGTGCTGTTATGGTCAATAAGATACCACATCCCATTCCTAATATAAACCAAACCAGTTCTAATAACATATTAACTCCAAATAGATTCCTTCGGCTTTCTATCCCGAACTGCCTTTAGTAGTTCGAAAACCTTATCTTTATTAGTTCCATCGTATTTAATCACGTTTTTATGAGAAAATTCGAGATTATTTGGGTGAGTTGGCATAATCCCTAGTCCTCTGGGACGGTTTTTAAGCCAACTGGACATGTATTTGGGCCAATCATCAACTAAAACCCGTCCATAAGTAAGGGATTTATCATCCTCTGTCACAGTAACTTTAATGCCGCTTCCTAAGTGCCTACGGCACCACCGTATCTTTTGCTCCCATGCTGAATGGGTGTTTTCCGGCCCTTTTGTCAGGATATGTATCTCATATTCAAGTTCTTGAAGCATTTTAAAAACATCAAAGCCTGATTGAATTGGTTCTAGATCAAACCACCAATCCTTGCTATTTTTAATCAACCGCATCCTGTTTCTCAATGGTTTTGATAAACCATTGAGGCTTGTTACAATTGGTTCTTCGGGAGAACGTAATTGTTCCAACCATCGAAGCATAGAACCTTCGTAATCAGCCAAGGTGCCGTCCATGTCTACTAATGCTACTATTCTGGCCATGTTGGTTCGTCTACTTCTTTGTAATGACGGAGGGAGATTCTACTTAACTGTTCACGTTTTGCAGCCTCGATAGAGGCACTTCGACGTAAATAAGTAAAAGAAGTCTGCCAAAAAAGGTTTATCGTATTTAGCACTAATTTTGAAGCCGAAGGTTGTTCTTTAATCGCCGTTCCCAGACAGATGGGCTGATATTTGACATGAGAAATATTTTTGGGAAGATAACAAACGCCATCTTTGACAACGGACAACCATATTCCACTAAAAATGAAAACACGACTTACATGATTTTGAATAAACCCTATTTCAAATATCAAATCTGGAAAATTAACAAATCTGGGACGATGGGTCTCTTGGTCTTGGGCAAATCCTCGAATCATAATTGTCCTGTTGTGAGCCGGAACTAAAACTTGAGCATAGTTGGCTTTATATTGGATATGGGCGGCGTCGAATTCGAAGTATTTTATCTGCATTCTTGAGCCTCTGTAACAACTATAGCGATCAAATCTCGCCAAAATCTACCAGGATTCTTTTTAACGTGGAAAACGATATCGAACTTTTCATCTGTTAAACGATTTGTTTCGATTTTATCGAAATAGTCGCCAAATCTATAGTGCTCTTCAGTTTGATGTTCTACGCCGTTAGGAAATCGTCTTATTACGTTCGTATAGACACGGTCTAGGCCGATTTGTTTAGCAGTTTCTCGTTCTACTTCTAAAGACTTTTCTTTAGTATCGGACTGAATTAAAAACGATTTTATCATAATAGTTTACCAATAATTCTTCCAAATAATCCCCCGAACACAATGCCGCTAGAGATAGTTAAGACAACACGCCAAACGGGCAAACCACTCTTGTAGGAAAAATTTGATACGATTAAATAAACGAATGCGATAAAAACGAAAATTGTAAGAAATACCATTTCTTTTCTTTCTCGTGTAGAGTCCTGTTACCCCTTCTGGTGTTATCTCACCTACGATTTGGTCTCGCTCCCCAATCGTGCAGCAGGAGTTTTCAAATAAAGCGTATGTATATGGGTCTTTAATGGGCTTGCTAAGGTCTATCTGACCTTTGGCATTCTTTTCCCATTTGCGACCATGCCTTACTATACCATATCTCGTTCTATCGTAAAACCTGCCGTATTTGCGGCCATACACCCTAACAATTTGTCCGCATCTGTATTCTTTGCCTTTTCTGTCGTTCATTCAAACATCTCGTCGTTCCATTTTCGGTTTATTTCAACGGCTTTAAAACGATAATAATCTCCATGAAACTCCCATTTGTTTTCAGATATCTTTTCGAAGGTAGGGACTTCATTCTGAATAAATTCTTCGGCTAATTGTTGTGTGGAAAATGCCCCAACAATATATTCTTTAAGGTCTTTTCCGCCAAACATTACGAAAAAGAGTTGCATTTAAGTAGCCCGTAAAAGAGTCGAACTTTTCAACCATGTTTAGGAAACGCGGTGCCATATTCCCCTGGACGGGCCATGTATTATACTCAATACTTGGATTACAATAGATACATTTACAAGCAGTGTTTTCCGTACAATCCACCCATTGACCTGTATTTATCAAATAGCCGCTCATAATTGCATTATTGTTGGACTCAAGACGACAATTACTATCTTGTAAATGCTTTTCACACAAGCACGAGGAAGGGATTGATATTCCTTCGCTGCTTGTTTTACAAAATAGTTTGATTGGCAAGTTTTTCTGCCCACTCTGCTGCTTCTTTTGGAGTAGTTGCCGTTTCGCAACCAATTTCTTTACCATCTTTAAACATTCTAACATAGAATTGGCCTTTTGGGTCGTTTTCTGGAAACCAATCTACGCAAATAGTCTTATTCCCGATATTCACCACCACAATATCTTGGTTTAATTCATACGGTTGCATTTCTTCGTATAAATTGCTGGAAATTTCAGCACCCGCTGGCAAGGAAATGGGAATCGGTAACAAAAAGTATTCCTTATCGACTTCTATTGCTTGCGTGCCATCCTCAAATGTCAGATCGGCACAACTGGGATTAATAGCATTTTGTTTGACATCTGCTTCGACAATTTCGCCACATTTGTAAACCACTTCGGGTAAAACAACGTCTTTGGTTGGATAATCACCTAATTTTAGGCAATAAAATCCTTTATAATGACCGCCTAATTTTCGAAATTTAATTTTTTCCATATCGTCTTTCTGCAAGTTCTACACCCATTCGGAAGGCTTGTTCTGGCGTAGGCGGCCCTACCTCATCAATTTTACCAAAATAAGGGTGCTCGCAGTCGAACAATCGTTCTACGCGGCTTCTGGTTTCGTTGCTGTAATAACCTGCCCAATATCCCAAATTGGTTTTTTCTATTCCCTCAGCTTCTTCACGAGTAAGCCCGTGTTCCATCGAATGCCAGACGAGAACTTCAAAATATTGCTTAGCCTCGTCTTCTGAAACAATTTTCATTGCTGGACTATATTTGTCGTCCAAAGTAATGTTATGCGGTAACACTTTATTTGTCATTGTGCCAACTCAATCCTTGCCCGTTAAGCGTATTGTATATGTCTTTGGCTAATATTTCAAATGCGGCTTTCTTGGCTTCTTTTGTTTCTAAGTCCCTGCCCATATTAGTGCAACAATGCGTATGAGACGAACCCTCGTTTTCGTCCTCAACAATAACAGTAACGCAGAAATCGTCCCAATCGCGTTCGAATTTAATTGAACCACCATTATTACATATTTCTGCAATTTTAGCCACAATGGCAACGCAATGTTTTTCAGTCATTTTCATGGGCTCGTCTAAACATGTTCAAATCCAGTAGATGACCGGCTTCCTCTGCTGTAGCCCTGAACATTTTTCTAAAGGTGTTCTTTCCTAGTATCGTCTCTATTTGCTGAAAGTGCTTAAAGGCTGCTTCGTTGTATTGCTTAACGCATTCTTCCGAAGTAATTTCTTTTGTATCGAATCTATACAATAGGCTTTGAAAAACCTTTAACATTTCATCTCTTATGGAGACAATTTCACGAATTTTTTCAAGGTCTACATCTTCTACATCTCCGATTTCAATATTGTTTTCGTTATACTCAACATCTTCTCGAATTCTCCAAGCAAACATATCGTCTACTTTCATGTCTTTGATTACGGATGGCGAAAAGAAAATAGGAACTTCCAAAACGGAGCTAAGACATTCAACTCCTTCTTCTTTATAAGCGGTTAATTTACATCCGATCCATTGACCGTTCATTCTGAAAGCCTTAATTTGTTCCAATGTTCTGTAAAATCGCCTTCAATCCATTCAGACCCTTCAATAAATTGATCTCTGGTTTTGAGCCAGTCGATTGTTTCTGCCTTACCGCGTTCCCAATCGAAGTAATATCGTGGCCACAAATCTTGAAAGTCGATATCTAAAGCAAGAGTACCAGCGGCCTCAAGGTGGAAAAGATAGTTTCCACGGTCGCAATATTGCGGACGGGTAGATGTCCAAACAATGCAATTCTTACCAATGATAAAGTAAGAATCTTTTTTGATCCAGTTTATTCCCATTTGTCCATCAACTCGTTAGCATAAGTTTGCCCCTTAGTTTGTTTTATAATTTCCTTTGCTTCTCTCCATATCCTGCTTCTATTTCTTAGTTTGTTTTTCACGGGCAACGTTATTGTTAGAAACCCCAAAAGAACGTCAATTTGCAATCTATTTGGGTCTACGTTCTCTAAAATCGAGTCTACTTCGCTAAACTCGCCGGCCAACATGAGATCGTCGATATGATTGAAAACAGCGTCTAGACCTTCGTCGGCATTTTCTATAGCGTAAAGGGATTCTAGCCAATCATCTGATTGCATAGTGAGTCTTTTCGGTGACAAAACTTAATTTCTTATCTTCTTTCCTTTGTATAAAGCGTCCTGATTCTTCTCTGGGGTCTTTGATGGCGGCTATTTCCTGTCCGGAGCAAACATTTATTCTTTCACGAGGTTCATAGGTGCCATTTGATAAACTATTAAAATTTTCCATAAAAGATTCCGACCAGCCGGTTTTCCGGCTTGGAAGCACAAACCGACTCGTCCAAAAATAATTAAATATGGAGAGACAACCTTTTTCTAAATCTTCAAACATATCAATGATCGGTCCACCCAAACAAAAAGCAAGATGAGGATCTTGATTTGTCAACGGTATTGGATAAATATGTTCATCTTTGGGATGTCCGAAAATAGTTTTTATAGTGAAAAATCCTTTTTCGTTTGCGACTAGTTCCAATAACAATAAACATTTTGGTAATGTTATATTTTTACTAACATTAGGCAACTGGAATAGAAGTGTTCTTTCGTGTGCCTCGTATTCAAGAGACGCATAAAATCTAGTGCCGTTTTTGCCGTAAAGTGCGTCGTGAGATGCGTGATATTGAATCATATCTTTTTCTTCGCTTCTTCGATTACGGACTCTACTTGATCGGCAAATTTTCGAAGGTCTTCAGAAAGAAGGGGACTATGAAGATGCACCGTGACAAGATTCGATGTCATGATTTGCTTAATATAAATTTCTTTCGTGCTATTTAAGTAAATGTTTGTCCATATTTCGACGCCACCTTCAAATTTGAAGGATTGTGCTGCAATTAACTTGTCTGGCGGTGCGGGCGGTTTAAGCGATAATATTCTCTCACGAATCTTGTAACTATATTCATCCAAATTTTCACTACTGCAAGCAGCGATAAGTCCGTCTGCAAAATCCCTATTTAAGCCTAGATAATTTATCGCACCTTCAACATCATCGTCTTCAAAATACTCCGGTTCACCTTCGAATTCAAGAAGAGTAAAGAAAAGACGAAAGTTAGCCACTTTGCATATTGGATGAACAATTGGCAAGCCATCTAAATCACTACACCGTAATGATTGGCCGCATTCGGAGATATCGAATTTTACTAGAATTTCGAAAAATTCATCTTCGGTCATCGAAATCTTTCAAATAGGAGCAGAGGGAATCGAACCCCCACTTGGAGCTAATCAGGACTCCACCTTACGGCCGAGATTATAAGTCTCGTGTGCTAACCTTTACACCATGCTCCCAATAACTATTTAACCTTTACTCTATCTTTTAAATCTTGAAATAACTTAACCGGATCAAGTTGCGGTTCGTCATCTTCATCTTCGTCGGCATTGCCCCAAGCCATTTTTGTTTTTGTATTCCAGGTATTCCCGTCTTTAGGAATATATGCTCGAACGTTTTTACCATCCGAATAGAAAAATATCGAAATGGGCCATTCCCAGTCGCCACCCGCATTAATTCCCAAAACCGTCAACCCATTGTCTAATGTTCGATACCCAAGTACATCCCGCCATTCTCCATAAGGCTCGGAATTTTCATTTTCGTTGTCGAACTTTACTTTACTTAAATCCTTTTCAACAAGTTTACTCAAATGGACGTAACTGCCGCCACTTGCTCTCAATAATGGTTCAATCTGAGCCCTTAGTTCTTCAATACTAATCCTTGCTGCAACTCGGCCGGATTCCTTCGCCTTCTCAGGCGTTCCAACCAACGCAGCCAAGCATTTTCTCAATGCTTCTTTGGCTTCTTCCAACGTCAGATTTTCGATATTCTCAGAAAGCGAGGTTGCCCAATCGGCCGCTTTTGCCATGTTCTTCCTTTGAAAAAGCCTGTTGTGTGATCGTAGCACAATTACAACAATTCGTCAAATTCGTTTTTTGACTAGCCAAATAAACCCTTGCCCTATCAATGCTAAAAGTTCATGTCCAGCAGCAATGACCATCAAAACAAACCACAAAATAGGCAAAAGCGGAGAAAACAATAAAAGCCCACCCAAGAGAGCATATTCATCTTCATTATTAGGATCTCCACTCCACCGAAACATCCAACCAAACCCAATAATCGCCACCAAATAACATATGAAGCAATAAATTGCGAAAATTATCATTTGTTCCTAACATCCGTTACCGATATAAATTTTGTCTTTCCATAATGAACTAAATACCCATAAACATAAACTTCTCTCTGATCCTTGGCCGCATGACTTAGAACGTTTCCAAGTATCTTTCCCTGCTCAAAAGGTGGTAACAACAAAGTAACTATTTCCGTCGGCCGTTTCCAATCATCTGGAAAATTGGTTATTAATTGAAACTCACCATCAGCCGGCCAATTAATTTGCCCTTCTGTCTTTATATGATAGCCGTTTTCAATTACACCTAAAGGTAATTCTGTCCTATTCTTAGCACTAAACCAAGGCGTAGGGAGATAACCCTTTGGCACGCCATACATTACATGAACTAAATATGGAGAAAACGCCGTTGCAGCCAGTAATGCCATGCATACCAACCACATTGAAACTACCGTATACCATTTCATTCTGTTACCTTTAATAAAGCATATTTACTCTTGCCCGAACGTATAACTATTGCAGCACAGTCGAATTTCAAAAAAGATATATCATTCGTAACGCGACGGTTATTCACGTAAATTCCGCCATGTTCAATGCTACGTCGTGCTTCACTTTTACTTTTTGCTAAGCCAACCTTACATATAGCTTCGCTCAACAAAGTTCCAACAACTATATCACAACTTGGAACATTAGAAAATATCTCTTTTAATTGAGCATCATTTAAATCAATTTCTCCACCAAAAAAGATATTCGTTGCTCTTAAAGCAGTCTCTAAACCGCCTTCTCCATGTACAATTCTAGTTATTTCTTCTGCCAAACGTTTCTGGCTCGCCCTGTTTCCTGGGTTTTTCTCTCGCTCAGCATCCAAATCTAGAATTTCTTCATGGCTCAATTCTGTAAAGAATCGGAGGCATTTACCCACATCCGCATCGGCCGTGTTGTACCAAAACTGATAGAATTCGTATGGGTTGGTTCTGTGGGGCGACAACCAAATCGCCCCTGATTCGGTTTTCCCCATTTTAGAACCATCAGATTTAGTCAACAAAGGGAAAGTCAGTCCATAAAGTTGAACTTGCTTCGTCCTACGTGCTAAATCAATCCCCGCCGTAATATTTCCCCATTGATCGCTGCCACCTATTTGCAAAGTACAACCATATTGTTCGTTCAAATAAACAAAGTCATATGCTTGTAATAGCATGTAACTGAATTCTGTGTAACTCAATCCAGTCTCTAACCTAGATTTAACAGAATCCTTGGACAACATCACATTTACAGGAAAATTCTTGCCAACATCTCTTAAAAAAGATAAAAAATTGAGGTCTCTAGTCCACCAATGATTGTTTACCCTAATCGGAGAATCAAGAATAAAGTCAAAGGTCTGCAAAATCGAAGCAATATTGGCTTCGATTACATCTTGAGAAATTAAATTGCGTTCCTCACTCTTGCCACTCGGATCGCCAATCATACCCGTGGCCCCGCCCAAGAGCACAATGGGCCGATGGCCTGCCTTCTCAAAACGCCTTAACATTAAAATGGCCATTAAGTGGCCGACATGAAGGCTGTCAGCAGTTGGGTCGAAACCAGCGTAGAGAGTCTGACTTTTAGATAAGTCAATTGCTGGCTCGGTGGATTGGTGAATCAATCCACGCCATTTTAGATCGTCAAGGAGATTCATTGTTTCCTTTGTGTCCAATACCTTTTGCGTTGTAATCGAAATCCTCTAGATTGTATTGTTTAAAATTGTTTTTTTCTGCCCATTGGTTGTGTTGTATTAAGTCTTGCCTAATTCTTTCAATGGCTACCGGAATGCCTTTTTCTATTGCTTCCTGAACAATCGACATTATATTAATTGCACAAGGCAACGCTAAGGCATCCTCAACCTTATAATGTACGGCCAAAAAATAGCCTAACGCACCCACCAAACGATCTTCGTCTGTGTTCAAGCCTATTGGAAACTTAAGCAGATTCATTTTTAACCTGTTTCATATTTTCGTGTAACTTGTCAAGAGCATCCGCGAAAGCAGTGAACCCTTCAATATCTTTAAATCTTTCTCTTAACCCAAGTGAATCTCTGCCCTGTGGTCCCTCCTCTGCGAGGCAGTGTGAATATGCTTCTACCGCATTTTTCAAGCCGGAATCGCCCAACTCCAATGGCGAGAGGCTTGTTTTCATAAAAACAACCGTACAGAATTGACTATAATTTGGCTCGCCAAGAGTATGGGGAGCGTAATACATCTGACCGAAGACATCCTCAAATATGAAGCCATGTGCCCTGACTTTTAAAAGGCTCACGACATGGCTATCAAGACATTCGTAACAATATTCGCCATCTGGTAGACCTATACGTGCATATTGCCCATCAAATTTCGTTGAACCATATCCACCATAACAAAAACCATGACGGACAATCTCCCCATCCGGACATAACATTGCCCCACTTTCACTAGGCCCTAAATCTTTAATCTGCTTTCCGCAGTGGTCGCAAGTTCTCATTTTTGAACCTGTTTTGGTATTTCTCTAAAAGAACGTTTTTATCAAGCGTGTTGATTAGCCAATCTTCAAATAAATCTGCAAACAATTCGGAATTATATTTGTCGTCCTCGTCACATTGACAGACATAAATTCCCTCTGCGTCTTCCCATAACCCGTAAATTATACTCTTGTTGCGTCTATATTTAATGGTTGCTAGTCGTTCGCCCTTTCTCCAGGTAACAACTCCCATCGCACAACAACGAAGGTCAAGCAATTCCTTGGCCGCAGCCGGAAGGGACTTGGTGAACATTATTGTTTTTCCCATTCATAAACGGGTTGTATCCAATCGGTTTGCTGCCAAGCAGGCGGTGTTCTAGGGCCTTTTTTGTATAGGTTTATTTTGGGAATTTCTTTCTCGCCATAGAAACATATCTCGCCAAATTGGAAGGGCCGAAAATCATCATCCCAGTTGTTGTCAAGATTGATTCCTGCTACCAAATTTTCTTTTATAAAATCTGTTGAAAAATTGTCTGGGTGGAGATATCCATAAACTACTTCTTCGCCCTCCAATTTCGCCATTACGGCATGTACACCATCTGCACCGTAATCGGTTAGTTTAAATGGGAACCAACTTTTAATGGCTTTTCCATCTACTTCTTTAGGGAAGTTCAGATGTGGCCCCTTCCACCAATCTAAGTAGTTTACATCCCACGGGAAGACGGCTTCCTCGAATCTATCAACTTCTTTAAGAACTAAGATATCATTAGCCAACGATTCGCAAACTGGGTCTACCAAATATTTATATGGAATCTTTCCCAAGATATCAACAGCAAAGTCAAGATTGACCCACCAAACTGCATATTTTGCAATCTTGACATGAAAGCCAAAATAATCTTCTTTGGTTTCAAATTTGGCGGTTGATATTACTTCTTCAAATTTACTTTGGGCTTCTTTCTTGCGACCTTTTTGAAGTAAATATATTACTTCTTTTGCTTGATAATTACTCGAATCCCCAAGCCAGTCGTTCACATCTATTCCTTTACATGATAGGTTTGTCCACAAGTAGGACAAACCCTTGCCGAAGCTCTTGATTTCTTTATGTTTTCAAAATATGTAGACTGTCTTCCGATAACGATAGAAAACGTTTCAGCAAGAAAAAACGCCAAAACGAAAAGAAGCGGTATTGAAAAAGTAAGCCATAGCGGCGGCGAATCATACTTTTTAGTTAGAAAACGTGGAAGTTTCATGTTAAATCTCTAAAGGAAAGTTTACCGCCAATGTCCAATATCTAACATATTATCTGACCTAAACCCTAAGCCCGAATCCTCTATGCCAAATTCATACTTCTTCTGTGCATCCCAAATCGCTAGAATTCCAGCGTCTACGGGAAAACCCATAGGAAATTCTAAAGACAAAACCGTAACGCCAATTATGTCATACTTTTTCATCATTTGGAATAAAGTATAAGCCCACATAACCGCTTCCGCAGGCGTCCGAGACATATAAGCCAAAAACAAAAGGGCTGGTAACGTTACCCTCGGCTCATATCCGTTGTTCCTGCAAGAAAGCGATAGCCTATCCCATAGAATCTGCAATATCGGATGATTATCCCTTACCTGCTCATCTGTGGCTATTTTAATCTCCTGTATATCGGCCATCATACACTTTATAAATACTTCCGATTGCTCCATGCTCATCGGAACACGTTGGTTTGATGGCACATCCGTTAAGGATTTGATATCGAATTCTTTTTCGTCAACAAAAACAGTCATTACGGAGCAATTCCTATTTTAAAAGCAACAAAACAATAAACTTTTTCATTCTACTCTCCTGGCGGATAAATGCCACGACTAGGGCTATATTGAAGCGGTAAACAGTAACCTATTTTGTAGCCCCCACCAACCATAGCAACCCAATAATAATTTCTATTCCATAATTTCAAGACGGTCGCCAATAATCTTACCGGCCAATAAGTCCAGTTACCCCAAAGAGTAAAAGGAAAACGCCGGCTCGTCTTAAGGCTGAGTTTTCCAGGTGTTTTCATCGCCCAATGGGTGGAAAATACATTGCTGCCGGTTGTCTGATACCAAATTCCATCCTTTGGCAACTGCTTTTTGATATCTTCGACCCATTTGTGGACTTCGTCTAATCTCATTGTTTTACCCTAGCACAAAAAATACGATTTTCAACCTTGATCGATCATCGCAGCGAGCACTTCCTTTTTAGGAACAAAACCTAGTTCTTTAAATAAGGCTTTACAAGGCTCAACTCCATATGTTACGTTGGTAAAGCCCGACTCATTCTCCAGCACGCAGGACAGGGGCGTTGTTTTAAAGCCACGTGCGAACGAATCAGAAGTGTCATGATTAACATCAAATACATAAACAGGCAGTGGCCAGGATTCAAAATAAATTTGCAAATCATCTAGAAGAGCCAAATCGTATGTGGAATAAGTCGATATGCCAATTACAAGGGATTTTTCATCCGGAATCTTTTCAAATAATTTGTATTTGCTGTTCTTAACCACTTCCGGAAATAAAGTAGCAGCCTCTTTTTGAACCTCCGCTGGATGTCTTTCCGATGGTTGCAACAAATTGCCAAACATATTGGACGCTTTAAGTCGAGAAGATAAATCTTTTATCCCATCTATTTGAGCGTCCAAGTCTTTCCTTAACGATTGCTTTCTCTCCGGATCACTACACTTCTTATATTCTTCGTTTACGTAAACCGTATGTCTTAAAAATGCTTCCAAATAAGAAAGAGATTGAATAGACTCTGGATTTTCCCGAATTAATTCACGAATTCTGCCGTATATTTGTTCCATAGTGCTATCAATAGATGGCACGCTCTCTCTTTCCTTTTTACGACGCTTCTCTACAAGGCTAACTGCAACGATTCCAAGCGTAAATCCAATGGCTCCTAAGAAGAGCAAGATTGTCATTATCTGTCCCCCATGCTGGTGCCCGAACCGGCTATCCCAAATATAATGAAAATTATCGCAAATAAAATCAAAGCCAAGACATCATTGCTCATAGTCCCAACCCTTTGTATTTTTTGGAAATGGCGGCGATAACCTAGACCACTTTTCGACCAATTCATGGATATCTTTAAGACATTGATCTGGATTATCCGTATTTCTTATCTCTAACGGAAAAGTCCATCCATAACCATCGTCAATTTCCCTTTCGCCATTACGTAATCCTTGTTGAACTACTACAGTCCTAAACCGCCACGGTTCATCCGCCGTGCCTTCCCCATGATACTGTCCAGAATCAACAAACAACCCGTTTCCAAGGATGATACATACCATGTCTTCATCCCAACATGACAAATCCGGCTCTATTGTAAAATTATTCCACCATACCCAATACTTCGGTATATCCGATGAAAAATTAAGTTGTCGTAAATAAGGATAAGCAGAAGAATCAAAACTCTCCCGCCCTTCACAAAACGATAAAACTTCTTCTAAACCGTTTTTAAATGTCATTTCATTCTAACTATTTGATAGTCTTTATATCGCTTGTTTAACTTGTAAATTGCCTCATATTGATCCCGTGCTTGAATCGTTACACCAATATAAGAACGATTCTTTGTTCTAATCCTAAAAGTAAATCTCTTTTGGGACGAACCAGAACAAAACAGCAAACAAACCAGAAGTAGAATTATCTTGCGACTCATGTTTCGGAAATTCCGCCTAAAAGCCACCTGAAGAACAAGTCGAGCCCCAAATGCTGTTTATATCTCGGTTCTTCCATTCGAGTGTCATGATCTAATTGTAAACTGTCTTTAAGACGCTCAATTAACTCAATTTTATTGGTCATTGAATAATCTCCATCGAATTTTCTACTTCAAAAACATTTAATAATTCATCTACATTCGGCCTAACATTTTTACCCGAATGGTAAGAATATCCACCCGAAATCTTCTCGACGCTTCCCAAAAGCATCATTCTTATCTTCAGACCGCCAGGAGTTTTTGCAACAAATGATATCGGTCTCCCAAAATCTAAAGGATCATAGTCAAACTCAACTATTTTTAACCGCGTTCCAGTTTTTAAAATTCGGTTTTTCGGTTTTTTATCATAATTATACTTACAAGCAAATGTTCCGGAAATATACGTTACACTACTTGTTCTCCCGAAAAACACTACGTCAATTCTTGTGATTAATTCGGTTCCCACATCCAATAAAAATCCAGCATCTTGCTTGCCATCTTCTGCAAGAGCCCCAGATGATATGAAAATTATCCATAACAAAAATACGGTTTTAAAATGTTTCATACTGGTTGCTTGCCTTTTATGTAAATATTTCCAATTAACCACTCGATAAATCCTAAAAGGCCCTGTCGTTCATGCTCCGAATCTTCAATATCGGTTTGTAAGCCATCCTTAAGACGCTCGATTAATTCAATTTTATTGGACATTATGCTTGAAAAACTCAGTTAAGTGATCATGGCACCTTCTTCTAATGGGCGACTTTCCAATATCCACCCACTTTCAAGCCCTCCTGAACCCTCAACCGTAATAGCAGCCGTTGTTCCAGAACTTATATTATCAAATTCTTTTCCATATGCGGAAATAGATTTTATTTTGAAATTAACCTGCCTTATTTTCTCGATTTGAACAAAACCAGCAGGACCATAAAGAACCGCTTTGTTAAATTCATCTCCTACTCGAATCTCACAATCCCCATTACGACCAACAATCACATTACCTTTTGCCTCTACAATATAGAATTCTTTTATAGGTCTCGCAGTAAATAAACATACAATTCTGTTAAATACAGATAATTCATTTGGATAAATTTCTTCAAAACTTTCGTCGTATGCCGGTTCTGAACAAGGAGGGCTTATAATAGAGAGTCCAAACTCGGTTACTTGAGTCGGTTTGTTGGTGTCGGCCGGCTTCTTGAATGAAACTACTAGTCGAATACCATTTACACCGGCCGTTTTACCGAAAGGATTGAATATGTCCAAAAACCAAGCCCCATTAGGATTTTTTGGGCGGTCTAGAACGAAGCCACATTTAGGAAACCGGTTTTTAAGCCTGTCCTGCAGATGTTCAATAGGTGTCATATGCTATCCCTAGTAAAGATACCACTCGGTCGTAAACAGCATCTTCAGATAAAAAAGCCTCGTCACACCCCTCGCCATACAAGCCGCCACGGGATACGCCAAACCCTTTAGACTCCTGCCAGCAAACAATAATTTGCCGTCCAACGACAACATCCATAAACCAAATTCCAGATTCTAGTTTTGGACGATCAAGATAGATGTCGCCTTCCGGAAAGCGACTTTCAAGCCGATTCTTAAGAGATTCAATGGGTGTCATTAACCCAATATAGCACAGATGTCAGAACTAGTAAACTAGTTGTTGTAGCCGCCAACCCTAGTTACAATGTACATGGCTGTACCTTCTGATTCGCCAACAGCAATAAATCCAGCAAAATTCCCATCATCGTCCGGAATCATAGCAGCCACTTGTACTGCCCCTGTCCCGATACCAGTTAATATCACAACGTAATTAGAAGGTGGCCCAGGCAAAGGATTTCGAAAAGTTACCGTTCCAAGACCATCACTAGGAGGACTACCTAGCGAGTCATCTACCTCCATTCTGCCCGCCACTAAAATTAATGGAATGCTGTTCAATTCATTAATGGATAATTTTCTTGACGCTCCAGTACCCGTTCCTGTTACCGATGTTCCTGCCATATTACTCCAAATTTATGTTAAAACTGTTTTCTACCAACTTAGTTCGCCTATTGCGAAATTCTGGGGCTAAACATAATCTTTCGCCTAATTGATATTTATCATACATTTTTTTAAAATAATTCAAATTATACATCTTTCCTGTTGGTGAATTTATCAACTTCTTCATTATGTCTCGACGAACATAACTCATGTGGTGTATTATAAACTCATCTTCATTGAAAATACGAAATTTATCGTATTTAGCAGGCGTCCTTGTCCTCTCCATAGGATAAGGAAATGCTTTATTTGGCTGATATAATACCCTAACAGGCTGTATGAGTGACACCACATGCTTCGTAGGAGGCGTTACATGCCATGTAGGTTCCTTAAAGTATGTGTAATTCATTACGATTGAACAATCGTAATCTTGCTCCAAAAAAGCATTTTTTGAAAAATATAACTGCTCAGGAGCATAGAACTCGTCCACATCTGCAGCAATATGATGCGTACAACCAGCCTTAACCGATTTTTCTACACCTAAATTACGTATAGCTAGCTCATTAACCTTTGAATCAACTTTAAGATCGGGTTTGAAAAGGATTAATTTATCAATTAATCCTTCTTGAACTAACGGCTCTAAGATTAGTTCAGGCTGAGCCGTATTACCAAAATAAGAAACATTTTGGTAGAAAACCGAGACGAAATCTAGTTGGTCTCGAATAGGACGTAAAACAAATTCAAGTAGTTCTTCGCCCTCAAATACTGGATAAGATATACCTAGCTTCATAAACTATTTTAGCATAGGCAGCAAAAATTTAGATCGATGATCGCATTGCATTTTTCTTAAAGCTTTGTCAAATATCTGTTTGGCCCTTGTTTGAGTTACATTAAACATTTCGCCTAATTCAGCAAAAGTTTTTATCGTTCCATCTAATCCAAACCTGAATTTTAAAATTTCTTTCTCTCTTGCCTCTAGTGTTTCTAAAACTTTTCTAATTATTTCGGCGTTTTCTTTCTCAACCAATCTTGCATGTGGTAATGGTAAAGAGTCGGCAATCTTGACCGACCTAAGAGGTCTTGCGAATGTTAGAAAATCCGTATTGCTTTCCGGAAACAACTCAACCATTGTCTTTCCGGTTAGTTCAAAAAGTGGTTTTTCTAGTTTCTGCCAAAATGGAAAATCCCGTTTCGGCCGAAACCGCATGTTGCACAGAGAACTAAGGGTAGTTTGACTAATCTTAAGATAATTAGCCAATGCGACTTGTCCACCCAACCGCTTGGCCGCCGCAAATAAAACAGGATGTTTTAACTCGGCACGTAGCATGTAGCGTGAGAAAAAACGGGCTAGCGTCCAATGATGGGAGAAAGTCTATTGTAGCACATCTAGACCGTGTGACAAGCCCGCAGCCAGAATCGAACTGGCATCAGGAAGGTACGAACTTCCCATTCTACCATTAAACTATACGGGCAATTCTACTTCTTATTGTTTTCTTTCCAAACGTAATAACGCCCCGCAATCGCAGCACCAGCTAACGCAAGCCCAATAACTATAAAAATCAATCCACCAAATTTTCGAAAAAATGGGTTGTTGATTAATTCCTCTAATAAGGTTAATTTCCCCATCTCAATTCTCCTTCTTCGGAACCTGAATCACCAACACCCAACGATTTAAACGCTCTTCCGAAGTTTTGCCATTAGGATCGCCCTGTAACATCTCCACACAGCAACTTAAACCCCTGGCAATGTCCAATTGTGCCTGCGCCCGCCGAACCGCTGCCTTACATTTTCTTTCCAAATCCGGAGATAAAGGCTTGCCATCAAGTCCATTCACATCACCAGTTATCTCAATGTCACCAACAGATGGTAACTGCTTTAATAATTCATTTCTCTGAGATAACCACTCAGCCGCCCGATCTTCACATTCGCTGGTTCGCTCACTCTGTTCTTTTATAAGTCTTTCGTAGACAACGACCTCTTTTTCCATCACCCCAACAGCAGCAACACTTTCTTCCGCTGTCTCTTTATACTCAACAGCATCCACATATTGCTTGATATTAAAAAGAATCGAAGCCGCCAAAACAATCCCAAGGAATGCTTTCATTTTTTAATCGCCCATCCAACTAAGAATAAACTAATGGCGTATACCAAAACAACAAATATAAGTAAAGCGTAAACCAACTTAAACCATTTCATACTGCAATTGACGATCAACCATTCGCAGAACCTTCTTTGTAACGTCTACTGGCTGCTCTGTCAATCGTAATCCCGCCACCAATTCATCCGATATGCCACTATATTCACTACTTCTGGCTTCCTTAACAAATCTCATGTCCCTTATCGGATAAATATTGTTCAACCTAGTCGAGGTCAATATGCCATTTGTAAACATGTTCATATGTTCATTAGTTACAACATTATAAAATGTGGTTTTTTCATGCACAATTTTCTTGTTTACTATCTTTACTTTGCCATTTCTTGTATATGTTGTAGTTCCAATAGGTGAACTCATCATATTAGTAAACATACCCTTTTCAATATTGAAAATACTATGACCCTTGCCATCGTCAATAGTTCCCAACGACGAACCGTCACTAAATTTAACCAAAGCATAAGAAAGTCTAGTAAATGGCTTCATAATCCAAATTGGTTTGGCTTTATCAAGTCTGGCAGTGTCAAAGTTCCAAACAAGTAAGGTATCTGAATAATCTACATTTTCAATATTCTTATAGCCATTTGGTAACGAAACCCTAGTGCCAGCCATTAAGCACAACCACGGATTTGGATCGGATTGAATTGCATTTCCATAAACCGTTCCATCTGCATTTATGGCATAGGCGGCAACCCATACAGGATTTGCCCCATCGGTTAAAGTAATGCCGTCTAAAGTAAAGGGAAGAGTAAGGGAGTCTTCATAGGAACCAGTAAACGGCGTAAACGCCATTGTCGATACATGATCACTTGTTGTCGGACTGTCCGTATTGGCAGCATAAACAAAACCATATTCTATTACGCTATCACCGCCATTGCCAATGGTTGCGGTCATATGTATATTAAGATTTTCGACTTCTAAAGAGTCTGTAGTGATTTCAAGTGTTGCAGCCGTTGCAGGAGCCGTATATAACTCCCATTCTGGAGCCTGCCCCGCTTCCACCAGACGCTTTAAATTGACAGCTTCCTGGTCGTAAAGAGTGACAATATCTCCATGCTTTCGAACGATAGATGGAGAACCACCCAATAAACCTATTGAGGTAAAGGTAGATTTAGCCTGAGCAGCAATCTCGGCTTCCGCTGGAGATAAAAGATGACCTTCTGTGTCCTTGAGATTAATCCTAAATGTTAGTGAATACATTTAGATATATAGGTCAATCTTGACAATTTCCTAATTTACCAACAATTTTACCGCAATATGGGCATGGCCAACTTTCTACCATTTTAACCATATCATCGTATGAAACACTAGTGCCCGACTTCCACTCCCTAGTATCGGTTTTCCCAATAACCCTTAAATGCCAAATTATAGTCTCATGCTTGGTAACATTTGACGAAATAACCGCATCGTAGCCAAGATTTTTACATGTTTCTAACAGATTATATACAATATTCTTGTTTTCATCTGACAAAAGGATATCGCACGGAAACTGCTTTTGCTTGGCAAGGTATTCGGGAAGTTTTTCTAAGAACGTCATAAAACGAGTATGACAAATTTGGGTGAAAAGATCAAATCCAATTGGAGTCGATTACGTCATCTATGGATTTTGGTTTTCTATCTCTTTTTTCTTGAACATGTTCGCAAAATATGAACACAAAACCCATTAGACTAAAAAATACGCCAAGAAATACGATAGCTCCAACAACACAATCTAAAATTGACATTTGTTTGCCTTTTTATTCTATCACTTCCGCATCCCCTACACCAGGAATTTCCAAAATATCCGAATATTTTAAAATATCAGAAACCCTTAGTTTTCTAGCGTCAGAACGATATCTGGAATATTTAGAATATTTAATAAGGACAATAGGGGTCTTGCTAACAACTATATCAATGTAAAATGTTTGATTTTGTCCTATAGTAGATACCCTGAAAAGAGAACCAAATTCAGGTGAACTCAATAACCAAGGTGTCTTCATTATAGTAATCTCATTCGGTATCGCCTTTCTTACAACTAACTTAGTTCCTTTCTTGACCATTCTTCTATTGTTTTTTGCTTCCATCCAAATAGAAAAGTAATACATCTTATCAGGGCTCAAAAAATATCCATGAACCATGTCTTCTTCAATAACGATATCATCAGGACATGTAATTACCATTCCAGATTTAATTGCATCTATCGCAAAAGCATCCTCGTTATCGAATACAACATGCTTTTCAGTTGGTTCTTTCGCTGGTTCGACTTTGCTAATTAAGATGTTTTCTGTGAAAACAGGGGATTTTTCTGCGGTTTTGAACAAAACCAAGAATATACAGAAAATTCCAAGAAGGATTGCGGCGGCTTTCATATCTTTATTTACGGTCGAAAAGCATTATTATAATTAGGATTTTCTAAAGGATACCAGCGAATTTGACTGTCATTGTCCTTTTTAAGTTCGTCTAGACTTTTTTGCAATTCTAATATCTTTTTGTTTAGCTCTGCAATTTCCTTGTTAAGAGCCTCTTCTTTGCTTTTGTCGGGTTTGGGCTGGGTTTGTTGGATGCATGGCGGTTCAATCTTGTTGGGTTCTTCGGACTTATCTCGAAAAAAGAAAAGTGCTACAAAGAACACGACAGTTGCAAAAATAACCAAATACTCTTTCTTCATAGGAGTATTTAGGGTTATTAAGTTCGAGAGGCACGAATCGAACGTGCGTAGGGTTTCCCCAGACTTGGTTCAAAGCCAAGCTGCCATACCAACATAGCACTCCGGATCAAGGTGGCTGACGGGAATCGGACCCGCGTAAAACCTCATTCACAGTGAGGCACCTGAACCAACACAGGACAGCCACAGCGATGACGACGGGAATCGGACCCGCGTTACAACTTAGACAGAGTTGCGTGTTACCATTACACTACGTCACCGTATTTCTTATTCCTTGTCACTGAAAACGTATTGACCGTTCTCTTCTGTTAACATAAACTTCTTTTTATCAAATCTTTCTTCCGGCAAATCTCCCATTACTCCCGAATGACCATGCACTACATATTCGTCTTCTGTTTCGGATAATGTTCTTAGATTTGAAAATACATGTGCCATATCTGATCCTCGTTTATTGATATACTTGTTTTAGATTTACGCTATAGCAATCTTCTGAATCCGAGTATTTCCAAGTTACATTTCCTTCCAAATCTTTTTTGACTATGGCGTATCTATCTCCTATTAATCCAGACAGCATTTCATTCGAAATTTGGGAAAGCAATAATCTTTGAAAGTGATCCTTTATGGCCCTTTCTGCATTTATAACATCGCGATACATGAATTGATCATCAATTACGTCAAATAAATCACAAATTTTAGAAAGTGTTTGCTTAACAATATCCATATTAAAAGTACCAAAAGAAAGAAGTTTATTATCTATTTGGTCCTTAAATTCCCTTATACTCATACTTCCGTTTACTTTACAAAACATCTCTTGTATTTCATCTATAATTTTTTTGCACTTCTCAACTTCTATATCGCTTAAATTAGATATTTCTACTAACTTCTTAAAGGTATCGCAATTAGTACCTGCAATTCTTACTACAAGGCGAACAAGTTCCCGCAGGCTCATTTGATACCATTCTATTGTAACAACAGTTCGAGGAACATCTGGACATTTTGTATGCATGTCCTTAAATGCTTCAATGTTTTTACATTTGTAAATGGCATCACAAAAGGTATTTCTTATTCTTCCCAAAAGAAAGTCCCTAATGTCTTGTTTTGTATAATGCCGATGCGACCCAACCATAGTGAAATTTAGAGTACCATTATCTGTCAAATTCCGCACGGTTCCAGGTGTTACGCCAAGTATTTTTGCAACTTCTTTAGTCTTCATATCTTTATATAGTTAAATTTTATATGAAACAGCACAAAAAGAAGAATTTGTTTTGGTGCTTCCGTTCTTTTCTATCTGCAAGGCTTCTATATATTAGCAGCCCCACGACCCGTGACAAGGACCGGTAGCCCAAACGGCAGCCTTGTCACGGGTTTTTTTAGCTCCGGTGCCTGGGTACGATCCAGGAACAGTTGAGTAACAATCAACCGTGATACCAGTTTCACCACACCGGAATAGTTTTATTTAAACTTTTTCAACAGGAGTCGAAATTATTCGAGTCCAGTTACTATATAAGAGTATGCCTTATGTAGCAACGTGTACTTGTTGTGGCATAGAATTTACTAGGCCAACAAGATGTCATCCTAAACATCATCCAAAATGGAAAGGAAAACATTTTTGTAGTGTTAAGTGTCGCCACTTGTCCCAAGTTACCTCTATCACTCAGCCATGCGGCTGGTGTAATAAATCGGTAACAAGAAACCTAGCAGAAGCAAAAGGTTCTGCTTCTGGCCTTTTATTTTGCAATAATTCTTGTTCAGCATCTTACAGCAATACCAAACGTAGAAAATCCAGACGTTCCAAATGTGAGGTAATGCTGTTTGATTTATTGAGCAAAGAATTTCCAAATGTTACAATGTTGCCAAATGATAAAACCATGTTAGACGGGCTAGAAGTGGACATTGCAATTCCGGATATCCAACTCGCTATTGAATGGAACGGAATAGTTCATTTCAAACCAATTTATGGTCAGTCGAAACTTGATCGTATCCAAAATATAGACAAACAAAAACTTGAAATTGCTGAAAACAAGGATATAAATCTAATTGTAATTCCCGACCTAGTTTCCAAGGACGAATACGTAAAGGAAGCATTCCACAAAATAAGTTCAATCATACGTGAGTTGTTAAAAAACTAAGAGGGCAAGGCCGGAATCGAACCGATGCGACATTTTTGTTAACAGCAAAATGCTCTACCACTGAGCTACTCGCCCTTAAATTTTATCCATTCCTCGACAACATCCTTGTAAAGTTTCTTTCTCCCCTCTCTTTTATTTTTTACAAATTTAAGCAAGTCTTTGAAAAGAGATAAACTTTTCTCCCAATTTCCCTTTTTATACTCGATTGCTTCTAAAATGAAGAAATTAATTGGTTTCGCATCGTAGTATTTCAGCCAGTCTGAGTCGTTCCCTGTAGACTTTTCTAAAAGCCATCTTACAGATTCTGCAAAATCTTCTCCTATATCACCTTCACAATTACCGCTGGCTCGACTAACCTCGTGTACGCCATGCCCCAGTTCATGAAAGATTGCATTAAATTCACAATCATTATAAACAACTACATCCCCATACTTTTCATTTATACCTATCCATAACGCACTGCCTTCGGCAGTGTCCAATGTAAAATTTCTTATTTCTTTAAAAGGGATATCATTTACTGTGAAAAAATTATAGGCATACCTTATTTTATTTTCAAAATGTGCCACCACTCTTACTTCGCTCATGGCAAGCGTTGCTCGCATCCCTTGTTTCCTCCAAAATATTCGTCTAAATATTCAATTTCTTTGGCCAGTGCTAGTGCCTTTGCTTCGGCCACTAATTTCTCCATTTCGGCAATTTCTTCGGGAGTATATCGCCTTTCTCGATCTTCTTTCAAATATTGATTAAAAGCATCGATATCCGCTTGCGTCGAAGTTGGACCTAAATGCATAATTTCATCCTTATTCAAGTGACCCCGGTGGTGCTTGCAACCACATCGTCCTGGTTAAGAGCCAAGAGCTTTTCGTTAAGCTACGGAGTCAAAGGGCCGACGACTGGGTTCGCACCAGCATAAACTTGTTTACAAAACAAGCGCCTTACTAAATCGAGCCACGTCGGCAATTTTCTTATATTTTGCCCCGCCTTCACCCAGCGAGGCAGAACGGCCAATTTTGTATACAGGATCGTTAGTCCAGAGGCCGTAGGTTGTCGCCCTTTCGATGGCGTTTATTCGTTGTCTTTCCTACGTTGGAAATCTTCTATTATTTCAGATAACAAAGGCAAACGTCTAAAAGACGACAAACGCTTAAATTCTGTAATTTCATGTGGGCCAATAAACTCTTTCTCAGCCTCTAGCCAAAATTGCAAATCTAAGTTCTGTGGGCACCCAGCATCAAGCCATTTGAAATAAGCAGACTTAGAAATTAATTCTTTTTTATAATACGAAATATTTTCATCTGCAATGCTCATCGGGTGGAGGTTACTCATATCTTGTTTTAATGTCGCCTAGATAGGTTGTGCCGTGTTCTTTGTAAACTTTGTATATAGAGTAATATTCTTCACCCCGATACATTAATTCATCAATCAAATACTGTTTATCTTCTGGTAGGACGACATGTGGTATGTGAGCATAGCCTACAGTGCCATGTTGTCCGCAATTACACTTCCAATGCCATCCTAATGGATTACTATAATTAACCATTCCGGATAGTTTAAGTTCTTTATTGCCGCAAGATTTACAGGTTTGTTCGTCTAAGAAATCTTGCATTGCTTGACGTTCAGGGTCTTCATTCATAAGCACGGATGTAGGAAATCGAATCCTAAAAGCGAGAGTTTTGGAGGCTCTCCGTCGTACCCACCGACTGCATCCGTAAAGTATCCCGTAAAAGAGTCGAACTTTTCATCCGAGTTTCGTAAACTCAGTGCCAATTCCGTTGGACGGGACAAATTTTATAAGCCTTTTAGACTGGAAGCGTCCTTACTATGTCTTCTGCAAAATAGTCATCTCTTAATACTGTCAGAACTTCGCCTAGCCAGTTTGTGCCTTTCCAAGGCTTGCCATTTTTGGCGTCTTTGGCATCGATTCCGATTCCCCATATTGTATCATATGGAGATGCTTCAACTAACATTGTTCCGGCAGTTTTCCGCAACACTTCCAACATATCTGGATTTTGAGTAAATTTGTAATAATTGCCTGTGAAAACTATGCTTCGTGCATTTGCATCCCATCTTCCCTTATCGAAGCCTTTTACCGTTCTGCCAAGTGCTTTTTGTTCACGTGGCGATTTGGCTTCCATTATCTTTTTGAATGTATCTTTATCTCCGAAGAACAGGGCTTTTTGAGCCATCATATACTGTTCGGCGGTGTTATAGGTAATTTTGTTTACTGTAAATTTGGAATGACTCCATTGGGAGAAAGGGGCTTCGTTCCAAAAGTAAGTAAATTCAGTGTACTTTTTCATTGTTTTTGGTTTCCGTGTAATTTCGTAGGAACCATCTGGTAAAATTTTATATTCAAGGTCATAAAATGATGGTTTTGCCGAAATATATTCGGATTCAATGTTTAGTTCGATTTCTTTATCCATAAGTGCGACCACTGAGAATTGAACTCAGTCTATTTGCTTGGGAAGCAAGTGTGCGAAGCCGTTAACACTTTGGTCGCGGAGAGCGGGTAGGGAGAATCGAACTCCCATAACCAGTTTGGAAAACTGGAGCTTTACCATTAAGCAATACCCGCTTAGTCTAGATATTTTTAAAGTAATGCGAAAATTTCGGTAATAATTGATTCAAGGATTGAATATCGTTTTGTTTAAATGCTCCTTCAGCGTCTTTTACAAGATTTCTCCAATATAAAGCATTGTATAACTCGGTAGGAACATAAAGAAATCCTTGTGTGTCTTCTTTAACTGGTGTATTGGGACCGCCATCTTTTATATTTCCTGCTGGTTTTACACCAACCGCAAATCGCAACATAATAGATTTGTTTCTTTTTTCATAATCCACATATTTTAACCAACCGTCTTTTAATGGCCCATTAAGTTCTTGAATTAGTCTTTTTTTGACTGTTTCTACCATATTTTTATATGTAGTCATTTCTTCGGGGGAGATATTTTCGAATCTACCATTTGCTCGCATGGGATGTTTCCCATCTGCTCCAAGAGTATTCCAACGACTGTGCAATCCTCGTAAGATATTTCTCTGCGTAGAGTAATCGAATTGTTCCTGTTCTAACAGGTAATCAATGAATGTTTTCATACGTTATATACCCGCTTAATCATAGAATCCAAGTTCTTGTGCCTCGGATACTAATTGATTTAATATTTCAAATGATCTTTTACGATTTTCTTTTTTAAAGTTCATTAACTCGTCTGAGTCAACTTGCACTTTCAACAAACCTTTTCCCACAATTTCCTTTAAGAAATATTCGTGGGAAACATTCATTAATTCTGCGGCTTGGTCAGTTGTAAGTTGTTGTGTCATTGGAATCACGTTTCGTTGTGTAAGTATCCCCGGCTGGATTCAAACCAGCAACCTGCGGATTAGAAGTCCGCTGCTCTATTCAGTTGAGCTACGAGGACATAGTAGCCGGTATCCGAGTCGAGCGGATTCTTCATCGTTCGAAGCGATGCGTGCTAGTCCCTCACACTCACCGGCCAAAGTTTAACTAACCATTGCTTCTTTCCAATATTGGAGATTATTTTCGCTTATTTCTCCGTTGCAGTATTTTGCCAAGTCCAGAAGAGCATTATAGAACAAACTGGCTTCTTCTGCAAACCCTAATATGGTAAGGCATTTCAATACACGTGTGATTCGTAAGTAATTATGGTCGCCTGAGAATACCCAACTGCTATTTTTTCGTAGTTTGACTAATTTGCCATTGTAGGCAACTGCAAATCCCCAAAATTTGAGCATTCGGTAGAATGCTTCTAGCATCTTTTCTCTTAATGCTGGATCGCTTTTAAATAATTGTATTTGTTCGGCGTCGAGTAAGGGTGCATCTGGGTTGAAGTTACTTGGTTCTGTAAGTGGAAACAGCCATTGGATATAACTATGGTCTGCTTCAAGTCGGTGGTCTTTGGAGGCTATAATTTCATCAATTTTATAGCCTTCATCGTTACCGATTTTACTACGGTAAAATTCTACTGCTTGCATTTTTAATCCTTATTTAAATCGACCGCATAGGAGTCGAACCTATGTTTACTACTCATCAGATAGTCGTCCTACCGTTGAACGAGCGGTCGGGTTATTATAACGGAGTAGGCCGCCTGAGAATCGAACTCAGATCTAAAAATTAAAAGTTTTTTATTCTCCCATTGAACTAGCGACCCAAAAAGGCATCGTGCCGGATCGAACGGCTTGGAATCATCTTTGCAGGATGACGGGCCGCCACGACCCATTAACCTACGATGCCATTGGCTAAATTAAATTGTCAAAGAACAAGGGCCTTCGGTGAGAATCGAACTCACTACCGCTTCCTTACCAAGGAAGAACTCTACCGATGAGCTACGAAGGCAAATCACTTTTCCAAACGAAAAAACCCGCTTCAGGTTTGAACCTGAGCGGGCTTTAAGTGATTCAGCCGACCCAGGTTTTATCCTGAGCCGTGTCTTGTTGACTGGTTCAGGACGAGATGATGGTGCATCCTTGGCGCGTATTAATATCGCACCAATTATGCTGTTTATCTCGTCTTGTACCAATCATGAGTGACATTTTAGTTTCTTCTACTTTCGTTCTAACTGTAAGTGGCGGGAGAAGGAATCGCACCTCCGACCTTGAGTTTATGAGACTCACGAGCTACTACTGCTCCACCCCGCTATTGTGTATTGGTGGCAGGGGAGGGCCTTGCACCCCCAACCTTCGGGTTTAACCCCGACGCTCTATTTTTTGAGCTACCCCACCAATTAAGCGGCCAGGGATGGTAACGAGCCACCGACCTCCGCTACTTGCCATTGCTGACTTTCGCGGTGCTCTCACTGAGCTACCTAGCCATGTTCTTCTATATAGAAGATTCAAATCATTTTTTCTTCACGCACTTAGTAAAACCTCCTTTTGGTCAGAGTTACTAATTGCGGCCGGAATTGAGCTATTCCTTTCGGACTTACTCAAGGATTACCGGCCCTTGTGCTGTTTCGCTCTTTTCTTGCCGTCAACTCCCCTACTATAGCGTGATTTTTTGGGTTGTCAAGTGTTCGGCAAGAAAATTTTCAAACCTGTTTTTCTGCCCTGTATGCTTTGGCTAGAGCCTTGTTCTTTTTACGTGTTGTGACTCGACGTAAGTGGCGGGCTCGCCCCTTATGGGATAATTTCATGATTGATCCTTATTCGGCAATTCTTCATTCTCGGAACAAAACCACTTCCAGGCATCTTCAAATTTCAAATTATCTACGCCTCCTCCAGGCGGATTTCTCAGGCCGATATTTGCAAAGCAGCTGCCGTAACAGGTTAGATAGAAAACTAACTGTTTTCGGCCACGATACCACATGCCAACAGCCATATCTTGGTCTGCTGGGCCAAAATTATTTGGTACAGGTTCCCAAATTTCGAATTTCTTGGAAGAATCTGGCGGGTTTGATTTTACGCCTTGGCGTGGTCATCGTCGCCGACAAAAGCTGTATTTTCTCGTTGAACTTCAACGGCAGAAGCACCAGCGGCTTCGGCAAAAAGGCAAAAGTCACCAAAGCCATCGTCTGGGACGCTGCCGGTGATGGTTCCGATTTCTTTTTGAACATCGGTCAAAACAAGCCCTTTAGATATAAGTTCGGCGGCTACAAGTCCTATATCTTTGCCGGATTCAACCAAAATCATCACGTTAGTCATTTGTTCCCTTTGGTAAATCTTCAAAAGCGGTTTTTGGATTTAGTGTTCGCCAGCAAGCATCACTAATCCACATATCGATGCCTTGGGTGTTTTTACAAAGCTGGTGCCAGCAATCGTGGCACATAATTGCTGTGCGAATATCACATGTTTTGAACTTGGGTTTTCTGTCCTCATACCGAGGGGATTGTATGCATTCTATGGACAGAAGTGGTTCAATGGCTATTTCTTGGGTTATTCCGTCGGTTTCTTCGGAATAGGGATAAATTTCCAGATTATTTTGGTCTTTTTCACAATGGCAAGAGAGGCATTTCACGTAGTTACTCTAGCACGGCATTGGTGTTTGTCAAGGACCAAATGAGGGCGATTGAAGTGACAAAAACTATGGCGATTGCGGATGAGATTGCGGATTGTATATCCAAAAATGTGAAAACTGCAAAAAGTGAAATTAGGGATATTGTTAGGATTCCGAAAAATCTAGTTTTTTTTAGATGTATTAGTTTTTACTTTTTGGGAAACTTTACATAAAGTGCAAAAATCAGGAGATTTTCTGTAACAGCCGTCACAATAGATTTCGATATCGGGTGGCATTTTATGTCCTGTTTAATCTATCGATTTTTTGTTGAATATCTGTTTCGTTTATCGGTTGAAATTTTCTCCAATGTGGTTCGATACGGTTGTACTTTTTAATACCGTCGGTGGGGGAGAAATATGTAGTCCAAAATATTTGGATGCATGACTCTACTAATTTACTAGGAGTGTCTGCTACCATTGTTCTTCCGAGGCAAATATTGCTGAAAAACGATCCACTTAGGCCCGAATATCTATAATATTTTCCGTTCTCAATCATACACATTTTAAATGCAGCGTTTGCGAAACGGAATTGTTTGCCTTTGAATGGAGCGTATATGTGCGAGAAGTTTATAACAAAAGCGTGGGGCGGCAATGATATCAACTGACTTCCGTATTTGGTGTAATTATGTTGATCGACATAGCTACAGATGGGTATTGTCCTTTGCATTTCTCTACAATTTACTTGTGCGTAGTAATTGGAATTATTAGCAAAATATTCAATGTTCATTTTTATTTAGTTGGTTAAGGATTTCTTGGATATTTTGTTCTGTAGTTGGTCGTTTATTTCTCCAAAAAGGATTGATTATATCATCGGGCTGGATTGAATAAACTGGGCCAAAAAAGTAAGTTGTCCAGAATCGTTCCACTGCCGCGTTTACAATATCGGTTGGGGTGGCTCCGGAAACAACGTCTCCGAGGCAAACAAATTGAAAATCTCTAGCCTCGACGAATCCGGAGCAATTAAAATACTCTTCATTAATTTTCATACACATCCTAAATCCGTTTTCCATAAATCGGAACAATGGTGTTTCGCCAATATCTCTTCCCGGCGTAAAATTAACAATAAATGTGTGATCTGGCAGTGTGATTAGTCGTGGTTCTGGTGTGTTATCTGGCAGACCGCGTGAGACCAGTTGGTGTACAAGAATAGTTCTTTGCGTTGCTTTGAAAGTGACTTCTGCGGTAAAATTCAAGGCTGTTTGAAAGTATTCTACATTCATTCTAAGTTTTCTAAAAAGGCGAGAAGTATAGCCTTGCTAGATGCTTCGTAATCACCAAACTTTACACCGTGTCCGTAATCAATAATACTGAATTCTCGGAAATCAGGTTTTGTTCCATCTCCGGAAGGTGTAAAAAAGGACAATGGGACGACAACTCTATGCAGATTTCCGGTCCATAAAGTTAAGCCAATTTCGTTAATCCTACCGCAAATAAACAATTCAGCCTTATTGTTGGCTTGAATAGCTTCGACAAGTTCTTCTGGGGGAGAGATGCTATTTTATTCATGGGTTAATTAGTGTTGCTCCTTCCATTGCGTTTCTGAGATTATTATAGGTTCTTTTATCCCACTCATTGTCAAATTCTGGTTCTTCTGATAAAAAATAAACTTTTATTTCTGGGTCTTTAATTAGATCTGGCAGGTTGTGTGGGCCGAAGCAACCAAGGCGGCTTTTTTGTTCTACAAAGCCACAGCAGCCTATGTATTTAAGAACGTCCATAATTTCACTTGTTTCTCGATTGTGAACGACGATCCATTTTTTTAGCGTTTGATTCATAGATTTCTTTAACAAAGGATTTTAGTTCTTTAATAGAAGAATTGGTTAATTTTGGCACGTGGATCGGGCGTCCATGCGTTTTATGATCAATGTATCTTCCCTCGGTTCCTTCTTGATAAGGGACAGACCAAAACATTTCCATAGCGGTTTTAATTACTTTTTCAACGGTTCCGCTAATAGATTCGTGATTCATATCAACGCAAACACCGCCTTCTCCATTATGGTTTCCAAGTGAAAGTGCTGAGTCGTAGTATTGTGAGCCGTACTTTAAGAGGAATTGAAAAGGAAAACTACCGGTGATTGTTATTCTTGTTTTAGATAAAGGACAAATTCGAAACACGAAAGCGTGTTCAGGGAATGACAAATAATGAATTTTTCTTCCAAAGACTATATTTCTTTTGGTTGGTGGGCAAATCACAGCGAACATTTTCTGCGATTTATTTATTTTTATTGAGTTTTTCATCGATTTCTTTAACAAAGGATTTTAGTTCCTTAATAGAAGATTCTTCAAACTCAGGCAGATGTACTAAGTCGCCATAGGCATAATTTTCTTTTACATATGGGCCTTCCCTCGACCAGTATGCGGTAGTCCAAAACTTGTCTATACAGGTTTTGATTGCTTCTTCAACTTCTCCACGAATCGATTCGTGGCCTAAGCTAATGCAGACGCCGCCTTGGCCATTTCTATTTGCCGTTGAAATTGGTGCATCGTAATATTTGTTGTACTTTATCAAAACGAATTTAAACGGATAATCTCCCGTTAGGGTTATCTTGTTGGGGCCTATAGGACGTATCGGAAATACGAACATGTGTTCTGGGAACGACAAATAATAGGCAATTGATTCGTCATATCTGATAAAGACTATATTTCTTTTGGTTGGCGGGAACACCACGGCAACCAATTTACGTTCTTTGTTTATCTTGATGTTCATAGACTAGCAATAAATTCTTTTAAGTCTTCGATGGATGATTCTGTGAATTCAGGAAGATTTCCTTCTACCATTGGAAAATGTTCACATATTAATTCACCGGTATTTCGTATCCAATGTGTTAGGAAGGAGCTTTCTTCACCCGTTGGCCATCTTACGGTCCAGAATTTTTCTATAACTAGATTAATTGTTTTCTCTAATTCCCCTTGAAAAGAGCGGTGGTCATAATCAATACATACATCTCCTTCTCTCGTGCGGCTGGCTGCTGAAATGGGTGCGACATAAAATTTATCTTGTTCTTTTAGTACAAATTTAATTGGGTAAAACCCTCTAACTACTAGATGTTTTTCGGAGGTAAGGATTATAGGGAATATGAATAAATGTTCGGGAAATCTTAAGTTATATGCTTTGTGATCAAAAAACACGGTTCGCCGTCTCGGTGGAAACGCGACTGCAAACATCTTGTGTTGTTTGTTTATCTTAATATTCATTTTCTGCTTTAATGGGTTCACGTTCGATGATCGTGAAACTTTCGCCATGTATTCCGTGGTGCATAAGGATTCTTATTCTTTCATTGCCTCTTTCGATTGTGAAATCAACCCAATCATGTTGATCCCATCCTGGGTTTATATTGCCCCAATTTATCCGAGCCCCTTCAGGAAGGTAATGGAATTGCGGAGGCTTCGGTTCTGTTTTTGGTGTAGTCTTGTAAAACAAGGTGATTGGCAAAAAGGCTACAACAATCGCCACACAACACAGAAAAAACAAGCCGCCTCTGTTCATTTTTACTCACAATTAGGAAAGATTTCTTCTATCTCTTTAAGGGTAAGTGATTTTTCAGGAATTTTAAAATAATTGTAATAGCTTGTTTGTGATTGTTTGGACTTGTTTGATTCTTCCCAAAGGGCCAAAGAATAAAGATATCTATCGGTAACTGATCTGTCAGACGCATGGATGGAAAACATAGACGACCAGAAATCGTTTATAGTATTTACGATAAGGTTATATGCTGATTTGTTCATAATCCGTTGGGCATGTCCTGTGCATACTAACCCCTCAAAATAATCAACATTTGGCAGTGTAGGTATTTGCCATTGGTTATCTACGTGAAATAAAATTCGCAATCCTTCAAAATCTCTCTCTTGAATACAATATCGTCCTGCAACTTTATCCAGGCTTATGGTAAAGCAATGTTCGGGAATGTATAAACAAAATGTAATAATTCGTGCCGTTGTAGTGGGTTCCAGAACAAGAACTCGTACAGTCCGCCAGCACGGCTTAAAGCAGACATAAATTAATGGAAATTCAACTCTAATGTCTAACATTTCCAAACCAACGTTCGTGCATTTGTTTTAAAAATGGAATATCAATGGCAATACCGTTTCCGTGTGGCAATACAGAATCTATACCACAATATGGACAGAGAACGGTCTTTTGTTCGTCTGTAAATTCATCAAACATGCTCGAATCAAATATCTTTAAACAATAGAAACAACCGCAATATTCAGCGTCGATACATTTCTCTACGTTGTTTCTAGAAACCTTGTGTGCTTCTTTTAGAAAATCATCCATTAACATGGACCTTTCATAGAAAATAAGCCCGTAAGATATTTTCTAATGGTTGTTAGAAGTTTGGGTTTTTGTTGTCGTTCATATTCATCATGAATTGCTTTGGCGACTTCTAGATAGTCTTGTTTAATGTGTCCTGGGATTCTTTCGTCACTCCAACCGTGGAATTCACGGGATTTGGCTATGGCATCTTCCAAATGTTTTAATTGATTGATATAGTTATTTTTAGCATATTCCCATTGGCGTGGAGAATGATGAAACAATTCTACTGCTGAACATATGATCCAGCCTTCTACAAGTTGCTCGCTTAAAAATCTCCAAGGGTCGGTCGTATGGTGGTTACATTCGGCTGCTTCCCATAATTCGAGCAATAATTTAGAGTCAAGTTCTGTGTTGGGTTTTTCGAGATTTTCTTTGCCGATGCTTTTGAGCAAGGTTAATACTCGGCCTTGAATTCTGCTTATCTTTTTCTCTAAATCTGCTTTTTCTTGTTTTAAATCATCGACAATTTTCTCAACGTGCTTGCATTCATCACACAAGAGCGTTCCTTCTTTACGACATACTTTGCATGCTATGTAGCACATTATTATTCCTCTAAAGTCTTTTTGGTGAGCCCGCGTTGACGAGCAAACTCTTCGAAAAACAGATAAGTAGTTTTTAGGGAATAGAATCTAGTTCTATCTATAAAATCCTCGGTTCTGCTCGATGGCAATGGTTCGTATTCCCATTCCATTTGTTTGTTAAGACATTGACCAAATATAGAGCAAATTGCCCAAACATTTTCTCCACGAGATTCAATATTTATTGATTTGTTGACAGAGAAACGTGTTGCTTTTGGAAAGAGGTGTTTTGCTAACGCTTCATCAGATAGTTCAGGGCTCATTTTGTCCTGTCTTGCGAAAACACAGATTTCAATTCTTCTTCAGACAGTTGAGTCACCGCTTTTGAGAATTCTTTGTAACCTTCAGGGTTGCTTGGAGTACGGGTGTTAAGGGGGCTTGTCGCAAGCCATTCTTCAATTTGTCGGCGTTGCCTAATCCGCCGCCATTTAAGCATTGAAGAAATGCTTAATATTGGCAATAAAAATATCATAAAAGGCCAACCAACCGCTACCCCTGCTACGATAACATGGACAGTTATTGGAGAAATTCTGTCCTTTGTGGCGAGGGCTAACAACTTTCCAATTATCTTTTTATCTTCTTGCCGATGACTTGGATCATATGTACACAGCAGAATTAGGCACATTACAAATATGTAAATAATTGTACTAACTACGGCGAATATAAATTGATCTTCAGACATTACCAATCTCCGGAGGCACCGCCGCCACTAAAGCCAGAATCGGAAGAACTTGACCCGCTATCAAAACTAGAGGACGAAGAACCACTATCAAAACTAGAAGAACTAGAGTCCCAACTAGATGATACTCCCCCGCCGCTAAAGCCAGAAGAGCTACTTGAACTTGTATAATTGGACGAGTAATCCGTTTGTGGAGGAGGTGTTGGTGCGGGTTCCGGACGTTCTGCCTTCTCGCACAGTTTTTCTATGAGAAGTAGATTCAAATACCAATCCAATGGATCGGAGCCTCTATTGCCGATATCACGAGTCGCTTGCTCATAATATTTGCGATTAGATTTTGATACTTTCTTTTCAATTTTTCTCAATCTTTCATTGATCTTCTGTTCAAGTTCCGGCCCGAGCCGCTTAGCCTCTTCCGTTTTCTGTTCTCGTTCTTCAATGCGAGTTAAAAGGCTTCTGGCGTTAGTCTTATTTGTTTCGGCTAGTTTTAAAGTATCTCGCCAATCGTGGGGTTCTGAGATACTGGAAAGTTTTGCATGGTCGTCGCAAATCTTGTCCAAATGAGCCGATTCCGCTGCTTTCAAATCTTTGATTTTGATTGTGGCGATATATTCCTTTGTCTTGTCTAATACCGCCGCCAAACCAGACTTAGCATTTCTTATTGCGGAAAGTGTTTTCTTATATAGACCGGCTTCGTCAACCACTTGCTCAATAGTTTCGCAGTCGGCATCAAAATTAGAATCAAATATTGAAGGGACACGAGGGAATGCTCCTGGCCTGTTAAAAACACCAGGGGCTTCGGCATCTAGTTCTGAAAAGTCAATCTGGGCTTGTACGTTTTGGGTGCCATATCGTTCTATCAAATCCTCGCATCGTCGCCTTCTCGATTGTCGTCCCAAATACCACTTAATAAATGCCACCAAAGCGAAGCCTCCAACTACTCCGAAAAAGAACAATAAAATTGTTATAACAACTCCTGTGTTGTCCGACTTTTCAGCTTTGGCCTCGCTTGTTCTTTCTGAAGGCCGTGCAAAGGGTTCTTGTCGGGATTCTTGAAAAACCGGTTTTTCTTGTCGTGGAGGAGGCGTAACAGGCGTAAGGGCCAGAACAACCTGTTGTGTTCCGACCATAATTCCTGATTGAAAATCTTTGCGTTTAAAGGCTGGAATTACATCATTTTGCATAATTCTATTGGCTGCTGCTTCGGTAAAGATTGAGGTAACAATACCATCACTGATTTCAAATCTGGCTTTCCGTTCTTTTCGGGAAACCAAAAACAGAACGGCACCTTTCTTCTCTCTGTCAAGGTGCATTTTGTTGGCTAATTCACGGGTATAATGTTCGATAGAATCCCCGCCCATGTCGTTAATTGTAACAACCGCAATCCTGTAGGGCGTGGTGTTGTTAAAATCGGCTAATTGCCGTTCTAGGGCGGAAGCCATGTTGGGAGACAAGAAATGGGCTTCATCGGTAACATGGGTAGCTGGGGCTTCGACTTGGCAAAGCACTACGGTTGCCAAAAGAATAGCATGGATCATTCGTTTTCCTTGTGAGTAAAGAACTTCCGTTATAGTAGCGTAAGCAGCCAGAAATGTCAATTTCCGGCATAAATAGCCTATGCGAACGTTTCAAGAATGGCTATTACGAGAATCGATGGATGTTAGGGTTGTTGATGCACCTTACCAACACAAACAAGAAGACCTCCTAGATTTGTCTCATGTATTATTTCATAAGGTCTTTGACAAGGCTTGGGAGCGTTGGACTCCCGAACAACAGAAATATTGGCGTGCTGGTTTTGGCAATTTGGAAACTTTAAGCCCAGATGGCAATGATCATTTTAAAGAAACTGGCACTTTGAATCTTTATATGCGTCCAATTCATCCCGAACTTCGTCCCAAGGTTCTGGAAGGAATAAAGTATTTTCTGAAGGATTTGGGTGCTGAATTCGGCCCTTTTAGAGAAGAAAAAGGGACTGACGGAGACGTTCGAGTGGTTAGAATCCCGATTCTTAAGATGCCTGCTACGCAACAACAACCACCGAGTTTAAATTTAAGTAATGCCAACGCCTACGATATCTTTTCTGGTTTATTAAACTACAAGTCCGACGATCACTATTATAAAATTCCCGTAAGGGATTTGTTAATGAAAATAGACATGCTTTCCCAGCATCAAACACAGTCAGCCGAACGTCCGACTTCTCAAGATGGCAATTTTATAGATATGGGTTTGTCCCAACAACAAATTGATGTTAGATTGGGTAAAATAAGAGAAATTGCCAAATGGGCTATGGACAACCATTACGATTACATTAGCGTGTCCTAATCGAGAATAGTTATGTTAATATTGTCTGCTGTGATTTTCTTGTTAAAAACACATCTCGTTTCGAAAATTAGTCCGTTCTTTAAATTTTCTATAAACTTTTCTGTATCGGATTGAGAAAAATAGGAATAGGAAAAGACCGATGTAAAGAAATAATTTAAAACTTTAATATATTGTTTCTCGTGTATGTGCTTAGTAATGATATGTGCGTCTTGACCAAAACAGATATATCCACCTCCGGAGATGTTTTCGATAAGAGGGACATGGATATCTTCGGTACAAACGTACACATAAGGTTTATACAACCGGTTTTGACTATTCAAAATATAGAAATTTAGTGTTGGGAATTCAACAAAATATCTATTTTCGGTGTAGTTGTGACATCTGTAAACAATAGTCCGCTTGTGTTGTTCGACTTTGATTTTGGTTACAGAGACATCTTGCCATATATTTAAATTGCTACCGAGATGTATGATAAATTGTACATCTTCAGATGTGTGCATTACGTTTCATTCCAAATCGGACTGCTTAATGGCTGGAAATGGAAATTCGGATTATTGAAGATTTTGTCATAATAGCCACGATTGGTTCGGAAGTGTTTGCACATTGCAACCCAGCGATTGGCTGAAATATGCGGCGTATAGATATTTTCTTCGGGCTTGTCTTCCCCATTTTGGGTGACATAGAAAAAGAAATCGACCAGTCTCATTGTAACATCATAGCATAGAATGGCAGATTTTCAACTTGCCTATATGCCCAAGATTTCTTTGCACCACTCTGCCCCGAAGTATTCTTTGGCAAACTGTCTCAGACTTTCAGCGTCAGAACTGGTTCTAAACTTTTTTAAATAGTTTGTCGCGCCAGATTCATTATTGTAAATTTTCATCAATCGATCCGTATTCCACATTACAAAATTCTTGAATTGCGTGTCATCATAAGAAGAATCGTTCTCTTTAATCGCTTTTGCTAATGCGATTGTATAAACAGTGAATTCCATTGAATATTGTACTGTTTCAGAACGTTCTTGAATTTGAAGGTCTGCTCTCACTGCGGATCCTCCAACGTATGCATTCCATTCATCACAGATGTAAAGTGGCGTATCGCCCCATGAGCGGGCTTGTTGAATCATGTAAAGATTAAATACGTCGCCTCTTAAAGAACTAGGCACTAATCTCGCGGCAGCGGAAATAGTTGTACTGGGTTCTTGAATTACAACTGCTCTGTTTTCTAGGCAATAAAAGCCATTGACTCTTCCGCCACTCCAAATTTCATGAAAAACTAATGGTCTTCTGAACAAGCCTCTGCGAATTACATAAGTGTTAATTAAACCGCCATAATTGGCGTTGCGGATATTGGCGTGAATGCCGTGCAGACATTCATGTCCGTCAGTGATAAGGTCAGAATCTCCGTAAATATGCCCTGCTGGAAGGTGCGATTCAATATCCGACAAAATCTTTCCATATCTTGGATTGTTGACTGTTCTAACTGGTGGCCAATTTATGAACTCCGGTTCTGGAGTTAAAGGTTTTTGCTCTTCTGGTTCTTGCTCAGGAATTGGTTGATCGAAATATCTTTGATCGAATTGATCTTGAACAATCGGCAGTTCTTTCTTGCTGTCCTTGAAAATTACGAAACAGACCAAAACAATAGTTTGTAAAATAACTATTTTCTTTAGAATCCCTTCCATGTAATTATATATGGTTTACTATTTTAATTCATGTATTTACCTGAATTAAACAAAAATCTACTTACGAGCCTTTTAGAAGAAAACCTAACACTAACTCAAATCGGTAAGAAATATAATTGCAGCCGTCAATTTGTGGCCCGAAGACTTCGAAGTTTTGGAATAGAATACGAACACCGGCCCGTCAAGTATCCAGTTGATGTTGACTTTTTTAACAAATGGTCGCATAAAATGGCCTATATTTTAGGTTTTATTATGGCAGATGGCTGTGTTAATTTTCAAAAACGCTACAACAGATACAGATTAAAAATTGAATTACAATTACGTGATATTGAGATTTTACAATTTATTCGCGACCAAATAAGCCCAACCAGACCCATTCAAGATAATATAATTAGAGTCAATAAAAGTGGCTCGATTTCGTATGTGGCATGTTTATCTTTATCGATAAAAAAAGAAATGTTTGATCGTCTTGGAACATTAGGAGTAGTACCCAGAAAATCAGGAAAAGAACTTATTCCATTGGAAACCCCAAAAGAGTTTATCTGGACGTTTATTTTAGGCTACTTCGATGGTGATGGCTGTGTTCATAAAAGACAATCGAAAGATGCCGGTGGCTATGATTGGAGTATTTGCTCATCTTCTAGAAAGATAATCAAGCAAATTAAAAAGAAGATGCCGGTCGGTAAAATCGAAAAGAATAAAAAAGGCATGTGGAGAATTGGCGTGCGGAACAAACCGCAAGTAATACAGGTTAGGGAAAAACTATATGAAAACGCTCCATTTTATCTAAAAAGAAAGCATAAACTTTTACAAGAAGTAAGATTAGGTATTCAGAGACGCCAACATATATAGTTTGATGAACTTTAAAGAATTCTTACTCAAAGAAATCGACGGCCCAGCCGGAATCGCCGAACCAGCCGCTATGCCAGGAGGCGGTCCTCCAATGGGAGGAGGTATGGGTGGCCCTCCATTAGGTGGAGGTCCGCCAATGGGAGGAGGTATGGGTGGCATGGACCCAATGATGGGCGGCATGGGTGGTGGAATGGGAGGAATGGGTGGCGGAATGCCACAAGCAAGTCAACCCACAATTAATGTAAAGTTTTTAAATGTCTGGGACGTTTTGGAAAGAATTGTCGATGGCAAACCGTTTAAACATTATCAAAAAGAAGAAAAGCCATCTGGACAGCCTGCACCTCAAATGTTACAACAGGCCCAACCGCCTAATGTAGCAAATAATGCCCCACAACAACCGAATCTTAATATTCAGTGATATTCACGTTCACCCACATAAAATAAGACAGTTTAAGAACCACGAACGTCTTGAAGACTGCCTTAAATGCTTATCTTGGGTGCTGGAAACCGCTAAAGACCACGATATCAAAGATATTGTCTTTGCGGGCGATCTTTTCCATGATAGGGAAAAGATTGACATTCTCACCTATCATAGAACTTATGAGATTTTAAAACAGCATGTAAGTGAAGACAGACGCTTACATCTTCTGCTTGGCAACCACGATATTTGGTATCTTAAGAAATGCGACGTAAGCAGCGTCGTACCACTAAGAGAAATGCCAGGATTAAACGTAATATCCACCCCTTCTACAGTGGATATCGCTGGTCAACCTATCAGCTTCCTTCCCTACACTCATGATCCAATTCAAGACCTAAAATTAATCAAAAATGACCATTCATTTAAGGTTCTTTTCGGTCATTTGGCTATAGATGGAGCAGTCCTGAATTCTTCAGGAACCCAAGCGGAAGTCTCCTTAGAACACGATGGAGACATGATTAAAGTGGATAAATCCATCTTTAAAGGATGGGATCAAGTGTTTTTGGGACATTATCATGTTCCTCAGAAGTTATCCAATAAAGTTGAATATATTGGTTCCCCACTTCAGTTAGACTTCTCAGATGCTTTTCAAGAGAAGCACATCATTATTTTCGACTTAAAAACTAAAGAAAAACAGTATATCGTTAATGATTTCAGTCCTAAACATCTAGTAATTCCCCAAAAAGATGTAGAAAAGCATAATTTACAAAATAATTTTGTCAAAATCATAGTCGAAGATATCTCAGCCTCAGATATTGTCGATATGAGAACCGAATTACTAAAAGAACATACGTTTGGTTCATTAGAGATAAAACCAGTTTTACAGAAAAATGATAAGAATTTGGTTTTAGATGCCAAAGCTATTCTCTTAGCAGAAGATAAGATGCTTGAGACTTATTTAAATGAAATTGAAAAAGAAGATGGATTGAATGGGTTGGACAAGGAAAAACTACTAGAAATAGGAAAATCTATCTGTGCTGGAAGAGATAAATGAAAAATCTAAAATTTAAATATCTAGCTGCAAAGAACATCTTCTGTTACGGAAACCAAGGTTTAGAACTTAACTTTGAAACCCTTGGAAATATTGTTCTAATTAGTGGAAGAAATGGTTCTGGTAAGTCATCTATTCCCAATATTTTAGTTTATGCATTATTTGGACGCCCAATTAAGCACCCAAAGAAGCTGGCTCATGCCGATATAATTAACAAAAAAACCAAAAAGAATCTTTATGCCGAAGTTCGTTGGGACGATTACAGAGTTGTCAGAACCAGAAAGCCAGAGAGTTTAAGAATCTGGTATAGCCCAGAAAGCATTTGGAATGATGAAACTGAAATAAGCAAGTCTGGAATTCCGGCTGTTCAAAAGCAAATAGAAGAAATAATTGGATTAAATTATGAAACATTTATCAATCTGGTAGTTTTTACCGATTCCAATACAGATTGCTTTCTAGAATGCGATACGCCAACTAAGAGGCAAATTGTGGAGAATTTGCTTGATCTAAGCAAGTACGTCGAAAGACTCCAAACCGCTAAAGAATCTCGTAAGAAACTCTTAGATGGAATCAAGTCTCTTACCGATTCTTATCAAAGACTGCTGATCGAATCTTCTTCTGCTAAGAATCGTGTAACAAAATATCTTCAAGAAGAAGAAACCTGGAAACAACAGAAAAAAGCTGAAATTGCTTCTTTGTTAAGCAGTTTGCAAGCTAATCAAAATGAATTAAAAAACAGTTCGGTAGGAACTGAGTTGGCGGCTTACCAGGAAGCCCAGGACAAGATTACCGAATTGAACAATTCAATACCTGATAAGGAGAAGACTTATGAGCAGTTAAGTGAAGAAATCAAAAAATATGAAAATAAGAAACGTTCTGATTTGGTGGAAGTTTCAAATATAGAAATTTCAAAAAACAAGATAGATTCTGAGATAAGAGATTTTGAGAAGAAGATAAAAGCAAATCAGGATAAGATTTATACAATCAAGAAAACAGCCACTTTAAGTGGAACGGTTTGTGAGCGTTGTTTTGGCATTGTTCACGAAGACAATTGTGATTCTTACGAAAAGCAGTTGTTGGTTGAAAACGACGGACATTTAATAGAAATCTCCAAGAGAAAGCCTGAGTTGGAAGAAATTACGGCTTCTTTGACCAAAAAGAATGCTTTTTTGAAGAAATTGAATGAAGTATTAGGGGCTAAGGAATCGGAACGCAACAAGGTTTCTAGCGAAATTACGAGTATTAGGAGCAAAATTACGGAGTTGTCTCGAATTAAGCGTCCGGAAGTAGGAACAAGAGAGCAATTATTAGAACAAAAGATTGAGAGTTTGAAACAGCAAGCCAGGACAAAAAAGGCGGAATTAGATGGACCGAGTCCATTTGTTGACATTATTAAGGGAGCAGAAGCGGAGGTTCTTGTTAAGGAGCAAGAATGTATAGAAGGGAAGAAAGAGATTGATGTTTTGGAGAAAGATATTCCTTATTACGACTTCTGGACTAAGGGGTTTGGTGACGGCGGGATTAGAAAGCTAATAATTGATGGTATTATTCCTGCTTTGAACGAAAGGATTAATTACTGGATACAGTTTCTTATGGATGGGAGTTTTCAGATGTCGTTTGATAATGAGTTTGTAGAGACAATTCATAGGGTTCCGAACGATTCTGACCCATATGTTTATCATGGAATGGCAGGAGGGGAGAAAAGAAGGTTAAATCTGACAATATCTCCATCTTTTGCTCATATTATGATGCTTAGTAGTGGGATTTCTCCGTCTGTTTTATTTCTGGATGAAGTTGCTAGTAATGTCGAACAAGATTCAATGGGCAACATATTTGAGATGATAGTGCAGTTATCTAGGGATAAGCAGGTATTTGTGACGACACACGATCCTGGATTAAGGAAATATTTAGAAAGTTATCAAAGAATTGACCTTGAAAATATAGACGGATTTACTACCTTTAGTAACTAACCATTGAGGATTATATGTCTGTTATAGAATTGAAAACTGATAAGGATTACTTGACTTACGCTTACAAATTGGCGAAAGGGAGTCCCGACCCATCGACTCAAAACGGAGCGGTTATTATCAAGGATGGGAAGATTCTGGGTAAAGGATGTAACACTTTTCCTATGGGAATTGCTAACTTTCCGGAAAGACTTACTAAACCAGATAAATACAAATTTCTAGAGCATGCGGAAAGAAAAGCTATTTATTACGCCGCCAGAGAAGGTAATAAATTGCTTGGTTCTACGATGTATTGTCCGTTTTTTGCCTGTGTTGAGTGCGGGCGTGCGATTATTGAATCTGGCATCAAATATGTAATTGGACATAAGATTCCAAGTGCTTTGGCGGAACATCCGGACTGGGCAGATTCTATCCGCTTTGCACTAGAAAGATTCGACGAAGCAGGCATCAAATACAGCTATTTGGAAGGTAGACTTGGAGATATTCAAGTTTTACGCAATGGCCAGATATTAGAGCCGTAGTGGCAGCCGGATTATTTGAATTTTAGGTTATTATTTTTCTATTTCAATTGCCACAAGTCATTGTATTCAAGTGACTTAAAAAGATACGAAAATTTATTGGATATTTTCGTATTGTTAACTTTAGATAAAACCAGCTTTAGATTTTAAAAGAGACTAATGACATATTCTTATAATGAAGCTTTTCAGGCTTCGGTTGATTATTTTTCTGGCGATGAGTTGGCGGCGAAGGTTTTTGTAGACAAGTATGCGTTAAGGAATGAGGAACAAGAGTTTCTTGAATTAACTCCTACTGATATGCATTGGCGAATTGCCAAGGAACTTCATAGAATTGAAGAAAAGAAGTTCAAAAAACCTTTATCTTTAGATGAAATCTTCTCCTATTTGGATAGATTTAAGCGATTGGTCCCTCAAGGTGGGCCAATGTCTGGCATTGGTAATCCGTACCAATGCATGACCTTGTCGAATTGCTATGTAATTGGTACGGATCCTGCTTGTGATAGTTATGGTGGAATTTGCCGTGTTGATGAGCAATTGGTTCAAATTAGTAAAAGACGCGGCGGTGTTGGTTTAGATATTTCTCATATTCGTCCAGCAGGTTCTGCGACGAAGAATGCGGCTAGAACAAGTACGGGTATTGTTCCTTTTATGGAACGATATTCGAATTCCATAAGAGAAGTAGGGCAAAGTGGTCGCAGGGGTGCTCTTCTCATCTCGTTAAGCGTACATCATCCCGAAGTTATTGATTTCGCTACAGTTAAGCATGATTTGACGAAGGTAACTGGAGCAAATATATCAATTAAATTAACTGATGAATTCCTAAATGCAGTTGAAAATGATGAAGAATATGAACAACGCTGGCCAGTGGATTCATCGGAGCCCAAAATCAGCAAGAAGGTAAGAGCAAGAGATGTTTGGGACAAGATAATAGCATCAGCAAGAAATATGGCCGAACCCGGCCTTCTTTTTTGGGATAATATCATCCGAGAAAGCCCTGCTGATTCTTATGCTAAGTTTGGCTTTAGAACCATCAGTACCAATCCATGCTCGGAATTAACACTCTCAATTTTGGACTCCTGTCGCTTATTTTTGGCTAATTTGTTTGGTTATGTCATCCATCCTTTTACAAAAGATGCTTATTTCGATTTTGATCTTTTCTACAAAGAAGCCCAAATTCTTCAACGTTTTATGGATGACATGATTGATTTGGAGATTGAATGCATTGATAAAATCATTAAGAAGATTAAAACAGACCCAGAACCAGATGATGTTAAGAGAAGTGAACTAGATTTATGGAAACAAATTAGAAAGGCTTGTACAGACGGCCGCCGAACAGGATCGGGCATTACCGCTCTTGCGGATACTATGGCTGCATGTGGTATTAAATACGGCTCAGATGAGAGTATTGAATTCACTGGAAAGGTATACAAAACGCTTAAACTAGGCTGTTATCGTTCTAGTGTCGATATGGCTAAGGAATTAGGAGCGTTTCCTGTTTGGGATTACGAATTGGAAAAAGATTGTGCCTTCTTGAAAAGGATTGAAGAAGAAGACCCACAACTATACAAAGACATGAAAAAGTATGGGCGTAGAAATATTGCCCTTCTAACCACGCCACCCGCTGGCAGTGTGAGCATTGAAACTCAAACATCTTCCGGTATTGAACCTGTATTTATGTTGTCTTATACTCGCCGTAAGAAAGGTAATCCTAATGACAAGAATGTCAGAGTGGACTTTGTTGACCAAAACGGCGATTGCTGGCAGGAATTTGAAGTTTATCATCCAAAGTTAAAAATGTGGATGGAAATCACTGGCAAGAAAGACCTAGAAAAGTCTCCATATTATGGCTGCTGTGCGGAAGAAATAAATTGGGTGCAACGTGTTAAATTACAAGCAGCTGCTCAAAAACACGTAGATCACAGTATTAGTTCAACAATAAATCTGCCAGAAGATGTTACCACAGAACAAGTTGCAGAAATTTATACAGCGGCTTGGAAAAGCGGTTGTAAGGGAATTACTGTATATCGTAAAAATTGTCGTACTGGTGTTTTAGTTGATAAGAATTCCTTAAATAAACGGGGTGAAAAGATACAGAAGACTACTGCCCCTAGTCGTCCCAAATTGTTGCCCGCAGATGTGCATCATATCAAGGTAAAGGGCGAAGAATATTTCGTATTGGTTGGAATGTTGAATCACGAACCTTATGAAATATTTTCTGGCAAGAATGGTTTTATTGGCAAGAATGTTACAGGTGGAACGCTTTTAAAGGTAAAACGTGGTCATTACCGTCTTGAGGCAGAAGACGATAATGTTATAATGGACGATATCTCTAATTATTGCACTGACGAAGAAGAGGCGTTGACTAGATTGGCTTCTATTTCATTACGACATGGTGCTGATGTTAACTTTATTGTGCATCAATTGGAAAAGGTAAAAGGGGACATGTATGGTTTTGCCAAGAGCATGGTAAGGGTGCTCAAGAAGTACATTAAGGATGGCGAAAAGGTTGCAGGAGAGAAGTGCGGTAGTTGCTCTGCTGAGAGTTTGCAACGTCGTGAGGGGTGCGTTATTTGTATGAATTGTGGTTGGTCTAAATGTTAGTCCTCTACTTTTTTGAGTAAAGTATAATAATTTGGTTTTTCTTTTAGATGAGCAATAGCAATCTTAAGGGTTTTGACTGGATCGGAATGTGTAACATCGGTTTCTTTGTCGTGTTTTCCATGCTCTAATTCTACCTTATAGCCCATTTGGAGTTGTTTAAGATCATATTTTGAAATATCAATATTTGCTTTTTTAGCTATTTGATGTATGTTGACTGACTCGATCCAAGTTTTGAATTCCATAATAAGGTATATAGAATGAAATGGTATGTTATCGCAAGACAAGCAACTACTATCGATGGAGAAGATTATACTTACCCTCTTCTAATTTATTCTGAAAAAGAGCGGGCTCAGTTGGCTATGAAAGGGGCAAATACACCAAAAGATAAGGTGGTCTTAATGGAGGTTATGCCTGTTAAGCCTGCTGCGAAAAAAGTTACCTATCTTCCTGGCCAACTTGAATTTGACTGGACCATATGAAGAAAAATGACGACTTCTGCCCCATCTGTGGCGAATTTATTGAAGTAATTGCTCCTGCTTGGAACAACTATCCATATTTAGATGATAATAAAAGGTTAAAGGACGGCTCTAAAATATGCCATCCTTGTTACATAATTCCTCGAAAGTATGATGAAAAACTAGTTTTTTATGATAAGGTTGTTAGACTGGCTACGGTTCAAGAATTAGTTGAGGACGGCGTAGATAGTAAACGGGCTGACAAATGTTTGAAAGCCGTTAAAAAACTAATAAAGAAATGAGTTAAATGTTATTTAAAGAGTTTGTCTTAAACGAGGATAAAGCCTATTTTGGGGAGAAGGTAGGTGACATATTGAATTCCTTACATGATCTTGTGGAAAATGGCAAGAACATGGGTGGAAGAAGTTTAATTAAAAGTTCTGAAGAAGTTGTTAATCAAATTCGTGGTATTTTGCATTCCCACTGGGGAAAGGATGAGCAAAAACATTTGAAAAAGCTACAAAAAGTTGGTGTAGCAATTATGCGAGCGATTGAAGAAAAAGATGATTTAGCGGAGATTTTGCCTGGATGTGCCGAAGAAGTAGAACAGATTAGCCAGAAAGTAGGCACTCCAATGAATGATTTAGCTGCTCCGGAAAAAAAATCTGAATAACTATTATAGATCATGGACGATTTAGAAGTAGATGATTTATTTGAAGAACCACGTAAAAGAGGCTCTAAGGGCAAACCCAAAGGAAAACGTGGTGAACTAGAAGTAGTAAATTTACTCAATTTAAGATTCGAAAATTATCTTAAAGAACGTCCAGATGATGGTAAATTCATGCGAACCATCGGCAGTGGCAATCGGTGGAGTCACGGGAGTCTATCTAAAGCAGCTAAAGATGTCTTTTCATCGGATATTGTTGCTCCCAAGGCTTTCGTTTTCAGTATTGAAGCTAAAACCGGATACAACGACATTGATCTGAATACGGCATTCGATAAATGCAAGCCTTTGGATGATTTCCTAGAACAAGTGAAGGCAGATGCTGCCAGATGTGGTCGGCAGCCAATGTTGTTGTGGAAGAAGGACAGAAAATGCCGTTTGGCATTCCTTCTAGAAGAGGATTTGCCACAACATGATTTGTTTAATGTTAAGATGTTTTATAGAGGCTGGGTAGCGGTGAATTTTGATAGATTATTGGATTTAGGAGATGAGTTCTTTTTCAATGAATAAAATCTTCTACTTTAAGTGCTGAAACTTCTTCTTTACTTATATCTTTGAATCTGTTTGTATGAATAGCTTGGCTGATTCTTTGATTACGGTCGTGATTGTAGTAGGTGTCAATAATAAGAGGGAGGAAATTTTTAAAATCATATTTATCTTGTTGGGAAGTTATTTCCCAATTCTTTAAGTGGTAATTTTCACATGTATAAAACGGTAGTGTCCAATATTGGTCTATACAGGTGATAGACAAATTCAACATATTTTTATCATAACGGTAATTAGTGTGATCTAAGCAGAACGCTCCCCATTCATTTGTATTTGTCATTGGTGGATAAAATATTAGATTATTCTTCCTGAAGATTAAATAAGTTTCAAAATGACCACAAAAGAATAATGGCTTATTCGAAATTGGGCCACTGCGTATCGGAAAAACAAACTCATGCTCTGGGAAATATAAATATCTTCGCTTGTTTCCAAAGAATAAATTTCTTCCAACTTCTGGAAAGCCAAAAGATAAAACTTTTCTTTTTCTATCTATCTTGATTTTCATTAGTCAAATTCTTTGCCTAATCGGTCGATATAATCCTTATCTTCCATCAGGGATTTAACTCGTTCTGCCTGCTCATAATCGCCGTCATCGACAAATCGTTTATATATTCGTTCTAATTTTTCTACAAAAGGTACTCCACGAGACACCCTACGTACAAATTTGACTACCTCGCCAAGATAGATAATACCTGGCCAGTGATAGCCTTTTTCTGCATCTTCACGGTTGTCGAAAACAGCCGTGCATCGTACAATCTTTCCTTCTGCGTCGGTGTATTCGACCGCTCCGCAAAATTCGTCTGCTTCCCATGAATAATATGCGTGATACATAATTCAACTCTCATTGATAGGTATTTCTTCGGTTTTTCGTTCGGCAAGGACTTTTTCTCTTTTCAGAAGAACTAGAGACTCCCGCCCAGCCCCTTCACAAATATGCATTAGAAACCACCTTATTTCTTTTTCATCTTGTGTGGAAAATTCCACCCATAGATTATTGGTGTTTCCATATTTCTTTACTAAAATCGCTCCAGGTGGAAGGTATCTATAAAGTGTCTCTGATGGGATTTTGTCTGCGGGAGTGGCACAGCCGCATAAAAACAATCCAATTACCAGAAACCACTTCTTCATTTTATGCCTTTTGCGGCTTGGGAGAGCGGCACCAGAATGTTTTCAGTGAAATTTGTATCAACAAAATTCTGGCAAATACTCATTAACTTATCGAAGGTATCAACATAAGTTGTTCCATTGTCAAGACAGCCAAAATGACGAATGGACAATAAAATAGCAAATTGATCTTCTTCTGAGTAATCATCGTTTGCCATTTGTCCAAAGCTGTTTCTGGCTTCGATGGCAATCCTTAATTGGGTTTTTAAATCTTTTTCCAATGCGATAATAAATGAAGGGGAATTGTAAACAAGTGTTGAATCTTTATAATTAAGGGCTTTCTCGATATTTGATGGCAATCCTAAAGCATCTGCGATGAGTTCGTTCTGGTTGCCTTGATAGGTGATATCAAAGCCAAATGTTAATTCTAAACCATCGCAATCTAAGGGACTGACAGATAGAGCGTATGGAGCCAATTCAAGAATGGTCTTGTGTTGTTCCACGGCAGATTCAATGGATTCCGGATTCACGCAGCCCGAATCGAGCATTCTTGGGGTCAACCGTGTCCAGCGATAAGAGTCTTCCCGTTTCGATTCTTCCAGATTAAAGGATTCACCCTTTTGGAAGAGATTCTTCATTTCTGGATATTTCTTTTTGATCTGCTCGAAATAATGCAATATGGTTTCTCTGTTTTTCGGTAGCTCTATTTCTGTGGTGAGGCCCATGTTGAAGTAGAAATCATCGCAGTATGCCGAGAAAGGATGCATTGTTGTCTCCAAGAGGTTGGAATAAAAAAACCCAAACAAGCTCCATAGTCGTCACCATGAGAAACTTGTTTGGGCTATGCCGCCTGTAACGGCGACACTTTAAGCGGGTTGCGTCATTTCCCTCACTATAGCAGAAAAAACCGGTTTTTCAAGTCGATTCCTCGATTTGAATCCTTAATTTCAACTCTTTCAAAAGAAGCGGCAGGTTATTTATGGCTTCAGTTACCAACTCTCTTTCTGGTTTTTTGAAGCCTTCCCATTCTTTGTCAAAAGAACCGCTGTCCTCAAACGAGGCTACTATTCCATTTCTATTTGGATATCCTACATTAGGAACGTTTGGGCTAGTAATGAAATACTGACTTTTCCAAACGGAAGCCCCAAAAAGACCTCTGTGTGCTTCTATTTTCCAAGGCCCTTTTTTGGCCTTTTCTAATAAGCCTTCAAGTTTTTCGATAAGTTTAAGTAATTCTTCGTTCATTTTATCTGAGACAAAATAGCACCAACGACATTGTTAACCCCACCTTTTACCAAGATCATTTGACAGTTATTCTTCTTGGCGGCGAGTCTCGCTTGGTCATTTATAGAATGACTGACAAAATTCTTCCAGACGAAAATTATATCAGCATTGGTCGGAAACGAGTCTGGTACGACACGATCCTTGTCTAAAAACACCAAAGATGCGAGATCTCCAACTTTTTCTTCAATGATACGCTGCTGCTGAGGCAAAGGCCCTGCCACCACAAATCGTGGTTTTGTGGTTTTGGGTTTCGATTGAATAACTGGCGTATAGGTGTTCGCAACCTGGGGAACTGGAGTTGGTTTTGTGATTAACTTGGAGATTAAATCAAAAACAGACCCACTTTGCCCACCGAGATTTTCTGCCAACTTTTCTGCTGTGATTCCAATTAACTTCGGAAGCCCAACTTGAGATACGAGCGATTCTACGTCGAATTTCTCGGTTATCTCGTTCAAAGAGACGTTTTCTAATACGGTTTTGCCAAATCTTTGAACTATTTCTTCAGTGGTGAGTTGCGATAAGATATCATCTCTGGTAGGGACTTCTGGAAGGGTTTCTAAGCGTTGATGCAATGAAGTTACTTCTTCAAGAGCATCTTCTGCTTCTTGCATTCTTCTCTCTAGCCGAGTGGTTAACTCGGTCAGGTGCATTAAGGCACCGATTTTCCGCCGTCTGTTTTCTGGAAATTGAGCCATCACCCGATTGACAATTTGGGTGAGCGATAAATCAAATTTCTTTCGATAAATTGGCCCGCACAAATCTGCCAACCGATCCCATTCCTCCTCAGTCCAAACCACCCGTTGTTCGCACTTTTTTCTGGATTTTTTCTCCTGCCCTTCTTGAATTGTTGGCTTAATATGCGGCGGAATTAATGGGGTTTTTGGTGCTTGTGCGGCCCGTTCATTCACTTTGTTTTGAATTTCTCGGACACGTTGTAAGATATCATTGCTTTTCGCTGTCGTTTTCATGAAAACATCCTAACTTCCGTTGCTATGTTAGTTGGCACATTCCAATCTTCTGTCCATTCAAAAAGGTCTTTCTCTGCGGGCCGTATTCTAGTCAATTTTCTTTGTTCGCAAAAGGCCCGAATGCATGTTAGACTACATCGGTATATTTCAGTAGTCGTGTGTTTTGAATCGATTCTTTCAAGATACGTCCAGAGTAAGGCAACTGGATCGTCAGCCCCACTTAGTTGAGCATTTTTAAATGCTTTTAGATACATGGCTACTGGTAGCAGTCCATATTTTATTGAGCATTTCATTGCTGCCGCCCCTACCGCAGCACTCTTACGCCTCGGCATTGCGGTTTCAATAAGATTGACTAGCCAAGTCCATCTTTGCAGAAATACTTTCCTGTCTTCGTCTTTAATTAGACGTTTTGACATGCCTTTCATAACAACCGTGCATAAAGCGGCTTTTTTTTCTTCTTTGACTCGCATTATTCGTTCCCAAGTCGGTAAGTCACAGCGGTATCTGCTAAATCACCAGCGAAGTTCGAGGCCATTACCAGAATCGGTTTTATGAAAATCTTCTTTCTTAATTCTGCTTTTGGCCCATAAGGTTGCATTTTGAAATGCCCTCTTCTCCAATGCGGAGCGGGCGACTCCCTAGAATCGCCATATTCTTTTGAAGCCTCGGATTTATCGGTATCGTATAATTTTATGTTTTGCTCAAACTCACAAAGATAAACGGCTACTTTTTCATCAAGTAGCCGCTTTGCTCTTTCTGCTTTTCTTGCATTTTTACTTCTTGCAAGTTTTTGTTGTTTTCTTATTGCTTCGTTATTCGATAAATTGATCCTTACTCCATAAACCGTCATTAGTAGTGAGAAATTATAAGCAAGTCTTTGAACTAATTCGGCTACTTCGAAATCTGTTTCTCTAAATTGTTTCTCTGGACGGGTTAATTTGAAAGCGTGTTCAATTGTCTTGTATTCTGGCCTGTTTGTTAAGCTGTTTACTATTACATTATCCGGATTAAACCAAGCGATAGCACAAACTATATTCGTTTCTTTAAATGAGATAACGTATTTCGGAGCCTCTGTGGAATATCGCCTTTCAAGAAGGTCTCTATAAAGTTTGGGCAGTTCTATAATGAGAACGGGAAAAGGTTGCTCATAATCTGCTATCGAGATGTTGATTTCTGTGTTTTCGATAGCCAGACAATGGTCTAGGTCTGGTTGGAACAGTTTATGTCCCGATGCCAATGACTTTGCTGCAATATATAGGAATGTTTTATCAACCCCTGTTGGGGCTAGCCTTTTGGTTGATTCAATTGCATCTCTGATTGTTTGATGGCCAAATTCTTCGACTTCTTTCTGGGTTGGGATAAGAGATTCAGCATTTACGGCAATTTCAACGCCTTGTGGATTGGTATCAAAAGACACCCACTCTCGCCGGCCAAGCCAACGGAGTTGCTTATTGTACCGAGATGGGAAGAAGTTTTCAATCAACGTTGACCATGTCGGTAAGTTGTTGGCGAAGCGATTCTAGCGACTTTTCACCATCATCTTTGGCAGCCACATATGTGTTTTTATCATTTTGAAGTGTTTGATATTCTTTAGACAATTCAAGGATTTTTCCCTGAATTTCGCTCAGGCGAAGCTCACATTTTCGAATTTCAGTTTCTGCTTCTTTGACTTCTTTTTCGATTCGATCATAGTTGTCTAAAATAGGCTGCAATTCATCAATTTTGTCAATAATTACCTGCTCCGCTGGTTCGATGGGAGCGGCTGGAGTGGATTTCCTAAAATCCAACAATTCTTTTGTTTCCTGCTTTTTCAAGTAATTGATACGAGTTTTACCAAGCGGGGTCAGCGTGAAATGTGTAATTGTGGCTTTAGATTGTTCGAACAATTTTTGGGAAAATTTTGGTGTTACGTATTTTTCTTCTCCCAATCCGTGCATAATAACCCCGCAAAGCCTTGGGATACTGTTATAGTGTATCGATGCTTTGACAAAAGCTGATAAATTTAACTCTTGGTCAAGTGCCTTAACGGCATCACGGCGCTTAATTTCACCATTTTTATCGAAATGAGTCTCTAAACTGAGCAATGCCAAATCTAGGATTCTTTTATTCTTTCCGGCATCACGAGTGTAAGGGTTTAAAACATCTAGATCGGTGTTCATTTTAGGCTCTTCATCAGAAGTTTCAGGCACTTCCGAATCCGTATCAAAGGCAAGAAGTTTCAAGTATTCATCCTGTACTCGACGCTGTTCTTTGGATCGTAGTCGTCCAAAGACATGGCCCACAGATATGGATTTGGGCGGTGTTAAATGGCCTTCCCAGCAGCCATTGTCTGTACGTACTCTGGCTACAATATTTTTTCGATTTTGTTGAATCGCCTCAAACTTTCCAGAAATTCCTTTGCCGGATTTGCCGACAACAAGAAATTCCCATGTATCATGCCAACCCAAACCAGCAAGGATACGCCCAAGAATCTCGGCGATTTCCTTGCTGGTTTGGGTGTCGGAAAGTCTTGAGACTGCAATTTGAAGCGGTCTGTGCGTCAACTTATGGGTTCTCCATAGATCAGCACTTGTCTAAATTAGGGCTTTGCAGGAACCTGCCACATCGGAAGCCACTCAAAGATGTCGGTTTCACATTCGAAAATGTTTCGCAATTCTCGATCTTCGAGATAGCGGTTGACAGCAGTCAAGGCTTTGCGATAAACCGTGATTCCGCTGGTATTTTTGGTTCTGATGAGCCACTTGTAGAGAACACCAGCCGGATCAGTAGGGCTTGCGAACATGGTGTTTTTCAGGCGGTAACAGAACGGTTCCAGCCGTTCCTGTCCATACCATAGAGCCGCCTTGCAAACAGCCGCCACGACATCTGCCCGTTGTCCAGGTAGAGCGTGCAACCCCCAACGAATCAAATCCTTGTGGATCATGCAGAATTCAGCAATCTCCGTTTCGCTGAAACGAGTGATGCTGCCGGTTCCACGCATCATCGAACGTGCCAGAGAAGGCATTTTCGAAGTTTGGGTCTCATTGATCACAAGACGCAATTTGTCGGAAACGTTCCGCTTGCGGCCAGAATCAATGACAAACTGTGCTTCGGGCAAAACCTGCCAAGTCACATAGAACACAGCAGGCTTTTCAGCACGAATGACGCCTTCCATGCGGTGCTGCCCATTTGCCAAGTTTCCTTCCGTGGTAATCGAAATGCTCTCGTCCGTGGGCACCCAATTACCAGCCCCGATATCCCGTCCATAGGCGGCAGCAGAGGAATCGGTAATATTTCGAATATTCCGATTGAACTTGAGACATTCGGCTGCCATTTCCGGACTTACCAAGACAAACTCGGAATACTGAATATTCTGCTTCGGGTGCTGAAACCAAGCTCTTCCGGTTCTCTTGGCCTCGGCAAGGTAGTACGCCTGATTGGCAATGGCGACCTGCGTAATCTCTTGCAGCGGGCCTTCCCCTGCCGACGGCAAGGCAGATTTCTCTCCAGGCCGGGCGAAATTGACGCCCGCACGAGCCAACCGTTGCATCGTTCGTTCTGCAAGCTGGCTCTGAATCGTAACTTCCGGCTTCTTAGTTGCAGTAGCCATGCGTTTTTGCCCTTGGGGCTTGTGGTAGAAAACCTCGATTCCCAAGCAAACTAGCACAAAAAACCGATTTGTCAACTGTGGCACTAGGATTGCACAGCAAATTTTGGAAAAACTGGTTTTTCTAGGCGAACGTAATCGTTATCCAGTTACCAGAAGTCGTAGTTGTGCATGTAGATGTAGTATAGCAGATATCTCTTAACTTAATCACAGCCTCTGGACTCGGCTTTAGTGAAGTATTTTCTGAAAACATTCCGGCGTTTAAAAAGTCTTCATCTTTCAACCATGCATTTTTCGGTTTCATAGATTCTCCTCTTTTGGCAGGCTCATTTGTTGATTCATACTTAAAGCCCAACCTGTTATATTAAATCTTAACATAGATTTATAAGGATACACAGGCCAAAATTCAAATTTATTTGCATAAAAATCTTTTATTCCATCGGTTAGGTAAAAAGACTTGCCGTGTAAGCTCATTAGGCTGAGTTTTACATAAATTGGCGACATAATTGCCAGATTATGAGGTGTTACATCTGTTTCTCCAATCTGCCATCTTGGTTCCTCCAGAACCCAAATATCCACATCAAAAGAGTCTAAAAAGTTGTTTATTTCGTGCTGGCTTTTCGAAGAATAATACTGTGTAAGCGTTTCAGTCCAATTAATATCAGAAGAGATATTTAGTTTAAATGGAACTTTAAAATCCAAATTGTATAAATCTGTAATTGACAACCATTGATTTTCCATTTGATCCTTACATAATTTGGAATTTCTGCTTATCAGAAATATAGAGATTTTCCCCAAACTCCAACTGGAACCAGATATTGTATAATCCACAGTCCAAATCAAGGTCATCTGTATCCAAAAAGTAATATCCTACGTTTTTTTCTCTAAAGTCCACATCGGCATTTTCCACAATCAATTCTGAATCTGTTGGAACGCAATCGCCGCAATCTTTCTCGATAGAAACCTTTATTGGGGATACAATCGTGAGATTTTCGTAATACTTCTCCAAATCCGTCGCCCTCGGCACATTGGGAACAACATTTATCATTATCCAACGCTTCGAACCAATCCTAAATCGGTTTGGTTTAAATGAAAAATTAAAATCATAAACAACAGGAATTGGTGTCGTGAACCATAGAGATGGGAAAATCTCAAAGTTGTTCTCTATCTCTGCAGCCGCCGACTCTTCTGAAAATTTAACTGTCCAAATGTCCAGGTATCTTCCGATAGTATATTTGCCTTCTTCTAATAAGGCAGATACTGAGTATTGTCCTTCACTAATTGTCTCAATATCTGTAATTGTTTCTACTAATCTCCTGCCATCTGGATTTATATCTGTTCTTTCGTTTTTGTCGAGAAAATAAATGTCTACTTGTTCGACTGACGACACAGATGCTCTAGCATTCGCGTTGTAGGTGAACATTTTTAGGACGACAGTATCGCCTATTGCTGGGTTTTGATATCTTTGTTTTTCTGGCATGGTTTATTTATTACATTAAATTGACTAAAAATATGTTCTATAAATGATGTCGCTAAATTCTTTTTACTCAAATCAAAATTCCAAGTAATCGAATTATGCCCTCTACAAAGAATTGAGCCATCCACCGATCTGTAAATTTCAGAATCATTAAACAATGGTTCTATTTCATTTTGACTTATCCAATGATTCATTTTTTCCATATCTGTTGATGAGCCCACATCGAACGATCAATTCTGTACATGGTTATGGCGTCTTTCATTAATTTCATATAATTATAGATTTTGAAATCAATAGTATCGGCTTTTTCGTAAGTAATGCGGTTTTTAAATAAGTCTTTTCTTTCTTCGTCGTTTATCCAAGGATTCATTGCGGTTCCTTTAAAATCAAATGCGTTGTAAAGTTTGTATTTCAAGTATTCCTCATCACTCATTTCTTGCCTTTAGTTGCACTTTGCATGTGTTCATCTTCCCTTTGTCTTTGCTGAATAAACCGTTCAATGAACCATCTGCGTTCATGAATCGGTAATTGCATCACAATACTTGGGGAAACTTTAAAATTATAAAAGAAGAAAAACTTCTCTTCCATTAGGTTTTCCCAAAGCTCTAGGCTTGAGTCTCGTCCTGACTCGTCTTCTTCACTTTGGGGAAGAAAAAATTTGCTTCCATCTCCAATGGAACCTCAAATTCTTCAGCACAATAAGGACAAAGCATCCCAACTTCGGTATCAACCCCAAATGGAGGATCATTTGTCAAATTTCTTATGTAATTCAAATCTTCCATTGGCAACTGTTTCATAAGTTGCATTAATTCCAACTTGTCAGTCAAGCCTTCAATGTCATCAACCAATACGGATAAACCGAAAATCATGGTGTCATCTTTTCTTTGCGATGCATCAAATTTCTCGTTTTTCGTATTTTTATAGTCTAAAATCCTTTGCTGATCTAAGAAAATTGGCAAATGATACTGGAAAGTAAAGCCGGTACGGGGCAATTTAGACACTAAATCTTTTGGCCCAAAGTTATCGGGACAATCCGTTTTATCCAACATGTTCAAGTCAACAGTGGTTGGAAATTGTCTGTAACACTCCTTGCACTTTACTTCTACATCATAATCCTGAGTATAAGAAATACCCCTTAGATAAATAGTTAAGAAATCTCTGTCCTTAATCAAGAAATGATCGCTATTGTATTCTTTGCCAATACAGTTGTTAAGGATCATGGACATAACCCTGTTACTTTTTACAAATCTTTGTGTGGCAAGGAGTTCCTCTTCTTCACCGGTCATAACACGTAGGGAAAGCCTGCCATCCGAGGGACCATCGTCTCCATTGTAAAACTTGCCTAAAGATGGCAGTAAAACTTCTTCAAATTGTCCTGTAATCTGCTTGGTTCTGCCAACAAGGTCTTCGTATTTACTAGAACCCGCTTTTCGCATGGATGGAGCATTTCGGTCCATCGGTAGTCCCTGTCTCATGCGTTCGGCTTCTTTTTGGAATTGAGGCGGAACATTTCCAATTTGGGGACGCCATTCCCCCATAGGTTGTTCGGCTTCTTGGGTGGCTGCTCGACGAACTTCTGCCATTTTCTCTAGTTTGGCAATGCCATCGTCTTCAAGGGGTTGAGCTTGAAATTCGGCTGGATTTATACTTTTTTTCTGTGGGCGGAAAACTTCTTCTTCCATTTTAACTCCTATATTCTAATAAAATAGTAACCATGCTTAAACTTAATATCCAAAATGTCGAAGATATTGTCTTTTCTGACAAAGATTTACGAAAAAAATTGCCTGAATTGAACCATTTGTTCGTTACTTGGGATATGTCTAAAATGTCCTTCGCCATGCGTCATATCGGTAAGCGGGCCTGTCTCGACTTTCTATCCCAAGTTAATCCGGAACAAATAGAAATCATATCTCAACATATTAATTTTAGTTTGTCTGTTGATGTTTTAGACAGCAAACTAGTAAAAAATATTGATTCTACGATTGATAAAGTTTCTGAGGAACTTGAGGAGGCGGGCAACTATAATATAGCTGCGTATCGAGAAGGCGAACAGGTTTATCTATCGTTGTGGAAGTAAAAAATGCAAGAACAAACCAATTTTGTTGAAATTTTTAAATTATTGGATAAAGAATCCATAGACAAAATAGCCAAACTTGTTAAGATTCTTGATGTAGACAAGATAAATAAGTTCATAGAGAAAGTAGATATTGTTGATGGCAATTTGCAAATCAATATAAGGATTACCATATGAGTGAGATTCTTTTCTTTATTTTCGGTGTAATTGGCTTAACCCATATCGTCGTGGATAGTCAACTCATGGCTCCAGTTCGGGATTGGCTCAAAAAGATTCTTCCTCCCAAGATTTTTACCATTTTCCAATGCTATCAATGCAGCGGATTTTGGTGTGGTTTAATATGTGGTTGGTTTATCCTAACCCATAGTATTCCTTTAGTTATCTTGGCCGGTTGTGCAGGAAGCTTTTTGGCTCAAATGGGTGCTCTATACCTCAATTACCTAGAGGCTAAGTCGATTGTTGACGGAAAATAAGCTTTACATGTTCTATTGCGAGTTCTGTAATTGGAAAAAGATTACAGATGGCAAAGAACTACCCACAGAACAGGCTAGAGCGTCGATCCAACGCACAATTCCTAAATTAGACCCAGAAACAAATAAAACAGTTGCGGCTACTAATATAAATCTACCAAGGAAATTCAAGTGCCCCAAATGTGGTCGCGGAATTTCTCCTAAAGTTTATTTTGATCCCACCCCAAAACAAAAGATAATGGAGCCAATTCAAGTTGAGAATCGGACTACTTCAGGTTAAAGAAGCCCTCAAAGACGCCAGATTTCGTGATATTCTTCCACTCGATTTAAGAGAAGATGTGGCAAAATTTCTACAAAATCCAGGCTGTGCCTGTAATCTGCCTCTTTATCGTCGTCTAATCAAAGACTGCAAAAAAGAACTAGCCGAATACTATCCAGGTTCGGAAATAGTCGAAGATGAACCGCCCAAACCCGCAAATAGATTTTCTGTCATTAATTGCAACATAGAAGAATTAGAGAATAAACTAAAAACTCTACCACCTGGACGGAAACAAATCGCCGTTACAAGATTTCAAGACCAAGTCACTGTTATAGTAAATGAACTCGACTCATGAATTCATTTTAGGCGATTGTATCGAACAGATGAAACTCTTGCCGGCACATACGGTTGATGTCGTCATTACTTCTCCCCCTTACAATCTAAAAGTGGATTATAAATCCTATAACGATAATCTGAAAAGGGAAAAATATCTAGAGTGGACAGATGCTTGGATGACCGAAGTCAAACGTCTCATGAAACCCAAAGCATCCTTCTTTTTTAACTTTGCAGCGGCTTGTTCCGATTCATGGCTTCCTACAGAAGTAGCCTGTATTGCTAAAAAACATTTCTGTTTGCAAAACAAATTTATTTGGCTCAAGTCCGTTTCAATTGGGGATGATAGTTATGGACATTTTAAGCCAATAAATCATGGCAACAGATTGGTAAACAGACTTTACGAGGATGTTTACCATTTGACATTAGACGAGCATGTAGAATTGGATAGAAAGGCGATTGGAGTGCCTTATATTGATAAATTCAATGCTAAACGTTGGGGGAACAGTGAAGATTTAAGATGTCGTGGAAATGTCTGGTTTGTGCCGTATAAGACGGTACATAGTAAATTAGAAAAGAGACATCCAGCGTCCTTCCCCCCTGGCTTGGTAGAAAATTGCATAAAACTGCATGGTTTATCTAGATGCAAACTTGTTCTTGACCCTTTTGGTGGAATAGGAACAGTTTCTAGAGTTTGTTCTTCGCTCGATATTTCTTCCATTTGTATTGAACTAGATGCCGATTATCTAGAAATTGGTAGAAAATCTGTAAATAATTAAATGGAATTTCGTCAATGGCTAGTAGAAATGCCGTTATCTCATTACGGCTGGAAATATAACGTTAAGGAACCATTTCCAAATCAAGCCAATTTTGAACGCATTCACAAAGTAAGAGAACCAAGGCAATTCTTTATTTCCGATAGAAAAAGAATCCTTTCTGTTAGGAATAAATTTGAAGAAATACTTAATAGGACACCATTCAAATGGAACGTTATTTTCTTAGAATCCCCTCCGGAAAGAATCCATCAAGACGCCTTAAACTACATCGAAGCAAATAATGTTCAAACCCAAGGACATATAACCTTTGTTAAAAATAGTTCTTCTGGAGAACAGTTTACTCCGTGGATCCTCTGTCATGTGATCAGCCATTCCCTAGACTCTGATATGTTCAATCCTACCAAACCAGTTCATAAAGAAAACATGAAATCAGGGTCTATAGTAAATGATTTGATCGGTGCATTGTCTAAAAAATTTAGCGAATTGGACTTATTTCCGCAACGCCTTTACGGTGTAGATCATAAAATATTAGATTTTTTAATCCCTTATATGCCATTCAAATCCGCTAGGACTAGCATGCAAGCCATGATTAAATCTGGTATGAATTTCGCCCAAAGTAAGGGAGCAATCCAAAGCAATAGTGAATGTGTCCATGAACTTTTAGCATATTATCTCTTTAATTCTGGGAAAATTAAACTTCAGCAGATAAAAGAAGATCATCCCATAGAAGACCTGCCAAAAACATTTAGATATCCTTCAGATAACGATTTAAGAGCAATCGAAAAGACTATTGAAAATGTCTTTACTGCAGAACTAAGGGCAGCGGTTGGACATATAATATTTGATGCTTTCTAAGGGCAACCGCACCTTCGTCACAAAACAACAAAAAAGCCTTCCAAGTCCTGTCTAATTCGCTAGTTGTATCTTCCATCGATGGAATCTGCTGATGCGTTCCATATTCAACTACCACGCTAAAACTACCGTGTTTATAATACCAATCTGCCTCTGTGCCATAAATGGGAGAATTGTACATAGTACACAACCTAATTAACTTATAATTAGACAATTTAGCCATTCTGCCAACAATGTCCTGATAAATAGCATCGTCCGGACAACGTTCATTTCTATCTCCCCAAGGCATGCCATATACTCTGCCGAAGGTGTGCCCCGCCCACACTGCTCCAAACTTCTCTTTCAAAACAAATTCTTTTAAGCATTCAACCGGTGGAATAGATTTTTTATCTGGATTTCTCTCTGTTGGAAAATCCCTATTTGGGTCAACTCCGTCCACATGTCTAGAATGCGGAAACGAATCTGGTGATACCACAGGAATGAAATAAATGTCTCTGCTATCTAAAAGTTCCGTAACTTCGTCTTTCCTGCCATATTCTGATAACAAAGTTCCTATGTAACCCATTACAGCAGAAGTAGCCCAAGGTTCATTTCCATGAATACATGCTGTAATTAAAACCTTTGGCTTGCCTTCTGTGCCTGTTCTAAAGAAATATAAGTCCTTGCCACGATTGCTTTTACCATAAGTCCCTACGGAACTCATCTCAGAAGATTCTTTTTCCCATGTTTTTAGTTGTTCTACAACTTTGTCATAAGCAAGATGCCCTGGAATCTTTGTAGAAATCTCAAACGATTCTGGCTGAGAATTCTCAAATTCAGTATAGGTTTCTCGATAATCTTGAACTAGAGGTTCAGATGGCTTGTTTTTGTCGAAGATTGCAAAAGCAAGTAAAACAGAAAGAAAAACCGTCCCTAGTTTTAGATATCGCTCCATCAAAAGTATGTATCATTTCAGAACTGCGAAATATTCGCTACCTCCCAGAAACGTCTCACAATTCTTAATCATTTTCTCTGGATACTCTTTGTACTTGGAAATCTCTACGGGTAGTTCGTCCAAGCCTCTTACCAAACCTCCTAACATGGCGTTTTCATAGAAACTCTTTGCCTTTCCAAATTCTTTCACTCGAAAGTAGATATCTCCCAACAAACACCAGAACTCAGCCATATGTGGATATTCCTTTAAGCATGGCAGCAAATGTTCTATGGCTTCCTTTATTTTATCTTGATAAAGGAATACCTGAGCCATTGTGTATAGACAAAATAGCCTAGAAGACCCTTTTTCCTCTAAAAACAAATAATGCTGTGCCATGTTAAGAAATTCTTTTAATTTTCTGTTTTTAAGAAAATGACAAGCATAGTAATAATAAGGGTCTGATAAAGTAGGTTTTTCCTTTATCCAATCCTTAAGACATTGCTCCATATCGGGCTCATTAGGGGCTCCCAGGCTATAAATAAAATTATCTTTTAAGATTTTGGCATCTGAGGTCACATTTTCATAAACTGGGTTTTCATATTTTAAATTTAGATTTTTACTCCAAAGCCTAATCGGCTTGGTTAAGATGTCTTTTTCTATAATTTGAACTCTGTAACAACCTTCTGCTGGGATGTTCATATGTTCTATGATTTCCCACGGCTCTAAGTGCAATATCCATTTAGAGTTACATTCATCGGTTAGGAGGTTTCTGGCATGGCTTCGATTGTTTTTTGACTTTAGTATTTTAACTTTAAATGCTTTTAGGATGGAGAGGGTGTCATCGGTCGAGCCAAAATCTACTGCCAGACAGGGATAATGTATAGATTTTAAACACTTTTCAAGTGTTTTTTGATTGTTCTTGGTTAGAAGGCAGACGTTTAGCATTAATTATCTTTTCAAAAGCTTTTCTTTGGGGGGTATTTTCAGGGTAATTTTTTGCAATTTGTACGTAGTTTTCAATGTTTTCGGGAGAATTGAGCATCTGTGTAAAAAATTTATTCAAATTTTTTTGTCTTAACATGTTATATCGTACTATATTAGACTTATGGCGAAGAAAGAATACCTTAATAATAAGGCATTAGAATCTAAAATTATAAGTTATTTACAGATTCAATACGACGTAGCCAGATACAATCTACTTATAGAAGAATTAGAAGAAACAAAACAGCGTAAGGCGATTCGTCAAGTGGATTCATCAAGAGAAGACGGTTTAATTCCGCAATATCGTATTGATTTAGGCAAACTTAAAAACGAGTTTTCCAAGTTTGAAGGGCTGTTAACCACTGATTTTTACGCTTTATCTACAAATTTCGCCCGCTACGTCGTCTATTCTAAGTTTTATCTTCTCGAAGAAGAAGATGCGGTTCAAGAAGCAGTTTCTACCTGTTTCGCCAAGATTAATCTGTTTAATCCTAAAAAGGGCAAAGCTTTTAACTATATGACAACTTGTATTCATAACCATTTTAAACAACTTCACAGGGGAGCAAAAAATTTTGAGGAATTCAAGAAAAGATATCGTAACTATCTTAACTCAAAATATTATAAGAATTTGTCGAAAAATATGGAAGATATTCCAATAGCACAAGGAAAAATGGAATGAGAAGTTTGATTAATGAACTAGAACAGCAAGAATTAATTCAAAAACTATCAAATAATGGCTTCGGAACACTAATAGAAACACTGCTACTTAACGAAAATAAAGTATATACCAAAAAAGGACGATTGAACAAAAGCGGGGCTTGCAGAGTTTTAGGCTGTAAACCCAAAGAACTAGAAGACGCTTTGGAAAAATGCAAGAAAATTCTTGCTAACGACCTAGAAAACTAGAACGATTCGGTATACGCTCTGTCGTATCTCAAGGCTATTTCAGCAGTTACATATTCTGAGCTAGCCATATCCAATTCGCCGAATTCGATTGACTGCGGCCACGCATTATCAAATCTCCATCTTTCAATGATGTCTCCACAACCGTTATACAACTCTAATCTAGCATTTACGTAAAAGTCGGTATCTCCTGAAGGAGTCCAAGAACCTTGATTTGGATCATAAATTCTCGACAACCATTCAAATACAACATTATTGCTAGAAGCCAAATCATAAAGAACAAGATTAACAGGCTTCCAGTCGGGACGCCCTGGGCGGTAAACTGTTTCATTCAAGCCAGGGATTTCTATTTCTCGAAAGTTTAAGCCAGGACGAGCACTTTTTACGGGTGGCAAGGCGTTAGTACCTTCAGCAGAGATTCCAGGTACGAAGAATAACCATCTGAATTTACGCTTAAAACACGTTGAATTCTTCTCTAAACCAAAATTCAATCCCATACCTGCCATAGTTACTCCTTATACAAATGATAGACAGATTTATCCCCGTGGTCTAAGCCTTTTCCTACAAATTCAATTCTGTTGAACCAATCTGTCCAGGGTTTTCCCAATTCAGTCAAATTCCTCGTGGTCTTGCCATTATCCTCAAATATTACCATTTTCGCTTTTTTAACCACTTCTGGTATATCTATGTGATAATTTAGTGAAAGAAAGAACACAATATCCCAAATTCTTTCCGTATCGTATCCTTTGCTTAAATCGACTACCTCATAATCAATATTGAAGTTTCCTAAGTAGTTAGCAAGGTGTTTGGCAGCAAATACAGGGCCTTCCATGTCTACTCCAAGGACTCTTTTGGCCCCATGATTGTCCGCATATCTACAGAAAAAGCCTCCTGCACAACCAATATCCAGAACCCATTTATCTTTAAAGTCTACTTTTTCTAATTGCATGTAATTTATGCGGTCAAGACTTTTTCTTGGTCCGCCATTTAAACCAAGTTCTGGCACGGCTTGATAGTAGATTTTACCATACTTGCCATCTTTGAAATAAATGTCCTTTATAGTTTGGGTGTAATCTCTGATAAATTCACAATTATAGAAATTAACTTCTTCTCCATCTGATTCTTTAATTGAAAAACCATATTTTTCCGCAATAGATTTAATTTTTCCGTCACAAAAAACTTTTTTAGGGAATCCATCTATGGACTGGCAAAACTCTCCCGTGCAGGATTTTATCCCTGTTATTCGAGATACTTCTGGATTTTCTATATGAGCTATATTCTGAATCTTAGAGGCTTGCAGAACTTCTGGAAACCTCTTGTCGCATGGCCCCAAGAACCCTCCGGAAAAAACAACATTAGATTCATATGAATCGAAGATTTTGCCTTCTTTTGATTTGAAATATACTTCACGTTCATTGAGTATCATGTTTTCTCTGGAATCCTTGAAAGTCTACTATCTTTCCTTTTATTATATCCAATTCAGAAATCAACTTGAAATTAGCCATTGCAAAAGGGCTGTTATTGCAAACAAGATCAATTTTATTTAAAGCGGCACATCTTTCTTCGTAAGTTGTTACTCTATCGGAACTTATGAATTCTACAATTTGGGCTGGATATAGTTTACCTCTTCGTGCTAAAAATACTGTGTGAAAGTATTTAGGAGCCAAGCCTTTTGTATATAGGAACTTCTGTGCTTCTATTGAATCAAGTAGTTTGCTTACTTTTCTACCTTCGATAGCAGATTCTAACATCTTTTCAGTAGGGGCATCCCCCCAATAGTAATTCTCAAGCGTTACATCTGAAGTTGAATCCATGAAGACTTTTAGACAAACATTGCCTTCTATCAGGAATCTTTTTTTAATCCTGGTTAACAAAGGGTCGTTTTCAATGATGAAACAGCATTTCCCGCGAGTTAAATTAACCTTGTGTCTTCCTTTGTCGAAAGGCTCAAGGAATTCATCGGCATCGAAAATGACGTATTTGTTGCTGTCTATAAAATCCTGCACATAGTCTTTAAGTTCGTGTATCGGTTCCCAAGACAGCTTCTGTTTTGTTTCTTCCAAATCCGCCAAGGTAGCAATTGCTTCTCCAGGTCTAGCCGGTAAATACTTCACTTCATCTGGCTTGAACATCTCTACAACTTCATTAACAGAATGGTTTGCTCCCCTGCCAAGGTTAAATGTTTCGCCATTCCATTCTTTTAATGAAATTTGAATTAATCCTTCTACAATGTCCTTTACATGGGTAAAATCTCTTCTTTGCTCCCCTGTTCCTACTACCGTAAAGGGTCGTCTATTTAAATATTGTTTCTCGAAGATGCCCAAAACGCAGCAATAATCCCCTTCGCGACTGTGTCTCGGCCCATAAACATTAAAGAATCTTGCAATTGCGGTAGATAAACCAAAACTTTTATTGTACATCCGGCAATGTTCTTCCCCAATCCACTTAGAATGAGCATAGGGGTTCATATGAGGATCAAAATAAAATGAACTAGAACCAGCATAGATTACCTTTGCTTTTGTTCGTTTGGCATATTCTAAGACTTGAATAGTGCCGCTACAATTTACAGAGACGGTTTCCGCAGGATCAATAAAACTCGGTTGAATTCTAGGCAAGGCTGCCAAATGGAAAATAGTATCAATTTCCCAAGGCAAATCAAGATTTCGAATATCCGCGTGTATAAACTTGGCTTTTGGGTTTAGATTTTCCAATCTTCCCGTAGTTAAATTATCTACAATATGGACATTATGCCCCAGAAAAATCAATTTATCTACTAAATTGCTTCCAATAAACCCACAACCACCTGTTACCAATATGTTTGACATCGATTTATTACAGTAAGTACAAAGAATATATATTCCTAGAGAGGAATTAAATGGATTACACAGGGACAGGTGGTTTTAGATTACGTGGCTGTGCTGTTGTTACTAAAACTGACACAATTATTACCAAATTTGAAGTGCGTGATTCCGCTTATGTCTGTGAAGACTCCCTCAATGGAATCTCAACTAAAATTTGGATTAAAAAGATACTAATCAATTCAAATGTGATTGTTTATAAGGATACATACAATGAACTTTGGCTTGAAGATGAACTCTGTACGGCAGAAGAAGCATCTGACAACATTACTGCTTATGAAGATTATCTTGCAAGAAAGTTAGAAGACTTGGCCGGTATTTGTCGAAAGGAAATATGATATTTAAATTAAACCCACTTGGCGAAGTATTGCATTTTGATGATTTGCAAAAATATCTAGAAAATCTTTCAAAAGAATGGGATGAGGCTGTCGCTACGGCGAAAGCAGCATGGCCCAAGGCCAAAACAGATATAATTGACGTAACTAAATTCTTGTTGCGTTGTTTGGATGGATTAATTGATTTTATTGAGAGACTGTCCAACAGCGGCCCCGATAAAAAGGCGACTGTTTTAGCCGCTGTAGCTGTCTTATACGATTACATTGTAATTGGTGTTCTTCCAATTTGGCTTAAACCATTTGCCAGCAAGGTAAAACTTTTCATAGTTTATACAGTTATTTCTGCTGCTGTGGACTTTATCGTTCAGAAGTATCGTGATGGCTCATGGAAATTTGATGAAACTAAGAGTGGCAAACAGGTTCCAGATATCGTCTAAGGTTTTATCTGCCGAATCGAAGTCTTTATTCAAGATATGTTGTTCGAATACAACGTTTAATATCTCTTTTTGCTCTTTAACGGAGTTGATAGCATTGACTCTTCTTTTGATTTCCCCTGCTTTTTCGTAGCTTTCAGATTTTATATATTTTTTCTGTCGTTTGAGCATTATCTCTACAAATTTATCCAAGCGATCATTTTTAAGGTAAATCGACATTAGGCTGGGATTCCTCTGAATTTTAATGTAAAGCCGTCATTTTCTTTGGGGGTGGAATTTGGAGTCATGGTTCGTTTGATCCATAATGGAAATCCATCTGTCGGTAACAATGTTCCTATTACAATAGCATCTTCTTCAAAACTTACACCACCTGGAGTTATTTTTGGGCTTGTTATTGATGCGGTAATTGCATTAATAGGAGAGCCATCTGCCAATTTGCTGATTGAAATAGTGTTTGAACCTACTAAATTGTTGTTTATCAAGGTAAGCAAAGGATGGTATTTGTTGTCGCTATCTCCAAGAAATCCTACTGTAAAAAAGACCGTGGTAGAGTTGTTAAAAACTCCCACCTCCACGTCTTCCAGTCCTGATATGGCACTAATTTGATCTTGAAAATTAGTAGCCCATTGTACCACATTTGGATTATGCGGTACGGTAAACTGCGTGCCATCATAATCCAATATGAAATTTCCAGTCACTACTGTTCCTGTAACTTCAACTCTTTGAAGGTCGGTTGCTGTCCGAACGCCCAACAAACAATTCTCGGAGTTTTCTGCCAACACATGAGCACTGCTTATCGAATAAGCATTGTCGTTAAAAATATAGATACATCTGTATTCTGTAGTTGAAACTGTTGGTACTTGAGGTACATCGCCGAATAGATTGTTTACAAAAGGGCTTATGGCATTTGAAGAGGGTTCGCCACCCAATGATAAGTTAGGGTTTTTGTTATCAGAACCTCCGGATAAAACGATGCTTATGCTCATTTCAGGATATATCTAACGTTTCTGGGCGTATATTTGGTGAATTCTGCTATTTTGTTAACAGGAAGACCGGAATCATTTAATGATTTGACATGGTGTCGTCTATCATTTATTCTATTCGGTTCACCGATTTCTCTTATTATACGATATATCTCACCAATAGAAACTCCTGTTTGGCGTGCTATTTCTCGCACCGACAGGCTAGAATCATGGTAATATAGATTTAAAACATCTGTTCTTGATTCTTGGATTACAAATTCTTTGAAGTCCATGTTGTATTTAAACAAAAAAGGCTGGAATATTCCAGCCTTTTTTGTGACTACTTGTTTTTTATCTCTATTCCGGTTGTCCCATCGCACCAGGAGCAAATCCTAGTTGTCCTGGCCCTGGCTCTGCCAAACCATCATTTGGATTGGTTGGAGCAATTAAAGCATCTTCTTTAACTGTGGTAAAACCATCCCAGAACTTCTGATTCATATCAGAATTTGTCATCGAATAGACGCTATTGAACCAATCTTGTTCCTCTTTCTTCATCTTCTTCATGTTTTTCTTCATCTTTTTCATTTTCTTCATGAAGGGAGTAAGAGTTTCGCTATCTTCTTCGTCATCTTCGGGTTCTTCTTCACCCTTATCTACATCAGTGACTTCTTCATCGTCGTCATCGTCATCATCTTCTTCGTCATCCATTTCTGGCTTTTCATCTTCGGGAGCCGCGTCGTCAACAGGCGGCTTCTTCATCATTGCACCTGCTTCAACGTCCATTTTCTTCTTCATTTTCTTGGCTTCATCGAGTTCACTCCCTGCTTCAGGTTCGGTTCCAAGAACAGTTCCAATTGGGGGAGCAACTGCATTAACTTGTGACAAACCAAGTGTGAACGTACCACCAAGCGACTCGTTCAGCATTTGCCATTGTTTGAATGTGATCATTTTACCTCTTTTGATTGAGTTAAAACTATATATCTCTTGGAGTTTGTTTTTCGAATGAAAAAATACCAGATATACTATGTCGTCTTCTCTTTAATCCTGTTTGGGGCATTATGTTATGTTTCTTCTAACAATAGCAATATTGAGCTGTCTTACGATGATATTCCGGAAATTATACAAAAAGGCGATCAAAAACAAGAAAAACCACTCATTAAAGAAATAAACGAGAAAAACGCCAAAGTCCAATCCATTGCCTACGACAATGTCGATATGATTTTAAGAAAAGACATTGCAGTTAGGCTAACTGGTAAAATCTATTACGAAAAACCAAAAAATAGTCGTCTAATCGTCGAAAGTAGACTTGGAAAAGAAACAGATGCCGGCTCAAATAGCGAATCTTTTTGGTTTTGGTCTCACCGCTTAGATGATTGCCTGTACTTTGCCAAATATGAAAATCTATACGATACGCCGCTTAAAACACCATTTAATCCAGGCTGGATTGTCGAAACTTTGGGAATCTCTAACCTAAACGAAGAAGCAGAATACGTAGAATACGAAGATAAAGTAGTTCTCAAAGAACATACCAAAAGCATTGAAAATAAGCCAGTTATTAAACTAACTTTGCTGGACAAACAGAACAAAAGGATATTAGGACATTACATCTTAAATCTAGAAAATAAGGTAATTGTGTCTTCGGAAATCAAAGAGTTCTACGAAATAGATGGTTATTCTTTCCCCAAAAAGATGAAAACAGTTTGGTTCGAAGAAAATGTTTCTATAGAATGGAATTTCAATCCGCCAAAAGTTAATTCCAATCTTCCTAAGTCTCTATGGATGATGCCTAAGTCTAGGAATAAAAAGGAGTTACGAGATTTTTCCGAAGTTCTTTCGAAGGATCTCCGCTCTCCGCTTTTGTTCAAGAGATCGCCTTTCGCTAGATAGTCCAGACTGGGATATTTGGCGTGTAATCGGAGCCACAGCGGCAATACCGCCGCGAACTGAGCGTTGCTTCATTGTAATGACTTTAGATGATGGGAGTTTTGCGTTTCTGACTGTATTTTTACTGCAACCACAAGCCATATTTTCTCCTAAATGAAAATCCTTTTTTTAGGCTGAACTTTGACACTTGCTTGTCTTTTGCCACAATTACATCCTTTTGAGGCTGCGGCTTTCACTGTTGTTTTCTTCTTTTCCACACTACTATTTAGTATATGAACAGTGAAAAGATTGTAAATGACGCAATAAACCGCTCTCTTGAGTTGTTAAATGAAAATTCCATCTTCGAGGCAGAGTTGGTTTTAGAACAAGTTCTCAAGGTAAATCCGAAGGAATTAAACGCAAAACAATTACTCGCTCTCACCAAATACAAGAAGGGAGATAGCGTTGTCGCTCTTAATCTATTTAAAGAAGTAATTGAAGAAGAACCAAACAATCATCAAGCCCATAATAACCTTTCATTATGTTTTTCTTATGAAAACAACATGGAAATGGCTCTCTTCCATATTCGAAAAGCAATTAAAATCTGTCCAACTGAATATGCTTATCATAACAATCTTGCTATGAGACTATCTCAATCTGGAAACAGATTAGAAGCGATTAAATCATTCAAAAAGGCTGCAAAACTAGGAAAAAAAGACGCTAATGTATTAACCAATTTGGGAAATACTTATGGGATTAAGGACGTAGACAAAGCCATAAAGAGTTTTAAATCTGCATTAGAAATCAACCCAGAACATGCCGATGCACATGTAAATCTAGCTTACGCTTATTTCTTTAAAGGACAACTTAATAAAGCGTGGCCTCATTATGAATATAGATTGGAAAGTTTCCCCCAAGCAGAGTATTTTAAGAAAATTTATCCTAATAAAAGACTGAGAAGATGGGATGACATACAAGGTAAAACTATTGTTGTCTATTGCGAGCAAGGAGCAGGAGATTTTATACAGTTTTCTAGATATTTACCTGTACTAATTAAATTAGGAGTAAATGTTCTACTCCACACCCCTCCTGAACTGATTAGTCTTTTCAAAAACAACTTTCCTTGCGAAATTGCCGAAGATTTCCGAGATAGAGAATATGATTATGTCTGTTCCGTTCTTAGTTTGCCGTATTTACTAAACACAAAGATATCTGGAAAACCTTATTTGAAAATAGACAAAAAGATAGACTTGCCTAAAGACAAATTCAAAATAGGCATCGTATGGGCAGGAAGTCCTTTGCATCCAAATGACATGGATAGGTCTTGCAAAGCAGAGTTTTTTAATGTTTTAAACGATATTGAAAATGTAAAAATATACTCCTTACAGAAGGACTTAAGAAAAAGGGCGTATCTTACGCATCCGGAGCCAATAGACTTAGCAGAAGGAATTGGAAAGGATTGGATTGATATGTCCGAAGTAATGAATGACTATAATGATACTGCTGTGATTATTTCGAGTTTAGATTTGGTAATTTGCGTTGATACCTCAGTCCTTCATCTGGCCGGTGCTTTGGGTAAACCGTGTTGGGGCTTGATTACAGAGAATCCAGATTGGAGATGGGGATTAACTAAAAATGTGACTAAATGGTACAATAGCGTAAGGCTTTTTAGGAAGAACGGCTCGTGGGAAGAACTTTTTCAGAGGATCAGACATGAAAAAGATTAAATGGTGGATTGTTTTGGTGGTCTTGTTATTAGTAACCTATAGACTCCAAACAACAATTAAGCCACAATTTCCCGAGAAATTTGTAATTCCAAACTTTAAAGCATTACAACAACCAGATGGAATTACTTGCGGGCCTACATCCGCTACAATGTTGCTAAACTATTACGGTATAAGCACTAACGTTGATGAGATCAAGAAATTATCTAAAACAGAGTGGTTTAATTACAAAGGCAATCCTATTGGATTGACGACGCCAGAATATTTGCAAAAAGCCATAGAAAAGAAAGGGTTAGATTGCAGGCTAACGCATGGAAACTTAGATATTTTGAAGACTTCTGTAAGTAGGGATGAGCCGTGTTTAGTGTTGTTAAGAAGTGGAAAGACTTTATGGCATTATGTGGTTGTAGTGGGTTACGATGAAAGAAATGTGTTATTTGCCGACCCTGGAAGTGGTCGGATTGAGACTTTATCTAATGATATTTTTTTGGAGTCTTGGAAGTTTTCCAAGGACATGTCTGGGGTGGATTGTCTTAAAACGTGTCCTGTTTGTCATGGAACTGGTAATTTTCTTTCAATTCCTTGTGACTTGTGCGGCGGGACTGGTAGGATTATTGATATTTTAGATGAATCTTTACATTTAGCCGAAGTGAGGCCGAACACGGTGATAATACCAATAAAAAAAGCCCAACGTTAATTGGGCTTTTTCTCTCGATTCTAAGCTAAGAGTTTAGCGTCGGGTACGAGTCTTGGCGGCCTTCTTTACCTGGGTAGTGCCTTCATCGAAGGCGACACCGCCCGTGTAATTAAGTTGGGTTGCCAAAGAGCGGGCAGACGTAGCAAGAGCAGAACGGGTGCTAAAGCTAGTAGTATTATCTGCACGGCGAACCAACTTTGTAGGCTGAAGACCAGGGAGAGAAACAGTCCCTTCCCAAGATTCAACTCCATTACGGTTGCGACGGGCAACCCTTACACTCAATACATTACTCATAAAAATTTCTCCTGTGAAATTTCACAACTTTGGGGATTCTAACTTAATAATCTGAAAAATCAAGCCTAAATTTTGGAAAATTTTCTACTATATAATATCAACCGCAGGAAATGCGGGGATAGCCGATTGCCCTGGTATAAGACTTTCTAAATAGAAAGCGACTGGTTGGATCGGAAGCCACTTGTATGGCGATTTCACATAAATGTAAACCATAAACCGAAAGGTATTAGGATATAATGAAAACATTCTTGCAATGGGCCGAAGATAGTGATTTTGACGTAACCGTTCCCGAAATCGTAGAGATTAATCCGGCCGAAAAGACGAAGGCCGAAAATGGCGTTCGTACCGGCGTTAGCCAAAACTACCCAGATGCTTATGTTCGAGCACAGTATCCTCACAAGTATTTCAATCCAGTGAAGGCTACTGCAGACTTCGATCTCGAAGCAAAGCCAAAGGCTGCTCCTAAAGGAACTCCGGGCTAATTACGGCCGTTTTTAAATCTGATTTCTTGATCGACTTCAAATATAGATTTTGGTTTTTTCGGCATAACTTCTTTTACACGTTGCCAATATGCCCAAGTATCATGGTTCTTGGGATTTTGCACTACAATTCCTGTAGAATAATACTTTGAAAGTAGTTGTTCTACTCTTTCCATGCTCAATCTAGATTCTTTTGCGATTGCAGCAATACTTTTCCACTCCCAGTTTGGGTCTCTTGATAAAGCAATAAAAAACCGCTTTTCTTCTTCCCCTTCGGGGGTTCCTTGTGGATAAACTTCTTCCCATTTTTGCGGATCTGCCATGATTTCTCCTATTAACTCGCTATATTAATATAGCACTTAGAACAAAGAAAGGTCAAATGCGAAGAATTAATAGACAAGTTACCAGAATGGAAAGGATGCAGAGACGCCAGCAAATTATTGCTGATCGTCTAAAAGGTACTGGAAAGTTTATATACAGAAATAATACTAGAGGCGAATTAACTTTACCAAAGCCATCCTTAGATGGCAAGAAAACGGTTCCTCCTAAAGGCGAATGGCTTGGTGACGATTATTTTATGGCTCTTGTAAAGACTCATGATGCGACTCTAGTTCGTGAAGTTGAAGAAAGGAAAACAGTGTCAGAAACAAAACTTATTTTAGACCAACCGCCCACAGTGACTTCGTCTGGACAGGTTGAACATGTTGTTACTCCTAAACAACTTACGGAGACAAAAGGTTCGCCGGAACAGAGCAAAGAAACGCTCATTACGGAAGATCCAGTCGATGGCGTGGAAATCATTATCGACTAAGTGACAAAGCCGGTTCCCTGTGCTATAATGCCAGCCTGAGTCGAATTTCTTAACCCTAGATTCAAGGGACTTCGCTTGCGCCACACCATCAGTGTTGAACGTAAGTCAAAGTATTGTATTAAAGAATCAAGGTTTACGCAAATTGCCAAGGGGATCGTCCAGAAGGCGATTGGATCAAATCCTTGGCATTTCGTAGCCAGACCACTTATTAGAAGTGGCTCCCCTGGTGAATGGACATTTGTCCAAGAAGTGCGGGTTGAAAAAACCGGCCGAGGTTCATATGAACGACAATGGGAAAAAATAAAAAACCGGTTTTTAAAAATATCCGCCAGAAAAAGTCTTAACTGCCGTCTATATATTGACGGAAAAGCACTCACCGCCGCCGAAGAATTAAAAATCACCCCACCTAGCGGCAAAGATTATGGTGAAATAAACACCAATCCCACTGGCTTTTTTGATCATATTTATGGCCGCGAGGCTGCAATTAACATTGCTCTCAGTGCCATCAATGCTGCGAAAGATAGTGATTTAACTCAACGTCATCATGTTCTACTTTATGGCCCGCCAGGAAGTGGAAAAACCGAAATTTTAAAATCAATTGGTAGAATGCTCGGTCAAGAAGGTGACGCCTATTTAAGCATTGACGCCACTAGTGCAACCGAAGCCGGCATTTACAAAATGCTGTTTGAATTAACTCACATCCCGCCAGTATTGCTGATTGAAGAAGCCGAAAAAGTACCTGAGAAAGCCCAACGTTGGACATTAGCATTAATGGATCAACGTGCCGAAATTCGTAAAACTAATTTCAATGTCGGCCACATGGCAAAGAATGTCAGAATGATTGTTCTTGCCACGGTGAATGATATTGAATTGTTTAAGAAAAGCATGTTCGGTGCCTTGTATTCCAGATTTGGCTACGAAATTTATTGTCCCCACCCAAGTAAGGATCAAATTAAGCAAATATTGACGAGAGAAGTCAAACGAATCAACGGCAATCCTGCCTGGATTGAACCTACGATTCAATTTTGTGTCGAGGAATTGAAATACACAGATCCACGCAAAATTATTCCTGTGTGCATTTGTGGAAAGGATAAATTGTTAACTGGCGAATACCAGAATTACGTGAGAGAAATTCAATGCCTACCTACTGCTACACAGTAAGCAACAGAAACCCCCAAACCGATTACGAGCGAAGATATAAACAAAAAGGAACCACAATTGAGGCTCCTTCTATGAGCGAAGCAGAAGAAATACTTGCCCGCTCGCTGCCCAAATCTGTGGTGATTACCAAAATTTATAGAAAAGTAGAATGATTCCTCGCCAGCCTAGCCGGGCCTCGTTGGCCCGGTTGGGCTGTTTTTTAATCGGAGCGAATAATGAAACGCAAAGTCGCCAGCAAACCAATCAAAAAAAAGGTCAAGCGGGCAGACTCGCTATTGGACCTTCACCGCAAGGGCAAACTTGGGATGTCTAAGCGAGCAACCAAAGCATTCTTCAATGAATTTTTTGGGTGCGATCCTATTCCATGAATAACATAAAAACCCTGTGGACAAAAGGGCGATTATACGCTTTCCATGAAGTAGAAAGCCATAGCAGGACAATACTTTATTGTAGCGGTCCATGTTTTGTAGAATTTCCCAAGATACATTTTATTTTAGATACTATCGAACATGAACTGTATATCTGTGCAGAATCCGAAGGAGACTTTTATACTTTACTCCTTTCTAATGTTTGTTCCACTTGCGTTTGTTTGGGGCATGAAATTCATTCCGCAATGGATTTTTTGTTTACTGGAAAAAACATACCGGCTCTATTTGAATTTGCAATAAATTCCTTTTGGCAGACAAGTTTCGATGGGGTCGCCTATCTTTCTGAATCTCAAATCATTTCGTTTGGAGAAAGCCTGCGAAAAAAGAAAATAGAGTTGGGAGAAAAAATTGATAATTGGCTGATGGACATATTGAAAGAGAAAGCCAATCTGTACCTACATTCTCAGAAATCCGTCAGCCAGACAGGGAACTATTGAAGACATGGGCCTCCTTTTAAAAAACTTGGCAATGGTTGAGAATTGTGCTAAGGTGGACGCATGACAACCAATCTTTTAATCATTGATCCACAATATGATTTCTGCGATCAAGAAGGTTCCTTGTATGTTACAGGTGCGGCTGCTGATTGCGGCCGTATCGAGTTGCTTATTGCCAACAATATGGCCAACATCAATGATATTCTTGTGACAATGGACGCACATCCAGACTTCCATATCGGCCACCCAATTTGGTTTAAAAACTCTAGGGGAGAACACCCTAATCCTTTTTCCCAAATTCGCTTAGATGGCACTGCTTTTATTGATCAAAACGATACAGAATGGCAAGTAACTTGTGAGCATACACATGACTATACTGTTAATTACCTTAAAATAGTCAAGGAACACACTGTCTGGCCTTATCATTGTGTAGATGGCACGATTGGAAGCTCATTAAGTATTAATGATGGGCTCCAAGTTTGGGCTAAAACTCAAATGGCTGTTCCTGTCCTCTTGCGAAAAGGCCAAAGCCCTTTTACAGAGTGTTATTCCGCTATTAAAGACGTTACAGGTCGCCTTACGGATATTTCAGAGACTATCCTAACATCAATTTCTAAAGCTGATAAAACAATTGTTTGCGGTGAGGCTTCTAGCCATTGTGTTGCCGCAACAGTAAGAGATATTTTAAGGACTTCGCCAGAGTTTGCTAAGAAATTGATTATTCTCTCTAATTGCATGTCTCACGTTACTGGATTTAGGGCGGTAGCGGAAAATTTCTTTAATCAAATGCGGGAAGCAAATGTCCAAGTCTCAACTACTGATGAAATCAGCGGGAATTTGCGTAGTTGACCCATACAAGCAAGAAGATGCTTGGTTTGTTTGCCTTACGATAAAAATCGACGGAGCAATTGGTACACTTTATTGGGCTTCCGTTATGGAAGATAAAAAATCTGCCGTTAAATTCGGCAGAAAATGTGCTAAACAACTTAGACTTAAAGTAGTTGGGAAATTGAAATGAAATCGTTTCTTGATCAAGACTTATACAAGTTCACGATGGGCCAAATCGCCTCTCAGAGCCACGCTGATGTACAATATAACTTCGTAAATCGCGACCAAAATAACAAATTTATTCAAGACTTTCTTCATGTTTTTGAAGAAAAAGTACAGCAACTTGGCGACGTTCACCTAACTCCAGAGGAAAAAGACTACCTTATAAGCCTCAGATTGTTTAATGAAAATTATCTCAAGTTTCTTCAAAATTTCAGATATAATCCGAATCAACTCGACATCAGAATTGTTGATGAACAGCTAAGGTTGCGAATTGAAGGCCCTTGGTCTGAAACTATCTATTGGGAAGTGCCTTTGATGGCACTAATCAGCGAAACTTATTTTGAAATCGTTGATAAGAATTGGAAATGGGATCGAACCGATTATAAAAACAGATTGATCGACAAAGCCCAACTCCTAAAAGGCGTCAGATTTGCTGAATTTGGAACAAGACGACGCAGATCGTTTGATACCCAAGATTTGGCCGTAGAAGTAATGTCACATTATCCTAATTTCGCAGGTACTAGTAACGTATATTTGGCGAAAAAATATAATGTAAACTGTATTGGGACTGTAGCCCATGAATTTGTAATGGCTCAGTCCATGTTTTCAAATTATGAATTCAAGGGCAAACCAAACCCAATGGTTCATAGAAATTCAATGGATCGTTGGATTTCTCAATATCATGGCAAACTAGGCATCGCTCTTACCGACACCTATACCACCAAATCCTTTCTTAAGTCATTCGATTCATTTTACGCTAGATTGTTCGATGGCGTAAGGCAGGACAGCGGCGACCCATTTGAATACGGCGAGATGATTATTCGCCATTATAAATCGCTTGGTATCAATCCTCTCTATAAAGTAATTGTTTTCAGCGACTCCTTGGACCCAGAAAAGGCTGTTGCTCTGAATGATAGGTTCTCTGATAGAATCAACTGTATGTTTGCGATTGGGACTAATTTGACAAATGACTTTCCTGGCAGCCCTGCTTTGAAAATCGTTATCAAATTGTTCATGTTCAATGGCCAACCTGTCGTAAAAGTTTCCGACGAACCAAGTAAGGCATCTGGCGATCCTGATGCTCTCAAAATGATTAAGAGGCTCCACAATGTCGAATAAAAAAGATTATCCTAAGCCGGCTTTAACGGTCGATATTGTTTGTTTTTCGTCTACCGATCACGATCTTTCACGACACCATTCAAAAGTTCTTTTAATTAAGCGTAAAAACGAGCCCTTTAAGGATTGTTGGGCTTTGCCGGGCGGTTATGTAAATGAAGGGGAAACAAGCCTAGAAGCCGCCATCCGTGAATTATACGAAGAAACAAAACTTGTTATTAGCCAAAATTATGGCTTAACGGGTGTTTACGACAAGCCCGGCAGAGACCCACGTGGTTGGGTAGTTTCTGTCGCTTATTTTACCGAGATACACGATTTAAATACCGCTCGTGCTGGCGACGATGCTGCGGAAGTTGGAATCTTCGATGTTGACAATTTACCGGAAATGGCGTTCGACCATGCTGACATCATCGACGATACTTTTGATAGGTTTGCAACATGAAACTAAGATTGTGCAAGTTTTCTCGTCGTAAGCTCAATGAAAGCGAGCAAGGCCAGCAACTTTTACCGCTTGTTGACCAAGCCGTTGTCATGATTAACGAAATGGGTGCGGCCCATTGCGACATCAAACTCGGCTACGTCGAACTAGATGGCGAAGGCGAAGTTGTCGATTCCGAAGAGGAATGTTTGGTTCCTGAAATCATCATCCGTGTAAGAAAAGCGAGAGATGCATAATGGGCGGCAACATTGCTGTAACAATTCGTCGTGAAGATGGCCGTGAACATCGGATGTGCCGATGGACTAACCCAATTCCTCACACCTTTAAGAATATCCATTTCCTAAACGGAAACGAGGAATACCTAGACAGATATATCAAAACATGGGATGATTTTGTAGAAGATTACCGCCTCCACAAGGAAGATGGCGAATTTGAGCATAACATGACTAGTGTGTATGCTCCATATCCGTTCTTGGCTCCTTCTGAATACGGAATAATTGTTGTCGATTACCAGAAAAAGGTAATCATTTCTTGCAATCACTATACTAGTTTGGGGTATATTGATGGTGTAAATTACCTTATTGAATTACCAGATGATCCGCCCTATACCGAAGCATTCAAGATTCCTACACCTGACGAAGAAGGTGATTTTGCAGTATGCCAAAATTTGGCACATTTTATATCAGAAGACAGAATTAAAAGCGTCATAAGTTGGGATAATGAAGTTAAAGAAAAACTGCCACTTGATTTTTTCATTAACACGCCTCGTCGAGAACAGGGAGAAGTAACACGAGAACTAAGATTTGAACTAGATTTAAAGCCATTTACTTTATTTGATTTTAACAGAGACACACCAGAAATCTTCGCTAAGGTCAAAGAAAAAGTCCTAGAATTAGGCTTTAAATTGACTCCAGAAGAAGAAGAAATTTGGGAAAAAGAGATTAAAGGCAGGGAAGAAGATGAGTAAATGCTTTTTGGTTGTTTATGGCGAATGTGCCGACCTTCCTCATGATGACTGGAATTTTATTCCAAAACCATCAAAATACTGCGTTATTTCAGCATGGCCAGATAAAGCAGCGGCAGATAAGGATTGTGAACAAAAAGCCACCTCAATTACTTACCACAATGGAAGTTCCTATAGGTTAAGCACGGATGTTTGGACTCATAGTGGTAGCGGTACGTTTTACTGCGTAATTGAAGTTCCATCGCCGGCTGTGCATATCAAGGAAAAAGAAATACCTTACGCCCCCAAGAAAGTTGAATTACGTGGTGCGTTTGTTTGGGATTGTGACGATTGTGGCCGTGAAAACTTTTGTACCGGCCCGCCTGTCATCCAAGAAGAAATTGACGAAATAATTGAAGAGTATGCCGAGGTCGAGGACTTACATGGATTCCATTTCGCCGAGATGCCCGAAACAGTAACTTGTAAATATTGTGGCGAAATTTTTGAGACTCAAAACCCGACAAAAACCGAACTAGACGAAGATGACGAGGAATAAATGAACATTTCCCTGGCTCAAATCAATACAACTCCACGGGATTTTCAAGGAAATCTCGATAAAATCTTTGCTGCTATTGCACAAGCCGCCAAAGACCAAAGCCGCATTGTCGTATTTCCCGAACTAACCATCCCTGGATACCTAACCAGAGATATGGTTTATAGCCGAGACTACGTTAGAACCTGTCTCGAAAATCTCCAACGTGTTGTAAACGTATCCAGCAAATATCCTAATCTTTACATCGTTCTTGGATATATTGATACAAATCGAACCGGTGTAGGCAAGCCATACCAAAATATGGCAGCCGTTATCAATAACGGCGTTGTTGTCGCCACCTATGCAAAACAATTGTTGCCCTTTTACGATGTTTTTGATGAGGCCCGTTATTTCGAGCCTGGAAATTCTCCCGCTATCGTTGAAATCGATGGCGTAAAATGGGGAATTACCATCTGTGAAGACCTTTGGAACGACAAAGGCAGCGACGATTATAATTACAAAAAGAACCCGCTCCGAGCCTACCGTAAACTCGGTATCAAAAATATCATTTCCTTAAATAGTTCGCCTTTTGTTCGTGGAAAGCCACGTAAGAGAATCGATCTCTTCTCCAAGAGCGAACTTGATACTCTAGTTTATGTTAATCAAATTGGCGGACAAGATGAACTTGTTTTCGACGGAAATAGTTTCATCTTAAAAGCCAACGAAGGCCACGGCTTTTTCGAGCCAGATATGCAAGAAGGGGTTTTTACAGCAACCCCCCAAAAGATGGGGCTTAATATCAATTTAACGGCAAGTTCTGCCGAGAACGAACTTGCTACTATCTCTAAGGTTCTGGATATCGGCATTAGAGACTATGTAAGGAAATCTGGATTTACCGATGTGGTTGTGGCTAGTTCGGGCGGTATTGACAGTGCCATCGTTATTGCGAAAGCCTGTGACGCTCTAGGGGCCGAACACGTTCACGGCATCAGGATGCCAAGTATCTACAGCAGCAAAGGCTCTGTAGACGATGCTTTGTTGCTACACCAAAACTTGGGGTGTCATGATTACTTGCACCCTATTGCTCACGAAGATTTGATTAAGGATTTTGCCAAATCCTTTAGGATTGTTGGAGATTACAACAAGGTTGCTGATGAGAACATCCAAGCACGACTTAGAGGTAATGCTTTGATGTTTTTCTCAAATGCTTTGGGGGCATTGCCGTTAACGACTGGTAACAAAACGGAAATGGCCGTAGGTTACTTTACCATTTATGGTGATTCCTGTGGGGGGTTTGCTCCCATTAGCGACCTTTACAAGACAGAAGTATATGATTTGGCACGTTACTTGAATCACAACAGGGAGATTATCCCTAATGAGATCGTCAATAAAGCCCCTTCCGCCGAGCTAAGGCCAGATCAGACGGACGAATCTAGTTTGTTGCCTTATTCGATTCTTGACAAAATTGTTAAAGAATATGTTGAGGAATACATTGGTTCGTTCGATAATTTTGCCAAAAAATATCCTAAATTGAAGACATGGGCAAATACCGAAAAAGCCCCCACAGAATACCGCAGAATCATTAAGTTGATTGATTCTGCCGAATACAAACGTCGCCAAGCCGCTCCAGGCATCAAACTTAGCCAAGTGGCTTTCGGAACGGGACGCAGATTGCCAATCGTCAAAGGCGTATTGCTATGAATTATGAGCAATTAATGGAAGAATGGCATGAAGATGTGAAATATCATTCTTCTTACCACCAGATATGCAAGCATGAAAACCATAAGAAACTACTTGATGTAGGCAAAGATTTATTACCTTATCTATTTGAATGCCTAGAAGCGGATAAATATATTCATCAATGCTTTATTTTGCTTCCACAATTAACGGGTTGGTCGCCGGAACATAAGTCGTTGGGTGTTGGAACTTGGGTTGCTATAGATGTTCCCCAAACTCGCCTTAATTGGTTGGAATGGGGAAGACAGCATGGATACATCCAATAACCCATACGAAGCCCCGAATTTTTATGATCTCCCTAAGTTTCCCGCCTATGATTTAATTCTAAATTTTGGCATGATTTCATGTGTGCTCATTTCTGTTATTTCTGTCTTTATCCTTACAGAAATTGGTTTGCCGCTCTGTTTTAGACATATTTTATTTTATGTGTGGATTATATCTTCCGTTGTAGGTCTAGTTTCGGCTGTGTTTGTCATTTTTAAGTCTTCTATTGGATTGTTTAAAAATGGATAATCCCTACGAAGCCCCAAATTTCAATGATACTCCCAAACTAAATTTTACTCCTTTTTACTATTTAGCACATATTTTTGTTTGTCTTCTTGCAATTGCGTTTCTCTTATATCTGGATATTGCTTTAGAAGTCATCATGCTGGGTTTGGCAATTACTTGGGTTATTCAAGTTTCGTGTCTTGTTTTCGCTTTATTAGATGATAAATGAAAGGTGGTTGATGAAAGTTTGTCTCTACGGCGGTGCGTTTGACCCTGTAACTAATGGGCATCTAGAAATTGCCACATTGGCTTCAAAATATTGCGATGAAGTATGGGCGATCCCTGCTTACGATCACCACTTCAAAAGCAACATGTCAGATTTTGGCACCCGATTCAAACTCTCAAAAATCGGTTTTTCTTCCTTGCCATTCGTCAAAGTTGAAGCCCTTCAAGACAACGGTTCAACCTATCGGCTAATGAATGTCCTTTATCGCCGATTCCCCGATATTGATTTTCGCTTTGTTATTGGACAAGACAATGCAGATACGATACAATCCTGGGATCACCATATGGATTTATTGAAAACCACAAAATTCCTTGTCATCCATCGTGTCGGAATGCCAAAGCAAGAAAATGCTTGGTATCTAACAGAACCACATATCTATGTGCAAGAATCTGGAATAAATTCTGAGGTAAGTTCAAGATTGGTGCGAGGTTTAATATCGACTGAACCTCACAAAGCGGCCGATTTAGTTCCAACACCCGTTTTTGAATACATTCAAGCGAATAAATTGTATACAATACGTTCCTGAACAGAGAAGGAATTTTGCATGTCAAGAGAAGCGTTCAGTGACTTTTTAAGAGATGTTCGTAGTCGTCTTTCGGAAGAAATTAAAAACGAAGACGACTACGGCCCAGAAGAAGTCGAATTATTCCGCCAACTTTTAGATTTGGCTTCCTTTACACATGGAACAATTGATGGAAAGAAACACCGAAATAGAAATAAGAACGTTTCCACCCCGTAAACGAACAATTTTGGTTAACTGGACAAACAACTGGACAAACAAAGACGTTCAATCTTATTGTGTTGGTTTTCCTCAAACGCATTTCCTCTATCTAAATAGAGGCCGCCTTAGAAACTATCTTTATCTTTTCTTTGAAAAAGATAAAGAAATCTTCTTTCCTTTTCTTCCAAACACAATTTTGGGTTGGGTTTGTGTTGGCTGTGTTGGCACCATAGAACAGGCTTTGGATTCCTTTTGGAATATTCCCTTTGGAAATTCTCTCCTTGATGTAGAGGAAAGGACTTTTTTTCTAAATGATATCCGCTCGCAAAAGATTAATATGCGTAGTCTAGACGAAGAAATGAAGAGATACCCGAAATGGCGGCATCATTTTGGGAGCGATTTTGAAGAAAATGCTACTTTTGCACTTGATGCCATAAAAAAGCATATAAAATGATCGCCTTCAATAAACACATAGAAAAGCCAAAAGAAATCGTTGCCAAGAGCAATAATTGGAATTGGTTGTTGTGTGGCGTAATTATCATTTTGTCAATCAATTCTATAAGAATGATGTCGGCGATGAACCGAGGGAATGCCGCCTTGGAACAAGCAATTCAAAATCAATATAGGTTGCTTGTGAAATACGAAGGCTGGCAGTGGAAAGGTAACACGGCAATCCCAGGGCCAGCAGATGAACATAAAAACCTTCCCAGCACGTAAAAGAACCATCACCTCTTTTTATTTAAAAGAAATTAAGAATCGTGGCAATAACGGTGTCTTTATACAAGAATATTTTTACGAGAAAGGTTCTTTTTATATAGATTTTCCAAAATCGCACTTTATCAAAGAAACAGGTGACTTGTATCTATTTTTTGAAATAGACAATGATATTTTTGTTCCTGTTATGTCCAATGTATTCGCGGGATACGTTTGTCTGCCCGTTACAGATTCGCTTGAAGAAGCGATAGACCTATTTTGGAAGACCCCTTTTGATGGTAAAGCATATTTGGATACTCGCGAAAGATTTGACTTCGCAGATCAACTCCACCAGGGAAAAGTGGAATACATTAGCATTAATGAATGCAGGGAAACATGTTGGGATAAAATGTCCTCAGAGCATGTCACAAATTTTGAATATATTGTAGCCACCCTAAGAAATAAGATAAAATGACAGAATTACCTCTTCGGGCCAGTTTTGAGTTTTATTCCCTTTAATTTCTCCATCCTTTTGTCGGGCTTGTCTTTAAGGGAATGCATAAGGTTTCTCAATTCTGTCGTAATCTCTGCGGCTGAACTTCCCTTGCACTTTTGGCTTGATTGAATCGATACGCTCCTGCGATCTTTGTTATAAAAGCCCTTTGAGATTATAAAGCTTCCACCATCGTGATCCGGATTGAAGCTAATTAGACCAATCCATTCACCATCATCCCAGTTTCTACTGGAAACCAGCATTCGGATGGGTTTTTCTTCATAAATCTGTTTAACGTGGTAGCCGTTTTGCTTTAAAGCCGCTCCCACAAATCCCAAACAGATTTTGGCAAAAGACTCCGCTATTTCCGGCAAAGAACTTCGGAAATTTACCTCTACGCTGTACCGAGAGGTAGATTCTGTAAGTAACTGATTAAGATCAGTTTGCTCAGTTATTGATTTAAATATGTCATTCCAGGCTTTAAAGTCCATTACTTAGTTATTTAGGTCCAATCGCCAACGTTTTTTGCCACAATCCCATATTCTTGCTAGGCCATTTTGAGCTGCCCACTCTCGTTCTGTAAGACCTGGAGGACAGTTAGTCAAAGCCTTTCTTTGGGATTGCTTTGAATGTCTTCTAGTTGGTTTATGAAAATTTACATAACAATAATCTTCACGAAGTTCTTCCTCTAATACAAAACCCAACTTGTCGTATATTGTACCGAGACTCCACCTGTTATCACTCCAAGATATTATGGAATTGTATCCGTTTTGAATAGCCCATTCTTTACAATATTTTAATAGTTTACTGGCTCCCCCAACGACTTGTACACCATTTTTAAAAAACAACCTGTCCAGGGTTAATTTTTTGTTTCTTGGATGTCTTCCTAAAGACATACCCCCTATTATCTCGTTTTTATAGACTAAACAATAGAAAACGAGTCCTAAGTTATTCGAACCTTGAAGATGATATTTCTCACAAAAAATGTTAAAATCCTTTCTAGTAGATTCTACTATAGAACATTTTCTTGCAAATATTCTATTACTAAATATTTTTAGATTAGATAGTAGAATATTTTTACATTGTTCTTGTCTTTTTTTCCATTCATCTTCGAATATGGTTATTAGTTGAATGCCTGATTCTTTGCAAATGCGATATTTTTCATAGTGATACTTTCTGTCTCTTGGCTCTAACGATAATTCATTGTGCCAAAACAACCCACAATATTCTATTCCCAAATTTAAATTTTCGTCAAACATATCGAGTTGTTTTGTTTTTAATATCTTATAACTTGATTTGAAATTAAATCCGTGAGAATTCAACCAATCCTGAATTTCTATTTGTGTTCTGCCATATTTTTGATTCTCTTTTAGACATAGAGTGCTTGGCACCCCATATTTTCTCAAACACGTCTCTTCGTATCTTTTTTTAAATTCAGCCGACTGTGCGTAGTTTTCGACTCCATACCTTTCTAAATTGGTATTCTTAAATTTGGTTATAACGTCTTTGTTTTGATGCGGATGCTCAAATCCATATTTTTCTAGACATGTTTCTTTTCTTTGCTGCCAATACTCATCTGTCTGGCTATAGTTTTTTTTCCCATACCTTTCCAGGCATGTTTCATCTCTTTTGTGTAAAACTTTCTTGTTTTGCATTGGGCTCTCGTTGCCATATTTTTCAAGAGATGTTTTTTTATATTTTTCTAAAAAGTCTTCCGCTTGGGCATAATTTTTAACTCCATACTTTTCCGAACAAGTTTTGCGCTGTTTTTCTTTGATTTCTTCACATTGTAGTGGTGATTCGACTCCATACTGCTCTAAAAGTTTTTTCTTACGTTTATTTTTGAAGTCTTCGCTGGAATAATATTCTTCTGTACCGTATTTTTCTAAATTTGTAGATTTTTGCTTCTCTTTAAAAGACGTAGAAGTGAAGATGCATTTCGACCCAACAGTTTTTAGATTGACATCTTCTTGTTTGGCTTTTGTGCAATTTTTTGAACCGCAACTGTCTTTATCTATAATCTTGTTTAGGCGTGGTATACTTTTCTTTACCCTATAAAATTCTTCGCCGCAATAGTCACATTTAAGCAAAACTTTTGTGCGAATTGTACATTGATCATAATTTTCTTGAAGTATCATGTAGAAAATGTATTTTGTCTAATTGTATATGTCAAGATGTAATTTAGCCGAAACTTATAGGAAGTATTTCGCCAAATCTGGTAATTAAGTCTTCTTTCCACTTTTCTCGTTCCTGCTGAGCTTCTTGCAACAAGGCTAGGCCGTCTAATTGAAGCGGGGAGCCCCCAGGGCCTGGAATGTTTTGAATTCTAGAACGAATACGTCCAACTATCTCCTTGGCATATGAAAGAGCACCCTCCTGCATTGCCTGATTTACCTCTGTCCAGTCTTTATTTCTCTGAAGGTACTTTACAATCACCATTTGAACATTATATGGAACTGGATAAATCTTGATGTTTGAATAGTCTCCAACCCACTCCCAACCACCGAGACTAGAACTAAGCCGAGAATACATTTGCTCGTATTGCTTATAAAGCGTCCATTCCCCCATTCTTCCCCAAATCGGCTGTACGGGATCGATTAATCCGCCTTGAATCGAGGCGTAAGCCCCACCTGGATAGAAATACTCTACAGGGATTGCTCCCTGTAAATCTGTCGATTGAAAAGCAAATTGGGGAACCTGTCTATAAGCAACTTGCCTTACGAATCCTATATCGTCTGGCATTTTGTAAACACTGACACCAGGGACAGTCCTAAATGTATGATAGCTGAAGAATTCTGCGGGTGCGTAACTTTCAAACACCATCATGGCTTGATCGACGCAAAAATCTATATTTTGTTCGTCAAGTTCCAGGTCAAGAACGGGAGCACCGAGCATATTTAGGATATATTCTCTTATTTGAGCCTTAACTTTTCCCCTATTTGGGCGTGGCCCCGTCTTTTTGTCCACGGAACCCGTCGAACTCACTTCGCTACAGGTAGTCGAACATTGAGCCGAATTAAACCCATTTTGGCTAGGTCTGTTAATAATTAATGTGTCATTTCCGCAACCCATACCGTATATATGGTTATGGATTGGCTAAAACAAAAATGGCTTTCTCTACAAATTATAACTATATTAATTTGGAGATATATTTTGGAGTCTTTTAAAGCAGTATTTGAATGGTTGAAGGATTAAAAATGCTATCAAATTTTGAATTATATTTGAAAGAAAACTACCTTTATCAGGAAATGGCTATTGAGGGAGATGTTCCCAAAACGCCGGTTCTCTTTAATGAAGATGACATCCGTTATCTTTATCAATTTCCTCCCAAATTCTGGATTCAGGCTTTAAAAGCACGTTACAACAACTTGCTATTAAGTTACAAAGAGCGTCAAGAAAAAGGACAAGAGATACCTGAAAAAGATGGAGTCAAGATTCAATCTGGAAACAAAACATATGTTTTTCCGGTGAAAACGGGCATGAAAAAGCTCATCGATAGACTTGAAAAAGACTTTGATGTAGAAGGATTCTCGACTTTACACCCGCACGAGCATGACAAATATCAAACCAGAGAAAAAAACGGTTTGCATGGATTTCCTTTGAATCAAAGGACCGTATCACCACACAACAGAGAAGAATGGTTTTCCAGTGGTTATGTTCCCCTTAAATACCACACCAAAAGCAAAGACAATCCAGAGGTAGGCGGAAACTCAAGTGCTGCAAGAACTCTTAGAAATTGGGAAGATATGTCTCAAGAAGGTTGGCTTGGCGATATAGCTCCAAACATGAAAGAATTCGATAAAAAAGCTAAGCACGCAGCCCCTCCGGAGTATCTACAAAAATTAGGTTTTAACAGTTCAGATGGTACTATTAATTGGAAGTATTATTTGGTGGATTATGAGCATCGAAATGCTGAAGGTAAGCCAAGTTTAATTGCTCAAAACGAGTCTGGACATGTGCCGATTCTTTTGCCTGGAAAATTGATTAATTCTGCTTCGATGAGACAATACAACAAGAAGATTAAGGAGGCAGAAGAGGCAGAGGGCAGCGGTCAAAAAGAGAAGGGACAGGCTTTAAGACAAGAGGCAGAACAGATGAAAAAAGACGCTGCCAGACACGATGAATTCGCGTGGAATGTCCATCGCCATAATTCAGCGAAGGATGCCGAAGGAAAGCCGATGTATTCCTCTCTGCATGGGAGAGTCAACACAGCAGGCGGTTTTAACCCAAATAAGGGATCAGCCGAGTCTTCTGTTCTAGAGAATCCAGAAGAGCAGGAAAAAGCATCTCAATTGTTAGCCAAATATCTTTTAGGCGACAAATACGAAGCAAGTAAAGATGCACATTACGTACTAGGACAAGATAGTAAAAGAACTCAACATGCCTTGGACAGTTTAAAGCATGAAATAGATACTGCCCGCTCAAGGGGTGACGCTGATACCGCCAAACGTCTTGAAAAGGAACTAGAACAAACAAAATTAGGAAAATGGGTTCGTGGCGGCCCAATTCGTGATGGACTTCAAACATTCTTAAGAAAAGACATTTACGGAACACCTGAAGAAAAGGTTTTAAGTGGCTTATTTGATGACTTGGTGCAACAGGCCGCTATGGAAATCTTTACTAAAACAAAGGTTAAAGGGATACGTGAATTCGTCGATTATCTATTAGGCAAAAATGACGATCCAAATTCCTACAAGAAATTTTATCAAGTTGTAAATGCCTTGGCTAGAGATTATGGCCGCAGAGCGGCCCAATTAGATTTTGGTCGTGGAACTAGAAGATTAAGAAAATCTCAATCAATGGTTCTTCGTCCCGAAGTTCATTCTTTATTCCAGTCTCTTGGCAATGAAGAAGGCGTATCAATGGTTGATTTGATTAAATCTTACGTAAGCCCTTCTGAACTAGGAGCAGCGGAAAGAGGACATGGAGCCAGAACTTCTTTAAGGAAGACTGGCGGTATTTTCTCGGATGAAATGATTAGTTTTGGCCATCAAATTAAGGCCATGTTGGGTCGAATTAAAGCCGCCGATCAAGCCATGCGTTCTTCGAGAACCGGCGATGAAAAGGCCGTCAAGGATGACGTAGCCTTAAGAATCGGACTGTTTAATAAGTTGGTTGACCTTTATATTGCCAAACAAATGGTTGATAATTCCCCTTGGAATATGGCAACTGCTTATGATTTTGCCGACCAAGAAATGCGTAAAATTCTTGTCGGACACGGTATCGAAGTATCCAATGCACCAACAGATTACCGATCTAAGGGTGAAATTGGAGAAAAAGAACTCGAAAATCAAAAGCAAGAAAAAGAAATGATTCTTAAGCAAAAAGAACAAATTGACTCTTTAATTGCTAATCCAAATAGGTTAAAGGAATTAAGGGCTCAAGCAGACGCCACCCAAGACCCCAAAGAGAAAGAAAGATTAGGTCATATTATTCAAATTGCAGAAAAAGGTGCCGCAGACCGAGAAGCCGAACAAAATCCTATGGCTATGGCTGCCCGTGTAAGCGGACAACCCACGCAACAACAAACCCAAGACGTAGAGGCTCAAGCAGGTCAAGCACAACAAGATGTTGTAAGAAGATTAAGTTTAAATCCGTTGCAGTTAGCTCAAGCCAAAAGAGATGTTGAAAAGATCGACGAGCCAGACAAAAGAGCGACCTGGACAGCAATTATTGCTAAAGCCGAGGAAGAAGCTGCCCGTAGAAAGGCTCAACAAGCCCCAATGCAGCAGCCACCAGTTGCTCCAAAACCAGTCTATACGCCAGGAGCATCGCCATTAAGCCGCTTTAGGAAGCCTCAATGAACTTCAAAAAATGGTTAGAAATGTGTGGCACAGGGGCAATTTACGACCCGAAAGTCAAACCTAAAGATTTTAATTGGTGGGGAGCCGTTGGAAAACAGGCGGTTTCTCCTAAGAAAGGCCCAATCAATGCGAGCAGGAAACATAACAACAAATCCTAACTCAGCTACTATTAAAAAGTATATTTTTGAGATGATAAAAGAAAACTTCCAAGAGAATGAAGAAATCATCGAACGAATCTGCCATTCTTTGTTCCTCAACAAGGACTTAGAAGCATTTGCTAAATTGATTGCCACAACTTACCAAGCTGGTTTTAGTTCTGCTATCGACCAACAAACAGAACAACTTAAAAAGGCCGGAATAGAATTCAAAGTCATTCAGAAAAGTCATAGTTCTCATTAGTAATTGATGCTTCGATAAAGAACCTATCTTCTGATTTTAATATCTTGTTTATCTTCCACCAACGAAAGCCCTTATATGGGAAAATTACACTCCCTACCGTAGGTTCATTATTTTCCGTTATCATGCGTATACTAAAATCATTTTCTTCTACGATTTTGGCGTAGAATTTTAGTTTTTTATCGAATTCATAGGTGATGTAAACATCGCCGTAAAGAGGGTCTTTTTTCTCTACTTTTCTTGCTCTAAGACAATGAATTAAAGTCTTGTTTTCTGGTGGTTTTTCGACAATTTTTGGTGCGGGAGCAGCGTTTACTGGAGGTGGAATATCCGGTATAATTGCTTTTTTGGGAGCAGGTTCTTCGGCAATTGGTTTCCACTCGCAGTTATGTAGAACTATTTTTTCTTCCTGTATCCAAAAATCTTGGGTAGTTCCTAAAGGATTGGGGCTGTTTAGACGATAAGGCGTACCATCTTTTCTTTTAAGTGCCATATGACCTATTTAGATGGCTTAGTTAATATATAGTTTCATGACCATAGTAGTACCTGACGAATCAGAAATTCTAATTCTTCAATATGTTTTGAACATGGTCGCTCCTGGCAATGTTCAATTAAGACTTTATACTAACGATCCAACGATAAACGACAGTATTGTTAAAGCAAGTTTGACGGAATGTACAACTCCTGGTTACACAGCGGTTGCTTTAACGGGTGCGGGTTGGACAACTACTCAAACGGGTGGAGTAACTACTGCTGTCTATAGTGCGGTGGCCTTTACATTCACCACGGGAGCAACCGTAAACGGTTATTTCATAACAAATTCTGGCAATACTAAGGTTTTGTTTGTGGAAAGATTTACAAATGCTCCATTTAGTGTGAGTTCAAGTGGAGGAGACATAACAATCAATCCAAATATTACGTGTAGTTGATGCGATATATACTACATGAAGAACCCTGATGGAAGTCCTTATAAGACACTTGGAAGTCTCCAACAATTCAATCCAGAAAACAAACAGATATGTTTGCTCAATTTCTGGGACCAGGAAGCCATTAAATTAGGTGGCTCTCCTATCTTCTATCATGAATTGGTTGTAAATAGCGGCGATATTGACCCTGTTTACTTGGAAGCCAGGAACAAACTATTCAGGGATCCTGTCCAATTATGGGGATTTTATGTACCAACCCCTACTACAAATTACGTAAATCAATACGGCATTGACGGTATTGATATGATGATCTTCGAATTTAATTACCGCATGGTATTAGACACATTAGGACATCGTCCAATCATTGGTTCTAGGCTGTTTACTCCACACAAGGGCGAAAATTGGGTAATTAAGACAATTCAAACAAACCAATACGATCTTTGGAACGCAATTAGACTTCAAATGGTTTGCGACCGCTACCAAGAATCTATTACTACTCAAGAAGGTGCGGTTACGCAAAGAAAAACCGATTTTAATATTTCCCCTTTACCTTAGACCTAATTAATTCCGAATCGGGCATTAACTCGGCAGCCCAGTCATAGAGTCTACAGATTAATTCGGCAAAATTTCTAGCATCTTGTGGTTCGCAGAAATGAAATTGATAATGATTTCCTTCCACATGCCAGTTTGAACAACCGTCCCATTTGATAAAACCATGAAATTCAATTTCTTCATACATTCCACCAGCCACTATGAATTCTACGGACAACTTAGTATCATGAACCGAAGCGGTGACATAATAACCCAAATCTTCAAATTCTCTTTCCATTTGATTTCCTTACTTTAAATAACTTCAATGGTAGTTTGGGTTTAGGAATACGAGTCTCAATTGGAAGAGGCTCTTGTTTTATTCTTTGTTTTTTTACCTTTATGATTTTCATATTTTAAATAAATTGGTTTTATTGTTGGTGTTTCTTTATTTTTAGATTTTAAAAACGCTCTTCTGATAAGGTCTTTAATCCCTTGCATGCCATTTTTGGCGTAAGCGTTGCTTAATTGTCTATATTTATCATCAAAGGTGTTCCCTTTGTGGTCTTCCCATATGTTTTCACTTAAATAAGATTGATATTTTAGTATAGCACCTTCTAGATTTAATCTTTCATTTTTCTCTTGTTTTGTCATTTCTACGACATTATAGAGCATTTTTCTAGGGACAATAAGTATCTGGGCGTAAGGTTCATCTTTTCGAAAGATGAATGTTTGTCCTTTTAGAGGTGCTTTAAAAACGATAAAGAAGATTCTGGGCCACCAATTGTGTAGGTGTCCTGGTACAGGAATTGGGACGGTTCCTGTAGTATCTGTAAAGAATCTTGGATGAGGCTCTATTCTTGTTACGTATCCCTCTGGCGGGCAGATATCTATGGAAGATGTGAAACCAAAATGGCCTGGAGCAAAGGCAGCAAAGGGTTTTGCATGCTTTTGTTTAGTCCAAGGAGACTCTTTAGAAAAGTCTCCTTCGAATTTAATTTCATTATTCTCATCTAAAGTTATGCGACATTCTGTGTCGAATGGGTATATAAGTTCTAGACCATAGGTAGAGCCATCAATAAAAGGCTGACAATGCCAAGGTTGGGGCTTAGAACCGTCCGAATGATCCATAGAATCACCCGCCCAACCAGGAATCTCTAGTTTAATTTTTCTTGGTGCCGAACCTTTGTACCAAGTTCTGTATTTTATTTTTATATTTTCGAACATGAAGGACCATAAATAGGTGAAACAATATGCCAATTAACTATGACGACAAATCGTTAAATGAATGTAACGAAAAGAGTCCTAATCTAGACGAGCTTAATAATGACAAAATTCCTCCCTTTTGTCTAGACCCAACTGCTCCTCCCAATAAAAATTTTGTCTCGGGAGCACCGGATCTTGGTTGGAATGACGATTTAAGTAATTCCAAGACTGGAATTGGACGCCAAGCAAATTGCGATCCGATGCAGACCGGAAAGATCGTAAATGAGACAGAAAACCCAAGCCCCCAAACGATTTACCGTTACGCTCGTTCATTAAGAGGTGCCGATGAAGCTGTAATGGATTTGTTTAAGAATATTGATGTGATTGATGAAGATGGGAAGGCACATAGGGTTCCCATTATTATAGGAACACAAGAGAAGGCGATTGCGGCAATTTTACAGGATAATGTGAGAAAAGATACTAGTTATGTAGTTGATAGGATTCGTTTGCCGATGATGGCAATTCATTCTAATAGCATCCAGCCTAATCAGGAAAGATATACGTATAGTCGGGCCAAGGATTGGATGAGGAGATTTAGACCAGATAATAAACCTGGATTTACAACGGATGAAAAGTATGAAAGGGATACGGTATTTGGGGTAACTAGAGGTATTCCTGTAGATGTGAGTTATACGTTACACGTTTGGACGTTGTATATGGAAGACTTGTTGCAGATTACCGAGCAAATCTTTTTGAAATTCAATCCAGTGGCGTATATAAGAATACGTGGCGTAACTTGGGAAACCATAGTACGTTTGGACGCAACTAGTAATAACATAAATTTTGAACCAGGAGATCAAGACTTAAGGGTATTAAAGTATCAATTTGAGATGACTGCTGAAACTTATATTGCACAGCCAATATCTAGACATAAGGCAGTATTAAAAGAAAAAATTGATATTTATAATAGCGTTGACGAGGACAAAGTTACTGACGTATTCAGTAGATTTATAGAACAGGTGGATAATGATCGAGCTAACTAATAGGACAAAATCGCCAATTTCGGTTGTAATAAGGTCAAAAAAGCGTCCAAGAGACTTTACAACCTTGACGATTCCTGGGATTGGTTCGAACCATAACACTCGGGTAATTGAAGACGAACGCATGACTGAATATGTTGATCGACTGATTAAAAGCAAGTTAATAAGTAAAAAAGATATTAAATAGGAGAAACAATGGCGATTTTGACAGGCTTTCCGCCTTCCAACACAATCAGTCCTGGCGTTCGCATCGCTGAGAATGATTTAAGTTTTGTTCCAGCCGAACAATCCTTGCACCGTGCTGGATTGGTTGGATTTGCAAGCAAAGGCCCGGTCGGTATTCCCACTCCAATTAGCACAACTCGTGAGTTGCATGTCGTTTTTGGATTCCCCCACCCAGACGTTAGCGATCCTTATCTAATTTATGCTGGCGAACAGTTTTTGCTCGTTGCCAACGAATTAGTTGTCGTCCGTGTTGCCGAAGAAGAAGCAGTAAACGATGAGGCTGCTCAAACCGCTGACATGGACGTTCCTGCTTCTGGTGGACGTATAATTATTCAATCTGCCACCACTAGCCCTTATTCGTTTGATAACGATTCGTTCTTCCGTTGGAGATTAAATGGCGTTTTGGCTTCAAAAACCTTAGTGGTTTTAGCCGACGAAAATCGTCCTGGGGATGACGCTAATAGTGCCTATTCCTGCGATGAATTAGTAGATTTGCTTAATTCTCAAATTGATTCAGTTCAAGATGGATTCCAATTCTATTGTTCAACTGATAACAAAATTGGCTTAAGCACAACATATGCCTTCGGCCCAGATGCTTCTTTTGAATTAGTATCGGTTAAGGATTCTATTTATGGCGGCACAGTAGGCCCAACCAACGTTACGGGACTTGGAACCGGCATGACGGCCGCTTCAACCACAGGAACAAAAGACCGTTATCCTAATGATGGCTATCACACTGCTGGAGATTGGACATTTACGGGACTTGATGATGCTGCTGCCGACCTTTACGTGGTTATCGACGGAACAGATAGCGTTTTGATTGATAACGCCGTTCAAGTGGTAAGTTTAGCCGATTTGATCGGTTCTACGGTAACAACCACTGATATCGTAAATGAAATTAACAATCAAATTACTGCCGGAACAATTGCTGGTGGTTTCGTTGCCGCTGCAACTGGCGATAACTTAACTCTACAGACGTTGCACACAGGTCGAGATGCCAGAATTCTTGTTAAATCAAGCAGTCCTGGTTTCAGTATCTTTGGCTTTAGTGGTTTAACTGCTACGGGTGGTTCGCCGCAAGGTGCCGCTGGCGATGTCGCTATCGCAAGTTACGGTATTGTAAACGGTAACGAAAACACGACAGATCAGGTTTCTTTTACGCTCCAGGCTGAAAGCCCTGGTATTGAGGGAAACAACACTCAAATAACCATTATCAACGATACCAGAAGTGCGACTTTCACAATGGAAGTTTTAAACTCTGGGGCTGCGGTTGAGACTTGGGGTAATTTAACCAAGGATCAATCGAGCCGATATTATGTTGAAACTTTCTTGGCTACGGTATCCAATTATATTCGCGTTAATGACAACACAGACTCTGTTGCTCCACCTGCTGACGGAACTTACACTTTAACCGGTGGAACGGACGGTATTCCTTCTGATCCTGATCAACAGGATTCGCTCTTAATTGGAAGTGATGTAGGGTTTACGGGAGTTTACTCTTTATCCGAACCCGAACAAAACGATATTGATTTATTGGCAATTCCTGGCCACTCGTCAACTAGTGTTGTAATGGCATTAATTGATGTTTGCCAGAACAAGCGTCAGGATTGCTTGGCAATTATTGATCCGCCGTTTGGTTTGACGGTTAACGAAATCGTTGACTGGCAAAATGGAACTCACCCGCTTAACAGCACGCGATTTGACAGCGATTTTGCTGCTCTTTACTGGCCTTGGGTTAAGATTCGCGACACGCATAATCGTGTTGACGTTTGGGTTCCGCCGTCTGGTTCGGTAATGGCTGTTATTGCCCGAAACGACTTTTTAGGAGCCCCGTGGATGGCCCCAGCGGGAGCCAATCGTGGCATTGTTCCTGGCATTACCGATGTGTTTACCAGACCTACATTGTCTGAGCGAGATTTAATGTATGGTTTCCGCAATGCTATTAACCCAATTGTTCAATTTGCCGATGTGGATGGATTTACAATTTGGGGACAAAAGACATTGCAGCGTAGACCAACGGCTCTTGACCGTGTAAACGTCCGTCGTTTGATGTTTACGGTTGAAAAGAGAATTAGGGCTGCTTGTCGTCAGTTGTTGTTTGAGCCACACGACGATATTTTCAATCAGAAGTTTACAGACATCTGTACGGCTATTTTGAGAGAAATTCAAGTTGGTAGAGGAATAACGGACTTCATTATTGATGCTAGTGCGGAGCTTAATACTCCGGATGTCATTGATAGAAATGAATTCCGTGCGAGAATTGGTATTATTCCGGTTCATGCTGTTGAATTTATATTTATTGAATTTAGTGTGCAAAGAACGGGTAGTATCACGGAATCGTCTGCGACGGTATTCTAAAGGAGAAATTAAAATAAATGGCTAATATGGGTATTGGAAGATTAGGTCAGAGGGACACTATCTTCAAGAGAAAATTCCGTTGGACTTTTAGAGTAGACAACATCTGCGGTGGATTATCCATCCCAGAGTATTATGTCAAGCTTGCGGCTCGTCCCAACTTGACAATCGAAGAACAGGAAATCAACTTCCTAAATGCCAAGACTTGGATTCCTGGCAAAGCATCTTGGGAAACAATTACTGTAACATATTATGACGTAGCTACAACCGATTCGAAAGCATTGTGGAATTGGATTGCGTCTGTATACGAATTTCCAGACCCAGTTCGTTTAAGAATGGGCTCTAGCCAGCGTGACTATGCTGGTAGCGGTCAATTGGTTATGTACGATGGTTGCGGTGAGCCATTGGAACAATGGACACTTAATGACTTGTGGCCTCAAGCCATTAACTGGGGCGAATTGGACATGGGTTCCTCAGAAGAATCTAACATTGAATTAACGCTCCGTTATTCAAGTGTTGTATACCAATCTTTCTGCCCAAGATTCACACCAGAAGCTTGCTGCACAGGTTGCTCTGCTTAATAAAGAGGTTCTTAAATGGAAGGGAAGTTTTAAACAAACTTCCCTTCCATTTAGTCTTTTAAGGAGTTTATATGGTAAGTGGATTGGTAGTTTTAAGCAACGCCGTAAAAGGCTGCTATCCATTTAAAGAATCTATTCAATCTTTTCTACCTGTCTGTGACGAAATATGTGCTGTTTACGACGTATTCTCTACAGATGACACAAGAGAAATTGTCGAATCTATTGGCGACAAGAAAATCCGCATAATTCCATCCGCCTTTAATCTTAAAGAATGGGGATGGATTGGATATGGAATAATGCGAACAGCCGGCTACCATGCTTGCTCTGGTAAAGGGGTTATCTTAATGTTTGACGCTGATGGTGTCTTGCATGAGAAAGATTACGATACAGTACGCAATCATTGCAGAGAAATGGAAGTCGGCAAGGTTCCTAATGCTTATTGGAACAAACACAGAATATATAAACCAACTCTTTATCACCCACAACATAAGCATTCTGGAATCTACAACAAAGCCGTTTTGGGCGATTTGTTTGATTTTTTTCATGGAAACAAAGGAATCCCTAACTTTAGCAGATATATTGCAGCCTATCCGGAACATGCCAAACGCCGCACAATGCAATTTGATGTAAGATTGTACGGTTACGAACATGTATGGGATACAGAAGAATGTATTCGCAACAAGGTTGCAGTTTATGGAAGAATGATGGATCGTGTGTCTGGCCAGCCATTTAAGACCGATCCTGAGTATTACGATGCTTATCGTAAAGAATTGGTTGAAAAGATGGAAAGCAAAGGCTTACCCATGACCATTGAAGAACAGCCCGCCATAATTCAAGATAAATTAAAAGAAGTAACCGATAAGCACTTTGGCTACAATTTCTTTTCTTGATGTTTCATATATGCTTTTAATCCTATTAGGGACTGCCATAGGGAGGTAGCCACAAATAGAGATAGCGACCATTGGTCTGGACTTTTCGCCACCAATATGGTATTAAGGACAATTCCGATAGTTCCTTGGGCGATCATCGTAAGGTAGATTCCTTTCAGTTGGTGTTTGTAGATTAGCCACTGAAGCAGGAAAGACGAGAAAACACTACCGAAAACCAAAAAGGTTAAAAACATACCTTAGATACGATTATGAAATTCAAGTAGAATCCAGAAAAACTGGTTTTTACAACTCATGATTGAAAAAGTTTATGTGAATTGTAATCTCCAACCGATAGACGATGAGATCGAGAGAGAAGATAGAATTGCTGGCTCAACTTAATGCCTTGAAAAAGCAAGGTAAGGCGATACTATCATCTTACGAAGACGCAATTACTGCCGTAGAGTTAATGGAAGACAAGATAATTAGACTGAATTTAAAAATTGAGCAAATAGAGCAGGAAAATTATGAGTTACTTCAAATGCTACGCCGTAAAAGCACTTAATGTCCTTCTTCTTCTTTGTATGGTTTGGCTAACATTTTTCTTTTGTTTTAGCGTGTTAAAAGTATGTTTTAAAGGTCGTAAGAGTACCGATTGGGTGCAAAACCAGCCTTATGAACCCCTAATCGATAAAAAAGGTAGACCGCTTGAATATATGCCTTGGGAGTTGGCTAACGCCGATGTTGATGAGGTGCGTAGGGTTGTGGATAAATTAACTGGTGATCAAGTCTTTATTACAGGTTCTCCCACCTATGAGTTTGGCGAACCTAATTATCGTATCCTTCGCAGAAGCCGTATCGATTTAAGAAAATTCGATAATGGCTGGAAGGATGCGGGAATAGGGGATTTTTGGTCTGTCGAAACCAGACGGCTTTCAGAGTTAATGCCTCTATACGGGCAAGAAATAGGAGCGTCAAAATGATTAGGTACTTTCTTGTTTTTGTCTTGTTTTGCTCAACATGCCATGCAAAGGATTATACTTTTCATGGGACATGGAACACTACTGGACGCAGGTCTCTTTCCGGAGAAATGACTTGTGTTCTAACGCCTTTGAAGAAGGTAAAAGACAAACAACGCTGGCGTGGTCGTTTTTATGGTATTTGGCAAGGTGTAGAGTTTGATTACGTTGAAGAATTCGAAGGGCCAGCTACGGCCTTAACCGGAAAAGCGGTAATAGATGGAGCAAACTACACTTGGAAAGGTAGTGCAAGCCAGCAACGATTTAGGGCGACATTTACTGGAGATAGATATACGGGCAAATTTGAGCTGAAACGAGTTCAAGAAAACACTTCAAGACTTAGAAGGTAGGAGGTTCGTACCTTTGGCTATAACCAACGCCTTGGGTTCTGTATTTGCTTAGAATGTGATTCATTTGCTCATGAAAACTACTAGCTAACTGTTGAAGTTCTTGGCGGGCTTTTGGATCAAAAACACTTTTAATTTGCGAATTGAGTTGTTGTAATACCCAATCAAATCCTTCTAAACTACGGTCGGCTAGCGGGCCACCCGGCCTGTTTGCTTCTTGGAAATTTTCAAAAGTTCTCATGGAAATATATATGAAAAAATGCAAGTATTTTGAAAAATACAAAGGGGTTTTTAAACCGCGTTGCGGCTGTTTAGCCTGTAACAAAAAATATAAGGAAGTTCAACTTGCTAAATTGAATTCACGTTAAACAGAATCGGAGATAATTGTGCTTAAATAATTCATGTGGAAATCCGTTCTATTTTTATTCCTTCCCACAGCTAGCTTTGCATCTCAATGTGAGATTGCTTCTGAAATGCGGGTTCCCAATCGTTCTAGAACCCAATGCGTCTGGGCTTCGATAGAAACGCTTGCCAGACACAACAAGGTGCCACAACTATATGGCATTACTGACACTTATAAAGAAAAAGCAAATATCCATCATGTAGAAAAGGTATTGAAAAAGAAACGTGTTCGTTATATTATGACACTAAAGGGAAATACCACTTTATTGAAAAGATATGTCAGGGAAAAGAAATTTGGAGTAGCGTTTGGTACGAACCATAAACATATGATGACAATGGTTCATATTGACGACGAATGTGTTAAATTTATTGATAGTTCTTCTAAAGAGTTGGAAGAAAAGACTTGGGATTTAAAAACATTTAATAAAGCATTTGACGGCTGGGTTATCGTTATATTGGGTAAAGAAAAATGAGCCTTCCTGTAATTTACATAATATTTTCATATGTTTTGACTTTTGTTTTGTTACGTTACTGGAAGTTTTTGTCTTTTATAGAGACTAATTTGGCTGGATTTTTATTCCTAATTAGTCCTATCGGATTGATAATTGTGGCGTCTTTTTCTTTGGCATTTGTTCTTGGAACTACTGTAGAGATGGTAGGGAAATTCATTAAAAATGGATAAAACAGATGATGTTAGGTTTTTGGCCTATTTATTGGCCGAAAGAGATGGCTTCACGAAAGAACCTGAATATTATTGGTTCGAAGCCGAGAGGTTAACCTACGCACCGCCGCCTGAAGAATTGACAAATTTCCGCAAGTTGAAGGCTACGTGGCGGATAGACGCCAATTCTTTGATTTAATTAGCGGGGAATGTATCCAGTTTCCCTTTTTCTTTTCTGTTTTCTTGCGGACATGAATATCGAACAACTGGCGTGCGACATCAAGTATATTTTTGGGAATCTCACTGACTTGGGATATTGTGTCTGACGCGCCGGTTACTTTAATATTTACCTTCACTAGATCCGAAGGTATTTCAATATACTGAAGCGGACTAAAGGAAAGATTTGTCGGACCTTCCGTAAGATATTTTAGGACATAATCTCCTTCGATAAAGTTCTTTAGTTGGTTTTCAATTCTGTTAACAACGACAGTAAAAGAATTTTTGACTAATCCAACATGCTTTAGATAATTATCTTCTAATCCAAATTCATCAAGACCTGTTGCCATTACGGCTATTGATGACTTGCTGGCGACTACTATACCGAAAATAACACAATTTTCTGGTTCTTGTAGGTTGGGATAATAGAGAAGTAATCTATAACTAAACTCTTGCATCTTGCTTATTCCTTTGAGCGTTTTCCAATGCCGCCCGAATAGCGGCTATTTTATTTGAGAATTGCCCTGGCCACAGTTTGTTGTTCTCAAGTTCATAAGCCAAGGTTTCAGCAGTTGCCGCTACTTCTCTTAAGTAGTTTGCCGCAATTTTATCGTTATTCATGTCCTAATGCATCCATTATTTTCTTTAATGTCGCTTGATTTGGATTATGTTGTCCATTTTCAATCTTTGACAAATGACTTTGTGGGATTTGGGTTTGGTAGGATAAGGCGTTTTGGGTTAATCCTCTCTTAATGCGTGCCTCTCTAATAGAGGAACCAACTCCATTATTTCGACGAACGACCTGACAGCCCAACGTCCCGGCCGAAACGCCTTCTGGAAAGACGATATTAAAGAAAGTGGATCTTATTTGATCCCGCGTTTCTTCATCGGTTGTTTTATAAAATAAAGAACGAAGTTCTCGAAGATTCTCGACTTCATTATCCGTCAGATAATTCATCTAACGTGTCCTCCCACATTGTTCCGCCACGTAGTTCTAGTTCCTCCATGAATTCTTTGTGTAATCTTTGTCTTTCTAATTCTTGTTCTCGGGGCAACGTTGGTGCATTTCCACTAAGACTGTCTAACAATTGTTGCTGATCTTGTCTCTGTTTGTCAGACATACCGTCCAGTAGTCTTTGCGGTGTGGTGAAGTTATAATGTGCCCGTTGAAAATCTCTGAATTTTACTTGAGCTAATTCTACTAATTCTTCAAGGCTATCAACAATGACAATTGGCTCATATTCGTGCTCTAAAGCAAGCTGTTTCCTAACATCGAACGCTCTGGGATAGTCGGGATGAGTTCCAACAATAATTCGTTTGGCTGCTTGCTCATGTCCTGAATATTTACCTAATTCAAATAATGTTATCGGCTGAAGAATATCAGCACAAAACCAGAAAATAATTAAATCTGAATCCCTCAGATTTTGCCATTCCCATTCAATTTGACGTTCTGATACGGAAATGTCATTTATATCAAAATCTTTGCGACGAGGATTTACAACTACAAGACCTTCTGTGTTTTTCCACTTGCTTATTAATTCCTTGGCGGTCTGTTGCCAATCCGGACAGTTTGTAATTCCGCCAGCTAGAAAAATCCGCCATTCTCGCCAGTTATACGGATGATCTTCAGGTGCTTCTACGTATTTCAAATTTAAATCCTTTTTCAAGGGTTTCCCAACCCAGAATTTCCAGGCATTTTAATTCTTGTTCGTCCATTCCGTCAGTGTCGCCCGATACGGCTATCTCATTTTCCTTTAGGGAAATGTCTGTAACGTTATTTTGGGCTAGAATCATCAATCCGTCAAGTATGCTGTCGATTGGTTTTGCCATTTTCTTCCTAAAAGGACTTGCTAAACTCTCTAATTTAGTAAGTTCTTAGAGAGTAAAACAAAAAAGGCTGCCAAATTGGCAGCCTTTTTGTCAATTTCAGAAAATTCAGTTTTTCAATTTCCAAAATATCAACCCAACCCCGGCCATAACAGCGAGCACGAGACTAGATGGTTCGGGAATGTAGAAAAAGACATTACCGGAAATAATGAATTCGGTTCCTGCTCCGACACTAATGGGTAGTTCATCATTGGTGTTGGCATCTACCCCAACGATAAGGCTTCCCAAACCTCCTATTCCGATAAAATTCCAATCCCAAGCATTCATCTGGTTTCGAATAAAAGTGTCCGTCGCAAACGTGTTAAAAGGATTGCCCAACGCAGGCTGTGCCCAACTGATAATCAGCTGGTCAAGATTGATAACGGACAATGTAGAATCCGGAAAGGTTGCTGTCTCGCTGGGGTTAACAGAAACAGGATCTGTAAGTTCAAAATCTGACGAAAACATCGTCGCAGATCCGATTTTACCGTTGAGTCCCCCAACTTGGAAATAGACATCCTGAACATCTTCGGAGTTATTTACGATATTGAGGTTTTTGACTTGCATATCATTGAAGTCAAAAACCACCCCAAAGGAATTGATGTTGAGATTATCGGAGTGTAAGAGATTCGGCACAGGGTCGCCTGTAACCGTTGGGGTGTTTGAGTTTCCATCCCAAGTTAGGGTAAACTCAAACGACGTACTGTAAAGCGGTGCGGCGGCAGCTGTTGAAGCAAACAAAACCGCAAACAGACAAACCAGTGTGCGAATCACTAGACTTTCCTTAGAAAAAGGGGCGCAGAGTAGCGGAATAGACCATATCTTAGCACAACTGGAAATGTTGTCAAGAAAAATTTTAAGTCCTTAGACACAAAGGACTTACGCCCAAGACCGCAAGCGGAGACTCCATTTCTGGCTTTTGTCTTACTATATGAGTGAATGAACCAGATGAAAAAGCAATTATTGAGAACCGCCAAAGAAATTAAGGAAGAAGACATGGTGGCTGTGATTCCGCACGAGCCCACACCTTATGTAAAGAACCACTTAAAAAGAGTGCGTGATTTAGGAAACGGAAAAGTGGTTTATATTTTTGATAATGTAGGGTTTTTAAGTGGTAGTGGCGGAATTTTCCTTATAGAAGATGGAAAAATTATAAAACAGAAGATGTGCTATGTTGCGTGAAAACCGAAATTTTCAGAGATAGATAAAGAATGGATTTCAGAGAGTTTATTGAAGATATCAGTCCAGCCCCCTCTTTTGGCTCGGCCCCCTCGTCTAGTAGAAGAAGCGGCAACAAGTTATCGCTTGTTCCGTCACGATACAAAGTAAGTTATATTTTGAATCATGGCGAACGAGATATAGATGATTTTGATGATCGTGATTCTGCTATGGAAACCTTCAAAGGTACGATAAAGAGGTTGCCTTTAGGAGCGATTGGTGTTAAACTTTCCTTTGGAAATAATGTCATAGAAGAATACAGAATATCTCCAAACGAATACTCTGTGTATCTAATGTATGATGAAAAACGTGGTGTTCGAGTAGCATTCGGTAAAGATGAAGCCGAAATTAATCGAGTATACGAATTCAGGAAGAAAGAACCTACTCTATTTCAAAAGAGCATTAGACTCTACAAAGGCACAGATTTAATTGATTCGCAATGAAAAAATATTTTATCTCTTTTGCCGCTAGAACCATCTCTGGTAAAAGTTACTTTGGTAATGTAGAGTTGTCCTACGATAGTATCGTCTGTTATGATGATATTGTACATATTACCAAGTTGATATCTACCGCCAGAAATGATCTCTTTGACATAACCATAATTAATTGGAAAGAATTTGAATGACTTCTATTCTCGGTATCCTGGTTTCTTTTTTTGGAGCTTGGGCTTTCTTTAAGTATGTAATAATAAAGGAGTTGCGTGTTGACAGCAACACATTCAAGACGTTGTATGATTTATTGAAAACATCGGAAAAGAAGTTTATTTTGGATGAAGAGTTTATAACAGAAGCCAAGTATCCTAATCTTTACAATGCCTTATGTTATGTCGATGGTGCTCCTTTTTTCTATTTGAGACATGGAGAACGACTATTGCAGGCAGGTTGGTATGGCAAAGATTATGTTACTATCATTTCCTGTTTTCGTTGGAAAAGAAGTAAACTTAAAGACTTTTTAACTACGAAACTTAAAAAGTTCCAAACAGAGGAATTAGGGGTTCCTGTCGAGATACTGACGCCACATTATACCGATAAAATTGGTTCCATCAAAGAAATGGGGCTAAAGCCCTTACATGAAGAGGAACTTTGGGAAGATTTTGAAAAAGAAGTCGCGGAGGTGGCGGCTCAGACACGCAAAAAGACCGGAGCTATTCTTTACGGTGCTCCAGGTAACGGTAAAACTTCATTTATCAAATATCTAGCCACCAAGTACAATTTGCCAATTAAATTGGTAGTTTTATCACCGGAATATTCAAACACAGATATAATGTTTATGTTTTCCCAAATCACATCCAGATGTATCGTCCTTCTGGAAGATTTTGACAACTATTTTGAAGGTAGAAAGTGTATTATCGGTGGCGATAAAAACACATCTATCAAATTCACTTTTGATGTAATGCTCAATGTCCTCGATGGCGTTTACAACACCTATGAAAATGTAGTTTTTATTATGACTGCAAACGATATCTCAAAAGTGGATATTGCACTTAAAAGCAGACCAAGCCGTTTTAAATACATGAAAGAATTCGGCAATCCATCAAAGAAAGTGCGAACCCATTTATTAAACGGATGGGCAGACCATACGGATGGGCTTAATCTGGATCAAATCGTAAGGCTTAGCGAATTTAAACAAGAAGATTGTAGTTTAGAAGAGGCGACAAGCAAATTGAAAGCAGATGTTGTTGAAAATATCGCTAAAGATGGGTATAAAGAGAGACTTAAAAAGATGATTGGCATCAAGAAAGGGACATAGTGACACCCGCCAGAGCAGGAATAATTGGAACTATGATTGGTCTGACGGTTGGGTTTGGATTGTTTTTGCTTCTGATTTAAGAATTCTTTTACGAATTAGAAAATACTTGTATCCAACCGTCCAAAAGGCAAAAACCATAGCGATAAGCAATCCGGAATGGTAGTTTAATCCTGAGATACGGCTTAGACCTTCGGCAATCAACGCTCCGAAAATGCCTCCGAAGAAGAAAGCACCATATAGATTTATGGCGTCATTAAAGGACATTTTCTCAAACATATTACTTCTCCACATCAACAAATTGAACTACTGGACACGCTTTTTTCTTTATCGCAACAAGATATGTCCATAAAATGCCAAACCCAGACAGAACCTTAGCCGACCTTCCCATAAAGAGAAACGAGGGTTTTTTGCGAAAGAAAAATCTGAATTTGAGAGAAATCCTGTCGAAAAACGTTGGCTCGTAAATCTCTGGTCGAATTCTAGTTTGGGATTGTAGATATTTCTCTGTTTTAACTATTCTTACGCTTTGTCGTTTATCAAACCATCTATCCATTTTGCTTATAAGATATTGGAAAGGCTTGGAACTAACTATAAAACCAAGCAATTTCACAAGCGACCATACGATGGCACAGGAAACCGCTACAATGGATAAAACATATAAGATGGCAGACCAATAGCCCGATAGTAGCCAAACGAAGAATTTTCCTACTTTTCCAATTGCTAGAAAGATAAGCCAACCAATATTCAGTATTACCCACCAAATGAATCCCAAAGTTGGCACTAATCCATAAACAAGAAAAAGCGTGATTAGGCCAACTGCACAACATATCAGTAAACTAACCGCCCCCAAAACGATATTTCGAATAATATATGCATCTTTTTCTGGAAGAGAATAGTAGTTTCTAGTTAGATACGCTAAGACTTTCTTTGGGATAAAAAGCCTAGTTATAAGACCGAACAACCACAAAGGAGCGGTTAAAATAGATAGGAAAGTCAGCCAAAACGTAGTTTGTACGTATGGACACAGACTTGTTTGATCGGGGATTCCAATTCCCCATAATCTCCTAATACGGCAAAAATAGTTAAAGTGCCAGCTATTTTTGTTAATTACCAGGACTGGATCCATTTTTTCTTGTCTTTCTTCTCTACTGGCTTGTAGGTAATACCTGCTTCATTTTTTTCAATCGTATAAGCCCACCAAACACGTTTGACTGCCTTGTTTACAATTTCTGTTTCTTCCGGATTGGTCATAAATAAGGCGACCTTATGTCTGATATAATCTATTTCTGTATGTCTAAGTTCCCTTTCTAGTTCCTGTATTCTAGCATCGCGAACTGCTAGCGTTTCTTTTAACTCGGCGGCTTTACTTGTTTCGACTTTTGAATAGGCATAAGTGCAGAAACCAAAAAAGGCAGTTCCGGCGAGCATTGTGTAAAGGAAGTCTTTCATTTGTTCTCCAGCAGAAGGCGTTTGGAGAACGCATTTTAGGCTAAATCTCAGTGGTTGTCAAATTCCTGAGTTTTTCGAGGATGGCAGAGTCGTGTAGGAGGTACTGAAGTCCAAAATGCTTCGGTTCTGTCTGTATTAGTTGGTCTAGACTAACCCAATTAAAGCCCGATGTTTCCCATCTTGAATTTTCATCGGGGCTTGGGTTAAACTTCATAGGAATTATCCCTAGAAAATTAGTATAAGTAAAATTCGTGGCGTGGAATTCCTTTAAGACAGATAGTTGCATCTGTCCGTGATAACCAGTTTCTTCTAAAAATTCCCTTTTGGCACCTGCTATCGGCGTTTCTGATCCGTCTAGTTTGCCACCAATAATACCATAGGTGTTTGGTTCATTTACATGTGGCGATCTAAGAGAGATAAGAAATTCCTTATCTTTCTTGGCAAATGCCAAAATACCGGCAGCTTCGGTTCCCCAAAACTGCTCTAGTTTAAGTAAATATAACCAATCTTCAAATCCACGCATTACTGCTTCAACAATTTAAATAAAATAACAAACAAAATAATCACAATTAAGAGAGTGATAAGCATAAAACCTCCTTGTTAAACTATTTATGCGTCCAGATTGACATTTAAGTGACTTGTGCTATTATACATTGGGAGATTAACATGAAACGCGGCGGAAATGACTTTTTTGCGATGTCTGTTGCCACCTTTGGCATGATCGCCATTGGCATTTCTTACGGCGGTATTTTAGGCGGGTTGGTTGGCCTTTCCGTTGGTGTCGCTACCACTACACTTGCCACGAAATTAAACAAATAATGCTCTTAAAAGACCTACAAGATAGAAAAATTATCCACCCTCCGAGCTGGTTGCCTGACAACACTGTCTTTCTGGCAGTTGTCGGCTCCAATGCTTATGGCACTGCTACGGATACTTCTGATTTCGATATTTTTGGAATTGCCATCCCTAAGAAGGAATCGGTATTTCCACATCTGGCCGGTGTAATTCAAGGATTTGGAACTCAAATCGAACAATTTAATCAATGGCCACTTAAAAGCGAAAAAAGTAAGTGTTTTGACCCCGATGCTCTTGGAGGCAAGGGCAGAGAATACGATTTTACAATTCATAATATCGTAAAGTATTTTCAACTTTGCATGGAAAACAATGCAAATTGTTTGGATACATTATTCGTTCCCTACGAATGTATTTTGCACTCAACTCAAGTTGGAAATATGATTCGAGAAAACAGAAAGTTATTCTTGAGTAAAGAATGTCTGGTTAAGTTTAAAGGCTATGCATTTGGGCAGATGCATAAAATGCGAACAAAAGAACCAACAGGCAAACGCAAAAAAACTAGGGATGCCTTCGGATACGATACGAAATTTGCAATGCATCTTGTGCGCCTTCTGGGAGAGTGTGAGCAAATTTTGACAATCGGCGAGATAGATCTAAGAAGGAACAACGAGCATCACAAAGCAATTCGCCGTGGTGAGGTTCCTCAAGAAGAAGTTATTGCTTGGGCTCAAGCCAAAGAGCGTCAACTTGAGGAATTAGCAGTAAAATCTGATTTGCCACAAAAAGCAGATGAGAAAGCAATTAAACAATTGTTACTTAATTGCTTAGAGCACCATTATGGTTCTCTCAAGGAAGCCATTGTTGTTCCAGACAACTATTTGTCTGGACTTAGAGAAATAAAACAAATTTTAGATAAGATTGGAGTTTGACATGATTTCGATACTTTCACGTTTTGACATTAGAAGAATTGTAAATAAAGAACCAAACCAGCATGTTTGCATCGTAATATCCGAGCCAGAACATGGACATGCTGTTGCGGATATTTTACCATTGTGCAAAGAGGTTCTGCATCTTGAATTTCACGATGTAAGTTATGGCAAGGCGGGACCGACCCTTGAACATGTGCAGAAGGCTATTGATTGGGCAAAAGAGAGGATGGATGCTCATATTTTGGTTGCCTGTGCGGCTGGTGTATCGAGAAGTTCGTCAATTGCCTACTTGATACAATGCGCTAGAACAGAGCCAGAATCTGCTGCTCTTATCCTTGATCCGGAGGTTCATTATCCGAATACACTTGTAATCGAACATGGGCGGAAAATCTTAGGGGAAAGTATCTGGCCGCCTGTCAAAGATTTTTACAGTAGGGCTCTTGGCTATTGGGGCGAATAAGATAAAAATTGATCTATTTTTTATTGGTTCGACCGCTATATTAAGGGAATGGAAACCCTTGCTAGCAAAAAATTAGTTCTACCCGCATCAGAAGTTACGGCTACTGCTGAAATCTCTGGCACCTGTTCTCGCCAGCACGAAGACGGATGGAAAATCAAGGGACGGATTCACGAAAATTATTTCACTTGGGTAGAAGAATTCTATGCTGAACATCCCAAACTGGGTAAGGTTTGGGGTAGTTTTTCTAAAAAAATTTATACGACTTCTTCTAAGGCGTATGAACACTTTATTGAACACCATCCGCCTGATTATCTTGAAACAGATTCTCACGGATCGTCTAAAAATTTTGCTCTTTGCATTCACAAAGAACCTGATTGTAACGATCTTTGTTTGGGGACTCTTTATTCTGTTCTGTCAACAGATGAAGAATATCTGCGTGTCATAGATGAATCGGGAGAAGATTACCTTTATCCGGTTAAGTATTTCATTTATTGAGTACCATATGCTTATAAAAAACATGAAGCTTTTACGACTGGACGCTCCCAACAAAAACGGTGACGTTTTTCCTTCTAGTTCCGTTCTGCCAATCGTAAAAAATGAATATTTTGGTCATATTGAACTCAAAACCCGCAAGACTTCCCAAACCAGCCATAAAGTATTTAACATCCGCACCGAATCGGATGAATCTGGAACCTTTTTAGTAGGCGATATTAAGATATTAAATACGCCAGCTGGTTTGGTTCTTCAGGATGCCCTTAATTCTGATAAACTTATCTCTATGGCTCCAAGACTTACGGGCAGGGTGGAAAATGGGGAGATAAAGCCACCCATCTCTATTCTTTCTATTGATATTGTTGAATCATGAACTATCCCACATTGGGATTTCCTGCTTCGCTTACAGTTGCCTTTTGTCTATAATGACAAAATAAGTCTTACACCATATCCACAGGCTTTTTATTTCCGGTCGTTCCGACCTAGAAGATAATCTAATATAGTATTCAAAAATTATTTATCATAGCGTACAAATCGTCTAAATTCTTAATTGTATCGTTATGTGGAGCAACCATCAAAATATTATTGGGATTCATGATAAAGTAAGTTAATCCTCCCAAGTCACCGGATTCTTTTCTTATTTTCCTAGATTCTGTAAAGACCATTGCGTCGTAACCGCTCTTTTTTATCTCATCTACAAATTGTGGCTTGTCTAAAAGCCACCAAATATCTTCCATTGCCAATTTAGTCTTTTTTGTTCCGTTATAAGAATTGACTAATTGTAGTCCTATTTTTTTTGCGGTTAATGGAATATTGTTAACATTTAACGGATTCTCTACTTTGCAATAAGCGTCATAAACCTTATAATCTCTGCCATATTTCGATCTATTGCTTCCAAAATAATTAGCGATTGGCTTGGAGTTCGTCATAAAGACTCCAAGATTTTCTACGTCATACATTGCACCTAAAAATCCCAAACTTCTTTTTCCTGGCATGGGTTTTAATTCTTTTAAATCCATATTTGGAGAGCCATGATGCAATAGGATTGGATTAGAAGTGCCGAGTTTCTTAGCATAGCCTTCTCTATTAATTTCTTTAACCCAATTAAGGACATTTTCTCGTCCTGCTGGGCCGATTTGTTTTAATCTATCGTTAAATTCTTGTTGAGAGTTTATTCCCTGCAGTTCTTGAGGTAACATAGACTCTAGCCACAACTTAAACTCCATATAAGCCTTTTCCCTTCCAAAGCATTTTATCTATCTTATGTGGGTGCTTCTTCATGAAGTCATCTGTGGTTTTCATTACATCTGGCGGCTTTACGCCTGGATTAGATTTTGCATAAAATTGCATTAAAAGTTGTCTTTTGTTCTTGTCCTCTTCTGGCCCAAAATCCCTTGGCCAGACTTTACCTTTTCTGAATACGTCTATCATTTTATTTCCAGTTACAACAAATTCTATTCCTTGATTATCCAAAGAAAACCAATCTCCTGGCTCTGCTTGCATGGGGGCCTCTTGAGGATATCTGGATTCCGAATCGTCTTGTCTTTTCTCGAAACCACGCTCATCTCCTACTTTAATCAACGCACCATAAGTCTTTATCTCATCGTCAGTTACATCATGAAACGTCTTGTTTAAAAGTCTTGCCACATGAGAAATTATGGCATTTAAGGCTCTTTGGAGGCTTCTTTTGTCGGTAGCAAAGACGGCCGGTTCTAATAAGTCTGCATACTCATCCCCATAAGCATCTTGTGTAAAACCACCCACATCAGGAACTAGTCCAATTTGCTTAATGTTTTTGGCGGCGACTTTGGTTGTGCCGTGCCAAAGGGACGTTTCCATAAAATTCCTGAAGTCCATACAATATCTAAGCTTGATGTTCCACATTAGAAAACCGTTAATATTGATAGGAAGTGTTTATAACGAGCAATCTACTAAATGGTTGGCGTTACAACAAGAATTTCTTAAAACAACCGCATCAAAATACGAATTCGTAGTTTATTTTAACGGCACCAAGCCTCCAGAAAAGGTTGACATCTTAGGGATTAATCTACAAAGTAAAGATAGCAGAGCGGAACACCTGTTGGGATTTAACAAAATATTGGACTATTTCAAAGAAGAAAAACGCTTTTCTCATTGCCTAATTTTAGACAGTGACGCCTTTCCCATTAAAAATGAATGGGATAAAATACTCCTAAAGAAAATAGAGCCTTTTGGAATGGCCTGTGTTATTAGATTTGAGAATCTAGACACATTCCCTCATCCTTGTGTCTTTTTTACCGATAGAAAATCTGTCGATAATGTAAACCCAAGGATGTCGGAACAGAAAAACCTACTTGGCAGGAAGTTCAAGGAATTTAATCTAGACATTAAACAGCCATTCTTTCCGCTACTTAAGACAAACACCTATTCCCCACATCCTATTATTAGCACAATCTATTACAATTTGTTCTATCATCATGGTTTCGGTTCTAGGAATTTTTACTGCCGATCTGTCCATGTAGACAATTATTATGAAACAAAAAATAGTGTCAAGTCCCTTTATGATGAACTAATTGAAAATCCAAAATTGTATATCAAAAGATTAAATGAAAACGCATAATAACATCTGGTGGGAGCACCATAGGTCTGGTTGGAAACATGTTGTTGCGGAACTGTCTAAAATAGAAAAAGATATCTATTTTGAAGGCTATCTAGATGGTTTTTTCGGAAATGGAAAACAATTTAATCAACCTTGGATCGGATTCTTTCACCACACCCCAACTCATCATCCTCTCACAAATCGGATTTACAATTTTAATGAAGATAGAAGTTTAAATGGTCTTATTCAATCCAAGGCGTTTTTAAACAGCCTAAATAACTGCAAAGGGCTTTTTACTCTTTCCGAACACTGTAAAGAATTTATTGCGAATAGAGTCAATGTAGATGTTCATAGTTTGAAATTACCCACAGAAAACGTCGAAACTTTCTTTGATTTGAACAAATTCAAAGCGAAACCAACAATTTGTGTAGTAGGACATTGGCAACGACTTTTTGGAACATTTTGTAATCTAAATACTACTTTCAACCGGTGTATTCTTAATTGGAACAAGAAAAATAAGGTAAGTTGGTTTTTGCAAAAGCATGAAATAAAAAGCGCTATTCCGATATTGCCGACTCTAACAAATACAGAATATGATGAATTTTTGTCTAAAACTGTGATTTTTTTAGAACTATACGATAGCAATGCAAACAATATAATAGTAGAATGTATCGTTCGAAACACACCGGTGGTTATTAACAGGTTGCCCGCCACTGAAGAATATTTTGGAAAAAATTATCCTTTGTTTTATACTTCTAAAGAACAAGCCGAAACACTTCTAAATACTAAATCCATTAAATTAGCAGAGGAATACCTAAAATCTATGGATAAATCTGATTTATCCTTGGACTCATTTGTCAATAAATTTAAAAAATTGGTTTCTCATCTGCCTGATTCAAAGAAAAAATTTATATGAAATACCTAATTTCTTCGCATGCTAACTATTATCAAAAAACACTTCCTAAGATACTTGCATCTTTAAATTCGGAAAATGTTATCGTAACGATTGGTGGCGTTAAACAGATTTCCGAGGACTACGGTGTCCAAGTAGATTGTGTAGAGTATAACAGTTTTGAGTATGTAAGCCTGATTAATTTTGTTGAAAAAGGCTATAAAAGTGATTTTGTATTTTTATTACACGATACAATGTCTTGCGGAGATAAATTTATTGAATTATCTAAGAACTTCAATCCAGAGTTTAACGCCACAATGGCTCACCCAAAAGGCTTCTGTAACCTGGGTGTGTTTAAAGTAGAATATCTACAGGAGATAAAGCCTAAATTGTTGAAAATGAAGGACATGAGCAAAAGAGAGGCGATTCGTCTAGAAGGAAAATTCTTTAGACCAAATTTCACTACTTACCCAAATGCTGTATCTGAAAAAATAGAGATAAAAGACGTTTATGACACGGGAACTTTGAGATCCGTTGATCATTACAAGGCAGTAAATATTTATAAATACGGAGCGAACAGTAGAAAAACATTACGTGCAGGAAAGATAATACTAGACCTATGATTCCGCTTGTAATCAATAACAGAAACCGTCTAACTACATTGAAAGCAATGATTAATTGGTTTTCTGATTTAAAGATTATAATTCTAGATAACGACTCGACTTATCCGCCATTGCTGGAATATTATAAAGAAATCGACGCGGAAGTGGTTTTCATGGGTAAAAATTATGGCCATACGGTTCTATACCAATGGAAAGGCCATCTCAACTTCCCAGAAAGGTATTTCTTATATTCCGATTCAGATGTTGTTCCTAGAGAAGATTGCCCGAAAGACTTAGTGGAATACCTTCTAAATGCGAAAAAAACCTATCCTGGGGCGAGAAAAATAGGAGTCGCCTTGGAAATCAACGATCTGCCAGAAACCGAATTGAGAAACGAAATAATTAGTTGGGAATCTAAGTTCTGGAAACAGAAATATGATGATTTCTTCATAGCCGATGTGGATACTACTCTGGCAATTTATGACAACACCACATGTCATTCTCATGGTATTTCAAATAGTTTAAGAACTAATTATCCATACGTAGCCAGACATCTTCCTTGGTACACCAAAGTTCTTAGCTACGAAGATAGATATTATATCAAAAATGCCGATGCTAAATTGCCAAATGGCAAACTTGTAGGAATGTGGACGCAAAAGATGCATAGACTGCGAAAACTACGCATTTTATAGTTTGAAATAATTACTTCGGCCACCATTTATCCTAATTGTTTGTCCACTTATGAAGTTTTCGTCTTTACAAAGAAAAGAAATTACATTGGCGACTTCTTCTTTAAAGGATTTACGAAATAAAGTCTTATTATTGAATGGTTCGTTTCTTCTAAAAACTCCTGTCGGGGCTACAACATTTACACTAATGTTATGTGGTCTCAAGAAATTAGCAAGATATAATGCATATTGATGTACAGCAGCTTTCGCTATGGCATAACCACACATTTCACTTTTTTCATTTGGCTTGTCTACGACATCTCCACCTACTATGATAATTTTACCCTTTTTTTGAGAAATTAAACATTGGCTGAATTTTTGGCAAGTCAACAAAGTACAGATAAAAATGTTATTTAAGATTTTGTTAAAATCATCTACTTTAATCAAATTTGGAACATCCTCTAAATTGGAAAGATGAGTACGGCCGGCGCAACAGACAACTCCTTGAATGCTATATTTGTTAGATATATAACCATAAAGATCGTCAACAACACTTTCCACTGATAAATCGCCATGAATATATTCACATTTAGGAGGTATCGTTAAAGCGTGCTCGGATTTTCCATGATAGACAACGTTTATTCCATCGGAATAAAGCGTATCAGCTACAGCCTTCCCTATTCCAGAAGAAGAACCTGTAACCAAGAAGATACGAGGTTTATTTGCGTTTTTAATCATATCTTATATGAGTAACATGACAGAATATAGATCCATAGAATTAAATGTTAAAATAGGATGCCCTATAGGATGTCTCTACTGCCCACAGGATAAATTTGTCAAAGCCAATATCGATACAAAAAGATTGCTATCACAAGAAAACCTGGAAGCAATAATAAACAATCTTACATTTGGAAAGCAACTAGCAAAAGTTTTCTTTGCCGGAATGTCGGAGCCTTTTTCTCATGAGAAATGTGTCGATTTTATTGAATATTGTAGCAATCATAAGTACATCACAAATGTTATCGTTTTCACAACCGGTTATCGACTTACAGATGAAAAGATACAGAGACTTTCTAAAATCAAAAAACTAAAAATGAACTTCCATGTTGGCGAGAAAGAAAAAATGCCGAATTTTGATGACAAAATATTGAACAAAATAGACCAAATTAAGAAATCAATTAAAAATTGTGACTTTATCAATGTGGGGTTTGAGAAAAATTCTAAACTAGAAAACCACTTGCAAAAGATAGGTGTAAATCTAAAATTTCAACCAATCATTTCAAGATCGGGAAATTTAGAAGCAGTTGGAGATCAAACAATTGATAAAAAATTTACAAATTGTGCTGTCACGTGCCCAAGGGTAAGCAATGTAAAAAGACCGGTTATCCTACCGGATGGAACCGCTCTCGCCTGTGCGAACGATTATTCTTGTGAGCTTACGATTGGCAATTTGATTACATCTGTTTGGGATGATTTAGATTTCGACAGAATCGCCAGATTGCAAAAAATCCCATGCGATTTGCCGTGTTTTAGAGATTGTCATTTGGCAACAAAATCTCGCCCTGAATTTAAAATGTTATAACATTGTTTTGTTTCGATATATTTTGTTGCCTAAAAAAATCGCGTCTAAACCAATATTGTTTATTATTTGATTTTTACAAGAGGATATAGGACTACCCATTGTGTTTAAAGATGTATTTAGAATGATCGGCAGTCCCGTCAAATTATAATATTCCGAAATAAGTTGATGGAAAACAGGGTTGTCTTCTTCTGAGACTGTTTGAACCCTGCATGTGCTATCGACATGAGTAACAGCGGGAATTTTATCATTTATAACGTTACAAGCATACAACATATATTGACTGACATTAAAGTCAACATAATCGCTTGCAAATTTTTGAAGAATAGCCCCTGCATAGGGTCGCCAAGGCTCTCGTTTCTTGACTTTTTTATTCAATAAGTCTTTATTTTCGGCTTTTGTTACGTTCATCAATATCGATCTGTTTCCTAAAGCCCTTGGGCCTAATTCACCTTGGCCTTGTGCCCAGCCTATTATTTTGTCATCAGCCAGCATTTGGGCGGCTTTCTTAATGGTTTCTTGTGTTGGTTTTTCTTTTATTTCATCATCTTGCCAATAGGGGAACCCATCTTTTGAAAAATCTTTCTCTCCAAAAAAACGGCGAAGAAATTCTAAACATCCTAAAGAAATTCCCCCATCGTAAGCGTGCGGCGGGATGTATAAATTGGGAAATATTTTTTTCAACCGATAATTAAAAACAGTATTTTGGGCACAACCTCCGGAATACCCGATGAAATCATTAATCCCACAAAACCTTTCAAAAATTTCTACTATACGACTCCACCAATATTCATGCCAAGCGTTGTAAGTTTCACAAACAATACCTTTTTTGGTGGGCTCGATATCTGATATGTCCAACTGTTTGAATTTAGGAAGTCCAAAATTTACGATATCGTCCTCTGAATATGCTTGAAGTCCCATTAACTTGCCTGCCAGATCGTATTCTAAGCCTTCGAATTTCAATAATTTTCCCAATTTGAAAAAATCCCATCCCATATGAGGGAAAGATTCTTCGTGTAAAACAGTTGGATTGTTAGTCAAATTAGAAACTACTTTAACTGATTTGTAATGATCTCCTCTGCCATCTATAGAAATTCCAAAATTTAGTCTATCCGAATCTACGATTGGCCACAAACTAAGCATGTGAGCATAATGATGATCAAGGCAGAAACTCTTTAACAACTGCCCTTTGCAAAATAACTCATCTGGTTGGCATGTGCCTAAATTGTTTCGGTTTCCATCGGAATAAGCACAGTAATCTATATCCTTGAGGGACAGGCCCCAATCTTTTAAAGTGCTTGTTACAAAATCAAATTTAGCCTTATGGTGCTTTACCCCGAAATAACGTTCTGATTTTCGATATTTTATCAAACCGTCTATAGAAACGGCAATATTAGAATCGTGCCCCAAATAGAAACCAAGAAATATAGACATTTTATCTCTTGAGAACAAAATCTAAAAAAGATTGTTTGAGTTGGAAATTTGGAAAGACTTCTCTTTTTTTCGTTCCCCCTTTTTCAGGAAGTGCCATCTTGATTCTGCTGGCAACTAAAGAGTTCTTAGAGAAAAATCCTTCTGGGTTTTGCTCGTCAATCTTCATCGAAACTTTAATTAGGCCGGCATCTGCAATGTTTTTGTCATAAGTAGCGATTGGGTAAATGACTTTGTTTTTAATGACTTTGTTTTTAATGCTTTTGTCCGAATTGATCCCCATTTCTAATAGTTCGGATTCATTAAATACCAAATGAACAAAAGCTTTATTTATTTGTTGATATAAATGTCCACCATGCCGGCCACACCAAGGATGACATCTTAAATAAATTCTACCATTGTTCGCTAATAAAGATTTGGCATCTTTTAAAACCTGAACAGGGTCTTGCGAATGGTCTAAGACATCATACATTAAAATAATGTCATATGGCCCTCCATTTTTAATTGTCTCTAAACAAATTGACAAAAGAAAATTTTCTTGCTTTGTTTCCCAAACAAAATTTCGAGAATTCTGAATGTCGTATCCTGCGGAAAAAAGTGCTTGGGATGAAGCATATTTTGCCATATGCCCTTCACCACAACCAAAATCTAGGAATTTTTTATCTTTTAAAGAGCCATCTATAATAAAGTCGATTACTCCTTCTGCTCTTTCTGTTTTGTCTGCCTCGGAATTTTCATCGCAGATTTGGGAGTCCGAAATGGCTTTAGGCCAATCTTCTGACTTCAACAGTCTCTTTAATTCATCAAATTCTGTAACCATGTCCACCTCTATTATAGTTTGGGGTATAAAATATCTGTTCTCTCAAAAACTTCCAACTTTCCGCCAACCGTGGCATTAAAAACTTTTCTGTTGTGTGCCTTGTAATGTTCATCAATGTCTTTGTATATTTGGAACGGCTTTCTCCAATCAAATCTAGGAAAATTGTCGGCTTGGCTGCCATCAAAATGATGCTGGCCCGAGTAATCGCAATCACATCCAACAAGATAAACCGTTTTGAACCCCATATAAAAAGCCACTTCCAAGCAAAAAGTTATAATTGTTACGCCTGCGAAAGCCCCATTTTTTAAACTCCCCCATCCTGTGTGTTTGTTTTTATTGAAAAAATCAAGAGCTGGTATTTGTATCGCATCCGGATGGAATTCTAACCCATGTTTGAAAAACACTAAGTTGTTATCTTTAACGAACTTAAGTATGCCTTCTTTGTGGTTTCTCCAAACAATCGGGTCTGAAACACAAAAGTAGGTGCCCTTCAAGCCAAAATTATTCTTATACAAACCATTCGTTAGAAAACATATTTTGTCCTTCAAAAACTCAATATTCGTATTGTTCAAAGAAGGCCCTGTTCCTAGAATAAAGCAAGTTTCTCCGGAATGTAAATTTTTAAATTTTTTCAATTTTGGACAAAAAGGAAACAACATGATTATCGCAATAGTTCCAATGAAGGAAAATAACGAGCGATTGCCCAACAAAAATACCCTATTGTTAGGCGATAAACCCCTCTGTTGGTATCTATTAAACTCCCTAAACAACTCAAAAGTAGATAAAATTATTGTGGATGCAAATGGAGACTCAATCGTAAAAGCCGTCCAATCCTTAAATTTGTCGAAGATAGAGATTAGCGTTCGCCCTCCAGAATATTGCGATCCAAAGCTCGGCGGAAACGAACTTCTTAAAAGATTCGAGATGAAGCCCGAAAACACTTACCTGCAATGCCATGTAACTTCGCCTTTTGTCGGTTCAGGTGTAATCAATGATGGATTGGAGGAAATGGACGAGTCTTTGTTTTCAGTAACAAAAATTCATCAAAGAGCGTGGAACCTATATAGGGAACCTTTAAACCATACTATTAATGGGCCTACCCAAAGAACTCAGGATATGGAGCCCATCTTTGTGGAAAATGGAGCTTTCTTCATGTTTACTGGAAAATTCTTTTTAGAGAATCAAAAACGCAATACAGAAAAGAGTCAACGTCTCGTACTTTCCTATCCGGAAACCATAGAAATTGATTATTTAGAAGATTTAGAAACAGCAAAAGCATACATAATGTATGCAGAATTTATGGCTTCAAAGAGATAAAGCAGAAAGCGTAAGAGACCTGTTTTTCTCACTATTACCATTCGAAGATGATGCAGAAGAAAGAGATTTTTCAGATTTAGGAATTGAGAAAAATCTTTATTTAAAAGGAATTCAGTTTTATTGCGATATAACAGCAGGATTTGACTTTGACACATTAATCTGTGGTGAAGATTTCCTTAATCTGTTGGAATTAACTGGATTGCTTACAAAACAAGATGATAGATTCATAACCCATCCAGATAGTATTGACTATATCTCCTATCATGGAACCATAAACGAATCTATTACCGCCGACGTTTATACCGTTGATCCCTACAGTGAAATTGTTCACCTGGGAAGTGTCGGAGACACTAAACCCAAATTCTGGTCGTATGTTCGTGTTTCCAATATTCCGGATGTATATCGAAGGAAAAATTAATGAAATGGATGTCAACAAATTCTTGGAAAGAATCTATCAATTAGTATATTTGGAAAAAATTGAAGCAGCCGTAGATACCATTTTTGACCAAATACAGTATCTAATGGATATCGGAAGAACCGATCTCTGCGATATCCTCTTAGGACACGCCGAACCAAATAAACTCCAAACCGACTCAATCGTGGCTTTTTTGACGACCACCAAGACACTCAAAACAGAAAATCGACATATTTTTATAGAAAAAGCCAAAATTAGGATTGGAGAAATAAAAGGCAAAGAATATGCCGAAGAAATCCTGAAAAAATACTAGATTAGTACATGCTTAAGAACACTTGGCTTCATGTCCGTATTGAATACGACTTTCAAGAAAATTACGAATGGCTCGATTCCTATGCCAAATTAAAGAGCACATATCTTTGTTTGGAGAAACCCTTTTTCCCTTCTCCTGAAGATTTTCATATTGCAAATACAGATAATGGGATGTATACAATACAATTACATGCTAGCGATCCAGAAAGCGGACGGATTGGTAATTTGGCATGGCCGCCATTAATTAACATTGATGGCAAACAAAAAACCTTCATGTTCTCCAACAAAAATAGAGACATTAAGGAAATGTTTGCCAAATTTGGAGAAACGCGGGTTTACTCATGATTGCTATATCCTTTATAACGCTCTTTGCTTTGGTTGGAGTCCTTTCTTTTTGGGCGTTATTGGCACGGTCTATTATGATCAGCCTCCAAAGGCAAATCGATGAAGCTAACCAAGAAATCGACAGATTAAAGGAATCCGCTAACGACCCAAAAGTTAATTTAGATAAGATAAGAATAGCGTTGAATCATATGCACGAGAAAAATATGGAATAATTATGGAACATCAAAAGTTTAGAAACTATATGGCTGAAAAGGGTTATGAATTAAGGCCCGATGAAGCAAAAAATATTCTCAGTATTACAAAGAATTTTTGCAAATCTGTTTGCATGCTTAGCGAGGAATCCTTCTTGGAAATGTTTGATGAAGATTCTGAAACCATTAAAAATCTTCGAGAAACAGGCTGTAACGAACAGCAAATCAGTGATTTTAGGAGGCTTTTAGTCACTGCGAGGGCTCAAAAACCCTACTAAAAAATTGTAAGATCTAGCTGGATATATAAGGTGTCTAAAAAGGAATTTGACACCTATGAAACCTAAAATTCTATTCATTTGCAAGAAAAGACTCAGCAGCTACGGAATTTCAGTCGGACTTTCAAATTCCGCTAAATTTGCTGCTAATTATTTAAATAAACACGGTATCGAAGCCAAAGTTGTCAACGTTGTCGATAACAACTGCATCGACCGTGAAGTAACCACCTATAACCCAACCCATGTAATTATTGAAGCTCTCTGGGTTGTGCCTCCTAAGTTTGAAATCCTACTTCCTTTGCATAAAAATAGGAAGTGGTATGTCAGAATCCATAGTAAAGCCCCCTTCCTTGCCGGTGAAGGTATCGCTATGGATTGGATTAATGGTTATCGAGAAATTCACCAAAAACATAAGAACTTCCACATTTCCTGCAATAATTCAGAATTTAATGACGAATTAAACACCATTTTCCCAGACCTATGCAGCGTTTATCTGCCCAATGTCTACTGCGTCGAGGGAGAAGTTGAACAACATTGCCACCGCCATCACCACGATGTAAATATCGGTTGCTTCGGTGCTGTTAGACCACTTAAAAACCAGTTAATTCAGGCTATGGCCGCTATCGCCTTCGCTGATGAAAATAACTTGAAACTTAAGTTTCACATGAACGGCGAAAGAATTGAACATGGTGAAAATATTATCAAAAATATTCGTGCTATGTTTGATGGAACCTGCCATAAATTAGTTGAACATCCTTGGATGCCGCATAATGAATTCCTTAAGTTGGTAGCCAAAATGGACTTAGGACTACAAGTAAGCCTTTCGGAAAGCTTTAATATTGTGAGTTCTGACTTTGTTCATTGTAACATCCCCCTTATTGTTTCACCGGATATTTCTTGGATGCCTTGTATCTTCCAAGCCAATCCGAATTCAATGAAAAGTATTGTTTCAAAATTAAATTTCGCTTATTATACAAAAGACCTATATACCCACAAGGCAGCCAGCGTTGCCCTTTGGTGGTATAACCAAAAGGCCGGATTCGTCTGGCAAGATGTCCTTGGACTTTATTAATGAGTTTCAGATTATTTGTAGAGAAAACTTCTACATCCTATAGTTTTTCGTCGCTCCAATTCGACCTGCCGCAATTTCTGGCAGATAAAGTAATGGATTGGGGACAAAAACACATCCCAGAAAAGAATGTCTTCACGGCCGAAAACAAATTTGGTCGTGAAGATAATATCCATCTTACCGTTCTCTACGGTATCCACGCCCAAGAACCACATAGAATTGTTAAGATTCTAAGAAGTTATCCTCAATTTAATATAAAGCTAGGCCCAATTTCACTTTTCACCACAGACGAACGTTTCGATGTTCTTAAAATCGATGTCAAAAGTGAAGATTTAATGAAGTTAAATAAATTCATAAGAGACAGTATTCCGTACTCTACTAAGCATAAATCCTACCAACCACACATAACCATTGCCTATATCAAAAAAGGCACCTGTAGGGATTTGGTAGGAAAACAGCCGTTCGATCAAGAGATAGAGGTTAAGAACCTTATCTTTAGTTCAAAGAACGGCTCAAAGAGCAAAATAAGGCTTACTAAGAGTAACTATTTACATGAAGCTTATATTGGCTATGGACTTAGTGAAAGACCAAATCAATGGTGTTTCAACTACAATTAATGAACTAACTCCATACCTTAATGAACGTTTTGATGAAGTTAAAGTAATTTCCCCAAGCCTATTCAAAGTCTATAAGCCATATCTCTATCCGGAAGTCTCTCTGGCGTATGGTATTACAAATAGTAAACTTGCCGAAATAATTGGCCCAACTAAGTCCACCTGCATTCATATCTTTACGGAAGGCCCAATTGGACTTAAAGTTAGAAACTACTGCGTTAGAAATAAATTAAAATTTACAACTTCTTATCTCACACATTTTGCTGAACAGTTAAAGAACATTACGTACCTGCCAGAATGGCTCACATACGCCTATCTGCGTTGGTTTCATAGAGATTCCAACAAGATAATTGTGGCAACCAATACCATTAGAGACCATCTTAAAAGCAAGGGTTTCAAAAATAAAATAGAACCATGTTCTAAAGGCGTAAACACCACGGTTTTTCATCCATATAAACGAGATAACACCACAAAGCCTTTAATCGCCTATGTGGGCAGGGTTTCTAAGGAAAAGAATATAGAAGCCTTCTTGGATTGTAAATTTGATTGTGATAAAGTAGTAATTGGCGATGGCCCATATAGAAAGACACTACAAAGCAACTATCCGAATATTAAGTTCGTTGGTTATTTAAAAGGAAAGGATTTGGCTAAGGCATATTCCGATGCAGACGCAACTGTATTTCCTAGTTTAACTGATACCTTTGGTTTAACCATTATCGAATCGCTAGCATGCGGCACGCCCGTGGCGGCTTTTCCGGTAACTGGCCCTAAAGATATCTTAACTCCGGAAACCGGTGGTTTGGATTGGGATATTGACGTAGCAATTTCCAAGGCTCTTAATTCCAATTCTCAGGATTGTATAGAATTGGCGGCTAAGTATTCATGGAGTGCTTGTGCAAATTGCTTCGTTAGAAACCTTATCATAACTAAAAATGGATGATATAAGAAGTGTTTTTATCAGCGATGTACATCTTGGTTCATCTTATGCAAAACCTGATATTTTACTTGAATTTCTAAAATCTGTTAAAAAACAAAAACCACTTTTTTTATACATTGTGGGTGACTTCATAGACGGCTGGAAAATGGGTCGTGGCTGGTGCTGGACAAACACATCCACTCTTTTGATTAAAGAAATTTTAGATTTTGTCAATAATGGCACCCAAATTCTTGTCACCCCAGGAAATCACGACGAATTTATGCGTGATTTTCTAGATACCTTCAAATCCCTTAATTTCGGAAATATAGAAATTAAAGAAGAATTCATCCACGTTTCCGCCACTGGCGAAAAACTTCTCGTTATGCACGGCGACAGCTTCGATTTCGTAACTCGTTATGCTCCTTGGCTTTGCAAACTAGGCGATATTGGCTATGAAACCCTAATTATGTTAAACCATTTGATTGACAAGATTAGGCGTGTATTTGGTAGAACCACCTATTATTCCATGAGTAAAGCCATTAAATCCAAGGTCAAACAAGCTGTCAATTATGTTGGCGACTTTGAAGCCTTCCTTGTAAAGTATGCAGAAGAGAAAGATTGTACCGGTGTAATTGCTGGACATATTCATACTGCTAACCTTAAGGAAATAAACGGGTTAAAGTATATGAATTGTGGGGATTGGGTGGAAAGTTATACGGCAATTATCGAGAAGAATGACGGAACCTTTGAATTGTTTGATTACTACTCATAAATAATAGTGAACATGGAGGTTCACTATGAGTAAAAAGCGTTTAATCATTATTGTTGTAGTGTTTGTATTGGCTTGTTTTTGTGCCAAGACCTATGTCTTCGACCACAAAACACAGCCAATTCCTTCTATTCCTCATCATGAGAAATACGAACAATATGAGGAAGGCCCATCTTCTCCTTATGAATTACAGAAGATTGATCCTGTAATTGAGGAGTTGTTGGACGCCCATAATGCTGAAAGAAAGCGTCAAGGCAAATTAGAGTTAGCTGACGATCTTTGCGAAGCGGCTCAACAACACGCCGAATGGATGGCAAAACACAACAATATGACCCATAAAGGATTTCAGCAAAGAATACCTTCTGGGTATTCTGGAGCAGGTGAAAATATTGCTATGGGACAGGATAGTGTTGAAGAAGTCGTAAATGCTTGGATGCATTCTTCAGGACACAGGGCTAATATACTAAATAGTAGCTTTAATTGTGTTGGATTTGGCGTAGCAGAATCAAATAACGGCACTAAATATTGGTGTACAATGTTGGGGAACAAACAATGGACTTTAATGGATTCCTTGCAGAATCATCCTATAATCAATTATTTCAAAGAACTGTGGAATCATTTCCTCAAACGACAGCCCGACAACACGCAACCCAGCAAATAAAGACTTCTGGATTAGTAATTACACCGTTTTTGGGATTAAAGACGCTTTTCGTTAAAGCAATAGCACAAAATGAGAATCGTGAGAACACTGCTATCATTCTGTTTAAAAATATTGCTTACGACGGCAGCGGCCATAATCTGGTTCAATTTGTTGCTAGCGATGGTCATGATTACGTATTGGAGAGAATTTCGTTAGCAGAAAACGATGTTAATGTCCGTTGTACTTGTAAAGACTTCCAATGGAGATTCAATTATTTTGACCATCTAGACCATTCTCTATATGGCAAGAAGCGTAAGAAATATGAAGCCATTCATCGCCCTGGATCGGCAAACCCCAACGAAGCCGCTGGGGTTTGCAAACACATTATGGCTTTAGTCGAGCATCTGAAGGAATCGGGGTTGATTGGTTAAAAACCATTTTAACGCCTAAAGAATTCGATTCTGATTGATTAAAGATTATTTTTTCGCACTGTGAAACGGATAAGTTAGATTTTATTCGGTTACAATTGTTACATTTTAAATCATAATCGGAGGCTCCATATTTACTCTTAGGTTGTTTGTGATCAATTTGACAATTTTCTTCGTTTAATTTAATTCCACACATGGTACAGCGGCCATCTGATTCTAATTTGGCAATTGTTTTACTAATGCTTGGTATGTCACGATTCTTTTTACTTAAATCAAAATTAGAAGCCAGTAATTCCTCCAATATTGTAAATCTATCTTCTATTGTTCCTGTATTGTCTTGATTTGATTTTAAATTTTGTTTATCTATACGCTTATAGAATTCTAGAATTACACTGTACATTTTATCCATGTTTTCTCTTATTTGAGAAATGGTTAAAACTTCTTCTTGTTGTTTTTTAACTAAAAATGCCAAAATATCTTTTAATGTATTTTGTTCAAGGATTTTGCCTATCTCATGTTTAAAGTCTAAAACATCCGAGACAACGTGACACGTTCTCTTTAGAGTCTCAATGTTCTTCTTAATTTTAAGATCGTCAAGCATTATTTCTGTCACAAAACTTTTTTGATCATCTGTAATTTTTGAATTTTTTTCCAAATATTGCAGAATTTTATTGTCCAATTCTTTTATTGCTTCTTCTGCGACGATCTTTCTATAGCCGAATTTATCAGTAAAGGTAGGACCAAAACACATATAACATACTGTATTGCACCACCTATATCCAGAGTATCTTCTGTTGTTGCTTAATTCTGCTCTTAAATGTTTTTTAAGAGGATTAAAGCAATAATTCCAAATATAATCCATTAAATTTTTTGTAAAAAAGTTATTGCAATATAAAGATTCATTCTTTTTCAGATTTTGCATAGCATTTATTCTTTCAAACAATGCACGTTGTTTCAACAAAGGCATTGGCTCCCATTGGACAACATTAACACCATAATTTACAAAAGGCAAATAATATTTTGTTTTAGCAATATCTCCGAATTTCATAAGTTTGTTTTCAATTTTTATTGCGAAAATATTATTGTAGAAATCTCGTATACATTGAAGCCTCTGTTTGCCATCCAATACATTGAATATAGTCGCTTCGGGAACTTCAATGTGTATGTTTTCACGAACTGTGGTTCGTGTTTGTGTAGTGCTTTGCTTGACCAAATGGCAGGTGCCGATAGGAATTCTATATAATATTGATTCAATCAAATTAACTTTCATTGGTTTACTCCAGACATCATTTCCGCGTTGGTATGGAGTATCAAACTCACACAATGGGAACATTCCATGTAAGGTTGTAATTGGAATTAGGCTTTGTTCTTGCTTTGATAAGTCTTCTGCTGTTAATAAATCGTCGATATTCATATTTATTTTCTTCTCCTGTGTCTTATATTAGCACACCTAAATTAAAAATCAACACATTTTTTATAAAATTGTGTAAAATTCTATAAAATTGTATAAAATTTTACGAAAACCAGCACCAGTTCCCAGAAATCTTTATTTATTTTAAGATGCTTAAATAAAACTGGCACGCATAGTCCGCGTGCCAGAAAGGAGTTCAAATGAACACAAAAGTTTATACTCTGGTTCTACTTGGTATAGTTTTTGCGATCTTGGCTTTAGCCATTTTGTAAGAATTAGGCTAAAACCGGCCTCCTATTTGAATAAGAAAAAATAGGGGGCCGGTTTACGGCCCCCTTAGCACTTCTAAAAATCCACTTAGAAAGGAAAGGTCAAGTGCTAGATGTATTAGAGCGAGCCCTTTGTAAAGATCGCGTAATCAATTACGTCAGTACCGTTGCCAGTAATAACGAACGAAACCCATGTGCCAGCACTGTCTGTGCGGGTCGTCACACGCGGCAAAGTCGTAGTAGCAGAAACGGCAGTCAACATAATCGTGTAGTGAGCATACCCACCAGGAAGAGCAGTCGTAAACGTAACAGTCTTCGTGCCACCCGAAAGGGTAACTTCATCAGTCATCACCAAATGCGGTGTAGTAAGAGGGGCTGTGGCCGGGGCGTAAATGTTACGTCCGTTGCCAGGACCAGTCTGCCCAGGATAAGCAGCACCCTTACCTTTGCCTGTTGCACTAGTTGCACTCATATTTTTATCTCCTTGGGAATATCCCTTTGTGTTAACTTATCTAAACCACCCAAATATAAATTCTGGAATAATTTAATCCACACTACTATAGTGTATGCACGATAAAAATCCAGATTTTACAAAACGTCAATTACAAGTTATTCGAGGAACCATTTTAGGAGGTTCCTCTATAGTAAAACCCAAAGCAGGAACCAACTGTTATCTGTCCATACGCTCTAAAAACAAGACTTGGTTTGAATTTAAAATAGCAGAATTAGAGAATTTTTCAAGACAACATTCAATTCATTCGGATGTTACTTATCGCTGGCAATCTACCTGTTATCCTATCTTTAATGAATTTAGGGAAGAATTTTATCAAGAAAATGCCAGGAATTTAAAAATTGACAGTCTAAATGTACTTACCGACGTTGCTATGGGGATTTGGGTAACAGATTCCGCCAAACTACTTAAAAACTCTCTAATACTTAAAACTAACATCTGGGGTAAAGATGGCACGGAAGTTATCAATGAATATTTTGGATTAATTGGATATAACTCTAAAGTTATACTGGAAAAAGGTTTATATCGAGTCCAACTCGATGAAGAATCAAGTGAAAAAGTTAAAAAACTAGTTTCTCCGCATTTAGCAATATTTTGGAGTAGATTACATGTCACCAGATGAAATAGTAAAGACTCTCAAAAAGAATGTCCTAATTCCAGAACAACCTTTTGTAGTGGATACTGACAAATCTATAGGCTCTTGGATATTTGATTCTGTAACAGCCAAATTTTATCTAGATTGCTTTTCTCAATATGGTTCCCAACCAATTGGTTGGAATCATCCTTTACTCCTAGCCAGAAAAGACGAAATAGCGGACGCTGCTATTCATAAAGTTGCCAATTCCGATATGCTCACTAAAGTTTATGCTCAGTTCATGAGTAGATTTTCTAAGATTACCAAAGATTTTAAAAACCACTTTTTCATTTGTGGTGGAGCTTTGGCAGTTGAAAACAGCCTAAAAGCAGCATTTGATTACAAGGCTCAAAAACTGAACCTATCAGAAAAACAAGTAAACAATTTAGATGTTGTTCATTTGAGAGATGCTTTTCATGGAAGATCCGGTTATACATTGTCGCTAACAAACAACAGTAAAACTACCCTTAAAACAAAAAGATTTCCTAAATTCAATTGGACTACAGTTACAAATCCAAAAATTACATTTCCAATCGATGAAAATAAAGTTAAGAACCTGGAAACATCTAGTTTACTTGAAATCGAACACGCCCTTAAGAAAGGAAATGTAGCAGCCCTAATTGTGGAATTGATCCAATCTGAGGGAGGAGATCACCATTTCAGAAAAGAATACATTAAGGAGTTAAGGAAAATTACAAAAGACTATGATGTTATGTTTATAGTCGATGAAGTTCAAACAGGGATGGGAATGACAGGTAAGTTATGGGCTTATCAACACTTTGACATTGTGCCTGATATGCTTGTATTTGGCAAAAAGACTCAAGTTTGTGGGTTCTGCTCTACAAATAAGATTAATGAGATAGAAGACAATGTCTTCAAAACAAGATATAGGATTAATTCTACATGGGGTGGCAATTCAACAGATTTTGCTCGATCTACTATCTACATGGACATCATTGAATCCGAAGGATTAGTTGAAAATGCTAGAAGAAAAGGCGATCTGCTAAGAAAATTGCTGGCGAATTTTGAAGTTTCAAATATAAGGGGCAGAGGACTAATCTTAGCATTTGATCTAGAGAATGAAGAAGAAAGAGACAAATTCTTTAAGAAAATCAAGAAAAAGATGCTTGTTCTGCCTTGTGGGGAGAAATCAATCCGCTTTAGACCACATCTAGACATCACTGAAGCAAATATCTTAAAAGCTGCCCAATTCGTTTCAGAATGTCTTTAATGAACTGGAGGTGCTCCAGGCATTTGCTGTGTTCCTGGCAATGACGGGGGTGTTGCTCCTGTTGGCTGTTGAAAATTAGCCTGTGTCATGGGCGTATGCGGCTGTTTCCAACCAGTTGAAGCATTTTGAGTAGTTTGAGCAGGGATGGCAGTTTGGCTCTGCATTAAAGTATTTTTTATTCCAAAAAGCCATTTTGTTAATAATTCTTTACCATCTGCTGTCCTCATTTGAGACATTTGTGGATCTTTCGATATGGTTTGAGATAGGCCATCTATTGCCTTTACAGCAGCAGAAAACCGTGCTTGGGGTCCGGTAAAATAATTCATAAACTGTTTGCCCATTGTTCCTAGAGCCGAGCCGGCCGTGTTTGCCATGTTTCCCATAGTTTGCCCGAAGCCTGGAGATGTTGGCATTTGAGGTTGCGAGGCCATTTGAGCCATTTGAGGAGCCAATTCATGAAAACGTCTCATTCCTTCGATTTGATCTTGAATAAGTGCGTCTTGTAAATTTTGATCTACATCGCCAGCCCAGTTAATTAACCATTCTTGAGGGTTTAATTCTTGTTCTACCATCATGGTGGCGATTTCATGAATTAAAGATTGCAGCGGACGAGATGATAAATAGGTATTGAAACTCTTCATAGATTTATATATATAATTAGGGGAATTCAAATGGACGATAAACTACAAAAATTTTTACCTTTTATAGTAGCTGGCTTGGCAGCTTTACTTATCTATGTTGCCATAGATAAAAATAAAACCAAGCCTATTTTAAAGAATTTGCCTGGACAACATCATGAATGGAGTCCACAAGAATCTTGGGATTCAAAGCAGCAACCGGCTCCTGAAGAAGAACTTCCACCCGAAGAAACTTTACCTCCTGGTAAAGTTGTCAACGATTACGAGGAAGCTTTAGCGGCTGCCAAAGAGAATAATCAACTAATTTTTCTTATTTTCCATACCAACACCTGTCCAAATTGCAGGACAATGGAAGAAACCCTAAATAACGACAATGTAAAAGCAGCAATGAAAAATGTAATCATTTGCTCTGTTGATGCAAATGCTGAGAAAAGATTATCAAGAAAATACAAGATTCAAGTAGTTCCAGCCTATTTTATGGTTGATGGAAACGAAACTATTCTAAACCACGGCACCGGAGCAGTATCGGAACAAGTCTTTGTAGATTGGTTAAATAGAAAATGGAGCGGCCACCACAGTTGGCGTTAATTTATGATTTCAAGACAGTTGTTTAATTGGACAAAGAAAAAGAGAATTCGAAACTATACTCTTGAAGAAGTCGAGAACTTAATCGTCGAAATCAAGAAGTTCAATGCTGGCGTTATTGACAAATATCTAGACGCCCACGTAGACGAAGCCTTCGAAGAATGGCGTCGTAAACTCGAAAATTGTTAGAAAAAAATATTCTCGCGTCACTAATCTAAGGTGATTTCTTTTAGTCGAGGATATTATGTCTCAAAAAACCGTTAGAGAATTAGCTGTTCAAATAGCTAATTCTTTAAATTCCTATTGTTTATTTGACGGTGCCGCAGATACGTCACCAACCTCCTGGGCTATAAAAGAAAGTTCTAGAATAATCGAGGAACACATTAAGGAATATCTTGAGCAAAATCAGACCCATCTTCAAAATCCAAGGTAGTAAACATTTGTTGGCTAGCTGGATAATTGACCATTTTCCTGAAAATTACGAAAATTTAAATTATTTGGAACCTTTCTGCGGCTCAGCAGGGGTGTTTTTTCATAAAACCCCCACCACAGAAGGGTTTACAGAGAATCTAAACGATGCAGATTCAGGGATAATTCAAATTTTTAGAGCCCTACGCGATGAACCTAAACTATTTACAAGTAGGATTAAAAGGATTCATTATACTGAACAAACGTTCAAGCGAGCTAAAAACAGGGGTGAAGAATTTGAAGATTATATAGATTATGCGGTAAATGAGTTTGTTTTACGAAGGATGAGCCGCAATGGAGCAAAACAGAACTTTGCTTGGACGGAACGCCAGAGGGGTGGACAACCAAGTGATGTAAATGCCTGGGAAAGCATAACAGAGTACCTGCCAGAAGCCGCTCAACGTGTTAAAAGTATATTTCTTCTCAATAAAAATGCCATTAAAGTTATCCAAGCGTTCAATAGTGAAAATAGTTTAATCTATGTTGATCCACCCACGGACCCAACTATTTCTAAAGAGCCATCTGAAATGGATTTAGATGCACATACGTTATTGGCTAAAATATTAAATCAAAGTAAAGCCAAAGTCTTGATTAGTGGATATGACACGACATTTTATAAAAGGCTTTACAAAGAATGGAAGTGTTCTAAGAAAAGCAAGGACAAAAAGGTTAAAGCAGAATGTCTTTGGCGTAATTTCTAACTATATAAAGAATGGATTTCAGACAATGGTTAGAGAATGCTTGTGAGGTAAAATCTGCTCGTCTTTCTAATACGGCACAGGATTTAGATTTCTCCTTTTTAAAGAGCAAGTATCAATCTGGTACAAAAAAAGACCATCGTCGTCTTAATCCTGAGAAAACTTTTGGCAAACCGAATAAATAATCTAAAGGAGAAACATGTCACAAACTAATGATAGTCAACCGAACAATCCAGTAATTGTCTTCTCGGTTAATCTCACGCCTGTTACTGAAACTACGATTGGGCCGCTTACAAATAGTCGTACAACGGGTATTTTATCGCCAGATCGTTTCCAATCCAGCCCAGATCAAGCCTTTATTGATATGGCCACTAGAGATAACTATATCTCAACTTGGCTTCCTGGCTTACTTGATGGAGAAAATAGAAAGCTCAAGGCAGGAGATACGTTTACTGTAAAAGGTGAAAAGGCTTACTATATTAAGCAACGATATACCACAGGCACGAATCCGATACTATCCGTTGTTTCGGAGTCCTAATGAGCTTTTTAAAAGCCCTTGAATTAGCAGAGAACCAGGATCCGGCCATTGTGGCAATTCAAAAAGGAATTGACATTAGGCATCCTGGTTCTCCTGATTTTTGGGATGATTTTACAAGAATCTGTGCAAATCCTGAAGCCTTGGCTGCTCTATTAGACGTATCCAGGGACAAAGTTGCCAGCTGGCCGCAAAAAATTAAAACAATGAGGGCAAATCTCCCCAATAATGGGGATTACAATAAAATGATCAATACTGGTTAGATTATGAATAAAAAGAAAGTCGTAATAACTAAGAACACCAGGAAGTCAATAGCAGAACAAAATCATCAAAGGATTCAGGACGCACTAAAAGCAAAAAATACTCCTAAGAATTTTGTTGTTAAAAAAACAAACTTAGTCGGGGTTGGTGCAATGACACGACATAAAAAACTTCCCTTAACCGGAAATACAAAAAAGCCTGAAAAAGTTGATTTTGAGTCCCAACAAAGAGCTATTAACTGTGTCGAAATTGCTACTCCTAACTGGTTTCGTAATGACGGTCCTGTCGATGTTTCTATCATCGTTCCCATGTTTCGAAGCCATGAGGTCATCAAAGACCAAATCAAATCTTGGCAATTAAATGATAATATCTCAAAAGAGATTATCTACGTAGACGATAATTGCCCGTTTAAATCGTTCCAGAGCGTTTTAGACACATGGGAGAAGCGTTTAGGGGACTTTGAGACACCTATCGGCAAAATAATTAAAAATAATCAAAATGGGGGCTTCGCCGAAGCCTGCAACGCAGGAGCTAAATACGCTTCTGGACAATATCTCGTCTTCCTTAATGCTGATTGCACCGTTACCGAAAATTGGCTACAACCCCTTTTAAATGCATTTAATTTAGGGGATGTGGGAATCGTAGGCAATATCCAGTTAAGACCTGATGGAGTTGTTTTATCTGCTGGTTCCGAATGGTTTCATGGTTATTTTGCACATGTTGGCTTTGAAGTCTATAAAAGACAAAAATTGGTTAAGCCCCTTACGATGGAGAACTTGCCCAATGATCTTAAGGAGCTTAGAGAAGTCGAAATGACTACTGGCTGTTGTTTTGCCATTGAAAAGAAACTCTTTAATGCAGTTGGTGGTTTTGATACAAATTATAAAATTGGTTATTGGGAAGATACCGATTTGAACATGAAGGTTCAAATGAGGGGCAAAAAAGTCTATGTCCAACCGGAATCAATTATTTATCATAAAATAGGACATTCTGGAGCTGGTGGACATGGCTATCTTACAAGAAACCGTGATAGATTTTACGAAAAGTGGGTTGACACCAAAGCCATCGAAATGTTTGTCAACAACAAAAACTCAAAAATAGACCAAACTAAAACAGTTGTTTATACTTCTATTTGTGGCGAATACGATGACCTTTCCGATAAACAAATCCAAGATGGAACCCAATTTATCGCTTTTATGGATAATGGAGTAGAATCCAAAATATGGGATATTTTACCAGTCCATAAAGAATTCAAGGACGCTAATCGTAATGCTAAGATACATAAGGTTTTAAGTCATAAATACTTCCCAGATAAAGAATATAGTTTATGGATTGATGGAAGTGTTGAACTACTTGCTCCATCATTTAAGATTATAGAGACTTTTATAAAAGATTATGATATTGTAGTTTTTAAACATCCACAACGTAAATGCATCTATGATGAAGCCGCCGTTTGCATAGAACGAAAATTAGATTTTAAAGATGTTATTGAAAAACAAATTAGAAGATATCAACACGAAAACTATCCTGCTAAAAATGGGCTAGTTGAAGCAACTATCCTTTTAAGAAGGCATAATTCAAGGGTGGCAGAATTTAATGAAATGTGGTGGAGAGAAATTTGTAAAGGCTCTAAAAGAGATCAAATAAGTTTCAATTATGTAGCAAGCAAAATGGGCGTTAAAATAGGCTACTTTCATGGAAGTTTAAGAAAGACGCAGAACGCTTTATTCCATAAAAGAGAACATAATAGAACGCGATGAACGTATTTTTTGGTCCGGTAAGAAATTATCCTTCTTGGAGTTGGGTCGGGGAAGATACAGTTAAAGAATTATCAAAATACATAGATATTCACACCTATCGAAACGAACATGTTCCCCCAAAATCCAAAGTAATTGTCGTAATAAAACAACTTCCGAGCAAGAAATACTTTGATTTAGCAGATAGTTTTAAATCAAAAATAATCTACTGCCCAATTGATTATTTTCTAAGCGAAAAACACCTAAGAGGTTGTGGAGAACTCTTAAAAAGATGCTCTCTTGTCCTTTCTCATAGCGAACGCCTTTTGGAATATCTGAGAGATTATTGTAAAGCACAATATATCGACCATCATGGGAAGTTTTTTCTAGAGCAACCTTCCTCTTATAAAGAAGAAGGATATGTGTTATGGGTCGGTGGACTACAATACACCCCATATTTGATAAATTGGCTAAACAGATTTCCTATAAAAGCACCAATTAAACTATTAACCGATTTAAGTAACGAAAGAGCAGAAGCCGCAGGAAATTCCATTTGTAAAAGATTCGACTTTAAACTTTCTATACAAAATGGTAAACTAAACGGCTACGAAGCAGAAGAATGGTCTGAATCTATTCAAACTAAGGCTTTAAAGGAAGCTAAAGCCGCAATTGACATAAAAGGAACTGATTTTAACCAAGCACACAAACCACCTACAAAAGCACAAAAATATGTCTGCTCCGGCTTGCCTTTGGCAATGAACGAAGGCGAATCAGTAGAATATTTTAGAAATCGTGGATTTTATATCACTTCTCCAAGAAACCAAGCCGAATGGTTCTCTAGAGAATATTGGGAAAAAACTCAAGAAATAGGCACAATACTAAAGCCCAAACTGGCGGTTGAGGCTATTGCACAAGAATTCTTAAAACATATTAATGGAATTTTACATGGGTCGTAATAGAACAATTTGCACAAAAGCCTCCGTCATTATGCCGTGCTGTAATCGTTACGAAATTCTGGCAGAAAATCTAGAAATGGTTAGGGAACAAGCATATCCAGATATGGAAATGCTTGTCTGTGATGATAGCCATCCTTCTTATCTTAAAGAAAATCGCGGCGTATTGGAAAAGATACAGGCAATTCCAAGATTAAAATATTTCTATACGGCTAAATTTGATATAGAAGGAACTAAAACCTATGGTTTGGCAACCGCTAGAAATCATGGCGTAGTTAATGCTACAGGTTCTATTCTTGTCTTTTTGGACGAAAGAATCTGTCCTGCCAACAAAATGCTTGTTAGTATTTTTGCCGAAGAAATCCTTAAAGATGTAAAAAGGAAGATTTGGTTGTTCGGAGATAAAGGGGCACAAAAAACCTCTTTTGTTGAGAATTGTTCGGCTATCTGGCGACAACATCTTATCGATGGAGGAATGTTCAACGAACAGATAAATAAGTACGGAGCCATGACTAGAGAACTTTATACTAGATTCACCAGACAAGGCTTTGAATTTCTTTACTTGCCTGCCGCAAAAGCAACACCACTTGCTAAAAGCAGAGACAGAGAACGTAAAGAAAAAGAGATCGACGAATCAAGAGACTTTTTGAAGAGGATAGGTTACTAATGAATCATTTAGTTTTAGGACTCGGTGAAATCGGAACCGCTATGAAAACGGTTCTATCTGAAAAATATTCTTGTTCTGGAAGAGATATTCAAAGCGATTTAACCGGAAAATTCGACGTTTTACATGTCTGTTTCCCTTATTTCGTCAATTTCGTTGAAGTTGTCGAAATGTATAAAAAAGAATATGCGGCTGATAACGCTTTGGTAATCATCCATTCAACCGTTCCTATTGGGGTTTCTTCCCAATGTGCCGCCGTTCATTCACCAGTAAGAGGCATTCATCCGCATCTCGTTGATGGAATCAAGACATTCATTAAGTTCTTCGGTGGAGAAAGAGCCAAAGATGCCGCTAAATTATTCCAAGACCTGGGAATTGGCACCATTACCACACCCAAATCCGAAACCACTGAAGCACTTAAATTGTGGGAAACTACCATTTACGCTTGGAATATTATCTTGGAAAAAGAAATTTACCGTTATTGTCAAGAAAAAGAGATAGATTTTGACGTTGTTTACACAGATGCCAATAAGACCTATAATGAAGGTTATGAAGCATTGGGACGACCAGAGTATAAGAAGTTTATTCTTAAGCATGTAGATGGCCCAATTGGCGGACATTGCTTAATTCCTAATGCTAAACTCTTAAGAAGCTGGGTGTGTGATACTATTTTAGAGAAAAACAAGTGAAAATATCATCTTATTTCATAGTTACCGAACCCGATAAAATGGGGTTCCCTTATCTGGAATGTGTCAAAGCCGCACTTTCTTTCTGTGATGAGGCTGTTGTAGTTTGCGGACGTAAAGAACAATCCAGCGAAGACAAACTCCTCAAACTAAGCAAAAATGTAAAAGTAATCAACACTTACGGTTGGCCAGTTAAATGGAATTATGACCATATGCGGGATCATCTCCAAATAGGATTAAATAATTGTACAGGTGATTTTTGTCTCAAAATTGATGCCGATTGTGTATTCAGAAACGAAAGAGCAAAAGACTATCGAGATTTATTTGAAGAAAACAAAGATATTCATAGAATCGATTTTGGCAGAGTTAATTTCTTTTGCAAGAACATATTCTTCTTCAACAGAAAGAATCACGACATTTTCGCTCTAAACAAGACTCTTCTTAAGAAGGATGGAATTGATTACTTCATTGGAAATCGCAATCCCGACGGAAGTATCAACAGCACTCAGCCAGAGTTTAGCAAAGATATCACTACGATTCAAGTTTCTGATGGCGGTTTGTGGCCGATTAATTATGACAATACATTTATGGATAAGGAACAAGTCATAGTAAAATGGATAAACTGGCATAAAGCAATTGGAAATGATGAGCAATCAAGAAATGATTGGGAAGCAGCCTATACGTCTTATATGGATAAAAAGAGAACTAAATCGAAGGCTGAAGCGAATTACCTCCATCCGGAAGTAATGACTGAAAGGATTAAGAATCTAAAACCCGAACATTGGGGATATAATAATTTTGGAGCGGTATGAAAACTTTTGTAGTATTAGGATTTCCAAGAAGTGCTACTTCATTGATAGCCAAGGGATTATTTAATGAAATTTATATGGGAGAAGACTTTCTGGAACCTAATGAATGGAACGTACACGGCTATTTTGAGAACAAAAAATTTCTCGATTTAAACAATAAAATTCTAAAAGCAGCCGGTGGAGGTTGGAGAGACGTTCCTTCTGAAGCGGCAATTCTTGAAAAAGGTGCTAAATTCTCTAATGAAATTCAAGATTTAATCAAATCTGAGTCTGCTGGAAAAGACCATTGGGGCTGGAAAGAACCCAGAACCACTCTGACAATTAGACTTTATTTGCCTTATCTTGAAAATCCACATTTTATTTTCTGTTTAAGAGACCCAAAAGAAGCCGCTTTGTCTTTAAATAAGTTTAAACATGTTCCCTTGGAAGAAGGGCTTAAATTAGCCGCTACTTACAACGACCGTGCTCTTAATTTTTTAAGGGATTTCTCGAATGAAGAACATTTACATAGAAAACATTAGTAAACAAACCCTTGGCGGTGGCTTTATCTTTCTTTCTAACTTCAAAAAAGGTTCAGAAGGTAAAGCAGAGTTTGTCAAAAGTTGGCAAGAATCCCATTGCGTCTTCGTTGGAAGCGTTACAATGGCAAATAGAGACGAATTAAGTACAGCCAAATCAAAAGGTAAAAGAATTCTACTTAGAATAGATAACATGCCTAAAGATAGCAGGAATCGCGGTACTGCATTCAGCCGTATGCGTGATATTGCTAAAATGGCAGATGTTATTGTGTTTCAGAGCAAATGGGCCAAAGAATATGTAGGGACTTGGCTGGCAGACAAGCACGGCGTTGATTTAAGTAAAAGTAAAGTTATTTACAACGGCGTAGACCCTGAATTCTTCTATTGTAACAATAAGCCCACTTCTAGAGGGGAAACTTACCTGTTTTGCACTTACAATCGAGATGAAAACAAACGTTTTCCCGAAGCGGCTTATGACTTTCATAAAAGACATGTCCAAGCCAGAAAAGAAGGCAGACAACCGCCTAAACTAAAGATAGTTGGCAACTTTTCTCCAGAAAATATGCAATATAACTTTGACTTTTTCGATGACGAAGTCATAGAACATATGGTTCCTATTGATAGCAGAAAACAAATGGGAAATCTTTACCGTTCTTGTCAATATCTGTATTTCCCAGCCTTTGCAGATGCATCGCCTAACACCGTTTCAGAAGCACTAGCCTGTGGTTGTAAGATTTTACTGGCAAATGATATAGGTGGAACTAAAGAAGTAATCGAAGTATTTTCTAAAAGCACGATTACCATTCAAGAAATGGCCGACCAATACTTGGAGTTAGCCTTTGGAGATTAAATCAAGTTGGGATGATGGAGCCAAAGAAGATATAAAACTGGCCGAATTACTCAAAAAATATAACATCAAATCCACTTTCTTTTGGACTGTGGCTATGAAACATTCCCTTCATATGGGTAAAGTTAAGGAATTCCTTGATGAGAAAGACCTAGAAACTATTGCCAAAGACTTTGAAATAGGTTCTCATGGCTGGAATCATTCCAGATTAACAGAAGTAGCAGACCACGACTTAAAGCGTGAAATAGTCCATTCAAGACAATATTGGCAGGATAAAGTCAAACAGCCTATCAATGAATTCTGTTATTCCAGGGGAAGAGCAAACGATAAAATAAAGAAGATGGTTAAAGATGCTGGATACACTTCTGCCCGCTCTACCGTAGTTGGTAATGTAAAGCAGTCTTTAGACCCATTTTGGATTGAAACTGCGGTCCATGTAGGAATTGATCGTCCCCAATATGATGGTATCCCTTGGCGGGAATTTGGAATAAAAATGTTTAAACAGGCTAAAGAAACTGATGGTGTTTTCCATTTCTTTGGGCATAGTTGGGAAATAGAGCAAAACAACCAGTGGAAAGCCCTTGAGGGCTTCTTAAAGGATATATCATGAGCTTTTACAGAGAACAACTAGAGAAGTATCTATCTGAATTAAATATTAATGCAGAAACCGTCCTAGACGTTGGAGGAAGGCATAAATCGGTGCAGGGAAGGACTAAATCTTGGAATGTAAAGAATTATTATGTTTTAGACCTTCCGGAGTACGATTTGGATGAAGAAATCAAGTTTGAACATAAGGGCGACCTTATCTTCTGTTTAGAAGTATTTGAATACCTAATTAATCCGCTTCAAGGGATGAGGAATATAGCAAGTTTGTTGAAAAAGGACGGCAAGGCTATTATTAGTTTTCCTTTGGTCTACCCAGTTCACAATGAAGTTGAAAAGGATAGTTTAAGATTTACAGAAAGTGGAATTAGACGATTGGCGACCAAGGCTGGTTTGAACGTTTCAAAAGTTAATTACAGAAAGACGAAAAGTAATACATTGGTTCAGTATTTTCACGAAGATGGCATGAGAATGGCTAAAGGGGTCAATCATCATGTAACTGGTTATATTTGCGAGATTAAGCACTAAATAAGACATGCTTACATTTGAAGATTGGCTAAAAGAACAACCTCAACATGAGGGATGGGTGAAAAATTTAGCAATGACTGGAGCCTTAATGGGTTCTGCATTGGGCGGATACAAATATGCCAACACTAACAACAATCCCAGTAATATACAAAATCAATCTTATACGAGTCCGGATGCCGCTGATTACCTTAGCGGTGTTTCTTTAGACGAGCCACAAACCAAACAATCTACAGGTCCATTTGCAGCGGCAAAGAGAAATCGAGATGAATTAAGAAACAAAGCCAAGCAATTAAAATCTGCTGGTCGTAAAAGTGGGACATTTGTTCATGGGGAATTACAACCTTGACCAATTTCGTGGAGTTTGGATTAAAGTAACTGGTCGAATTCTGGCCGAAAATATTTACCAATATTTTGCCGTGTTTCTTTTTCCCACTCTTCTGTGGCAAATTTAGGATGTTCTTTATAATTGGCGTAAAACACTTTAAATTTATTATCTCCTACCCACGCTTCATGAAGTAATTTGTCGAACCAATCATTTGGTTTATTTCTGGTAGAAAGGATTGTTACGTTTTTGGCGTAAGAACATGCCGGTAACAATGCCTTCCAATGTGTATCCATATCTTGTGCGAAAGACATTTCATCTAAAAACAAATAATCCATCGAACGACCGCAACAAGATATTGGCGTGCCGAAGTATATTGTAGATCCATTATCAAATTCTACTTGATGATGGTTTGTGCTAACATCGCCCCTTTTTAAAGTCCAGCGAGCCGCCATACACATTCTATCTGTTTTTGTAACAAACATTGCCTTGGTGTTTGGAGTGCTCAAACAATTCCAATATAACCAATTGCTCATTGTTGTGGTGAAGCCGCCTTGTCTGAATTTACTGCCAACTACAAACCTGTTTTTACTACATGTTTCAATCAATCTCTTCTGGAAATCGAACAATTCAAATGGAACTTCTTTAGGGTAGTCTAACGTTACCTCATTCTTGCAATACTCAAAAAATTCTTCGTAATCATTCATTTTTATTCTCCAACATAATTTTAACTAATTCTTCAAAACTTGTTTTAGGTTCCCAGCCTAGTTTCTCTTTTGCCTTTTTTGAACATCCACGTAAAAATGGCACTTCATTAGGCCGCATAAACTTTTCAGATTCAACTACGAAATCCTTCCAATTCAAATCATAATGCCCAAATGCAACCTCAAGGAAACGCTCGACTGTATTAGTCTCCCCAGTAGCTATTACGTAATCATCGCCCTTGTCTTGTGCCAACATCAATCGCATTGCTTCCACATAATCCTTGGCATATCCCCAATCTCTAGATGCATTTAAATTGCCGAGTTCAAGTTTGGGGTAATTAGCAGGATCTAAACAACAACGATATCCCTGAATATAATTAACTATCTTTTGCGTTACAAAATTAGCCCCTCTTCTGGGACTTTCGTGGTTAAACAGTATTCCTACACTAGCATGTAATTTATATGTATCTCGATACATCTTCACCATTTGATGAGCCGCTACTTTGGCTACCGCATAAGGAGATACAGGCTCAAACGGAGTAAGTTCATACTGGTAGTCTACTATCTCGCGGGCGAGATTTGTCCACGCTTTACCGAATTGTTCCGAAGAACCAGCTTGGTAAAAGCGTGCTTCGGGACAAATATTGCGATACGCCTCAAGTAGATTAACACAGCCGGTAGCAGTTACTTCAAAGGTATATTTGGGATTCTCATAAGAGATGCCTACATGGGACTGAGCAGCCAGATTATAAATTTCATCTGGCTTGTACTTAGACAACAAGGCACATAAACAATTAGAATCCGTTACGTCACCATGTTCAAGAGTAAGTTTGGGATGATTAACTACACTACTTAATCTCCACAATCCACCCGATGTGCTATGACGACGAATTAAACCAATGACTTCATGACCATCAGCCAAAAGAGATTCGGCTAGATAAGAGCCATCCTGACCATTAATCCCTGTGCAAAGGACTTTCATTTAACCTCTTGTCGCCCATGTGTTAAAGTTTTAAAGACACCCTTAACGTTTTCCATCCATGTGTTTGCCCAAGGTCCACGAAATGTTAAAACATAAGTTCTGCCAACACTGTTTACCTTATGAAAAGTATCACGTTTGGTAATAATAGGGAAAAGAGAAGGCTTATGTTCCTCTACCTCTCCGTCAAAGTGTTGTTCAACCAATTTGCCTGAAAATATCCAACTCACACAGTTGAAAGCATGGCTGTGATATGCTTCACGTGTGCCATTTTCAAACCTGAGCAAGGCTATGCTAAATAAGGACTTAATTTCAACCAACCAAAAGCCCCAAACATACGATTCAGGGCCACCATCTTTACCACGAGATAGTATTTTCATTTTTTGTTCTCCATTTTAGACATTCAAGACTATAATCAAAAGTGTGATAAATAATAGTTGCCAATATAAAAAATGGCATATCTCTCCATCCTAAATTATTAAATGTCCCACCACAATACAAAACCGCTACTATTACCAAAAAATTAAGCAAAAGGCTTCTTAGCAGGTTAATGAAGAATATCATAAACTCTCATAAACCTTTCTATAAGACGCCGCACGTTCCTTACTAGAATGATCTTGAACCGTTCTAAACGCCTGATCTCGAATGGAATTCAGTCTATCCCAATTGGCCAACGATTCTGTAATTCTAGTCTTAATTAACTCGACATCCTCATTGCTTCCCCTAATTAACTCCATGTTTTTGCCATTATACAAATCAGGTACATGCCCTACAAGACGAGATAATACAGGAATTCCACATGACATCGCTTCCAAAATAGGCATTGTGCCAGACTCAAAATTATCCACAGAATTACATACATGCAAAGTGGATTGGTGATAGTATTTAAGCAAATCCTTTTCTAAAACATCCTGATGAAAATCAACACTTCCCGTCTTTAAGACGCTGTTCATATAACCACTATCAGAAATCCTTCCGACCAAACATAATCTTAAACCCAATTCCTTACACGCCTGTGCTACTTCCAAGACTCCCTTCTTCCCCTCAATTCTACTAACAGTCATGTTGATGATGTTACTGTTGGATAAATATGGCACCTTCTTGAAAGCCTCTAAATCAATACCCAAAGGGATGATTTCAGCACTAGGCAGTTCACTCTTTTGATAAGAATTTACTACAAAAACACGAAGATACTCCTCCCAAAGTTCTTCCTTGAGATTATAGGGATTGTAATGAGTTAAAATCTTCTTTTTGTTATCTGCCCAAAGTTCTGGAAATAGACTTTTAATCTTCGAAGCAGATTTCCAATACTGAGCATCGACAATATCTGCCCATTTTAGACCCTCCCGAGCCGCTTTCATTTGGGCATCATCGGGCTTCTTAGGGTGAAAATAAAGAAGTTTGAAGTCTAAATCTTTATTGTATTTCTGAATGTCCAATGCAAGGGTAGTAATGGCCGTCTTGGGAGCGGGAACAATTTGTAATATTTTCATGAATTAATATAGTGTTTTCTGGTGACGTATAACAAATGTTTTGGTATTCTGCTTCATAATTTCTCAACACGATAATACCTTTCAGTGATTAGTGCGTTTCTAACATACTCAGCAGCTTCGGCCATAGTGGGAAAAATCCTTTCAGGGCGGTCACTCATAGTTACTACGACAGGCAGGGTATTTTGAACACGATAATCCGGAAGTAATGGCTTTCCGCGCAATAATCTAGACAGATGGCGTGGATAAACTCCATCTGCTTGTCTTATTGTTTCTATTTCTACTTTGTTCAGATCGGCAACCTTTACGTACTCCCTAGCATAATCTGTTTCCACAACATAATAGCAAAAGCATTCTGAAATACTATAATTCATAAAATTTCTCCCTCTAATAAATAGTCTAGCAGTTCAATAGATAAAATCCAGATGAAAAAAGTATTATTCGGCCCGGTTTCAAACGCACCTTCCTGGGAATGGGTAGGTAAAGATATTGCAGAATCCCTAAAAACACACTACGAGGTAGAATTTTTTACGGATAAAATCACCCCAGCAGATGCTATTTTTGTAATAAAAAAGCCTCTTAACGCCGGACAACTAAGAGACACCCACGGCTCTAAAATCATCTACATTCCAGTGGATTATTTCACCAGCCACGGACACATCTACTCACACCGCAAATTCCTGCAAAGTTGCTCCATAATAGGCGTACATTGCGATAAACTTAAATCTCATTTAGGCAAATTCGCTCTTACCCATAACGTAGAACATTACCTAAAATACCCAATAAACCCTACCCCTTACAAAGAAAATGGCTTTGTCCTTTGGATCGGCGTCTATGAAACCTTACCTTTCTTCATAAAATACCTTCAAACCAATCCAATTGCAAATGATATCAAAATTCTTACCAATCTCTCCAATAAAAGTGCCGTAGGAAGATCGCACAAATTCCAAGCCCATTACAACATAGACCTGAATAATATACCATTCAAACTTTATGACTGGACGCCTGAATTACAAGCCCAAATGATGTCCGAAGCCAAAGCGGCTATCGAAATCAAAGATGGGGACTTTATAGGCTCTCATAAACCACCTACTAAAGCCCAACAATTCATTGCAAATGGCATCCCATTAGCCTGTAAGGGTTATTACGCAACTAATTATTTTAAAAAATATGGTTTTTCAATTCCGGAACCTAACGACTATTGGCTTTCCAAAAAATATTGGGAGAAAACCCAAGAAATGGCCAAAGTCTTAAGGAGAGACCTGTCTTTAGAAAATGTAAGAAATAAATATATTCAATTTATAGAAGCAAACGAGCCGCAAATTAAGACTACAACGGTTATAACTAAGGATTCAAAGATTAAAAAGAACGCACTTACAATGGAACAATGGAAAAGGATTCGGCGATCTTTGAAGCAACGTGGCGGTTAAGCATATGCCCAGTTCGATAACCAGTTATTTTTCCTTCTAATCTACAGCCCAACAACCCAAAATCTCCAATCATATCCAATACTTTATGTCTGGCAATTTCATTATCAGTCTTCATTTCTACCAAAAACTTATCCGTGTAAATGATATAAGGGCTTTTCGAACAGTTTTTAGGCAATAATTTAAATTCCTTACGTTTCTTCTCCCACAATTTTCCTTCTTCGTCTAAAGGATAATGCAAACAAGTCCTGCTCCAAGAGATTTCTTTCCTGTAAATCAATGGATCAATGGTAAAACCTGCAACTTGTGTCCCTAAAGCATTATCATAATCCATTACAGCAGACATGGTTATACCGGAAACTGGAGAAGGCTCTACTTCAATATGTTTGTCATTTAAGTAAAACTTCTTTCTCTCCGAAATTCTTATTAAATTAACTGGTTTTTGAATTTCTAAAAAACCAGTTTTAGAAATTATTCGTGTAAAAATATCAGAACTAGCACAGAAGGGAACTTCCTCTTGATCTAATTCGATTAAAATATTATCCAATCCAAGGCCGTATATGGCAGATAACAGGTGTTCAGTCATAATAACGCGAACACCATCTTTTTTAAGCGTTGTAGTCAAACCTACTTCTTCATGATCTATAAACTCCAACAAGGCTGGAATAAAGGTATCTTTTACCTTAAAAACAACGCCATTGTCATGAGGATGACAATGCATGGCTATTTTCTTCCCGCTTCTTAAGGCTCGTCCTTTAAGAGTAAACGAAGAAGATAGTGTGGTTTGTTTCATTTGGCAAAAATTCCCATCTTATTCTTGCCAGCAAATACGTTTAACTCCCAAGGATAAAGACTAGAGAATTCTTCATAAGTCCAACCGGAAATATGTTGTTCATTAATGTTGTCATAATGAATTTTTGCTGGACGGATTTCGCCGGAATTTTCACTTAAAGGGACAGATACAACCACATGATTATATCTGTTTAAGGCTTTAGAAAGAATTTCTTCGGCATCTTGTTTAGGAAGATGCTCAAGAATATCGCCGAAGATTATGCAGTCAGCAGTAGGTAATTCGACGAAACGAATGTCGCCGATAATGATTCTCTCGTAATACTGCTTTAGATTAAACTGCTCTACGTAAGGCTCCCAGATTTCAATAGCTATATAATGATATTCTGGGCCTAACAGGCGTGGATAGGTAGCAGAACCAGCCCCAACATCAACAATATACTTAATATCTGGCTGCTTCTGTAACCACTCTTTAATCTCTTGTTTACCTTGAACTACACTTCCTGGCATGGAAGTATATATAACTATTTTTACTCCAATTTAGTCCATTTAATATATTCAAGCGTTAAATCTATGACAATGAAAGTAAAAATAACGGGAAAGAAAAACAGCCAAAACCTAAAGTTTATAGCATTTATGCCGCCGCAATAAACAGCAGTTGACATTACCAGCATCGAAAGAACGAACCCTCTTATAAATTCAATTTTGTTTCTTGTCATAATTGTCAATTTTAAATAAAACCCAAGAAAGGAAAAGATACATTATACAACAAATTACGCACGATATAACTAGTTTTAAAGATACACTGCCCTCGGAAAAATAGGTAATCGCCAACGCAAATATCAAAAGCATCTCAAAACGAATTACCAGAGACATTATCGAATTTATATTAAAAAGAGATTCTGGTGCTTCTCCAAAATATTGATAAGGATTATCTTCCATCTGATCGTTTAAGAAATCTTAAATCCAAGGTAAGGAAAAAAGCGAACAAGAGCAATTGTAACATAAATGTTGACAAATTCGAGCCGAGTATAAAGAATGAAAAGATCATTCCTATAACACAGCCAATAGCAAAGGGAAATTTCAGCCAAATATCGAAAAGGTATTTCATTTTAAACCTTTCTTTTAAAAACAATGACCGCTATCTATCGCTTCATAGAATCTATCGAGAAATTGAATCGGACTTACTCGCGAAGGATAAACGTAATAAATATCACTCGGCGAAGGCGGCTTAACCCATTTAGGGGAAATGGAATCAACTTTTGTTGTTCCACTTCGCAATAATAACGATGCAGGTAACATCGATATTAAACCAGATATAAATGAACGTCTTGTGAGCATTTTACCTTCTTAAGATATTTATACATTAAATTAGAAGTCTCCATATACCTCCTTATATTTCCTTTACATAATTAATCACACCAAACATTTTACTTCCTTCACGTAATAGCTTCCTAATCATACATGTCCTCGACGGCAAATCCACCATGAAAGGTGAGAAAACATATCCATTGAGATAGTAATCAGATTTGGGCTTTGCTACAATTAATACCTTGTCTTTTGGCATATATGTCGAAGTGTATTCTAAAGAATCCGTCGAACCGCCAGATAAAACAAACTTATCCTCATGGAGTAGCACCTTGATTAAACAATCATGATTGTCAGGATGCGTTAAAATACTAAAAGATAATTCTTCCTTATCAATATTGGTTTTTTCTAATATCTTCGCTTTTACAGAGTCAATCATGTTGCGAAGAGATGCATTACGAGTTATATGAAATTCTGTATCGAAAAGACTGTTCTCAGGACATGTATAATGATAAACCGTCCCACTCCAATTGATTAAATCTTCAATCAAAAGCTTGTTTAACTCATCTATACCAGCGTCATATATGCCACAACAATAATTTTCACTCTCAAAAACCCATTTGTCACCTCTGTCCCTCTTGTAAAAAATAAGACCATTTTGATCAACAAGCGGAGTACAACCTAAAAGGTATGGACTGATTATTTGCGACAATTTAGATTTAATCCTGTCTATATCAAAATCCGTCTCAAGAAATTCGCTAAAACTCTTTTGATTCTCCAATATTATTGCCACACATTGCTCAGTCCAAATTCCACAGGATAAATCTGCTTTATCTTTCCACTTGCTATGAATCGCCTCTACTTCTCGCTCTGCCAAATATTTGTAATAATCTATCGGCCAGTAAAAAACAGATCTCTCATACTTCTCATTATTCATGAAATCAAAAATTACTTTTTGATTATACCTCCGATGCCCACCCTCCGTCTTAATTACCTTTAACTTGTCATCCCACTTCCTCAATGTCTGAGGTGAAACTTGCAATAAAGTTGCAACGTCCTTTAATGTCAATAATTGCTCCATAAATCTCCTAAAAATTGATAAAACCTACTAAAATGTTATAGTAAGATTTATTTAAATTTTGGCAAAATTTCTTTTTCAATATAATCGGCAATTTCTGCAAAAGATTTACCATCATTGTCATTTAGAATAGCGAGCCTAACTTGATAAGACTCTTTCAGTCCTGAAGCCTCAAAATCTTCCCTAAGAAAGTCTATGCCGATTGGGTATTGAGCAACATCATTGTAGTATTTTACGTCAACGGGAGCCCCATTTGGTTCTCCTAAAAAATGACCTATACTAGACTGTTTAATCTCTTCTTTTAAATTACCATAAATCTCCTGCCACAACTCACAAGCTACCCCCAAACAACAATATTTCCATTCTTCGCCATCTTTACAAGCCAACGCTTTCCGTCCCTGCACATACTTGCCAGAACGTAATGCCTCTATCCACTTTATGATAAACTCTCTATCTGTCATATTACTTTTTCTTTTTAATGTTTGCTATCGTTGTTTTGTTGGCACTTTTTGGAACAAATCTGAAATAAACTGAATCGAACTTAATTTCTTCCGCCACCGCAGAACTAAAACGAGTCTGCCAGAAACGAGAAACAACCTCCTCACACAAATCTACCGGACTCTTAAAAGGAATTTCATCAATAAAAGAAGCCCCACCACCCAAACAAACATATCCACAATCTGTATTCGGAAGCCGTGGCGTAAAACCATCAGATTTCCTTTCTATATGCAATTCATAGAAAAATAATCGCCCTTCATATTTTGAAAAATATACATAGAAATACATTTCTGGAAGTTCGACATGTTTTTGCCCACGCTTGCCAAACAATGTCCGCCCACTAGCAGGGATCGTCACCCTTCCAAAAAAACTATCCCTGCCATGCTTAAAGAATTCAATTTTCAGTTTTTTCTTTTTCATGACCTTCATATAAAATATTCCTTATTTCTCTATTTGAACAGGAGCCTTCTGAACAGGTACAGTAACCAACGGCATTATTCCACCACTTCCCACAAACTGTGGCGAAATTCCATTCCACTTTTGAACCATGCCATATTGAATCAACTCGGGCGTTATACTCTCAGCCAATATCTTGTTAGCCTTAGCCTGTGCCTCCGCTACCATCAATATCGACTGTGCTTCACCTTCCGCTTCCGCAATTTGCTGCCGTGCTTCAGCCTCTGATTGCTTCACCTTGTTCTCAGCCTTAATCGCCAACTGTGAAGCCTCAATTGTCGCATTAATAGAAGCTTCTACGGACTGATCCACACGTAATTTGCCCACAATCGCTATCGTATCAAATACAAATCCATCCTTCTCTAACTTAATCTGTAAATCAGACTTGATCTGCTCCAACAAGTCCTGCCGCATTACCCCAAAAATATCCATCACCTTCATCTTGCTGGCATGAATCGTAAACGCATCCCTCACCTGCTGCCGCAAATATTGATGAGATACGTACTCTATATCCTTACGTAAATCTACAAAAATATGAGCAACCTTATCTTCCCGAATCCGGTAACTAACACTCACATCACACTCAACACGAGTACCTTCTACCGAGTTAAATGTAATAGCCTCTTCCCCAACCCAATTTACCATATTTAAAAATGTAGGGAATTTATACACTTCAGTCGTGAAAGGATTATACCAAACCCGTCCCGTCTTTAAGGGGAAATCTTCAACACCCTTTTGATTGCCATATTGATTTACCTTGATACCTACATATCCAGGCTCAACCTTCGCACAACCAGCCAACACCAAAACACCAATCAACAAATAACGCATTACTTTCCTTTATAGAAAAATTTTGAACTCTTTATACAAATCAAAACACTAACAAAAAACCAACCCACCAAAACTACTAAACCGTAAATCACCGATTCAGTATTCGGTTCAGTTATCAAATCAAGGCTGTTAGTTAGGACTGGCATTGTAACTAAAAACCATATTATCGCAATAGTAACCAAAATAAGGTATTTCATTTTTTCTCCTCCACACTATAATGATTTCATGATTATTGAAACAGATTTAGGCCACGATCCAGATGACTTCTTTACTATCTGCTATCTCGCCGCCGTCAACGTAGAAATAGAGTCTATCCTAATTACTCCAGGCGATCCAGATCAAATTGCCATCGCTAAATTCCTCTGTAAAGAATTAGGACTAAATATCCCAATCGGTGTCTCTCGCCCAGATAGAAATAAATCTTCCTGCCGTGGCATTCATACTGATGTTCTTAACAAATACAAGTTCCCACTAACCGCAAAACCCGATGGATTGGGAATTGACATTCTTAAAGAGATCGTAAACGAAAAAACCGAATTTTTAATTATTGGACCCGTTGAGAGTATAGGTAAATATCTGGCGGAAAATCCAGATAAAACCATTAAAAAAGCCACCATGCAAGGCGGCTTCCTCGGATACAATTTACACAATTACGATTGTGTTAAAATAGATAAATTTGAAAATACTATCTGGCAGCCAACTTTTAATCTAAACGGCAACAGAAAAGCAGGTGTTGACTTTTTAAACGCAAATATAAAAGAACGTAGAATGGTAGGTAAGAATGTTTGTCATACTATTGTGTATGATAAAGATGTTTTAAGTAATACAAATCCACCCCCAAATAGAGCCGCAGAAATATTCTATGAAACTATGTCCATGTATCTAGAAAAACATGAACACAAGAAGTTTCATGATCCAACCGCTGCGATCTGTCACCTAAACCCAGAAATAGGCCAATGGGTTCGTGGTAAAACAGTTAAAATGGAATCCGGTTGGGGAACCGTCTTAGATGATAATGGAGATTATATATTGGCAAACATTGACCAAAATACTCTATGGGAACACATTACACAATGGAAATAAATTAGCACTTTTCTCTCAAATCTTTTAATATCTCGTTGTTAATCTCTTTCCGGACTTCTAATTTGATAAGTTCATCAAGTTCTTCTGCTAGCGGATCCAATTCTGGATTCAACTCGGAAATTACTAAATCATCCTGCCATTTATCAAAAAGGTCATCTTGGGATAAATTCATTTTATTCTTCGCTAATTTGTATAGCTTTCCATAAATTACGGTGATATTCAACTTCTTCAACTAATTCCTTGACAAAGTATGCCAAACGAGATTCACGCTTCTCTTGCCAACGATCATTGTGAGTTTCTTCTGCTAGCCTTTTGACCTCTTCAATCTGTTCATTTGTTAGCATATATAATGATATGAATAAAACTGTTTTGTGGATTGTAATTGTGGTTTTAGCAGGTTTTGGATTTTATATCTACTCAGATAAAATACTTGACCGAGTTATCGATAAAGCCATCGACCGTATGGACCACGAAAAAATAGTCGATAAAGTTTATGATAAATTCAAAGAAGAATACCCAAACTTCCACCGCATTTCTAAAGATTTGGATCAAAGGTTCTATAGAAACGAACGACCTTAACGTCTTTCCACCAATTCAAGATATTTTTGATTCGCAAGTTTTATCTCGTCTCCCCTTTGAATGTATACTTGATCGAACTCGTCGAAAGAAATAACTTTCCAAGGGGGCTGCCCTTTACCGCTAAATTTGTAATGCCCTGTTATGGTATCTCCTACTCGCAGCCATACACGATTATTGTCGGCTGTCCAAGCAGCACACGCAAATAAACTGAATTCTCTAACTGCCGCAAAGAAAGCAGAAATAAATACAAAAAGCAATAGCAATTCTTTTAGAGAGCACATTTAAATCAGGCTTTTTATTAATTGATCTGTAGTATTTAGCACTTCATCCATTTCTTCCGTTCGATCCGTCACCAAAGTCAATTCTCCCTCGCGAGCAATTACATAAACCATATTTCCTACAGCGGTTTCATCTTCCCATTCTTTTAGGGCTCTTGCATCTTTGTATACAAATAACTCTTGTACCTGCCCAAATGGTACTGCCTCGTAGGTTGTGTAGATTTCTGCGGTTTCAGTATTTTCAATTACACAATTTGGCCAACGCTCCCTAAGAAACCGCACTACTGCTGCTAATGCGGTTTCTGGCTTAGCTGTTATTTCCCAAATGGTATCTCTTCCGCCAATTTCCATAATAGTATTGTAGCAAATCTAAAAATATAGTAAAGTGAAAATGTCTCTAGATAGTATCTCCCCGCAAGAGAGATTATAGATAAGGATAGGATTAATTTATGGTTTTGTACTACGCTTATCCGATTATTTGCAAAATTATTGGCTGGATTAGTGTATTTTTTGCTATTAGCAGTTATCGGGGTTATGATGTATTTTCACGAACCATACGACGATGAGGGGTACTAAATTGTTTTTATATATCTCAAATGCCCTGCATCCCAAATTCTATCATAGCCATTTAACTTCATAATCTCATATTCCGGCAAGTCGGTAGAATACCCCTCCATTTTAACCAGTTTATGCTTTTGAAACTTCATCCTGTTAAAAAATTGTTTGTTCTTTATATTGTAATACCCATATCCAGGTGAAGTTATCCCATCTAATTTAAATCCAATCTTTTCATACAAACCACCAATAGAATACCTTCGATCAGCATAAGACATAATGCTCTTTACATCAAAACACTTCAACAATTTGCTAGCACCTCCAACAATATTCACTCCAAGTCTAGAACAATATCTTTTTAATTCATATCCATATTGTTTGTTCGGTACAAGAGTCATGCAGGCGACTAATTCTCCATCGTGATACAAACCATATGCTAACTTAGAGTTGTCACTGCCTTGTAAGTGATTGATATTTAGAAAATTATTCTTTTCTTCAAACGACAACTCCTTTGACACCGTCTGGCGAGCATAAATTACAGCATTTGTTCTTAAATAGCCAGACAAACGGGATTTAACAATATCTTGTTTGTTTTCCCATTCATTCTCATATATCTGAATCAGGCGTATACCTAATTTGTCTGCAATTTCGGCTTTTTGAAAATGTAGTTTTTTACCAACTACAGACTCGGTGTGCCAATACATTCCATGATATTCTACCCCAAGTTTTAGTTCTGGAAGATAAATATCTATTTCTTTATAGTCTAACAAACGCTGATTAGTCTGTATTTCACCGGAATGTTTAGTTTTAATGAAATCAGCAATCTCACGTTCACCTCTAGATTGGGACATCTCCCCAACACAACCGGGGCAGGCCAAATCAGACTTAAGATGTGTATAAGCAGCCTGTTCAAAGTCGCCATGTTTTTTACAAGTTATCTTAATTTTATCATGGGCTTTTGTGTAGTCGCCGTGATAAGTGAATTTGCCGCCATGCGTTTCAGTTGCTAGTTTCTCGAATGTTTGAACATTATAAGCCACGCCACCTTTACATTTCGGACAACCATTTTTAATGTTTATATGATTTGTTGCCGATTGGATAAATTCTCCATGATTAGGACAAATTATGGTTACTTTAGTGTAGATTCCATTAACGAGATCAACTTTAGAATAGTCATAAAAATCTCCATGAACTTCTCTGGCACGTTTGATAAAAGTTTCTTTGGTGTGCTTGCCTACACCTCTACCAGCACAATGAGGGCAGCCACATTTTAAATGTCGATATGGATACTGTTCTACATCACCATGCCTTGGGCATTTGTAGAGAATCTTGGTAACTTTGTTGACATAAACGGTTTCTGAATAATCGTATTTGTCGCCATGTTTGGCGGTGGCTTTAACAAAAAACTTGGCTGGACTGGCTTTGCTAGACATGGTGCTATTATAGCAGAAAATTTGATATTGACAAACAAAAAAACCTCGCGTGGACTCAAATCCACGCGAGGTTTTTATTCAATTTTCATTCTTCCGTTAGATTACAAAGTTAGCAATCGAGAGACGGGCATAGAACTTAGCACCTTCACGCAAGAGCTTTTTACCATATCGGGTAATTAAACCTTTACGAGGACAGAATCCATCTGGGTCTAATACAACCGGAGTTTGTGTAAGCGGCACATACGGGCAGAAGAAGTAACCCGAATCCATATAAGAATCACCTTTATAACCTAATAACATTTGGTTAGTTGGGAACAAAGGATCCTTATACAAACGCCAACGGGTATTAACCGTTCCCACGTACTGAACACCAAGCGAGCTGGTGAAGGTTTCAGACGGGGCTGGGGCGAAACCAGCGGTAGCGGTTTCAAACATCGAGGCAACTTCCGGAGAAGTTACGATCCAGTTAGCACCACCACGCAAGGTCTTACGGTGAACTTGGTTCGAAATTTCAACAGTCTTTACGAACAAAGATTCATACTTTTCTTTAATCGTGTCACCGAGGGCCGTGTTGAAATCCCAAGACGAAACAGTACCAGCACTGGTACGCAAGTCACTGAGAACTTCACGGTCGATTTCAAGATTAACTTCCTGAGCCAAAACAGCGGTCAATTCTTGTTCGGCATCAAGGTTATGCTGCGAACGAATATCTTGCTGGGCTTCGTAGCTCCAAACGGCTTTCAACTTACGGCTCTTAGCGACAATTTCTTCGCTTTCGATAACCATGTTGATTTCCGGGAGGTCTTGATTACACTCCATATTGTATTCATAGGATACAATTGCATAATTCGTGCTAGGAGTACCACCAGTCCAAGCAATGGTCAATTCACCCGTGGTGACGTTAACCGTGCTACCGGCCTGAAGACCCTTAACAGTCGGAGTTCCGATATCGACAAACGTAACTGTGCCACCTTCAGAAACGCTGAAAGTTTGAACAGCCGTAGCCGATTCATACAACGTTCCCGTAATGGTTCCGGCAAAAACCGGCGTGTGCTTGAACGGTTCGAAGACCGTGGTCGAGGCACCACCTGCATCGCTAGCCAAGGTTTCGTTCTGGACGAACGAGCTTGAGTAATAGATGTCAAGGTTTGCATCACCAGAAGCGGTCTGCATCAAGCTTCTTGAATCATCACCTGGGAATCCGGAATTGCTTGCACCGAGGGTAGCACCCTTGTCGCTTCCGTAACGGAAACGGAGGTAGTACACCAAGCCGGTCGGGCCGAGCAACGGCTGAACCGACACAACTTTATTGGCAATCAACTGCGGATAAATACGACGAACAAGCGGAATACTAATACGCTTGAAGTTTGCTACGTCAGAACTATCAGTAGCGGTTTCATTCATTAATCTCTGGTTTTCGAGAAGGACAGCTGCGCATGATCGGGTAAAGCGATCATTGATGCCTTCCAGCAAACCAGTCGGTGCCCAGAGTGATTCACACTCTTTGGCTTCATTTAAGAATCTAGAATTTCCTTCCATATCTTCCTCTATTTAAATTTGCTGGTTATTCAGACTTTGTTACGCCCGAAAGAATTCTCATATTCTTCAATTCTTCTGGGCTGATTGCTTCCACCAACGTGGTGTTAGCAGCGGCTACTTCTTTAACTTCTGCCTTCGGCTTATCAACCGTTTCAGCAATAAGTTCTTTATTAGTAACCTTACGGCCTTTACCCTCTACATGCTGTGCTTTCTCTTCACGCAATTCTCTCTTCTCTTCAACCTTTTGAGTCTTTTGTTCAGTCAAAAGATTGTGTGATTTCTTAACCTCTTCGTTAAGTTTCTGATTGTCCATAGCCAAACGAATGTTCTTGGCTTCAACAATCTTCAAACGTCCGCTGAGGTCTTCAATATGCTTATTGGATTCTTCCAATTTCTTGCTTGTAGCAAGGCTATATTCTTCGTCAGAAATGTAATTGGCAACCGTATCAACAATGTGATCCAAGGCAACCTTGTGTTCAGCCATTGTTGGGTCGTTAAGAACATCACGACGGGCTTGTTCGTAATAGGTGCGTCCCTTGAGCTTCAAGAACTGATCCAATTTATCAATCATGTTCTCTTCAAGTTCGGCATACTTCTTGTCATATTCTTCATAAAGACGAGTTTCTAAATCGCCACTCTTGGATTGTTCGTCTTCGAGCATCTTGGCAGCAATGCTATACTGTTCATTCTGGAAACTTTCAAACTCATTACGTTGGGTTTCCAAACGATTACGAAGTTCTTCGATAATCGTGGCGGCTTGCTCGTAGCCTTTAGTAGCGGTTGCTTCAGCTTCCTTAAGTTGGCCAGCGAAACCTTCATAAGCTTCATCCAATTTTTCCTGATATTCAGCTTCGAGTTCAGTCTTTGCTTCATTCAAAGCTTCATCTACAGCAGAAGTGACTTCCTTAAGAGTATCTTCAGGGAGAATAGAACTTAATGCTTCGACAATTTTATTAGGCATTTCTTTATTTACCTCGTTTTAATCTTTCGTGTTTGCTCTGAAACAATCCCGCTTAAGCAAGCCTTTAATAGTTGCTTGTTTTTATATATGCTGGACGGTTCATTTTTTACGGATAAATTTTCGTTATATCCTGGTGTGATAACGCTTTCACGCTTTGGACTAACGACTTTTTCTTGAAAAGCAGCATACGTGCTTGGATCGGCAACGGCATCAAACGTAATAAGTTTGTAACCTTCACCAATTACCAAAACACCTTCTTCATTCACGCTTCCATTACCAACGCCACGGCTACTAATTCCAACTCTAACGCCGGAATCAATAAGTCCTTTAAGAATTTTTCCATAAGGGGTTGGAAGAATTTCTCCTTCGCCCATTAAGGATTTACCTTCCCACCACAATTTGGTAATTTTGTGGGAAACGTTAGCAAAGTGAACAATAGAATCTGTTGGATGATCAAGTTCTCCGACCAAGCCCCCAGACTTAATAGCTTCTTGTAATTTCTTTACATTTCCATCAAGAATACCGAATGGATAACTTCTTTTATTTTTGTTAATCGCATCGGCTTCTTGAAATTTGCCACGGAACCTAACGAGTTTATAACCGGTATCCGTGGTGGATTCGGAGATAACCATTTCGTTTAAAACGGCTCCGCATTCCCCATAGATTAGGTACTGTTCCCCGTAGGTAATTCCGTTGGAAATTAAATCTTCAGTTAGTAATCGCATTTTCTCCTTTAGAGATTCGCTACTGCGTCTGCTTCTTTGCCCTTGTTAAGTTGCGGTACAACAGACTTAGGAACGTAAGGATTCTGCAATGTTGGCCAAGTATCTCCCTGATCCGTGGCCAATTGATCTGAATCGGAATCGATATCCTTTTCACCTTTAATCTTAAATTCGCCGGCCTTTGGAACGTAAGGGTTACTTAAACTTGGATAGGCGTCTTCGCCACCAATATTTCCCCAACTGTTTCCACGCATTTCATCGGCTAAGCCACCTTTGTAGCTCTTACCATCGCTAACCGGTGCTGGGTCGCCCCAATCGCCACTTCCATCGGCGGCTGGGCTATAACCCTTTTTGGCAAGTTCGGCCATCTTTGGATGGTCGCCATTAAGCGTAGTGTGAACACTACCGCTTGGGTTCCAATCACTTGTTTCCAAATTAGTTTCAACTAATTCTGTCAGCCAATCGACAGCAGATTCAACTACTGTAACTTCTGGCTCGACATGGCCACGAATAATAGAAGCCAATTCATTTAAATGATTAGCGGCTTCGGTGGCTACTAAAGTGTTATCATCTGCCTGAGCGGCTTCATAAACTTCTCTAATAGCAGAATATAAATCAACAAATACTTGCATTTCCAACTTGTGAGTTTCATCCAGTGTCGGATAGAAAACATCAACCATTTCGGCAAAGCCAAGATAAGCATCATCTCCTTCTGGTGTTTTATTACCAGAAAGTCTGACAACACGATTAACTTTGTCCGTATAAGTGTTGTGAGCAAGTCTTAAAATTCCTTCTGCCATGAATTCGCAAGTTTGGTCATCGAAATGAACCGCACCAGCAGTTTCCAGGCAGGATTTAATGCTCTTGGCCAATTCGCTCTGAGTGAGATAAATTACTTCTGGCCAACGACTTACGATTTCTTCGCAAGCCTCTTCCATAGCATTATTATCAGAAAAACCATTCTGACGCTTGAAGTCGGCTATTTTCTTAATGAAATCGGTATCTTCGTTAAGTTTCTTAGCGTTTCCACGAAGAACTTTAACGTCTGTATTAAGAGTTTTCCAATTAAAAGTAAGAATCTTGGCTTCGTTACGGGCATGATAGGTAGGCAATTTCAAGAATACGACATTGCCTTCGTTATCGTGTCTGGCGACGGATTCTTTAATAACGTTTCCGTGTTCGAGAATTCCAAGATAATCATTAACGGTTTCGCAAAGATTAGCCCATTCACCAATTTGACGAGTGATACGTTGTCTCTTAAGTCTCAAAAGATTCTTCTGACTAGGAGAACGCTTTCTGAAATTAATCTTTTTGGCACGCATACGACGAGCGGTAACGGCTGGAGATTCGCGGTGTCTCGGCGTGGTTTGCCAGCGAACCTTTTTGTAGCCAACAATCTTGCCATTTTTACGGATAGGAGCAGAACGTAATTTCTTTTCTTCAAAGAAAACTCTCTTAACCGACGGAAGATTCAAATATTCTTCGAAGCAAACATCGGCTTGCTTATCATTTCCTTCTAGGACAGATTCGAGCATTTTACGTAAAACGCCACGTGATTTTTCTCCTTCACTTGTTTCATCAATCACAAGTTGTTCAATATTTTCAAAAGCGACAGCACCTTCTTTAATTACGTAATTGACATGAACATAAGTTCCGTCATTACATTCATAAAGTGCATTTTCGCCACCATAACAACTTAATTGAAGGCTTTCCAAGCCCAAGGCTCTCGCAAGAATGGGAGCCGATTCAGTTAATTCTAATTCCGAATTTGAAAGAGATTCGCTTTGAAGTTTTTCAAAAGCATCAAACTTAATGAGCTTTCTTTTCATAATATTTTTTGACTCCTCTTTAAACTATATAAAGCCGTACCGACACTTTCGGTTAACATATAGATATGCATGAGTTTATAGTTTTTATCGGAGTTTATTATGAAAACCTTTGTTGACTATCAAAAACTACGTGAAATGAGTGCTTTAGACGTAGGGAAAAGTGCAGTTGGAGGCACTGCATTAAGCAACGATGAAGAGGGAGAAATGGGTTCTTTGTTTAAAGTAGCCAGATTGGGCTGGGACAGATACCGAGGAGAAATGGTATCGTTTTTGCAAAAGTTGGCTCACAAAGACCCAGATATCCAAGAAGAATTTAGCAAGATTAAAGACTCTGGATTTGGCAAATTATCAAGTGCTGTTAGGAGAATCAAACCCGAACCTGACATAGTAGGTCGTCCACAATCAGATTTTGGTGCAAGTGATCTTGACCAAGAATAAAAACTTTGTTAAATAACTCCTTATGAGTTTTATAACATTTTTCTCTAACAACAAGAATGAAGTAGCATCAATTATCTTTAGAGCCGATGTTACTACACCGCAACTACTTAGGACTGCTGAGAATAGATTTGCTACTGACAAGCCTGTTCGTCAAATGCTTTGTAGGCTTTTGCCTGAGTTCTTTTCTATCCTAGATAGTTGTCGCTCAGACCTCTTATTTCGTCCTTATCAAGAAGGGATTTCCCTTAAACGTATGGATGAAATTTTTCCTAGACCTAAATTAGTTGGTCGTGGCAAAACTTGTACTCGGCCGATAGTTATTATCAATAGTTTAGGCAAATCTACTTCTATGTCCTTTGATGCGGACTATTTATTAGCTTATCAGCCGGCGTCAAGAGTACAGAGATTCTCTGTCGGAATAATGCATGGCTCTAAAGTTACTAAATTGTGTCAGAAAATTGGCGATCAATGGAAAATGAGTCATAAACTTTCTGATTGGGATTTTTTTCACGAATTCCCTTTTACCCTGTCTTTTTCGAATAAAGATAAGGTTAATGACATCTGGACTTTGGGCATAGCAAAGATTATAGACGAATGTTATGCTTGTTTTTAATTCAGATTGTATTACTCAAAATTATCTACCCGATGCTTCGGTAGACCTGCTAATCTGCGATCCCCCTTTTGGCATTGATGAAACCACGTTTCATAAGCATTACAAAAGGGATGAATCGTATGTAATTAATGGCTACGTTGAAGCTCCCTCGGATTATTATCAATTTTCACTTGATTGGTTGACTCAAGCAAAGAGAGTCATGAAAAAAGACGCAACTCTTTACATTATATCGGGTTGGACAAATTTAAGGCATATATTAAATGCAGTTGAAAAAACCGGTTTTTCAACAATTAATCATTTAATTTGGAAATTTAATTTTGGCGTGGCAACCAAGAACAAGTATGTAAGTTCTCATTATCACATACTTTATGTCACAACAGGCAAGCCAAAATTTAATACGTATTGCAGATTTGGTTCGCAAGAGAAGGCATTGGGTAAGTCCTTATTGTATCAGGACTTAGAAGATGTATTTGTGATAAACAAGGAATACATGCCAGGGAGCGTAAAGAATAAGAACAAGTTACCTGATGCTTTGGTGGAGAAGTTGGTACTTTATTCATCGTCTGTGGGGGATGTGGTTGGGGATTTCTTTTTAGGGAGTTTTACAACGGCATTCGTAGCTAAAAAGTTAGGGCGTATTCCTGTAGGATTTGAGGTTAACCCTGAGAGTTTCAATCATTACTTAGCAGAATTGGATGCTTTAGAATTAGGAAGTGGGTTAGATTCATTAAAGAAGGTTGTGAATACTATTCCTGTAAACCAGGGGAAGAGGATTAGTATTGCGGAAAGGGAAGCGATATTGACTGATTATCAGACTGGGATTGGTACGAAGAAGGAGATTATTGCTTATTTGTGTGATAAGTATGGAAGAGGACGTTTTGCGATAAAGAACATCTTGGATGAAAGTCTTAATTCTGATAATGCTGATCACAATAATATTGGAACTTCTATTTAGGTCGATATGGCATAAATAGGTTTGTGAGTAATCTTTATCAATATGGTCCTGATTTAGTTGCGTTATTGCGAGACAATGGCAATAAAGCATTAGTTAAAGTATTAAAAAGCAACAGGTATAAGTCTGGTGCTTTGTTTGATGTTTCTTGGAATGACTTAAGAAAACAGAAAGAAAAAAGAATTATTCCACGATTTGAAGACCCATGTCCGACTTGTGGAACTGGCGGACATATGAGTGGCATAGAATGTCCAGGATGTGGATTTAAAGAATGGTATTCTCTATATTCTTTATGATATTTTTAACCATCTATACGTTGGCAATGGCTGGAATATTGTGGTTTTTATTTGTCACAATTCCTAGATGGTTCCGCAAAGATTAACTAAATGATCGACTTCTGCGTAATTAATGGTGACTTCTCCATCTTTAAACTCTAGATGGCTCAATATAATTCCCTTTGGGAAATCTTCTAAAATCCCCTCACAAAGTTCTTCTGAGAGAATAACTGTAAAATCGCATTCTTTATCTAGCCGGCTGCTTGCTAATGGCAGTTGTTCGTATGACCTAACCTTATATGTTTTATAATTACTTAATGTTTTGCCTGAAGTAATTATAAGCATTTCATCCTGTAAACGGTTATAAATTCTTGTCAGCAAAGGAATGCTTATTCTATTGAAAAGAGGGTCGTCTCCCCAGCAGAAAATGGTATTATAATCTACCTGAGATTGTAACAATACTGCCAATGCTGTTTTATCACCAGCCGCTTCTAAGAGTCCTGTTTGTTCCCAATTTTCTCTTATTTCCCAATTTTTGTCTAATTCCATAATTTATCCTAAATCTGAATAATCAATTTCTTCTTGATCTTGTTGCTTGCTGTAAGATTGTATTTCAAGATCGTATTTCTTAATTTCTTCTTTAGAAGGTTCTGCCAATTCTGGCGAGTTTCTTTGTTGCGGTTGGTTTTGATCTTGCGGCTGTCCTTGAGGTTGTCCAATTTGGTCTTGTGGAATTCCCTCTTCCGGAGGTTGTTCGGGAGTTGGTTGGTTTTGGTTTTGATCAGGAGCGAGCATGGGGTTAGGGCCACCTGCTTCTGAGCCGATTTCTGTTTCACCTTGACCAGGAGTACCGAAGCCGAGGATGCCTGGATTGCTAGCGATAATTTGCATTCTAAGTTGTTCATATTGTTGCAATTTATTCCTAGAAATCTTAAGTTCCGCTTCTTTTTCTGGGATTCTTAGGAAATCTATCATGAGATCGAAATCCGAGAAGATGCCAGCGGATTTAAGAGCGGTAGCGTTTTGAATTCTATTATTCGTAACCTCTTGCATGCTAAGTTCTTGCCACCAAGAGGGAATTGTCATCTTGATGTTGAGGTCGCGGTATAATTGTTTTGGATAACCAAGCAACGTTAAATGACGTTCTGCTATGGCGTACAATCCATCTTCAACAGAGAGTTGAATTCTACGGATCATTTTGGCGAACTTAACGTCTCTGACTGAGAGGGTTATTCTCGTTGCATTAGGGTCTGTATTGGAGAAATAATCGTTAGGAAAGTTGAGTGCGGTATAAAGTTTATTTCGGAAATATAACGCATCGTCGATTTCGCTCATATTCTGAGCCCCTGGCAAAGTATCAATTCTTGTTTGAGAATTTGCCCGTGTTGGCACCCAAATATCTTCATCGGCAGACGGAGCGAACCAACGTTCTTCGGTAGCACTTGCTCCCTGCCCTGTTCCCCTCATAGTAGGAACCTTCTTCTTGCGATACAGCGATTTAATTCTTTCTAAATATGCTTCCGCTTTACCAGGAGGAAGATTTCCTACATCGATATAGAAAACACGGCGTTCAGGAGCCCTAACCAAACGCATAACAAGCATAGAGTCTTCCATCAATCTCAACTGATGGGCTGGCCCTCTAGCTGGCTCGATTAAACTCTGTCCGTAAGGATAGAAAGTATTCCTATCATCGCCGATTCTAAAGTGAATAATTTGATTGGGGGCAAAGCGAATAGCCGAACTTTGATTCAATTCTTCTTCAGTGGCTTTAGTAACATCTGCTTTAGACAATGCCTGATAATCTGGGCCTTCGGGACTTTGTTGAAATTCAACCAGTTTACCTTTGGTGGTTTCAATACGATAAACGCTTTCAGTAGCCAAATCGGCCAACTTAAAGATTCCTGCTTTTGGTTCATTTGGATCAATAACTATTTCTAGGAATTTATCGCCATTAATGCAGAGTTGCTTTGTCCATTTCCACAAATTTCTATCAATGTTGAGACGGTCGCGAGCGAAGAAGAAATCTTCCAATTCTTTTGTCACTTCATCATTTTTACATTTTATTGTAAATAAATGGTCGTTTTCACCGGATTGGCAATTGTGTAAAATAAGGGATTTGGTGGCGAAGCACTTTAGTTTATCTACAGAAAGGTCATAAACTCTTATTTTTGAATTTTTACGGACGCCAACAACTTTTCGATAATCTTTCTTTTTAGCCAACCAGAACATTTCGTCGGTGTGGTAGCCTTTGGTTTTTAGATGGTATCTGATTCCTTCCCATCCTCTGTCGAGCATTTGTTCAATTTGTTTTGTGGTTAAGCCTGCTTTGAGGCTTTTCATTACTTTGGCGACAAGTTCATCCTCTGGCTTCTTGGTTTCGTCTCTCCATTGGTTGATAAATGTTCTTTCAGATATCCAACTGTCCTCGAATGTAAAGATTCTTGGAAAAACGTTCTTTCTCAAAGGATTTAGGAGTGTATTTGGTTCCAATCTATAGAAAGGCATTAGGTGATCGCCAACTTTAAGATCGCCACCTGCTCTCCAGGTTTCGTCACGCATTAGAACTAAATGGTCTTCTGTAATTACTTCGAAGCTGCCATCGTCTAATGATATTTTTATGGTTTCTTCGTCTTTAACATATCTTGGATTTTTGGCCCAACCAATGGAATAATCATGTTTTTCGTGGTCATAACCATAGACTAGGAAAGGCTCATCTTTCTTATTTTCTGCAAGCCATTCGATAGATTTATGTCCAAAATAGACTGTTTGAACGGGTGTATTAGCAGCAAAACATGCTTCATCGGCAATAACCGTCATTACATTTTCAATTTCAGGAACATTTCTTAATCTTTCATATTCCTTCATTCTGGATTGACGATTGGTAATACTGCTTAGATCAATAAAGTCGCTGCTATCTCTAAGGCGGATGGTGCCTTGGGTGCCGCCGAAGGTTCCATCTTGACGGATATCCCGTATAACGTCGGGTCTTAGAACTCCAGCACCTGTCAAATCTTGAGATTTTTGACGTTTGGAGATGGGATCATCTTCAGCAGCGTATGTGAATAACTTAAATAAATCAGCCCAGAATGGCATCGTAACCTTTTAACCTTTCTCAACTTATCTATTGCTAACGTAACTATTTTATTATATGAGAAACACAGTATTTGTCATAAGTCACGTAGGAGCAGACGCCGAAACGTTTGTTTCAATACTAAATGAGAACAGCCGTATAAAAATAGAAAAAAGAAATATAGTTTATAAACATCCTGAAGATTTACAAAATCTCTGGGAAACCAAACATAAAAACGCCAGTTCGTTAGCCGTCTATGGAGATTTGATACTTTACAACCAACAATTCCTTTGTAAGAAAATTTATAATTTAGCCAAATTCATTTATCTGGTTAGGGAACCAGCCGGAACGTTAGGAAACATTTCAATGGCGACCCCAGAACTCTACTACAGATTTAGATTAAGACGCATGTGCGAGATGGCCAAAGAAACTCCCAATGCGTTGTTAATCACACATCAGGACTTAGTTCTAGGGAAAGATTTAGGCTTGAGAAATTTCCTAAACCTAAGAGAGGAAATAACTTACGAATTTAAACCTTCCGAGAATTCGGTAAAAGTAGACAAATCTTGCGAGGAGTGTTACGAGAGATATTTGTATTATTTGAAGGAATATATAAAATGAAATTAAAATGGGAAATTATTGCAGACGGGTGGACCTCGATTAGAACATTATGTTTGTTAAACAAAAGAGGCTTGGTGATTTGGCGATCTAAAGATCATTTACATCAGATTAATCAAGAACAATTTGATAATGATTTCAAGTTTCTTGTGGGAAGATACGGAATAAACGAAAGTTCTAAATTCGACATCGAAGAAAGCGTAATTAACGGTAGAGTAACATGATATGTTAATCGTTTAACTGAGTATCTGTTGGTTGGGTTAGAGAGTTTATCTTATCTCTCTCTTCTTTAATCATTTTTTCAAGCATCTCTAATGACTTATGTGGATTAATACTAGCCATGATTTGAAGTTGTGGGTCGGCAATTTTTTGTTTTGGCTGTGGTTTTTCTACATTTTCTTTTGTAATTTCGAAAAGAGCCCTTTGGATATGGATGCGGATGCTGGATAAGGAAACATTGTAAGGTAATTTCCTAAGAGCCATTTCCAGTAATTTTTTAGATTCATCTAGTTTATTCATTTTTTACCAGTTAAATTCTCTTAGTAATTTATCATATTTTCTTCTAAATTGGAACTCCGGTGGAAGATTTTCATCATAAGAATCCAATTTTGGGTCAAATACAGGTTCTTCAACAACTTCAGGCAATCCTTCTCTAATTGCTGCGTGGATTTCGGCCATTAAATCTGGTGTAATTTGTGGTTTTAGAACTTCATGAGAAATATTTGCTCCAACCGGAAGATTTCTATAATTCGTATTTATAGCATACATGGACATTGCCATAGCCATAATAGCATCGTCGTGCTTCCCTTTTTGAGCTTGGGCTTTCTTGGTTCTGGCATTAAACAAGAAACTTCTTAGTTCTTCTGTAAATCTGTAACTTCTAATTAATAGCGATTTATTGAGAAGTCTAGACTGAAGTGCTTCTAGGAAAACAGGTCTGTTTGCCGATGAGGTTTTTACGCCAGGAGCGACTTTTTTACTTTTATTTTCATCATAGAAAATAGATTCATATTGAAGATCATGTTCTAAGTAACTTAAAACAGCGGCACCATAAGAACTTTGTTCAACAATAACTAGGGCTGTGTTGTAGTAAAGTCCCATGCTTCTTAGGTTTATGGCAAATTCTCTGGATGGAATTGTGTTGCTATAAAATTCTGCCACTTGTTCCATTTTGTTAATATCGATAATTTGATAGCAACTATTATCGGCAGGGCCACCAGTTCCTTCGGCACAGTCTGCTCCAATAACGTATTCATGTCCTTCTATTGGCTCTTTCCAAATCCACAAGGCTCCTATATCCCATTCATGTTTTTGGGCTGTGGCGTTACGCCATTCTTTCATAAGAATTCTAGCGGGTATAATTTCAGATACTTCCCTTGATAGTTGAACGATTAGGTCGGATGGAAAGAAGGTAGAACCGGAACCGATAAAACTTCTAAGAATTTCTTGTTTCCAGCCTTGTTCACCAAGCATTGCCTTGGTGTCGTTTACCCATTTTTTATCTGAATATTGCGGGTGTTCCCAGTAATCTAAATCAATTACATGGAACGGACCTTGGCCTGATTCTGCTTTATGATAGGTTTCTTCATACCAGTTACCTACGCCATTAACCGTGGAAACAACGATACATTTACCACCGGTAGCGATAGTAGGATAAAGTGATTTCCAATGGGTTTCCATATCAGCGACGAATGCAGCTTCGTCGATGATTAGAAAGGTCATAGATTTACCACGAGCGGCTTCAGGAGTATAAAACTGAAGTCTGGAGCTGGTTTCTTTGAATAATTTTTCGTGTTTTGTGGGCGGTTCAACTTTCTTGTCATACATCCAAAGAGGGAGATGTTCTAACATTCTGTCAACAATTTCACCGGCTGACATGGCTTCACGGTCGGTTTTAGAAGCAACAAGCAGCTGTTGGTCTTTTTTGTACATACATCGCCACGCACCCCAAATAACGGTAACAGTGGTTAATCCACCTTGACGGAATTTGCTGATTATATTAAACCTATACTTTTGGTAGTCCTTGATTACCTTGCGTTGATATTTATAAGGGATAAAGGGAACCATACCGAAAGCTGGATGCATGATTTTTACGTAACGGTGACAGAAGTAGGGGAAACTTTTTACACATTTCTCTATTTCTTGATATTGTCGTTCGGCTGAGAATTTTTCTGGATTTTCGTTCCAATCAATTTCTAGCTCGTATTTGTCAAATTCGTAAAATTTAGAATAGGCTTCCCATTCCGGAGTACGAACAATATCTTTAACCCTTGTGAATTTTCTGTAAAATTCTTCAAACGGTTCTGGTAAACTTTCTAAGTGGTCCATCTCTATTATCTATATGCCGCAGAAACGCAAATTTTACGATCCAATAGTTATTGCTGGTGTTTTAACTGTAAGTTTTACGATTTTAAAAGAAGTTGGAAAAGCCATTGTTAGCTTTGTAACATATACATTGCTCAAAAAGTGGTGGGAGAAAAGAGATAAAAAATGAATGATAAAAGACTTATTTTAGTTGTTATCTGTTTGTCGTTAGTTGGTGGATTTATTGTTTACAATAAATTTTATGAAAAACCACATTTTTCAAATTTACCTGAAGATGCCCCTTCAACGCCTTTCTCTCTACCAGACAAAGAAGAAGATCCGCTAGAATCCATTAAAGAGTCTGAACTTACAGAGATGCTTAATTATTTGGCTTCTGATGAATTAGAAGGGCGAATGAGCGGCAAAAAGGGGAATGTGGTAGCGGCTGAGTTTATAAAGAAGAAATTCGAAGAATTTGGTTTGCCAACGGAATATGACAAATTTAGGATTAGTAGAGAAAATCCAGGCCCTAAAAATGAGACTGGGGATGACTTTACTCAAAACATTTACGCTTGGATAGAAGGTAACGACCCGAATCTAAAAGATGAAGTTGTAATCATAGGGGCTCATATGGATCATATTGGGTATGGCCCTTCTATGAGTAGAGCCCCAAATCGTCGAGAAGTACATAATGGTGCTGACGATAATGGGAGCGGGACGGTTGCACTAATTGAAATTGCAGAAGCATTTTCATGTGTTAAAGATAAGGTTAAGAGAACTGTAGTGTTTCAGGCATATTCTGCGGAAGAGATGGGTTTGATTGGTTCTCGTCATTATTGCGATAATCCTAAGTTTCCGAGAGATAAGCCTGATATTAAGAAGACAGTCATGATGTGCAACCTCGATATGGTTGGATATTTGAATAAAGGTGTTTATTCTCTAGCTTGGGGTGCTGGGGATAGTTCTTTGGACATTAGCCGAATAATTGAAGAGTTAAATGAGAAATACACTTTTGCTAGAAAAGTGACTAGTAGGGGAAGTGGCGGTAGTGATCATGCTAGTTTTTACAACAAAAGGGTTCCGGTGGCTTTCCTTCATACTGGATTACACCCTTACTACCACACACCAGATGATGATGTAGATAAGATTAATTTTCAGGGCATGGAACAAATAGCCAAATATGCTTTTGAATTGGCGTGGAAAGTGTGCCAAGGTGAAACGCCGCCAAAATTCAATCTTGCTACTTTTAAGGAAATGGAATATACCCATGACCACGGACATCCTGATGTAGAATCTGAAATTCATAGCTATCATAAGCATGAACATGAACACGGGCACAATCATTCACACGAGGAAAAGTAATGGATTTAAACAAACTAGTTGAGAAATTGAACGAAGATTTGAACCGTGAATACATGCATATGCATTTTTATTTGCATGCTGCATCGACTATTTCCGGTACGGATCGGGAAGAATACCGAGAATTTCTATTAGATGCAGCTAAAAGCGAGCTGAATCATATCCATGAATTTACCGATATGATTATCGGTCTTGGATATATTCCAACTCCCGAAACCCTGAGTTACCCCACCAACTTAACTAGGGTTAGGGAAATTCTTGAGTATGCCTTACAAATAGAAGACGAGGTAGTTGAAAGATATGTCCAACGGATGGATGATGCCGAAGAATTAGAGAAAGAGGGTGGATTGAATAAAGTTCATGGAAGGTTTATTCATATTTTTCTAGAAAACCAAATTATGGATTCACGTACCGACGCAGACAATATTCGAAGAATGTTGAGGTGAGCCATTCCCACAGAAAATGAATTTAAATATGTTCTAGACATAAAAACCGAACATATTTTTGCCAATTTAGTAGGAACACATCATTATCTTATCAAACAAGGTTATCTTGCTTCTAAAAAAGGCTTAACCTTACGCATTAGGCAATCTTGTTGTATTAGTGGCAAACATACAAAACAGATTTTATGTTTTAAGCAGAAAACCAATGGAAGGGTTATAGAAATAGAAAAAAATATAGATAAAAGGGATTTTAGAGATTTATGGAAAATCTGTAAAAGTAAAGTTTATAAAGTAAGGCACGAGTTAGTATTTAAGGCGGATGGCATTTGGGAAGTTGATTTTTTCAAGAAAGTGGGGAATAAAAAGGCAATATTAGAAGGGGAAACGTACTTTGCAATGGCAGAACACGAAGCCCCAGAAGGTAAAACAAAGCCAGATTTTGTACCTGAATTAATTTCTCAAAATTCAATTTATATTCCTTCTCAGGATGACGATAGATTTAGTAGTAAAAAATTATCGAATATTTATTATGCAACTGATCTTTACAAAGAATTAGAAAAAGATATATTAGCGGTAACAGAAAGGTAATTAAAATGACTTATTCAATTACAAAAAACCTACCAGTTGCTCGTTTCTATTACAAGGGAAACCATTCTCATCCGGTTAAGAGAACGATTTTAATCATTGAGTCTAATGAGAAATGGCTAAGGGGCTATGAATTACGAGAAGGAAGTGAAACTCGCTCATTTTCGGCCGCCCCTATTAAGACATATTCCCGTTGCAAAGTTGCCAGGATGGTAAATTGTCGCTTCAAGAAAGAAGTTAAAAAGAAGGAACTTAATAAGAGCACCCTTAAAAGGACAACTTTAATTGATTTAATTACAAATGGAATCTAAATTAGAAACAGGGGGCAAAATTGATATTGGCACTAGAGTTATCGGTATTTTGCTAATTTTAATACTGATAGCTGTGGTTAGTTGGATGGCTTACGAAAAACATGTCAACAACCAAATTCTCTGGATAACGCCCGAAGACAGGCAAAAAGAGGTAGATCGTTCTTACAACAGGGAAGTTGGGGCAATTTCGGAAAAATATAATGAACTAAAGACTTCTGTAGATGGTTTAAAGGATTTATCCAACGCCCTTAGTGAACTGAATGGAAAATTCACTAAATTAGAAGATATCCTAAAATTGATGAACATGGAGGAATATGCAAAAAAATTAGGCGAAATGTCTGGAGAATTGGCGTCAACTAAAAAGCAATGGGAGCATATATTCCAGACTTCTACGGGAGAATTTGTAAGAAAAGGCGAGATTGGCTTTAGCAAGTGGGAAATAGAGGTAATGCAAGTTAACCTTAAAAATGCCGAATCTAGAATCAAGGATTTAGAACATCAATTTGAAGAAGTTAATAAAAGGTTGTTAGAATTAGGGGCAGAACCAATTCAAATTCCAGAAGAAGACACTCCTGAAGAAGAAAAAGTACCACTCTAGACCCTAAATAAACTCATGTTCTTTCAAAATCCATTCAAAGAAGACTTCAAAGGTAATTGGGTACTAGGAGATCGCCAGCAAAGTATTACTTTCACATGTCCAGCCAATAAGGGGCGTGGCGACGAGCATATGTGTACCTGGGCGGTTGGTCCGTATGATCTTAGCGGAAACGATGACGATGGCGTCTCTGAAGCTAATCTAACTCTTTATTACGCCTATGACCCAAACTATAAGTTCTTTACACCTATTACAATTGACGTAAGTGCCGGTGCCGCTTCAACTTCAGCCGTTACCGTTAGGGAAATTATTGCGGCATTAAATGCCAATACAACATTTTTCTCTTTATTTGAAGCATCGTTAATGAACGATGTAAAAGTGCTTATTAGGCATAAACGTGCGAGTATGAAGTCCTATGTTTCTAATAACGGTGCGGAAACTAAATTAAAGTTTAATGGTCGTGCTGGTGTTGCCGAATTGCCTATATATTTCTTGAGACACACCATCGGCAATAGATTTACCTATACGGATTGCACCGCCTCTTTAGTCCCATTAAACCATTTGATTACAGCGATTTCACAGGCTAGTCCTGCTGCTGTTACATCGGCTGGTCATGGTTTGACAACTGGACAGCAAATAATTATCACTGGCACGAATTCAGATGCTGTCATTGATGGCACTAGAACGATTACGTCCACAGGCACGGACACGTTCACAGCGGCAGCAAATGCGGCTACGGCTGCGGGTAACCGAGGTCGTTATTCTACCTTGGTAGAGGCTGCAATTATTAACAATGCCGTTGATAAGGATGGTAATACTTTAGGCTATAGTGCTTCTAGCGTCAAAGACGACTGGACACTGCTTGATGGTCGTTCTGGATTGTTTCTTTTCAAGAAAAATACCATAGATGGCAGTAGTCGAGTTACTGTTTCTATTCAATATCCGGCAGGTGCTGGGGTTGGAGATTTGGCTAAAATGATTAAGAATACCTACACTGGTGCCGCAACTGAACCGACAAACAGCACCGAATTTCCCTATGTTTTGACAAGCGGAGATTTGATAACTCCATTTTAATGAATTAATCACTATATAATGATATGGAAGACTTCAAAGTAGAATCTATTATTCTTGATGATGGTCGTCGCGGCGAGAAACGTGTCAAAGACAGCGAAAACGAACACGTTGTTGAAATTCACATCGAGCCGGAACGCCCGAAATATCTTGGCAAACGTATTGTGGAAACAAAGCGTCCTTGTGTTGTTCGCCGTCAAGTTGAAACTTTCAACGAAAAAGGTGAAGTTGTTGACACCAAGGTCGAAGCCTTAAACTCAGAAGAAAAGTTTTACAATGTAACTCCACAACCTTCTCCAGAATATGTAACAAAAGCAGATCTGAATGAATTTGCTGAAAAAGTACGTGCTGGGATTGTGGCTGCTGTAACCACTTCCCAAGAACCAGTTAAATCTATGTCACCGAAGAAATCGCCTTATAATTTGGCGGCTCCGGTAGATGTTCCTGCTGATAAACCAAAAAGCAATAAAATGTTCTGGATACTGCTTATTGTTGGACAGTTGGCCGCCTTATGGTATCTGTGGCAGATGTAAATTGGAATTTTGTTTTACATAATTCAATCGGTTGTGAAATTCTGGTTAAAGTTCCTATAAAGGAAACAATTATAAAACCAGATTTTAGAAGATTACAGGAACCGATTGAGAAGTATGCTGAGTTTTACGAGTTGTTTAAATTCCCCAAAGGCGTTTAAAGTCGGCTAACCATCCCTTACGTTCTTTTTCTTGAATGGTTCTGTTTTCATCGGTTCTGGCTTTGCTTTTTATCTTTGTTTTTTCAAGGGCGGTTGGATATAAGCGTTCTATCCATAATTCCCATTCATTATTTGGAACATAAGATTCTAGTTCAGTTCTCAGTTCTCTATAGACTTGATATCCTTTTGCTAAAACTTTAATTTCTAGAGGGTCTGGATAGAGATAAATTTCTAGATGCATGCCGCGATTTAATCCATCAAAATGGTAGCAATGTAAGGTTTTAGATACCTCTTGTATATTTGGTCTCTCATCGCCCCATTCTGGGTATCCTGCTAAATCTGGATATGCTTCTTCGTCTATGTTTTTGGTAGGAATTAGTTCTTCTTCGGCGAAATAATCATCTAGAAACCTTTGGTCTACAAAAGAGCCGCCATCATACTGTTCATAAACAGGCTGTCCCATACCTCGAACGATGATGGCAATCTTGCCATTTAGCCCCATAAAGTTCTTTTTAGTTGCTTCTATTGTTCTTTGATCTCGGATTCTTTTTTGGAAGTCGTCTAGGTTTGCCATTTATCACTCTTTCACCACAGTAGCAACATTTTTTACTTAACCAATAGATATCTTTATAACAAGATTCACAAATTCTCGTATCGAGACATTCAATTTTCGGTTTTTGAAAAGTTCCGAATATCTTTTTGTATATTATGTACAAGACTAGAGAGATTATTATAAAATCTATAAAAGAGCCAACCAGATAGCCAACTTCTAGATTTAAGCCTTGAATTGGCGAGTAATTGATATTACGCCAGTTATTTCCAGTTGTGCCAATAATATAATTAAGAATTGGCATAAAGAGATTGCTTGTCAAAGCGGTTACTACTTTTTGAAAAGCAGAGCCGATAATAAAGGCTATGGCCACATCGACCATTCTATTTTTGAAAGCAAACTCTTTATATTGATGAAATTCTCGTTCTAGAGCATATTTTCCGTGGAGGTGCATTAAATAGTATAGTAACAGAAAGGCTTTAATGTTTTTATTGGTTAAAAGTTTATTCAACAGGTTGATAGGTTATGCCGGAGCCGAAAAACAAGATTTTTTGCATCTTACCGGCAACATTAGCATGCAGCTAAATGACCCGACCACGCCGGATTTAAGGGTTCAGGTTTCATTGCCTTCTATGAGCAAATATCTGGGCTTTGCTGTAGCAGGATTTACTGGAGATTTAACCCCAGGAACCGCCTCTGCACAGGCTGCTAATTGCTATTACACTTTGGCCAAATCTATTGAATTTACCCAAAGCTCCATTGGAAAATTTAAAGAACCTTTGAAAAAATGGTCAGCAGTTGACAAATTGGCTATTTTCCCCCGTGCTGGTAAAGATTTTAATGCCTATTACGACAGGCAAGCCTTAAGGTTCTTCTATGAGAAAGACCCTTCTACCAGTAGAACCATCTATACTGCGGACAGCATGGACATTGTTGCTCATGAATTGGGACACGGCTTACTTGATACCATGCGTCCTGATTTCTGGAATGTCCAGGCTTTAGAAATTTGGGCGTTTCATGAATCTTTTGGTGATATCAATGCCATGATTACGCTTATGCACTTCGATAAGGTAATTGAAAAAGCCCTTGCTGAAACTAATGGCGATTTAAGAAAATCCAATACAATTTCCAGATTAGCTGAAGAATTGGGTTCTGCTATTTACCATTTAACCGGTGGTCGAGATGGCAGCAAGCCAGATGCGTTACGAAATGCGGTAAACGACTTCACTTATGTAAAACCTGAAACATTGCCTGAAATTGCTCCTAACGATCAATTGGCTGGGGAACCACATAGTTTTAGTAGGGTGTTTACGGGTACGTGGTATGACATGTTCGTTAGGATTTACGAGAAAAATGTCAGTAGCGGGATTAATCCTGTAGATTCTGTTAAGAATGCCAGGGATGTATCTGGTTTGTATATTTTACAGGCTATCTCTCAATGTCCGAGAACGGCACGTTTAATGGACGCTTTGGCCAGAAACATGCTTTTAATTGACAAAAATTCTGGTGGTGTGCATCAAGAAATTTTACACGATGTTTTCAAGGCCAGAAAAATCCTTTCTCCATCTAACAAATTAATGGGTAACGAATTAACCCTAGAACAAATGAAAAGCACAATGGGGGGAACCGACGAAATCGTTCATAGCAGGGGCTTAACAGCAGTCATTAAGAGGGACGCTCAAACAATTAAGTTATCAGAAGGGATGCGTTCATTAAATGCAATTTCTGCCAACGGTTTTGACTTAAACACCTTAGAATTAGAAATCCCAACAGACTCATATTACGAGTTCAACGATGCTGGAAAAATGGTTTATTCTCTTGTGGCTCAAGAAGATGAAGCGATTGAAGCCGCCAAGGCATGTGCTAATGTCATTTATATTACCGAGGATATCGGTGCAGACAATAAAACCAGTTGGGATGCCATTGATGGCAAACTAATTAGGAGCAGTATCGGGGGCTGCTTTGGCTTTCACTCTGCCGGTTGAGTCGAATTCAATCGTATTGACATTGATATCGATTTGTTTGTAGACTAGCTCCGCATAAGGCTTATCTCCCATTATGTCCACTCGAATGTCAACTCGGGATATGTTTTCTTCTATTTGTTTTATTTCAATAGCTAGCTTTTTATTCGACTTCACGGTGGTGATTTTGTAGGTATTGTTTTTTTCGTGTTTTTCTTGTAAAATCTTTAAATCTAGCTCTTTTAGGGCGTGTTTGGTGGACAAATAAACATGTTTGGCTTGAAATGGGTAATATTTTTGTGCTTCCCCGTCTTTCCACATAATAATTCCATTAACTAGTGGAGTAACTAAGACATCGGCTGTGGAACAGCCGATAAATGCTAAAGACATGAGCAAAAGTATAAATTTACGCATAATTTATTTATGAGGTTAAAAATGTTAATTAGTGATTTTCCCAATGAATTTATGGTTGCTATTTCTGACTTCCTTGCCAGAAATCAACTCATTATGTCCGATGATGAAGATTTAGATGACTTGGAAGAAGACGACGATGATGATACTGACGAAGATTGGGAAGATGAAGATTTAGACGATGACGATTACGACGATTTTGATGAAGACGAAGACGACGAAGATGATGATTGGGATATAGATATCGACGAAGAGGACGATGAATAATGGGAGTTGGCATTTGTTTTGGTGAAACTTTTTCTGGAATGTCGAATGCATGGGGACATACCTATGGCTCACGGCAAGTTGTTCAAAAGGAGAATAAAAAAGAACCGCCTCCTCCTAATCCAAACCCTTCAAAATATAAGATTTTAAAAAAGAAAATAGTAGGAAAATTCCTAGTAGTTGAGATTGCTTATGACGGTTGCACGAACTACGAGGGCAAGAAGATATTAGTATTTAAAGACGTTTCGTATCAAAAGTTAATGGAACAACAATCAATAGACCCGCATTTTTCTGAAAATAAAGATTTAATTTCTCCAATTGCTCGCTTTGAGCCCACCAAACGTGGTTGGAAATTGGCTATTAGTTTTGCATCTATTTAAACAACAATCTTCTATGTATTGGTAATTTCTTGATGCTTGTCTTAACCTTAAAAGGTGAAGGCATAGGAATTTTAGGATCACGCCTTAAGTTGTGATCGATAATCGGCAATTTGTACGGAGCCTTGCTGGTCTTTGCCGGAATAATGTCGTTGTCGGCGTAAATAACACAGGCCCAGGAATCCCATCGCTTTTTGAATCTTTCCACGTTCATGGTCTGAACTTTAAGGCTGTAGTCGCTATTATCCACCCATTTAACAACATCCTTTTCTTCATCAAAGTGGACAAGTACCATAGCATGCCCTGGCACGCCGAATAAGCAACCTCTGCCTTCTTCCATTGCCCTACGGATTAATTCTAATCCTTGCTCTCTGTCTTGATAGCTTTGTTCAAACTTGACTTCTAATTTAGTTAAAACACTTTTTACCAACGACGGAGAAGAATATGTAGAACATTCTTTTCGGCTGGTAAGTGGTGGCTCAGTTAATTTTGGTTCTTCAGCCCAACGACCGAGCATTTCAATAGAAGACCAAACACATTGGGTTCCTGTGTGATTTTTTACTCTATCTTTCTCAGGAATAGGGCATTGAATATCGCTGGGCGCGGTTTCGCCGCCCATTGAAATGTACGGAGCAGTATAGTCTGTCGTATAATTTGATGGATCGCGTTCAAGAGGCGACAGTTGTTCTTCTGGGGATTTGAAGTGCTTGTAAAGAAAAACAAATCCGGCGAACAACAAGAAACTTAGTAGGAATCCTTTCCAGTGCATCTTTATCTGCTTTCTAAAACATTTTTAGTTCTTGCTTCGACCAATCGACTTAATTAATCAAAAATATTAACCAGAGGCCAACTGTCCACAAGCGTAATTTCCCGAATAGCCTTCGGTAAGTATATTTTTTGCTGCGTTTATATCTCTATCAATGCTAACGCTACACTGATCACAAACATAAACTCTTTCACTCAATGGCATTTTCTGTTTGTTTCCGCAATTACTACATAATTGACTACTTGGAAAAAAACGTCCTACTTTGTAGACTTCATTATTCCAAATGTCTTTTTTATAGTCTAATTGACGATAAAACTCTCCTAAACCTACATCTGCCAATGTGAAACTTAGCGAACGATTCTTAAGCATGCCTTTGACGTTTAAATCTTCAATACACATAATTTGGTTTTCATTACATAATTTTGAAGTAATTTTATGCCAAAAATCTTGTCTAATATTACTTAGTTTTAAGTGTGCTCTTTGCAATTTAATAATTTGCTTTTTGCTATTATTGCTTCCTTTTTGTTTTCTTGATAAACGTCTATAAAGTTTGGCAATTTTTTTCTTTTGTTGTTTGAAGGGCCGTGGCGGCTTTATTTGCAAACCATCACTAGTGGTAATTGCCTCGTTAATCCCTAAATCTACACCGATAACACTCTCGCCAGATCGTTCTTTTGAATAATTATCAACGTCAACACGAACAGAAACGAACCATTGGCTAGCGCGGCAGCAGATAGTACCTGATATTATTTTACCTTTTAATCTCAAATTTTCAGAAACTTTAATTCGCCCTATTTTTTGAATTTTTATTTGTTTATTTCCAAATACAAATCTATCATTAGAAACATAAAATGAGTCTTTTTTGCCTTTCTTTTTGAAAGTTGGATATTTGGATAATTTCTTGAAAAATCTTTGAAAAGCATTGTTTAGATTAACGAATGGTTGTTGGTTGGCATCTTTTGGGCTTTCGTAGACCCATTTAGGCTTTTCTTTATTCCATAATTTTTTCAACTCGTTTGCTGTAGGTTTTTGTCCTTGTTTATACAAGTCAGTCCATTTTGCCAATGCCCAGTTGTACGTAAATCTAGCCGTTCCACAAGCTTTTTTAAGCATAGTGGTTTGTTCTTTGTTTGGATAGATTTGTATTTTGTGGGTCAATATCAAAATTTATCTCCGTATTATTTTTTTCTTCCTTTTAACAGGCGGCAACTGATCAGATCCAGGTGTGTGAACATCATTCCAGGCACCTATCGATTGCCCCTTGCCTGGATCGGGATCAACAGGATTTTGTTTTGGAGGTTCCAAACCTCCACCCAAAACCTGTGATTCCAACCAATTCTTAAAACCAATACCGTTCACAGAGTTATATATCGTTAATTACAAAAGGAATCAGTCAGATCTTCCATTTTCTTAATTTCTAGATAATGTCTGATGGGATATGGATATTCATCCCCTTCTTCGATGACATTCATTTTTAAGAATTCATTACCGCCATCTTTATAATCCAGAAGATTTGTGGCTGTAATGGGTCTTATGTTTGCCCGATACCAAATATCTTTTTGAAGTGGCGTCATTTTACGCCATGTATCATTAGAGAGATTATTTGGTTTATAACCATTTGGTTTTTGGGGCAGATTTATATGATATCCATTTTCCAGACTGTGAATAAAACTATCAGAATTCCCGTTATTAACTAGGAAATATTTACAAAATACCTCTTCTCCTGGTTCAGAAGTTGTTCCTTTGAAAAACCAGATTGGGATACTTACCCCGACAACTTCGATATCTTTACCTTCGTGTAAATCATATCTTTCTTGTTTGGTCAGGTAAACATTGTGACATACAGATAATACTAAACTTTGAGGTGCCATACGGATATATAATATGAAGGGATTTGCCAATTATGCACAAAACATGGAAGTCAATCAAGATCATAGCAGCAACAGTTGCAGTTCTTTTTTCTATATTTCTAGTATCTTACGAGCCTGTGCATGAGCCAATTATTCTTGTGCCTGCTCAGGGGCCTCTTCCAATGCCTTTGGTATTGGATACTAACCCCCTTACAGCAAACAAGTTATACGGCGACCCCAGACCACAAAGAGACGTAGAATACAGAGAATATTTGTGTGCTTCGTTGAAGATTTCTGTGAGTGGGGCAAGCGGCTCAGGAACTATTGTTTATTATGACCACGAAAAGAACGAAGCCTATGTGGCATCTTGTGGTCACTTGTGGAGCGGCAGCCGAGATGCCAAAGACATTAAATCTCCAGTAACTTGCAAAGTGATAACTTGGTATCATAATGACGAAAAGTTAAAAGAACCGAAATCATATCCGGCCGAAGTCCTTTTCTGGTCGAATAATAGCGGTTTCGATACCAGTTTACTTAAATTTAAGCCTGATTGGGTTCCTAATTACTTCCCAATTGCTCCGGAAGATTACAAGCTAGAAGAAGGAATGCATTTGCATTCTTGTGGCTGTGACCATGCCGAAGAGGTTGCTCATTATGACGTTGAGGTTGTTGGCTATGAAGGCAAAAACCTAGTTACTAAACTCAACAGCCCTCGTCCTGGTCGTTCTGGTGGTGGTTTAATGAGCGATGATGGTTTTTATGTAGGAACTTGCTGGGGGACTAGCGATACTAGTGGTAATGGCGTTGGTTATTTTACAACTTTGAAGGCAATTACTACTGTTTATACAAGAAATGACTATAAATGGCTTCTAGAAGTCGGCCCAAGTGGAGTTGCCAGACAAATTCCTATGAGAAGATGGTCTAGAATTGAAGATTTTGATTCCAATAAAATTCCAATGCCTGGACGGGGGAGTTTGCCAGCACCGTTATCTCGCTAGATTGAAAGCACAAATGCTTTTATAATCACATCTGGAACAGTGTCGGCCAACATTACCTATTACTGTATCGGGGTTGGAACGCTCGATTTCCATATAGGCTTTTAAAAGAATCTGTTCTGCTTCTATGAGCGATTTTTCTGTGAATCTAACAGGAACAAGATTAGCTCCATCTAGGTAATACAAAGCACCCCTGATATCCGATGGGTCTACATTAAATTCTTTTTGAATTACTCTCGCATAGCACCTAAGTTGCAAATCACCTACGATGGATATTTCATCTTTCCTCCAGGAGCCCTTCTTGGTGGTTTTATAGTCGATTAGGAAATACTTTCCATTCTTATTAATGATTCGGTCGATAAAACCTGTAACAAAACGGTTGTTGGGAGGGTCTAAATCATATGAGAACTTATATTCTACAATTCCTTCAAGTCCAACCTTTTCTGTCAGTAATTCCAACGCTTGAACATGTTCTGGGAGTTTTGCCTTGTAATCTTTGGGAATCGCAGGTACAAAGATATCCTGTCCTTCTGGAGTTTGTTCAATAGGGATACGTCCCAATAAAACATCAGCACACACCTCTTTTAATGGCTTTTTCGAAACAACATAATGTTCAGCAATTTTGTGAACTATTTTCCCATAAGTGAAATAAAATGGGGTAGGTTCTGGAGACGGAACATTCAGGTGGTAGCGAAATTTATACTTTTGAGCACATTCGTCCCAGACCCCCTTGCGTGAAATAGAAATAGCATTTATATTCATTGCCTAGTTTATGTCCTTAAAATTAAGTTATGTCAATATCATTTGATAAGTTTGTTTCTTGGGCCGAGTCAAGATTTGGCGACGTTATAATCCAAGATAATGAAGTAAAGTTAAACTCAATTTTCACGGAAGACTACAAACATCATCTTTGGTGCAATCCTTCAGGAGGCATCAATGAACGAGAAAATGGAGTCTTTCATTGTTGGAAAACAGACAAAAATGGCACACTTACCACCTTAGTAATGTTGGTAGACAAGTGTGGCTATGAAGAAGCCTTATCTAAATTGGGCGGCTCTGATTTTGAGTTGCAAAACATAGAAGAACAACTAGAAGAATTGTTCTATAAACCAAAGCCAAGAGAAGCACTTAACGGGGTAGTGGTTAAGAACTTAGAGCTTCCTCCAAGCAGTTATTTAATATCGGATTTGAAGCCTGGAAACTACCATCGGATGGCTGCTGAGACGTATCTTTCTCAAAGGCAAATTTCCATAAACAACCTGTATATCTGTACGGGAGGAGATTATAGAAATAGGATTGTTATTCCTTATTACGACAATCAGAAGAATTTGATTTATTTCAATGCAAGATATTTTGGTTCTAACAAGAACGTACCAAAATATTATGGGCCAAGTAAAACATCTGGAGTCGGAAAGGGCGATGTAGTTTACATGCCCGTATGGCCAGAAATTGGTTCAAGAATTAACTTCTGCGAGGGAGAATTTAACGCTTTGTCAATTGTGAGGGCTGGCCTCTTGGCTGGTGCCTTTGGTGGCAAGAATATGACCGACAAACAGGCCAACTTAATTGCAAAATACAAAATCACACTAGCCTTTGACAATGATAGTGCCGGCCGAGCAGCCACGTACAGAACAGCTAAACTATTGGAATCCAAAGGGGTTAGCGATATAAGATTTGTTCCGCCGCCGAACAGCGTTAATGACTGGAATGAATTTCTTGTTAAATATGGCCCTACAATTCTCAGAGAATACTTGAGAATCCAAGCAAAGCCGTTTGATGAAATCCAATTTAGTGTTTAATTTACTCTGATAATTCATGCTAGAATATTTTAAGAATAAGTTCTGTACGGTTTTCACAACACCCATAAACAGGAACTTTAAAGAAGAAAATCCTGGTACTTATCCAAAGCAGATATTTACCTATTTTGCAGGAATGGTAGAAGACGTATCTCCAGAAGGAATTATGTTAACCCAATTTAATACAGGGCTAAAGACATTTCTTTTTAAGAGCCATATTGTTGGGATTGCTGAAGAACAAATGTTGGATCCAGATGATCCTCAACATAAGGAAATTATAGAGAAATTCAAGCAGGAAAGTAATACAGCACAAGAACTTATGAAAAAGGCCGATGCTGAAACAATTCAACCTGACGCACTTTCCAATATTTCGAATTATTTTAAAAACAAATATGCTAACTAAGGAGCATTTTGTAATAATTAGCTTTACTTTCTACAGTAAGACTATTAATTAGACTTTCCTTTAACTTCTTCTTTTGAGATGAAGTTAAATTGTCATACATCTTGCTGAATTCAAGATATGCTTCGGTCTTGCCGGCTGGCTCGTGCGGTTCGCGAGGCAGATGGCTTAATTCACCTACAGAACTCCAATCAACCTCATATGTTGGTTCATCGGAGTCTTTTGGTTTTTCGGCTTTGGCTTTAGCTTTGGCTGATTTAGCGGCTTGTTTGGCAGCGGCTTTGGCGGCTCCGGCAGCAATTCGTTCTTGTGCGGCTTTGGCGGCTGGAGTTTTATCTTTGGCAGGTCTGCCGCGTTTCTTTTTAGGCACTTCTGGAGTTGCCGGCATTGGTTCTGGTTCAGCAGAAGAAATATTTGAACCTTTAAAATCAGGCATTTGAACATCCACATTAGAACTAGAACTTGGTTCATTAAATGTTGGAGGCGTAAATGTAGAAACATGCGAGCCGAAATCTGGTTTAATTTCAGGTTCTTTAGTTGGCTCTATTTTTGGGCTTTCGGTTCTTGGAGGATTAACGCTTTTTACAACTTTAACGACATCGCCGACCGCCTGCCTAGCGGCTACTCTTAAACCTTTTCTTAAATCTGCCATTCCAGCAGCAAAACCAGGAGCTGAGACATCAATGGTTTCAGAAATAACATTTATCCAAGATTCAACGGATTCTTGAATCTTGAGATAAGTATCTAAATCAACACTTTCTGTCTTATAGGGTTCAGCTGGGCCACGTGCTCCATACCAAAAGTTCCGAACTGCTTGGCGGAACTTTGGCCAAAAGCCTGGCTGTGGGGCAGGCCCGTTAGGAACATTTACCTTATTGAAGAATTGCTTTACCAGTTTTTCCACCTCGGCGGCCAATTTAAGCCAAATTTGATTAAATTGACGTTCGGCAGAAATTTTAGTTTCTGTTGGCGGACCAGGAGGATCATTAGGAGGACTGGCCGCAGCTTTGGCATATCTTCCCTGATCTAGTGCTTCCTCTTCAGGTGCATGGGCTCTGGCAGCCATTTCTTCATTAAATAGTTTCATAACACTATCTACGGACTATCTATTTAGATCTGAAAGTCTGTAGCCCATTTTTTTAAGGGTCATTAGGCAGTTATCAAACTTCTGGAAGGCACTGTCATAATATTCGAATTCTCTATCTTCGAACATTTTTAGCCCAGATTCCTCCACTTCAAAGACGTATTTTCTGTCTTTCTTTGAAACCACCTTGTAGCCATGCATCAAAAGATACGCGGCTACGCCCAAATCTTCAATGTCTTTACGTACTGTCTCCATTGTTTCCTTTCATTTCTCTCTTGCCCCTTTTAAAATAGTTATTCGGGTAATTTTTCCGAAATATTCTTTAATTCTGCTAAAATTTCCGACAACAAATCAACTTGTGTGGGCCTCTTAACAGGATTAAAATCCAAAACAGTCTTATCTCCAGAAAGATATTCAACTTCTTTCATATTGGCATAGAATTGATCTCTATCAGCAGGTTTAGTCCTAGCGTAAATTTTGTCATCGATGAACTTACGTGCTTCTCTAATTACCCTATTGTATTCTGCATCGCCTTTATTAGTTATCACAAAATTGGAACAATCTAATTTATTTTTAAAGTAATCTGTTCCTAATGTGCCAACTATCCATAGAACATCGTCGATTGTAAATTCAGTAGTTTGGCGTGGCTTTGGGGTATATTCTCTAGTATCGTAATTGATTCCAGTGAAAGCATTAGATTTAATCAAACAAAGGTTTCCATCATCGCTTTCTGTAAGATAGTCTATGTAAAGGCTGCGACGACAATGTTGTCCTTCTTTGTAAATTGGATATCTCTTGCCTTTTGTGAACCCCTTAAATGTGTACATGCACTCTTCAAACCATAATGGTTTCATAAAATTCTCCCTTTCTAAGTGGATTTTATTTACTAACTTAACCCGATGCTTCAGCCGCTACTAAACATCCTTTAGCAACGCTGAATAATGGGTCTTCCGGTCTAACGACCGCACCGATATCGATTGACAAATTAGCCTTTCGAATCGTTGATTCAAATAGTTTATCAAAGCCGTTTGGCAAGCTAGTTCCGCCTGCCAATACAACATCTACAGGATGTTCTGTTTTTGCTTTGTTCCCTACTGATTCAATTCCTTTCTTAATTTCTGCTACTGTTTTTTCTATCATGATTTCATATTGAGTCCTAATGGCTCTATGAATCATATTGTTTGGCTCAACTGTGAAATCTATTTTCTCTTTTTCCTTATTGATAAATGTGGGTGATTCACCAACAGCTTTGGCAGCTTGCTTATCAATCCAGTCCCCACTGTTTACAATTGAAAATTGGAACGCAGGAGCACCAAAAATAGAATAACAAACGTTAACTTGGCCCGACCCACAGCTTACTCCAACGCCCGTATATCCCTTCTTTCCTAACTCCGCATACACTACAGCCAGTCCTTCATTAATAGGTCTTGGCTCTAATTTAAGCCCAGTCTTGCTCTTATAAGCCCTAAAAATAGCTTCTAATATTTTTGAGTGATAGTCGGCATCGGTTTCTTTATTGATGGCATTGGCAGGAACACTAAAGCATAATATTTGATTACTGCCTTCAATTTCTCCAACAAGACTGTGAAGCATGATGCTTAAAATCTGTTGAGCGTTCTTCTCTTTAGGATTCAAGCATCCATCCGTCATGGGACGCTTTAATTCCAACTGATTCATTGTATAGGCAATATTTAAAGCAGATTCGCCAAGAGCATAAGCGATGTTTTGTTCTGGACGCTCGATAAGGGGAACGCCAGCATTTTTCATCATGTTGAATACAAAACGGTTTTCTAGTGGCATTTCCAAGAATGCATTAACTTCTCGCTTATAAACAAAATTATTGTCTTTATCCCTGCGACTACAAACTAGGTTGTAGGTTCCGCAATCCATACCAATTGCACTCATACTTGTCTCCCAAATTCTATTTTCTCAGACGTAAAATCGGGTATTTCCCATTTAATCTTATCGTCTTCTTTCTTTTCTTCCTTGGCTCCTACTACATTTACACTAATCCCGTCCGCATTGATGTTTATGTCAAGCTCTATGGCAATGTTCACATTACACTCACCATTTTTGGTGACTACTTGAACATCTCTTAATTTCATGTGACTAGGCATATGTTGTTATATATCAAGTGGTTACAGATTATTAGCGTCCCATTTTGAAAACATTTCTTCTATTCCCGTCAATAACATTTTTGATGTAATTTCGGTTAGACAAGGTTTTGGAGTCTTTTTTGTCTTTGGGCAATTAGGCCATTCGTAACAAGGACCACAATCCCAATCTCCATTATCTCTATGTTTTTGCACTAAGACGGAATCAAAATATTTTCCATAAACTTTACCATCGGCGAATGTGAAAATTCCCATTAAGGGTTTTTTTAGTCCGCCAGCAGCGTGGTAGGCAGCCGTATCTACCGATATCACGTAATCGGCAGCATCAATGTAGGCAAGCCATTCCTGTAATGAGTTTGGATTAATTACAGGAATATCTAAATCTAATTGAGTATTGTGTAAGGCATAAACATAACAATCCCTCTTCTTAAGTTCCTTCAAGATAGTTTCATTATGTCCAGGCAAAAGATTCTTAACCACCATAGCAGATACAGGACAGTAGGCCACTTTAATCTTGTCAGTGTCTATCTTTACCTTTTTCTGTATTTGTATATGCATTTCATGCTTGGTTAATTCAACGCCACAATAATTCGCCCAAATATCACTTCTGTGAAGGCTGGAATAAGGTGCCATATGGGTTTCAAATCTGCCGCAGATGCTAGTGGTTTCATAGGCACACACGTAGTCGTTAATGCTTAATGCATCAGGAGTTGCGTCTAGCATCTCAGAATCAAAGACCTTATCTAAGAATGGATGGTCTATAACTGCGTCGAGATATTGTTTGGGGCAGGCGAAATGAAGTTCTATATCTGGACAGATTAGTTTAAAGTCTTCAAAAATCATACGATGCATTAGGATATCGCCTAATCCACCGGTTCTTCGTCTAACCAAAACTTTATTTCTTTTATTGTAAAAATCACGTAAAGTTGTGATTTTCTTGGTAGGTAGCGTCTTTTTTGATCTCACAACATATAATAGAAACAAAAAAAATAAGCCTGCTTTTGGCAGGCTTATTTTTTTATATTTGTAAGTTAAGCGTTAGCTGTTGCTTACGGACTTGACACCAAGGAGCACTTCAACAGAGCTAACCTGAGCAGCACCGGAGAAAGAGTTATCAAACTCAATCTTCGTAACGCTCATGTCGCCCGGCTCGAAAGCCTGAACAGAAGCCTTGTCCAAGGTGAACACGGCGGTTCCATTCAAACGAACCTTAATGGCATCGCTTGTATCAGTGTTTTGCAACTGAACGAAGCGAGCAGCAGCACCATAGGTAGCAACAATGTCTAGGGACATGTTGTCGTCAGTATAGGTTTCACCAATACCAACAACACCCGTTCCGGCAGCACCTGGAAGCCAGACAACCGGATAAGTGTTTTCGCTTTCAACATCCGACCAAACCGTGCCGTCATCGCTGACAACTTCGAGAATGGCGTCCTGATAAGAAACTTGCGGATAGCAAAAACGCTTGTAATAGTTACTGTCAGTAAACGTTTCACCGTCATTTAGAAGGCGATTCACCTTCTTCGGACCCATAATGTAAACGGTACGCTGCTTGCTGGTCGTAGCCTGCAAACCAGTCGAAGGATCAATATCCAACAAACCTTGCGAACCGTTGTTCAACTTAACACGAAATGTACTCATTTAATTTCTCTCCATTTATAAAACTCTGCCACTGTCTTCGTAAATCTATATAGATTTAATCTCACAAAGAGGGAAAAGTTTTTGGAATAAATTCGTCCCAATTCCTGTTGAATATAAGGTAATTTTTTTTCCAGATATGGCTGCTTGGCTTAAATCTGTGTTTTCGACCCCTAAAACCCAGGATGCTTCTTCTTTCGAAGAAACCTCTTGAAAGCCATTTGATAAAGCATAACTCCTTGCTACATCAGGGTTTGTTGAATGGGTCGGGAGTTGACCTTGGCAATTAACAAAGAAGGTTTTTTCTTTAGAGTTATTTTTTGGAAAAGACGTAATGTTGATATTTGACTCAAGCAATAGACCGCTTATGGGATGTGTAATCATATTACATCTTATTTCTTTCATTAGGGCAAAACTTTTCTTAGACAATCTAGAGAATTCAGTAAAGGAGAGAACTTTGTTAAATAGGATGAGATGTTTTTTATTGTCATTGCAGCAAATAGTAAGATCGATACCTGGAAGTTGTTCTTTAACAAAATTAAGACAATAATCGAGAAGGACTAGATACTCATCACAGGCACCAAAATAAGATATGCAAGCATTGTTTCTTATTAAACAGTAGTCTTTGAAAGGTACAGCCATGATATCCGAACAAGATAAAATACTAGCTCTTGATAGCGTAAATGATTTTTTTAAACAATTTAACCAAGATGTCTATACTAAGATAGTGCTCGAAGAATTCTTTCAAAGGCTTTTAAATGAAAACATACCTATATCTGGCGAAAAGGGACAAGAAGGGAATTAAACTTCTTGCCACGTTTCCTGGGAATACCAACCCAATAAAAGTAGAAGATATTGGTAAATTAAAATTACCAGAAAATGTAAAAACCGAAATTTTAAATTCTATAAATCAGAATAGAATGTTGTATGAGACATGGATGGAATCGGCAGAAAACTATCAAAAATTAAAAGAAAACTTAACTAGAAGAGGTTTTTCTAACTTATCATCTTATGTTCCACCGGAACACTTTGTACCAGGAAAGGTGGAACATAAAATAAAAACGGTTAAGTCGATGCTAAGAAAGAGTTAGTCTTCTTCTTTTTCTTGAATATATTGTTTATGAACAAAGAAAGAGCCTTTAGAAGTTTCGATTAAGACTTGTTTGCCGTCTACATCGGAAACTGTGCCGCCATTTTTGTCAAAATCAGCAATAATATCTTCAAACTCGCCGTCTTCTACTAATATTTTATTCCCAAATCTTTTAATGGGAACTTTACTTTCAACGGTAAGCCCTACTAGATTCTTCTTTTTAAAGCCGTAGCCTTCAAAGTCAGGTTGATTTTGCATCCATTTCTTAAATTCATCTGGGCAAAAGTTATTGTCCATCAAATTTACCTTTCAAAAAATCCAATATTAAACTTTCATTTATATATTCTGAATAAACAAACTTTGGTCCGTGCCCTGTCATTCCAATAGAAACTCCTGTCGTTTTTAACCAATACAAATTAGAATTAATCAGATTGTGAGATATCATTTGTTGTGGATATGTCCACAATCCGTTTTCCAATTGGATGGCTGCTGGCCTTTCATCCTTAAAAACATCATCGCAACAGAACATTAAAAGTCTTCGAACATTGCACCTATAAGCCAAACCAATGGCGGCACAAATTGCGTTTCTATAATCGTCTATGTAGTAATTTGGCTGTTCAAAAGGAGTCTTGTAATAGTTGTTGTAGGCTGGAATGTATAGGTATTTGTCACCAGGATAGCACTCTAGAAATTCTGGGTATGTCCTACTAGATGCGATACAAGGCGGAAAATAACGATGTGTCTTTGGTAAAAACGATAGGCTTTCGGTAAATGGGTTATTTAAAACATAGTAATTAATAGAACGTTTTGGATCGTTCTTAATTAAATCCCATTTCTTTAGAGCCCCATTGACAGCAAAGATAGCCGCTGTTTTATAGGGAATCTCAGCCAGATGGCGATGTAGATTATTGAAATTGTAACCATCTGATACAATGATTATTGATTCAAAAGATAAATGTTCATTGTCAATTCTGGGATATTTGCGTCTTCTATTGGTTATCTCATTGCCAAAAAACACATCAAAATCTTGCTTATTTGATGTGTTAATATCGACATTAGCAGTATTGAGCCGTGTGAAATCACGAACCCAGATATTATCTTCACTCAGATAATATTGATTTTTGTTAGGATGTTTTTTTATTCTCATTTTCTAGGACAGGGAACCATAGTGAAGCAGAATGGTTCTTCCCCATCATCTCCACCAAGGGTTTTTTGTAATTGAAGCGGTATCGGCCCGCCTTTATAAACTAGTTCTATTTGAGCATTTTCAGGAAGCACCAACGGAATTGATTTGGGGAAATCAGATATTACCGTTACCACGCTCGGCATTCCCACTACTACAATCTCTTTTGGCAAGTCCCCAACATCAAGTTTAATGGAAGATGGGAAATTATCAGGAATTTCCAATCTAATGGCATCGGGAACAGCAGAAGCATCTAAAACAATGGATTTAGGCAAGTCTGTAGCGTCGATACGGATTAATTCAGGCAAGGAATCATTAACTACTCTAATTTCGGTTGGAATAGGGATTTCTGGGCCGATGATATGAATGTCTTTAAATTCGGCCTGAACTAATTTAATTTCCATTGGAATATCGTGCAAAACACGAATATCGGGAATTTCAGGCGGAAGTATCTTTATTTCCGATGGAATTCCCAAATCATTAAGTTCTAATGAAACCGGTTCGAAACTATCTTGAAACTCTTCATCGGCTCTAGCCCTAAATGGCGTAGCACTAGGACAGACTACAGTTACGACACAGGACAGAACAGGCGGATCTCCGGAAACACCACCCCAATCTACTACAAGAATAGGTGTAATAGATGGCCACACCAAAAGGACTGTTGAAATCGTTGTTGTCAAGGAGACATTTATTGGATTAACCGTTATGCTAACCTCAACAGGGTCGATATTAATTGGATCGAATGATGGTGGAGTTTCAAAACCGATTGGGTCAAAAGACGGAGTCGGTTCAAAACTTACCGGATCTAAACTCACATCTAGATGAACAGTAATTTCGGGCGTCGGCCCAAATTCAATCAAAGTTGGAATAAAGGGTGCCGGCCCAAACAATATTGGCCCAAATGTTGGAGCATCAATAAACGTAATAACACTAGGAATTGTAATCGGTGTGATTGATATAGTATCCGGAATTGGTGGATCAATTGTAATGACAGACGGAACATCAAGAATTGCACCTCCACACGGCAATACAATTTGAGGTAACGTAATCGTAGTCTCTGGCACCGTTACATTAGGAATAACAATATCAGGAAACGGTTGAACTTCCGGAATGGGTATTTCAAATGGTTCTTCAGGTAAAGCCGCATCCGGAGATTCAGGCGTGTTTCTAACAGTTGGCGTTTGAACCAATTGGCAATTAGCATTGGCTATAGTAATAACCGGATCAATCGTCGCATTTGGAGCATAAGTATGCGTTCCTGATTGAGGAGACGTAGTAAAATTACCATCCCCAAAATCTAACCTAAATTCAGTAAAACTACCAGTAATTTGAAGATCGTAAGTAGCAGTCGGTCCTTCGCAAGATGTTTCTGAAGTAGTTACCTCAAATCCAAATGTAACATCGGGACAATTAGCATCATTTAAACAGTCTGCTTCTGCTGCTAGGTCGTCAAGTCTACAAATAATAGAATCATCGTGAACACAAGCAACAAAGTTTTCGATAGCCAAGATGGCATCCACTAGCTGATTGTGTTGTTCAGCTATCACAAATCCACGAACCCAAGTACCAGCAGGATTAAATTTAGTCTTTTTGCCGCCTAAGTTCCTGGCACATCTCTTTAACTTGAAAATCTTGCCATTTATATCTTTTTCAACAGAATCATAGTAAAATAACTCTCCAGAAATGTTAGCAAATCCATTATCTGCCCATATTTCAAGTTCGTCTTCCCCAACAGGCTCTATAGTTAACTCTTCAGACCAAGGCGTATTGTCAACTACCAATTCTGCTTCAGAAGTGTTGTAAACTTTGAAAAGAGTCCTATCGGAATCTAATCCGGTTGGATAGACAATGGCTGGGGGAAAACCTATACTCATGTATTAATATACTCCCATTTGCCATTGATTTTTACTTGGCCTCGCTCCCAAACTGCTAAATGTAATGCTCGCTCCATTGAACTTAACAAATGCATTGCTGCTATAGTCATAACTCAAATAAGCATTACGATCCCCATCCGAAGCCGCCAATAAAGAATTAGAAAGGCTATCAGAGCCACTTACGGTAAAATCCTGTAAACTTCTAAAACTCACAGAACTTGAAGAAGGTCCGTAATTTTCCCACACATTTGTCGTAGTATTGTAGGCGGAAATTGTTCCAGAATTGTTAAAAAAGAAAACCCCTGTAGACAAAGCAACCAATTCGCCTTCCAACTTAGTTACATCGATATCCGCAAGTTTCTTTATTGTCTGGACTGGACTGGATAGTGTTCCTTCTGTTTTGTAAAAACTTTTTATCCTGTAAAAAGTGCCCACGGAGTCATTTCTAACGAAATATCCAGCATTATCCTTCCAAGCCGATCTATAAACAGCAAAATAACCATTGGTAGGAACACCGGCATCATAAGTAGAAATATGCTGCATTAATTCCTCTGCCCCGTTTGTATAATTTGCAATAGTCAAACTATCATTGCCAGAAGAAAATGAATCCAAAGTATAAGTGGTTTTTAGTTGATAAGAAGCATTACTATTGGGAAGAATCGTTGGATCTTGGCCAAACAAGAAATATGCCTTACTAGGCGAAACCAAAGGAAGCCAATTCCAAGGTCTGTTCGTTATCGACGAAACAGAAGAATAAGTATCCGTAAAGCCGTTGTATTTCTTCAACTCTATGCTTTGATTTATTAATGATGGCCCGCCCGATGCCCATCCTAGCAAACACTGCCCGTGATCTCCCGAACCTGTGGTTCCTATTGGAGCAAAAACAGTATTTCTTTTGAATTCATGTTTGGCTTGAACTTCATTGTTGGTACTGTTTAAGAACGCTATATCTGTTATTACGTCAAAAGTAGACGAAGCAGTCTTAAAAGTTTCACTAATTAATCCAAATTCATTCGCTCTAACTGTGGTTGCATCATCGTAAGTCCACAACCATAGATTTTGAGTTTCAATAATATCTATTGCATTTTTATATGTGGTTATTCTATAGGCTCCGGATTCCGTATCTACTCTCAATTTTAAATCATATAAGCCTCCAATGCTGTATACGGCCTTCGTAGCAGAAGAATTCGAATGTAGCAAATCGTCACTTAAAGACCATGTATAAGTTTCTACAGGGTCAATAGGCATGCTTGTTGCCATGTTGAGAGGTTCGCCCGCATAACTATATCCAGGCGTCGATAAATTCTCCCCAGATTGAAGTTCTATTTCAATAAAATCATTGATCGTAGACCTAATCGTTGGAGGTGTTGTGTAAGGACCACCAACTGGCGAGCCAATTGTTGTTGTTTGATCTGAATTTGGAATAAAATCAATTACTGCTTCATTTGGGGCATCGATTCTGGCATTGATTAAATTTTCAAAAACAACGGTATCTTCGCCATAAGCGTTACTAACAGTTAGACTTACTGTATATTTTCCAGGAGTAGAATACGTTTTCTTAATGCTTCCGCCATCTTTGTCTTGAACAATTACATTGGTTGTTCCTATTGGAACCGCATCTGTGGCTGAAATTGTGGAAATAACTGAAATATTTGATATGGTATTATCGCCAAAATTCCACAGATAAACTACATCTCCATCTCCCAATCTAAAACTCTTGCTGGTAAATTCCACCTCTAGAGGCACCAATCCAATAGTTCTATTTACTTCAAACCATGCTCGCGGTCTAAAGACTAGCTTATACAGAAAATTCAATCTACCTTCAATAGTTTCTCCAAAAGGAACAACGTCAATGGTTCCCTTAGTTCCTAGAAACGTTTCTATGGCAATAACAGCATCTTTTATAGCATTGTGTTGCTCGGCAACCACATTCATTGTTACATTTGTGATAAATTTTGGTTTTATGACATCGGTAAATCCAGGTAAGATTTCTAGTCCTTCAAAGGTAGTATCGGTTTTCGAACTATAGAAGAAACTAATTGCTCTTAAGTCAATATTACTACATTGTTCGGTTAAAGTAATAATACCGGTATCTGGGAATCTAGCCATTAGGCTAGAATTTTCTCCTCCATTGTCGATAGTGATGCTGGTATCGCCTGGATTATAATCCTCAAGGAGCTTAAGCCTTAAGGAATCATGTACTAAGAACAGATTTTCGTCTGTATCTAAGATTTCTGGATAATTGCTCATAGTATTACAATTTTATTTGTTAAAAATGCCCTTCGTGTGGTTTGATCGGAAAACACCAACAACACACTAGGATTATATTCCCCTGGTCTTTCATATATGTGTTCTGCTACATGAACGTCTGGATCATCTGCTACAAATGTTTCTCCATCATCAAACACCCAATATCTCTGAATAATATCACCATCAGTTTGATCTACAAAAACCATAGTAGCAGGAGTTGTACTTAAGTCTGTTGCTGTTTCTATAGAGTAACTAGGTAAATCAAGGTCTTTTCTGGTTACGTAAAAGAATGTTGATATATTCTGATTAGAAATACTTACATAATTACTTTTTATACATCTTGATTGGGCTCCTGTAGAAGTAATAACATCCAGCCTTACTGTATAAATTCCTTCTGCAAGGTATGTATGATTTGGGCTTCTTTCCAGGGAAGTAGACCCATCTCCGAAGTCCCAAAGGAAACGGATAGCATCGCAATCGGACATATTTTGAAATCTTACACTAAGCGGGGGTTTGCCTTTTGTGGGAAATCCCCTAAAAAGTGCTTTTGGATTTAAAAATCTAGTTTCTAACGCTTTTAATCTTCCGTTTACCGAATCTTCAGATGGATTTTCTTCCGTTCCGATTGTTTCTTCTATCTTTAAGACTGCATCTTTTATTGCGTTATGGTGCTCGGCCATAACTCCACCGGTAACATTTGCCCCCGACAACCATTGAGTTTGCCTAGAACCAGCAAAACCCCTAATTAAATCGGAAAAAATAGTTCCAGTTTTAGAACCATAATAAACTAATTCTGAATTCCCAGGTTGTCCTGCTGGTGGCCCAACTCTTACAATTCCATTATCTGGAAAGGTTTCTGTGCTATCGACTATTAACTTTTTACCATTTATGGTTAAAGTCTGTCTCAAGAAGGTTTCTGAGTTGTTTTTTACAAAATATAGATTTTTTCGATCATCTAGGGTTTCTGGGAAGAACGAGAGATCGCCCGATTGATAGCCTGCATCAAGGCTTGATATTTGATTCGCCATTTAACTGTTTTACCTTTTCTGTATTTAGCAGGAGCTTTTGTTTAACTTGTGTGCTATCGGGCAGGGCTGCTACACATTTTACCAATTCAGAATCAAGTGGCTGATTTAATAACAACTTCAACTTTACTTCCTGAGATAGTTTTGTATCCCAATAGTCAATTTGTGCTTCTAAATCATCAAAATCCTTTAACGGCTCTTTTTGCTCTAAAGATTTAAAAGATTCAATAAAAAAGCGTGATTCCTCTTCTTTATCTATTAAACTGTCCTTTAACTCTAACATTGTATTTTCCATAGACTTAACCCTTCTTGAAAGTTTCCTTTTAAGGATTAAATCCTCTGCCGAATCCGTGAGTTTTTCTAGTTGTAATTTGGCCAATTCCTTGTTATCTTCACATTCTTCAATTTCCATTTTTATGGCTTCAATCGACTTTTTCCTAGTTTTTAACTCCTGCAAGCACCGCCAAAGCATAGCTTGGATTGTGGGCTCATTTCCAATAACAAAATGTTTTAGCTGGAAATAACTGTGTCTTCCCACAACACGCTTGTTCAGGATTTTATCGAGATCGGTTGACATATGTCGTTTTTCCTATTAGTATACCTATAAGAGAGAAATTTGAGATGAATTATCTAAAAGGAAAGTCATGCTATCTTTCAGGCCCAATTGAACATGATCATGGTGATTTTAATTGGAGAACCGAACCCACCAAGGTTTTAAGAGAACGTTTTGACATAGAGGTTTTTGACCCTTTTTCAGACCCTAAGCAGCAATGGACTAAGGATTTAGTAGAAGCCAGAGAAACAAACGATTTCGATAGAATGCAGGAAATAGCCGAACTTTTTGTAAGAAAAGACTTGCAAGTAGTTCAAAGAGCAGATTTCCTATTAGGATACCTTCCAAAAGGAGTCGCTACCTGTGGAACTCATAAGGAAATCGACCTATCGAATTATCTAAAGAATCCCACGATTTTAATTTGTCCAGAGGGGAAAAAATTCGTGTATTTTTGGTATTTTGCTTATATCCCGCATCGACACTTTTTCGGTGATTGGGAAAGTGTTTATTCTTACCTGGATGAAGTCGATAATGGGTTACACAAGGATGATCCTCGCTGGTCTATGGTGTATGGTTTGCTATAAGGTTAGATGTATAATTAAAAAAGTCCATATCCCCATCTTTAACTGAATTAATCGGCATCCAGTCGTGTCCTGTCCAAATTTGAATTGCATTTGGAGGGATAATGCGATCCGTGTAAAAATCCCCATCTGGGTTTTTGCGATCCATTTCGGGCTCGGCAAATGGATTTTTTGCAAACTCATTGTTATGCATGCCAAATGCATCATAATTCCAACGGTTTCCACGATTGTTAAAACGAAACCGAAGAACAACAGAAGCTTTGTCTAGAGATTTGCTCGACCCTGATCGTGGCATATCGTGTAGCCACCATATTGCATTAGAAAGATTATTGGTAAAAAATAAGCCCTTTGCACTATGCACTTTTATATTGTTATCATACGTATAATTAGGCTTATAATTTTTAATCAACCCTTTAGAGCGTATAGAAGGCATCAATCTGTAATACGTTACATGGTATACCCAATTATCAGATGACTCCAACCAAATCCTAAATTCCATAATTTATTTATGAAATGGTTTAAAATATCTTAACGCCTAAAATAGCCTTAAAACGATATCCTTTTGAAATAGCATCTAATGCCCACATTGTTTTAGATATCTCCAAAGGATTATCAGAAAACTCACCAACTTCTTTAATTGTCGATTGGTGAATCAGTAAACCGTTCAAAGAACCATCAATAAAATTAGTGTGGGAAGTGGTTGGTTTCCCTAAAGCGTCATATTTGACAATAATTGGGAAAAGAATGTCTTTTTCGTCTTTTGCAAAACCAAATAATTTATTAACCGCACCGTTTCTTACCCAACTACCTTCAAAAATAAATAAATTCCATTTTTTATTCCCCTTTTTTAGTCCGGTATTAATTAAAGACGTTATCGTATGCTTTGATTTATGAACTGGACAGACTTCTTTTATTTCTGCCAAATCGGCAGTTGATGCATCTTTTGGAACAACACAAATAAAAGGAACATCGGGAAAGTTGTTTTTAAGAGACTTTGCCGTTGATTGTATTCTTCCAATATTGAATTCTGGGGCAATAATTACAAAACTAAAATCTAACATTATTCAAAACTTGTATCAAAATCTATAGTGATTACATCGCTGGATACCAGGGCTCTATTGAGTTCAAACGTTCCAGAACTGAAATCGGGCGTGAAATTCGTTGATGTCCATGAACCACTTGGTCCCGTATACGGAGGAACATAAACTGTACTTGGGGCGGGTGGAATGTAAATTCCATTTATACAAACCCTCAAAGAACCTTCCATAAAAGGTGTGGACATTGAAGTGACTTTATAGTTCGTATAATCAGGAGTTACAATATTTGCGTGAACCGGAGTTAAGTTGTAAAAATGGTTATGTGCTGCTGAAAGTGGGAAAGTCGTTACCGCTTGAACTTTATTTGGTCCCTCTATTGACCAACTAACCGTATCTGAATCTTCAAAAACTATAGTTGTATCATCAAAAGTAACAGTTGAGGACGGAGAATCGAATGATATCTTTACACTAGTTGCTTCATCGGCAATTAGGGTAAGTTTATCCCTTTCAGCCTTAGTCATTACCACATATTCGGTGCCATTATAAAGACCCTCTGTATGGGCACCGATACTGTGTAGAGCCTCGTCTACAGCCGTATCTTTAAGATTGCCATCTTCATCAATAGATTGGTTAATCCTGTTGGAGATGGTTCCTTGGGTTCCGGCACCATCTCTTAACAAATCTGAACTTAAATCTACCGCATCATTTAGGATTTCAAGTTTTTTCAATAAACTCTTAATTGGTTTATTGTCAAAATCGACATGGTAGGGATCCATCCCGTTGTAAAGTTCGTCTTCTACTAGATATAATCTAGGCATGCGGCTCCTTTAGATAAAATTAAGTCTCCAAGTCCAAGTCCATTGCATGGATGCTGTCTTGTTCAAATCTGGAAACGTGACCATACTATATAAATCACCATTATTTAACCTTAATGCCATTTCATTATAAGTATATCCATTTCCTTCCGATGCAGGTATTACCGAGGTAAAAACAACTTGAGAAGTGACATTTGGGTCAATATTGGCAAAAACTGGCTTGCTAATTCTTGTTGTGCCAAAAAGACCATTTCTGTTAGCGTTAACCAACTTAGGAACGCCACCAGTTGTTCCGCCATCGCCAAAAATCATCCTAGAAATATAAAAATTGAAACTATCTCCAATGGAATTAGCCAAACAAGAAGTTAAGGCTTCTCTACCAACCGCTAGAATAGTATTCTTAAAGCTGGTGTTTACTATAGTTCCGTCGTCATATTCTATGGAAAGGCTTACTTGGCCTTTGGTTTGTATGGTTTCATTCATTTTCGTCTTGCCAATCTATTTGTAAACTAATTGATTCCTGCTGAGATATAATATCTATTAAAGTATCATTTTTTGAGTTATTTAAGAACATAGGCATAAAGGACATTGTTGGAACCTGTTCTGTCTCGATTTCAATAATCGAGGTGCCTCTTCTATCATAAATATCAAAGAAATGACCAGGAGTTGCCGGATATTCTCTTTCCTGCACCGAAAAACTAGTTTTTACATAATGTAAAATATCAAAATTTACCGATGTGCCTCCCGCACCAAGAGTTGTCCATACCTGTGGCGGCCCATTTAGTGTAATTGTTGTGCCATCAATATCCGATATTGAATAATAATCGCTTCCTATCTTAATTAAGTAATTTTCCTTAAAATTACTACCTTCTACGATATTATCTTCAGATGGAGCATTTTGTCCATTCAAAATAGGCAAAGTAGCCTCGAAATCGGTAGAAGTGTTTAAATTAATACCCGAATAATCTAAATATCCAATCTTGTTATCAAGTAGTCTTCTATAAACATGTGTAATTTGACCAGCAACATCGCCAGATGTATACGCATCAATATAGAAAATATGCGTGCCACCAAAACCAGAAATCTTATATTGATCCCCCGAATACAGGACATAATCTCCAATTTCTACAAAATTTCTCATGTCGGCTCGGCTACCATCCGAACTCACATCCACCCTGCCACGCCTGCTAAATCTTAAAACTCCTGTCATGCTTGTTGCTATCAAGTTCAAATCATCATCATATAATTGATATTTTAAACCCGTAACATTAGCCACCGGAATGTTTTGTGATGGATTATCTAGAATGAATGAATCATCTGATAACACTGTATTTATGTCAAAAAATCCACTAGGATAGCCACCTGTAATAAACTTAATCGACCAAGTATCCTGAACCCCGATCTCTACGAAATCTAGTTCAGTATCAGATAATTTAAAAACATCATCTTGGTAAATGGCTGTGTTGCTATTTGAATAGATGTCATTAGACAACCTATAAGTAAATGAACTCGTCGGTGAAATAGGCTCAGAAATCCCACTTACCGATATCTGCGTTTTATGTGGATCGGAGACACTATAATCTCCACTCCAAGAACTTGGTGCCAATATCTCTAAAACATTGCTGCCAAAGATAATTGGCAATGAATCAAACATTACTCCGTCACTATACAAAATTACACTATCGTTATAAGCAGTTCCGGTTTGAGAAGATACAACAACTTCCATTTCGGCCAAAGCTTCTCTGACAATTTTTTTAGCATCTAATCCTTCATCCATGTGACGGTTGAAGATCATTTGTCCTTCGCCTGCCAAAACGAACTCTTCTTGAGTATACTGTTGTAATAGTTGTATTTCTTCTTGTGGGCTTTCACAATATTCATTAACTACGCCATTGATGTTCATCGAATGGATTTGAGCATGAAATGGGATATAATCTGCAATTATTTCTTGTGCCTCGGTAATTCTATCGTTTGAAAGTTCTTCTATGTCTAAATCGATTGAAAAAGAACTACTTTGACATTGAGAACATTCGTCAACGAATTCTCTGTTTATATCACATGGATTTTCAGAATCACGCTTGCTGCCATTGTATTCATCCATGTTATAAACATTTTCTGAATAGGGGAACTCTGTTCTTACTTTCCCATAGATTACCGGATCGTAAAACGGATGTCTTGTAGGAATAACTATATCGAATAAAGGATCGTCTTCTTCTATTACACGGACATTCCAATTCTTTACAGGATAAATTTGATCTTTTTCATCTCTTTGATCCCACAATGGTAGAGTTCTAATATAATCTTCTAATGCTTGATTGTCTGAAGCGTCATTTATCTCATAAAGAACCCTAATTTCATCCCCTTCGCCGAGTATGATTGGAGATAGTGATAATTGTTCTCCGATCCAGGAAATAGTATTTCCCGAGACAATCACATAATCGCTGTTTAATTGAATCCATTCTCCGTCCACTTCACGATAATATAATTCAAAATTATCTACATTAACAGGAGTAACTATCTGTTTTGACAATTCAAAAGAAGTTTGATCTTCTACAACAAAAACTTCCTGCCAAGTGTAGGGAGACACTACTTGCCACAAACGAGTTAGTTTTGTTAAGGAAATCCCTGCTTGGGCTAATCCCCTAGAAAGCCCAGATAAAGTCCCTTTTTTCTTAAACAAAGGAATGGCTTCTTTTATTTGTCTACGCCAAAGGGTTGGGTCGTTGGATCTAAGTTTTAAGTTAAATAGATTTCCCAAAGCAAGTAAAAAGGACTCGTGAGTAGAATTGGCGTCAATCAAATCGATCATTTGATTTGCCAAATCTTCTAAAACTCTAAATCCATCCCCTACAGCATTAAAGAACTCAGAAATAACTTCAGGACTTAAATCTGTGCCGCTCCATTTTGTCTTTAAATGTTCGGCAGTATACCTTTCCATTAAGGTAGGATATTTTTCTGGTTTGGTGAAATGCGTGGGAATACTTGTGGTGACTTGTGTATTTCCAGAAAGAGAAAATTGTTGATGATCGTTTAAATAATCTCCTGCTGGATTTGGCATCCATTTCCAACAGATGAAGTAATCCCCTTCTCGCATCCCAAGAGGATTCCAGAGAAGCTTAAAATGTCCGTATTGTGGATCCCCATCCTCATCTTCGGAAATGTTTTCTATTAGAGCATTGTCCAAATCAGTAGCAATCCAAGCCGGATTGTCTGCATTGCCAAACACTTTAACGGCGACCGCTCCGCTATAATTAAAAGATTCTACAGAACTAGATGCGTCAATTTTGGATTGAATTCTAGAAACTTTAGCCAAATTATCATCGCTGGGAACTAAACAAGCTTCTTTTTTGGCTAGTCTTAATTCTTCTTGTAAATCTTCGTTTACTCTTGTCTTGTTGTAATTACCGAAATTTCCACTATTGAAACTCCTTTCGGCATAATAAATGGTTATCTGTTCTACCTTGTACGGATCGGCAGTAAAGCACCCGTCTGAATCGGGTGTTAGAATTTCAAATTCAATTTCATCTGTTGTGGTTGGGTTTTGATCTATTCTTACCATTTAATTATAAAGGAAATTAATTTCTATTGAGTCTGGACGGATAATTTCAAAAAACCTAGTAGTTATTATACTGCCGGAGTTATCGGGATCGTTAGTAGTGAAGTTCATATCTACACTACTAATTTGCTTGATGGAAGCAAGCATTTTAATTAAATCGGCTTCTTTAAGACTCTTCCCGTAATCCCAATTATTCAAGGAAAAGAACGAATTTACAACACTTGTTACATTTACTCGTATTTCTGGCTCGAATTTTCTATAGGATTTATCCAAAGTTATATCAATGGCAGTATCAACATCGATAATAATTCCATCTCTGATGCAAACAAAATCAGTCAACATCTTCTTTTGATTTAATTCTTCAATTAAAGCCACCTTTAAATCATTGGTTGCTGGCTCTAATTCATCTGTATTCGCTACTGCCAAGATATAAATATCTACAATATTTCCCGCACAGCCATGATTTCTCAAGACTGCATTGGCTTTGCCAATTTGGCCCTGATAAGGTGTGGCAAATTGTTCGCATAATGTCTTATAATCCGTACCTGTTACGGCTCTATCTTGCGTCTTTAACCAAGCTGGCAATTTGCGACGAATATCATCAATGGTATCTCCATCATAACCGAACTCGCCCCTAGTATAGTTCTGAAAAGTAACTGGAACACTATAACTTAATCCAGGCACAAACACTTGTTGTTGTAATTGAACGAAGCCGCTAACAATATTTCCTATTACTCCACCACCAACTCGATAAGTAACGTTAATTGTTGAGCCATTAGATGGAATTAAACCAGCTCTGTTGTTTCCAAAAATTACAAACCCCCTGTTTTGAGAGTCTATTTCTGTTCTGAATTCTCGTCTCGGCTGGGAATCAGTGAAATAAAACACTTCTTCCCAAGTTACACCGTCAACCTGAATTCGAATTGAATCAAATATTACAGGAGAAAACCCTAATTGTAATGTTTGTCCCGTCTCTCCTGTTCCAGAAAACTGCTCTGTAATTGTTCTGCCTTCTAATCCTACGATGTTTTGGTTTACATCCTTACCAGCAGGGATAATTATGTTTTGATCAAATATCGGATTAAAATCACTATCTGCTGGATATAATTCTATTTTTATTGGGGTTCCATCTGTAACCACATCCATTTGCAAAGGCGTCGGCACCTCTATGTCAGAAAGAAGAGGGTTGTTAATAGTGGCACTCCACTTGGTTCGGGCTGCAATTGGTGGAGTTGGTCTAAAACCAACCAAATTAGCAATTCTAAAAGCATTTTCACGTTCGGTTACTGTGTCGATATAGATTTCATTTATATTCTGATCTATCTTAAAAGATAACGTATCTCCAATAAAGGCAAATACTTCAACCATCATGATTGCAATTGAAGACTCAACAAAATCATTAAATGTATTGGGTATTTCTGTACCGTTGGGGCCGAATCTAGCCTTGATGAAATCAATCAATCTGGACTTCATAGACCAGAAGTTTTGATTTGTGTAATTTAAATTTATGATTGGTGGATTCTTCTGTTCAGCCGATTGGGCGAACGGAGAAACATCAAAAGGACAGTTATCAGCCATCATGCTCCTATGACAATGGTACTTGAAGTTTCAATTCTTCTACTTCATCTATGTTGTTTGGGTCGAAAAATCTTATAACAATACTCAAAATATGGGGAACTTCATCAAGGGTATCGGAAGGGTCTAACGACTTTTCATCAATGTTATTAGAGACTAAAATATCCTGAATTTGCACCCTTGGCTCCCATTTTCTTATACTTTCTGCTATCATTTGTCTTGTTTGGTTGATGATCATAGGATCATTTGGTTCAAAAACCAGTTTTCTTAAAGGAGTTCCAAAATCTGGCAACATTACCCTTTCGCCTGGATTGGTTAATAAAAGCACCAATAAATCGGATTTTATTTGGTCTAATCCAGACTGAGAGTGGAAAAATCCTAAAGGATGCTTCGTAATTGGGTATGCTAATCCTATAAATGCCATTTTTTCCTTTAACTGCAGTTATCAAACGGAGAACACTGGAAGAATGGTAGTAATTGTTCAATAGACGCACACTGAGCATTGGGCGAAGTTGAGACAAACACCCTATCGCTAATCATTATTCCTCCATTTGGAGCAAGACAAAGAACCGGAGCAATACATGGCACACATGGATCGCCTGGCTGTCTGTTTAAAGGTGTGCAATCCTGTCCTGCCATAAGTAATATTACCTTCTTAGCAAAAAACGCCTGTGTGTCTGCTACATTAAAATAAAATCCAGTTGTATCGTGATAACAATCTTTTGTAACGAACACCAATTGGCTAGAAGGATTCTTTTCCTTATCTCCTACAATGGTCATGTGTTGATCATACGTAAAACATATATAATCTCCACCAGCCATAAGAAATACTTGCCCTGGCCCTTCTGCACGCTCCTGCATTCTTAAAATATGTGGCCCACGCTCTTTATTGTCCTTCTGCGGTGCCTTGATTTGTATTGCCTGATTTTGCGTCTCTTGCTGAGAATTGCTATCGGCAAACAACATTTCCAAACCATAACCGCTTCTTATAGCAATAAATGCTTTTTTAGCCTTATTTACAGGCTGTCCGTCACCCTTCCTGCAAGGAGAACACTGCTCATTCCCCTCATCGATCATTTCAATAATATGTTTAGAGGTACTTTCAATAGTAACTCCACGACGATTTCCTGCCACATTAGGCGGACATTCTGTACAATCTCCTTGTCCAACCGTATGATCGTTTAATGTAATTCTATTACCATTGGCAGAAAAGATTTGAACCCCATTATCTTCGCCACGTAATCCGGACTCTTCCTCTACGTCATTTTGAATAATTCCATGTCCACCATGAGAAATCCACCAAGTTTTACCCGTATACTTGTTGGTACAACCATAATCAAAAGGGTCTATACTCTTTTCCCAACTAGGAACTCCTCGTGGCTGTTCTACAGCGTCAGACATGCCAAAAGAATGTCCAGACAAAGAAAGAATTTGTATGCCTGTTTGGGGCAAATCTATCTTGTTGTTTTGCGGTGTTCCTGGCCCTTTGTATGGCCTACATTCATTTTGATGTTTAAAATAAAGATTAGAATCTTCAGTTGGCGTAACGCAATCGGTTTGTTCAATGGGATTGCCGGAACTATCGGTACAAGCCCCTCTTGGGGATTTGTTTACACAAGATGGATGTGCCCAAGAACCAGATTTATGGAAAGGATCGTCTTTTAAAATAATCAAATTTCCACAACTCGACAGAATTTCAAGTCGTTTATCGCGATAATTACACTTTGGATCGCCGTCAACACGCTTAATGGTGTGTTTCTGTGGCGTAACTTCGCCATAGATATTAGGTGTAGTAATCTTACGTTGGGCATCTGGATCGTTTTCAAAATCCGCTATGGAATCAATATCAAATCCATTATAATTTTCTGTGTTCCAAGGAGGAAGAACTTGTGAGCCGTCGTTTTTGCCAACTAAATAACCTTTTCTGTGTCCTTCGTGAATTCTGTAATATTCATCTATATTGTAGCCCCAATTATGTTGTCCATCAGGGCCACGATTTCTGTGCCATGTGCCGCCAATATAGTAGGGGGCTTTTCTATTGCCGTTTTCAAATAAAATACACACAGTAGAGCCAGCAGGAGGAACCCAAGAGGCCCCTTCCCCATCTAAGGCACCAAAGGGACTTACAGGAAAAGCCCAAGGCAATGCTTTTATTGGAGTCTCTGGTTTGTGAAATAAAGGATTGTAGAATCTAATTCTACCCATCTTCCAAGGATCAACCGTATCTACACAGAGAGCGGTCATCATGCCAAACTGAGTTTCAGCTTGCGGCTGTATTTTCCAGCGTTTCTTCACCTCGGATTGTACCAAAGCCCGCATGTCGTAACCAAGTTCTCGAAAGCGTTCTTCAATAGATTCTATTCTTTTACTTATTTCGTAATTTTCATCATTCATTTTTATGCGTTTTCCACTTGCCATCCTCCGGAACCGTTTCCTCCTGCCGGCCCATCGGTGAAATCCAAGCCAGGGACGGCTAGGAATAACTTTAATGTAGTATTATATGATCCCTCTCTAATAGAATGATCTACGCCTTTTATCATCCAATATTTATTACTTAAAATATCTTGACATAGTGGATTAGCAATCCATTCTCCGCAACCATTCCCCCCAGACAGATAAAATGGATTAATTACCACCACCGAAGCGAATCTTCCTAAGATTGCTCTAGAATTACATAAATCATTAGAAGGATCACCTTGAATTCGTAATTCTGCTTCTATTGGTTCTAGCCCAAACGTTGATCGTTTGTTGGCCTTCATGTGCTTGTCTTCTGCCTTATTGGTGTTTTTGGCAGCATTTTGCATTCCATCTGCATCAATTGACTGTCTACTTACAGTTGGAACTCTTTGAATACCTGTTTCTCTGGTTTGAACATCACAATCTTTTTCTTTTTTGACGGTTTCGCCAGATGTTGAACCTGCTGTATTGGCCGCAGTGGTAAGAGCAGCTGCTGCAGCAATCCAGTTAATCCTTGGAGTAAAACTTAAAACATTACTACACTTGCCAGCATTTACCAACCATGTTCCTATAATTAACTTGTCCATTGTAGTTTGATTGCAATCAGGTGTTGGATCTTCCCATAAAAGCAATTTGTTGTTTTCAGAATCCCAAGTGGCTGTAATGCCCTTATCTAACTCTGTGGTAAAAGAAGATACCCAAGATTGAATTGTGGCTAATTTATTTTGGTTGTCAGAATTATAGACTGTATATGGCCCATCCTTCCCATATCTTGAATGGAAATTCCAGCCATCTTTATTTATTTCTCCATTGCTTTCTAATCTTACATATTCAACTGAAAATTTTGGCTCAGTTTCTTCTGACAATCTCTTAATCGCCTGCTTTAAAGGAATCGGCTTGTCATCCGTACCAAATGTATCATCGCTCCTAGTCACAAATACTGACTGAATCATATCCGAACCAGTTATCATAAATCTAATCTTCCCTTCAGAAATATCCACTTCAATATTCATTGGAAGAAAAGTTAAAGTAGGTGAAGAAAGCCTAGCGGGAGCCCCTGTACACGTTAAATAAACCCATCCAAAGCGAACTTGCATTCCATACTCTTCAGATGTTCTTTTTATATTTTTATTTAATTTATTCGCAAATTTGGAAAAATCTCCACCTTCTTGATCAATTATCTCAACTTTACAACCATGACCATTAGAGAAGCCGTATTCGAAGCTTTTAATCACAGCAAGATTTTTGTTATTGGGGGAAGACTGATTACCAACGGTAATTTTGTCGCCGGCAAGAAAACTTACTTCAACCCAAGGAGATAAGCTATTAGCTGTGATCGGAACTCTTATATTTCCGTTCGAAGCAGCGGCACATCCTACTAAACAATCCATTTAACTCCTTATTATAAGTAGATGTTGCCGGGCAAACGAATGGTCAAACCAGCCTTAAAATCAAAAACATCCTTAATGTTGTTGGCTTCCATAATACGCCACCAAAAATCAGGAGCACCATATGCCTGATTGGATACCAAATCTGGCCTGTATTCCCAGTTGCCAGGAATTACAGCAAATCTATCGGCGCCCGAAGAAGGATATTTATGCTTTTTATAAGTAGTAAAAGTAAGCAGATGATTGTCTCCCCAGTACATAACCGTAGAATCAGCGTATCTGCTTAAAGCATCTACAAATTTTCTAGGATTTATATTAGTAAATTCTACTTTTACTGCCATTTATCCACCTAATTGTAATATTCTTTCTTGTCCTGGCAAATCGTCGGAACTATATACGGCTTCCCAACTTGTGTCTACATCAAACTTATAAGGAAGGTATGTGTTCTCGTCCCAGGGAACGTCAGTAGGAAACCTTACACTATAAGAGCGTAAAATTGCACAAATTTCACCGGAAGACAACAAACTTCCACAACGAAGTCTGCAAACTGGTGGCGGTTCAAAAGGAGCACCACTAGAAGTCTGATCTTGAGGATAAGCCACACTCTGTAAGGCTCTTAAATCATCTATATTTTGCAAAATATCTTCTGTTGTAATAACATAAAAATGAAATTGAAGAGAAAATGCTCTGTTTTCAGAATGCGAGAATGTTTTAATTGGAAACGAACGTCCAATTACTGGCTCGTCATTATAAGAAGCACTTTTCGAATCGCTTAAATCAGGAAGTGATTTTGGATAAATCAAACCATATCCTGGGACAGATACGTAACAATCTGATAAAGGTTGTAATTTACCTCCTGGTAGACTTGTTTTTGGCATTAGCTAACCCCATCGTCGATTACTTGTGTGCTTGAACCGGTATTGTATTTCGACAATTGCCATGTGTAGAAGTTCGGAGAACTCTTTGGTTTTACATTACTTCTTGTCGAAACCTGCTTGCCTTTGCCTCCTCCAGCTAAAGCAGCAATATTGGCATCAATCCTATTTAAAATAACTACCTGTTCTTTGCTTGCATTGGCAATAGTTTGCAATTCAGCCATGCTAGTATTACCAGAAGCAGTTATCTTACTGGCCATTCTATGCTGAATTCGGTCGTGGACGTTGTGCAATGCCATTGGTTGAGCCGCTGCTGCTCTTAATTTATCCTCACCAGTTGGGCCATTTAATCCACTAAATTGTTGTTTTGCAGCATGGGTTTTAATTGGTGTGTTCGATGACTTTGCAGAAACTCCCGCAGTTTCAATAGATTTTGCCGTTGTTTCGCTTTCATCGTCACCAAACCAATCAAACCATCCTTTAACTTTATCAACCATTCCCTTCACTGCATCAACTATACTTCTTATAGCATCTCCAATAAAAGAAATTCCCGCTACTAAAGGTTGTATAAACCAACGTATGAATCCTTCTGCTACTTTTCCTAGAATTTCTATTCCCTTGGCCATTGGCAGCAAAGCACCTTTAACAAATGTTCCTATTGCTTTACCAAGCCAAGCCATAATATCGCTAAAACCGCCATTGCCACCAAACAAACCAAACAATTCTTTAATTGGAGCAAAAGCTTCTTTTATAGACTTCCAAATTTCTTTAAACGGTTTAATAATCGAGGCTCCTGCTACTTTTATGGACTTCCAAACTTCTTTCAATCCTTCGAAAACAGGCACAAAGAAAGCCTTCCAGAAAGCCCAAACTCCCTTAAAATATCCACCAATCATATCTAACATTAAACCAAGCCCAGATAGTTTCCAAGCAAAATGAATAAATTTAGAAAGATATTTAGTGGCAACGCCATCTGCACCGAAAACACCTTTAAACAAACCAAAAGTTAAGAAATTAACAATCCCCGTTAAAGCACCCGCTGTCCCAGCCGCTGCTTTTTGAGATAAAGTTAATTTGTCTTGTTCGACGCCAAAAATACTTGCCGCATTGGCTGCTGCTTTAAAGCCACCAACTAAACCACCTATGGCTCCAAGAACTAATGTTAAAGGCAAGGCGACTTTGCTAAGCACTCCACCGGCTACTCTTAAAGCAGCCATGCCTCCCCTTAATGCCCCGCCACCGGCAATCATTCCTAATTCGCCCGCACCCATAGCGGCCCCGCCAACGGCATTCTTAGAGGCTCTACCAAAGGTTGCAAGTCTTCCCGCCATTCTTGCTCTGCCACGTTTACGGCCTTTAGCATCGCCGCCAAGCATGCCACCAAATCCGCCGCCGAGATTACTAAGCAAGCTACCAGCAGTATTAACTGCCATACTGGCGGCGATAGCCGTTACTTGTGCTAAAATCAATCCGGTTATGCCAAAAATGCCCAATAAAGCACTGACTGCTGGGCCTGTAAACTTTCTAATAGACTCATTAGTGCGTTCTGTCCAATAAGCGGCTTTAGAAATAGGATCAAGATTCTTACTCTCTTCAGTTCCTATTCTTTGTTGTTCATCATTCATTTCGGACAATACAGACCTGATTGCCGCTATATCGCCTGAACCAAACGCTTTAGAAATCTGTTTAGAGAAATCTTTCCCACCAGATTGCACAAGAGATTTAGCTGTAGAGTTAGCAACAGCTTTCATCATGTCTTTGGGGGAACCAGCAGAAATTCCAAGAGATTCTATTTCTTTTCTCATTTCAGCGAACTTGGCAGGGTCTTTAGTCATTGCTTCAAACACGCCTGAAATGTTTTTTATATTTCCGGCTTTTGCTATTTCGGCAAAATTACTTAAAATACCAAAACCACCACTCATTTTTGTTTGATTCATTTTCTTGGTAAGTGCAAGGCGTTCTTGTTCGGTCAGATTATTGTTTTCTAATTCCTTTGTAATTTTTGCTATGACTTCGCCAGAAGTCATTCCGGCTTCTCTAAGTGCATCAACCGTGTGCTTCAATTCACCAATACCTTCTGCTCCAAATGATTGGGCGATTTGGTTTGCTCTCATCAATTGAATAGAGGACATTTCGCCAATGCGTTCTAGATCAATACCCATCTGTTTCATAATAGTATCAATACCGGCAGCAGTATCTTTATTACCTTGCTTAGTGTGAAGTAATGTTCCGCCTTGTAATTTACCAAAATTGCCAGTTATAGCAGCGGCTTGAGAAATTAAAGCAGTTAGTCCGCTATTTGTATTTGCATAGAATTTATTACTAGAAGAAGCCAATTCGGCAATCTGTGCGGTGAAATCCTCTACACCGTGCTTTTTAGCCGCTGCCATCAAGCCCACCATGTTTCCAGCAGCATCTGCCGTCAAAGTTCCGGCGTGGGCCATGTTTTTAACAAATTTCTCAGACGCTTTAACCGCTTCAATTAAATTGTCGCCAGTAACACCCGTTTGTAGAGCCACATTACGAACATGTCTGGCAAGTTGAGCCATTTGGAGATTATCCATATGCAGACCCATATGCCAATCAGTAAACGCATCAGAAGTTGATTCTGTGTCAGAACCTATAGCAGTAGATAGACTTAAAGCAGTTTTTGTAATTGAAAGAGATTCTTTTTGACTAACTATTCCTCGACGTAGATTCTTCAAATAAACTCTTTGGAATTCGGAAAGATGTACGCCTGTTTGGGCTACCGTTTTACCGATTCTTTGAAATTCATTTTGCAACTGTTCAGTTTCGCCTGTGATGAATTCAGTTTGATAGGCAATTTGACGCATGTTACGCATAAAACTAATTTCTTCAGCAACCGCACCAGCAAAAAGATGCTGCCAAACGCTAAACCCACCAGTAACAGCAACTACAAGAGCACTCAACTTAGCAGTATTGCGATGTAAGTTATCAAATCCTTTATTTAATTTTTCTACATCTGGGGGTTTTCCTCCACCGCCACCAAATCCTCCCATAGGCCCTGCTTTGCCTTGAGCAGATTGCAGAGTATGCGTCATTCTTTTAGCAAAAGAATCAAGAAATCCTTCAAGCCTAGCATCTACTACCGCTACACCACCTCTTCCTCCACCCTTTTGTCCAAATTCAACCACCTTAATCAGTCTTTTTATTTCTTTGTTAAGTTCCTCGTGTTCATCACTAATATCTTCAAGAATTTTTTTGCTTTGTTCAAGTAACTTTTCTGATTCATCTGATTTTTTTGTGTAATCTTTCCTGTCACCCAAATCATTACGTTTGATCAGATCGACGACCAATCCAATCAATTTTTGGACATCCCCAGATGGGAAATTTATTTCTCTACCTGTGCCATCTTTCATGTTTGCTCAATATTTGGAACTGGATTAACCTGCTGCTGAATCTGCTGCTGAACAGAATCTCTAATTGCTCGAATTTGTGTTGGGTCGAATGAACGAACCGTAGATATAACAGAATTAAGAAAACTACAATCTAATTTCTTAACTTGTTGTATTCCGGCCCAACGGTAGGAACGAAACGCTCCTGTTATATAGTTGTCACCACGTATGTTTGCATAACTAAACCCTGTATTTTCACAAAACCTACTTAACATATTCTGAATATAATTAAATGTCAGATAATGTAAGTTAACCCCCCTTAACCTCTGTCCTGCCGTCATATCCGTAACAATAACTAACGGAAATGGGTCGTTCTTCCAATAACGATACTGAAAAGTAATTAAACTTCCCTTTCCAACAATAGGATTAAACGTGGTTCTCTGCTCAACCGGCTTAAACAGTGACGTTATTAGCGGATTTGTGGAAACAGGTATGTTAAGCGGCGGCCTCATCACAATGGCGAAGATGTCCTTGAAGTATAGATTTGATTAGCATAATCCGTTCCCGAAGTCGAAGAAGGCGCAACATTATATGGATCCTTATCCACCTGGAACTCTATAGATCTTATATCATCTTCAGCTTCTTGTGTTTTTTCGAAAAACCTCTTTACTTCTTCTAAAATGTACTTTATAACCCTTTTACCAGCGTCTTCTTCATTAGGTTTCTCTGCAATAAACTCATTGAAAACACTCTCAATGTCTAAAAGATATGCTTGCCCATAAGGATGAGTATCTGCTTCTTTTTGAACCCGAAAAGCCATTGTATCTCCAATCCTGTAAATCCTTATTCCATCAAAAGATAAGGATTTGTTTGTAGTAGGAATAAAGATATAAGGATCAGACTCTTTGATAAAGTCTGTAACGGCTACGTTATTACTTTCAAACACCTTCTTCAAGGTGTTTAATTGCTTTCTAGCCATTCTTACTTTTTTGTCGATAAAATCGGTAAAACTCTTCATTATTAGCATTGCCTCAAAAGTAGGTCATGTGCGGAATAAATACAACGCTTCAAAACCTTTAAATCACTTGGATTTCCGTTATAAGGCAGTTCTTTCAGAACAAACCCCTGTAAGGCATTTGCGGCGTCTTTAATGGTCTTCAGATTCGCACTTAAGAACAACAATCCATTCCTTCTTTCCATAAAAGGAACATTTTCTGTCTCTGGTTTGTCCTCGTGCGTTTGTCTTCCGGTCTCTCTTACAAAAGAAACCTTGATATCCATCAACGGAACAATATTTCCGGAACTATCAATTAAAGCATCTGAATTTTCAGCTTTTACAGATTCTACGTGCAATTTGCCTTCCGTATAAGCCGCTCTTAAGCAATTAGCCAAATCCCATCCCAAAGCATAAGTTGTTCCATCATCCCCGACTACATTAATCAAAAATGCTCTTGTTTGAAATTGCTTGGAAATAGATTCCATTACAATTCGTCGTCTTAAAACGTCTCTTTCTTCCGGAGAACCTTCCGTTAGCCGCTTTTGTTCGGGTTCTGACAAATATCTAGAAGGATCATCCTCGTGAAGAGACCAGTTGCCCAATACAACATCGCCCCAACGGCTATTCATCCTAGTTGATAATTGAATAGAATATTCTCTTTCATTTACAATAATGTCCTCACTGTCCGTACCACTACTTACCTGAACCGCTCCAAGCAAAGATGAAATTAGTTTACGGTGTAAATCCTGCTTTAGGGCTCCATAGCCAGAAACTTTAATAAATGAATGAACTAACAACGGATTGGATTCCAATACATCCGATAAATGATTCACAACCGTTGTTGCCGGCATCGTCTGATCTAATTGGTCTTTAATTAGCTTACGAACTTCATTTGAGGCTTTTTGAACATTAGCGTTTTGTCTAATTAGTTGGATGTTGAAATTATCTTCGATAAACTTCTCTTGGTAGGAGTTAAGATGTTCTCTATCCCGAACTTGGTTGAGAAGGTCGATAAGGGTTTGGGTATCACCTTTAATAGATTCTCTAAAATAATTCTTTTTCCAGGTTTCAAAATCGTCAGATTTCTTTTCTTCTGGCATTTCTGGAACCTGGGGGTCTTGGGTGATGTCTTCCGGTTGCTCTTGCTCGGGTTCCTGTTCGGGAGGAGCGTTTGGGTCCGGTTGTGGCATATTTGGATTCATGGGGCTAACATCGCCCATTGCCGATTGTCCTGCGGCGGGATCGGCCGGGCTTGTGGATGGAGCGATATCCTCTTGTTCGAGCCACCATTGTACTTTAAGATTCGTCATTATCTTTGTTCCTCTTATTAATTTCGTCTAACATGGCACGACTTCGGCCATTTGTAGTGATAGTATTTGTTTGATTAACTGCCAAATATCTAGGAAATGTATCTCTTTCCTTTAATCTTATTCTTGTCTTTAAATCTGCTATTTTAGCCATCTTATCGGCTAAATCAGATTTAATCTTTAAAAGGTTAACTAAAGCTTCTTTACTGGAATTGGAGGCATCGCCTTCGTTTAAGACCATATCAGCGAACTTGTTGATAAAGTCGTCGGTTTGTTTGCGGTCTTCTCTTAAATTATCTGTAATTTCACTAAATGTGTCTAAAAGTTCTTTATCGCTAACCAAATCATCCTTTGGTTGTTCAACAGGAACGTTTATGTTGACTTGCGGTACGATAGGGTCATTATCTTCAGATTTGATTTCTTCTTCGATGATGATTTCGTCGGTTCTTTTTGATTTCATTAATCTTATTTAGTAGTTAGTTAGGCAAAATCGCTATATATAGTGGAGAAGCAATGGAACAAAAACCAGACAGATTTGAGTCTTTTAGAAAGACCTTTAACGAAAAAATTAAATCTGTAGAGGATGAACAGTCAAATATTGACAAAACTTTAGATGAAATCCATCAAGAAGTACACGAAGTAGAGAAGAGAATTATAGCTTTACAATTGGTTTCAGATAAGAATGAAGGTCGCTGGAACAAGATTATGAATTTCGTAATCCAGTTAATTTGGGTTGCTTTGGCTGCTTATTTACTATATACGCTTAAGTTAGAACACGTTAGTTTACCCTAGAGGAATAATGAAGTTTAAAGAATGGTATTTAAACGAGGCACCATCTACATATCAGAGGTATACTCCGTACCGAATGAATCCATATGCGTTGCCCAATATTAATAGATTTGGGCGTCGAGGCGATGAACCATCGCTTTTAGACAAAGCGGTTTCTGGAACTGCTCACGGAATAGGACAGAATTTCTTAAAAGCACTTTATCCAAAAGGCGTTGGAATGCCACAATATACGCAAACTTTGGGCTTTAGTTTGCGTCCAGAAGAACATGAGGATAGAATAGAATATGTAGTAACTGCTCCTTTAGATGGTAATGCTAAGGACAAACAAGCCGAATTACTACAGCATGTGGCTCAAGATCAAGCCACTTATTTGCAACAACAAGGAATCGATACTAGATTTGGGAAAATACATTATACTAATGTTGTTGGAAACGAGATAACTGTTCATATTGTCTTCCCGAAAGGGAACGCCGCTCACATTTTGGGGAATCGCCGATGAAAAGTTTTTCAGACTTTATTTCAATAAGAGAAGAGAATGAATCCAATAAAGATTGGAGAAAACATTACGTCCAATTAGAAAAAGGCTTTGTTCCACCTCCTAAAATGCGTCCAATTATCGAAGCTTTCTTAAAAAGCGGCGATATTGAACTTATGCATGATACTACTAAGCCCGTTAATATGCCTAAGAAATCCTTGTTCTTAGTAGGCGGGCCGGTTAGAGACTTTATTTTAGGTAAGTCTATAAAGGACTATGACTTAGCAACAAATGCTTCGCCTGAACAAGTTGCCCATATTTTAACTAATGCTGGCTTTTCCATGACTCCAGACAGGAGCGGAAAAGAAGGTGCTCCACTTAATTTAACATTTAAACCAGAAGCATCTCGACCAGGAGATAAGAAAACTTGGTTTGTAAAAGGCCGAGATAGTAGTAAAGAAAGAAAAGCATTTGTTATTTCGGCTGTAGTCGATGGCGAAGAATTCGAAATTGCAACTTTTCGTAAAGACGCCAAAGTCACCGATGGAGCGGCAGAAGTGGATTTTGTCGATAATCCACACGAAGACGCATCCAGAAGAGATTTAACGATTAATGCTCTTTATATCGAACTAACCAAACCAGATGGTGAAAACAGCAAATTGTTCGATCCAACTGGGAAAGGTTTGCACGATGTAAAGAACAAAAAGATTCAAACCGTGGGCAGTGCCGATGAGAGATTCAATGAAGATAAATTACGTGTAATGCGTGCTATCAGGTTCCATTGCCGCTTTGGTGGCGGTGCTCAAATGGATCCGGCTATTGAAAAGGCAATCCCTAAGTTTAAGCACTTGGACGGTGTAGCCTTAGAAAGAATTAGGGATGAATTCCTAAAAGGCTTATTACACCCAGATGTTGATGCTAAATGCTATCTTTCAATATACAAAAGAACCGGATTATTGGAAAAAGTGTTTCCAGGGCTCAGATTTGATCCTGCTGGTAGTGTTCCTGCCGAATTTTCCGATAAGAAAGATAAACCGCTAGCATTGGCTTGGTTGTTACAACACAATCCAGTGGATAAAGTGGCGGAAACCCTTGCTCCAACTAGACTTAGTAGCGGCGAAGACAAAGCGACTGGCTGGACGACTCAAGAGAGAAAAGCGATTTTATTTCTTTTGCAATTAAAAGAATTTAACGCTGATCGCCTTCCTAATTTCATGAAAATGAGAGAAGGAACAGGACTGAGCAACCAACAGATTAGGGATTGGGTAGACATGTTCAATGTGGGCAACACGATGAGAAATCGTCGGCCTTGGTGGGCAAAGCAGGTTAGGGCATTTTCTGATCATGAGAGAACGACATCTTGGCCAGATATTCAGAAAACAGGCGGCCATGTTTGCCCAGATTGTCGCGGAATGGGCTGTGAAAAATGCATGGGAACTGGCGAAGTTGCCCCTCATATGAGGTCTAAACTAATTGGGGACGAAGAAATAAAGAGATTCAAGCAGAAGATTGGCCAATAGTTGCGTAATCTTGCGTTTTAGGCTAGAATAGGCTTATGAAAATCAAGGGTTTCAAAGAATGGGTGTCGCAACCAAGAGTCAAAAAAACCAAATTGGCGATTTTTGACTACGACAAAACCCTAGCTCATACGCCAGAAGCCCCTCAGAAAGGTGAACAGACTCATTCTTGGAACGGAAAAGATTGGTGGGGAAGCGAAGAATCTCTTTCTGCTCCTTTCTATAACGGCGAAATGAACGAAGAAGTTCATCAAGCCCTTGTCGCCGCAAAAAGCGACCCTCTTACAAAAACCGTAATCCTAACAGGCCGCAGAGGCGTCGTCGCCCCTTTTATGAGAGGTTGGCTACAAAAACATAACCTCTTCGGTAAAAGAATTATTCCAGATTCCAACAAATCTGCTCTTGGCCGACATGCTGGCATGGAGCATGAGAACGAGGCACGACCAGATGCCCATGAAGAGTATTATAGTGGCGATCATGTCTACGAGGACGACTACCCGACTTATGGAAAGAAGAAAGACGGAAGTACGTTAGCCCACAAGACTTACGTTCTAAGAAATAAGTTAATGTCGCCCGATATTGAACAAATAGACATGTGGGAAGACAGGGCAGATCATGTGCCTGTCTTTATTAAGATATTATTAAACTTGAAGAAAGAATACCCTAATTTAAAGCAGGCAACCCTTCATAGAGTATATCCAGGCTGGATTCAACATATTCCAATTAAGGATGGAATGGTTTTTTAGTTTTATTTGCCTTAAATAAGAATCGAGACTATTGATAGGCTCAGGGAGATATAAATGCCGGGTCGTAAATTCTATAAAGTTTCTAAATTCTTGAAAAATAAACTAAATTTAGAGCATCCCATTTATGTCCGTCGTGTAAAAATGCCCAAAGAGGACTTCGGGGATTGCTGTTTCTATCCGGATGACAAGAAATTCGTTATTCGAATTGAGAGAAATCTTGGCTATTACATGGCCATTGAAGTATTACTTCATGAATTTGCTCATGCTGTAGCATGGGATAAATACGACGAACGCTGCAACTTTAAAGTCTCGACAGACTCTTCTGATGAACAAAAAAGGCTTCATGGCCCTGATTGGGGTCGTGCCTACTCAAAAGTTTACAGACACTTCTTGGAATATCTAGACAGTTAGTTGCAAACCTGCTATCTTGTTCTGAATGCAATTAACCGATGAACAACAATACGTCGTAAAAAAAGTTCTGAAATTTGAGAAGAATATAATTAGCGTTGGCGGTTGTGCTGGTACAGGTAAAAGCACTATCATTAGTCATTTAGTAAACATTCTTCCTAAATTCTCAGTTTGTGCCTATACTGGTAAGGCCGCCAACGTTCTCCGCAAAAAAGGGGTAAAATCCTCTACTATCCACAGCCTAATCTATGAACCAATCCAGTTACCGGATAATACGGTAGAGTTTTATCTTCGTGATTCTCTTGAGTGTGAAGGGATTATTGTAGATGAAGCATCTATGATAAGTTCCGATATCTATTCAGATTTAGTTTCTTTCGACTTGCCAATTATTTTTGTCGGAGATCACTGTCAGTTGGAGCCTATTGGCGAAGACATTGGTTTAATGAAAAAGCCAGATTATATTCTGGAAAAGATTCATCGAAATGCCGGAGAGATAGCACATTTCGCAGAATATATCCGTAATGGATATCGTCCAAAGGCATTGGAGAATAGAGGTTTTTCAAAAATCACATTTTTATCGTCAATACCTAAGAAACTTGCTGATTTCGACCAGATAATTTGTGCTTTCAATAAAACAAGGGTTGCCATTAATAGGTCTGTACGGGAGGAATTAGGATATTCAGGAGATTGGCCACAGGTTGGGGAAAGGGTAATTTGTCTCAAAAACAACAAGAATCTTGGCATATTCAACGGAATGCAGGGAATTGTAGAGAAGTTATATGCATTGCCGAAGAATAGGATGTGTTTTTATGCCGATGATATGAGACATGATTTGCTTTTTGATCCAAAATGTTTCGGAAAAGAAAAAAACGACTTTTCGAAATTCAGCAAAACAGACCCGAATCCCTTCGATTGGGCCTACTGTAACACCTGTCATAAGATGCAAGGCAGTGAAGATGACAAGATTTGCGTTATTGAGCAAAAGTGCGATCTATGGGACCATCGCCGTTGGGCTTATACGGCCGCTTCGCGGGCTAGGGAACACCTTACGTGGATTGCTAACTGACTTTACAAATGACAAGAGTTGTGCTAAGATAGGGGCATTCCAGGGGAATATCACACTAGGAAACACTTCAATGGAAACTATTGATCTCGGCCCTGTTAAATCCTGCAAATTGACTAAGATGGACAACGTTTGCTGTGAAGAAGTCGAACAGCAAATCAGAAATGCCGCTTATTATAAGTGGGAAGAAGCCGGTCGGCCCGATGGTTATGATGTAGACTTTTGGCTTTCTGCTGAAGAAGACATTCTTAGCCGCAGACACAAAGTAGAAAAGTGAAACCGAAAACGATTTACTTTTTAGTAATCTCCTTTTCTATTGTTGCTTCGACATCTGCGGCGGATGTCTATACTTTAATTAACAAAGAACGTTTGGGAAATAGTTTACCCAAACTGTCTGTTAATACGAAATTAGTTGAAGCGGCACGGATGCACGCTGACTGGATGGCAACAACAGGGCAATTTTCTCATTTAGAAGGCGAAGAGCCTAAAACTAAAGAGCAATGGGAAAAGAGCCGTTGGCATCCATTAAATCGCGTTATCCAGACTGGCTATGTGGATTTTTCGGTAATCTCGCAACCCGATGCTAATCGGCATGCGAGCGAAATAATTGCTCATGGCTCACCTAATTCTGGAAAAAGTAAATTTAATCCCAAAGTAATTGTTGATGGTTGGATTAAAAGTCCAGGTCATCACAAGATAATGTTGGGAGATTATAAAGAATTTGGGGCTACCAAAAAAATCTTTAAAGGCCACGTTTATTGGGTTGTGGTTTTTGGAAACAAATGAGCTTTCCTGAAATTTTAGTTTTATCGCGTTCAAAAGCAAAACAATTTGAATGTGAAGTTCCTTGGGCTTGTATAAGTATCGCAGATGGGGATAATGATTGGCCCAAGTTGTCTAAGTTCCAACAAGTGGACTTGCTTCAATTACACTTTCTTGATAAAGACGTATTTGAAGATGGTATGGAAGGCGAACTATTCTCAAGTCGCCACGCCAAAAAGATTTTCGACTTTGTTGAAAAGAACCTTGGCAAAATAGAGGTTCTTATGCTACATTGTTACGCAGGGGTATCTCGTTCCCCTGCGGTAGCAGCGGCTTTATCCAAGGTTTACTTAAACTCAGATGAAGCCTACTTTAAAAAGTTTGTTCCCAACATGCTCGTTTACAGAACGATGCTAGAAACCCGTTTTTTGGAGCAAAACCCGTGAAGATGATGCGTTACGGAGAGAATCGGATTGTGGTCCTTACAGGGTTTGGTCACGAATCCGATCGCTGGGAAACTGTAGTTTCCCATCCCAGATACAATGGTGGTCATTTGATCATGGTCGAAGCATATGAAGGTTCGGAAGACCTTCATCACGCTGCCGAGGAAGGCCATAACCGCTGGATTCAAAAACTCAATTCGGAAAAGTTGCCACGTTACATTGAACGAATTGAGTACGTTTACAAGAATATTCATCCCAAGTTGCAGAAGTCTTACAATCGTGGCCCCCGCGTCTTTGAAATTGGCGAGGCGGTCAAAGTAAGCCCATGTGAGAATCTGGTTGAAGAACTAGAACACGTTTCAAGGTTTCTAGAATCGCCGCTCGAATACATGGAATTTAATGATGAAGAAAAAGCCTTCATCGAGCGGCACGAAATTAAATTCTCATTCAACCATCAGGGATTCATGGGCATGATTTGCCAAGATCACCTGATTTTTAAATGCCCAGTCATGGGTATTTTGTTTGTGGAGAACTTTAGCGAAGATATTACCTGTGACAGGAAAGAAATCGCTTCGGCTCTCCAAAACATTGTTTTACGTTCCAAGAAATTCATTTCCAAAGTAATGACTTGGGGGGATGAAGAATTCCGCAAATCCATTTACAAAGGAATGAACGTCGGATCCAATAAAGACGATGACGACGATGAAGACGAGTGTTGCGACGATGACGACTGCTGTGCATAGAAAAGGTAAAAATACGGCAGTTAGTCGAACTAACTGCCGTATTTTTATGCCATGAAATCGCCATTAAATTTTAAACGGTAAAAAATGAATTTTTCTTCGATACTAGCGGGTGGTGCCTTCGTCGGTCTTTTGGCCTCTTTTTGGGGAAAGATTCGGGCGTTGATTTGGAGGGGAGCCAACCTATTCATTCAACAAATAGAAGTCCAAGAGGGTCTAGGCATCCCTCTTTTGAATCATCTGATCGACCATCCGGATTTCAAACTGTCGCCTTTCTACGACAAAGTTTATTCCGCCACACAACACAACACTATTGACGGCCGCCGCATCACAGTGGCGTTTGAGCGTTTTGGGGATAAGAGTATCATTTTCTGGTACAGAAAACGTTATCCTATAATGCTTTCGCAAAACATTGCCAACAACAATAACAACAATCAAAATAATGGAAATAATGCCGTAAATGCTTTTAACGCTGAATCGTCCGGTGGCAAGTATTTTATTACTTTTCTTCGCGGTACTGTAAACATAGATGAACTTTTTTCAAAGTGCTGCGAAACAAGAGATGTGTTGCTCACAAGTGTAAACAAGGAAAGTGCGACCAAAACTCGGCGTCACTTCATAATGCACTTTCCTGGGGACAGCGGCGAAAGTAACGGCACCCGCAAGGCCAATGAAACCAATCTAAAATTGGAATCATACCTTCGCGTTATCAACATTGAACGAAACAAATTAGGTCAAAAATATGACGAGAATAAAAGGTCGTTGGATGCTCTCATCTTTCCAAAAGAAGTAAAAAGTCTAATAAGAGAGATTTTATCTTGGAAAGAAAGCAAACAATGGTATTCCGATAGAGATATTCCCTGGAAAAGAGGCTGGTGCTTGTATGGGCCTCCTGGGACTGGCAAAACTGCTTTGGCAAGAGCTTTTGCCGAAGATTTAGATATGCCAATTTTTGTATTTAATCTGGCCCAATTAACGAACGTAACATTCGTTGAAAAATGGAAGTATGCTCGGCAATATGCTCCTTGCATCATGTTAATCGAAGATATTGATAATGTTTTTCATGGCCGCAAAAACATTACCAGTGATAGATTAATGTTTAATTCTATATTCGATGTTAAAGAGAAGGGCAAAGAGAAGAACAATAATCATCCTTCTAGAGAAGAGGCATACAGTACATTTGGATTAAATTTCGACGTTTTCTTAAACTGTTTGGACGGCGTTGAAAGAAACGATGGAATTTTTACCATAATTACAACCAATAAGATTGAACATATTGACGAAGCCCTCGGAAAGCCCAGAAAATTGCCGGATGGCCGAATTGAATTTATTTCAACTCGTCCTGGTAGAATAGACAAGTCCATTGAACTTACCTATATGACTAAAGAAGGTAAGATCGAAATGGCCAGACGAATATTGTCCGAATACCCAGAAGAACACAAGAAGATACTAGAGTTTGTAGAAAAATATCTGGATTTACAAGAAACCCCCGCTCAATTCCAAGAAAGATGTGCCCAAATTGCGTTGGCTCGTTACTGGAATGAAACACATAAGTCAGAGGAAGAACTTTACTATAAAGAAAGACCCAGAGATCATACTTTAGACCTATCAAAGGGCATATTGGCTGTTGTTATAAACGAACCAACAAAGGAAGGAAATGTCATAGTCGAAGAGGGAAATTCCAATCGCCGAGTTGTTGCCACAAGGGGCTTGCCAACAGAAATTGGAAATACCGTACTCATAGATTTCGGCAAAAAGTTTATTTTAGAAACTGTTGGCTTAGAAAAGAGCCTTCCGAATGACGATGATGATAAAGATGACGATGACAATTTTTGGGCGGACGGCCCAGAAGCCGTAGACCCCCAGCCGCCCGCCTCTGAGGACGGATTTCCAACAACGTATCAGGGTGTAAATTGAGCACAGAGCCTGTCTGTTGCCAGAATAATTGTCGCTTTCAAGAAAGCGAAGGCGTGGGCTGTCTTGTATGGGTTATGTTAGTTTGGATACTATTAACGATTGGTTCTGTTGGCAGACAAGTAAGAGAATTACGCAAAGAAATAGAATCTATCAAACCGCCAGTTGCTGAACAGCCATGATATCTCGCCCAGTTTATATCGACCGCCCAAAACTTAAGTCTAACATTGTTGTTTTTCACGGATTAGGCCAAACGGCAACCTTCATACGTGACGCTTCCCAATTAACAGAACTAATGGTTCCCGATGGTCATATCTTAATCTATCCGCAAGCAAAACAAAGGTTTTGGAGATATTGGGATACTATTCAGTGTAAAGTATTCAATTTATTTGGTTTGGATTGTCAGAATTCAGATATAAAATTCCTGCTGGATATAATTGACGATTCGCCGTTGTTTCTAGCAGGATTTTCCGCTGGAGCAACTTTTGCACAATATGCCGCTCAGCATTTAGCAGACCAAAGGGACTTAAGAGGATTAATTTGTTATGCAGGTGGAAATCCAGACGCTTGGATTGAAACTAAAAACAAATATCCTTTATTGGCAATTAACAATCAAAACGATCCGCTGGTAGGACCAGAAGTTTTAGATAATTTAGCCAAAAAATATCACGAAGAAGGCCACGAAACACATCGCGTTACGGTATCTTTGAAGTCCTTCTTAGACAACCATTGTTGGAATATTTCGGCTTCGAATCATATCAAGGGATTTATTGATTCAAATTTGAACAAAAGACAGTTTTCCGACAAGAAAATTTCAAGTATCGTTTTGCGTGCAAAATGAAATACGAAGTGCATGAATCTTCTCGTTTTGTGTATGGCCAAACCAGACCAACAAAGATTCTATGTAAAATTTTCGAACCTTGTCGGAGAACTGTAATTGTTTCCACAAACTATAAGCCAAAAATAGAAATATGTACCCCTATTTTCATCAACGTCCCAAAGATACGGTTTCATGTTGAGGTAATGTCAACCAATATTTTCAAGGATACAGGTGTAAAACTGCCAGAAGGTCATTGGTTCTGTAATAGTCTATCTGTAGATATTATGAAAAACAACCAATGGGATATTCCCTTTATACCAAATACAACTCATGGTATGGTCTGTTTGGGACGTTTTTGGGGTGTTGGTTCCAACGAAGAAGACTCTGCCGACAAAACAATAGACTATTTTTGGGAATCTAAGTTTTCTACCACTATGCCAGCAGAACTTTTCTTTCTTTAGAGGTTATAAAATGTTCTCCCGTAGGTTCTTTATGGGCGGATTGCTCGCAATTATAGGAACCAAAAACTTCAAATCTGAACCACAAAACACTCAAAGCCTGCCTAAAGTAATTTTCAAAAACGATGAGATTCTAAGAATAGAAGGAATAGATTTAGACAAACCCGTTAAAGACCTAATCGCATGGGTCAATAAAGAAGATGCTTTCCTATCTGGAAGACACCTGATATATGGGAAAATTAAAGTAAACATAGTCCTTGAAGAAAAGTTTCAAGAAACTATCGCAAATATCGAGTTGCTTTCTATCAAAGAGAGTTTCCAAGTCAAAGCGAACCATTCGCTATTCTCTAAAAAAATCAGGTTTGTAGCATGATTTCAATAACCACAGTTACCGGTGCTGACGATTCAACCAACATCAACAGAATGGTTGAACTATCTGCAAAATACGAAAAAACAGAATGGGGAATTCTTGTTTCCGGAAAGAGCGAAGGCTACGGCCGATTTCCATCTAGAAATTGGCAAAAGGAATTATTCGCCGCCTGGAAAGAATCACCAATTTCTCTGTCTGCCCATTTTTGCGGGGCTTTTGTAAGAAATGTCTGTAGCGGCAATTGGGATGTTTTGGAAGAAATTCCATACCAAATGTTTTCTAGGATTCAACTCAATTTCCACGGATATGTTCACAAAATCACCGATGTTCAGAAGTTTTCAGATGGATTCAAAGACCCCCGTCTGAAAAACGTTGAATTCATCTTTCAAATTGACAATGTGAATAATCGGGTGCTGGAGATTGCGAAAGATTCAGGAATAAACGCCTATCCCCTCTTTGATCTTTCCGGTGGAGCTGGTAGACTGCCTGATAGTTGGCCATTGGCTATCGGGTATTCTGGATATGCGGGCGGACTCTCTGCCGAAAATCTAGCCAAACAACTCCCTCTAATCGAAAAAGCCGCCAGAAACAACAACTTCTGGATTGACGCCGAAACCAAACTCAGAACCGACGATGATTCTGAGTTAAACATGGAATTTGTAGAAAAATATCTCGAAATAGGAGGAACCTATTAATGTTACGTTTTATCTTGCCGGTTTTATTGCTTACTTCTTTTTGCCGTGCTGTAGAACCTATTACCTTCTATGACATAGAGGTTCGGGGACTTTCTAGCGTTAGAAATACCAAAGAGCATAAATCAATAGAAATGTTCTTTGAGAAAATCCCGCCAATTATGGCTGGTGACGTATTTGAATATCAAGGAAACCAATATATTGCCTATCAAATGGAAGTTAAGATTTTATCTTCTCCTAATTTGTACGCAATACAAGCAGATATTCCAGAAGAAATTAGTTTCGCTAATTCAGCATTCAAAATGCGGGAAAAGCCAACGTACTGGACTGTATCAGCAGACAACAAAACAATAGAGCGAAGGGCTGCTATTTTGCCCGAAGCCACAGATAAGACGGAAAACGAACGGGAATTTTCTTTCTACGAAAGATTAAAAAGAGAACAAGATAGAAAGCCCGAGTTAGTAGAAGATGAAGGAGGGACAGCCGTTTCCCTAAAAGCAAACCATTGGTCTAACGACTTAACACTACCCGACAGGATCATTGTTGGTAAATTTGCTCGTTTTAAATACAAAGGTTTCGGTTCATGCGAATGTTGCGGGCGACCTTGGACGATTTGTGTGGGACATGATACCTTTTATAAAAAGTTTTCCGAGAAAGAGAAACAAGAAACTTTCGAACAAGCAGGAGTTACACCTCTTGATATCTCTTGTTTCCCCCTTTGCAATCAATGCTGGGAAGAAAACTCTATTGAAGAACGTTTAGTTTATTACCGCCAATTGTGGAAGAAACACCACGAGCCAAGCCCAGAAGATTGGGAACGAATTGAATCCGCCGTTAAGGCAGGAAACTAGGAGAAATAATGAATAACATGCAAATAATAGGTAGTTCGCTCTTTGTCCAATTATCCAACTCGGCCTATTCTTTTCTTTTAAGAAAAGATGGTTTGGCAGGAATCATTCTAACTAACAAATTAGCCGATTACATTAATACCGATGGAAATGTAAAAGGTGTTGATTTTACTTATACTTTTAACAAAAACAGGTATAAGTATAGAAATGGATATTTCTATTATTTGGATAAAAAGAGTCTGGTAACTTTAACCGTAAAAGAGATGGTAAAACGCTGCGAAATTCTCGTTGAAAGGGAAGTTCTGAAAACCGAAAAAGAGCTTCTTGTGGCTTGTTGACAACGATGTTACATCGTGCTAAAATGTGGTTTTACCATATCCCAAAGGCTGCTACGGCAGCCTTTTTTCTTGGAGGATGCGTTGAAATTTTACGTTGCGTGTGCTTTTAGCGATTTTCATAAACCCGTTTGGACACACCCATTTAGGATTACTCAGGACATAGAGAAAGAAGCGGAGTTTGCAGTAAAATTGGCCAACGGAGGGGACGTTAGGGGCCTCAAAACCATAAAAGTTTTCCAACTGCCTGAATCACCAGTGTTTGAAGGAAAACTTCAAGAGGTGCCAATTGAAACTGGAAATTAACAAATCTCAGACATTGAGTATCGGCTTTCCAGAGAAGTTAAGAACAGTCATTTTCAATGACGAACCCGTTCCCCTCCTATTTCCAAAACATCGTTTTCTGCTTACAATCCAAAGAACAGATAAAGATTTCCTCCTTAACGACATCAGATTGCTAGTTGGAAATAGTTCAGTCCCGCCACTTCCAAATACTCATCTGGGTTATGTTTGTCTAGACCGCGAAGTATATGGTTCCAATATACACGATATCATTTTCCAATCCATCAACTTGTTTTGGACAACTAGGTTTTCCGATTTAGAAAATTCAGAAGATTATTTGCCTTTGTCTCGTTGGCTTAAGTTGTCCAAAAAAGGCAGATTTTCATTAAATGACTTCAAGCCCATATCTTTAAACAATGTTTTCTCGCCGCCCTATCAAAACATTACTCTAGATGAGGTTGAAGGCTTGTTCAAGTGATAGGCAAAAAAGAAATACGCCTAATTTTTAGAACCTCTGTCTTTAAACGAGACAAATATACGTGCCAAGGTTGTGGCAAGACCCTTCCCGAAGAAGATATCGACGCACACCATATTAAAAATCGCTCCGAAATGCCTAACGGAGGCTATGTCCCTTCAAACGGCATAACTTTGTGTAAGGCTGTTTGCCATTTAAAAGCAGAGAAGTTTCATATAACAGGTGGAAAAGAATGGGAGGAAGGATTCCATCCCAACGATTTGTTTAAGAAAATTGGTTCTTCCGAAGAACAGGCTATTGAAGATGCAATTAAGATTAAATAAGGAAGATCATGTTTTCGCCGTTCATTTTCCCGCTCAAAAAAGAACCGTTTTGGAAAATAGCTCTCTGGAGTTCTCAGAAACTCCCGTAGATGGTGAGCCAGCAATATTGCAGATGCCAAATTTCGCCTTTATTTTTGATATCTTTTTTTCAGGAGGAAGAATAACATTCGACGAAGCAAGTTCTTTAATGATCGTAGGACATGACAATGATGGTTATTTTCATTTGGGATTAGGTGCATGTATAGGACACCATAGATATCGTTTCAAAATCAAAGAAACAAAAGGCATGATTTCGAAAGTTATAAATAAATTTTGGTTTACACGTTTCTACAGACCCTATGGAAGTCAGCCCGCAACAACATTAGCCATCAATCGAGCAATACAAACAAAATCCCGCTGCAGTTATCGCTTTTCTGCTGTCGATGGACGCCGAATTGGCTTATTTGACGAACGCTTTGAGCCAACAACCATAGAAGAACTAATATCCTACTTTAAGGAAATAAATGAAAAGTAAACAGGTTTCAGTAAGAAAAGAACGCCACACATTGAGCGGCTTTGTTGTAAAGGTAAAATTACCAACGCAGTACCGAACCATATTGATACGAAACCAGCCGTATTATCTAAAATTCACTAAACCAGAATTTAGGATAAAAATTTTCAGGGAACTCGATGGCTTTAGAGTCGGTTCTTTACGGTTACAACTTAACGGAAAAACGCCACCCCTTCCAAACACAACAAGGTCCGGACAAGTTTGTCTTGGGAGAAGAATACGCGGCAAATCTCTTGTTAAAGTAGCACAAATCGCTATTGAGAGGTTTTGGTCTACTAGATTCCACTCCAAAAATAAAAACTCAAGTGCCTTTGAAAAATGGAAAAAATCTTCCTTAAAAGGAAAGACAGCAAGACCAAAACCAATTGATTGGACGCCACTAGAGAAATATTCATCCAAACTGAAAGAAGGGTCGTGCGATGTGAAACTGGAGGTAGTTCCAACAGGAGGTCTTTTACTACAAATGCTGACAAGACGGTAGTTTATGTTAGATTTAAAAAAACTTCAATTTAAAGGAGATACCGCTAAACGTCTAAAGATGTGGCAAAAGAATCCACATTGCTATTGGTGCAAAAAATGGATTTCTTTCGAAGAAGCCACAATTGAACACGTTCAGCCACGATCCCTTGGTGGCAAAAACAATAAGAAGAACCTTAAATTGGCTTGCAGACCATGTAATGGCAATCGTGGAAATAACAAATATTGGCAAGTCGGTGAAGCCTCTGCAAAATGCTATATTTGTGGCAAAGTTCAAAAAACCAAAGCCTATACAAACGAAGCAGCTAAGTTGCTTCTAAAGGCTGATGGTTGGCATCGCTGGCGTGGTTATACGGTCTGTTCTAAATGTTGTGAACAAGTAAAACATTTACCCCTGTTCGAGGAATTCTATTAGTGAAAGCACCTGTCCTTCCCGTCCCCGCCTATTATTTCGAAATTTCTCCAAAAAAGCAGTCGCTAGTTTATCACCTGCCAAGGAAACACCTTATCGAACTAATCAGATCGGGAAAGGTAAAAAGTTCTGCCCTTTTTGAATTCCAGCATGGTTTACAAACTTTGGTAAACCACGAATGCTATCGCCAAATAGAAGAAGATTACTGGTTCAAACCGCCACTAAATCCTAATCTATTATTCAAAGCCTTTAAAGGATTTCAAATATATTCTCGACCCAAATCTATATCTTTTGGCTTTATCGCAGCCCATTATCTTGAAGAATATGCCATCCATGTTCAAAACCTCGATTTAAAAGACAATCCACCCAAATATGCTTGCCAAAGCCTAACCATTGATCAACAACGTTGGTGCATCCTTAAAGCCAAGAAAAGTTGGGAAAATGTTACCTCTTAAATTAAAAGATATGAATGACGAAACTAAAAAGATTATCGAAGAAAAAGATGCTTTAATTAAAACACTCAAAGAACGTATAAACCAGTTGCAAAATTTGTTGTCTTTATACCAACAATCCGCTTCCAGACAATACAGTCACAATCAGGACTACCATCCATACGGAGATGATGAATATGACCGTTAGAACTAGGTTCGCCCCCAGTCCAACAGGTTATTTGCATATCGGCGGTGTTAGAACCGCCCTTTTTTGTTGGCTATTTGCTAAAAGAAATAACGGACATTTTATCCTCAGAATCGACGATACCGATGCTGAAAGAAATGTCGATGAAGCCCTACAACCCATCCTAGACGGCTTAAAATGGCTAGGAATTACATGGGACGAAGGCCCCGATATCGGCGGCCCCCATGCACCCTATTATCAATCCAAAAGATCAGAAAACTATAAAAAAGCAGTTGAAAAACTTCTAGCAAGTGGCCACGCCTATCGAGATTACGCAACTACAGAAGAACTCGCCCAAGAACGTAAAGAAGCAGAACAAAATAAAGTTCCATTCATCTATAGCCGCAAATGGATGGCAAATACCCCAGAAGATAATGAAAAGTTCCTAAACGAAGGCAGAAAACCTACCGTTAGACTAAAAATGCCTCGGGAAGGAAGTCTTACCATAAATGACATTGTCCGTGGTGAAGTTACGTTTGAATGGTCTAGAGAACAAGACCATGTGATTCAAAGAGCCGATGGAACCTGTCTTTACCATCTGGCTAGTGTCGTCGATGACGCTGATATGGAAATCACCCATGTTATCCGTGCCGAAGAACACCTTTCTAACACACCACGACAAGTCTTTATCGCCCAATCCTTGAATTATTCAATCCCCATCTATGCCCATCTGCCATTTGTAGCCGAACCAGGAAGCAAAAACAAACTAAGCAAAAGAAAACTACAAACTTATCTTAAAAACCAAGATTTCCTGCAAATCTATGAACACGGCCATAAAATAGCAAAAGAACTTAATCTTAAAACCACTTTAGACACCTTCAATCCTGTAATAACCGAATTCTACGAACAAGTTGGATACCTGCCAGAAGCAATTATCAATTATCTTGCTCTTGTTGGCTGGTCTTTAGACGACCATACCGAAATCCTTTCCAAACAAGAACTTATAGATAATTTTTCCTTAGAAAGAGTCGTCAAGGGCAGTGCTAGTTTTGACAGCAATAAACTATGGTCTTTCCAAGACCATTACATGAAACAAGTGCCTATCGAAGAAAAAGCCCAAAAGATGCTGTCATATCTGTTGATTGACAAACCTACCGAAAAAATCCATAATACCTTGTTGAAAGCCATTGAAGCGGCAGGTATTAGGCTTAAGGTCTATGGCGACATTATCGCTTATGCTGATTTCTTCTTTCGAGATGTCAAATATGACGAAACCGCTTTTGAGAAACGGTTGTTAAAGTCGGGTGCAAAAGAAATTCTTCTCAAATATAGGGATAAACTGTTTGCCGATGGGCACTTAAGGATAATGGCTCTCGATATTTGGGATTCAATCAAAATTGAATCCCTTACTCACGAGTTTCTTAGAGAACAAAATCTAAAAATTGGTGATCTGGTTCATGCGGTTCGAGTGGCTGTAACAGGTAAAGCAGTTGGTCCTGGCTTGTATGATTGCTTGGCTATTTTGGGCAAACAAGTTACCCTCGAAAGACTTGAACGGGCGATAAGTGAAATACAAAATAAGCAGAACCAAGAAATTGGTGGCAGTTGAATGCCCTTCTGTTGGAAGAACTCTTCTAATCGGCGGCCGTCCAACATATCTTAGATTCCCGCCTCATCTGTTTGTTTTTAAACTGTCAAATAAAAACCAACTAATAGTCAAAGGGCTTCATTATCTTCACCTCTTTATCAAAAAGAACTTCAAGTATTACATTACTCCTTTGCCAAACACAACCTACATGGGGGCAGTTTGTCTCGACCATCAAACCCACACGGGCAAAAATCCATTAAAATTAATAGAAAAAATTATAGCACAATATTGGCTTTTTAGATTTGCGAATGCCCCATTTAATGGACTGCAGGCTAAAGCAGCTCTAAAAAATTGGGAACGAGAATCAAAAGAAACCGATTCTTGTTCTTGTCATCTGTTTGCAGAATCCAATTGGATTAAAAAACTAGAAATAGTTTCCGAAGAAGAACTACTTAAGTTTTTAAAATCATGAAATTACTTCACGCTCGCGGCACCAATTTCTTCAAACAAGTAGTTGCATTTCCGCCGCAACGCCGAACCATTATGATGGAAAATGAACCCGAGGTACGGCCCATCTCCATCGAATTCCCAGAAACCGTATTCATTATGGAAGTAGAGAAACAAGATGACGAATTTCTCTTTATGGAGTTTCAATTCGGACACCCAAAAGGGGATAAAATTTATCCAATTCCTTTGCCAAATATCGACGGACCACTAACCGTTTGCTTGCCTCACAATTTCCAACCAGGGACCGTTAATATAAACAAACTAATTGACCTTTTCTGGCAAACTTCGTTCTTCGATTACGAAAACCATACTGAATTGACAGATGAATGTTTCGATAATGAATTTAACGAACTTGTTGCCGGAAAATATACGCCAAAAAACAAAATAACCGTTTGTGAACTTGATGACTTGTATATTGAGGCCATAGACTCGCCCGAAAAAGAAGGTTACGTAGAAGTTGAGACAAAATTAATACGTGCAAATTATCTATGAAATACCGGATAAGCAAAACCAAACATTTAATTGCGGCTGAATTTCCTTCGGTTGGACGCATGGTAATATGTCACGGAAACCAGCCAACCTATCTCAAGTTTCCACAACATATTTTCGTTTTTCCCATAGTAATAGACAATAAAGATTTAGTTGTTAATTACCACTACGGAGTAAGTTTGTACTTCAGGAAGAATTTTAAATATTATATTCCACCACTAGAACACATGTGGCCACAACATGGACATATGTGTATAGGACATGTCCGTAAACAAAATGAACCAATTCGTGCTATAAATGATACAATTAGAAAGTTTTGGACAAGCGAAAGCTATACAAATTGGCCACTTAGACCGAGAGAAGAAAAAGCCCTTGCTAACTGGAAAAAAGAATCAAAAGAAACTAACTCTTGCTCTTGTTATCTTTTTGAAAAATATAAACTACCAAAATTAGAACCAATCTCTCAAGAAAACCTCCTAGAATACTTAAGGAGCCACTATGGCAACTCTGTTTGAACTAGATCAAAAACAATTTGACGAATGGCTCGAAAACCGCCCACAAGTTATCAAAGATATGGCGGCTCAATTCCCGCCAAACAAACTCTACAGAATGGAAACAGGACACCGAGTTACCCTAATGTCCTACTCAGAAGACAGAACGGTTGTCGTTAAAGTAAGCGGCAAATATAACTATGTTCAATTCGAACGTAGTGTGTTTGGTGTCGATATAGACTCTTTGATAGAATGTGACCTGCCTGCTCCTGATGAAAAAGTCGGCGTCGAATTAGATCAACAAGAAACTGAACAATTACTCGCTAAACTAAGAGCAAAACATATCGCCGAGATGAACTAATGAATATTAGGTTGATTCCTGAACTTTCTAATATTCCCAGCTCTGTTGCTTTGCGTGCATTCTATGTTAATTTTAAACCAATAAGTAGAACAGTATTAAGCTTAGAGTCTACTCCTTTTGTCGAATTTCCAAGACATAGATTTGAAATCTATGTAGTCCGTTATGGAAAAACCTACTATCAATTATATTCTTTATATTTTCAGGTTTATGGAAGATATACTACTTTGACAAACGAATTCCACAATATTGACATGCCAAATATCGATTATGGCCATGTGTGCTTAGGACGCGCAATAGTGGAAAGTTCGTGGAAAAAAGTTATTGAAAATTCTACAGAAGCGTTCTGGACAACTCAATTTGGAAACAACGATGCTTTCTCATCTGGGCAATTAAAAGGTTATGCTTATCATCAAGTAAGAACTTTTGAATCCGTTCCAGTTCAAGATGAGAAAGAATTCGAAAGTCTATGGAAATTCTAGCCGCAATAACGCTACTTTTCTTGTTTTTGTATCTTTGGAAAAAACATACTTATCCAAAACACAAAGGACCGCCACCACTTCCGAGTAATCTTACTGGAACTTTTACGGCTCGCGGCACCGCTGCTTTTTGGGTAGATTATTTCGATCTCCCTTTCAAAGGTGCCGGAACCTATCAAGATGCCGACGGATTTATCTACGAAATCACTAAAGATGGAAATAATCCAAAACCAGAAGCCTTAGCAAAAGATGGTTTCGATAAAAATGGTAAACTCGCCCATCGGTCTTTGGAAAAATACGGATACGGTCAGATGTTCTTTGGAAAAGTAACCCATGAAAATTTTAAACCTAATCAAAAACCTTTGGAAAAAGCCTGAAGAACAGTTTGTTCTCACAGCAGATTGCCTTCATAAAAGTAGTATTCCAACATATTGCTCAGATGCCTCTAAAAGCATCTTTGTGAAACAACCAGAACGATATAGAACCGTCATGGTAGACCATACCCCAAGATACCTATACATCCCAAATATTTTATTCGAGGCATCCATTAGTAAGATAAATCGCCGCTTTTTTGTTTTTACTTATTTAAGTGTCTATGCAGAAAATAAAGGGAATCTTTATAGTTTGCCTTTTCCTAATATTTTATCTAAAACTGTTTGTATGTCAAATTATAACGAAAGACGCTCGGGCCAAAACCCATTTCAACTCGCAGATGATGCTATTGATTATTTTTGGACAAGTCGATTTAACACAAGCTACGACCATTCTCTTGGCTACTTTTTAGCCGCGTGGTCGAATCTTTCCCAAACAGGACATTTTCAAGAAAATGGATTTGACAAGTTAAAGTATCTCTCCAGCAACGATACACTTATAAACATGAGGAAACTCTTTCCATACCCAGAACTTCAAAAAGTTGAAACAAGAACGTTGCTTAAAAAATGGAAACATCTTGAACCAATTTCTTGGTGAGATATGGAAATCTTTCTTAAAAAACAATCAGCTAGATTGCTCGAATTGGTTGTTATTTGTCCTGCGAGAAGCAGGACAATTCTTATCGACTCATCCCCGGTTTTATTAGATCTCCCACGCCACCAATTCGTGGCCTTGATTGTCCCCTACCAACCGCCACATAAACACCTGCTAGTCGGACTCCAATTTCTATGCTATGATAACCAAAATCAACTCTATGCCCCCGCAATGCCAAACCTAATCTCCATGCAAGGACATGTCTGCTCCCGCTTTCTAAGAGAATCAAGCCTCACCGAATTAGTAACCAAAGCTATCGATGAATTCTGGCAAACTAGATTCACAGACCATCCAACAGATATATTGCAAAATCTCGGCTACATGCTCCCCGAAGAATTAACCCCCTTCAATGAAAATGAAGTTTCATCGTAGAAAAAATGAAACCTATTTTTCCGTAAAATTACCAAACCAATATCGAACCATCATCGTTGGCAGTAAACCAGTAAATCTCCTATTTAAAAATACCCACCTGACCTTCACCGTAATCAAATACAGAAAACTATGGATATTAACAAAATTAGAAATTACCGTCGATGGAAACGAACCGCCCTTGCCAAATGTAGATGAAACAGGGGCCATTTGCCTCGGCAAAACAATTAAAGATACCAGCCTCGTAAATCTCGTTAAAAAAGCCATCGAAAGATTATGGACCGCAAAATTTAACTCAGTAGAAGATTATGAAAACAACAGATACCACTTAGACCCATTTGAAGATTGTTACTCAAAAGATATCGAAGACGACTTCAATAAATGGGTCGAATATTCTAAGAAAAAGAGAAAGTTCACCTATAAACCTATTAACTACAAACCCATCGAAGAATACGACAGGAACTACAAATGACATCAGAACGAATTAATTGGCTCGTCGAACAAATCCCAGCCCACGAACAAGCCGAATGCCGCCAACTTATCGAATGGGCAGTTTCCCAAAATTGGGAAGATATCGGCTATTGGACAGGAGATGAAGATGCCGACCTCTCCGATCTCGTCGGAAATAAACCTTACGGCCCAACAACCGAACTAACAATCCACGGTAAGAAAGTTCCAATCGAAGCCCGACTCGCCTTCATTAAATCCGAGAAATGGCTCTACGACCAAATCGCTCACCAAATCGACACCGATGACTATTGGTTGTGGCTCGAAACCCCAAACGAAAAACTCGATAACAAAACCCCAATGGAAGTTATCGAAAAACACGGCTATAGAGGACTTGATAAATTCAAATCCCTAATGGGATTGAAATAATGCAAATCTATCGTAAAAAGACATCAATATTTCCAGGCATATACCACAATGAACTCAATGTCGTTGTGGTCTGTCCTCCTGCAAAAAGAACAATTATTATTAACGGTATACCATATTGCATCGATATGCCAAAACACCGTTTCGATATGCAACTAATAGATGTTATAGATGTTATCGAAACAGGTCTCGCAGGCACAGATACAGAAAGATGTCGTTCTTTATTTTCATGTATGACAATTTTAGATACAGAACCCTATATTCCACACTTTCCTAATTTATTTTATCAAAATGGATACGCATTTATTTGCCAACCAATATCCAAAAAAAACACCTTCAAAGAAGCCATAAAAGATACTATAAACACCTTTTGGACTACCAAATTTGACGGCAAGATAAAAAATCTACTCAAACCTAGAAGTGCCATTCCAGACTCTTGGAACTACAACGATTACGAAGAAGTTGAATATCATGAAAAAAGCAGAATATTGTAACATCTATCTCCAAACACGCTGCCCTTACTGCCAAACCGCCAATTTCTTCTATTATGGTGATCCTAATGATTGCACCTCTGGCATCGATATCGACGTAGGTCTATGCCATCATTGCAAGGAAAAATTCATTATAACCGATAAAATTGATTGGAACGATCCAGACCATCCAGTGGTTGTGGAAGGGGAGCCACGATGAAGTTATTCAAAACTAAATTAGAAAATGCCAATTTTCTGACAGATTATTTGGTTGCTCAATTCCAACCAACCAAACGAACCATAATTATAGAGAATCGATGGATTGGAAGGGGAATGAAAATTGAGTTACAACTTCAACTACCAACTCATGAATTCTGGTTCCCACAATATATTTCCGGTGGCAAGCTTCAGATTTTTGAAAAATTCTCAGTTAGATTCTTTTGTAGAAAAGACAACCATCTATACGTCCCACCCCTACCAAACATCATTGCAAAATACAATGGCTATCTAAGTGGCTCCTTTTGTCTCGGACACGGAGATTTTACAGATGAACCCAAATCTGCTATAATCAAAACCGTAGAAGAGTTCTGGTTCTCTACCTTTCGTGGCAATATCTATTGTCAGATAAACGAAAATTTAGAATATCTGCGATGTTTTCAAAATTGGATAAAAACCTCTAAAGACAACATTTGCGATTTTTCCAATTTCTATTCTTACATGGAATCTCCGGAATTAATCGAATATGAAATTCCTAGTTAATGACACCCATCTCGCCCTAGAATTTCCACCAAGAGCACGAAATTTTCTATTTACAGATAAACCAATATGTCTAAATTTTCCTACACATTATTTCATTGTACCAAAAAATACGTATCGCGGTAAACTTATTATCAATAATAGCCTCCATCTTTTTCTTAAAAAAGATGGAGGCTATTACGTACCACCACTGCCTGGATCAAGATACGATGGAAGTATCTGCCTTGATAACCGATACAAACCTATAGTCGGCTCACCAGAAAAAGCTATGAAAAAAGCCATTAACCAATTTTGGGAAAACAAATTACTAATGCTTTCCGAAGATTGGCTGTTAACTGTGCCTGAGTTTTCAGAGTGGTTTGAAACTAATGAGTTCCAAGGGACAGATACAACAATTTGGTGGCACTCAGATAGTCTAAATAAATACTGTGGTATTTGTTTCGAAAAATTTCAAGAAGTTAAAAACTTCAATAATCTTCTATGATTGACCAAAATACCCAATTTTACTTAGTACGAAATAATGATCCATATCATAATGAGGATGTTCGAGTATCATTCGACCAACCTGAGCAATATCGTACCATTAACGTCTTAACAAGACCCAATACTATCTCTAAATGCATATTTTTCCCAAAACATAGGATCGATATCTGGTTCAGAATAAAACACAATTATCCACAAGTCTACTCTATGTCGGTTTTGATTTATCATAACGATATGCCTAAAATACCACTACTCCCCAATACAGGATACTCCGTCTGCCTCGGCCCTTTCAGATCAAACGGGCCAGATATACTACAACTTATTAAAAATACTGTAAATGCCTTTTGGTTGAATTCGTTCACCACAGATGGCTTCATTGATGAACAAATTATAAAACAATGGGAAAGTGACCCCGTTTGCCGCCCAGCAAACGAACTGCCTTCCAAAGAATGGCTAGGAAATAGAACAGAGACAGATCTGGAAAAATTCAATGAATATCTTCATCAGCAAAGATGAACAATGGGTAGCCGCCGAATTCCCACCCAGATCAAGAAATATCTTGTGCCAATCAAGGAACGCATACCATGCTCATCATATGATGTTTCCAACCCATTTGTTTGTCTTTCCTAAAGATATCTACAAAAGACAATTGGGTATCGGATATACTTGGAGAGTTAATTTCTACTTCAAAGAAAAGGATATCTACTATCTCGCCCCACTGCCTCATAACTATAACGGCCACGGACAAATGTGTTTAAGCTTAAACCATGACCCACAAATCTACTATGCTCCGCTTGAAACCTCTATCAAACGCTTAATTAATACTTTTTGGACTAAAGCTTTCGGAGAATTTTATTCTAAATCTGCAAAAATATGGAAAGAACAATCCCAATTAGGTACATTTACTTGTGCAAATCTCGAAAGAGCTTTTGGCGTTCCCACGCTTATACCCACCACCCTCGACCACGTAAAAAAAATCTGGGATTGTGAATAACCCCTGACAAACTTAGGTGATAATATGGCTAAACAAATAATCGTAAGAAAACTCAAAAATGGCGTCTCCGTTACCATCAATTACCCAAGACAATTCAGGACTGTTATCGTAAATAACAAACCATATTGTCTTAAATTCCCCAAAGCTGAACTGACTGTTAAGATGCTATACCGTATGAAATACAGTCCCACAGCTAAAAAATACGTAAAAAGTAATGAACTTCAATTCGATTACCTTAAATTCACCTCCGCAGAAAAATCAGCCCAAATCCCCCTGCCAAACATCACAGGCGGTTACGTCTGTCTAGGAAAAGATATCTACGAAAAGTCCCTCGAAAGTATCGTCAAAACTGTCGTCGAACGCTTCTGGACTTCCCGCTTCGAAGGGCTTTATGGACCAAAAGTAACCAAATTCAAAAGATGGGTGAAAAACTCCCAAAAACCATCCAAACTAAAAAGACCTAAACCCATTGATTGGAACGTATTAAATGAAACCTAAAGCTACAAAAATAATTAACTCATATTATGTTGATATAACCTTGCCAACCCAAAACAGAATGGTGTTTGTAGGAGACAAACCCTATTACTTAAGGTTCCCTCAATATAAAATACAACTACGTGTTGAAAGATTCAAAAAAAGATACCGTTTAATCGAATTCTTGTTTCAAAAATCAAAAGGTGATTGGTATCCTCCCTTCATAAACGTAAGCGTCTTCGAAAATTATGCCGCTCTTTGTATGGGAAAGGCAATGTCGGCAACTTCAATCACACAACTTACTAAAAATGCCCTAGAGCGTTTCTACGTAGCACGTTGGGAAGGTGCCCTATACGGAACCCAATTCTTCAGACTCCAAGCCAATGCTCAAAAAGGGAAAACACCAAAGCCTAAACCCATTGACTGGAAGTATTTAGAACAATTTGATGCTAAAGAGAAAGCAAATGGACATGGAATATCTGGTAAATAATACCCACATCGCTGCCAAATTCCCAGCATGTGGAAGAACATTGCTTTTTAATGACCATCCTCGCACGAAGAGTGCCTATCTTTACTTCCCCGAACACCTGTTCGTCATGCCCAGATACATAGACAATTGCGGAAATCTCCGCATTAAAGAAACTAGAGGCATATCTCTTTTCTTTAAAAATAAAGATAAACTCTGTATACCACACATCCCAGATATTGACGGCTCTGGAGGTATCTGCACTAGCAACAATCACGGTATCATCTCTGCACCACCAGTCGATGCCATAAATCTTGCTATAAATCAGTTTTTTTCTAATATATCAAGGTTTCCAGTCCATACTTCATATTTATCATTCCAAACCTGGATCAGAGAATCAAAACAAAATAAATGCCCATTACACCTATTTGAATGCTATCCGTTTCATGATACTCTAGAACCAATATCTCTCCAAAAATTGAAAGAACTAAAGTGAATTGCGAAGTAATCAACAAGAAAGATATAGAAATCTATATCTTTCCAGAACATAAAAGAACCGTCCTATTAAGGGAATGGTTTACCTCAAATGTTTGTATAGAATATGTTACCATACCACGTACTTTCTTCTTCCTAAAAGATGATATGCTCCATTTCGGACACCTAGACGACAATAACTATTGTCGTCGATTAGGTCGTAATTACTTTTTTGAACATGGATTTCGTGACGATAAATACTTTTTTGTCGCTTGTCTAGGTAAAAAATTCACTAAAATAAAAGATAGCATCCATTACTTCTGGGAATCATCCTTCTTATCTCCTTTTCCAACAGACTCACCAACAAAATATAGCCTAGATATTGTCTTGTCTAAACTTGGAATTATGGACGACCCTAATGAAATTACTTAAAAGCCTAGATGTTAATTTCTCAACAACAGAGCATTATTATGCAGACTTTCCAGAAACCTATAGAACCATTATTGCAAAACGAGAAGTCCTCGGCGAAGAACCGAAAATTAAATCCTTCTATCTGCTCTTTCCAAAACATAGATTCAACTTTTTTGTATGGCAAAACCATATTGGAGCTTACCAATTAACTAAATTCACTATTGGCCGAATAACAGAGAAAGGAAGAAGTTATAACTTCCGCTTTCCTAATCAAGGAATCATATCCGGAATATGCCTCGGACAAGGTATTGTAGATATATTTATCGAAAATCTCGCTCAGCGAGCCGTAGACCTGTTCTGGAATACTAAATTTACCTGTACTAGCTTTCAATACCTGGATAATTGGAATCGCACTGTTCTAGATGGAAATGTAGAAACATTGGAATATTAGCATGAAACTATTCCTAAAAGACGACCACAAAACAGTTTATATCAAAGAAAAACATTGGAGAACCGTCCTGTGGGAAAACAGAACCCAATCTTATGTTTTAATTCCAAGATGTTTTATGATCTTCTCACAAAACTTGTTCTTTTTCGGCTATTTAAGCGATGAAAATCTCTGCTATAGAATAGGCACTAACTACTATTTTTATCGAAACTTCATAGAAGACAACAACCATGCATTCAGGTTTCAAATTTGTTTGGGCAGAACAGATTTTTTAGATTTCCAAGAATGCCTAGACTATTTCTGGAATTCTACCTTTTATAATGATTTCCCACTGGTATATGGGGAAGACCAGTCAATCAAGACGCCATTCAAGAAACTCCTAGAAGATATTGATAAAATAAACGAAAAGACACTCGCCGGATAGATTTTCTGAAAAACCGAATTTTTTATGGAACAAAACCCCTATGTGTATGAAACAGATGAATATCCAGAACCTTCTCAACTATTAATCTTCTTAGAATGGACCCTTTTCTATATTCTCGTTCTGGGCCTAATCATCATTTCCCCCAGAATATGGCTAAAGATAATTAAGGATATATTGGGAATTCCTTATTAAGGGACTCCTAAGTTATTTTCTGAAAAACCGAATTTTTAGTTTTGCAACATTTATGGGACTCCAAAACCTAAAATGTGGTTTTTCAGTTTACGAGATTCTACTTTTGCAACATTTTTAGTTTAAATCTGGGCGGGTCTGCAGTTTGGAGGGAGTTTAAAAGAAAAGGCGGCTTAGTCATGGCTCCGCCCACCCCCCATAGGAACCCCCACCCCACAGGGAATTTTATTTTAATTTTTTGATTTTTATTTCTGCAACAAATAAGGTACAGGTTAATTATACCTTATTGTTATTAGGTAGGGGTTAACCCTACCCTTCGTCATAGTCCTCGGGGTTCGCTTCGGCATCCTCTGCCTCGCAGGCGTCGTAATGCTCCTGCTGGAGTACATACCGCACGAGTTCGGCCTTGCGTATGCCGAAGTACATAGCCCCTACGTTATCGTAGAGCAGGTCCAGTAGTTCCTGTCGGCTCATACGTGAGAGTTCTACCCCACGCGGCGACTTGACATCCACGGGCACAGCAACTGGTTGCAATCGGAAGTTCATCGTCCTGTCCTCCTGCCCATTAAGGTACAGATAAAGGATACTATTAACTTATCTGTACCGTTACGTTATCTTATAGCCCCGTAGGGCATTAGGTTGGCTGCCCCTGGGCTTTGGCAATGGCGTCCACTGCTTTACAACTCCAATCCCACAGCAAATCGTGGTAGTAGTCCGATAGGCCAGCCCCTTTCAAGGCTTCGTCGATTGCGTTCACGCCTTCCGTCAACACTGCCACCATATCTTCGTTCATGACTGTTCTCCCTGAGTAGTCGCCCGACAGTCATTAAGGTACAGATAAAGGATACTATTAACTTATCTGTACCCTTCCGTTACTTAAAAGGAAAGGCAGGGTTGCCCCTGCCTCCCTTCTCAGAAGGGGATATCACCGCAATCGCAGGCAGCCTCAGCGGCTACCACGTTGACTGGTAAGCCTCGCACGCGGGCAAAGACATCGCTTCCCCCGTAAACGCCTAGCCGCTGGTTAACGGCGTCAGCGGTTTGAAGGGCAGCCTCGGGGGTAACGTAAGCACTGTGGAAGTCCTCCCGCTCGCCCATGCAGGCATCGGTCGAGGGGCAATACATCGTGGCGACGATAACGACGACGCAGCGGCCCTTGGCCAACTCTTGGGCGATACGTGGGTCGTTCGGCTCGCGGGTCATGCACGACCAATCGAAGGCGTTTCGCAGTTCGCTTTGCGGATTGTAATCCCGTTCCTCTTGCTCTTGAATGTTGAACATGGCTTGGCTCCCGTTTTAATCTTTCCCTTAACCCACCAATAAAGGTACAGATAAAGGTTGGGGATTAAATTAAATGCTCCGGAAGGTTTGAGTTCCCTTCCGGAGCAGGTTTGCGGAGCGAGCCGCAGGGAGGTTTATTCCTCGTCGCCCCCGTAGCAACCGTAGTCCTCATCGGTTCCGAAGCCGGCCGAGGCCATGCCGGTATCGAAATCGCCGTCCATGTCTTCGCCTGGAAGCATCATGTAAAACGTGGGGTCTTCGCCGTCCTCCTCCGTGTCGTTCAGTTCGAGGTCGAGTTCGGGCAATTCGAGTTCGCCATCGAATTCGCTTGTGTCGTCCCCGATTGGCCCGTCGAAGTCGAGGTCAAAGTCAAGTGAGTCATCGCGTTCGCTCATGTTCATCTCCCGTTGGTTGTTCCCTTGCCACAACAGATAAGGTACAGATAACAATTGAGATTAAATAAAAACTCCCCCGGAGGCCATGCCTCTACGGGGGAGTCGGGCAGGGATTTCAATTTGAGTCATCGATTTCGACGCAAGCGACTGCGATTTCATAAACCATCTCTTGGGCGATTTCATCCTGCTTATCGCACCAATCTTGGTAAGCCCAATCGGTGTGGTCGGCGAGAAGGTCCATCTCGTAATAGCGGCGGTCGAGAGCGATACCATACGCAATCTGGTCGCTGGCAGCCTCTTGCTCCTGAATGAGATTCAAGTTGAGCGAATCGCGGAGTTGATTGCGGGCCATCTCTTGTCTCCCCGTTGATTGTTCCCTTGCCACAACCAATTAGGTACAGATTAAATTAGGCAAAGTCTGCCATCTTCGCCGACATGGAGGTTGTCCCCTTGTCCCTTGACAACGCCGACGACTTCCATTGTGGCCTCTCCCGTGGTGGTGGCCGTAATACGGTTCAGCAAGGCATGGGCCGTGTTAGACAGGTTAATCGCCGTCCGCAGCCGTTGTTCCATGCCCTCCACATCGGGGATGCGGCTGACTTCGCCGTTGCTGTCATCAATCGAGTCAATGTAGCTCGATTCGTCGGGCGTAATGGTAATCGCCACGAGAAACGTAACTGATTCGTTGGTCATTGTTCTGTCCTCCTGCCAGATAAGGTACAGATAACAATTGAGATTAAATAAAAACTCCCCATAGGGTAGGCCGATTAGGGCCGCCTTGGGGAGTCGCAGGGATTTAACCCTGCCCGAGCGATTGCTTTACGTGCTTGCGAACGGCTCGATGGGCGAGTTTCTTACCATACGGCCGCAGATGTTTGCAGTAACCGTATGCGGCGTGAGCCTTGGTAGCGTTTGGGGTCTTTCGCATTGGTTGGTTCCTCCTGACCAATTAGGTACAGATTAAAAATCCCCGATAACCTCCAGAACTTCGGTAGCCTTGGCCCTGATATCGCGGAACACTGAGCGAACCCATGCGACAGTGTCGTCGAGGTCGGGGGCGTTGCTGTCGAACCATGAATGGCGGCTGCCTGACATGTCATTGACACAAGAGCGAAAGGTATGCTCCTTGCCATCCTTGAAATGAATGAACCGAATGAAGCCCATTGGCTTGGACTGGTCGGTGATACTGATGGGAAAGTGCTTCTCGATGCCTGGGTGGCGGCCGGCTTTTAACTTTGCCATTGTCTCATCTCCTTACCGCAATAGGTACAGATAAGGATAATTTTTAGATAAAAAAAACTCCCCTGGAGCGGCCACGAGCCGCGTCAACAGGGGAGTCGGGCAGGGATATCAGTTGAGCCCGAATCGTTTGTTAAATCGGACGCTGCGGTGTTTAGCGTACCACTTACGTCGTGCTTGCCCTTTGAACCAACGTCGTTTTCGTTTTCCGTCTGGCATGGCTTGGTCCTCCATGCCAGATTAGGTACAGATTAAAAGTTTGGCATTTCCTCCAGTGTTTCCTTGACAGCCCGCATCGCGGCATGAACGCCTTGCGAATAGGCTTTTACATAGTTTTGGGCGGCTTTACGTCCGATTGCGGTGTGAAGTTCTCCCCCTTGGTGCCAGTCGGGGTATGTCTGCACATCCGCTTTACGAAAGAAACGGTATCCTCTGGCCCCTTTACGGCCGGCACTTCCGAGCCAAACCGTATTGGTTGCGAAGCACAACCCAACTTCGCGTGCTGCTGCTTCAAGTTCTTTCATGGTGTCCTCCTTGCCCAATTAGGTACAGGTTTGCCGGCCGCGTGCTTCGCTGCGGTAGGCTTCGTCGAATATCGCTTGCAATTCCCTTCGGTCGGCTTCGGGTTGCGAGCGTCGATACTCGCCAAACCAGCGAATTTCTTCGGTGCTACGGCTGTTATCACGTTGCTTTACCGCACGGCCAGCACGCTCACCAGAGGCGGTTGCGGTTTTAATTTGTTCGGTAGTCATTTGTTCTGTCCTCCTGCCCAATTAGGTACAGATTAAGTCCGTCGGGCAGGAATCGAACCTGCACAGCATTGCGGGTGGGTTACGGCCACTTGGGCTCGCCATTGCCCAGCCGACGGTTATTACTTACATCTTTTAAGGTACAGATAAGGTTTTTATTTAGATAAAAAAACTCCCCCGGAGCATTGCTCTACGGGGGAGTCGGGCAGGGAGATTGTTACGCCGCCTCGCGGTAACTCTTGGTGGCGTGGATTGTCTTACCCGTTTCCTGGTCGATTAGCCGCACGGCCACGGCTTCCCCGAGGGTCTTGGCCTCCTGGCGTGCTTGGGCTTCGCGGTCGGCGTCAAACGTGGTGGTGTCCATGCCCTTGGCTTGCAGAATGAAACGCTCACTAAACATGACTTTTCTCCCTTTTCGTTTTGCCCTTTGCCCCTTGATACCAATTAAGGTACAGATAAGGTTTCTATTCGGTGGTGCCGATTTCGATAGCACGGATTAGTGCTTGTTCCCTCTTGCCAAGGATAAGAGCATCCTTCATGGTTTCCTGCCCTGCGATTAGCATGGTGTCTAGGGCCTTAGCAACCTCCTCGCGAGTCGCCTTATTAGGAGCGACAACAGTGACGACTAATCTTATGGTTTTCATTTGACGCTCTCATTTGCGTTTTAAGCGATTGGATTAAGATATGGTGTCTTTTTACCTTTTCTTAATTGAAACGCTTGTAATGCACGCTGCGGGCTTTTAATGGGGTATTAGCACCAGCAGAGTTCGTGGCCGCCGAGTTGTTTGACCTTTTCGCTGATTTGGTTAAGTTTGTTGGCAACAGCGGATTTATTCCAGCCCATTGCCTGAAATTCTTTCACCAATTGGTCCAGTTCGGCGTCGAACTGTGGCACGACCAGATCAGCGGAAAAGTTGAATAGCTGGTGACTTCCCAGATATTTACACAACCCTTTACCACCGTGAAGTTTAGCGAGCCATGCTTCACCCTTAACGAGCATGGCAACGATAATTTCACGCTGACGGTCGTTCTGGGCGTCTATTGCTGCGAAGCGGTGTGTCATTTGGTCCTCCTTGGCCAATTAGGTACAGATAAGGTTTCTGTTAAGGTACAGATAAAATAAAAAAGCCCTAGAGGTGGTGGTCCCTCTAGGGCTTGCAGGAGGCTTAGGCAGCCTTACGGGGCTTGGACTGGCTGAGGAACTTGCTGGCTTGTCGGCGGGTGGCGGGCTTGCCGGCGAGCCAATTGCGGAAAGGCACGGCGAGCGGGTGGTCTTTGATGGTTCCCTCGGCGGTCACAAGGTCAGCGGGGGCAGCGGCTTCGCGGAGGGAGATGCCTTTCTGACTTTGCGTGGGAACGTAGTCAAACTTACGCAAGGCAGGCCGGAGGTTGTTGGCCGGAATCGGGGGGAGCGGACGAATCACAACGGCTGACATGTTTTCTCTCCTGCTTGTGGGTTACTTGAACGTTGAATTAGGTACAGATTAGAGTTTCAGCGGCGTGTCGCTGACATAAGTTATTTGCATGACTCGACTTGCGTAAACGGTCGCCTCGTGAGCAACGGCAACAAAGGCGGTTGCTTGAGTTTTGGCAGCGACTTTATGTTCGACGCTTCCCCCGTCACGAAAAGCAAGTCGGAAAGTGTATTCGTTGTAGTCTCCCATGCTGTTTAAGGTACAGATAAAGTGGTTTTATAAATAAAAAATGCCTCGGAGGTGGTGGTCCCTCCGAGGCGGCTAGCGGCCCTTGGGCCGTGTCTATCCTTGATGTTCGATTTGCAGCGGGGGCAGCACGCGGACAGTGACGGGGAGCGGGGTTGGAGCGGGGAATACGCCCCTGCAGAACGCTGACCCTCTTGGAATATGGAGTTGGGTTCCGCCCACATCCATAAAAATGTAGTTTCGGCTGTCGCGGTGCTTGAAATGCACGTACCCTTCGGGGGTGACTTGCATCAGCATAAACTCACCAGCATCGGCGAAACGGTGAGCCCCATCGCCGCCATCGACTTGATGGCTTTCGAGCAAGGCCGCGAAATCTTTGAAGTGCTCGTCAACTTCGACTTGAGTAATCATTGGTTTCTCCCTTTCCTTTCTGCCCAATTAGGTACAGATTTAACAGCCGCAATCGAGCGTGCCGTTATTGGTTACGGCGTTGGCGACGGTAGCCCAAGCGAACTCGAACACTGGCCCCGTGTGGAGGGTGACGGGCTTTTCGCCGTTCTCGACGAACTTTTTGTAGGGGCTAACTTGAGCGAAGGGGAGTTTTCGCCCCATCACTTTGGCGGTCCACAATCCGCCGTTGTAGAGCACCAGAACGGCCGGAAGTTGGTCCTTGACCTCTTGAACGGTCATTTTTATCTCCCCATACCCAATTGTATTTGCCAGCCATTGGTTTACTTCGGCGGGCACCATGAATTGTTTTCATGGTGAATTAGGTACAGATTATAGAACGTCTTGAAAGTCGCGGTGAATCTGCGAGCATCGGCCGCTGATATCGCTGTAGTTATCGCATTCATCGCGGTTGCGGGCCGTCATCGCTTTATCTTGGGCTACGATAGCCAGCAACCGGAAAAACTCCGGTGTTTCAATTGAATTGAAAAGATTCTTGATTGCTTGTAGGTTGTTCACCGAAATGGTCCCTTCTGACAGAACACAAGCCAATCGAAACCAATTGTATTGTAGTGCTTAACCATTGCACGCCAACGGTTTACGTCAATACCGCTTGGCGGCGTTTCCAGATTGTTCGAGTACCGAACAAAGTTGAGGAAGCGGTTAAGGTTCATGGCAGAGTAGGTACAGATAAAAGATATATTTATAAAAAAGGCGGGCGGCGATGGCAGTGTAACCATCGCCGCCCGCGAGTTGATTGAGGCTTTGCAATTTCAGTCCCACCCCCTAACGTACCGCTGTCGCGGCAGAGGTTAGGTTTTCCCGTTGGGTTTGCTCTAGGACTTTAGCACTAATTGGCACGGAGTAGTTCCCCCTTGGGCAGGGTGAGCATGGTTTCCTCCGCTTTACGCCGCCTCTTTGCTTTGTTTTAAGGTACAGATAAAGGGCACAGTTAAAAAATAAAAAAAGCCCCCGGAGCAGGCTGGTGTACCAAGCCAGCGGCTCAACGGGGGCAGGGGAGATTAGGGGCCGGCTGGACCCATTCGATAGCCAGGGGAGATTACTCGATACCGATTTTCGGCAAGAGGAATCCATTCGGCGACGGTTGCCGTGTAAAACGTGATAGCAAAATCCGTCTTTTTCTTTTGGGCCTCGTCGGCGGCAATCACTGTGTCGATTGTGTCACGCCAATCATCGGGATTGGTGACGGTTCGCAATGCCTCCCACAATTCGTCGGTCGTGTAACCCCCAGTGAGGTTGGCAAGCCAGTAGGCTTTCTGTTGTTCGGTAGGAAACGTCATTTGTTCTCCCTTTCTGCCCAATTAGGTACAGATTATTCTCCCATCATTTTTCCCCAACACTTGGCCCCGAATCCTAATCGGTAGCCATCGTTTGCAATCCCATCGGGGTGAGTCAGTGGTCGGCCACAACGCCCGCAACGCCCTTCCCCATCGACGGAATAGCCTTGGGGCAATGGTTTGTTGAACAAAACATGCCAGAACGCCCATGCCGCAACTTTAACCGGCGTCGAATCAGCCTTCAGCGTGCTGGCACCAGTCAAGCGAATCGTGGCTTGCATCGACGTATCTAGTTGCAGCATACCGAGATACGTATAGTTATACGTATTATCGGGGCCGGTGAGCAGACTCACAAACCAGCGGTCGGCGTCATCGGCTTTGGAAACTTTGTAGGTGTAATGGGTGCCTTTGGGGCTCTTGACGGTGCAGATTGCTTTGCCGGCGAGCAACCATTGGCGGGTGACGGTGAATTGCATCTTAAATCCTCCCTTTGCTTGAGGATTAAGGTACAGATTTATGCCGCTTTACCGTCCAATTCCTTAATGACTTTGCGGGCTTCCTCTTTGGTCATGCCGCCCATGATTTTGGCGAAAGTGTCATTCATCTTGAGCGTTTTGCGAGCGATGTTAAGCCGATGGGCATCGGGCAGGCTGAGAATCTTTTTCATGGTATTCCTTTGGTAAAAGGTGGAATCGGTGATTGTATCGGCACAGAGAAACGGATTCACCGACTACGTTGTTTTTGTTATGGTGAATAACCAGTAATTGCCCCAATCTGGTTACTGGCACCAATCTGCCGGAACTTACAATGATTGCGGTGTGGGTCATGCTGAATTAGGTACAGATAGGACTTGAGATTAAATAAAAAATGCCCACGGAAGGGCCTCGCGGTATTAGCAAGGCTATTCTCTTCCGTGGGCTCGGGCCTTACCAGCGAAGGGCATGCACACTGGCAACAAAGGCGGAATGGGCTCGGGCGTTGTATCGTGGTTGTAGCAATTTTCGGCATCGCTCAGTGATACGGGCGGCCTTTGCCACTTTGGCAGCGTCTTCGGTGAAGGCGTGATATTTGATGGCTAGGTCGCGTATTCTCCGTTCCGCACGATTGCGTCGGGCTTCTCGAATGCGATTGGCAGAGACTTGGTCGATAAATCGCCAAGGTGCAATGCGAATACGGCAATAGGTAGCGGCTCGGCCTTTGCGGAAGATGCCATCGTCATCGAGGGAATACCATCCGCAGCCCCAAAACTCTACTTTATTGGCACGAATGGGTCCATCTTCGATAACCAGATGCGAGTTTCGCAAGTGGTTCAACCCGATTAGTTGCATGTTTCTGTCCTCCCTTGCCCAATTAGGTACAGGTTTGCGTGAGCAAGCCGGCGATTAACACAACCCCATTTTGCGGCCGACCCAAAATGCTCTTGCTTGGGCAGTCCTTTGACGTTGGATACGGGCGACGGTTGCCAGTGTCCAAACATTGGGAAAAAGCATTGGTTCGCGGTGAGCGGGGTTCAGCCTCAACCGCCGAAACAGTTCTTGCGTTGAAGGTTTCATAACAGTTATGGTACAGATAAAAGTTATGATTAAATAAAAACAGCCGTAGGTATAATTAATATACTCTACGGCTGGCTTTCCCCCGATTATATTTTCATAAAGGGAGGTCCGCTGACGGTTATGGTACAGGTTTAGTAATCGCTGGGCAAGAGCACAGTTGTTACCGAACGGTCAGCTTCGGTAATCACCCAGATTTTGGTGCCGCGAACCGTATAGGCGGAAAGGAGGCGGCTTCCGTCCTGCAAAGCCTGATTGTTGGCGTTCCAATCGTGCTTGTCCACTTCGCCCCAGTCACCGCTGCTATGGCGGCTGAGAATTTGAGCGACTTCGAGGGCATTCAATTCGACGCTAGGCGTGCGAACCAACATGCCGAGGGCAAAATTTACGCCAGTAGATGCCATGATGCTCCTAATCGGTGTTTGGTGGTTCCCCACAAGCGATAACTTGTGTCCCACTTGTACTCACCCTTATTATACCAATGGTACAGGTTATTAAACCTTATACCAATCAAACCGGACGAATGGCTATAAAAACCTTTCGCACCGTGTTTTTGGCAAATTTCAGCGATTGTTTTCATACCGATTAAGGTACAGATAAAAGGTATTTAGATAAAAAAAACTCCCCCGGAGGCTGAGCCTCTACGGGGGAGTCGGGCAGGGAGATTGTTATGCCGCTTTGCGATAGCGACGGGAGAAGAGCCAAACCTCTTCGCCATCAGGGGTTACAGAAATTTTAACGGCCTCGTAAGTACGGAAGCGGTCAGGTGCATCGGCCATTTGATAAAGGCATCCGGCGAGATTGTCGTTGTCGTTGCTAGTGACACGAAATACGCCGATACCGTGGCAGGGCTGCCCTTCGAGGAAACCGCCGCTGGTGCGGATAACCACAGGGCCTTGCTCAACTAGGTGTCGTGCCTGCTGGTTGAGTAACGTGAGGGACTCTTGGGTTCGCTGGCGGCGAATCTTTTTGGCTGCATCTTCATGAACGGCCTTGAAACTGAAACCATTTTGGGGGCGTTTCATCGTTTTTCTCCCTTGCTTATAACCTTGCCACAACGAATTAGGTACAGATTTAGTCGAGCGTCCTCATGCAACTGCAAACGACTTCAAAACAACGTTCATGGAGCATTCCATTGCGAGCCAAAGGTTGCCCGTTGTCGAGGGGTTCATCGCACCACGGGCATTTGTTATCGGGGGAGGGCTCACCTCGGCGGATATCAGCCTGCAAGTCAGCCAATTGTTCGCGGGTAATCCGTTTGATACTCATGTTTTTTATTCTCCTGCCTTATTTGGTACAGGTTATTCGGGCTTGCCCCAATTTGCCCGCTGAATAAGAACTGTTTCCTCGTCGGTCTCTTCCTCGCCAGAATCAAAAACTTGCGTACCGACTTCGATAATCGAGGTCAATGCCTCTACGGCTTGTTCCCGTGTCACATCGTCCCGAACTTCAACCGGAACGATTAAATGCAATGTTTTCATGGCAGTTAAGGTACAGATTTAACTTGTGATTAAATAAAAAAGGCTCAAGAGGGCTAACCTCTTGAGCCTTTTACACTTACGGCTTACAGGAGCGTTTCGGCCACGGCGGGCAGTTCGGCGGTTGCTCCGGACTCTTCGGCACCAACGATTTCCTCGGTGGTAACGGTGACTTCGGGCTTGTTGGCATCCTTTTCGGCGACCAACTTTTCGAGGGCAGCAATCACAGCGGCGGGTCCGTGGGCCTTAGCGGCGTCCACAATCTTGCGTGCCTTTTCGACGCCGAAATTGAAAGCATGGCGGTCGCTGGCTTCGCCGAACGAAATCATCTTGTGAGTTTTGCCACCCTTTTCAAAGGTGGTGAACCGCATCTTGGACGCACTTGGCATGGTTTCTCCCGTTTGAAAGTTTTGTTTCCGAACAACAAAAAAGGTACAGATTAAGATTAAATTCTGGGACGCTTCGACCATTCGGGCAAGCCAAGAGCAGCGATAATCTTCGCCCTTAACTCCCTATCATGGTTCGGCATGCTCATTCCACAGGCGAGCATCAAAGTGGTGAAGTCCTCAGAACTTAATTCTAAATCGTGTGCGGCGGATTGGGCGGTTCCAGCCCAGTAATCAACCCCTATCAAACGAGTTGCCACAGTTTCGATAACATCTTGATTGTTACCGTTACGAATATCCCCAAGGGGTTCGTAACGAAACTGACCCTTATGGGCAGGCAATTCGTTTAAGAATTCGTCGATTGTCATGGTGAATTAGGTACAGGTTAAAAAATGAGGGGCCGCCGCTCCCATTACTCTTCGAGCCTCATGGGTTTACGGTCGGCCGACCTCTATTATTGTGGCCGCTTAGCATAGCAGGACTTCGCTATGGCCCACACCCCGCTGTTTAACGTCTAGCGGCTGGACGTTGGGGGCTTAGCTACGCATGGCACACCTCCTGCCATTTATGTTCACATCGAAGGGTGAGTTTTACCTTTAGTAAGTAATCTGGTACAGATTAGGTTGAATGTCAAGAAACAAAAAAGCCCCTAGCGGGATTTACCGCCCCGCTAGGGGCTTACCGAGGGAGAACTACGCGGCGGCTTTCACCAATCGGCGGGGCTTGACGCCGAAAAAGTTTTCGCCGTAGGTGATTGCGTCACCCTCTTTGGGGAAGGAATCGATGGTCTTGAGGACCGTCTTATCCTTGGCGACGACCAAATCGTATTTCTTTTCGTTTCTCAGCACACGCAATTCGTGGCCGCTCTTGAGCATGTCGTGAACGGACGGCTCGGGCGAACCAGGAATTGGCCGATTGTAACGGCTGGCCATCCGGCGAAGGTGGCGAGCACGACCCTTATGACTCAACTTCATCAAATTTCTCCCGTGAGAAGTTTATGTAACGCTGTATACGGTACAGGTTTACGGCCTTGGCAGAACGTCCATGACCCCAATTGGCGATTCAAATCCGCCAACTTCCCAACACTCATCCGCACCGCAGTAGAGCGTAACCTTGAACAACTTGAAACCAGTTGGGGATTTCAAGGTTAAAAGCAGACGGTTATACCGCACACGCTCTACGTCACAGTCCAAACCGACAGCCTTTTTGAAGGCTTCGACGGCTTCGGCTTCTTCGTGTAAACTGTAAAATCGTGTGGGCGGATTCTTTGTTTTATCCATGTTTGTTTAGGTACAGGTTATTCCCCGTAGAGAGTTTTGGCCCCGATTGCAGCAAGAGCAATCAGACTGGCGAGGTTGAGGTCGAATTCTTCCCGTTTGGGTAGGCCCCGCACGCTTTCGGTGGTTTTGGTCAGAAGCACGGTGGCCTCTTGTCGCCCTTCCCGAATGGCCCCGATATCCAGCCAACTCATAGCATTGTCGAGACTCGTCCCAACCGTGCCGTGATACTCCACACCGGCCTCATCCGGTTCGTGGAAGTCAGCACGGCAATCTTGCGTCAACCGCTTCAACGCTTCGCAATCGCTCTTGAAGGAGCCACGTTCACGAATACGGTCCAAGTCGTTTTGAAGTGTTCTCATGGCTTCTCCGGTACAGGTTAATCGTAAATGATTTCGGCTTCCCGCCAAAACCAGTAAATTTCTTCCCAATCGCAGTCGCGGCCGTCGCCCCAAATGATTTCGTTATCCCATTCTTCACACCCAGGGATAAACTCATCCATTTTCGCCCGAATCATTCCTTCGCGGGCTTCAACAATGGTTCCCCGAAGTCCCTTATCGGCGGTAAAATTCATACTTCTGTCCACATCCGTCGTCAATTGGATGCGGTCGCCAACTTGGGGCGGCTCTTTGGTGGCTAGAACGCGGTAGATACTCGGTGCAATAGGACGGCCGAGGGCCGGCTGAGTCGCACAGAAGTCGAATCCGGCAAGAAAATCTTTCTCGTTGCCGTTAACGAGGGAAAAACGAGTGAGTTCTTTCCCATCGTATTCGTTGAAAACGATAATCATATCTGTTTCTCCCTTTGCCCAATTAGGTACAGGTTAATCGTAAAGTTCATCCATTGAACCGATTACATCACCTGTTTCCTTAATGGAAATTTCACTGTTTCGGTGAACCCCTTCCTCCCCAACGTATTCCCAAATGGGGTCATTAAGTTCAGGAAGGCCAGGATTGTTCTCGTTATTGGCTTCCGTTATGCCGGTCGCTTCGGAGCCAATGGCAGCCACAATGGCGGCCCAAGTCGAATGCCCGTAACCCGTTCGGCCGTCGTTGTGAGTGTAATAGTATTTTGGCATGCCCTTTAAGGTACAGATAAAGGGTTATATTAAATAAAAAAGCCAGCGGGTTAGGCTGGCTTTTTCCTCACACGGTAGAAAATTCTCGTTTTAACCTGTCGTATTCCCGTTTTCTCTCTTTCACTTGGTCCAACAGCATGGCCTTTGAGTCCTCGATTTTGCTTTCCAGCCGATAGAGATTGTTACAGGCGTCTTGAATCTCTGCCAGACGTAGCAATTCGGGATGTTTGTTTATGTAATCAGTCCACGCTGGCCAGAGTACGTCGTGAATCTTTTTCTCAATTCGTTTGCCAAGGTTGGCATCAAACGAACTTATGTGAAATTCGGCTTTGCTTTTGACATCCCAAACCCCATCGACACAATGCAAATGAATGCCGATATGCCAATTGCCTCCGTAGGCTTGCAAGGTTTGGGGAGGGTCGGTGCTCAGGTAAACGTGTTTGGAACTTGTTAGGCTGGCATTAACCTCGCCCAATTCAGTTTCCAACACAATTTTGAGTTGGTCGTTGCTTTCATAATCGAAGTTGGGTTCTTCGACCTCATGTTCGGGGTCGATATCAACCGTTTCGTTTGTTGCCATATCCCAACCAACTAATCCAACTTTGGTTAGGATACGATTATCGTAAATGAAGTCTCGCCCGTTGGGGAGTTTGTGATATTTCATAGTAACCTCGGTACAGGTTAATTTTATAGGGCTGGTGTTTATTCACCAGATTTATCGGGGGACTGATGCCCGATACGAACTGAAACGAAGAGTTACAGTCAATCTCCCGTCACGTTCCCCTAATGTTACGCTGCTTTGGCCAAACCGAAGTCGGCTCGAATTGCCACCGCACACGTAACGATGGCTCTCAGTGGCGATCCCATAATTTCGCAGGCGAGATTAAAGCCTTCAACGAAAGAATCGACACGGCTTTCGTGAACGACACGATTGTCAACCATTAGGTCGGTCCTCGTGTCAACAATCTTAACCAAAACTTGGTCGTTCATGGGTGGTTTCCTCCTGCCCAATTAGGTACAGATAATTGTTTTGTATAAAAAGAAGAGGGGTGGCCGCTGTACCTGACGGCCACCCCTCGGGCGGGAGATACGATACGTTACTCGAAGTCGGCCGGCGTTGGATGGCCAAGGGGGTCAACCGTTGCGTGAAACGGCTTCACCTCTTTGCCGACGAGCAAGCCGCACATATTGGCACTTAATTCGCCGGCCAATGCTGCGTTTCCGTTTCCAGATTCTTGGTCGAGCAATCGCTTCAGCATCAAGACCTTGCCCAGACTCAACCCTGTGAGATTGTATAGGCAATAGTGGCCGGGTTCTCGCGGCTGAGTGACAACAAGTTGTTCGGGACTTCCTTTGGGTAGTTTGCTTTTTGCCATGAGTTCTCCGGTACAGGTTAGGCTACAGATTGCCGACGCATGAATTCTTCTTTTGTAATACGTTGAATTTTTCCAACGTAAAACCTCCCGAATACTCGACCAAGGTATAGTGGCACGACTAGCCACCATGCAAAAATGGCGACGAGCACATCGACAAAAAGGTTAAATTTGTCGCGGCGATAATTCCCTGCGGCATCCAAAATGCCGTAACAAAAGAAAGCCCCGACAAGGTAGATAGCAATTGCCATGTTCTCTCCGGTACAGGTTTTAACCAATTCGCCAGCGGTCATTGTCAATTACAATGCCACGTTCACAGGGCCAGATAATCTTACCGTTATCTGGCCAATAGAAGGCGTAACGCAATGAAAAGCCCGCTTCGCCCACATAACGTCGGGGCTTATAACCAAGCCCAATGGCGAATACGTTCTCAAACTCCGTGCCTTTTCTTCCGTAAAGGCGAGTACCACGCTCCGAAAGTGGCGTCCCTTCCCTTCCAATATCGTCGGGCGGGCTTTTTAACATGAAGACCTCGGTACAGGTTAGGCTGCAATTTTCTGGCGGCAATCGGGGCAATAGTGATTGACTACGCCCGTGCTGATGCCGCAATGTCGAACAATCTCAGGCTTACGCTTCGACTGAATGACGCGGCTGATGGTTACGTCTTTAACGCCGAAAGTCATGCCAGCCAACCAATGCTCGGCGTCTTCTCGGTGTTCAAACGCTGACGAAATGGCTTTGCGATGCCCATACTTCACAACACCACGGTATGACATTTTGTTTCCTAGTTCGTGATACAGATACAGATGCTACAGCCATCGGCGTAAAGGACGCTGTCGTCGTTGTCGAGTTCTTCCCGCATTTCGGGAGTAACTTCATTGACAAGCCCTGCCAATACCGTCAAAACAAATTCCTTGGCCGCATCATGAGTTTCAAACTCATCAATGTTTCCTGCCAGACTGTTGACGACTTGAACAACGTAGAACATATTTGTTTCCTTTCTGCCCAATTAGGTACAGATAAAATTGATTTATAAAAAGAAAAAGGAGCGGATTACTCCGCTCCCACAACCAACAATTCGCCTCCCGTAGCGATTTGCTTAATGTTCGGCAACGTGTAATCCCGTAAAATTACGGGATTATCGAGCCGCTGGCGAGCACTTTCCTGGTGCGGGTAGAGGAACCCTTCGATTATCTCCTCTTGCTCCGGTGTTGCCGGAACCCCGTCAATCCTGTATTCGTGGTAGATACTTTTCTGAACCTTGACCTCAAGGTAAAGGCGACGGACCCCATCCTTTACGTGAGCCACAAACGGCAAGCCACGCAATCGCTCGCCCCAAGTACGCTCTAGCGGGACAAAATCGGGTCGCTTGTCCTCGCGTTCACGCTGACGATTTACCGAATTGGCGTAAATCCAATTGATTACACCATTTACGCGGGCAATCTTGGTAACGCGATTGCGGCGAAACGGGTTGTCAGTCATTCGCATACGCGGGACGGTTTCCGCCACGAATGTAATCATCTGAGCCGAACGACGGCGAGCCAGGATACGACGCAACTGATTGACGGTAACACGACGCAACATAATTGGTTCTCCCTTGCTTGTGACACCAATTAAGGTACAGATAAAAATTACGTTGGCTTTTCCCAAGTAGATTGGGTAATAATAGCCAAAGTATGCGGATCGTCGCCCGAAGCATCGCAGAAATCCGCATCTCGATACATGGTTAGGCCAGTTTCAATAAGGCCCTGTAACGCTTCGATTGCTTGCTCTCGCGTTACGTTGTCGGCCGTTACAACCGGCACAACCAGCGTATGGGTTTTCATTGAACCTCTCCCCACGTTGATTCGCGGATAATTTCGTCAATCTCTTGTTCCTCTTCCGCGACAACAAAATCGTCGTCATAAAAAGGAACTTTGGCCGTTTCAAGCAGCACTTGAAATGCTTCGCAAGTATCATCCCGCGAAATATCGTCAGCGGTTTGAACCGCAACAACCAAATAGTGAGTTTTCATGGTGAATTAGGTACAGGTTTACTCGTCCCCGAAATGCAAGTTGTTTACACACTTGGGGTTAGAGCAATTACCATCGGCCAACTTGCTGGCTCCGCAGTCCGCACACTCATCGTTAAAATAAGCGTATCGAACCGGCATATCGCTCACGCAAGTCTTGAAATACTCGACCGCCCCGTCTTTAACCTTTTGGCGGTCCTCAGCGTCTAACTCCCATTCACCAAAGTTAATGGTAATGGATTGGGGCCAGATACCTACCGAACGGTCGCCCACATCTTCGATAGTCAGAGTTAAGTCGTTCATGCCCAATTAGGTACAGATAATTGTTTTGTATAAACAAAAAAAGGGCAGTGAGAGGTGTTGTAATCCTCTCACTGCCCAACCCTAGTCCTGGTCGATTAGCCACACGACCCGTGCTCGCAGCAACCGGGGACACCGGAAGCACTTACACTAACTCCCTTTGCCAACCACCTTGGGAGTCTAGGGGCGAAGTTGGTTCACTCTTCTGTCGGTACAGGTTTGGCGAGTTTGTTCTTAATTATCTCTTTCGCTTCGGCACCAGAACACTCCAATTCGATTGTTACGCGGTCCTTACCGACAATTCGGACTTCCCGAATGTTTTTATCCCAAGAAGTTGTTTTTTTATCTTTGTCACTGATTTCAACCAACTGGCAACTTGGATTGATTAGTTGCCGAAGTTCGTTGAAAAGTTTGGTTGTTGCCTCAGCATAGGCATCGCGTTCGTCACCGATAGCCTTATACTTATCCCAAACTTCGATGAATTGGGGAAGAAACCGGCGTTGAATGTCCGTCGCAATGGCTTCTGCGGGCCGGTTTTCGGCAACCGTAATAAAAATACGTTCGTTGTCTCGCGGCCACTGTTGCCCACAATACTTGGAAGTAGGCCATTCTGGCAATACCTCCAAGCGGCTCTTATTGTTCCAAAGCGCAGAAACAATGAACTGCCGGCCGGCCTCGTCTTGGAGAACTTGCCGGTCGTGCGGAATCATTACGACACGCCAACCGGGCAAATGTTTTGCAATTTCTTCGATTTTGCTCATGGCGATTCAGGTACAGATTAGCAGGAGGGAGGATTTTGGTTATA